AACTGCGAGTCCTCCTACAGTAACCCCTGGAACTGGCGGAACAACTGCTGCTAACCTTGGTGGTGGTGGAGGTGGCGGCGCAGGAGCTACCAATAACTATATTATTGGCTCAGGTGGAACGGGCGGGAACGGGTCTAATGCTCCAGCTGGCGGTGGTCCTTCTGCTGTTGGAAGCAACGGTGGAAACGCCAGTTCTAACAGTGGAGCAGGAGGTGGAGGTGGAGGGGGAAGTGCTGCTAGCGGTGCTGGAACCGGTACTGGCGGTAATGGTGGTATTGGCGGCTCAGGATTTCTAATCTTGAGATACGTGGCTTAATCGGCTCTCTATCGATAATGTGATTAGCCATGGCGCAAGTCGTTATCCCTAATCAAAAGCCCCCGATCAACGGCGCGGGCGCAGGCGTGACCATATCCGCCGACGGATTCTATGCTTTTTGGCTTCTCACCCGAGCTTTGCTGGCGTCAGGATGGAAGTATAAAGCCAGTGGCGATGGAACATCCGGTGGTACGAAGGATACATCCGGAAGCATTCTCACTGAGAAATGGGGAGTGGGTGGTGGAGTCCAGCTGAACACATCACTCCAAAGTGGGACGGGACCTAATATTACGGCGAACACTGACGGGACTGCTACAGTAACTTTTGGCGCAGCTAGTTTTACAGCCGGATCAGTTGGTCATTTCCTTGTAATCGCTGGCTGCACTAATACTAGTGTTTCTCCTCAGCCTAATTCTGGTAACAATGGGACTTTCCGAATTGTTACTTTTACGAGCGCCACGAGCATTAAAATATTTAATCCCGGAGCTGTAACCGAGAATACGGCCACAGCTACTTGGAATGAAAAGCACGGCGCAGGTAACGGCACGATTTCGACAGCAGGAACAGGTGGAGCTACAACTGCTCGAGCCATCTTTACGATCAGTGCCGGGACTCCATTCGTCTCGCCCACTACGTCGCCTGTAAACCGTGGATCTGTCGGAGACCGTCTGACTATAACTGGAGCCACTATATCGGCAAATAACGGAACATTCATGATCACGAGAGTGATCAGCTCCACTAGCGTAGAAATCGATAATCCTGCGGCTACTTCGGTTGGAGAAACGAACAATGGCACTCTCAGCTGGACTGAGATGAGCCCGACGACTCAAACCTATCCCGCTGGTACAGTTGCTATTTCATCTTCAACCAATGCATCGCCCATCGTCGTCACAATGTCGGCGAATCATAACTTCTTGACTGGTGATACGATAATAATCGCTAATCATACGACAAATACTAATGCCAACGGCAAATGGCAAATTTTTGTCACTAGCCCTACGGCTTTCCAATTAGTTGGATCCACGGGGAACGGCTCGGGTGGTGCTACTGGCACCGCAATGAATTTGACCACTTCTTCAGGAATGCAACTTGGAGCGTGGGAAAACTTACAGGGACCTTCAATGATGAAGATCCCGATAGGCACCAACACACCAACAGGTTCTTTCCTTCGAGGGGAAAGAGTAACTGCCACTACTTCAGGAGCAACTGGAACACTTCAAGGAGTGCTAGTTGACACTTCGGGCGGACTCGGATATTTGGTTATCGAGCCGCGATTGAATGGGTCAGGCTCAGGGCCCCGTGGCTGGACAAGTGGAAGCACTGATACTATTACCGGAGCTTCTTCAGGTGCAACAATCACCTCTTCAACTGCTGCACCTATCGAATATGTAAGAGAGCTCGTCATCTGGAAGAATAATCTTTCCAACGGGCATATGTGGATTCAATGCGTAGACCAGTCGGGCGAATCCGCTTCTAGATTCTCGACTTTGGCTACTGCAGTAGGCGTAACAAATACTGTAGCTCCAGGAGGAGTGGCTGCGACTTTCCCCGCAGTCGGATCTTGGGTCCTGTTTGGAACTGCCAATTCTGGAGCTGCAGGCACTAACTCAACGCAATGGCATAATGTGGCTACTCCAAGCGAATTCGGAAACGTCCATATTCTGTGTGCGACTTGCATTGAGAACTCGACTGAGGGAGCCGATGGGTCATGGACTGTCTTGCAGGGAGTCCCAGCAGCCACCGCCGAATATTATATAGCTACTACATTCCAACGGATGGACGGAGCGGAACAAGGGGACGTAGATCCTTATGTGGCTTGGGCGCCTTCTGGAAATAATACTTTATTTGGCGGAGCCACAGTTACAGCTAATACGAGCAATTATACTCCACCCACAGGTGGAATGATGCAGGCTGGTCCTTCTGGCACTTTCGGTGGATTGTGTTCTGGAAGCTTTACGATGGCCCGAGGATGGAGACGCCGTGGTTTTTCTTCTGGCGATGCATTCCAATTATTCTTCATGGGCGTTTATGGCAACGATGCCGGAACAGCTCTGGTTTCACAAAACGTAGCAAGTCCTGCTCGAGTATCAAATAATCCAAACCTGACAATTCAGATAAGAGAGCCGATTTGGGTCACATCCACATTGGTTGCTTCTACACCAACAAACGGTCAAATGCGTAAGGGATATTATCGTTGGTGGTTCGTTACTGAAGGTGGAGCATCAGGTAAGCTCCACTCCAACGGAACGTATATTCAGGTCTGTTCTCAGGTCTCCCAAGGACCGATGGTTGTTGGTCCTTGGGATGGGCAGACTCCAGGGTTTAACGGTGGTGACTGATGCCCGACGTACAAGTTGAAAATTTCGTCCCGAATACAGCGAATGACACGTTTAACGTGCATTGGAAGCTCACTCGTGCTCTAAAAGCATCTGGTTGGCGTTACAAAGCCAGTTCAGATGGGACTACCAAAGACACCACAGGCAATCCTGCTAATGACAAATGGGGCGGTGGAGTCACGGTTCAAGGACCTACGACTGCTGCCTTTACTATTGGAGCCGCATCGTCAACTTCTTTCGGTGGACGCTCTACTTTAACGGGCTTGGCGGGGTTCACTTCTGCTTCTCCGGGTCACTTTCTAACTATCACAGGTGCTACTAACGCTGCGAATAATGGGACGTGGCTTATTACTAGTTTCATCTCAGCCACGTCTGTTGTGATTGAGAATCCGGCTGCAGTAGCAGAAACGACTCCAGGAACAGCCACTTATACTGAACTCAGTGCATTAACAGACACATATCCAGCTGCTATTACTGGAACGAGCGGATCTGGAGCTTGGTGGTGCGCTCAAGGCCCGAGTACGTTGAAAGTCCCTATCGGGTCTTCCACTCCGACTGGCACATTCCTTAGAGGTGAAAACGTAACCCAAACCACTTCTGGTGCTAAAGGCGAAATCCTTGGAGTCGTTATTGACTCAGGTGGAAACGGATATTTAGTAATTGCTCCACGTGTCAGTGGAACTGGTGGCGGACCTCGAGGTTGGTCGACTAATCTGATAACAGGAGCTTCTTCTGGAGCTACAGTTACGCCATCTGCTACAGTCATCGAATATGTGCGTGAAATAGTATTCTGGAAAGGGAGTACCACTGCTACTCAAGGACATATTTATTTCCAAGTAATTGACCAGAACACAAGCACTGAAGGTGCAACAACTGCTGCTACTGGTCGATTCTCCACTCTAGCGGCTCTTGGAACAGCAACAGCTACTATATGTCCTGGTGGCGCTACCGGGAATCCAACAGGAAATGGTTTTCCTGTAATTGGTTCATACGTCCCCCTTGGTCAGGGAGGTTCTGGAGCTGCTGGAACTGGTTCTAATAATTGGATGTCTAACTCGACATCTGTGGCGTCCAATCATTGTTTCATTTTGGTCGCTAATTGCATAGAAGATACTGCTATCTCCGCCGATGGGACCATGACAGTTGTCGGCGCTACAGCTGCAAATAGCTATATTGGATGGGGATTCCATCGAGTTGATGATCAAGAAGATGGAGATGTTGATCCTTATGTCTGGGCCATGTATGACAGTCGTGCAGCAAACTCTCGATCTCGTATTCTCGGAAACCATACGAATGCATCTACCGATATATTTCGTTCAGGATTTTGGGTCGCTTCTGGAGTGACTCAATATGTCGGCTGGAGGCGTAGAGGATATCCGACTGGTGATTCATGGATAGAGATGGCAGGTTACGCTAGCGGATGTTATGGTTCCACGCCTTTCTATCTACAAAATGCAACTAACGCTAACCCGAGCACAGTAGCCTGTGCATTTGTGACTACTCACGTTCGTGAACCGATTTATATCGCCAGCAATGGATCCAATACTACATCGAAATTCCGTAAAGGTATTCTGCGTTGGTGGTTTTTAGTAGCTCGTGAAGCCACTTCAGGCACTAACGCAGCGGATACCTTTGACGGAATTCGTTGGATCCAGTTTTCTTCTACCAATGCTGCTTTGTTAGTTGGACCTGCTGATCAATCGACTGTGCCTATTAATCCTTAATTCTCTTGTACCCCTGTGAGGTGACATGAGTCACGTTGTCGTCCCCAATAATCAATTATTCAACTCCAGCGAGCCTTTTAACGGATACTGGAAGTTGACGAGGGCGATGCTCGCTGCTGGGTGGAAATATAAAGCGAGTGCGGATGCCACAGGTGCAGCTAAAGAAACAACCGGAAACTTTGCTCTTGATCGATGGGGTGTAGGTGGTGGAACTAATCTAACGACTGTCGGTGGACAATCTGGAACTTCGCCAACATTTGGCACTCCAGCAAATGGATTGTCGACGATTACCGGGCTCACGGGAATGAGCTCTACGCTCTCCCCGGGCCGATTTCTCACTTTTGCTGGAGCAATAAACGCCGGTAATAACGGAACCTTTAAAATTCAGGCGTTCGTATCTGCAACTTCAGTTACTATTTTCAATCCGAGCGCGGTCTCTGAAGTGGGAACTGCTACTACCACTTGGAAAGAACAACAAGGCGGAGCTACAGCCTCTATTACAGCAGCAGGAACTGGTGGAGCTATTGCTGGTCGAGCCATAGTTTCTGGCCTGACTGGAATGCTGGCTCCAACTACGGCTCCGTTGAGCCGAGGTTCCGTAGGCGACCGAATCACGATCATTGGAGCCGCGACTGGTGCAAATAACGGCACCTTCATGATTACTCGAGTGATTTCTAGTACATCGGTAGAAATTGATAATTCTGCAGCTGTAACTGATGCAAATAACGGAACCATTACTTGGGTTGAAATCAGTCCGCTTCTTCAAGTCTACGGGACTCATCTCCAAGGTGCTACTGGACTGGGTGCTTGGATAAACCTGCAGGGACCTTCAACTATGAAGATCCCTGTTGGAACAAATGTTCCTACTGGAACATTTGTCAAAGGCGAAAACGTCACCCAAACGACTTCAGGAGCACAGGGTGCAATTATCGGAGTCCTCCTCGATTCTGCTGGAGGGAATGGATATTTAGTCATAGAGCCACGTATAAGTGGAACTGGCGGCGGACCTCGAGGTTGGACCAACAGTGGGACTGATACTATTACTGGAGCTACATCAGCCGCCACAATAACTTCGACGGCCGGTCCTCCTGTCGAATATGTTCGTGAGATGGTGATTTGGAAGAATACTGCTTCAACCGGTCATATTTATATTCAAGCGGTTGATCAATCGAGCGAGTCTGCTTCTCGGTTTTCTGTTCTTGCAGGAACCGCTGGTACAACCACTGCTATTTGTCCAGGCGGAGCAACAGGTACTTTCCCATTAGTGGGCTCATGGGTTCCTTTAGGAACTGGTGGAAGCAACGCAGCAGGAACCGGGTCTGCTTTCTGGAATTTATCTAGTCAAATCACATTTTTAGGTAACTTCCATCTTATTTGTGCTAATAATATTGAAGGCACTGGTGTGAGCGCGGATGGTTCGTGGCTTATAGCTCAAGGAACTCCAAGCAACACCCCAGGTTCATACCTGGGTATGCTTTATTCGCGGGTAGAAGATGGTGAAGAAGGTGATGTTGATCCATACGTAACTTGGGCTACCCCTGGTTCTGGCGGATCGGCATACGCTATGACTGGTTCAACTAGGACCACAAACACCAATGCCACAACTAACGTTGACGTGTTTGCTATAGGAAATAACGTCACTCTGGCGAATTATACTCCCTACAAAGGATATAGACGGCGAGGATTTGCCACCAGTGATGCTTATCAAGAATTTCAAGGATATAACCTTGGATCAGCTAATAATGCGGGTTCAGCAGCCGTCCTTGCGAACGTCCAATATCCGGGTCGCGTTGCTACCCAAGCCACTGCAAACGTTATGGTTCGAGAGGCCGTCTGGTGCGTCTCCACTCAGATAGGTAATAAGATGAGGAAGGGTTACCTTCGATGGCTTTGGACTGTTGAAGGAGGAGTGGCCAATGCTACTTACTCCAACGGCACCTGGGTCCAACTTTCTACTACCAATGGTTCAGTAGTTGCTGGTCCTTGGGATGGACAGACGATTCCCACCAACGCTTGAGAAACAATTATGCCGAATATCGTCATCCCTAACACAGTTTTGAACGCATCGGGCGAGAAATTCCATGCCATATGGAAGCTCACCCGTGGACTGCTAGCTGCTGGATGGAAGTATAAGGCAAGTTCCGATGGAGTCACGAAAGAAGCTGGTACCGGAGACTCTTCCAAGGACATGTGGTCTGTCAGTGGATACATCAATTTATCCACTGTTCCCGCTCAGACCGGAACCGCTGCCAGTTTGCTTACATATACAAATGGATTTGTCACTGTTCAAGGTCTGACCGGAATGACGGCCAACAGCGTTGGTCGAGTCCTTACTATTTCGGGAGATACTGATGCGACGGATAACGGAAGCTTCCGTATTGCAACATTCATCTCAGCTTCATCTGTAACTATCTATAATCCGAACTTCTTCACTCTTGCTGTTACAACTACTACCGGAAACGGCGTAAGTCCTATCGTAGTTACTACCTCGAGCACAGTTGGCATGACCTCGGGTCAGCAGGTTGGTATCTCTGGAGTCAACGGAAATACAGCGGCAAACGGAATTTGGACTATCACAGTTGTCAATTCGACCCAATTCAGCCTTAATGGTTCTACTGGAAACGGTGCATACACAAGCGGCGGCATTATTGGAACCGATGCTGCAAATGGAGCGATTACTTGGAAGGAACAATATGGTGGTGCTGCAGCTAGCGTAACCACCGTTTTAAATGGTATCGCGACGCTAACTGGCTTGACAGGCATGACCACAGCATCCGTGGGTCATCGAATTACGATCAGTGGAGCTGCGTCTGCTGGAAATAATGGAACATTCATCATTGCATCGTTCATTTCAGCGACTTCTGTTACCATTCAGAATGCATCTGCTGTAGCTGGTGATGCTAATAACGGATTGATCAACTGGACTGAACGGGACCCAGCGCAGGATCTTTATCCTGCTTCAATATCTGCCGCTTCTGGAACAGGAGCTTGGTTGAATCTACAAGGACCAAGCACTTTAAAAATTCCGATTGGATCAACTGTCCCTAACCCTGCTTTTTTAAAGGGAGAAAAAATAACTCAATCCGCTACTGGTGCGGAAGGAGAAATTATAGGGGTAGTTACTGATTCTTCAAATGCTGGTGGATTCCTGGTCATTGCTCCGCGAGTCCAAGGCAGTGGCGCCGGAGGAAGAGGATGGGACACATCAATTATTACAGCCAGTGCAGTCCCGACTGGATCTGGTGCCTCAGTCACTCCTTCTGGAACGGCAGTCGAATACATTCGTGAAATAGTATGGTGGAAAGATACTGCTACTACTGGTCATATTTATTATCAATGCATCGATCCTGTTAGTGAAGGTGTCACTGCAGCTGCTACAGGAAGGTTCTCTACTCTTGCTTCTCTAGGAACAGCTACCGCAGTCGTTGCTCCTGGTGGAGCTACAGGTAATCCTACTGTGAATGGATTCCCAATCACTGGAACACTAGCTATAGTTGGTACCGGAGGATCTGGTGCTCACGGTACAGGATCCACCGACTGGTTCAGTATTTCATCTTCCCCAAGCGGATTGATCCAAGTTATTTGTGCGAATAATATTGAAGTCACAGGTTCTAGCGCTGATGGATCATGGACTGTCGCTATAGGCTCTTCCACCGTCGGAAACAACTTATTTGTCGGCAATTGCTTTATGCGATTGGATGATATTGAAGACGGAGATGTTGATCCATATGTTCTTGGTTATCCAGCGAACGCAACCGCTTACAATAGGTCTCGTACAGGTGGAACTACCGCCTTAACCACGAACGACGCATTCGCAGCGAACGTCTATGTTCAAGGAACAAACACAACTGCCTTCGTAGGATTCCGACGCCGAGGATTTGCTGTAGGAGATGTATTTCAAGAATTCGGTGGATTCGCTTTAAATACTGCTAATAGTTCGAATTCAGCTTCGAGCGGTGGAGGCCAAACCAATTCCTTCGGGTTCCCTGATGCTGTTGCATGCACATTTGTGTCGCCAGCTCCTCGAGTGAGAGAGCCAATTTGGATAATGTCTGTTTCTTTAAACACTGGACAGACATCTATTCAAGGTACGAAAATGCGCAAGGGGACATTACGATGGTGGTACTTGGTTCAAGGCGGCCAAGGGACAGATACACTAGATGGAAAACGATGGATTCAACTTGGAGGCGGAAACACGATCGCTACCAACTCTCCCATCGTAGTTGGTCCTTGGGATCAGACAACCGTCCCTCTTAACGGATAATCCATGGCTGATCAAGGCGCATCAGAACGACGCAGCACTGAGTCCAGCATTACTACTGCTGGTCAGACTAGTTCTCTTTGGACTACAACCAGCCCTGCGACTCCGCAAGGACTATCCTATTTTGTAACTAATCTTCTTCCAGAGATCGGGAATGACTCTGCATCCGCTCAATCACGTCTTCGTGAGACGTTGATCACCAATTTAGGAGTCGCTGCGGAAGTTTCATCCAATCGTGGAACTTCATACTCGAATACTCCTATCGGCACTAAAGACGCTCATGATCTTAATGCATTCGATTTACGAGCCAAAGAGGCTTTATTTAGTAGGTTAGGTACTCAAACAACTGAGACTTCGGCTCGGGGAACTTCATACGTTAATCTCCCCATCGGTCAAGAATCTGCTATATTTACTAATTTCTTATACAAACTCCGAGCTCAAGACTCGGGCAATGCAAATGCGTACGTTTATTGGGTGTCGCTCGTACCAACAGTGCAGAGCGCAAACGTTCCCTTCATAGGCCCGCTGATCAATCTTGTAGTTATGGCGGTCTGGCAACAAGGCCATTGATCACGAGTAGCTAATTACTAGGCGGGCATTGACGATAATCGCTTCGTCATTTACGCCTCCACCGGAAAGATTAGCCTGGAGCTCGTACTGAGCTACGTGATCTGTCCTGATATTTCCACTGGCAGTTCCAGCAGGGATGTCTGCTGCGCTGGTGAAGTTTACTGTGGATGTGCTAGTCGTGGAAGCCGTGGTGTTCGTCACCGTCTGAGCGTCTGTGACGTTCTGGAGTTGAATATTGACTGTTGCGAGCGAAGAAGTCGACTCGTAATCAACGGACAGTCTGAGGTGACGTGACAATCCACCGCTCGTGGCTGGATAGTTTGTCAAATCGATGCTTCGCCCGCCCAGTCTGACGAATGTAGTCGAATTGGTAACTACTACATTAGCTATGATCGGTAGATCAATTGCGCTGATAGATCCACTTCCACCACCGCCGCCAGAGGGACCTGTTGCTCCTTGAGGTCCTGTTGCTCCAGTTACACCTTGAGGTCCTGTTGCTCCTTGAGGACCAGTCGTCCCTAGAGGACCGGTTGGTCCGGTGGCTCCAGTTACGCCAGGAGAGCCTTGAACTCCCGCTCCGGTGGGTCCAGTTACACCGGTCACGCCTTGGGGACCAGTAGGTCCTGTCGCTCCGGTGACACCGGGAGACCCTTGCGGAGCTCCTGCAGGCCCTGTGACTCCAGTAACACCTTGAGGGCCTTGAGCGCCCGTAGGACCTTGCGGACCTGTAGCTCCTTGCGGACCTGTAGGACCGGTAGCTCCCGTCGCTCCGTTAACACCAGCCGGACCTATTGGTCCCGTTGGTCCTGTGACACCAGGAGACCCTTGAGGAGCTCCCGCGGGTCCAGTAACGCCCGTAACGCCTTGAGGACCTTGAGCTCCTGTCGGTCCTATAGGGCCAGTCGGACCGGTCGTTCCGATAGGTCCGGTAGGTCCAGTGGCACCTGTGAGCCCTGTGACACCAGGAGACCCTTGGATACCTTGTGGACCGATAGGTCCAGTAGGCCCAGTGGCTCCTGTGACGCCAGGAGACCCTTGGCCTCCTTGAGGTCCTGTGGCGCCCGTAAGTCCAGTTACGCCAGGAGATCCTTGAGCTCCTTGAGGTCCGGTGGCTCCGGTAAGCCCTGTTACACCTGGAGATCCTTGGGGCCCGATTGTACCCGTCGGACCCTGAGATCCTGTGGGCCCGATTGCTCCTTGAGGTCCTGTTGCTCCTTGAGGTCCAGTATTACCTCGAGGTCCCGTAGGCCCTGTTGCTCCTTGAGTTCCTGTGAAGCCCTGATCTAGGATGAGCCTTCGAAAGTGACCAATCGGAATATTCTGAGCGGCATAAGTATGAGAAACATCCGTTGGGGTTGTATGGACTCCAAGCCAGTGAATTCGCTTGGAGTCGTCCATGAACACAGCCGCAGGACCAGTCGAAAGTCCTATATCGACGTCTGCTACTGTTTCACCCGTTTCCGGATGAATTGCGAAGATGAATGTGTTCCCAACGAGGGTCTTGCGGGATTGCCACCAGATCAACGATCCATCGAAGATCAGCCTGGAAAGGTCGGCGTCAGAATTTATTGTAACATCCAGCGTAACTGGAAGATCTAATTGATATGTGAATTGGTTGAATCTGACGATTCTTGCTGGCCCAGATCCGTTCCTTGACAGAGCCCATAAGTGGATCCCGTCAAATATCATGTCGGTAATGCGCTCAGCGCTACCTAATAGATTCGACGGGACTACGGCCGTAAGAACTAGTGTAACAGCTGGTGTATTGAAATCTACTTGGTACTTTTGCAGTAAATACTGCAACGATGGAGTAGAAGTGAGTGTGAGAGTCCAGATGAATCCTTGATCATCTAGACACGCAGCGAAAATCGCGTCACCTGTTGACGTAACTTGAGTTACGACACCAGTAGGACTGACTAGATAAAGATCGGCACCATTTCCGATAGCTGGGGTTGTTCCTGCAGCTGACGACCCATTAAGTATTGCAAACCAGGGCGGTCCGGAGGGAGCCGTGTTTTGCGGACCACCCAAACACATCGCGCGCATACGGAAGCTCTGGACTGTAAACCCAGGTGTAGCCGTGCGATATACTTGATTATAGGTTGTACCCGATCCCGATCCAGTGAAGTAACCTAGCTCGCAATGGAGTCCGTTGTTTGTAAATATGAAATCGGCTGTTCCATTGTATGGAGCTGAAAATACTCGGGTTCGAACACCGAGTACATCCTGCATTCCGAAAGTGCCGTCCAGAGTATATGCATGCAGGAAAGTAGCGGTAAGAGATGTGTTTGTTCTAAGGTCAATTCCCCATAGCTCGATTTGAGCATTGCCGCTATTATATCCAGTGACGAACAAATTATCGCCAATGATAGTTCCGCCTCGAGCGAGACCACCATCGGTGAATTGGAATGCTGGAAGCCCCGCCGCAGAGAGAAGGCCGAGGTCGCCGTTCTCTATTTTACGAAGCCAATTGGAACCAAAATTATTAACTGTAGTACGTGCGGCGATTCCGTTGTCTGCAGGCAGACCTCCTGTAGCTCCACTTATTCCGCCGCCTCCACCACCGCCAGCAGGTCCAGTGGGACCTTGAGGTCCAGTGGGACCTTGTGGGCCTGCAATACCACCAGGCGAAACACCGGTACCTGCTGGGACTGAACCGCCTACTTGGTTACCCGTATAAGGTAAATTTCTACCCACGATCTGAGACGTAGATAGATTTATCGAGAAAACTGAATAGTAACCAACACCAGAAATATATAGGACTTGACCTACTACAATCCAGCTATTGTTTGCAAGCGTTATTGTTACAAGTGAGTTTAACGCAGGTGGAGTAAAGTTGGCTGTAGTTGTTGTATATGCATTAACACCAGCAGGTCCACTTGCTCCAGTGGGTCCAGTGGGTCCAGCTGCTCCAGTTGGACCCACTGCTCCTGTAGCTCCAGCAGGTCCCGTTGCACCAGTTATTCCCGCAGCACCAGCTGGACCGGTTACACCGGTTACACCTTGAGGCCCTGTAGCTCCAGCTGGGCCTTGAGGTCCAATAGCTCCTGTTGGTCCAGTTATTCCTGTGATCCCAGGACTACCTTGTGGTCCTTGTGGTCCTTGCGGTCCAGTCGCACCCGTTATGCCAGCAGGTCCAGTCGCTCCAGTCGCACCAACAGGACCTGTAGGTCCAGTCGCACCCGTGACACCATCGGCGCCAGTTGCACCTTGAGGTCCTGTCGACCCGGTTACGCCTGCGGCACCAGTTACACCGGCAGCACCTTGCGGACCAGTCGATCCAATCGGACCAGTTGCCCCCGCAGCACCAGTTGGGCCAGCCGCTCCAGCAGGTCCAGTTGAACCGGTTACGCCTGCGGCACCAGTTACACCAGCAGCGCCTTGCGGACCAGTCGATCCAATTGGGCCAGTTACTCCTGGAGATCCTTGTGGTCCAGCAACTCCTGTAAGACCTGTTACACCAGGTGATCCCTGAGGGCCTTGAGGCCCTGTAGCTCCTTGAGGCCCTGTAGGCCCTGTAGCTCCCGTGATTCCAGCTGCTCCAGGAGATCCCTGTGCTCCTTGAGGTCCGGTTGCTCCCGTGATTCCTGTTACACCTGGACCACCTTGTGGTCCTGTAGCTCCGGTGACTCCTGTTACTCCAGGAGAGCCTTGAGGTCCTTGCGGACCTGTAGCACCTGTAAGGCCTGTGACTCCGGGGGATCCTTGACTTCCCTGCGGCCCAGTAGATCCAGTCAGACCAGTGATACCGGGAGACCCTTGCGCACCTTGCGGACCAATGGATCCAGTAACGCCTGGAGATCCTTGTGGTCCTGTAGCGCCCGTAAGACCTGTGATTCCAGGAGATCCTTGGGCACCTTGAGCACCTTGAGCACCTTGAGCACCTTGAGGTCCTGTTGCACCTGTAAGACCTGTCGGTCCCGCTGGTCCTTGTGGTCCTGTTGCACCTGTAAACCCTGTGATTCCAGGAGATCCTTGTTGGCCTTGGGCTCCAGTTGGACCTATTCCACCTGCAGGGCCTGTCGGACCAAGAGGCCCTGTAGCTCCAGTAGGACCAGGGGATCCTTGAGGCCCAGTTTTACCTTGAGGCCCAGTTGGTCCTGTTACTCCAGTTGGTCCTGGGAGACCAGTTGCACCTTGAGGTCCTGCAGGACCTGTCGGACCGGTTACTCCTGTGAATCCGGTGAGGCTTGCAATATCTTCAAGGAGATATAGCCAAGCATCAAGCTCTGTTGTGGCTCCTCGAGCTCCAGTTTCAGCACCCTCAGTATAGGCCGGGTGACGACGTGGAAGTTGGTGACTGTTGGTCGGGATGAGAGGGTCGCCAGGATTTCTGGCATAGAACCACAGCTCAGCGATTTTATTGAGCCCGACTCCGTTATCCGCAATGAATCGGACTTTGTAAGTCCCCTTCATTGTTGGCGTAATGGTAACGGTTGGATTGGTAGTCGGAGGGTTGAGAACGTCTGTCGAGACTACTAGGTTCGGGTCGACAGGAACGCTGATGAGTTGCCATGAATATGTGCCGTACGCGCTTGTCAACGAGAAAGTGACAAGCGAGCCCGTCAAAATATTTAGGTTGGGAACTCCTGAAGTGACGGAGAGTCCCTGAGTAATGACGATAGTCGGGCCCGGCATTCTGCCCAAGGTGGCCGATAGGGACCTTAGAGCGTAGTCAATTCCTTATCCTTGAAATAGATGGAAAATGACCAGCAAAGCTCCGGACCCTGATCTCGTTTCCACGATCATAGTCATGGAACATATTCTGGCTACTTCTCGAAAGAGTCAAAAGAAGACAGAGAAAAAGCTGGAAGAACTTGCTTTAAAGCACGGAATTCTCAGGCAGGCTGGAGAAAGCCCCGAGGATTTGATCGCTAGAATGCGCGATATTTCGCGGAATGGATTTCCTGATGAGGAAATACCAACGAAGAAAGAAAAACGCCCGCTGTAACATTCTCTATGAATACTGGCGGACCATATAGAACTCCAGGATCTATGATGGTTTCTGGCGTAACAGGACCTACAGGCTCAATAGGGAAAACAGGAGGCCCGATTGGAGTATCGGGAATGACCGGACCTCAAGGGCCGACACAGTCCTGGGAAGCTATAGGATCTATTGAGGTCCCAGCATTCCTTGGGTTCAGAGTAGTTTATTTGAAGTCGGGTAACTCTTACGATTTATCTTTGGTGTTCATGTCAGGCCAACACTATTTTATTTGTTCCTATTTGGATAATGAATTTGTTTTTAAAGAGAAAGGTCTCTCTACCGCAATGACGGAAGAGCAGATGCTCTGCTTTCATACTTGTTTAGCGTATTGCGATTTGATAGCAATGGGATTGGGTACCAACGGGAAGCGTTCGGGGAACAACAATCCATTCCATGTTACGGCTTCCATCTATCCAAAAGTTAAAGATGATCCGATTTGGGCGGAGATTCTTGTCGAAGCTCGGAAAGCCTTCCAAGTGGCTCAAGTCATGATGACTTGACCGAGTGACTTCTTTACTGTAAACTTTGTACATGCTCCTCAATCACCCCACCGCTTACAGGAGGTCAAAATTATGACTCAGCGGTGAGGTGCTATTTTGAGTTCGAGAAACCGGGCCTTACGAAAAGGCTTGCGCGATATTATCGTGAAATTCTGAGTGGGCGTGCAGACCCTGATGCTTGGTGGCTTCGAGGTCATTATCCACCACATTATCTAAACGCCATGTGCGCTTATTCTTTCGCCAAAAGATGGCAGAGCCGTGATATTGATCTCATGGCTCTCCAAAGAATCGTAATTTCTGGACATAATCCAGAAATGGCTTACCTCTGGGCTCGAGACATACCAGGAGCTAGTATTAAACGGCTCCAACAGGTAGTTCTGGAACATGGAAACCTGGCACAACTCCGGAAATTCGCTCGAGATATTCCAGGAGCGAATGCTCCTTTACTCGAGAAGCTCGCTCTGGTTCAAGAAGTAATGGCACTGTAGAAGTTTTATGACACCGTTCCAATGTGAAACATTGGACTATTTACTGTCACACACATATTGAGACCAACCGTCGTTACGTTGGTCTTACTTCGCAGACTATGATGCAGCGATGGAAGACTCACGTTTCTAAAGCCAAAGCTTCCAAAGGCGGAAGATGGCATTTTCCTAATGCGATCCGTAAGTATGGATCTCAAGCTTTTTCCCACAAAGTGCTTGAAATCTGTACTTCACTTGAAGAAGCGAATGAAGCAGAGGATGCTTGGATCAATTCCTTTAGTACAAGATTTCCGGAGTTCGGATTCAACTTAGCTAAAGGCGGCGAACACAAACCTCATGGAATCAGACAAAATCCGTGGAATAATCCGGAATTTCGAGCTAAACAATTGTCTCGGCCTGTACCATTTAATAATCCTCAAGCTCGAGCTGCCAATAAAGCGGCTTTGAATACGCCCGAATCTAAAGCAAAAAGATCTATCTCATCTAAAGAAGTGACTTCTAGACCCGAGGTTCTCGCTAAAATATCTGCTGCAGCTAAAGGCAGAATCATGAGCTCTGAAACTCGTACCAAAATATCCATTAACAACAAGGCAAGAAGTCGTGATTTAATAGATCAAATAAACGCCACCAAACAAAAGAAATATGAAAGAAAATTAAGCAAACTAACTCATAAGATTTGTAAGAATCATGGTAAAATTCCTCTATCCAAATGCTATCAGAGGAAAGTCGGGAAAATTCAAATTCGTTTCGATTGCAAAAAATGCGTGAAGGACCGAAAGATTAAACGTCGGTTTGCTAGTTTGACTTCACAAACTATTGCACTGTAAATTCAGCATTGGTCGCTGTAGATTGGGATTCCATTTTCAATCGAGGTCATTTATGTGCTGCACTCTCCATCCTGCTAAACTCTCTGGAACCATCCTTTATGCCGGTGAAGCCGATCGGAAGGGGAAGCTTGTCCATGTCACTGGCTATTTGAATCATGCTCGAAATATGATCGATGGGCCTAACGCCATGATTCTCCCGTTTCCTGCATATCAAGAGATGACAGAAGCCAATTGCATGGACGCCACTGGGACTCGTTGGATTTTCAAGAACATGGTTGATGCGATTCAACCAGTCACGAAGAGCCTTTCGAGGGGTTTGCTCCTAGGGTCTTCGAGAGCTGTGAAAGTGTTTGATTCTGGAGTCTACACAGTCGTGTTGGCGCAAGATGCACGTTCTATTCCGGCTGCTTTGGATCGAGTTCCGGAAGAGAAACGCCCAGAGATCAACGAAGAGATTTTTGACGCGTACGCTCGTTGGTACCCGAATCACCACATCGCGCTCTGTTGTTTTGCTTCGCGAAAGGACGTGGAGTCAGAGCCCCTTCTATGGTGGTATGACCCGATTCATCCTCAAGACATGTTCGCTCCTGCTCTCGATGCGCACGACGGTCATGCTCCCGTACTCGGTGGTCAAGTCAGTACAGATCACACTGTTTTGTTCGGGTCCACGATCGCTCCTCGAGGAGCCAAGATTCATCACTACAAGACCGTGCCAGATCATATTAAATGGATGCTTCCCGATCAAGTCGTAGGTCGTACTTTCCGTTCATCTATGCCGAATGGGGACTTTTCTCTCCCTCTCGAGCGATTCAAGTTTCTCGACAAGAACAGTTTCCATTCATATGTAAAAGTTAGTCGTACTTGGCCTGTAGGAGCTCGACGCGGAGACAGTCATTCAGCCGATATCCTGGTCTAATATGATTAATGTATTGTAGGATCACATGATCTCTGATGATACTAGCCTTCGAGAACTAAATAGAATCCTTTCGCAGCATGAAACCACGTTTCATGCTGCGAATTTATACCCTCGAGGATGGACTGTCGAACTCAGAAATCCTCGAAAAGGGATTTTTATAGTTCGCAACATTCCGTCTCTCCCAGAGGCTTTAAATCAAGCAATTCAGAGTGTTTTAGAAGCATCTGATCGTCCTCAGGCTCCGCGATCAGTTCCATCTAAAACAGAAGAATCCTCAGTTTCTGGTAAACAACAAGAAACTAAATCTCCTGTTCTCCATATGAAAGTATCAGTAGAAAATGTGCTGCCAACATCCGTTATGCTGAAACATAAGGCACTTTGTGCTGTTGGTGGTGGAGACTCTATCTCTTATGCTGATGATTCTACACAAGTTACATGTAAACGATGTTTAAGGATGTTGCCCAGCCATTTGCTTTAAGAGCAGTATCGAACGAGTGGTTTGTCAGGTAGAACTCCTCTACAACGTCCTAAAACAGAGACGCTTGACAATCGGCTTTTTGTGTGCTAGGCTTCTTAGAGATACCGAGTCCCAACCAGGCACGGAAATCTAGCCCCGTCGAGTGTAAACTCCCCCAAGCAAGGCAATCCAGGTTTATCATGATGTGTTTCGTAGCCAGAACAGCCTCCGTCGTCGAGACCGCGAAAGCGGCCACGGCGTTGTGGCATATTCTGGGTACGAGCGCACAAGAACTTGGACTCGCGTATTCAGCTGCCTCCCTCCGCCAGCCCAAGTTTTCGAATCCGGAGGATACGTAAGGCGACCTTGCTCTGTGATTGATCCGTAGAGGATCCCGAGAAGGTCGCCCAACGAAAGTTCGGCGGCCTTCAACGTTTTTGGGGTTCAGATTCAGGAAGAAGACAAGTCATGAGAATCGAAAGAGAGAGTTATTGACCCGTAGCGACTCCCAAATTTGCTACGGGGTGTGTTCTGGACAATGGTAGTCCTAGCTGACTGTAAATCAGTGGCCCTTGGCAAGTGGTTCGATCCCACCACGCCCCACAAAGAAAGATGTAGAGGAAGAGACATGAAACGTAAGAACAAGCCCGGGAAAGCTGGGCCAAAAAGAGAGAGAGGTTAGCTCAATTGGTAGAGCTCGATCCTTTTAAGTTCGATGATGCGGGTTCGACCCCCGTGCCTCTCACGCAGTAAAAAGGGTCCGTAGCTCAGCAGGTAGCAGCAGTGCGCTCTTAACGCAACGGTCGTCGGTTCGATCCCGACCGGACCCACCAGGCAGGATGGATGCCTGAGAACTGACATGCGTGTGTCTGCACGCAACGGGAGATAAGTATCTTGAAGGTCTAAATATTGGAGAGTCGTCTAATGGCAGGACAGCAGTTTCTGACGCTGTTTATGAAGGTTCGATTCCTTCCTCTCCAACTAAACCCGACGTAAGCCGGGTTTGTTCATTGAAAATTTGACAGGACTTTGGAATCCCGACTTGACCCGGATGCAATACTCTGGGAACAAGCCAACGCGGACCGTGATCGACCCATAATTTTAGTTTGGGGCTGCAGCGCGTGTTGGTCTGGAAGGACCCTCTCCTGAGATCTGTGAGGAGGAGCTAGGGTCCGATTTATCTTCGAATTGAAAGGGCCCTAGCTCCTTCGATTTTTCTGTAGAACATTCAAAAGACTTAGCCCTGTGGGGCTGGATGGACTCTGAGGATATTGACATTTTGGGTCGAAAAAGTAGATGAGTCTAAGGAGCCTCGAGCTCCACATGGGGTCATAGCTCAGACGGGAGAGCGCCTGCCTTGCAAGCAGGAGGTCGCGAGTTCGATTCTCGCTGATTCCACCAAGAATAAGGTTAGGAGTGGTTCGATTCCACTAGGCTAGCAATAGTCGCTCTGGTGGGGACAATTTTATTCTGATCAGATGATTTATTTCATCTGCATCTCTCCGTAGCCTAGAGGATCAGGTCCTGGTCTACGAAACCAGTTACGCAGGTTCGATTCCTGCCGGAGAGACCATGACATTCACCTGTCCAAGGTGAAGCAGTCAGATCAGATTCGAAAGAATCTGTATACGGCGAAGTGCAGGGCACAACTGGGCCTCCAAAACCCAGGAAGACGGGTTCGATTCCCTCTCGCCGTGCTACAGCTCAGTTGGCCGTTCCGGTTGGTAATCCCTGGTTAGGGAACCTGGCAGGGAGGAACTGAGCGAGTGATGACGAGCTGGTCTTGTCATGTACGGGTCGTGAGCTAGTTTGGTAATTCAGCGTCCGCCTGAAGAGCGGAAGAACTCGGTTCGATTCCGAGACGACCCACCCTGATTTAGTAAGAGTCATTGAATTTGAACCCATACCAGATTTGGGTCTCGAACTAGATCTGTTGGCGCACAGGTCCACCCTTCGAAGGTGGTTACTGACGCCAGATAAGCTCGCAAGGGCTTCATTTTCTGCCCACATTATGTGGAGCTCACTACTGAATGGCCCGAAGTTTCTTAGTCCAGTTCGCGCACATTGACTGGACTAGCAGGTACGCCCTCTTAAATCCCTCTTCGAGCTCTCGAGTAAACATATCCTTGCGCGCATCTGCACGCGACATTATTTCGTCGACCACTCGTACCGCTGCTGCATGGGGTTCTGACCTACCACCAGCAGGGCCTTCCATTTGATCGGCGAATTCTTCACGAACGTCTCGAATGGCGCGTGTGAAAAGAACGTCCCGGGATTTGTCTTTCGGGTGGACTTTGGACAATGCTTCGAAAAATTGCTTGAGCGGGGCGTTTCCAACATCCACTATTCTATAAAGTCCTCGGGCAATGTCTTTGTTGTTTCGGGCTTCGTCGCTTCCTGTTCCCCAGAGCTTCGAGATGATGATTTCATCCACGAATGAGTCTGCCGGAGATTTCTCTGACTGCGGTCCTGTCACATTTAGACCAAAACTCGGATCAGCCAATACATGGTCCAACTCATGAATCGAAGAATCAGCTGACGCTTCGGTTGGGAACTGTTCGTCGTCGTATTCCTTACCGGTTGCTTTTTGAGCGACCGTTTGGAGTATTTTGTTTGGGAATAAAGCGTTGAGTTCCTCATTGCTTCCGAGCTCATTGTGACGCTCGTACCAGAGTTTCGTATAATTGTCAAATGCCTGAGTAGCTCGGTCTCGATCCTTGCTCTGCTCAATCATTTCGAGCATCGGTCCAGCATATTTTTTGACAGCAACACGAGCAGCAATATGCAGAAATCTCATGTTTTTGCCACGCAATAAAGGTTTTGTCTTAATACTGGAGTGTCGTCTAATGGAAGGACGCTGAATTTTGAGTCCAGCTATGGGGGTTCGATTCCCTCCACTCCAACTAGGGTTAACAGAACAGACCCCTCCGCAAGGAGCCTAATGTGATGTTAACTCAATCAGCACGAAAGTGCTGCATTCCGAGATAGCCAAGCGGTAAGGCAGGTGGCTGTTAACCACCCTATCGGGGGTTCGAATCCCTCTCTCGGAGCTGGAAATAGCACCGCCATCTCGCGGCGGCAAGCAGTTTCTGACCACCTCCAACGAGGTGCTTGTGCCCGAAGCTCAATGGTGGAGCCTCCGCCTGTTAAGCGGATATGCGAGAGTTCGATTCTCTCCGGGTACGCTATGATCGCTTTTTAGCGATTCGATCAGCAATTGAAGCCAGAATGGGTTCCTCTTCGACTTCATTCTCGTCCCAAAATCCAGGGTCGTGTTCGCTGATCCATTCGACTTTGAACTTTTTAGTCAAAACTGATTGGATGCCTTCAATTTTGTTTTGTAGTTCACCATAAACTTCGTAAACGGCATTCCCATCATCAGTGTCATAGACCCAAAGATAATTTTTGCCATCGGTCAGAGCAAAATCACCTTCATCACTATAATGTTGGGATAAGCCTTGGAATTTCGTAGATTTTAGCTCGTTGTATGGAATAGGTGGGTCAGTAATCCAGGCCGTGCTCATATTAGTCCTATGTTATAAATCGTACAATAATGGAAGGTAAACCGTGTCGGGGACCGGGCGTGTTTGCTAAACACTGCGGCGTCGAAAGGCGCTGAGAATCGTGCTCTCTGCCTTCCGCTAGTTGGGTACAGTGTGGGAATCGTTAATTCTATCTAGGAAAAGGATGTTGTGAGATCCTCTTTTAGCATCAAGCTCCCGTTCCCAATGCTGACCACTTTAGCTGGGATCCCGACCAGGCCAACAGCTCAGGTTTCGGTCTTCTTCGATCCGTACGAGCAGAATATTTTCTGCGAAATCCACGAAGGAACAAATAAATCTTTGGCCATCATTTATGACGGTCAAGATTTCAGTTATCCTCTTGGCAATGGCGACACAGATAGAAACTATAAGCTTGGAGATTTCTCTCAGCTTAAAGGGGTTAAAGACGACGAAGAAGCTTTATGCCTCGTGACGTTGCAACGAAGCGATGTCTTTTGTCCTCGCCAAGCGCGCTCTGACTTTCCGAAAGCGATGAAATCGCCATTCTGGAACAATCTACTTAACGAGTTGAAATCATTGCATTCAGTCGCGAGCATCATGCTCGTGTAAAATGTCCCCATCATCTAGATGGCCAAGGATATCTGATTCTCAATCAGAAAACCGGGGTTCGAATCCCCGTGGGGACGCTAATGGACGGACACAACTGGTGGAGAGTGGGCGATTCGACAGTAACTATTACTGAGGGTGGGCGTATGCGCTCTAAACCTCAATCGCTTTGGCATTGCTCTCGTTGTAGTTCCGTCACTATTGTGAATAACCCGCTCAATCCTGAATCTATCCAGGAGCTTTATGGAATTGAGCCCGAAGAGCTCGACGGAACCATAATTATGGAGCCGTTGATTTTGAGTTGCGACGAAACATTAGTCAAAAAGTGATGAAGTCATAACGCCCATGTAGCTCAATGGTAGAGCATCGCTTTTGTAAAGCGGCGGTTGCGGGTTCAATTCCTGTCATGGGCTCTACTGTAGAATAAATTATGAATGACCCTGAGAAGATCCTGCCTCTAAACCCTAGTAAATATAAAGTCGAGCGCACTGATGGCTCGAGCGTTTCGGGTGGTAAACACGAAAGCTGTGAATACTTCGTCTTGGATTTAGTCCACGACAAGTTCTCGTATCAGGCGTTGAAAGCATACGCCGATGCATGCGAAGCCGAATACCCGTTACTAGCGAGAGATCTGCGCTCAAAAATTGAAGCGCGACTCCTCAAGACTCAGTGATATAGCGAATCATCTCGACATCGCAGTCATTCTTCCTCAAGGGAGTGAAGAACTTTGCTCCGTGCGATCCCACATTATCGGGTGCATAGGTTTCGGCTTCCAGCTTACAAACTGAGCATTGCCAAATAAATTGGGTCTCTGTTCCACCAAAGGTGTTCGTATATTGAAGCATCCAATTATGAGCAACGCCTTTTTCCGGAGGCGGTTTGTAGACGTCCCATCGGTAAATGACTCCAACCTTATTCTGCATTTTTACTCTTCAAGAGATACTCTTGACCGTGGTCAATTCCATATGACATTTTGAATTCCGCATTCGGAAACTCGAGTTTTGCCAGATCTTGAGCACTCGTCATGAATGGAGCTATATAGACTTTCCCTTGGCCAGCTACCGCCCATCCGATCGTCTTACTGTTGTAGAAATCTCCGTCTGAGATCGCATGGCACGTGAAAACCATGATTTATCCTTTGCCGTTTTCTACCATTTGGGTCATCTGTCCTAGACCAAAATGGCGCGAATAGCGATGAAAAACTTGCTTTTCGAACGCTTCGCTTCTGAGGTTCCCGGTATAGACTCGGCAAATGTGCTTGAGCACCGTTAGGAGCCACGGTTGTGGAGCCATTTGACCATTCGGCTCTTTAGGATGATCTTTTAGGATCATATAGAGCGCAGTCCTAGCACAATGGCCGTCCATTCCATCTTGGTCTTGCCAGTCTCTTTTCCCTTTGAACACTTGAGTGATGCCGAGCTTTACACCCTCGTACATCACGTCTTGGTCTTCTAGACTAGGATCGTTTCTGTAGTACATGATTTATAATACAATGCCGGTTTAGCACTCGTGGGAGAGCACCTCTTTCGTAAAGAGGACTAGGTGAGTTCAACTCTCACAACCGGCTCCGATTGTAAAGTGGTATGTCAGAGTGGAGCAGCGGTAGCTTGTCGGGCTCATAACCCGAAGGTCGCGTGTTCGAATCACGCCTCTGACCCTAAGTGCGAAGTCTAGTGATCTCCGGCATTTGTCGTAAATTGCGTCATTATGTCCGTAATAGGGATCACTGAACCATGACTATCGTTCGTAAAACTCCCGAAACTGGAGACGAGATCACGTGTAATTTTTGTGAGTCGAAGGCCACTCACTTTTATGTCGTCGAATCCTCCAATGATTCAGGAGAAGACTTCATAGACTGCCATGCAAGCTGCGATGACGAAAATTGCATTAACGATGTTCCGAATTTCGGTTCGGGTCAAGGTGAATGCTCGTATGAAGAACGGATCGCATGGTCTGTAATGAAGAGCTGACGTAACCATCAGGATAACTTAAAGCCCGGTAAACCCCATCGCACCTCGCTCGAATAATTTCGAGCAAACCAGCGAAAGGACAATCCAATGAACAACGAAAACCTCGGCCCCGCAGAGCGGATCATTCAGATGATCCTTGGCTACAACGACCACATGGTCCACAACCGTCCCGGCATGGTGACGCCCGATGCACGAGCTCAAGTAGGTGTTGTTTGGGCTCCCGTGACCTGGAAGCAGGAAGGTGCGAATAAGGTCGTCTACAAGCTGACGAAGGTCGGCAAGAAGCAGACGAAGACCCGTATCGGCGTTCTTCAGGCGGATAATAAAATCCACGACGCGGCTGGCCGACAGATCGGCGAGTACCGCCGTCCTGGTCTCTTTCCGGAAGTAGCCCTCTGGATGTACAAGCAGGTGGCTGAGGTCTGGAAGCTCGACAACGAGTTCGCGGCTCGTTGGGCCTCCTACGCGTTCAAGCAGGAGCACCGCGACCTCAAGACCGTGCTCGCGGCCTTCATGCTCGTGCAATCCCGTAAGGGTGACCCGATCAAAGGCGCAGACGGGAAGGTCGAGTTCCACGACGAGGACTTCCGCGGTGTTGGCGAGGCGATGATTCTCCTCACCAAAGACCCGAAGGACACGAAGGCAAAGGATTCGAAGGTCAAGGACGACTTCTCGCCCAAGCTGCTCATGCGAATCCATGACTTGCTTTGCCTCCCCGGCATTGCGGCCATTAATCGCGAGCTCGGCTTTGGTGTCTCGGCCCGAAACCCTGCCCTTGGTCGACTGGACAAGGCAGTTCACAAGTGGCTGCGCTTCCGTGAAGAGAACCCGAAGATGCTTGCGGGTCTCGTCAAGGCGGGTTTCCGCACCACGGTGATCGACCTGGCGAAGGTATTCTGCTATAAGCCGGAATCTCCGAAGTTCTTCGAGGTTTTGCGCTGGAAGCAGGGCCAGTCCAAGCAGGGTCACCGTCAGATGGTCATTGGCGAGGCAGTTAAGGCTGCCGAGTCGTGGAACGATCTGACGGAAGAGCAGATTTGCCAGAAGATCATGAAGGAGAAGGTTGGCTACAAGCGACTCATCAGCTTGGTGCCCGATCGGATCGGCGTCACTCGCGCCATCATGGCTGCTGCAATCGAAGCGGGGTCTCTGTCCGATAAGGACTTGATCATCGCGGCTCCGACGCTCGAGGACCTGGGGCTTTTCCAGGTTCAGGACATCAAGGATCGTTTCGACCGTGCCATCAAGAACGCGGACGACATGCGAGCGGCAAACATCGCCGGTCGTATGAAGACGAAGGAAGCCAAGGAGAAACTCGAGGAAGCTGCCGACAACGCCTTGAAGAAGGCGGTGGAGGAAGTGACCAAAGGGATCCGAGTCTACTTCATCGTCGACATTTCTGGTTCGATGGCTGACGCGATTCCGACCGCGAAGACGTACATTTCGCGGTTCCTTCAGGCGTTCCCTCCGGACAAGCTCCATGTCTCTGTGTTCAATACTCAGGGCCGTGAAGTGAAGATCCAGCATGCATCGGCTGCTGGTGTCGATAACGCCTTCCGTGGCATTGCTGCGGGCGGTGGTACCGAGTACGGCTCTGGTGTCCGAATCCTGCAGAACTACAAGCCTGCAGCCGACGAGGACGCGCTCTTCATCTTCGTGGGTGACGAGCAAGCCAATACCTTCGAAGAGTTCGTGCGCGCATCGGGTCTTCGTCCGATGGCGTTCGGTCTCGTCAAGGTCAGCGGCACCGAGCGAGACATGGCAGTTCGTGGTACGGCAGCTAACCTTGGTATTCCGTGCTTCCGAGTGGATGAGGCTGTCTTTGCGGACCCGTACGCCATTCCGCGTACGATCCGAGCTCTCATCGCAGCGACCCCGGTCGGCCACGCGGCCGTAAATGTGGCGCCTGCACGTGTAACCCTGGCCGAGACGATCCTCAAGACGGACCTTCTCAAGAAACCAGCTTGGGCAGCCTGAGGTAACAAATGGGATGGAGAGACCTACTGCAAGGGAAAGACGAGCGGATTGTTCTGCCGTGGATCTCTGGGGTAACCGGTAGGTCTCTCCGGTCTCTTGATCGGACGTGGACGATCGTAGGCAAACTTCCGGAAGAGTCCGGATGGCACACGTTCAAGCTCGAAGGGCGTAACGCTCGTCTAGGCGACGATTTCGACCGGGAGATGGCGAAGGAGCCATTCGTTGTTCCTCCTGGAAGTTTGTACTTTCAAGCTAAAGGTTATTTGGTCGGCGATCACTTCGTTTCCGACCAAGCTCGAGTAGATCCCGATCCCAAGAAGATCGCGGAAGTCGCCGAGCCGGTTTACATGATCGAGCCCGGCCTTGATCGATTTGCTCGTATCGAGGTTGGTCGCGCATTCGAAGGTGGTCCCCTCATTTATGAGGGCATGGATATGCCGCTTGGACCAGAGTCTGACGTTCTTAAGGCGTACGAGGATCGTGAAGTCTCGGTCGACAAAATTCCTGGTGTGACACCCGCGCTCGACGCCGCATTCCGGATGGAATCTTGGCAGCGAGCCGAGGCCGAACGTCGTCGTGCTGAAGCCGAGAGGCGTCGCCGCGAGGAAGAGGAACGACGCGCTCAAGAAGAGCGAAGGCAAGAACTCGTCAAGAAGCTTGGCGATGGTGCATCTCGACGCGAGATGGCCAAAATTGACTTTGCCGAAGCAGCTCGAGCTGCTCTGGCGGTTTCAGGTGCTGAATACCTGGACCATAGAAGGGCCGCTCGACGCGGTGAAATGGCGGTCAGGTTTCGTATCAACCGACGTCGGTTTGAATGCACGTGCGATGAAAAGACGTTGCAAATCATCGACGCTGGGATCTGCCTGACAGCACATTACGATGATGAGGAATTCGAAGAAGGCACAAGAGGAGATACGTTCTTTACTCTCGAGTCGCTTCCAAGCGTAATCCGTGAAGCGGAGCGCGGAGGAAGATTGGTCGTTTTCCGCCATGTCGACTAATGAGGTCCTGCTACCCGGTACACGCGTCCGAATGAGTGAGGCTCACAAAGCCAAGCTCATCGGACGTTGTGTAGGCGGTAATCATATGGGTCCCTTCGATAAAGGGGAAGTCATGAGGATCGGGCCTGACGGGAAACCCGAAAATAACGGCGGAGATTGCTTCGGATGCAGTACAGAGCATGTCGAGGAATTCGGTAATTGCGAAGGCGTAGTCCTCGGGCAAACAGATTACGGTACCCAACAAGGTCCCGAGGTCGATGTCCGTTGGGAGCCAAGTAAACTCAGGTATGCGTACGATCCCAATGATTTGGTGATCATATGAGGCATCACTGGGTGCAAGATCCCGTGAATAAATGGAAGCTATTACCACCACGAGGTTCGGCTCATCGATGGGATATAGGTTTCAAGTGTTCTGAATGCGGAGTAGTAGGCCATGCTTGCTATGAGCAAGGTGAAGGGATCCCTAATAAGCCTCAAGAAGCTCTATGTTTAATACTCGGGCCAGTCCACCCTAATGGAGACTGTCAGGAACATATCATTCGACAAGTCAATGAAACCTAATGCCTCGTGGGAACCCTAGAGAGAAGAAAAAACTCACTTGGGGATCTCACTCTCCAAATAAGGTCGCTTATTATGGCAACCAAGAGATTCCTCCCGAAGGGTATAGCATTCATGCTAGAGGAAGAGAATTATTTGGAAAGGATCATATAAAGAAACGGTCTCGTAAACAGCGTTGTCCGAAATGCAAAAAGCTTCGGATGTGGTGGCTCCATCCTAATATGGAACACAAGAATCGCTTTAATCGAGTCTATAAGATTGACGTAAATGGGAAAGTCCTCCGCGTATGCCATGTTTGTTGGCAACGTTCAGATGAGGGGCAAGTCGAAGCCGTCCATAAGTCATGAGTTTATCAGATAAGATAAAAATTCAGCTTGAGAGCCGGTCCAATAAATGGACCGCTACCACTCTTCCTGGTGTGCATTTCGAATTTGTCTCCGATATGGTGGTGAATATTGTGTTTGATGGACATGCAGTATCGGTCCATCAGACTGATATCGACCCTCGCCATCTTGGACAGACTCTAGGCCAAAGAGTCTTCGAAGATATTTGCTACGTTTTCAGCGTCGAAGGTTACGGGAGTTATTCTGACGCCAAACTTATCGCTGAGAAAGTGGCTCTAAAAGCTGAGCGTCTTGACCAAATGAAGGTCTGGATCGTCCAGGGGAGATAAAATGGAAGCGGGAGTACTGGTTCTGAAGACAAACGGCTCGTTGGGAAATAGCTCAGAAGGTACTAGCCTTTATTGGCACCTTCCGCAAGGAAGAACTGCAGGTTCTCTTCCAGACAGTCGAGACCTTTGGGATTTATTTTGGGAGAATCGGGCTGCCATTCGTGGATTCGCACACTCCCATCCTGGCGGCGGAGTTCCTGGTCCGTCTTATACAGATGTAACTACTTTTGCTGCAATCGAGTCAGCTCTTGGTTTACGAATCGATTGGTGGATCACAAGCGATGATCACGTCGTGGTTTGCCAGTGGGTAGGACCCGACAAGCTCACATATGGTGTGACGAAACTCGATGTTGAGCCTCATTGGGCAGACGCTTTGCGAAAACTGTCTGTCAGTCCGTCCATCAACGCACGTCCGTAAATTTTCAACTACTCAGTGTAAGAAAGGGAGGAGGCAGTTATGGTAGATGCAGTGATTGTGGGTACTGATGCTCGAGTGAACGTCACTTGGGGAGGCCAGAACGGCGATCTCCCGGACACTGTTCCGTTCGATGCAACGGATGGTGATGTCCGTCAGTGGATCACGGAGGCCGTACGTACGGGCCACATTCCGGGCATGAACGCGGCTCCGAACGCGGATTTCGCGGATTTTGTGATCGACCGCTTCACGGCGACCGAGGCACGCCCGTTCAACTACATCCAGGTTCGTCCGAAGACGCCGTTCGGTACCTAATGGATGCAAAAGCGATCATTGGAGGACTAATCGAACATGTCGAAGAGTGGCATTTCGATGACTCCAGTGGTCGAGCCAAGTGTGACTGTTGGACGTGCGGGGCCTCGTTCCCGGCGTCCAGCCAGTCTAAAACTCATAAGCCCAACTGTAAGTTGGAGGAGCTTCTAATTGAAGCTCGGAAGCTTCTTTAAGCAAGATCCGCTGCTGATTTTTGCAGAGATATGTCTTATCGGTGCTTTGATCCTCATACCACTACTGATATTTCGTCCGGAGCTTTTTCGTGAAGAAGATAATCACCATTGTCGGCGTGGGAGCGCTTGGATCGCATGTCCTCCAGCTTCTTCGAAACGCTGATGCGACGTTCCGTCTGATCGACTTCGATAGAGTCGAGCAGAAGAACACGATGTCTCAGTTCCACGGAAAGCCTTCGGTCGGAAAACTCAAGGTCCAGTCACTGGGCCAGACAATGAACATGTTCTTCGGCATCAAGGCCGAGCTCTTCACGACGAAACTTCAGGAGAATAATTCATCGGAGCTCCTCGGGCTCTCGAGCCTCATTCTCGATTGCCTCGACAACGGAGCAGCTCGCCGAGTCGTGCAAAACTACGCACGCAACAACAAGATTCCTTGCCTCCACGGAGCTCTCGCCGCGGACGGTTCGTTCGGTAGAGTGGTATGGGACGAAAACTTCGTCATCGATAACGAGTCGTCTGTTGGGACGGCTACGTGCGAGGATGGAGCCCACCTTCCGTTCATTGCCATTACGGCAGCATACTTCGCTCGTTCTGCTCAGGTGTTCCTAGCAGACGGGAAAAGGATAGGCTTCCAGATTAATCCTGTAGGTGCTATCGTCACTTGACTTGTCAGACTCTTAGTGTTAGCTTCGTCAGTAAGCGTTCATGAGGGAGATGGGACTGGGTCCCAATCAGTCGGTAAAACTGATGCTAAACAGCATTTCCGGTATCGCACCTCGACCTTGAAAAGGGTCAAATCCCGCGGTTCCTACAAGCCTTCTACGTTCGAATCGTAGCTCCCTCACCGCTTCGCGCTCAAACGAACAGAACTCACAAGCAAATACGGGTTCGAATCCCGTTGTTTCCCGCAAGGGAAATATGGCCGAATGGAATAGGCAATCGTCTCGTAAACGATCATAGCGAACCAGTTTTGTTCTCTCGAGCGTGGAGTAATTTGCCGGATCACAGAGGATCGGTTCCTCACTTCCCATTCAAGGAAAGAAATCCCCAGCATCGCACCTCGCTTCTAGAAATGGAAGCAAACCCCGCGGTTCTTACAAGCTCTCGGTTCGACTCCGAGATCCGGCGCTGGAAGTGCTCAAAATTAGTGGAACTTACACGCATCGACCAACGGTAGGTCATCTGTCTACGAAACAGAATGTTACAGGTTCGAATCCTGTTGCACCTCGAAAGAGGTTTTCCAGTTTCACACCTCGAGCGCTTCCGAAACTTTGGCGGATAGGGACGTGGGTCCCGCTACCTCTCACTAGGGTAATCAAAAACAGTATCGCATCTCGACCCTGCGAGGGGTCAAATCCCGCGGTCCTTACAAGCTTGCTTGGTTCGACTCCAAGATCCGCCTCGAATGAAATCGCATTACCCGGAGTTCGAGGAACATAATAATCCGGACCGTATGGCCATTGAGATTGATTACCGCTGCAGAGCTTGTGGCTCCATAATCAGTGGAGCTTTCTCAATGAGGTATCCTAATCCTGGACAAGCGGCGAGGCTGATCAAGAATCGTCTAATAGATCAGTTTTTGCGGGACTTTCCGATGGATTGCAAAGAAGCAAGACTTTTTAATGTATGCTTGGCAGTACACGAGGCTTAATTGACTTAAAGAAACAAGTTATGGGGCAATTACAGGGGATCGGTTCCCCACCTGCATTTGGAGCAGGAGCGAAAGCTCCCAGTGTCACGCCTCGGTCCGGTAAAATGGACCAAAATAGTGGCTCTTACAAGCCCCCGGTTCGACTCCGGGATTGCCCCCCCCCCATTTTCCAGCTCGACATGAGAAAAGCCAGGTATATCGTTTGGGTTCACCCATCAGATTGTGTACCGCCACACGGGCTGGACATGTCGAGCGAGCACGACGCCGGGAAGGTGGCGTGGCTTCGCCAACAGTTCGAAACCTCCGGGTTTGATCGGAGATTTCCAGCCTTAGTGGGCTACCCAATCGATGGGAAGCTGCAATTACTTAGTGGTACGCATCGTCACGAAGCGGCCCGACAATCAGACATGCTGATTCCAGTGTCTGTCTGGTTGCGGTCTGACGTTGAAGAAATATGGGGTACGAACCTTTGGCCCACAGTGATCAAAGACATTCCAGTTTGTGAGCTCGAATCTGCTCCAGTGACTGAAGGAGCAAGGCGGTCGCCATATGAGGCCGTTGATCTAGAAGTAATCAGTTGACGCGGGGATGGAGCAAAGGCGGCTCACGAGTCTCATAAACTCGAAACCGGTGAGTTCAATTCTCACTCCCGCAACCAATTAGCAACTAGGCCCCATCCTCTAAAGGCTAGGAGTTCGGATTTTCACTCCGACAATACGGGTTCAATTCCCGTTGGGGTCACTGTAATGTAATTCATGAGCTCCAATCCTCATGAGTGGGAGATCGAAGGGCCTGGCCCTGGTTGGTTCGACGAAAAGACCAGAGACCGTGTCAAGACTAATATTAAGTTTTGCACACAATGCGGCGCTCGCATTGAAATCCGTGAGGGCTCAAGCGACTTCCAGCATGACATTCGAGCAATCCTGGAAACTTCTGATGATTGCAAGGAATCCAGACTGATTGTCGTCAGAAAAATCATGGAGTCATAAATTCGCTTTCCCTTTTATTCTGATATAGGGTTGTGGACCTTCAGAAAATAGCTCTTCGCGTAGCGGCTAAATCCATAAATAAGCCGTCATTTACGCTCCAGCTTAGAGATAAGGGTCCAAGCGGGCGAGATTCTGCCTTCATCTCTTGGGACAAAGGCTGGATGTGGTCCCGTCGAGATCCTAAAGGAATAGAACCGGGGTTTACGAGGACTTTCCTCGAACCCGAAGATATTCTTAAAGACATCGACAATTATGCAGTTCCAAACGAAGCTGCTAAGGAAGCCACTGAATACTTCCAAAGCCTCGTGGAAGTGGAGAAGACGCTAACGGCTTCGCGGGTGGCTGAAATATATTGGAAATTAACTAGACCACGTCGCTAATCACGTTGTTCTTTTTCCGAAATTCGAGCTCGACGTTCTTGCATCGTCTGAGACTTGAGACTGTCTTTACGCCGTTGGTCTTTGTGCGCCTTGCACATAAGGCAACCAGCGCGACTACTCTTAGGGCGTTTTCTTTTGTGATGGGCCATATTCCTCCACTCGAGCTGGCGTCACCAGCATGCGAGTGAAGGTGTCATGATTCCATAACTTCGCGAACAATAGCCTCATACCGTAAAGCCTCACAAGAGGGTGATGTTTCGTCCAGAGGTTTCTCTCCAACTTGTTTCTGTCCGCAGTACGAGCAACGCCATTCGGTCTCTTCAATTAATCTAGTGGATACTCGGTCATATGGACCCGGATTTTCTATCGGGCAGCTTCGCTGAATGGGTCGTAGGTATAAGTTCTGATATGAAAGATACAACGAGCATTGGCACCACTTCCGTAGGCATAATTCTTGGTGCTCTTTTGAAAGCCGGTTACAGGGTGCTCGTTCCATTTGGCGAACATCCAGAGTATGACCTCGTTGTCGAACGACGTGGAAAATTTCAATCAATTCAATGCAAGACCGGAGAGCTTAAAGCCGGAGCAGTCCGATTCCGTCCTTATACGGTTGTCAAGAAGAGAGGTGGTGGTTACACACGCCGGTCATATGGGATGACGGTTGATTTCTACGGAGTCTTCTGTCCTCAGCTCGGACAATGTTTCCTTATTCCGACCAAAGACACTCCATCTCGCGGAATGAGTCTTAGGATTGAGCCTACCAGAAACAGCCAGACTAAAGGTGTTCGTTGGGCTCATGAGTTTAGGTTGTAGTATGCAGGGGTAACTCAGAGGTAGAGTCCCTCGTTGCCAACGAGGTGGTCGCGGGTTCGAATCCCGTCCCCTGCTCCGATCTTGCCGAATCTAATCGGCAAGTGCGAGCGTAGCCAAATGGTAAGGCATTGGCTTTCCAAGCCAAAGATCGTGGGTTCGACTCCCATCGCCCGCTCTGAGATTGTCATGCAAACGGATTAACCATCCCGAGGGTGGGTGGCCACTTGGTCGGTGGTCCTTGAAAAGCCACAACACGACAATCTCTTTGTAACAAATGCGGACGTGGCGTAGTTGGTAGCCGCGCAGGCTTGAGGTGCCTGTGGTCGTAAAAGACCGTGTGGGTTCGAATCCCTCCGTCCGCACTACTTTCCTTGGAGCAACTGAGCACTTTCTAGGTCTACTAGTTTGTAGACCCCATCCTGATTCTGCATTATGTTGCCAGGATGAATATCGCGGTGGCTAACTTTGGCCGCTTCCATTCTGTTGAAAAGATCAGCCCCTTTTTGGAGAGGATTCGGCCCGCCTTCCTCAATATCGCCTTCTCGCTTATACTCTCGAGCTTTGACGAAGAAATATTTCTTCCGATCGGCCACGTTCATTTCACGTAAGTCGTGGATAGTCCGAACAGCAATTTTTGCTTCGGATGGATTAATAGGCTTCAACCTCTCCATCACATAGAAATATGCAGTCCCTGTTTTGACCATGTACTTCGAGGTTTCGGGGACCTGAATCGGGCAAAGGATACCAAAATCGAATACTTCTGCGAAGACGCTCGAATCCATCGACTGAATAGCTTTCAACTTATCGAGGAATTGTTCTGCTGCCTCTTCAGTCTTTGCGATACTGACTTTCAGAATCTTGGCTCCACCGTCGACTTCATAAGTCTCGCCATAGAGCCCCGATCCAATGAATTTTCCGATGTCTTCATGTAGTTCAGCTGGGCAAGTCTGCTTGATTTCTTTCAGAATAGTTTCGAGTGAAACTCGTTTGTGGACACGAGCCACCCGATATGCAATGCGAATTAGATCCACACAGTTCTAGGTAACAAAGACGCTAGGGTGGTGTAATGGTAGCCACGCAACGTTCAGGCCGTTGTGCCCCTTGAGGGCGTGGAGGTTCAATTCCTCTCCCTAGCACTCAATTCGCTGTTGGCATCAAATTTTTCCATTGAGTCTTGAACTCAGGCAAACTATCCAACCAAGATTTCACTTGTTTGGCATCGCCTAAAGATTTGGTGATTTCTTGAGCCTTCATATGGATATGGCGCCGAGATTCCTCGTCCCATATCCATGCTCCGTACGGGACTTTATCTACGACTACTCTGACATCCTGCTCAGGGTAGGACTCATGAAGCAAATCAGCAATCTTTTTCTTAGCAATTTCGAACATTCTTTATATTCTACGTAACGAGGTTTCTCATTTACGGAGTGTGGCTCAACCTGGTAGAGCACTCGGTTCGGGATCGAGGGATTATGAGTTCAAATCTCATCACTCCGACAATTAGGCGCATAACTCAGCGGTAGCAGTGCCATTTTCACACGATGGAAGTCGGGGGTTCGAATCCCTCTGCGCCTACTAAGACTCTTGAACAGCCATGATCACTGCCATGTTCCGAAGTTCTTCACTCATATTCCCAATTTCGGTTATGTAAGGTGGGATCTTGCAACAAAGTCCGTTATAGCCTTGACCTGGCTCTCCAGGGTCCCAATCCATCGTGAAGTACATTGCCAGATTCACAACAAAGACTGGGCCTTCATTACCAGTTACGATAGTGTCGCCGCGAATGGCGATTTGGAATCTTCCAGCAAACCCAGCCAACTTAATCAAAGACTCCATGCGTTCAATAATTGCTTGGTTTACGGCATCTTTAGACGATCCGGAAATTTTAAATTCTGGAGGGATAAACCGTCTGCGTTTCGGGTTTGAAGCTCTAAGTTCAAAAATGGTATTTCCGTCTATATCAATTGAATAGACAGGGAAGCTCCAACCAGCATTCAGATCATATGCTGGTATAGCTCCAGCTGAAAGGACTTCAGCATTGATCTTTACAACTTCGGCCTTATCAGCCGAAATCCGATAAACATCGAGCATGTTACGGGCCTAGATGGTCAGGTTGACCGGTTTTGCCTGATAAGCAGAATGGCGTGGTTCAATTCCACGTAGGCCCACTATACACTAAATTACTGAGGAGGAGAATCCCAAGCCAGTAATCTACCCAGAGGAGCTAGGATTTCTTCAAAAATCAGATCGCCACGAGTCACAGCGATCATTCCCACTCGAGCGGCTGCTTCAGCCGTCAGGATGGCAGGAAAAATATACTTCGGAGGAGTAGATTCATACTTCACATTTACAGTCACTTGAAGGACTTGGTCCTTATCTAATGACCTCACGTGGAGTTCATCAGGTTCGTCACCTTGAAATACCATCTCACCCGAATAGAAAGCATCGGCAGTTGTAAAAGGCGTTGGTTCATACCACTTCTTCATCGGAGGAATAGGAGCCATATCTGGAGACAAGAAGTAAATAATGGATTCTCCAGAAGCTGTCCCAGACTCCAAAAGGTAGAAGCTCGGGGTACCCTGAGGGTCGTAATACCCGACGTAAGTGGCGACTGCGCCAAACCGAGCTCCATTGCTTCGAGCTGGTGTGATTAAATCCACTCGCTTGGGAGCCTGCGGTAGATCGTCCTTGAGTTTAAAAGCTACCTGCTCAATCGATTGGAATAAATGATCTTTCGGGTCGACCTCTCCAATAGATGTCGAGATTACTTTCGCATCTTCGTCTGTTTCCGCTAGAGAAACGCGGACCATCGGCAAGTGACTCGTAAAGCTGTGCTTCCCAGGGGTCACGACTCTAGAGTGAGTCGCGTGAGCAATATAATACTTGTGCCCATCTGGCTCGCAAGACACCATGAACAATTTGTTGAATTCGTCGATCTGAGTCGGATCCGGCTTCGGAGCCCCGAGAATTTTCTGGCAAGCATCATCATCGCACTTATTCCAAACGTTCAGAATTAGTGCGTCAACGTGATGATCTTGAATGCTAACACGGGCATCCGGGAAAGATATCTTGATTAAATTGGCGAGTTTGAAATAAGTAACTGACGGCACGAAATCTTTGATATTGGCCATGATTTACTCGCACTTCTGGGGTGTGGTCACAAGCTTGGCGCAAGAAACGCTAGCCGATTGGTCTTTCTCAGAATAGGAGACGCACTTATTGGTGGTTGCGCAAAAGGCACATTTGCCTTCCGCAGCACAGAGTCCACAATTCTTCTGCGAATTGCAGAAACTCGACCAATCTCCTGCATCGGCCATGGGTTCAGGGCGTGATGGAGACCCTGGGCATCCTACTAATACCATTGATGCCAATAGGACCAAAGATAGAATCAGCTTCATGTTTTTTCGGCTCCATTGGAGGCTTAGGTTCATCCGATATCTTGATCAAGCGACACTCGCATGTCACATACAAGGTACACGCATAGGTTATCTGACACGAAGGGCTTTGAGCATAACCTGGAACAGGAGACCCTTGATTGTAGAGGATCTTCAGGCCAGAACCTTTACAGAAAGGGCAAGGCTGGAGTAGCATAACTTATTATACCGAAATTAAGTAAACGGGGTATAGCACAACCTGGTAGTGCACGGGCTTTGGGTGCCCGCCATTTCGGTTCAAATCCGAATACCCCGACTATGGTGGGTGTACTCGTTTGGTAACGAGGGCAGTCTGTGAAACTGCGGAAGCTCGGTTCGATCCCGGCCACTCACCCCATTTGTAGATTCCTGCCATCTCTTTGTAGATTTTCAGGTCAAGACTAGTTCAACCGTCTTTGGTGGTACATGATTGCTCGGACCAATAGAAATGGCGAGGTGGTAATCGACTCAGCTCGAGAACCCCTACTTATCTTGTTCAAGAGGATGAAGACGATTCTCCGACAGGACGAAAAGATTCAAGAGTCAGGGTTCACTAAATCTTACTTGCAACGAACTTTCCAACTGACGGCTCGTGAGGCAACGGACTTCATCAATTCTTTGGAGAAAGAGAAATGCCTGGGAACACGAGATAAGATTGAAAATGGGAAAGGATGGTACGAAAAGGCCTACGTCATCGTAAACCCTCCTCAGGCTCCAAGCTCTTACCGTCCACCGAACAAAGGGGAGCGGTTCGGATGGAAAAAGAAGAGTCGGATGAGTGGTAGCCAGCTCTGCGGGCGTTGTGGAGCCATCATTCAAGGAAGAGGCCGACACAACAAAAAAGAGATCGGCCACACTCGAGAAGTCTGCGACCTCTCGATGGTTCGGGTGATCCAAGACTACTAGGTAGCGGGAGCTGCGGGTTTCCTTGGCAAAAGTAAATCCGCGAGCTCTTGTGGTAGACCCTTGAACGTTGAAATAGGCACGCGGATTACTAGTGCTTTCCCTGTCTCGTGCTGACAGTAACACACGAATCCAAGGGTCCGCTGGAATGAATCGTTATAAATGCGGAAGTGAGGATGTTCGCAATGGGCAGTGAACATTGTAGCTAATGTGTTCGCATCAGTGACGACAACATTTTCCGGCTCCAACGGTTTCCCGAATTTCGGGTATTGGTAGAGCTTCGCGTCTTCGAGCTCCGCAGTCCATGGTTCCTTCTCAAGGTCGCGTCCTTGAGGAACCTCAAAGAAACCGACAAATCCTATGCATCCTGTCTCGGCATTGTCGAATGGGACAATTTGCTTGCCCTCTTTTCGCATCTTAACTTCCATCTCGGCGAGCTCGTCAGCGGTCTTGACCGGGATACCAATCAGCTTCTGCATTCAACACATTACCGAAAGGACTGAAATTATGGATACTCCAGATTGTGACGATATAACGGGGCTGTAGAGGAGAGGCCGTCCTCGTCTGCCTGTCACGCAGAACATCGTGGGTTCGAATCCCATCAGTCCCGCTGGCACGTAGGTTGGCCAAAGTAATACCAACCGGTTTTATTTTGGTCAGCTTACGGTAAGTCCGATTCTGGCGTTCGTCAGGTTCCCTGCCGTTCGCCGTCTGCCCTCGTGTGCATCAGGTGATGCAGCGCCGCTGTCTACGGCGTGAGGCCGGTTCGATTCCGACCGAGGGCGCTATTGTACTGTGAAGTAGAGGTTGTCATGGCTAAAAAAGGGTTTGCTGCGATGGATCCGAAACGAGTTCGTGAAATTGCCAGTCAAGGTGGGAAGGCAGCCCATGCTGCTGGTACGGCTCACGAATTCACACAAGAGGAAGCTCGAATTGCCGGTCGAAAGGGCGGATACGCTTCTCACGCCAAGAGGGCTGGGAAACCGGTTTCAGATGCTGAGGACACACGCAATCGTAAGATTGCTGGAGTCTGATGAATGGGATCATAGCTCAGACGGGAGAGCGCTGCGTTCGCAATGCAGAGGTCGCGAGTTCGATTCTCGCTGATTCCACTGGAGTGAGGTTACAGGGAGCAGTGAGCTTCCCAGGCCGAAAGCCTGACGTGAGTGCAGATAGGCGAATTACGCCGGAGTAACTTCAAATCAACTTCTTTTGCACGCAGGAGTTGGCTCCTACCATGATAATAGAATGTAATGATCCGGAATGTGTGGGGCTGCGGGTGAATATGAAAATTGATACACCCCATGCTTCGAAGTTCTTTCGTTCAAAAGTCACTATGCCTAATGGGACTTACTTCTATTTTGGCAGGTGTACCAGGCATTCTAAAGTAAATTCTGATACCACCGTTGAAGTCACATTTGAAGAGTGCATTATTGCGGGAGTAATGGAAACTTGATTGGGGCTGTAGCTCAGTTGGGAGAGCGCTTCCATGGCATGGAAGAGGTCGCCGGTTCGATCCCGGCTAGCTCCACTAGTAAATCGGAGATTGTCTGCTGTAAACCCAATTATGGCAGAATTCGAAGCTCCCTCTTTCGTCTATGACGGTATGGACGTATGGATTCCTTGGGATCGTTCCAAAGGAAGTGCCTTGAAATGCAAGGTGCTCGTTGCGGCTGGCAATATGGCACGAGTGTTCAACGAGTCCCATAAAGTAGACAAATGGATTCGAGTAGACGATCTTTTGGTCCCGACTGAGAAAGTTATCCAGAAGATTATGGAGTCGTAGGCCAACTAACATGGCTTGGACGTGGGCAGATGACGTGCAGTGCGGAATCCATAGTGGAATTGAACCGTGCTGTATTGCGTTCTATGTTTTAGTCTGGGATCGTATCCACGAAAGGAAGGATCCCAAACATCCGCTCAAATGGACTCGATATTTAGTTCGGAAGGCTAAGGTTTGGTATCGAAATCGGGTTAGGAGAAGGTCTTGGCAGCTCCAAAATCAATTCGATGGCGAACAATGGGTCGGATTCAATCATGTGCCCTGTCCTAGATGCTTTTGGGAAACCCGGATTATCCGCCTAAATAAATGCTCCTGCGGCTCGTAAATCCCGGAATACCCGACGTAAGATAAGGTATGGAAACCGACAAACTCGATCGAGCTCTCCGCCCGCAGTCTCTCGCCGATTTCACTGGCCAGAAGCAGGTTGCTGAGAATCTCCAAGTCTTCATCGCAGGCGCGAAAGACCGTGGAGAGCCACTCGAGCATCTCCTATTCTGTGGAGGTCCGGGACTCGGAAAGACTACTCTGGCGGGCGTCGTGGCCTCCGAGATGAGCAGCCGACTGGTTACGGTCAATGCCCCGTCGATCAAGACCAAGGCAGAGATGGCCAAAATTCTGCTTAGTCTGGAGCATGGCGATATCCTTTTCTTGGATGAAATTCATCGCCTCAAGGCTGAAATCCAGGAGATTCTCTATCCTGTAATGGAAGATTTCAAGCTTGAAATCGCGCAAGGCGAGGGAACTCTTCGGCTCGATCTCATGCCGTTCACGCTCATTGGTGCCACGACCCATATGGGCCTCATCAGTGCTCCCATGCGCGACCGATTCGGCGACGTTTGCACCCTCGTTCCGTACACGACCGTGGAACTTGAGGCCGTCATCACCCGTTCGGCCATCATGCTCAACATGGTTCTCGAAGCCAGCGCTATCCGAGAGATTGCTCAGCGTTCTCGTTCGACGCCCCGAGTGGCACTCAAGCTCCTGCGCCGGATGCGAGACTACGCAGCGTTTCAGAACACTTGGTTGGTCACACACCAGATGACCAAGGACAGCTTCCAGAAACTCGGAATCGATCAGCTCGGTCTAGACCAGACGAGCCGCAAGCTCCTTGGACTCCTGATCGAAAAGGGTCGCCCTGTGGGACTGAACACTCTGGCTTCGCTCCTCGGCGAGCAGGTCCAAAACATCGAAGAGGCTATCGAGCCATTTTTGCTCGCCCAGGGCTTCATCGAGAAAATGCCTGGAGGCCGAGTGGCGACGGACAAGGCACGCAAACATCTGGCTGCGTAATGCATGAATGGCGCGAAGAATCTTGGACTATGGTAAACTCAGCGAAATCTGGATATCGCTCAGTGAATCCTCCAACTTGGTATTGCCCGTTGTGTAAGACCATAATCAACAGTTGGACCGCTCCTCCATCCGATATGCCAGTTCGTTCTTCTAACGATGGCAATATTTGGACCTGCGAGGATATTGTAATAGAACGAATCATGAAAGCATGATTCATGAACTGCCCCAGTTTCCCCGGAAGGGAAGCTCGAGAAACTGACACGGGTTGCCTCTATGAGGCTCGATGATTTGCTATTGTAGCGCATCCATGGGCGATGTTCATGGAAGAGCGGACTCTGGTGAAGCAGACCACAAGGTTGCGGATGCACTGAGCTCTGCCTATTCAGGTAACTGGATAGGGTTTGGCCGATACCTGCCGGAGCAAGGAAGCGCAGTACCTAATAAGGTCTCTTGCATCGATGGACGGGTTCGACTCCCGTCTGGGGCACTACGGGATGGGCTGCTTTAGTAATTCAAGATTACCAGGTTCCATAATGAGCCGTCGCAGCAAGAGTTCGCATTCAGAGTGCGAACGTTTGAAGTATTTGATAGCAGAGATGAGACTCGTCATGCGCTTATCCCATTCATCAGCAGGGATGGTCGTCTTCTGCTTGTGAAGTTCAGATATCGCCAATTGCGCAAATCGAATGCGGTCTTCCATATCGTGGATTCGTTCCAGCAACACTTTCATCATTTCATCTCGCGTCATGGGCTTGGCACCCATGGGAGAACATTCGGATTCGCATGCAATGCGCTCTGCGATCGCCAGGAAGTTCACAACTCAATGACTAATCAATGTCTTAATTCGCCGGTTAGGCCCAGGTAGCGGGGCACCTGTTTGGTAAACAGGAGATGTGGGGTGCGATTCCCCAAACCGGCTCCAACTGTAATATTGGATATGATGAAGAACCCCAACCCGAAAATGCTCGTCCGGATCGCTCAAGGCGATGCGTATGGGGTAGCTTGCGAGTACATCAAGTTCCCTCGAGACCAGGCGACTTACGATCAGGCTATGAAATTTGAGAGCTACGGAAAACATCCGACGCATAAGCTCGTTCCTGGTCAATACACGGACGACACTCAAATGTCTCTCGCCGTAGCAGAGACGCTCTTGTGGAAGGAAGACCCGACTCCGCCAGACTTTGCCGAAATGTTCTTCCGCTGCTTCAAGCGTGATTGGAGAGATGGTTATTCGAGAGGCTTCCAAGCAATTCTGGAGAAAGTCTCAAGCGCTGAGGAAATGACTAGCGTGCTCAACCCGGACTCCGATAAGAATGGAGCGGCGATGAGGTCTGTTCCGATCGGAGTCCTTCCAAGTCCATATCATGTACTAAGTATCGCTTCGATGCAAGCGAAGATCACGCACAACACTGAAGGAGGAGTCAATTCTTCAGTCCTGATCGCTATGTTGAGCCATTTCGCGCTCTATCATGACGAACCCTTCATTGACTTCCCTAAATGGGTCAAGAAATATGGAGTGTCAGCTCCGATACCCATTTGGGATGGAAAGCCCGTGACTGGTCCAAACGTCGGGATGAACACTGCTCACGCAGTTTACACGTTGGTCAGTCGAGAAAAATCACTAATGGACATCGCTCGGCGAACCATTGAATGGGGCGGTGATACAGATTCCGTACTTTCACTGGCATGGGGAATCGCCAGTACACGAATGCAGGACGAAAAACTTCCGGAATTCTTCGACTCCGGGCTTGAGAATGGAACTTACGGTCGTACCTTCCTCGAAGGATTTGGTACGCGGCTTATGGAGAGATTTCAGTAACGAATATTAACTTAATTTCGAAATGAATGTGCGGGCGTCGCCAAGTGGTAAGGCGCTAGCCTTCCAAGCTAGCATTCGTGGGTTCGAATCCCATCGCCCGCTCCACTCTTTTTGTCACTTTAAAATGTGACAACTGTAGTACATGACACGAACGAGTTGCAGTTTCTGCTCGATCAAGCCAATGCTATTAACGAGCCACATCTCGACCTGAGCAAGATCTTCGGGACCGAAAAGCCACTTTATGTGTCAGTCGATAATTTATTAACCACCATCGCCAAAATTGATCAGCCTCAGGTATCGCTCCATTGGGATGGAAATAAGACACTTTCAGTCAAAAATATTGAAGATGGTGGCGTAGTGGCAACTTTTGAGCTTAAATTCTAATTCGCGGGCAAAGCCAATCGGTTAGGCATCACGTTCCCAACGTGACATTGACGGGTTCAACTCCCGTCGCCCGCTCCGGTTGTTCCTATTGGGTGGAAGGCATGCCTCTTACTGCCTGAAGCTTTGAGAAAGAGAAGGTAAGAGTTCTCTTATCTGGGAGACCGTCTTGGGGCGAATGCCCCAACCAATGATCCGATTCTCCGGCGAGGCGCATGGTCTGCAAAACCGTGTTCGAGGGTCCAACTCCCTCTCGGATCTCCACGCCCCTGTAGCCTAGCGGAACAGGCCGTCGTTTTCTAAACGATAGTTACGCGGGTTCGATTCCTGCCAGGGGTGCTAATTTTGTATAGTATGTGATGTCCGAAATCAAAGATAACGAAGCTTCAAAAGAAGGCCCCGTTAGAGCTGAAGAGAACATTAAAGATCGTCAGACTCTTCGAGAAGAAGGATTGAAGCAGCTCGCGGCTCAACTCGCTCCTTGCGGCCCCATTTTAGAAATGGATCCTGATTTCATTCATAAAGTTCTGGCGATCCCTGAGAAATATTGGTGGCAATTCAGTAAGGCTCAATATACGGCTTCCAAAATCGAGCCTACGGTTGAAGAAATTGCTCAAATTCTCGATATGGCCAAAGTAGTCCATATTATGGATGAGCCAGGACTAATGAAAAGACCGATCGGAGTCACCGGACCAATGGGTCCTCAAGGATTCCCTGGCTCTATAGGCCCTTTAAATCTCCAAGGAGCAACAGGACCTGTTGGGTCTCAGAAACGCTAAGGGTCTATTGAGTATCGTCTGGTATGACGATCACCGTCGGAGTCCTAAAACAAGTATCCGATCAGCCCAACGCGGTTGTGGCTACTGTTATATTGAACTCCGACGCGGTTCTGCCGAATCCACTGACGGCGTTGATCGACCCGGTTATATTCAATCAAATCTATACCCAACTAAATATTAGCCCAAATCAATACTCGATTTCGCAACTCACGCTCAACAGCGTGAGTGCTCCGTTCATCGAGGAGATAACATATTCATATTCCATCCGATTCGTCCTCAATGGAACTCCGATTACGAGCTCCCAATTCATTGGACCAGCGGGTCCACCCGGTCTAGCCGGAAAGGCTGGAGCCCCTGGAGCTGCAGGCGTTGGCGGACCCGTAGGTCCCACGGGTCCGCAGGGCCCTCAGGGGGTTACTGGAGTCACCGGACCCTTCGGAGGCCCTCCGGGGCCCACGGGAGTACAAGGCCCGACCGGACCTCAAGGCGGAACGGGTCCGCGTGGAGCTCCTGGCATCCCAGGATTCACCGGACCTCGAGGAGTAACCGGAGCCACCGGACCAATCGGATATACTGGTCCTCCCGGACAAAATGGTCTTCCTGGACCTACTGGTTTTACTGGTCCGACAGGTCCTCAGGGTCCGCAAGGCATTGTCGGACCCGTTGGTCCTACTGGTTCGGTTGGCCCGATTGGTCCGACAGGTGCTATCGGCCTTCCTCCTAACAGGTATACCGCACCCGATGTCAACACTCTGATTGCATGGCAGCTTGATGAGGTAGCTGGAGCCACTGGACCTTTCCAAAATGTTGGAACCTTCGGTCCTCCTGCTAACCTGGATCAACATCAAGGTAATTTCCTCCCACCAGGGATTCCAGTTGTTCCAGGAGCCCCCTTCTTCCGAACGGGAATTTTGGGAGTCTTCAACAATGCAGTCGATTTTGCCCCTGACCTCGTAGCAGTAGGTGCTGCTGCATTCTTGAAGACCACTTTCACAGGCGGTTTGCCTATTCAGTTCTCCGTGCACGGATGGGTGAAACTCCATTCAATTCCGGGCACTGGTTTCTTCCGGCTCTTCTCGAAGTGGTTTAACACGACAGGCAATACGCCAGGACCTGCTCCTGACGCATTCGCCTTATTGATTAATAACACCAACGGATTCCTATACGTCCAGACTAACGTGGCTGGAGTCAATAAGGCGACACCACAGGTAACACGCGACGCTCCATTCCCTCTCAATGAATGGGTGCATGTTGGTGCGACTTATGTGGGTGATGGGATCAACGCTCCTAACCACGGAACAGTCAAAATTTACGTTAATGGATACCAAGTTTTGGCCGATACCACATGGAATGGAATCATTGATTTCTCTGGTGGAGGCAATTTCTCTATCGGTGGAACTCCGGTCCTGTTCTCAGGGGTCGATGGAGTCCTAGATGATTGGCGAGTCGATTCCGTCGCCCGGCCCGATTCATATTTCGCCAGTTTGGTTCAACTCGGAAAGCCTTTCTGATGTCTGAAAAAACCGTCCGTTGTACAGACTGCGCCGCTGAGTTCACGCACGAAGAGCTCGAGGGAGCGAATGGTTGCCCCATATGCAAGACCTCGAGCCTTCCGTGCCGCATAGAAGACGACGTCACACTCAACATAAACTGGCATGAACTCCGGATTCTCGCGATATGGGCTTCCAATTATGCTGGCGAGAAGCTCAAGGGACAACCAGGTGAGCGCACGCTCAGGAGCATTATCAAGCGACTCCATGCTCAACATCCTGAGCGCACACCTCTAACGTTTGCAGATGAAATCCAGCAAGTAGCCAATCACTTTGGCGACGCTGAAATAGTGAGCTCTGACGGCACAAGGACTGTAGTCAAGCAAAACAAGCCGTCGTGAACCTGAGCCCCGATCAGATAAAGAAACTCGCTGAAGCAGCGGAGCGAGAAGCCCAACGGGATCTCATGCGACTGCTCTATCGAGCAGGGGCTTGGGTTTCAGCCATTTCACTAGGAGTAGGTTGGGGTTTTATCCAGCAACATTTATGGTATGGATATGGAATAATTGTTGTTGGAGGTCTCTGTGCAGTAATCTGCATCAAAAAGATTTGGCAATACTGGGATTAATTGTTCATTACATTATGGCAGACTAAGAAAACATAAGCGTCGTTGAAGAGACGCTCAGCAATCTTTTGCATTGCGGGACCTCGATAATAGTTCGGTGCGATCAGAGTAACCAATCTGTCCGCCATGCGGTTAATTGCGTCTCGTCCGCTTTCCGTATTGAACACTTTGTAGAGACGAATCTGCCTATATTTGTGTATCTCACAATTGATACAATGCTGAGGTTCCCAGAAGAAATAAGTATTCCTCCGATTGGCTCGCATGTAGGCCACGTTCCAACTATGACGTTCCGCTAAGATCCTGTCATTGCTGGTGACTACGTTAGCCTCGACCAGGACTTTGAATTCTTGCGGTTGATTCTTCTTGAGAGCTCGACGTTCAAACTTGAACTCTATCCCAAGGTGGTTCACAATTTCTGGACGGTTAAAAAGCTTCACCTCAAACATTACATCTCCCGTCAGACGGATTCTGACTCGACGCTCCGATCGTCGATGAGCTGGTTCAACTCCAGCACGGGAGGCCATGTCCTCGTAGCCTAGCGGAAGAGGCACCGGTCTTCGAAACCGGAAACGCGGGTTCGATTCCTGCCGAGGACACTAATTGTATTTTAGAAGTAGGAATTGTGAGCGAATACACGAAGCAGGGCGTCCGGAATCTCGACAACATCGGCCCGAAGCAATCGCCACCTTTGACAATGCCAAAGGTTTGCGACCATCGTCGCATACGATCATGTTGCACGCCGGATTGTGGGCACTACATCTGTCCCTGTGGGGTTACATGGGACGATGGTGCTGAAGGACCATGGCCTCCATTCCGACGCCGACGCAGGTAGAGTCTTGGATGTTCCAAGACCGACACTGGAATCGTCAGAAGTTTCCCTCGAAACACGTCTTAGTTTGCGAAGACGACACATCTTGTCAGTCCCGCATGGCTAAGCACTTCTCGGAAACGTTCGAACCTCAAGGGACCGTTCAGTTCAGCTTTGTGCCAGGAGGACGTGCTGCGGCAGGCGTCATTCTTTGGACACCAATTGATTTGGTCATTTTAGACCACGACATGCCGAATGGAAATGGCGCCGATTTGATACATTGGATGAAAGCTCATAAATATGGGATGCCAGTCATAACATTTTCAGGAATCCCTCAAAACAATGCGACTATGATGAATTTGGGTGCGAGTCATCGATTCCATAAAGAAGAAGTCATAGCCGGGAAAGCGGATCCCTTGATCCGTCAAATTCTAGGCTTGCAGTAACGCGGTAACACTTGGAGTGGGACAGCTTTCATAAGGCTGGTCAAGACGGTCCGATTCCGTCTACCGCGACTAAGAATGACTAAAAGCATTAGACCAAAACCAAGCTCTCCGCCCAGGCGTCGGACTTCCGGCGCGATTAAGCGTCCTTCTCTCCCACCTAAACTGCCGAAGGGCGCAGCCAAAGATGAAGAAGGAGTTTGCCCCGTTTGTGGAGGCAAAGTCATTGAGAAGTATGAATCCAATGAAGATGAACGCGGCCGTCATAAAATGATGGCTGTAGGTCTCCATTGCAACAAGTGCGGCTTAAAATTCGAGTTTATGCCACCTAGCTTACTCAAGAAATAATATTGGGGATTCGTCTAATGGCAGGACAGCAGCCTTTGGAGCTGCCTATCGGGGTTCGAGTCCCTGATCCCCAGCCAATGGCATTTTCATACGATGACTAAGTATGAAGATAGATCAGAGCCGAGCCGATGCTTGGTACCTGGCTATTAGCGATTTCTTGGAAACTCAAGCTGGAGACCAGGATGCCGCTGTGCCTGGCTCCTTAGTCTCAGCTCTTTGTAAAGTGCTAGCTGATGCTATGGAAGGCATCGAAGCAGACGAAACCAAAAAACTCGAGGTGGTACTCAAACTTACCGCTCTCGCCATGGGTTATCAGGAGGAATTCCTAATACTCAAAGACCCGAAAGGCTTGCTAAGTTAGGCGGTCATGAATATCGATGCTTTATTAGATGAAATCAACTACTCTTTAGACGAGAAGAGGATAGAAGGGATCGGCCCGGCTATCCTTTATTTCTCAGCCGATCGCCTCGTAGACTCCGTTACCAGTTCGCTTGACCAATTTCTGATCGATCAGAGTGTTGATAGCTCGGAAGAACACTCCATGGCTCAGCTTGAGCTTCTGGAAGATGTCACCCGTCGAGACCTCTCCACCCTTCTTCTTGATGATTGTGAGGATCTTTCCGGGGACTCGCTCTGCTTCGATCCTGGATAGCCGAGAACGGGCTTCTTTCTTGGTGGCCTTGTGCTTGTGAACCTTTTTAGGAGCAGACCTGAATCCAATCAGCTTGGATAGCCGATCTTTCATTTCTGCAAGATTCGCCTCCTGGCTTTTGATCTGGACTGACAATTCGATGATCTGATCGACTTTGGAACTCATACGATTCTCCTTCGACAGATTTTACAAATGGAATATTCTAATTTACGGGCCAGTAACTCAGCGGTAGCAGTGCCTCCCTTACAAGGAGGAAGTCGGCGGTTCGAATCCGTCCTGGCCTACTAAATGCGGGAGTCGTTCTCGGGGAGAACACCAGCTCGACAAGCTGGACCAGGTACGACTTAATCAATGGCTAGTAGTTCACCGGTAGAACGCTCCCCTGACACGGGAGAGGTAGAGGGTTCAACTCCCTCCTAGCCAACTGTATAATTGCAAATGATGGATTTTCGTGTATGCAATCGGTGTACTTCAAAGAAGTCCATTACCTGCTTTCCGAAGGCTACTGGCAAGAGTCGTATAACCCCATGTCGAAGACGCATTTGCAGTGCATGCATTGCACGAAAACGCTACAATCCCGCGAAGAGAGCTGTTAAAGCTAAGATTTATGCAAAAACCCATGTTTCGGAATGTGTCCTTAGATATTGTAGGAATGCTGACAAAAGGCGTGGCCACGAACATGATCTAAGTTTAGAGTTTGTTCGAGATCTTTTAAGCAAGCCGTGTTCCTACTGCGGAGACACATTGCTCAGAATGACTCTAGATCGAATTGAGAATAAATTGGGCCATACCCGAAAGAACGTTGTACCAGCTTGTGTTCGTTGCAATTACGCCCGTCGAGATATGCCTTATCAGGCATGGCTTGAACTGGTGCCAGCCCTAAAATCTGCACGATTGAAAGGACTATTCGGGGATTGGACTGGTGGTTGGAAGAAATTAATATGAAATAGAGTGGTCCTGTCTCCCGCACCAGTAACGTTCTTCATGACTATTATTTGGAGAGAGACTATGGATGGGACGATCTATAGTCTCAATTTCAAGCAACGCTCGAAGCAAAAAGTGAATAGCATATTCTTATCAGGGAATCATTCCCCGAAAGAACTGAATAAAGTTCAGGTTCAGGCAATAGTCGGAATACTCAAAGAGATTGGACCGACTGCGGCGAAGAAAGAAGTTGTCAGATTCAAGAAGTTCAAGCCAACGTAGCCCAATTGGTAGGAGGCACTTGACTTAGGATCAAGGCAGTATGGGTTCGAATCCCTTCGTTGGCACTGTATGGTTTATTATGGAGACGGTCTATTTGACAAAGCGCGAGCTCGACGGACTCGCCGAGTATTCATGCACTGTTCCGACCGGAACTACGATCGGCAAGCGTTGGAAGCGTAATGACAATGCTTATCGTCGAGAAATCGCTCATTTAGATTTCTGGAATGGGAGTCCTGTCTTGGAGCGATTTCCGCCTAATTGGTTAATGGGCGAATATGCGCCCGATCCGAAAGCCAAGCTAGATAAGAAAGGTCAGCCAGAGACTATTTTGATCGTCTGGAGAAAAATCGTAGTTCGAGAGGAGAAATGCGATGCTAGAAGCAATAATAGGAGCGATAGCCCTTAGGGCCGTCGCCTTATCCGGCTGGTTGCCGGAGCACGTCTTATAAGCGTGTGGCGGGAGTTCAATTCTCGGACGGCCCACTAATGAAGCGTAAATTGGATAGTCATGACTGGCATTCTCATATCCCTTTGGAAAAGGGTCAGCATCGGCAGTATATCTGGACCTGTTCAAAATGCGGAGCCAAGACATTTCATACCCAAAAGCCTCTTGCACTTCCCAAACGGATGAAATATAAGAATGGTTCCTGGGCTAGAGTAGCGGATATCGGAACTCTTAAGAGAGTTCCTTTGCATCTCTATTCATGTCCTGAATTTTCGGCACTTAGAATAATGGAATCGTAATGCACAGGTGGGATAAAGGCGAATGGCACAGCCGCTGGTTTCAAAAGCCAGACCTTTGCGGGTTCAAGTCCCGCCCTGTGCACCATGAATAACAAAGTCCGACTTCTAGTCCATGGCGTGACTGTTGAAGAATGGACGAAGCGTTACGGCGTAACGCCGTTCACTCACCCCTGCTACGGGTGCGGGCATCCTCTTACGACGACTATTCCATTCGTGCAAGGCCAGCTCCGAGGTCTGCAAGCACCAAAATGTGAATGCGGAGAGCATGATTCCGGGTATAGCCACCCGCCATACTCTATTGTCCGAGACCCGAAATATGGGGACTTGTTCGATAATTGGGGGAAATGAGGCTTTTCATTATGACTCTCGAAGCTCACAAGGTGCTCTTCTGGCTAATTGTAGGCCACTTTGCGATGGATTATCCGTTCCAGGGTGACACCACAGCCATTCAGAAGAGCCCACTGTGCAACAATCCTTTATCCAAGTTAGTTCCATGGTATTACTGGATGACAGCTCACTGCCTTATGCAAGCAGGTGTAGTGATGCTAGTCACAGGTAGTATCAAGTTCGCATTGTTTGAATTCGTTGTACATTTTGTTACTGATTACACAAAATGTCGCAACTGGATCAGCATTCACTTGGATCAAGGAATTCATTTAGCATGCAAATTAAGTTTTGCCATTCTCATCGCGTTAGATCAGAAGCATTGGTAGTATTCGCTGAATTGATCTTTCTTTGGTATATCTTAATGATCGACGTTTATTTACAAATGGATAATGGCGGATGGTTCATGGCCCAGTGAGGATAATGAGGAATGGCACACTCTGCGGATTTAAAATCCGTACCTTTTGAGGGTTCAATTCCCTCCTGGGCTACCGAGTCAGATTAGAATATTCAGAGACGTCAGTTAGTAACGGGGTTGTGACGGAAATGGAAGACGTTAGCTAGGATCAGTACCTGAAGATACTGGACCTGGTGAGGCTCTCAGGGCCATGTGAGTTCGATCCTCTCCAACCCCACTATTCCCGCAGGATGGTCCTGTGGAAATGAATCGAGGAAATCATGAGAAAGAGACGAAGAAGGCGTAGGTGAACCATGGACGCGAAAACGCTGATACTCACGAAGGATTATGCTCCTCACAAGATCGTAACCGGGAACCGCGCCTTGATGATGCTGTTCCAGGGCAAGATCCGTGTAGTCGAGGAGTATGCGGGTACAGAGCATGTCATGGGCAAGATTGAAGTCGCTCGTCAGAGCGAGTTCAAAAATGTCGTGCAGGCTCTCGGAACCCGCGCCGAAATAGGGAAGGATCTCCTGATCCGTCTCCCTTCGGTTGCATCCTTGATCCGTGGAGTAGGAAGCGTCAAGCGTGGTGTGAAGTTCTCACGCATCAACGTCTTCACTCGAGACGGATTCAGGTGTCAATACTGCGGTGACCGCAAGAAGATGGCGGAACTCAATTACGATCACGTGCTCCCGAGGAGACTCGGAGGCAAGACGAATTGGGACAACATCGTCGCTGCGTGCTACGCGTGCAACAGCTTCAAGGCTGACCGTACGCCGGAGCAGGCAGGAATGCGACTCCGTAAGAGGCCGTACAAGCCGAAGACCTTGCCAATGCTGGGTCCTCGCTTCGACTTCAAGGAAGTCCCCGTCACCTGGCTCCCGTACTGCGCGAGCTACTTTGGTGAGGACGAGACCGCAGTAGCCTAATGGTGGGGAGGGCGAAAGCCCTCCCTGCTATGTTCATCAGCGTGTAGCGCAGAGGTAGCGCGCTCCCTTGGGGTGGGAGAGGTCGGAGGTTCGATTCCTCTCACGCTGACCCGGTTTCATTATGTAGCGTTAGATCATGAAAAAGCGGCGTATTAGTCTCCGCCAAAATGAGAAGCAAATTAAGCATTTGCGTGGACCCAATGGGTTTCGCTTATGTAGGTGGTGTCAGAAGGAAGTTCAGCCTCCTCGCAAGACTTTCTGCAATGATGAATGTGTCCATGAATGGAAGCTCCGTTCAAGTACCAAATATCTTCGAGAGCATGTTTATATACGCGACCTCGGGATTTGTGCTGGATGCAAAGTCGACACGAGGCATCAAAAAATTCAAATAGAGGATTTGTTCAAAGAATGTGGGAGGAACGGGAAAGATCCTCGGTATGTGACATTCTTAAAGAATCTGAAGCTCACTCCACATGAGGCTCAGAAATCTCTTTGGCAGGCCGACCATGTCCGTCCTGTCGAGAATGGCGGCGGGCTGTGCGGGCTCGATGGATTCCAAACTCTATGCACTAAGTGTCACAAAAGCAAGTCGGCGGCTCAAGCAAGCTACCGCATCAATCCTAAAGGACTTGTCGGAATAAAGAAGGTTCGAGGAGCTGGGAAAATTGACGATATTCGAGGCATCAAGGGATTCAAGGGTGTATAGTCTAGAATGGACGAACTACCTCCTATCCCTCAAGATCTAAAATCTTTGGTCATGCACATCCAGTACAGAACTGGCCAAACAGACCAATCAGAACAGATTCGACGAGCGCTTAATCTTTACTTGAACATTTTTGATTTGCATTCTCAGGGCTTCCAGTTTGCCGTGTTCAAACCAGAACCAGGGAAGATACCTGATATGCAGTTGGTGGAGGATTGGGAATTTTGATGGAAGGTGCGCCCCACCGGGTGGGGGCCTGCTTGGAAAGCAGTGCGGGCGGCGAAAGCTGCCCGGGGTTCGACTCCTCCTCCTTCCGCTACGGAAGCTAAACCGATCGGGGATCGGCGCTGTTTTGAAAACAGATGGGCCTCGCAAGGGGCTGGGGATCGAGACCTCTGGCTTCCGCTATTCGTAAATTCGCCTCCCCTAGGCGTAAGTTTTTTCGTGGATAAGTTGTCTTTCGATGGGCCCAAACCTTGCCCGGTATGTGAACATCTTGTGTTCTACAAGAAAGGTCGTAGGCGTTGCAGCCAATGTCGCCGTTGGTGTCATGAGAGCTGTTCCGTACCTTCATCTAGAGCCTACGATTCCAGATCCGTTTGCCATGATTGCTTGGGCAATGGACATCTCAAAACATATCACCTAGAGTGGATCCTCAAAGACTTGGAACTTTGGGAAGATGCGGCTCGAAAAGGCGCCTTGGTTTATATTGCGTCGATTTATTTAGGACAAGACGAAGCCGCTATTGCAACGGTTGCTCGTTTGACCCCAGAAGAAGTATCAGAACGAGCCCAACACCTCCGCGATAGCCAACTATGGCTGCCTAATGGAAAGCTTGGAATGGACGATTTAGAAGCTATGGAAAACGATCCAAAAATCGCTTCCGTTCATATGATTCTCGGAGCTCTTTGCGCCGAAGGGCTTATCCGAAGAGAGATCGTCGATAGTGAAGGGAAATTTTCTGCGACTAAGGGTTAATTGAAAGGTTTTCTGTGGCTAATTACCAAACAACGTCTGAGCTGATTGATCAACAGAAACAATGGGTTCAGGATACACACGGTAAGTGGGTCGGTCAAATTGAATGGTCTGATGTTGAATATGTTCAGACATCAAGTTTGAAACCGTCCGAGCTGAATAAGGACGGTATGCCTACGAACCCACCCTCTCCTGAAAAAGGACACCAATCCATATATTCTTCAAGTGAAGAGCTCATTCAAGCTCTCACTAACGCTCTTGAATGTGGAGAACCACTCCCACCATTGGTAGTTAGTGAAGTAAATGTACTCGATGGTCACCATCGTTGGATAGCAGCAAACCGTGCTAAGTGTGAGACTGTGCCTATTCTTAGAATATCTTTATAGTTGCTACAATGGATTTAGGAAGGTGAACTGGACAAGCGCGCCAGCACGGCTTCGAACACCGTTGGACGTTGAAATATACGTTGGGGATCAAGACCTCCGCCTTCCGCTAAGTAAGATGAGTTTTGGCGTAGACTAACCATCTTTGAACATCTTGCTTCAAATCATCGATGGTTTTATTCGGACGATCGTCTGGAGAACCTTTCGGTTTGTCTAATAAATAGGTGACCTCGGCCACCCAGTCACCAGTATTGGCCATATTGAAAGGTTCCACAATGTCTTTGAATCCTCCGACAACGGTGAGAAGCCAGACCAAATTGTCTCGCTGATATTTATTGAGTTTGATAGTCCAAGAATCGGGTTCACCATTCTTATCTAGGCCAACTTTAGGCCTTTCGCATCCTATCTTGTGCTCGATAGGTTGGGTTGTTGAACCGGCTTCACACCAATGGCAATAGTACGTGGGTGAGGATTGAACCATCTTGAACAGTACAGTTCTTTATGTTAGACGGCTGCCCTCTCGTACTTGGTCCTGCACGTGAAGCTTGGATTCTTCAAGCCGTATTGGATGGGAAAGCTGAATACTCTTTTACTCCGATCATTGGAGCGTGTATTGGCCATAAGGGAACATTTCAAGTCTTCGCTGATGCGCTAAAGATCGACGGTATAAGAATCATTCTGAGTGCAGAAACACAGCAGAAAATCGCCGATGCGCTTGATTGTCTGCTTCTTACTCCGAAACTCGCGGATCTCATATTCTTGCAATCCGACGCTATCTTAGATCCAATGCCTCGAGCCATTGGAGATGGAAGCCATATGTCGGATACGCAGTGGATGATCGATCAGAGCCAAGATATCGATAAAGCGTTAGCTAAGTTCTCATCTAAGCCTGCTCTCCCATCGACGCTGGGGAAACACTGGTGCATTGACGAGAGTCTCGCAAAACTCCCTGTAGGAACCGCATGTAATTACGGCTGGCACTTTCGAGGCCCGAATTTCCAAGGCATTACAGGGGAAATCACTGCGAGCCAAGCTAAATGGACGAACGGCTCTTTCATACGACTCATTCAAGGCCGTGGAACTCGTCATGATATGCATCACTCGGACTATAGTCAGAACTGCATTCTAGTAGCCAGGAAATGTGAGATCGATGGCGTCGAGATGCAATTGGATGACGTCCTAAAAGATCCCGTCCTGTCTACAATAGTAAGCCACCAGGGACCCATGACCGTGCTTCGCCAGCCGGGCGTTCCGGTTCAGGCTCCCCCAGGCGACGACAATCCTTATTGACTGTAGGTTGGGATATGGGGCTTCTCGAAGACATCAAAAAGCTTCCAGGATTGAAGCAGATGCTTATGTCCCGCCCTGACTATCAGAAGCTCGTCCAAGAGGCAAAGAAGGTCGGGACTGAGCCACCAGCTGGTATTCGAATAGTAGAATCCAACATTATTCCACCCGGACAGATGCTGATCACGGAGCTGCCAGAATTTATCGGCCAAATACCAATCAGGCAAGAGCTCTCTATACTTCCAGACGACGATCCGAAATTTAAGGTGACCGGATGGCAGATGTCTGAACATATCGGAGTCGGGGTCATAAATCCCAAAAGTATTAGTGGGATTTCCATGGAGCGCCCAACTCTTATCTTCGAATGGCCTATTCCTGTTTTTCGAGGAATATGGCTCCGGACGTCGTACTATCAAGGTGCAATGTGTTTAAGCATGGTAGCTCAAGGGCCGATCCATCAAGATACGAAGATTGCTGTTTATGATGGGAAATTTGCCTTCGGTCCCAGTAATACTACTGGGTTTGATCATGTATTACCTGACATGCTCCGAGAAAGCGTTTTGGCTTCCCATGAAGTCAAGAGTGCTTATCTTAATCAAAGCATCGCTGAGAATCTGGCGGGGGATCCTTTCTGGCAGCGATACATCGATGAAGTCCGAACGGTTTTCGAAGTTGCCCAAGTGATGCTGACGTGACTGTAGCGATCTTCTGTGGTAGCCGAGAGTGGACGGACCCTCATCCGATACGCGAAGCGTTGGCGCTGCTCCCTCCAGGCTCTACAGTGATCCACGGCGACCAAAGAGGTGCCGACATCATTTCTGAGGCTGAAGCCAAGGCGATGGGACATGATGTAATAGCTGTTCCAGCTGATTGGGAATTAGGGCCGCCTGCAGGTCCGATTCGCAATGAAGGTATGCTAAAAAGACTGCTTGCTGCAGCTCATTTCGGTCAAGCCGTTCGAACTTTCGCATTCCATTTCGACCCTCAGCTTGGTTCCGGGACTCGAGATATGGTGCAGAAATCTTTAAAGGCTCGAGTCCGAGTAAGTGCTTTCATTTGGACTGGTGGAGGGAATATTGATTGCTTCCGTTCTTCAGGTGCCACAGAATGCCCTCATTGCGGGACTGAGTATTGGCGCCATCCAGACATTACGTCAGTTTTAGACAAAGAGAAACGTCCTTTTTTGCATTTGGCCTGTGATGGCCGATTCTTGAAATTATGACACCCTCGTAGCCTAGCGGATGAGGCACTTGTTTCCTAAACAAGGTCGAAAGACGACGCTGGTTCGAGTCCAGCCGAGGGTACTAAACTCACAGATCTCAGGCTGTCAAATTCAGTGCGTAAGTTCAGTGTCCTCGCTTGTAATGTAGCGGACGATGGACATCATTTCTCAGCGCTTGCCGACTGATCTCAATCCTGCTCGTTTTTATGCTCTAACAAAACTCCTGGCGGGAGTAACGGAGAGTGAAATCGTGGCATTCAATGCCATGGCAGCAAACGTAGAGGATCTAATCATAGACCTGGAGGATAAGGTCATATCGATTGCTCGCACCAATAACTCGTTGATGCAAGAAGTCCGTCTAACCACACGACGCCGTCCAAGAGACGCCTTCGAGAGCGATGATTTCGGGCTCGAAGACCTTCGTCAGACGGCGAGCATGACCGGTTATTCCATGGTCGTGTTCCATGTTCTTGAAGAGCTTTATAAAGCATATCAAGATATTTATGGAGTCCTTCAGGACTTGCGACCCGGGACCCTCATGCTCTCAGGTACGGGCTTCGATATTCGTGAGTTGAATCCTTCCACAATTCAGATGCTGGCCTTTGAGATCCAGCTCAATAAAGGTGTGGTCGATAAATTCATCGGTTCGCTTATCCGAACGAGCGCGCTCAAGAAGCGTATTCATATGTCGGCTGAGAACATCACGAAGATGATGGATCAGTATATTCAGACGCTCACTCACCGTCACACGGTCGAAGGTATCAAGATCCATGGGGATCCGATTTCGACTGACATTGCGATTTCTCTCTATGAGAACATCGACGCTCATGGAGAGATCCAGGACGGTAAGAAGCCGGATGAACTATCTGCATACTCCCTGCGCAAGGCTCAGATCATTTGCGAAGGCATCAAGCAGGGAGAGCTTCGCAATTTCGTCCGCGATCCGAAATCTCTTTGCACTACCGCTGAATCACATCTCAGAGGGATGTGGGATGTTGCGCACAAGCTCGAGCAGATGATGGATGATCGTATTGATGAATTTTATACGATCATTGATCAGCGCAGGCCCAACAACCGAAAGGTCTCAGACCAAGAATTCAGTCTGTCTTTGCACACTATTCGAGAAGATCTCGACCCACTTGCTGTGCGATACAAGGAGAAATCGGTTCTCCTGACCTCAGAAGAACGATTCAATCTCCATTTCCAGAACGAGACGTTGGCCGAAGTATCGAGGCTCGTTCGAGAGTATTCGAAGGACTCCAAGAAGCTCGTCGATTACGTCTTGAACCGAAAGCTCGAGCTTCGCAACTACTTCCAGGATGAAAACTCGTTTTACGTCTGCAAGATCGGTTCAGGTAATCCATTCCTTGGGAGTGCTCCCGGAGAGCTCACGGTAGTTCCGGGGACTCGTCCAAATGTCGTGCTGGATGAAATTATTGGGTCCGGATTCGCCGAGGTCAAAGATTTCATTAAGACCATCGAATCGAGCTCCAAATGGGCCGATCTCTTTTTGGCTACTTCGCCCAGCAAGACGACGGATAAGGCGAACGTGCTGCTCATCGGGCCAATGGGATGCGGCAAGACGGAAATCATGCGAGCAGTGGGCGGAGACCGGAAGTCGATCGGTATCTTCGCTCAGGGTTCGGACTTCCTGACTTGCTGGAAGGGCGAGGCAGAGAAGAACCCGAAGCGTTTGTTTGAGGCTGGCCTCAAACTCCAGAAGGAATCACGCAAGCACGTGCATTTCCTCATTGACGAGATCGATTCGGTTCTCAACGACGAAAAAGGAATCGGAAGCACGAATCTGACGCTCGAGTTCCAGATCCTCATGGATGGAGTGGTCCATTATCCGCATTTGAGTGTGTGGGGAGCAACCAACTCGCCTGAGCGTATTCCGATGCCGATGATTCGACGCTTCAGCAAGGTCTTGGTTGTGGGCGAGCTCGATCAATCAGCTCGAGTGAAGCTGTTCAATCAGTTTCTCTCTTATCTGCCTCTTAGGTCCGACTCTGCCTTCTTGAACTCAACGGAACAGGTATCGAAGTCGGTCGAAAAAGGTGCCCAGAAACTCGAGGGAGCTACTGGAGATGTCATTCGAAAGGTAGTGGATCATATTTGGCGAACCAAGATGACTTGGTTTGTCCAAAACCACAACGCGGAGGCTCAGGAGCTTCTCGATAGTCTCAACGATGGTCAGAAGTTCCAACTTTCGGACTTCAACGAAGCGAAGCGAATCGCCTTCAAAGAGAAGCTCTCGAAATATATGGTTGTCAGCCCGGAGGATATCGAGAAGTCAGTGGATATTCATCTGACGAACATCGCTGTCCACAACGAGATCGAGACCGCTAAGGAGACCTATGCGAGAGCCAAGAAATTCTTGAATTCTCTTGCTTCCGGAGAGGTGTGATTGGGGGCTGCGAGAAATAAATCCATTGTTCTTGGCTGGCCTCCCGGTTTCATAAATAATCCCGGCCGGAAGGCTGGAAAGTCTCAACCCTCTAAAGTCGTCAATGATCTCGATGAGTCTATCCGGCTTCTCAAAACCGGATGCAGAAAGTTCACTAAGCAGAAAAGACGCGATAGGATCTGGTTAGTTATCGATCACTCTCCTCATTGGAGAAGGCAAACAATGCCGCACCGGTATTCTGCTATTAGTTGGCCAGTCAAAACTGGTTATCCATCCTGTTGGGCTCGAGTGGGTTGGATTGTAAATTCAGTCAGGTTCACGTCAAGAAGGCTTGCTCATCAAGAAGCCCAAAAATTACGAGGAATCTCAGAAATTATGGACGTTTAGAGTATGTCATGGATGACGAGGAAGATTTCCGCATTAAGGTTCGGCCTACCCCAAAGCCGAAGACCAAAGATGTTCCATGGAGCCCCAAGCTCGTAGAGAGGGTGCGGAATATTATTCTGACGTCTACGGATGACTATGTCCTCAAGGACGAGATAGCCAAGAAGCTACTCGCTCCGATTCATGATATTGGGCATTGTTTTTCTATTTTGGCCCGAGAGAGACTTCTAGAAGTTCGGCCTGTCCCTACCGATGAGATCGTTCGCGTGAACGGGGTTCTGGTTCATTGGGAAAACGGCAAATGGATAGAAGGGCGGGCTTCGATAGACCACTTGTTTATCGCTAAGCCACGACGGGGCATACGAAAGCGTTATGACACGCGCCAAGTAACAAGCAATCAGGAGCGAGCGAACAAGCGAGAGCGGGCGAAGTATTTGCGCAAGAATCCGCCTGTGGAGTCTAAATGGAACGGCCTGGCACATTTCATTGTCCGTGGAACCAAAGACTTCATTCGAGCCGCTCAGAAAGCAGGGCTCCCGGAAAACCCTGTTGCAGACTGGGCATGTTCGGGATGTCAAAGAATATTCCCGTACACTGAAACTTACTGCATCAAATGCCAAAAGGGACGATTTCCGAAAGAGGAATGGGCTCCCGTCGTGGAAACTCCGAAGCCAACGTGTGCGCGTTGCGGCGGTATTGTTAAGATTCGTATGCGGCACGGGAAGAAATCCCCAGACCATGGTCTGGGGAAATGCAATATTTCCATGGTCGAAAAGATAATGGCAGACTGATGGAATCTAATATCGATTTGGTCGACAACAATCAAGAATGGATCGAGCAATCATGGGCAGTGACCCAGGAAAAACTCCAGGCCAATGATTTATTGGCAATTGTTTTCTTGAAAGAAAACGGCAAGCCGGTGATGTTTATCACCGACCGCCCGACCGCCCTTCTATCCATCAACAGGTTTGATATTGATGTAACACTTGATGCATTCAAAGCAGTTCACGCTCCCGCATGGGAGTACGAACCTCCTGTCCATGCCGGAACGGCTCTTTGGATCTTTGCTATCACCGATGACGGTCCAGCCCTTGTCCGTATGATCAAGACTACTCATCATGGCGGACAAGCCTGATGGCTCCTCGCTCCAGTCGAAAAGTTCCATATCCGTTCGTGAAATGGGCTGGCGGGAAAACCAAGATGATTGGTCACATCTTGGCCAACATGCCTGCCAAGATTGGAACTTATTACGAACCCTTCATCGGCGGAGGAGCTGTATTCTTCGAGCTCGCTCGTCAAAAGCGATTTGATCGCGCAATAATCGGCGATTTGAACGAAGAACTCATGAATACCTACCATATGATCCGAGACGACGTCGACGGACTCATCAAGGTCCTCAAGCAACCACGCTACAAATATCAACGGTCTGCGTATTTGAAGATACGGGCTTTGGACCCGAATAAAATCGACGCGCTTGCTCGTGCAGCACGATTTATATATCTAAATAGAACGTGCTTCAATGGCTTATATAGGGTCAACCAAAGCGGCGGGTTTAATGTCCCGTTTGGGAAGTACACCAACCCAGTTATTTGTGATGAAACGAATCTCCGCGCCGTTTCTGAAGTTTTGGTTAACGTCGAGCTCGCAATATCGGATTTCGACCAGATCGTAGAGGACGCTCATCCAGGAGACGTCGTTTATTTTGACCCTCCATATTTACCATTATCTCCAACCAGCAACTTCACCGGGTATAACGAAGGTGGATTCAGTATCCATAGCCACGAACGCCTTGCTCGCACATTCTCTAGATTGAAAAAGCGACGCGTGAAAGCTATTTTATCTAATTCGAGCTCAGCCAAGTCTATCGAGCTTTACAGTAAATTCAAGATAGAATATCACATAGGGTCTCGTGTTGTAGGAGGACCTGCCGAATACCGGAAATCAGTATCTGAAATTCTCGTTGTAAATTCTTAGGGGAGTGACGTATTACATATCATGAGCGAAACCCGAGTTTTGGTGGTAGACGACGACCGATCCGTTTTAGAAGGGTTCTCCAGAGGGTTAAAGCTTTACGGATATGAGATATCGTCCACAATTGATGCTCGAGAAGCTGTCCAGTGGATTCGTGAAGGCAAGGAATTTGACGTTATCATCAGTGATATGCAAATGCCATTCATGAACGGCACTGAATTCTTCTCCGAGGTTATCAAGATTCATCCTCAATATGCCAAACGATTTCTTTTCATCTCTGGGAGTTCAGGTCCCTTCCCTGAAGGAGTTAAAAGGCTTTCTAAGCCCGTGCACATGAAGGAAGTCGTGGAACTAATTGAACTTCTAGCCAAGGGTTGATTAGTGCGGACAGTTTCCATTAATGGGAAAGAACTGTCTGAGCATGACTTAGCCTGTCCAGAATGCACAGGTCCAATGAAGCTTGCGAAGAGCAAGTTTGGGATCAGCTACAGATGTGCCAAAGGATGGAACGTCTGCAAAGGCTCACATGGAGCGCATCCTAACGGCTCTCCTATGGGGATTCCAGCCAAATATAAGATTCGGAAGCTTCGCACAGAAGCTCACGAGACTTTCGACCGTCTTTGGAAGAAGGACTCTCGTGGCAACAGTATCATGAGTCGCAGCGAGGCTTATGCCTGGATGCGGAAAGCTCTCGAACTCGATAAGGCAGAAGGCCATATCAGTCGATTCGACGCCAATCAATGTCGAAAATTGATGCAGAAGTTCCAGGAAGACTTTCCGGACCTCTCTTTGAGCCTCGACCCTATTTAGGGAGTCGGAGCCACGGTCGAGTGGTCACGATGGGCCTGCCAGTTCTTCAGATAGATCGCCGCATTATCTGGATCTGAGATAATAATGCAGTTCTCTGCATTATTCTTCTCAGCGGCTTCTGTGTAATTGAAAGACCCAGTTTGGACTTTGATCTTGTCGACGATGATCACCTTATTATGGGCGATAGCATGCTTCGCGTCGATAAACACTGAGACTTTCCCGTTGGACGTAGTTTGCTGGACCTCCAACATCTTGGAGCTCTTCTCCGTCAAATTGCTCTTGTCCAGTAGGATCGTGACAGCCACTCCGCGATTTTGAGCTGCCACTAAGGCATCTGATATTGGCTTGGAAGTGAAACCGTAAGCCTGCATATAAATAGTTGCCTTGGCTGACCCTATATAGTCTTGAATAAGTTCGGTGCATCCACCACTAGGCGAAAAGGCAACCTGAGGGTGCTGAACGCTTGGAACACTTGAATCGACGACTATTGCTTTTATTTCAGGAGGTGCATCACCAGACGCATCGCTTACTTTGGGAGAGTTCCCATCGCATGACAAAGCGATCAAGAGTAGCGTCAGAAAAACCAAAGACGATGCCTTTTTCATATTTTGACCTTACATAGAATCCTCAAGATTCACAGTATGGCTCTAATCATTAGAGCGTAAATCCGCTGAACAAGAGTGTAGGGTCGATCATGAACAAACGTTCCATTTTAAGCACTACGCTTCAAAATTGCGTTCTAACCGTTCTCGGATTAGGAATGTCCCTTTCGTTTCTCGCCTGCCCTAGGTCTGTCGCACGGGCTTTAGGTAGTTGCGAGGAAATTTGCAATCACGTAGCTAGTTTGAAATGCAAAGAGGGGACTGAAGATGGCATCGACCCGAGCAACTCCCGGCATTGTGTGGAAGACTGTAGAACAATTTCCGGAGACGGAACGTTCAGGGTGCAATGCTGGGCCTCGGCTAAAGACTGTCAAGAGCTCACAGTGTGCGGGCAAGAATAATATGGCCCTCGCACTCGAGAATCTTGTCCTCATTGACAAGCTGTGCGCTTGCTATGAGGAGAAATTTAATGATGAAAGCGAAAATTCTTCGGCCGCGGAGTTCATGCGAGTAATCCGAGCCGTCGCGACTGATGGCCGTGTGGCACTAATGGCCGAGGGAGATGTAGCCAAGGTTTTGATCGAAGATTTTCCCGTTGGCCATATTTTATGGCGACACGTGATTGTCTCTTCGATTGTGATGTAATCTCCAGTTTGGTATTCTAACTTCAATAACCGGATTCAATAGCCTGAGCTTTGCCAACTAGGGACTCCCAATCCATTGATATTTTGCCGGATGCCCCTTGTTGTTTATCGTGGTATAAGGCGGCGGCAGCCTGCACAAGTAAATCAGGGTCAGTCTTCCCGTGGACAAGTTCCTGTTGAACTATTTCAGGGATTTCATCATGGCCTTCGCCCGTGTAACGGGCCACAAGTTTTTTCCCGTCATCTCGAATGATTTCGAACGTGCCTCCGCCGTCTGGATTGTCTGTATAAACCAGGTCTACTTTCGTGGAAACGCGACTGGCTGTTTTTATAGCCAAAAGCACGCGCTTCAAATCGCGGGCTACCAACACGATGCTCGGTTTATTGGACCGCTCGATTTTGCTAGCTATTTGACGCAAGGATTGAGCGACTTGAGACGGCTTCATATCTTATTATATAAATGAAAAATCTACAGTAGTAATTGTAAAATAAACCATGGACCCTGAAGATGACGACATGATCGCAGAAGCATACTGGCGTGCGACCTGTCAGGTCTTAGAAAAGGCGACCGTCCAAGTAGACAACATTTCCATCCAGCTCAAGTCTATTGAAGCGGAGATCACGAACAAATCCAAATTCACAAGCAGCTCCACCGATGAGTGACAAGTCCGAGCGGGTTCTCCAGCTCAAGATGCGCGAAGTCTCGCCCGCCGAGGCGGCTCGGCTTCTGCGTCGAGTCGCTGACGACATGGAAGCGGCTCGGAGCAGTGGTGGCGAGATCGTCGAGAGTGGCAAAGAGATGGTCGCCTGGCTGTGGGATGATCTCATATGGGACGGTGTCGAGCCGCGATCAAACTTGCAAGCGCCTTTGGATCAGAACGTTCATTCTTGACAACACAACAAACGTGAGTTACCCTGAGAAGACAATGCGCGAACTTTGAATTTATTCCTGTCGAGGTCCTCCGGTTAGGCGCTACGCTATTAGCCCAACCAAACTATGGAGGATTTCATGAATAATTATAAAGAGGGTGTCCTTTCCCTGAAAAAGGAAATCAAAGAAGCGGCTGAAGGCAGCCGTAAGTTCAATCGTATTATCCAAGGCTCGAGTGGCCTTGCGCGACAAGCCGCAAGGCGGGAGAAGAAGGGCTTCGGGCACGAGGCCCGCTATCTGCTTCTCGCCTATACTTTCCTGCGAGGGAAAGCCTACGGAACGCAAGAGCGAGTGTGTAGCGAAGGCGAGCGTCCCTCATCTTCAAAGCTTCTCGCCACAATTAAGTGCCGCTCGGACCAGGGGACTACTAGTCTTACGATCGAAGAGATCAAGGCTTGGCTCTCTCCCGAGAAGCAAGCGGAGTTTGCTGCGGCGAATCCTCAACCCATGCGTCAGAAGAGCGTTTACCAACGCCCCTCTGCAATAATGGCAGAATAAAGCCATGGACAAACTGTATATTGTGACACGATCTGATATGTCGCCTGGCTATCAGGGAGTGCAATCAATTCACGCAGCCATTCAATTTGGGGTGGAACATCCAGAGATTCACAAACTCTGGTTCGAATCCTCGAATTATTTGGCCTGGCTTGCGGCTAAAGACGAGGGTCACCTCCTCTGAATTATCAAGCAAGCTGAAGAGCAAGGATTCGCTTTCTCGCTCTTCTTCGAACCTGACCGAGACTACGAGCTCACGGCTATTGCCCTCGAGCCCAAAGCCAAACGTCTGGTAAAAAATGTCAGACCCGCACTGCGCGAGTCGTCAGTCTCAACAAAGGAAAAAGCAAATGCCCAAATTGAATCAAATCATCGCAATCGAAACGGGAGTCAAGACACGAGTTCAGAACGAGCTGACGGAGGCTCACAAGGCTCTTCAAAAGGCCGATCTGTTCAGCGGCCATGCGCGTAAGTACACGCCGCGCGACTCCGACCCCACCTCACCTCTCGGTGAGCAGCTCCCGGAAGAGAACAAGAAAGTAGCGGCTAACGCCGAGCTCATCATCCGTGAAACGGCCGACAAGCTCACGGAGCTCTTTGACGTGAATGCGATCCGCGAATACGGTAACTGCGAGGCGAAGGCTGACGTAGTGGTCGGTGATACGACTCTCTTGACCGGTGTTCCGGTTTCCTATCTTCTCTTCCTCGAGAAGAAGCTGGTCGACATTCACACGTTCGTGATGAAGTTGCCGACTCTCGATCCGTCCGAAGAGTGGGCTCGTAACGATGCTCAGGACATGTACGCGTCGAAGCCGTCGAGCACGTCCCGCACGAAGAAGACGACTCGTCCGTTGGTGCTCTATGAGGCCACCAAGGAGCATCCGGCTCAAGTGAAGGAGACGACTGAGGATCTGTTCGCAGGTACTTGGACGACCACGAAGTATTCGACGGCTCTTCAAACGTCCCGTCGCAACGAAATGCTTTCTCGAGTCGAAAAGCTCCAGAAGGCAGTCAAATTCGCCCGCGAGCAGGCAAATATGCTCGAAGTCAAGGAGCAGAAGGTTGGCAAGGTAGTTTTCGACTACCTTTTCGCCTGAGCTTCTTTGGTGTAAACTAGATTTGGAGTGCAGTCTAAGCCTTAGTCTAATCCTAAAAGATCTGAGAGTAAATTTGCAGGTTCAACTCCTGCCCTCCCCACTCCGGCGAAAGCCGGTGTAGTACCTACGGGGAGGTAGCCGAACTGGCAGAGGCAAACTCCCGGATCGCGACAGACAAATCAGCCTATCACTCCAGTCTCGTAAAAATCAGGGATCTTCAATCAACCGACCTGACAGCAATACCTTTCAGTGTGGATGCAACTTCCACCCCGGCCTCTCCGACGCAAGTCGGCGTAGCATCGTAATTTCGGCTGGGTCGTCTAACAGTAGGACGGAGGGGTCTAACGCCTGACGTTGGGTCTTAAACGGCGTGGAGATCGCGAAAACTGAGATTAACCGACGCCCGGGCTTAGGATACAAGCCCGGGCGTCACTTTATTTGAGGTCCGAATGTTGATCGAAGCACCTTGGTCAGAAGACCAAGTTAATAGTCTGAATGGCTGGCAGAATAACGACCGAGTCCACCCATTTACCGGGACACGGAAGCCCAATGGCGAGGAGACAAAGCTCATCGCTACGAAAAACGGGTGGGTGGAATTCGAGGGTGGCCCTATAGTTCAGAAATGGGCACACCATTTCATGGCGGATTGGTCTTGGAAAGAGCCTAATCCAATTCTGAAAAAGTGATGGCTTTGATGAAAGCCTCGATGCGACGATGTGCTTCCCCTTGAGGAACCATCCCATCAATCAGGATTTCAAACGTCAGCTTAACCTGAGGCCGGTCTTCAGTTCCAGTAGGCTTCATAGTTATGGAAGCTCGAACCCGTTCCTTAGAGATCTTTAAGAGAGACGCGATTTTTTCTTGGAGTTCTAAAGAAGGTCCGATCATATCGATCGGAGTCATATTCCTACTGATTATCATGTCGTAGATTTTACAAGGTCAAGCGTAAAATTTCCTAAGGTCCCGTAGCTCAAAGGCCAGAGCAGTGGTTTTCAAGTCCAATGGTTACGGGTTCAAATCCCGTCGGGATCACTAAATGAAGACTCGTAATAAATCTATGGAGTTATCTGAGGCTTTAAAACCAATCTCAGGTCTTCCTGAGACTGTCATAGTGGACTACGCACCACTCGCAGATTCTCAACGAGCTTCAAGACCCAGAGGCGGAGTAGTCTATCCTTTCAAAGCGAAAGTGCTCCGCCTGAACACGAATCGAACGAGCGTTTATGTGACAGGTCCGAAAGACCAGGTTTGGCAGTTTCGCCTCTCGGACGGGTCCAAACTCGGATTTGCGTCCAAACGAGGGTGGCATATTACAGACGAGTCTCTTGAGGTCCTCCGTGCCTTGGCCTAGTAGATATACTTCGATTGAGAGACACAAAGGCAAATGGGTCGTCAACGGGACTTGCATGTGCGGGTGGGGAGCTAATATGTATTATTTATATACGGATAAGGATGGTGGATTTCACGCGCAATGCGGAAGATGCAATCGAGAAGTTCCTGAAAAGGAGCGCAAACTCATCACAGACGAAGCCGCGGATTATTTTCAAGTTCTCTTGGTGATGGAATCGTGATTTGCACCCTTAGCTCAATGGAAGAGCGGTGGTTTTCAAGTCCAAGGGTTGAGGGTTCAAATCCCTCAGGGTGCGCCAATGGATAATTATAGCGCCAAGAAGGTTTTTTCGTCTCGGGAGCAAGCAATGCTCCAGATGACGACGAAAATGATCGAAATCATTCAAGAGCCCGAAATTCGTTGCCACGAGCTCGCTAGAGTCGTAGGTAAGCTTCTCGGTCTCTCAGTCCAAGATGGATATTATGGATTCGTAGATCATTCTTGGTGCTGGACATTCCCGATCGATCAGGCTCGGATCGTAGGCAGGCTTGGATTTCCAAATATTCTCGACCCATATTCTGTAGGGAGCCTACCACAGGTTCGACTTCTTGACGGGAATTGTACGAGCCTCCCTCATGTTGGATGGGGATATCGACCAGACAAAGATCGTGAAGACATTGACGAAAGTCAGGTCATTCGCCTAATATCCTATCTTGAAGCGAGGAAAAATCAATGGTTAGTTGAAAGTAAATCTAGCCCTGTTTTGGGTAAGTAGAATATGAATCCCAGACTTGTCAGGATTGCTAGTCGGGTAGCGTCCAAGTCATATGCACTTACTCAACCGCTTCAAGAACGCCCTGATTACGGTAATGCAAACGATGTTGCCGTGCCTCGTGGCGAGCCCGAAGATGATGGAAAGGAAGACAGGAAAGCTGTAAAGTAGTGAGTCACCATGGGGGTGACCAGGCTTCGACAGGGAATTTCAAAGAACTGATTGCGTGCAGGCGGCTCCCACCCGCCCCAAACAATGGGACGTTTTAACTGCGAACGACAACGCAATCCGCGCCGCGGCCTAAAAACCGTGACGCCGTTCACCAAAGAGCATGCTCCGACTCTTGAGTGGGCGTCAATCCAGGGGCTTGGGATGATGCGCGGTTGCCCACGGGCGACATCATTCGACTGAAATCCGGGAAACCGGGTACTCGAGGGATAGGGTGTCAGGCAGTCCTAACCAGTCCTGACAGCGAAATGGGACGACTCTGGAGTCTGACAGAGTTAAAGTAAAACAGGCCAGTGCACGTGGATGAGATTAGTTCGGCGGTTTTCTGGACATGCGTTCGATTCGCATCACCTCCACTTTGATCTCCTGCATCTCCACTGGTAAAGTGATGGATGCAGGAGATCAAACTTATCTGTCATGAATGTCAGGAGCCTTTTACAAAAGCTCGTCGAGAATACGATAGGCAAATTAAAGCGGGGAGAAATAGATTCTTCTGCAGAATGAGCTGTTGGGGTATATGCAGTAATCGAGAAAAACCTCGAACCAACCCACCTCCTCAATTTTCGTATCATCAGAAAGATGAATATATTCACTTCAGGTGGTTCTTACTGCGGGTTAAACAGAGAGCAAAAGAGAGTGCTCGTAAGAACACTGACATTGATTTGAAATACCTTAAAGAATTGTGGGAATCTCAGAATGGAACATGTCCTCTTACTGGATGGACTATGAGATTGCCTGTAAGCAGTACGTCAGGATTCGAATCTACTCGACCAGAGAATGCTTCCTTAGACAGAATTAATAATGACCTTGGTTACTTAAAAAATAATGTTAGATTCGTCGCGTTAATAGTCAATTTAGCTAAAATGAAATTCCATGATGAAGATGTGAAGGAATTTTGCAAGGCCGTAGTCATTAACTGTAATCTTGGTTAGTCCACTCCAAATGATAGCGCCGAAAGTTCTTTACCGGATACATGGGGCGCTAACTATGCGCATGTTTGACGGCCGCGGGCTCCGTATCCGTCATGCGATAGCTCTAGGGACTACGCGTTGGCTATTGGACCGGTTCGAATGTGATTTCAAGGGACCATTCTCGAGCGGTCTTGTAGATGAGATACTTGAAGCCATAGTTAAGAGGAAGTTATGAGCGAGCGAATCACACTCTGTCCTCGATGTAAGTCAAAAGATGTAATAGTCGGGAAACTTCATAACCCCGAGACTCATGACTTAAATTGTCAAGCGACATTATCCTGTGAAGTCTGTAATCATTCTTGGGAAGGTCTAACGACAAGTCCATGGACAGAATCACAACGGGAGAACGGTTTTCTGTTATGACTAATATCCCCGTTCCTCCTAATCATGACAAGCAGATTGCTATTCTCGAAGAATTACTTCAAGATGAAGTAATCCAAAAGGCTGATAAGACTCACCAGGAAGCTCAAGACCTTCTGAACTTCATGATCATCGAGCGAATACACGAAGAGTAAATTCGGATGTATCTTCCGTACATAACCATATGAAATTCTCCGAACTCAATCTTCTTCGTGTTGGCGATACCATTCAGATGGTCGGTGCGGTCTACGAGGGCGAAGGGAAAACCTTCCTTTGCTTCTTCCCAGGCGAGCACGATGAATCCAGCGTGCTCGAACGGCTCGAGATGGACTCGGAGGACTGGAAGACTTTCATCCGTCAGACGGACCTCTTGGAAACGGAGATTCTGACGAAGGCAACTGATGGATCACTAACGAAAGCTATTGTACGGAAAAGCAATCGCCAGATCGACCAGATCGTGTCTTGGAAAGTCTTCAGGCGTGACCACTATGCTTGCCGTTACTGCGGCAATGACAATATTCCGCTCACTGTCGACCATTTGGTCCGATGGGAAGAAGGCGGTCCGAGTATCGAGGCTAACCTTCTTTCCGCGTGCAAGAAATGCAATAAAGTGCGCGGCGATACCTCATATGAGGCATGGTTGAGGCATCCTTATTATCGTAAGGTCTCGGAACGACTCAGCGAGAACATTCGTAAGGCGAATGAGGCTATTGTGCCTCTTTTGTCTGCGATTCCTCGCGTAGTCAATATCAAATCGCGGTGACCCATGAGCAACATGCCTCCTAAGAATGTCGAAGAAATCCAAGATTCTTTGGATGAAATGGCGATGAGTGAAGCATCGCATCAAATGTCTGTAGATAGAAATGATCTGCTCGAGATCATAGCCGAGAATCGTCGTCTGCAGGGGCGAGTGTCCGAGCTCCAGCAGCTGGGAACAATAAAAGAGGAGTCGTTACGGGTTTATCGTAAGATCCGAACGACCTTCAGTGAAGATCAAGAGAAAGCTACTGTGGAAGCATTCGCAGCCACGGAAGCTCGGTTGATTGGTTGGTATGGAGAGTCGGTAAAAGGGTTAGCAAAGTAACGGAGAGTGACATGGGACGTCGTTTGTATGTTGGAAATCTGGCCTATAGTGTTTCAACCCAAGAGCTCCGCGATGCATTCGCCAAAAGCGGCACCGTCGAAGATGCGAAGGTTATGACGGACAGAGAGACTGGCCAGAATCGAGGTTTCGGCTTCGTCACGTTCGCTTCGGATGCCGAAGCTCAGAAAGCCATCGACGAGTGGAATGGGCAGCCTCTCGCAGGCCGCGCAATCGTGGTCAATGAGGCCCGAGAGCGCACCGACAGCCGTAGCGGTAGCGGTGGCGGTGGCGGTGGCGGATATAATGGCGGGGGCCGCGGACGCGATGGCGGGGGAGGCGGTTATGGAGACGAAGGGGGTCGAGGAGGCCGAGGTAGTCGTCGGAGCCGAGACTACTAACTGTCCATCCAATCCTTAGGGAAAATTTCCTCAAAGTCGAGCTGCATGACGGTTCGAAGCGCTACATTCCGCGCTTCGTCTTCTACTTCATGCAGCTCGAGTCTTTGAATGGATAATTCGTGTAGATGGCGGATTACTATCATCTTGGTCAAGCGCCAAGGCAGTTGCCATTCAGATGCAGTCGCAGCTAGATGGTCGCGGACCATGACCATCGATTCTCGGATGAGGCGGAGCTCATCGACCAGGACTTGATGCTCCTGTTCTACATATTGTTCTACTATCGCCTTCCTAACAATCCTGGCTACATAAATGTCAAAAATTTCAGTCTGGAAGACCCTCTCGGGTTTCTGATTTATAAGCTCAGACTGCTCCAGGTTTGAACTAGCGGGTATACTCGGGTGTGAATCTGCACCCATATTGACCTATCCTGTTGCTGCAGAAATCATAGTAAAACTTACAACCGGAATGGACAAATCACCCGGGTAGGTCTGTCAATTGTATCTTACACTATTTCAGAAAATGTTCATAAATGAAATAGATTCCTGACATCAACATAGGAATCAATATCGCCGCTCCAATCCAGATCCAGATCACCTTTCTCTGTGTCGGAAGGATAAACGAATGGGTATCCAAACCCATGTCGAGAGAAGGAAGTCTATCTCTAGACTTAGGCGATTTGCATCTTATGCAAGATCCTTCTTTCAAAGGCGACATTTGACCGCAAGAAGAACACTTCCACCAGTCGGGTTTTGCTTCCATCTCGAATAATCGTTGATAATAAGTTTCAACTATTTGTACCCGAGGCTGATGTGGATCAACTCTGGTTTTACAAAAATGCCGTGTCTGAAGGGCCTCCTCCGGAGCTCGATCATCTGATTATCCAGCCTCCTGTTGCAACAGCTTCGAAGGTGTTAGAAAACCTTTGGCAAGGAAGTGCTCCTCCTATTGGAGATAACATAGGAAGATATTTCGATTGCATGGTCCTCTCGGCTGTCGAATATCAGCTAGGAAACGAATGTTTTCCGAACGTAGAACTGGCTCATGCTGAGCTCTACGACCATGGAAGCCCAATCACTTGGGATCAAATGCAACAAGCTGTCAGGATGGCGGGGAAAGTTATCCGATGGCTTCGAGATGGAAAGAGAGTCTTGGTGACCTGTCACATGGGGTTAAACAGGTCAGGTTTAATCGTTGCTCTGGCTCTATGTTGCGGGTATAAATATACTCCCGACCAAGCGATATCTATGATCCGTCAAGCTCGAGGACAACAAGCCATGGGGAATAGCTCTTTTCGAGCATTCCTAAAAGCTTTCCACGAAGGACGAATTACTGCGCCAAAACTGTAGCTGCTATATCTTCCAGCGGCTGCTTGGAGCGGTATTTGACGTTTCCTTCATCCGAGGAGTCCCAAGACCAACGCCAATCTCCATTGAGATGATCGTGTCTGAAGCACCATTCGATGAAGAATAGCTGGAAGACTCGACTCACTACCGGATTAGCTTGAAGCCGTTTGTGGTCACCGATGATTCCGTCGATGACATGGGTAGACAGCTTCCGAAGGAGCGCTCGAGGATCTTCCTCGCCTGTAGGAACTGTGCTCATAGCACACAACTGAGCTATGATATCGAGCTCCGAATCAGAAATACTGGCCTCATGAACAGATTCTTGGACAACATTTTTGAGAATGTTGCTTATCATGTTCGTGGATTGCTTTTTAGTGAGCTTCGGCTTGGAAGAAACCCCCTGCATGGTACACCTCTTAGAAACGGTACGGTCTGAATATGAAAGCCGTTGATTTAGCTCGCAATAAACCACGTTTGTTTGTGAAATCATATGGATATGGTATCATGTCCGTAGAAGTTGTTCCGGCCCCCATAGTCCGAGAAAAACCAAATGGAGATAAGTCCGCTTTGGAACAAGAAGTCGGCAAAATGGTTCAAAGGTCGGGAATCATATTCTCAGAAATAGTATCGGATCTGGAGGATTCAAGCCGGGCCTTCATCCTATCCAATGAAGGTCATGTTCCTACCAAGTATGAGCTTGGCCAAATTTCGGATGAAGACTGGGATAGAATCAGAAATTCTATAGATCTATCGGGCTCTCAGAATTTCTCTACTCGGCTGACAATGCTCGAGGAGAAACGATCCGAGCCTAGTGGTATTCAAGCTGGGTGATGTCTATCCACCCATTGAGTTGCTTCTTAATACCCGTACGCCCCTGCATGTGATATCCCTGTAGAGTCCTCGTAAGAATTTCGACACATTGGTCTCCAAACATATCTATGTGACCAGCATCAACAGTTACCCATTGCTTACCTTCTGCCCATAGGAAGATACACATGTGTTCGGGTTCGCCCAAAGAATCTCTGCCTAGATATACAATATCTCCAACCTCGGGCATGTTATTCAATAGAAATGGGCGCCATGCTCCTATCCGTTGTGAGCCTTCATACATGCGTCGGATTCCTTCTGGGATCCACCGAATATTTAATGATAAGAGTTCTCGGCTAAGGACCCGACTATCACGGCACCCAAGAGCCCAGAGTAACCAGTTGCAAATATCGGGGCTAGAATTGTATCCTAGATTAGTCAATCGCCCTTGGCAGACTTCGTCAGTAAACCAAGGATTGTTGGAGTAAGCAGGAACGTGAGCCAAAAGGAGCTCCACGGCTTTCTTGCGGACCCCAAAGAGATCATTTGTATCCAACTTGGACATATTTACTGTGAGTAATCAAAAACGTCGAGCCAACAGTCGTCTTCTTTCTATGAAGAAGGATACTGACTATGCTATCCGTCAGGCGAATATCGCCTTTGGCGTCCAGTATAGAGAAAAGACGGACATCGGGGATGTACTGATAGCTATAGGATTCGCTGCTTTCATCGTTATTCTGATATTCGCAAACTGTTGAGGTGACAAATGAGCAACAAGAATGAATCTAGCTCATTAGTACGTTACTTCTCAGATATTGGAACGGTGAATCTTCTCTCTCAAAAAGAAGAAATTGAGCTCTTCCGGAAGATTGAGCAAGCCGAGCGAGATCTTCTCAAGAACATTCTCAAGGCTACCGAGTTTGCCCGGAAGCAACTCCCTATCCTTCTTCAATCCATGGAGAAGGAGGAACGTCAATGGCAAGAGGGAGTAACTGATGTTGCTCGGGGCTCTAGGTCCCAATCAGCAATGCATTACTTCATGCGTTCCGTCCGATTCACAGAATCTGGTCGTGACTGGATGGAGCAGATGCTTCTCGAAGCTGCTAAGTTCAAAGGTCCTAAAGATTGGGCTAAATTGAACAGGAAACTAGAACGACGGATTATGACCCTCAAGCATCAGTTCGCCAAAGCGAACTTGAGGTTGGTGGTCACGATAGCCAAGAAGTTCTGGCGGTCCAACATGTCTCAAGGCCTAGATGACCTCATCCAAGAGGGAAACATCGGGCTCATGAAGTCGGTTGATCGTTTCGACGTGGATCGAGGTTACAAATTCTCCACTTACTCCATGTGGTGGATTCGACATTTCGTGAAACGCGCCATTTCGGAAAAGAATGACTTAGTCCGACTCCCCGTGCACATGACTGATGGGATGCATAAGCTTTCCCGTGAAGAAGCCCGTTATTACACAATGACGGGCAACAAGATCGAAGAGGAAGAGCTCGTCAGGCTTAGTGGACATACTGCTGCCAAAGTTCGAACTGCTCTCATGAGCAGAAGTCGAACAATGATTTCATTGGATGCTCATATTGGAGATTCCGATGTCACCTATTTGGATGCTCTGCCAGATTCAGATACCCCATCTCCTCTGGAGAAAGTGGAGCACGATCGACTAACCAATGACATTCGAGAGATGCTCACCGCGCTTACACCATTCGAATCGAGAATCGTGCGTTGGCGATTCGGATTGGATGGAGAAGTGCCGCTTACTCTCCAAGAGATCGCGGAGAAATTCAATCTATCTAGAGAGCGTATCCGTCAGATTGAATCTAGAGCTCTACGCAAGCTCAAACTAAAGCCGCAGACGAGAGAATATCAGGCTTTTTTCCAGCAAACTGGCTGATTGTAATATTTCCGATGCGCGTCTACTTTATAGGGGCTCACAGTACGGGCAAGACTACAATGGCCCGTTACGTTTCCAAGGAATATAAGCTACCGCTCCTCCCGGAGGTAGCTAGGCTAGTCCTGGCGGAACGAGAGCTCGATATGAATACTTTGCGTTCGGATATCGACGTTGTAGATTCTTTCCAAGAGGAGATCTTTAAAAGACAACTCGATATTGAAAAAGGTCAGAAATCATTCGTATCTGACCGCAGCTTCGATAATCTCGCTTATGCTGCTCAGCATGCTCGGGTCCTCAATCGAGTATTGGAGAGTAAGCGACTCAAAGAATATATTCGTAATATGAAAGGGAAGGATACCTTTCTTTTCTACATACGGCCGGTGAAGGCCACTCTCAGAAATGACGGGACTCGCGAAATAGTGGATTGGGATGAAATCCTTAGAATTGATGGAGCTATCAAGTTCATGCTCGAAATGTGGGGATTGAAATATTTCATGATTTGTTCATCGAGCATGCAAGAAAGGACTCGGCTCGTAGATGCTATTCTTCGACCGAGCTAGTGATCCATGACAGATGGAAAAGACGACACAGGGGAAGATTACGTGATCCCTGGCCCGCCTCTTCCTGACGGAGGGCGACTCGCCATTCGACATCGAGGCGACCACGTTCTCCAAGTTGGAGAGATGCACAACCTCGAGAATGGTGAACCACTCGATGATAGTGTCTCCATACTCGAACCTAAAGAGGGGACTCCATTCTACAAAGTCGGCCCGACTATCGGTGAACTCAGGAAAGGGCCTTCCAAGGTCAATTCGAAGGCCTATAAAGATGGCTATGATAGAATATTCGGTTCCAAACCGGACCGAACTGCCAACTAATGAGTCGGAAGAAGAAAAAAGCTTTCAGGCCTAATAGATCATGGGGAGGCCATAAGTTTGTCCCAGTCTCTGAACCTATGTGGGATATGAATTTATTAACCGGAGATCAAGTACGATCTAGGGACTCAAATGGCGAACCATTATTCGAGATTTACTATCGTTGCAGACAATGCAATCTTAGGCAGAATGATTCTCGAATTCAAGATGAAAAACCTCGAAAGAAATGCATAGATATTGTGGTTGAGAAGGTAATGACCTCTTAACCGTTTCTGCCTCGGCGCTTTTGATTATTAGCTAGCCGAGTTTTCATCCTTCTAGTCGGGTCTTGTTTCGATAGAAATTTCACAGTCTTGGCAAATCGCTCATTAGCGAGAAGAGCCTCGACTGAATTATATTCGCGCTCGAGTTCCTTGTTGGAGAACTGCGCGTGGATGGCCGAGTGACAGTCGCGACAGATAGTCTCGGTCTCTTTCCCACCGCGACTCTTCGGGATCAAGTGATGGTCGCTCGGGAAATAATTTGGACGCCCGCAGAGTGGGCAGTTGTCAGGTGCTTGTTTGAGCATCGTCCTTCATAGTTACATTTTCGCTGTAGGATGGTCTAACATGGGTTATGAAGAGGTAGAGGGCGGGAACGTTCCGATCAAGGCTTGGACTGTTGGAGTCCCGTTCGAACAAGGCGCAAAGGTTCAGCTGCGTTACACGACTATGGTTCCGATCATAGGTCCGCATGTCGCAGTCATGCCGGACGTACACGTTGGAATTGGCTCTACGGTAGGTTCCGTGGTCCCGACCAGGAAAGCAATAATTCCGGCTGCCGTGGGAGTCGACATTGGCTGCGGCATGATGGCGGTTCGTACGACTCTTACGTCTCACCAGGTATCGGACAACGCTCAGGATCTCTTCGAGTCCATTTCCAAGGCCGTACCGCACGGGGGTCAGCGAGGCAAAGAGACTGGAAATTGGTCTGATGCTCCGGAGAACGTAGGAGCTACCTGGAAGGCTATCTCGCCCAAATATCGCGAGCTGATCGGAAAGCACGGCAAAATCTCATCCCGCAATGCGGCAACCCAACTCGGAACGCTCGGAGGAGGAAACCACTTCATCGAAGTGTGCATCGACGAAGCTGATCGAATCTGGTTTATGCTTCACTCCGGATCCCGAGGAGCTGGAAACCGAATCGGAGAGTTCTATATAGAACTAGCCAAGAAGGAAATGGAACGTCTTGACATTCGACTCCCGAATCGAGACCTTGCATACCTCCAAGAAGGCACTGAGCATTTCGACGAATATGTGGAAGCGCTCACATGGGCGCAGGATTATGCTCGCCTGAACCGCGAACTCATGATGGAGAATTTAGTTCGCGCTGTCCGAAAGCAAATTGGAATAAAGTTCATGCTCACCGACGAGGCCGTCAACTGCCATCACAACTACGTGCAGAAGGAGACCCACTTTGGCGAGGAGCTATACATCACTCGCAAAGGCGCGGTTTCAGCCAAAAAGGGCGAGCTCGGCATTATCCCGGGGTCGATGGGTGCACGTTCATATATCGTGCGAGGACTCGGGAATCCGGATTCATATCACTCATGCTCGCATGGGGCCGGTCGAGTAATGGCACGTGGAGTTGCGAAACAATCGATCACATTGGACATGCACCGCAAGGCCACCGAGGGAGTGGCATGTCGTAAGGACCGTGATGTAATCGACGAGTCACCGGCTGCTTACAAGGACATCGACGTCGTCATGAACGCGCAAAAAGATTTGGTGGAGATTGTTCACCAGCTCAAGCAGATAGTTTGCGTCAAAGGCTAAATCGTGCTCGCCATCACTCAAGATTGGAAACCTCATAAGTCTCACAAGCTCGGGAAGAGTGTAGCGACAGTCTGGGCTCCAGCAGGAACGCCGCGATTTTATGCTGTACGGACCTGCAAGAAGTGTGGAGGCGAAGTTGGGCGCCATCCCGCAGGGCAGTTTGCAGATGAAGCGCTGTTTTCTTCCTGTATTGGTAAATGATGCCTAGCATGGAAGTTAAATATGACAAGTCGGGGAACGTTAATCCATCTCGTACCACGGCACTGTGTTTCTACGGCCAGCATTCTATGTGTCCGATCAACTGCACTCCTGATCGGGCTGCCTACACAGAAGAAGAGCTACGCACGATAGTTCCTCCTCATGGAGATGGCTATGTTACTTGCGAGTGCTCATGTCATCCTGTTTGGGTATGTGAATACGATGCCTAAAAGGCTCAAGTCAAGAGGTTGGGGACCCACACTTGAGCATTGGTATTCCATCTGCTCCTCTCATTATTATCACGACGAGAATTGTCCTCAGTGTAATACTGGAGTATGGACAAACTACTGGCGTTGGCTTGGGGGACACATAATTTTCAAGGTCAGTCCTCGACTGTGGCGCTGGTGGGCCAATAGGTGAGAAGGCTCAAAGTTATCCCGTCAATGCAGTGCGACGATGGATGCGGCGATTGCTGTGGCCTCGTCCCGGTCACTGAGACCGAGTATAAGCGAGTCGAGCGCTATATCAAAGAGAACGACATTGTTCCTCAAGACAATGACGATCAGTGCCCTTTCTTCCAACAGGGAAAATGTGTGGTATATCCAGTAAGACCTCTGATTTGCCAACTCTTTGGACATTCGGAAGATCCACTCATGACGTGCCCGCATGGGTATAACGTAAATGTCCCGGAGCGCGAAGTACATCGGATGTTAGCCGGTAATGGACAAGCCACTAAAACTCTCCACGAATTCGTACCTCAGTTCCTAGAAAAGGCAAAGACATGGCACGCTCAAAAACTAATCGAAGCCATTCCGGAACCGGAAATAAATCTGCACGAAATGGCAAACGAGCTAAGAGCTCGGATAGCGCCAAAGTAACTAATTATACTCTCTCTCATTATTGGGATCATGATTATAAACAAACAATTTATACGAACATTCTTCAAGATAAAGACGACGTTCCTATTGATTTAGGCGATGCTTTCGACGAGGCACTTAAAAAGTCTGGAGCTCAAGATGGTGACGAGATTCAGATAATCATCGTAAGGACTGGCCAACGACCCTTCGGAAACCGGAGAATCAGGTACAAGAAGGCCATTTCTAATTACATAAAGACGATGTTTGACTGGGTCGATCAAGAAAATGACAGCAATGATATATCCGCGCCGTTGCCATATGAGCGAGAAAAATGAATTGGTTAGTTGATGAGCTGGGCGAACGAACATATTAAGAAGCTCCAGGCTGGGGAGACCGTGCAATTCCGTCCAAAAGGATGGTCGATGCGAGGACGTATTGAAAGCGGCCAGCTTTGTACGGTGGAGCCGGTCAAAGATCATAGTTCACTCGAAGTGAACGACATCGTCCTTTGCAAAGTCAAAGGGAATCAATTTCTCCATCTAATCAAGGCCGTTCGTCACGGTCAGTTCCAGATCGGCAATAATCTCGGTCATATCAATGGCTGGATTACTGCCGATGCCATCTTTGGAAAGTGCATCAAGGTCGAACCGTGAGAGTCGGACGTAACCCTGCCAATAGATGTGAAAGGACTGGCACCGAGCGAGGCCGATGCCATAATTTGCGTCGTTCAGGAGACATCTATTGTTTGATTCATTCCAAGAAAGCTTCTGTGATGGACGTATGGAAAGTCGCCATACGCATCGCCGAGGAGCTCATTTCAATAGATGAGAAGATGGATACTGGCGCTGCGATGATTAAAGCTACGCAACTTGCCGTTCGTCGCTATGAGGGCGGGAAATGCAAACTCTGCGGCCAAGACTCTGGCCCATGTGCCATTCGCCACTCGATTGGTAGGAGCTGCGCATAACTAGAATTTGGAGTCCTAAATGGTAAACGAGAATTGGCTGGCTCTAACAATTGTGCTATGGATTTTTTCTCTCGGATGGGCTCTTCTAGCTTTGCGCGAAGCTAGAGAAGACGCTGAAAGATGTCGACAAGAGTGGTATGCCTGGGAGAAAGCCTGCATCCGATCTCTGAAGACATGGGTCAAGTACGAATGGGGTGAATGGGGAGAGAAAGAATTTCATAACTTCTCTCGATATAATCCGCCCGACTACGTGCGCGATTGCCTTCCAGTGGCTCCAAACAAATCCAAGAAGAAGGTCAGAGCCGAGACTAACTAACATGATGATGGTTGCAATGTACAATTATCTTATACTGCATACCACTACGCAGATGAGGAACCTATGGCGATTCTAAAGAAGCAGTCCGCAGACCAACTACGAGAGATGGCCAAAGAGAGGTCGGACCATACCTCAAAGTCCGTCATGATGCTGGGCGAAGTCCTGTGGCGTACATACTATGACAAAGTGCAGATCGGCGGCATGCCTGTCTCGCTCTTTGAAGCGTGGGGATTTGGATCTTGGTTCGAATACGTGGAGCGTGAGCTCGGAATCCATCAAACCACTGCGCTCCATTTCCGCAAAATTTATACGGTCTTCGCGATCGATCTTAAAGGTGCTTGGGATCCCAATCTCATCGTCAGCTTCACGAAGATGAAGCTGCTCGCCCGCGTGGCGACGAAGGCGAATGTGAATTCTTGGCTCAAGAAGGCTTCCAAAATGTCGTGCTGCGAGCTCGAAGATGAGGTCATGCATGAGCTCTACGGCCACGCACGAAAAGGCCACATGCACAGCTTCCTGGCCTCGGTCACCAAGACCGAGCTCAAGAAGATCAAGGAGATTCTTGCAATTGCTCATGAAGACTTCGACCAGATCGACCGACGCGGGGAGCTTCTCGTGAAGGTGCTCGAAGAGTGGCAGATCATTCACAAGCGCACGCGCAAAGTTCGAGCGGCTAAGGTGGCGTGATGGCAGACATTAAACTCACGATCGAGTCTTTCTCGGTCTCATACGCGCTCGACATAACCAAGCCTGGTGAGAGGTCGTCGCATTTCCTTAATGCCACATTCAAGGTAGATCCCGGGATTTCACTTGAAGAGTTCACCGAACAGCACCTGATGGCAGGCAAGAAAGTCTGTCTGGGCGTCATTCAGCATGCCGTCGTTAGACAAGCGATGACGGTCGATGAAGGGCGCGAACGCATGAGGGAGATCGAAGAGAACTACAGCAATTTCATGGAAGCTGCTCGAAAGAAACGACTAGCTCCTGAGACATGAACTTTGAGGCACTCGAGAAAGTGAATCAGACTTTAAAGAGTTCCATTGAAGAACTTGACGATCTGATTGCGGCTACAGAGCAAAAGATCTATGACCTCAAGCTAGGCGTCCCCGCGGATGTCAAACTTGAGAAAGGGTTCAGGCTCGCCTTCAAGAGGTTCAAGAAGGAATGGTGTTTTGTCGTCATCAAGAGCGACAAGAAACTAAACTACAAGCATTCGAGCTTCAAACCAGAGAATCTCGATAACCAAACTCCATTATTGGAGTCTTCTCTTCATCAGAAGAAATTAGCTGTCGACAAATTTCAAATCCTTATCGATATCTTGGTGACTGAAGCCGAAAAAGAGCTAGTTGAAATTAAAGAAGCTCTGGCTTGCGTTCAAGGAATCTTGCGGGATTTTGATCAGGCGGGTGTATAGTAGCGCATGGCAGAAGCCTTCACCAAAGAATCTCTTGAGAAAATTCTCGAAGAGATAGTTGCGTATGAGGTTCACCTAGAAGAGGACCCGACTCAACCTCATTTGGGAACCAAATATCTCCAGAGAGTTTTAGCTCAGTGCCGCAATTACATGAATCGTGTGCAGTTCTATATGCAGCAAACGATGCGGTACGAGAAAAACTTGAGGATGGAAATCAAAATGACCGAGCTCAACCTTGAGTTCAAGGTCAAGGAGAAATTAGCTGACGACGCCATCGTCCGTCAGCAACGTGCTATCGACGACCGACGAGCTTTGGCTGAAACTCAGCTCAAAGATGACTTTGATATTCTTACTCAGCAAAAAGTAAGACTCATCGACGTTGAAGAAACCGTCAAGCTCATAAAATCCAAGTATGCAGACCTAAGACAGACGAATCAAGATATCAAAACTCAGCGGAGTCTCGTCCGAGACGATAAAGAGGGTTGGGGTAACGAAGGCGGAGGTTACAACAAGCCTCAGGTCTCTCAGGATCGTTCCGTTCCTGGAGGATTGGCGCCTCCGGTGCGTTCCGATCCGATCGGCCCTAAAGATATTTTGGATCCGGAAAAGCGCCCGGAAGACCTTCCGGAGCCCCTCAACGAGGCGCATGCACAGCAGATTCACGAGTTCCTCCATAGGAATCCGGAGAAACGTGTGATTGACGTCCAGCCTATCAAAGAAGAGCTCGTCAAGAATGGTCTTCTTTGTTCAGTCTGCCAACAACCCCAATTTATGTCTCCCAGTGGTCCCGTTTGCAAAAACGCTCATGGAGGAGCCGAGGGTATTCCGGAGCCTACTATTAATGATGGGCCGGATTTCGATAATTTCCTCGGGTAGTGTTAAGATCATCGGCTTCCGATGTAGAGTCACCTTGCAAGCCGGGTGAGCCCCGGCACTGTTCACAAGTTCGCCAGTACAACCGTTCACAAGTTGAGGTTCTCATGTCAGACGTAATGGAGTTTGGGTTCGACGATGCGAAGGTTATCAAGAATCAGGGCATCGAGCAGTTCAAGTTGAGCCGCACGGGCGAGAAAGCCCGGATCGCGATCATCTCTTTCAAGAAGTTCCACGATGTGGCTCTCGCTGGCAAGGCCCGCGAGAAGGGCTCTCCTCTTACGGACGAGGAGAAGGCTGGCTACATCAGCAAGATCGACAGCAAGCTGGCCGAGACCCTCAAGAAAGAGGTCAAGGACCTGACTGAGGCTGACCGTCTCGACATCAAGCAGCCCCGCTTCGCCTTCGCGTTCACTCACTTCGGTGAGGGTGTTGGCACCATTCGTTGCCTCTCGAAGTACGAGGGCACGACCTGCGTGAATCCCGAGCTTTGCTGCAATAAGTTTGGTGATGCCGAGCAATCGGTCGCGACCGTCATCCTGAAGTACCCGACCGACAGCGATGGCAACGTGGACGTCGAGCTCCTCAAGCTCCGTAAGTACACGAGCGTCGAGATCTGGAAGATGTCGAGCAAGAAATACAAGAACCTCGAGTCGGCATACGTCGACGCGCGCAACGACAAGCGCTACGTCATCGATCTTCGTGTCCAGCTCGAAGGTGACCCGAAGTACAAGAACATCAAGGTCGAGGCCGGTTCCGGCGCGACTTGGGCACGCGATGACATGGACCCCGCAGTTCGAGCTTGGGTGCTCGACCAGGGTCTGCGCGCCTGGAAGTACATCCCGAACAACCTTGGTTTCGAAATGACCAAGGACAAGCTCATCGAGAAGCTGAACGGCGGAAGCAGCAGCAACAGCCAAATGGATGCCTCGTCTCATGCCGAGGCCCCCAAGCTCGTTGCCAGCTACGACGAACTCCTCAAGTAATCCGTCTATTTCACTGCCCCTGTTATTCGAAAGAGTGCCAGGGGCAGATGAGTATTTAATGCTTGCCTTAATAATGACGAGCTAATAGCGGCGCTGTATAATAATATATGTTTGAATGGGCCAAACGTCTCTATAATTGTTTGTTTGAAGACTCAAAGCCTGAGTCTCCGGCTCCCGCTCCAGAAGAGAAGCCCGACACGGCTCCTATTTCGAGCCCTTACAGAGAGCCTGTCGTAAAGGCAGAGGCTATCGAAGGAATGGAGCTTAGCTTCACTGTTAGTGGAGAAGGGTCCCATTCCAAGGACTTCATTGCCACTGCAATTAATAAGTCCAAACGCAGGGCTAAACGCTACTTTCAAGGGAAGGAGGTCAAGCATCGTGTTACCAAGCGAGAAAAGAATATGATCCAATTTGCTTTTGCACGTGGCAAATACAAATCGCTCGTTCCTATTCTCGTAACCGTGACACGGACCCCGCTGCTAATTGGCGAATAAGCGGGTAAGAATGTAGTATGTAATGAATGGGCCTTTGGCTCAAGGTGCGAGAGCGCCGAAACCTCTCAGCAGACCCGGGAGGAGATGTTTCTCTAATCTGATGGCAAAGTTCATAATGCGAACCTAGTCGTGTGTTGCATGCTTCTTCTTTGAAGAATCCCGAGATGGGATATAGCATTGCAGCCCGGATTATCTGGAACGGGAATACGGTGTCGTTATAGGCAGAAAGCCCGAGATGGGCGAAGGTCTGGAAGAATGAGCTGGTTACGAGATCACTTTCATAATTTCGTTTTCCCTGCATTTATGGCTGCAGAGAAACGAAGCGATGAGATTGGGGAGCCGTTCGACGTGCGTCCTTCACCGCATGCACCCGAACGGCTCCCCACCGAGCTCAAGAAGCTTTGGACACTCTGTAAAGAGCATAATGTCCCCTGGGCTTATGACGTTCGAGAAGTCAACATCCATGGTGGAACGTCACATTTCCGAGAAACAGCCAAGATCCACCACAAGATTCTCCGAGCTACTCTCGACTCCGCAGTAGTTGCGCTGCGTGATGAGAAGTGCGACAGACTCTTGCTTGGCGGACGAGACACTTGGACATTTGCAGTCCTGTGCGAGAAGCGCCGGATTCCATATTTGTTTGTGCCTGAGCTCTCAAGAGCAGTGGCTGACAGACCTGAAATAAAGGATTTCTTGGCTTCTCGTGGGTTTACGGGCCGAGAGCTATTCTTAGATACTGGGTTTGCAGGTTCAATTCCTAAGTGTTTAGCCAATCATTACGGAAGAATACCATTCGCTTTTAGACTGATGTCGCAGTCAGATCAGTTGTCCGTCAAGTCATCAATAATGACCGATTTGGATCCGATGTTGGGGAAAGGGCATCGGAAAATCCAAGAACGTATTAAACGTAAGCCAAATCAACTCTTCCCTAATCGACAGAATGCTCGAAGTGAAGCCGTCGAGACTGAGTATTTGGCTAAATACTGGCGTACTGGAACTTTTTGGAATAAGGGTAAAATTCCTGGCGATCCAGAATTTGAGATCGGGAAAGTCGAAATTGTTCAGTATTTTGCAGATAAACGATCAATCCAAAGAGCTGCACTTCTAACGAGCCAGCTTTGGAGAGGCATCCCATTCTGGAGAACATGTCAAGAGCCTAAGTATCCTACGTACTCATTTAATGGATATCAACAGAGTGAAGGACCTGGACATGTAGGGATGATGGACCCTCATAGTTTAGTAGTTTCCAATAGTTCAAGTAATATCAATACTATTAATACTCTTACCGGTTCCGGAACGATTGGAACTACTACATTCCTGCTAAACGGGAATATGATGAATCAGGTCGCCCCTATTGGATTACCGACGACCATGGTAGAACATTTGGCGAAATTCAAACATGATCCAAACCTAAACATGACTGAGACCGAGTATGAGGCCTTGAAAGAGCTCGAAAGTAAGCAACTTATTTCGCAAGCACCAGATGAACTTCAGGAAGTTGCAACAATTACCACTACCACTCCTGTCTGAACGTCTCAAGCGTACGGTCCATAGTGATTACGTTAGGTCTCGACCCGTCTCTGAAAGCGTACGGCTGGGCTGTCCATGATGACACGGCCAAAGGAAAGAAACGGCGAGTAGCTAGCGGTCATGAGGGGACATTGGCTTCAACAGTGCCCGTTGCGCGCTTCATGCACTTCCGGGCGCTCGTGGGATCCTTACTAAGCAAGTATAAGATCGACGCCGTAGGAATTGAGAGTCCTGCATATCAAGCTGGCCCGTTCCAGAGGATCCACTTCGGTCTCATGATGTTCTCCTTGGAGGAGATTTTCAAAGTACGTAAAGATTGCGTGTTGTTTGATCCGTCCACCTTGAAGTCGCTGGCTAAGGGAGACCCTGATAAACACCGCGGTCAGATGACGAAGCTCGACATTCAGCGGAGAGTTCAAGTCGATACTATGTCATCAGGACTAATCGACAATAACGAAGCAGACGCATATATGGTAGCTAAATTTGCTGCTCGTTTCATGCGCTTACGTGATGGGTCTATACAGCCGTCCGACCTTGAGCCACTAGAAGCGCGAATATTCGTTACCCGCACTCGGAAGGTGAAAACGTTGGCCGGAGTGGTGCACAAGAGAATGGCCCACACTTTCCGAGAGAATTCTCGATACTTCAGCTTCAGTCGTATTCCTGAGGGAGAAGTTGCACTCCCAACGAAGTCTGCCATTCGCCCCGAGCTTGTCCAATTTCTGGACTCATTGGAAGAGAATGACTGAACCTCGTTTTAGTGTAGTTTGGTCATTTGGAGGTGGCGTGCGATGACAAAGAACGGCATGAAGTGGCATCCAAAGCTCGCAAAATGGCGCTCTATGATGGACAAGCGCATGAATATGGACGACGTTATTGTCGAGCCGTCCTTTCGTGTGGAGTGCATCAATACAGGGTCCACTGTTCTCAATCTTCTCATCGGAGGCAGCCGTCTGGAAGATGGCTCATTCGTATGTCCCGGATGGCCTAAAGGTCGTATCATCGAAATTTTCGGGCGTGAGAGCTCAGGGAAAAGCACGATCGCTTTGATGGCGATGGGACAGGCTATTGCTCAAGGTAATGGAACAGGATGCGGTCTCTATGTCGACCTCGAACATGCAGTCGTCGATGCCTATGCTCAGAAGCTTGGATGTGATTTCCGTCCTCCCGAACTCGGAGGTTCAGGCCAGGCTATTCGTGTCGCTCCGCACACGTTCGAAGAGACGGAGTCTCTGGTAGACGCGGCAGCTCTTGGTGGCGTTGACATGATCGTTATCGACTCAGTTGCGGGCCTCGTGAGTACACGAGAAGCCAAACGAGATGTCACGGATGACAAACAAAAGCTCGGAATCGCCGAGATCCCACGTCTGATGGCTGGTTGGATGCCTAAGATTCAGGACATCATCTCACGCACCAAAACGACTGTCATCTTTCTCAATCAGACGCGCGATAAAATCGGCGCCGGTCCGATGGCAAAGAGCGAAGAGTCGAAGAAGACCACGACAGGTGGTAACGCACTTAAGTTCTGGGCATCGATTCGAATGATGCTTCAGCCAAAGCAATCAGCCAAGGCGAAGATCTGGAATCCGATTACCAAGGCATACGAAGAATTGCCGGTCGCCACCGACGTGTTGGTCAAAAATATCAAGAACAAGATCGATTCACGTCAGGGGCACACAGGGCTAATCACACTCCGTTATGGTGTTGGTATCGACGAACTTCGTACCATGATGAATGTGGCTGAGGCTTATGAAATCGTAAAAACTGCCAAGAACAAACAGAAGCAAGTCATCTACACGTTCAAGAGCCCAACCAATGGCCAGATCTTGGAAGCTACAGGGATTGAGCGATTCCGAGTTGCTTTGCAGCGTGATCCCGCCATATTCAAGGAACTCATGAATATGAGTGTTGAAAAGATCATGCAGGGTTTCAAGCAGCTTGATGATGAGACTCTCGCAACGCTTCATGAGGGAGCCGTTACTAAAACGTACGACGACGAGGACGAGTACGAAGATAACGGGCCTCCGGCAGAAGTTGATCCGTCCGACATGGGCGTAGGAGAAGATGAAGCTCCAGTCAACACGACCGATCTTGATATGGAGAATCTCACGTGAAGCGAGGATTAGTTCCGGTTCGCGCTCATATCAAAAACTTCCAGTCAATAGAAGACCTCGAGATCGAAATTCGAGGATTCACTTGCATTACTGGAACCACTAACATCGGCAAGAGTGCCATCATTCGTGGTATTTCTTCCGCTATTCTAAATAATCCAGCAGGAGGAGCTGTCAGAAAGGGAGCAAATTATTGCTCCGTCGAGCTCCAATCCGAAGGATGGGGGTTCAAATGGGAAAAAGGAGAACGCGCAGTCAATCGCGTGTTCCTCCCAGGAAAAGACACGCCTCTCGACAAAATAGGACAAACTCAGGTCGGCGAGATCGCTAAGATGGGATTTCAGTCCGTGCAAGTCGGAGACGAAGAGATACAGCCTTGGTGGGCATCTCAATTCTCGCCGCTCTTCTTGCTTGACCAGTCGGGTCCTAGGGTAACCGACTTTATCTCGGAAGTCTCAAGGCTTACTGTCTTGCAAGACGCCATTGTCCTCTCAGCGCGTGGGAAGAGAGCATGCCTCGAGCAGGCGCGTTTCAAATCAGAGGACGGGGACCGGATCAAGAAGGACTTGACTAAAGTTCAAGGTTTGGAAGCTCTTGAGAAGCTTGGGAAAGAGCTCGACGAACAAGTCAACAGCATCCGAGAGTATGAAGATCGAATCAATTTAGGAGAGCAGCTTCAGGATAGGATTGAAGAATCGAACGCCAAAATTGCGATCCTTAATCCTGTTGAGCGAGTTCGAATCCCCGAGAACGGATTCGAAGAGCTCATTGCGCACGTCATCACAATGCTCCAGCACCGAGCAAATTGTGAGCGGTATGCCAAGCGGATTCTCGGGCTCAAGAATATAAATAATGTCTCTGTGCCAAGAGAACCAGAGAAAGAATTCAAGCACTTTCAGAAGGTGCAAAAGTTCTCTCATGTAGATCAGCTCAAGAAGAGCGTCGAGGTTCTCGACGGAATTTCAAACGTGGGAATTCCAGATTCCAAGGCAATCCAAGATTGCATGAAGAAGCTTCAAGCAGCGAAGCAGCATTCCAAGAAAGTGATTCCGCTCAAGAAGTCCGTCACTGCACTCGAGACTGTGGTGGAAGTACCTGAAATCGACGAATCTCCGGAGAAGCTGAAACAAGCCATCGGGTTCCAAAAACGCTTCGAGCTCCTGAACCATGAGGCCCAGGAGCTCGAAGAGAAGCTTACCGCGATGAATCTGGAGCTGTCGGATTTAGATAAACAAATTGCTCAAATCCCTCATTGCCCGACGTGCGCTCGCCCGGTGACTGCTAATCACACGGGAAAGCATCGAGTCGTAGCTTAGACAGCTGCAGCTCCATCGTTTCCAGGGCTTGCCGGACCAGGTTTTTCCGGAGGAAGATCTTTTGTTCCGCGTAGGACAGCGATAAGGTCCATGAGCTCGTGCACAAGAACGGCTCCGGGAGGACCACCAGCTACGATGAGCGCTTCCCACCACGGGAGACCGAACCCGATATTGGTGAGGATAAATGCTCCGAATCCAAGGACTAGGAGTCCGATCTTCATGACCGCCTTTTGCTTGTCGGTCTTTAGCCAGCTCGTCCATGCTTTAGCGGCGGAGACGATAGCCTTGAGTGCAATGGCAATAGTAGCGGCTGTACCAGCAGTCCACACCATATGAGTCTGGTGCTTTTTCTCAGAACCGCCAAGGGCGTTATTTGCCTGAATAGCGGCAGCTTTCTGGTCATCAAGCTGCTTTTGGAGCTGGACTACCTGCTGGCAGAGCTCCGTAGGTCCTTCACATTTCGCCGGGACCTGCGCAAAGGCTGGCATCGAGATCAAAACCGAAATAGCTATAAATGTTGCCCACATCCATTTCATGACTTTGTTCCCTTCGCGTAATCGTCGACGGCTTGATTCACCGCATCCGAAACCCATTTAGTGACTTGACCTTTGAACGGCCACATCCAGCCGTAACTGGATGTCGTGAACTGTTCCATTAGGAAGCTCTGAAATTCCTTAGATAAAACACGGGCAGTCCCATAGAACTGAATATTGGCTCGAATCGTTTCCTGATATGCCTCGAATTCAAAACGAGCTCGGCCATAGGCCAGGAACAATGGGAAAAAGGGAATAAGGTACAGGAATGCGAAAAGCGGCATTGAATAACGCTTGCGCTGACGCATATGAACGCGTTCGTGCCTTAGAATAATAATTCGGTTGGTTTCTTCCCATGAATCCCATTTAGTTGGAACATAGGCTGTATATCCAATGGTAGTCGTATACGTCTCCATGAATGCTTTCATCGACCCAAAGGTGATGACAAACAAGAAGGCATTGATGGCCTTCATGAAGCTCGAGTTCGTCTTATAAACGATCTTGAAATTCGGAAATTCTGTCTGGATTTCTTTAACGAATTCGTCCAGCATTTTAGTCGTCAATCTGAGCCGCCATACGACGCAGATCGTCCAAGTGTTGCGTGTCGATCAGCACCATATTCTCAGCCATAACTACTAAAGACGTCTGATTCCCGGCCAGTTGGATCAAAGTGCGGCCAGCTTCAATGGCTTCGAGTTCCATCTCGGAGAGGATTTGCATGAATCCGGCAAGATTGGCCGTACATGCCTTGATGGACACGGTGGTTTGAATCGGGTCAGACCCAAGACCAACGATCTTCATCGCCAGGTCATACGCGTGGCCACGCTCTTCTTTAGAATGTTCGTGCCAGTGATCGACTAATGAATCTCGCCACGGACCACGAACCCGGTCAGCAAAGCTTCGGTAGGCAATGTCGATCGCGTATTTTGCGGTCAGATACTTCTGAAGATGAGCAATAACCTGACCCATAGGAGCTGCGAGAGTCCCTTCCTGCATAGGAACGGCGGCTACTCGGCTGGCTATCCGGACAAGCTTCGGAGGGATCATGTAACATAATAGTTGATAAAGGACTCAGAATGGTAGGGTGCAGTCGTGAGACCTATCGATCAGATCTTTCTCGACGATAAGAAGGGTTTAGCCTTATTAACTGCTAGAGAGATCGTTGAGAGTAATCAGATCATGCTCGCTGATTTCCGCGACACCCATGCTTTGGTGTACAAGAAGACTGGACATTTTATAGGCCTCTCTCTTACAAGAGGGATCCGATTGGGCGGACACCCGATTCAAATGATAGACGGCGTTTGGTATATAACAGAAGACCCTAAGGCGCAAAAAGGTCACGAGAATGCTTCCGTGACCCCTGATATGCTTGCTATGGGCCTCATCAAATAGTTCGCAGGAGAACTACAGAGATGGCAAATCAAATCGATGGGCTCCATCTGATTTCAGATGGAAGAGTTTATGATCCCGACCGAGTCTTCAAAAAGAAGAATCTCAAAGCACTTCTTCTGAAATTGGTAGAAGTGCTAGAAATGCAGCTAATCTGGGGTCCCGAATTCCTCGACGTGAAGCTCGACCCATCGAAGCTCACGGGTGATGTTTTCCAAGACGAAGGCGGAATTTCGGGATTCTGCATGATCGGCACTAGTCATATATCAATACATGTATGGCCCTTGCGCCAACATTTTTCCATGGACGTCTTCTCTTGTAAGACGTTCGACGCTGCTCTGGCTAAGAAGACTATAGAAAAGTTCCTAAAACCCGAAAACGTCACTTTCCATATGCTCTCTCGTAGGCAGGGTGGCGAAGCAGAGGAATTCTTTCCTCACGATATGCTGGAAGAAGCGTTAACCCGAGTACCTGTTGCATCTCTAATCTAGAAGCCAAATATGGCTACGCTCGCTCAACGGGTCGCAACTAGATATCTTAGGATTCTGGCCCAGCAAGAGCAGCAAGCGCCTCCCGAAGAGGCTCCGGAAGGAGAATTCGGCGGGAAAGGACCTTTCACATTGCCACCAGACCATGTGGCAGCTATTCAGGTTCCTAAAGGCGGAGCCAACTGTGCTAAATGCGCATTCGTTGACGAAGCCAATCACGCATGTGGAGAACCTAATTATATTGCATGGAACGGAGGGGACCCAGCTCTCCCTGATCTTCCATTAGATGAGATTTGCTCTGACTGGTTCAAAGCAGGCGTTGCTACCGAAGCCGAAGGATCTGGTCAAACGTAAATTTCGATTAGGAGTGCGTAAGGGACTGTGATGGATAATCCCACTCTAATCGGAAAATGCCTTGGTTGTGATAGAATGCGTCGCCTGGAGGATCTCACAGTCCAGGATACCACGGTGAAGCTCGGAGGAGCATGCGTAGAATGCATGGCTCCTCCGAGGGGCCGAAAATGGGTACTAATGTCACATAAGTGTAGAACCGATCCGAAGTTCGCGCTTGCGGTTTACAATGAGATCAAGAAGTCCAAAGGACAGAAGCTTTTCATTTTGATGTATGGACTCCCCGAGGGTGCCAAGCCTCCGGGAGATTCGGACGAGCCTGCTACTGATGAGCCGCCTCCTGCTCGCCGTCCAGCGCTTTCTCTGGTGAGGTAGTACAGTTTGATGTGCAGAGCTTCGCAGGCCTAGTAGTCATCTTCTGGCTCGGCCTGATTTGCTCTCTCGATCATATAGCTCACCATGGACAAGCCATGGAGAATCTGGCTTTCGCTAACGCACTTGTAACTTGCCTACTGGGAATGATGGTAGAGGCAGGGAATATTGAATCCCAAAAGCGTTCGAGAGCTACTCTTCCAATACGATTACTCGTATTGGTCTCCATGATAGCTCATACAGTTATTTGCCTGAGACCTTAGCTCCAAACCCGACACGAGCAAAGGCGTCAGCCAAGCTCTCTGATGGATCTTTCTTCATCGAAGATATTTCTCGAATAAGGCTCCCCAGACTGATATCCAATAGAGATGCCGCGCTGTGTAGGCATGCTACTGAGCGAATCGGGTCGGTGGCTTTTATCCGGACGGATTCTTCTACACGACGAGCCGCGTGGTGAATCCTCCACTTAGGCTCTTCCTCGAGAAGAATAACTTCAACACTGCCACCTTCTAAGACTCCGACCCAATGTTTCTCGGGTACAGAGAGTTCCTTTCGCATAGGCACATATGAACTATGGCCTACTGGACCTTTGGAATGGCCATCTTTGGATAAGACATAATCGCAGAGAGGATCTGAGTCCTCTCTGACGATTACGAAATCCGGAATTAGGGGGTATTTCGGTTCTTCAACCGTGGACCCGTATCCTATGATTATCATCCGATGTGCATGTGCATAAATGCTGCAATCACAATACAGACGAGGAACAGGAAAATAGATCCGACTACGATGATGGATAGCCAAGAGGCTACAGCAGCAGTGAATCTCCAAAAATCCCACTGGGTTCCCTGAATGGCTCGTACTGCCGACTCCTCTTCCTCAAAGTCGGCGAACGCCGGTCGAGCCTCCTCGCGGATGACAACCGGCTCTCGCCGAGCTCGGGCGTAGAGATCCACATTGCAATGGGCGCAAGTCGCCGAACCGATTGAGCTTGGTAGGCCGCATTCACGGCACCACTTGGACTGGACTTTGTTAGCTTCCATACTCATGAGTACTAATCTCATTCAATGATTTACGCAGCAAGAGTGGCCAGACCCTCTCGGATAAGGGTCTGGAGAGGGTCTTGACGAGCACGATCGCCCAGACCCTTGACGAAATCTCGAACTTCAGATTTCTTGAACCCGAGTCCGCAGAGAGCGCTGGTCAGCTTCTCAGGCTGTCCCGAATCTCCGACCTCTCGAATAAGGATTTCGGGTTGAACAGGGATTTCGGGTTGGACTGCGGCGATCAATCGGGGGTCCACGAAGTCGTTCAGGAATTCTACATAAGGAACATTCTGAACGAGGCTACTCAAGCTGATAGAGTCTTTGCCCCCAGGCATCACCGCTAGACAATAACAATTCTTCGAGACCCATTGGGTCTCCATCAGAATCCGGGTGAGGTTTGACTTATCTTGAGCTTCCACCAGCAAAAGACGAGTCATCTGGTCACCAGACGTCAGGGCGAACATGTACACGACGTTTTCCATACTGTGGGGTACGCCATCCCACTTCAGATTTACGGCAGTCAGATATCTATTTGGCTGAGCAATCCAAACTGGTCTATTAGAGAGGCTTTCGCTCCTTGAATACCAGATATACTATGCTCAAGAGATTGTTTGGCATCATCCTGAGGATTGAGCGTCTTGGAGGCCTTCTGGAGGCGGTCGATCAGAGAGTCCAAGCCCTTCATGGCCATAGAGAATTCGTTCTTTACGAACTTATTTACTTTCCCTGCCGTCCGATTTTCGAGGTTCAACCCTTTTAGAGCCAGTTCTAAACCGGAGACCACTTTCTTTAAAGAGGGCTTCTTTGTAGGGTGGCCTTCAATATAAGTAGCCACAGCTCGAAGGTGTGAACATAACTGGTCGGGCGTCATTTCCTTTCAAAAGGTATCAAACTTCTATACTCAGGTAGGAATAGATGAGAGCCATAATCTGTGGATTTGAACCTATCTGGGGAATAAAGAAAACTCCCAGCGGCGACTTTGCCAAGCTTTGGAAAGACGGATCTCTATTCGTAGAGGGTGTCGAAGTCCGAGGCGTTGTTCTTCCTCAGATTTTCGGGAAATCATCCGAAATATTGGCTGGAGAGATAGCGACTTTCCAACCGCATATTGTTCTGATGTTCGGCGCCACCCAGCACAACGATCCATTGAGGCTTGAACGATTTGCTATTAACGTCGAGAAAACGCCAATGGGCGACAATTCTCGAATCCCCGTCCAAGAGAGGCCTGTAGTGCGGGGCGGGCCTGCAGCTTATGAACCAACTTTGCCAATTCATTGGCTTGTTCAACACCTTCAAGAAATCGGAGTGGAATCCAAGGTCTCATACTTCGCCGGAACCCATACATGCAATTCTCTCATGTACCACACTCTCCATTGGTTAGCCACCCATGAAATGCCGCATCCTGTAGCAGCGGGTTTTATCCACGTACCGTTTCCAAACGAGTACGGAGTAATCGAGGACGAACTGTGGACAACATCAACATTCGAGGGGATAGTGAAAGCGGGCAAGGCTCTTCTCGAGCAGACGAGTCTTTGGTACGTCCAGACACACGGAGCGAGGTAAAACACTTCTGCTCCATAAAGTATATGGATGAAGAAGGTGATTTAGTAGTCCAGCATGCATTTTTGTCGGATTCCGAGAAGCGTGCAATTTTATTCGAATTCTCTCTCCGCAGCATCGAAGCCACAATATACGACACCTCCCCATACCCCGCTGTAAGCTCCGAGGATGAATTGGCAGGAAGTCGTTGAAATCGCTTCAGGTGACGTTCGTCGGTTGAGCGCGGTCGTCCGCTATAGCAGCATTCCTGTGGTGGCGTTCGAAAACGTAGCTGAGCACTCTTATTGGGTGGCTCTTTACGCTCTCATGATCCACCGTGAAATGCGTCCTGACGACATGAAGACGATTGGAGCCGTAGTAACCAAGGCTCTCATCCACGATATGGCTGAGTGCACGACGGGAGATGTCGTCCGCACTTTCAAGTATTCCTCAGATGAACTCAAGCAGGCGATCAATAATGCTGAGGACAAAATAATTGAAAATTTCCCTGAGCGCATCCGTGACCTTTACCAAACTTCCCATTTGTTGTCAGGCGGCAACGAAGGATATGTGGAGCATATCGTCAAAGCGGCCGATTTCTTGTCCCTTCATCAATATATGAGGCGTGAAGTCCGAAGAGGAAATCAAGAAATAGGCAAATTCTATTCGAGAATGATTACAGATCTGGAGAATCAAGTCAAGAAATACTATAAGCCGGAGATAGGTGTAGAGCTCGGCAAACTGCACGGGCTGTATAATGAAATGCTACGGACTGCAGTAAGTCTTCGAGAGGCAACCCGATGAACGGTGGCGATATAGAAACGAAGAGTGAAATTCGAGCTCGTATTCACGAACTCGAGCACGTTCGCGACTCTTTGGGCCTTATTTCAATGGCCCAGGTCGACATTATCGATAAGAGGCTTCAAGAGCTTCATCGAGAGCTCGGGAACGCTGAGGAAGATGTGTCGGCTGCGATCGTCCGGTCCCACAAAGCAATCTGCGAAGTCAAGCAGATGGACGAGAAAGACGCGTACGGAAACGACCCCGCTATCTATTACACGCTCGGCGTCTGCGGCGAAGCGGGAGAAATGGCCAATGCGATCGTCAAATCGCTTCGGAACGGGAACAATCGAGCTAAGATTCTCGAGGCCGTCAAGAGCGAGCTCCCGGACGTCATCATTTACTCGTACGTTCTGGCATATGTACTAGGTATCAATCTATCAGGTTTAGTGAACGAAAAGGTCGGAATCGTCATCAAGCGAGCCTATGATGGCTACTATGGTGGCGTGATGCCCGTGAAGATCGACGTAAATGGACAAATTCACGAAGTCCCATGCGGAGATATATCGTATGAAGACGTCGTAGTCTTGGCTTACCCTGGAACTAAGCTCCAAGCACTATCCATGACGTTCCGTAAAGGAATTAACGGACAATCTGGTATACTTACGCATGGTCAAAAAGTGAAAGTCATCGCCGGAATGAGCTTTCACGTGATCGATACTAGTAATGCCTAATGATCTCAAAAAAGATGGCATCAGTGATGATGTCAAGCAAAAGATCATTGAAGAATATCTCAAAGATCCGGGAGCTCAGTCTAAGTTAGCTCAGTCTAGGTTAAGACCGGGAATGATAGACTATCATTCAATAGCTAAAAAGACGTTCCTAGTAGAGGAACTCCCGTCTGGAGCGCTCCCTGTCTACGACAGAGGAACACTGTGTTTTGATGCCAATCATGCGGGCTTCGGTAACCCGGTATCCGAATGCCAAGACCCGGAATGCATGGTCTTGTATGTAATGGAGAGCTGAATGGACTACGTCAATGAAATGGTAATAGATGCCGTCGTAGATTGTCCATTCTACGGAGACGATGTCTTTACACGAGACTATCGCGGCACGATCGAAATCGTAACCACTGGATTTCGAGGCCCTGAATGGTTTGTACGAATTGCTTCCAATATTCAAGGAAGAGGATGGCGTCCTCGCGATTTTAGGAATCCACAACGAATGCTGATCGGTGTGGAATTCGATTGCGAACCGAAAGTGGCCGTCGTAATTTCGATCAAGAGCCTTGAAAAGTGGTTTAAGCGCTATAATCAAGAGCCCGACAAACAAGTCGCCAAGCCCGTTCCGACTCTCGTAGCAGCTGTAAACCCTCTATTTCAAGAAGGTAAGTCCTTGATGGGTGGCTTCCTTCACATGATGGTCGTCGAACGATCGTTGTATCCTATCTTATAGAACCATCGATATTTCCACGCATTTGCGTGTAGAACGGCAAAGAGTTCGCGTCAATACGCTTTTGGGCGTTTCTGTCGTCATCCAGAGGATCTGTGATCAGCTGTGACTGCGAAGCTAGAATGCGAAGCGCTCGATTCGACGAAACGCGAAGAAGGTCTGCTTTAGCATTCGGATTGCGCTGGAGAACCATATAGACCTGTCCAAAGGTCAATTCATCCAGCTTGCACTTTCCTAAGAATCCCGGAGGGCCGGGCTGGAACCAAACATTGTCAACAATGTCCAGGTCGCACATCGTGCAACAATTCTTCTCGGGATTCACATTTACAGACATGTCGAAGCTTCGACTTTTGTGAAAGCATTGACATGGGTCTTGATTGCATTCGCACGGCGGCTCTGGACAAGGAGGAAGCCGTTGGCCAACTATTGGGCCAAATCCGCAATGACATGGGTTTTGATTACAAGAGCAGCTCATTTAGATACCTCTGTTTCGAGTGCTGCAGTCACTACGCAATCTTTACCGAAGTCAGCTCCCTCGGCATGGCATTTCCATGTTTTCTCGATAATGATAGACCCACCTTGCCCAAAATCCTGATGGAAAGAACCGTTTCGTTCATCGCCCCAGCGATTGGCTACCACTAAAGTGCAGCGATTATCAGCCACGAAATCCATCCAAGAAGTGGATGGAAATCCACTCTTTCCCCAATTGACGCTAGCCGCTACAATGTCGAGGGGTTGATCATCGAATAAGGGGACGCTTTTACCAGCCACTCGAGGGATATTCGAAGGGATTTTATTTCGAAGGTCTCGGCAAACGACAATAGATAATCTCCCGAGCTCCGTTTGGACTATGGGTGCACTGTTAAAGCCCGGAGTAGCCCAAAGGAAGTCGTTCCCCCAAAGATTTACCTTTCGATATTGAGATAGCAACAAGCCATCAGGACCAACTAGGGCAGCCGAGTTATAGAGATTCCCGCCATCAAATTCAACATATCCCCAAGATACGAATGCCTTAAGCTCCATTGCGATAGATCGCATAGATCTAAAGGTAGGCCCGTCCGCTCGTTCAGCTACCAGTCCTGCCTGTTCTCGATTCAGGAAAGAATACCCAGTCAAGAAAAGTTCCGGGCAGACTATGAGCTGAGAACCCATTTCGGCCGCTTGACGGAACAGGGGCTCGCAACGCCGAAAGTTATCTCGGACATCTGCTGAACAAGTGGCAAACCTCGGCCTAAATTGGATAGCGGAGAGGATATGCATCCTACTCTCCCATCCGGATTAACACGCGACGAGATGCCTTCTCAGACATTTCTCCATCGAGGAGTGCCATTTTTCGCTTGAATTCCTGAGTGTGATATGTGAGCGATTCCAACGCCCGACTAACTCGCTTGAATATATCAGCATCACCACCTCGATCCGGATGATGGATGACCCATAGCTTCTTAGCTAGTTTCTGAGCCTCTTCCAAGTCTTCTTCGGCCGCGGAGACCCTTTGGTGCCTAGGAAGCCTCGCAAGCCTCAGAAGAACCTTTTCAGGGTCCTTCCCGAGGATTGTCCAGGCCTCATTGGCAGGGAGAAACGACATCAGAATCCAAGCCCTTTGAGAGATTTGAGGCCCGAAGTACGGGGCTTCAAAATCCTTGATTCCACGAAGAGCTCAATCTCTTCAATAGTCCGGGGCTCCCGGTTTTTTATCTTCCGGAAATCCGATTTTACGCTCCGAAGCTTTTCAAGAAATTGGTCGTACTTCATATTCTAGGCCTATTTAGCATAGCACGAATTATTGGGGCTGCAAATACGATACGGCTCGAGTATAGTAGGGTATGAACCCTCACGTTAATTTCAAGGCCCTTTGGACACTAATGGTTGGGGTCGCTGAAAATGTGAACAATGAGCGTATGAAGGCCACCTTGCTTAATCATGCAAACAAGAAAGAGTATATTTGTCGGAAGTTAGGGATTATCTCTAGCGCCGATGTGAAGAGGTTCCAGGATACTCTTCAATATAAGAAAAGTTCGTAAATTGATTGCCACAAAGTGTAAAAATGATTAGAATTGGCACTCAATTTGTGCTAAAATTGGAGACCTAGAACATGGCGAAAACTCAAACCAAAACCGAGGTGCGAAACGCGACCGCAAAGGCCACGAAGCTCCTCAAGGGCATCGATAACGAAGTCCTTTCCATCACCAAAGACCAAGCCAAGCTCAACAAGCGGGTAGAAACCGTCCAGAAGAACGCGGTCCAGGTGACCAAGATCCTCACTGGGATTTCGAACGTCGCTTTGGCAGCTCCGGCTCCGGCTCCCAAGCCTGCTGCGAAGGTCAAACCGGCAAAGGCGAAGCCCGTCGCGAAGGCGAAGGCACCAAAGCCCGCTGCAAAGGCAAAGCCCGCTGCGAAAGCCAAGCCCGCTGCGAAAGCCAAGCCCGCTGCGAAGGTCGCCGCTAAACCCGCTACGAAGGTCGCCGCTAAACCCGCTGCGAAGCCTGCCAAAGCCGCGAAGCCCGCGAAGCCCGCGAAGCCGACTGTCGCAAAGTCTGCGAAGGTGGAGTCGGAAGGGGATCGCCCGAAGCTCAAGGATGTGGTCGTCGGGTTGCTCAAGAAGAGCAAGATGCCCGCCAACGAGATCTACAAAGCGGTCTGCGCGGCTCATGGATACTATTCGCGCCAGTCGCTCTACAACGCCCTGAAGGACGAGAAGACCTTCAAGAAGGTGGGCGAGGACTTCGCATTGGTCAATGGCTCGGCTACGACTTCTACCTCCGTCACCGACGAAGAGGAAGAGAAGTTCGTCAAGTCGGTCGAAGGCGACCAAGCAACTTCGAACGTCGTCTGACGGATTATCTGCAAGCTTAGAAGTGGTGGACCCCATTTCTAAGCTTGCGGTGTATTTTAAATCATGAACGTGTCTTCTAATTCGACTTTGGAACAACGAAGTCCCGACGTTCTGCTTACACTCGCTCATCGAATAGCCAGGAAACTATTTTTGAGGCGGTTTTGCGGAGATGGCCATCCTGTCCTTTTGATCGAGGAGGACCTAATTGAAATGGCCAGGTCGAAATTCCAAGAATATATGCTAGCTACATATTCTCAGGAAGAACTTCGTAATTTGCGACCGGATCTTGAAAATCAGATCCGAGTTTCTGCTACGTCTCGAATCATGTCCTTCGATGAAGAGACTGATATCAAGATGAGCCTTGTTTCCGAACTCGACGACTTCGATTTCACAGAGCTTTTTCCTTCAGTCCATTAGTATCGTTCGGAGTGGACTTCAACATAGCAAGCGCTCTTGGAGCCATCCGGCTGGCGATGCAGGATGTATCAGAGAAAGCTGCTGTTCGAAGACTTAATGTCTATCAGGACAAGATAACTTGCAAGCCTAAATGCTCCAGCTGCTGCAATAAGCTGGTCTACATCACCATTGCCGAAGCTATTATTATTCAAGAGTACCTGCAGAAAGCGGGGGTCTGGGATAAGGTTCGAGCTCAGGCCGAAGAATTAGCTGGGAGAAGCATGGCCCTCCCTATTTTGACTTGGTTCAAAATGAGATTATCTTGTCCGGTTCTGGACCGGACAACTTCTACGTGTATGGCGTATGAAGTTCGACCCTCAATCTGCTCTACCCATTTCGTCACAAGTCCTAAAGAACTATGTGATCCATGGAATATGTCAGGGGGTCAGTTTCAGCCCGAGGATTTTGACGACTTACAGGAATTGTTCGTCAAGAGGCTAAAGAGAGAGCTCGACGGGAATGGAGTTTTGGCCTTCCAACTGCCTATGCCTATGGCTCTAGTTATCGCAGAGCGCGTCAAGAAGCAAAAAGGTGTGTCTCCTGAAGACGTGGTGAGAATGGTTTTCTCGGAGTATACTTGAGCTGCCGGTTTTGTACTTTGAGCGGCAAGGACCGAGGCGACGGGGTTGTCGTCTGTGATGCTTGCTGGAAAGCTCTCCAAAATCCAACTACGGCGCTCCCATTGATCCGAGGCCATCTCTCGATGGAGCTTCGCGGAACAATGTCGGAAGCGGACCTGAAGAAGCAGATCGACAAATTTATGGAAATGATTTCAACATGGAAACGCCCCGGGTAACTAAGTCACATCGAAGCGGGGGCTTCGCGAAGAATCGTCTGGACTTGAGCCCGAATATCGCGGATTGTTTTGCTCGAAACTTTTCTAGTACCCCAAGACAAAGCTTCGCGAATAATGTCAGGATTAGCTCCGGAACGGACTGCGCGCAGGTAGCGTGCTAAGTCCCACATTCCCTGCTTCCGAAGACGGTGTTCTACCTCTTCCATGTGCTCCGAAAGCCTTGTAGGAGGCTCGGGCTCGACCGCGACCTCGATTGAATCGAGCATGGTACGGCTATCGTCATCCCCTTGAGGGGCATCAATAGAATCGCGCTCTTTATCGTAACGGCGCTTTTTATGTACTAGATTAATACATACGTTATTGGCCACCATGTAGATATAGTGGCCAAAAGATGACTTGCGAGGATCGTGTGCCGATCGTGTGGTATTTTTGTGGATGATTGCGACGTAGACTTCTTGGAGAAGCTCTTCCATCGGCACATCTTCCACTTTGAAGAATTTGTGGACGATCTTGATGATGTCTTGCCGTTTGGCAATAACATCAACCCCTAAAGTGGTCTTATTGTCGTCCGCGATTCGAGGCCACGGGAGCCGATCCGGAGCTTTTTTGAGTGGTTTACCAGAAACAATTACTGTTCTGGAACGAGCAGATGAAATAACTGCCATCGATTTCCACCCTCCAAATCGCAGCGGTAATCATCTGCGCTCGGTTAAAATTGGATCAGCCAATGTTGCAGACTGATCGAACCAATCTACCGCGTAGATTGATCTGAATAGTCTACCACGTAGACTGTTTTTGTGCAAGGTATTGTCATATAAGGAATACTATGGAAAAAGACGATTTCCTGAAAATATGCCTTTCGGACCCTGCCTTAGTCAAGAACACAGTCCCACTCGACATGTTCACTAAATCCTATTGTATCGTCTGCAGCCAAAGTGCATGTGCTAGGTCATGGGCGAATAATGCATCCTTCAGTAATAGGGTGGCTAACTGGCGCAAGAACCTGTTCGATGAGGTACCTAGAGTGGCGGATGATGATCCCCGATTCGACACCATTCGGGCCAAGAAGTTCCTGACGATAGTCCGAGATAATGTTCCGGAAGTAAATACTGGGCCTTCATCTCGGTACGAAGTCCAAACCCCAACTATGGTATCTACCGAAACTCAACTGCCTCAAACGCCGGTCTATTCCCAAGCTCCAGTAATTCAGCCAGCCCCGGTAGAATCAGAGACTCCCGTAGAAGTAATTCCAGCCCCCATTACCCATCCAGAACCTCAAAAGCCAGACTTTGACCTGAATAATACTCCATTCCAGCAAGGAACTATTATCTCAACCAAGCCTAAGGAAAAGGAAATATTCCTAGATCCTGGGTCCACCTTCACATTTGGTTCCGATGAACAAACTGACAAAAAATGATCCTCTCGCTTGGGGTGAGAATATCTTTGCCCTGGCGGTCAAGAAGCCAGGGGTAGAGATATCCACTGATGTTGAGAATGCTGTTGTTGTTAGATATAGGCTGGAGCTCCGCACCAGATTCCAAACCGACCCTAAAGTTAGAGAAGCCATTCGTCCCGATGTTCCGGTGCGGGAATGTTTGGACGACATTCATTTCGCTGTAGCCGATGTCTGCCGCGAAGGAACAGAAGAGATCTTCAAGAAAGTCTTGAACGAACTCGTAGATGAGCTCGAGACTCTTCGGAAAAGTGGCGAAGCTCTCTTCTTGATAGACAATGACACGGGCAAAGCAATAATGCCCCTTCAGGAGAAGCATATTTATACGCCTCCTGATTTCATGAATGAAGCTGGCCAGATGCAAAAATCTCGGCCAATCGTTCATCCGTCGATATCCGGACCGTTAACTCTTCACAAATATGAGAAGGGGCGAGCAGAATCAGTCCTAGCTAAAATAACTCCCGAGAACAAATTAGCATTCGCTCATTTAACGGACCCAGATGTCATCGCCAAGACAGCAATAGAGGTCCTCAAGCATAGAGGCTATAATATTTGCGAACTCGCAGATGGACTAGACGGATTTGTTGAAATAGGCCGAGAGCATTTTTCCGGAATGGAACAAGCACCTAATCTTCGTTTCCATCGAGTCCATCTATTTGGACAAGTCCTTGCTCGACGCATAATGGATCTGCTCAAAGACGGGGGCCGATGTAGCGATCAACTAAAAGTAGTTCCACGCCGGAACTCTAAACAGCGATGGTTCGACGTAAGCTTCAAGTATTCGCTTGAGACTTAGCCATCTCCCACGCATGAATATCCTGCAACACGCAGTGGAGCACTGAAGCTAGAGCCCATTGAAATTCAGGAACCCCGGCTACAGGGGTATTCTGCACTCCCTCGAGAACTTTCATAATATCGTCTATTCGGCACCGGAAGTGGAACTTAATATATGTTCCAAGCGGGAGCATAGGCACAATGTCGGTCGGATCGTTCACGAAGTGAGCTAATCCCTCGTATGTCTTAAGAATTAAGTCAATTCTCTCCAAGACCGCTTTATTCATTCGCTCTGCGGCATCAGGAACTTCCATAGTCAGTGCATTGAGTCGAGATTTGGTGAGCTGCGGCATCCAAACAGCAACAGGCTGACGAATCTGAAGATTATCGATGAAGCCCGCTCCTAAAAGGGATGGAGTAATAGCTTGGAATAAACAACAAGGCAAGACGACCTCGAGACGAGCTTGCCTACGAGGGAAATCCCTCTCCATGAAAGAGACTTCACCATGCTCGAAGAATCGGGCAAAATCTGAAGGCTCAATAGGTTTCATACAACTTTCTTAAGCACGCTCTCGTCTTCAAACATTTTCCAGGAACGAGAAGGAACAGGTCCTTCCGCGAGCTCACCCTGATAGTTGCCCTTCTTTTTATAGCTATCGACTTTTCCGACTAGCGTGTGGAATCGCATCTGGCAGAATCGCATTCCTGGATAGACCCGAAGTGGCTGCATGACTACAACTTCGAGAGTGTATTGCCCATCAAATCCCGGATCTCCGTAACCTGCCGTGACGTGAATGAAGCAAAAGAGCCGCCCAATGGAAGATTTGCCATCGATAATAGGAACATATTTGTCGGTGTGAATTCTCTCCGCTGTATGCATCAAGTAACCGACACCGGGCATAAGAATCATGCCTTGGTTACCCATGGTGAATCGTGTCACATCGTTAGGCTTGGATACATCTAAATATCCTTCGGTACGAGGACGGATTTTAGCTCCAAAGAGCATTTTTTCACCCGCAGGACTGAAATCATCGACGGTTGTAGCTTTATATACCGCGACTTGGTTCCCAAGGGTCAAATCATAACTCGCCGGATTCACACGAGACTCGAACTCGAGCTTCTCTGGATCGAATGGCGAGATATTGATGTCGCCACCCATAATAGCGTTTAGAATAGACGTACCTGAAAGGATTCCACCGTGGATCATAATGTTACCTTGTGATGGTAGAGTCAGACATGCCTCTCTCTCCTGAAGAGACAGCTGATGTTTTGAGACATGGGGAAAGTCTGACCAACCAACACGTCGCAGACTGCTTACAGTCCCTCTTGGACCGGGAAAAAGGGCTCCTGGACCATACTGGGGAAGATACAGAATTGCGTGAGATAGTGGTACATAATATCACGTGTTTGGTTGCGGCAATAGCTAGGCTCATCCCAAACCAAATAGCTTCGCCACAATCGGGAACTCCGTCCGGCTGATCATTATCCCAGTATCTTCACCGATCAATACATCTCCCTTCATCGATATGACACGAAGAGGGGTTTCACCTTCGGTGAGAATGCATACTGCCTGAAGCCTACGCATGTTGTACTCGTTGAGCACAGCACGCATTGTCCACCGCAAGACGTCCTGAGTGGGTTTGTGCCCATTGACCCCGTTTGTGACGGGTTTAGGATCAGCTGCCGAAATTTCCATTTCGGCAGAGCCTGTAGTGAATTCCTCGAGCTCCGCTACAGGGGTAAAAGTGGAAGTTGGTGGGGATGAATCGAGTGTAATGGAATTCAGGTCGATATCTATTCCCTCCTTCGGAGGGAATGCAGGTGAAGGTGCCTTCGGTGGCTCCGGAAGCTCCGGGGCTGGCAGTGCTTCCTTAGGGGGTTCTTTCACTGCATTCTCCTGGACTTCCGGAGGCTTTTCCTGAGGTTTGGGGGATGGCGGAGGGGCCGGAGGGGCCGGAGGCGCAGCGGAGAGTTCCGGGTTTTTGGGAGCGACAGGAAGGCGATAGATATATCCCTCAAGGAAATCGGGGACTTTCTGATATATTCGCCCGTCAGCAAAGTATTCATCCTTCTTGAGTTTGCCTTTATAAGTACCGTCTGCGCTTATGTCTGACGGCTTGGCCGGGAGACCATCGACCATCTTAAAATAGTCGAATCGAGCGCGCCAGTGAATATCGATTCCGGGCTCAGTCGTAAGAGGGACCACCCATTCGCGCCCGTGGGCCTTCTCGAGCTTCCATGGAAGCGTCATCCACTCATCCAATTTACGAATGATTTCCATTAGATATTCAGGCTTGATCTCGTATACAACCTCGTCATGAACGGTTAGGATGTACCGACAACGATCTTTCCAGCCGAGTGTCCGGAGCTGCTTATCCACGAAACACATGGCATATTTAATAACATCCGCCGAAGTGGCTTGAATCGTGTAATTGATAGCGCAGCGTTCAGCTTTGGCTCGAATCGTCCTAATCGGAGAATCAATAGTCGGAATGGGAATCCTTCGACCAAAAGCCGTGAAGATGCACTTGTTCTTGCGTGCAAAACCCTTCTGATGGTCGACGTATCCCATTAGTACAGGCACGTCGTTCCGAAGGTTATTCATGTGGCGTTGAGCATCTTCCATGGAGCAACCAATGTTGCGTTGGATAGCTCCTGCACCTCCTCCATAGATGAACGCAAAGTTGCATCGTTTGCCGCGGTTGCGCTCATCCTTATTGACGTCGACTTTCCCAAACAGAGTCCTGGATGTGATACTGTGGACGTCTCCGTCTTCAAAAAGGAAGGACTTAGTCCAGATAGGATCGCCTGAAAGATTTGTAACGACCCGGAGTTCTTCGCCAGCATAGTCGAGCTTTACTAGAATCCAGCCAGGTCGAGGAGCTATGCAGGTCCTGATCTGCTTGAATAGTTCGGGTTTATCATCATCTGAATCGCGCGGGATTCCTTGGAAGTTGACTCCCGAATAACCGTCATCGATCTTGCCTGCTCGGCTCGAGAGTCGAGTGGTGTCAGTACCGATTTGGTTGAAGTTAGGACGAACATCGCCATATTTGTCGACAGAATTCACAAACTTGTCGATATACGACCCATTCATCTTGTCGTAGTGGCGATACTCGAGCATTAGCTCAAAAATGCTCTCGGGCTTGGGGTTTCCATCTTTGTCAACAACTCCAGCTCGCTGGATGAAGTGCGTTTTGCCGTAAGCGCGATGCAACGATTTGACGGCTTCATCTTTCAGGGAATACTGAATTTCACTTTCGCCGCCGTCATCATCGTCATCATCGTCATCAGCTGATTCATATCCACCTTCTGCAGCGGCTGCAAGCATTTCAGGAGTGGGCTTGAGCTTCATCCCCTCGGGGTCGGTGAAAAGAACAGATGAGAGCTGCTTGGTCGAGCCTATATTGAGCGTGAGGAATTTGCCCGTGTTGCCAGTGCTCTTCTCGATATATTTGCGGATGAGCTCGCCAACTTCGACGATAGCAGCCTTGCATTCCACATGCAGCTGATTCACCCTCTCGACATCTAAGTGTACGCGATTGCGCTCCATTTCACGAAGCACGTTGCAGAAAGACTTCTCGAGATTGTAGATACGCTCGTCGCCTGGAGACAGTTTCTCTCGCAATACAGGCAAGAGCTTGTAGGTAAAAATCCCGTCAGAACACCCGTATTCAAGCCCTTCCTTCGGATGGAGTAAGGCATAGTTATAGCCTTGCTTGTCGCGCTTGAGTTGATCCTTACGTTCCTGAGTAAAAAGCTCATCGAGCTCTACCATCTCGATTCCGAAATGGAGTTTGGCCAATGGCTTGAGACCGGCAGGATGAATCTTGAGCGGAGAGATTACTTTGGCAAGGAAATAAGTGTCTTCATATTGATCGAATCCCCAGTATTCCTTACCAGTGACTGGGTAAAGGAACTCTTGGTCGAATTTCGCGTTGTGGAAGATTACTACACACCCGTTGACAATGCGAGTGAGCTCATCCCATGCTAGATCCCAAGGGAGATTTCCGGAGTCTTCGGGCTCATGAGACAACGGAACATAGTATCCGTTATGACCGTCGAAGGAAATGCAACAACCAGCAATCCGAGATATGGTTCTGATACCATGGCGAGTCTTTATTCCATCCTCAAAGTATTCATCTGGATAGATTCGATTGTCTACTCCCGTCGTTTCCAAGTCCAGAGAGCAAAGCTTCCGTTTGACGCAAATATCGACAAGCTTCCTTAACTCGGAAATGTCCTTGATAAGGTGAAATTTATATTGAGGAAACCAAGGTCGGATAATCGACACCCGGTCATCCATGCGTTGAAGAAGCATCGGGCTACTTTACAGCGGAGATCTGAATAAAGGTGTTGTACTGTGAACTGTGAGTAAAAGTCATTACGAAGTCCTCGAGGTCGAGCGCTCGGCTAGCGCTGATGACATCAAAAAGGCCTTCCGAAGACTTGCTCAAAAATATCATCCGGATAAGAATCCAGGTGACGAAGGAGCTGTTGTAGCCTTCAAAGAAGTGAACACAGCCTATCAAGTTCTTTCAGATGAATCGAAACGCCAGAGATACGACTTCGAACATAATCCACTCGAGGCTATGCGGGAGAACCTGAGGAAAGCTACACAAGGTTCTAACGGGCCGGGTTCCAGCAGACAAGGTACAGCTAAATCTCCTCAAGATATTCTAGAGGATCTATTTTCCCACGGACATAGTGAAGATTTCTCTCCATTCGGGAACGCTCAAAGACAAAATCCATCTAATCAAGAAACGTATAAAGCGCCGGAACCTGGAGATGATATCACTATCGAGTCCGAGCTCACTCTCGAGGAATCGCTTAATGGATGCGAGAAGCAGATCAAAGTAAAAGCTCCGCGTCCCAACATTGCATGCAGCAATTGCGGCGGAGATGGATCGCAACCTGGAACGAGACGAGTAGCATGTAACTCCTGCGCTGGCCATGGGAAAAATTACACCATGGGTCAAAGGATGGGAGTCAAAAAGTGCGTTACATGCAATGGGATGGGGACTATTCCTCTTATCAAATGCAAAGTCTGTGGTGGTTCAGGCCGCGGGGTTTTTGAACGAACTATCACCGTCAGAATCCCAGCAGGCATTACAGAGGGCCAACAACTCAGAGTGGCAGGTCACGGGAGTCCCGGACATCCGCCTGGAGATCTTTACATCTCCGTCAAAATCAGGTCTAACAAATTATTTCAACGAGAAGGCTTGGACCTTCACACCACCAGAACAATCTCACTTAGACAGGCCATGTTCGGCGGCCAGATGGCTTTTGAGGGACCAACCGGAGCTTCTGTTACAATAGAAATTCCTTCAGGAGTACAACCTGGTAGCCGCGTTACTGTTGCCGGAGCTGGAGTTAACGGTAAACATTTAGGACGTGGCGACATGATCGTTCATTTAGAGATCGGGCTCCCTAAGACAATGAATGCGAGAGCTCGTAAACTCCTAGAAGAATTTTTCGAGGAGATTAGTCGCACGAATCCTACCACGTAATTTGTTTATATGGTATGTTGGCATGGATTTTAGAGCTATTGCTAATCGGATCGCTGCAAAGGCTGAAGAATCGAATAAACCTACTTTGATTCCTAATCCATTTCCAGGGTCTAAAATTCCATACCCTGTTTACCACGGTTCTCTTGGGAGAGGCATAACAAAATTCAGACGGCCTCCACAAGGAGTTTGGTTCGCCGGGACTGAGGGATGGGCAGAAGAGCATTATATCGGTAGAGATAATCAGGGTGAAGTCACTACTTGCTATGTGAATGTTAAAAATCCTTATACTCCCACCGACGATGAATTGGATAAATATTATGGCGCTACATATGGGACGCCCGAAGAATTAAAGGGAATTCAGGATTTTTTCGACGGCCTCAAAAGTCAGGGATATGACGCCTATCTACAAGACGGAGAATCTGATTCCATCGCGGTATTAGATACCGTAGAAATCGTTAACGCAGTTACTGGCGAGAAGATGTGATAATGATCACGTACTGGCCTTGGCGCCAGGCGTTTCCTATGACAGTTCCGAGCGCCACGGCTTCAGGATTGTCAGAGTCGAATTCCCAACATAAAGGCAAAGGCGTCTTCTTCGAGTAATTCCGGAGAGTGCAGACTGATTTTACTGCCATTGCACAATCATTAATCTGACGACAAACAGGCGGACCAGCTTTCTGCATCGCTCCTAAAGGCGGTGACTTCAAGAGAACTTTGAATCGCTCGTCGTAGCCTTTATGGACTTCATCCATAATTTCGCGCGATGCGAAAGTGCATTTGTCCGTCATCCCGGACAGGATTTTCAAAACAATCGGATCTGAAAGTGCAGGGATTCGGCCAGGGTCGAGCTCGGCCACTTCTATGGACTCACCCGTAGAAAGATGGACTGTATATTCAAACGGTAGGATCGGGTCGATCTTCATCGTAAAATGCCAGATCGTCAGGAAGATTCGCGACTTCGTCCATGCGTTCCATTAGCTTGCGAAGAGCCTGAGTCATGGCAGGCACAGTCTTTTGGATTTTTTCATAGTCCCAATCGATCGCATCAAGGACTCGGCAGAATTTAATATAGTCTGTGAGATTGCATTTATCTCGAATTCTGAGGAGCTTTGTCTCCATCATTGAGATCATTCGAGGCGTATCAGCCCATTTGTCCGAGACGTATTGAGATCCGCGTTCCGCTGGCTCTACGATTTCAGGCCCTTCTGGGCGCTTAGGGATTTGAATATGAAATCGTCGTTCGAGAGCGACCAAGGCGTCCATAAATCGGAGACCTTGGTACTTGGAGAGCAATGAGATACTATCCCAGTTCTCACGGCATTTGAAGCAACGAACATAATCGTGTTTTCCGCCGCTTCGAGGGTAATATCGAGCGGAAGGCCGATTGTCCGCTCCATGGAAAGGACATTGGATTTGAGTCGGAGTAGTGTCATCCGGAATGGAGTCCACGCCTCGCTCCATCAAAGCGTCATACGCAGAGAACCGCTCGCGCACAGCCATAATTCGGCGAGCTACCCACTCTTGATGAACGGTTTTAGTGGTCTCCATTCAAGTCTCCATCACGAATAGCGTCGCTCCATAGCCACAGACATCCGCGGGATGAACACGACCGAAAACCCGTTTGCATTCAGGACAAGTACGTGGTGTAGACGCGACAATATGTTGCAATTTTTCGGGACCTACGATGTCGTCCACAATCCATTCGAATTTGATAACAACATCATCTAAAGTCTGGCCATATATATCCCCCACTTCAGGTAAAAATTTGGAAACAATGAGAAATTGTTTCTGCGGATCTCCATCTAATCGAATAGTGAAATGAGTCCACCCTGGAAGAGAATCCTGTTCCTGGGTGAACGAACCAGTGCTTCTTTTCCAAGAGTCCTGAGTATGAATCACGCTTCCATTACTCTCTCGAAACACCCATTTACACAATCATTCACTGGATGAAGACCTGTGTATCCGATATTACATTCTAAGCAGATGCGAACCGGAGTTACATCAAAAGAATTATTGTCGACGCTAGTTACTTTGAATTTTCCATTGTTAGAAGGCGAAGCGCCAGAGACTTCAACTTCGTCTCCGACTTCAAATCCTCCATGAATCGTGGTAATTGTAATAGTTTTATTCATATTAGCATCACATGTTCTACATGTTCATATATACAATCATTTTTAGGATGACGCTGACCCAGAGACCATGGTTGCTTACATTCATCGCAAAGTGGAATACGATAGGGTTTGCGAGGCTCTAATCTATCTTGATCGAGACCGTGGTTGAAATTTCCATCCGGTTCTGCAGATAAGTATTTCTGCATCAGTTTTGACGATAGAGACCTTCTTTACAAGAAGGTCTTCTTGTTCAATTTCAGCAAAAGAATTGGCTAGATCCTTTTGGATTGAATCCAGGAATCCTTCTGTCACAAGTTCAGGATCGTCCGAAAAAATTTCGGCACCCCATCGTTCATTGATAGGCACCCAGGACGGTACTATGCAGATTTGCTGAGAAGCATGTCATCCACGCTCAAAGATATTTTATTTGAGGCGCGAAGAAGGGCCATATCTGTCTGAGTATCAAGCAAGCCCGACTGAATATGGCGCATTCGCTTCGAGTCCCAAAGGATCTTGCCGATCATCCTGTCGAACACAGGATTGTCGCGATTCTTCAGATTACCAAGGTAAAATTTGCCGTCGCGTCGTAATTGGTCATTCAGGTAAGTATAGGTAACAACGTCGGCCGATTTCTCTACTTCGTTCGCGTAAGAAATGGCGGCGAAATCATATCTACCATCGTTCTTATCCGCCCTCAGTTTCCCTTGCCGGTTCAACTGGAAGAGCGCAAGAACCGGAACCGTCTTCCCGCGAGCAAAATTGAGGGCCATCATTCGGCCTTCGCGCACGACATTGTTGAGAGACGTGACATGGTCACTCGTCCTGTATTTGGGTTTAGCCAAGCCCAAGTGATCGATAACTATGCCATCGCATCCGTATTTATTGTGGAACATCTCAGCTTTACGCTTGATGTCTCCAACTCCGACATCATCCTCAGGACGCCAAACATAGAGTTTCCCTTTGGTCGTAGCCTTGAAATCCTGAGCAACTATCTGAAGACGTTTGAACTCGAGCTCCGATAGCTCTCCATCACGTACCCGACGATAATCGAGTCCCATATATGGAGCAGGAAGTCCAGCCTTCCGGTCCTGTGAGTACCAGTCAGTGATGAATTTTCCGTGGGCCGAATGGATGACGTAGAGCTGCCTACGTAGTTGTTTGTACGGCATCTCAAGAATGGCGTAGAAAATGTTCTTGCCGTAAACATATGCATTATTGTATGCATAATTTAGAGCAAGCGTAGTCTTGAGCTCACCAGCGAATGCGCAATGAATCCAATATTCGCCAGTACGATGGCCTTTGCAGACGGCATCCACAGGCTCGAGCCCAAACAGGTTCCTTCCAGCATACTTATTGGTCTTACTGACGATATCATATTCTTCCATGAACTCTTCAGCGTCGTCTGAAACAACGCCTTCGAGCTTCTCTCCCGCTTCAACGCGAGAGAAATATGACATTTTCTCATAGAAGAAATTAACGGCATCATGGATGCCGCGCATGACCTTTTTGCCGTTGACAGGCTTCTCAAGGTTTCGCCCGTGCTCCGCGATGACTGTCGCATCACGACAAGCCATTACGAATGATTTGACTTGCTGTTGTTCGAATTCGGATCGAACGATCGCGAGGAAATTTGTACGAATATAAAACTGAGCCTTACGAACCTCTTCAAGCCGAGCAACAACTTCGATTTCATCTTTCTTCTCGAAGTATTCCTTGACTAATGTGAAGTCAGGAGGAGCCGACATCTGACCATAGAAGGTCTTCAGATAGTCATGGATCTTGCTGTCTTCTTCAGTATTGAAACCGAGGTCATGCTCAGCCAGTCGCATCCAATTCTGGTACGCATCATCCTGATCCGGATGACCTCCCACTTGCATGATCGACCTTAGGATGCGTTCCAAGCTTAGCTCCTCTTCTTACCTATGCCGGAACCATATATTGAGATACCACCAAGGTCATCATCAGGAACAGACCGAATCTTCTTCTCTTTCGGTTTCTCCGGAGGTTTTTCGGGTGCACGATTTGGAACCGGAGGGGAAAGAATGGAGCCAGTTACTTGTTGAGAGCGGACTCGAGGTGCTTCTTCGGGTTCGAAAACACTACCTATCGCCGAAGAATTGGACGGAAGCTCTTTACAAATAAGTGGAATCCGATAGATAGGAAGATTGGTTATGAGAGACCAAACAGATTCCGACCAAGCAAAGCTCCCGGTCGTAAATGGTTTGTTTAGATCAGACACTACCCAAGTCGGCTGCTCACGATCAAGCCGATAACAAAGAGACTCCTCTAATATTCCTGGAGCAGCTTTGTTCTTATATCCAAGTTCGTTGAGGCGAACTATCATTAAGTCGGGCGGCCTCATCAAATCTTCGATCGAATTATATATTGGTGCTCGATCGTCTTCTCCTCTCGAAGCTCGAGAAGTAGAGCCGACAAACACATCGCGGAGTTCCCGGTCTGAAGTGATTTTAGTGAATTTCGTCCTATACTTGAGCATCACCAATTTAATGACAGCTCTCATATCGGCCCAAGCTGCTGCAATAAACAGTGACTTGGTATACATATTCAAGAGGTCTAGTTTGACATGCTCGATCTGTGCCTCAGCAGTACGGATATACGCAGGCATAGCGGCGCTAATACGCTTCAACTCAGCGCATTCGCATTCATAAAGTACGCCGTCACGTTCAACCGTGCCAGCGCCGCCGCATTTTTCACATGTCATCTTAGGAATATTACAAGTCGGACAGGTCGAGTGACGTAGCAGTAACAGCTACGTCATCTATCGGGACTTGCTCTTTCTTCGTCTTGCCTTTGATCGTTTTCTTATTGATTTTTTCTACAGATGCGCCTAGATCTCGACCCTTCTTGATTTCAAGCAAAATATCTTGAGCTGTGTCAGCTTGAATGAATTGGAGCCCTTCCTTTAGAGACTCACCAGCCACCTTATCGGCGAGACGTTTCTTGGAACGCAATGCCTTGAGCACATGGTGATCAATGGTCTTAGTTCCGTCACGCTTTCGGCCGAGCAAATGATGTGCAACCACCGTTTTATGTTCTGAACCAATGCGGATCATGCGTCCAATGAGCTGAATATAATCTCCCCAACTCCATGGCATGTCCAAGAACACAAAATGTTCTGCGGATTGCAGGTTGAGCGACTCTGAACCTGCCGTAGTGATAAGAATGACGTTGATTCCAGATTTCATATCCTGGAATGCAGTACGCGCATCATTGCGCATCTTGGAGCTATTCTCTTTTCCGGTGATTCGAACGCACTTAATTTTTTCTTTAATAAGGTGACTCTCGACCAAAGAAACCATCTTCTCGAACTTAGAGAAGATTATAACCTTCTGCCCTTCGATTTCGTTGAGCAATTCGAGGAGTGTATCTACTTTAGATGAAGGACCGTCATATATCTCTCCGTCTTCATTGGCGATGAGCTGCGGAGCATTGACCGCCTGTTGGCACATAACCATCGAAGACAGCATTTCAGCTTGTGTGACGTCTGGATCCTCGCTCTTGTTGAGGAGTCCGGATTCTGCCAAGTCGTAAAGCTCTTCCTGGAGCTCAGTGAGCTCGCAATCGACTTCGCGCGACAGCAGCTCAGGAAGTTCTTTGGCGACGTCGTACTTCTTTCGAGACAGATAATACGGCTCGATTTTATTGACGAATGCGTCAAGATTCTTGTAGCCGACAACAATCCTGACTTGTCGCCCGCCGCCGATTGGTTGGAGTTTGGTCAGGCAGTACTCGTCTTGGAAGGGCGTGATCTTCGGGAACAGGGAGGGCTGGATTATCCGAAACAGACTGAAAAATTCCATCAGTCTGTTTTTGACTGGCGTGGCTGTCAGCCCATAAACGCGAGAGCTCTCATGGGCGATAGAAGCTGTCTTTTCGTGAAATTGACTCCGATGATTCTTTAGTTTGTGCATCTCGTCCATGATAAGCATGGTCTTAACCTGAGGATGAGTGAACTTCATCTCTTTCAGATAGTCGAGAATGCCAGGCACTTTCTTCGGAGGGGCGGCCTCTTGATTTAGATCGATCACTTTCTGCTCGGCCACATTGGCGTTGGCTCGAGCCTCAACATAAGCTCTCAGGATCTTGTCGTCGACATCGGTCCATCCAGGAGGAAGTGGCGGGGAGGGGCCGTCTTCCCAGAATTGTTCAAGATAGTTCACAATGTCGAATGGACGCGGAGCAAAATGCTGATCGTAAGCTTCTTTCGAAGGGAGAAGGAGCGCTTGTGTCTCTTTCTTCGCTTGACGAGCTTCCTTGAGCTCACGATTGAATCCAGGTCGCACCTTCTGTGGCTTGTCACGAATGACCGCTTCGACGAGGTCATACATGACCATGTCGTATGTTAGTATGAGTAGTCGCTTCTTGTTAGCGTTATGGTTGAGGAAGAACTCTTCATAAAGCTTGTGCCTCTTGAAAGGTTCTCCGGAGACAGTGACCGCCTCCATATTCTGCATGAATTTCCGGGTCTCATCTTCCCACTGGAAGAGCGCGGACTTAGTAGTGATGATGATCGGAACATATTCTGGTTCCATCATCCAAATATAACCGATGGCGCTTAACATCTCGAGAGTCTTACCGAGACCAGTATCATCGCCTAAGACCATCCGCTCCATCTGGAGCAGGTTCAGGATTCCCTGAGCTTGATAATTTCGGATTTTGACCGCGTCTATCTCCCCGTACTCATTCGTGTACGAGTATCGCAAATAGGGGGATGGCTTCAGCACAACATCTGCACGGGTCCGAATCTGCCGGATCTTGTCGAGGAGCTCGGTTGACATCGTTCCAACTTACACACGAAGATAATGCCCTTATGGGCTTCTCTTTCGCTCAAGACTAGCCTTTGTATAGTTTCTTAGACAAAATGGCCACCCGAGCTCCCAAATACCTGTACGAGAATTGGCCCCGACACGGTGGTGTGGTTTCATCCCCTATCATAAGAGATGACGGTGGTCATTGGGTAGTGACGTATCCTGGGCGTCCTGGAGCTTTGTTCTTTGTCCCGAAGAACGATCCGGCCATCATCGGAACGGGTGATGAACCCTACACTCCCAAGAGCCCGGACGACCCTCCCGTAGCTGGCCCTCCGAAAAATATCGTCCTCAAGCCAGGATGGAAGGTTCCAGCTGGATTCGAAAATACTCCTGTAAAATACGATCGAGTCTTGCTAGAATTAGCTAATACTAAGCCTCCGGAACACAAAGTGGTGAATGGCTCATATCAACCAATTGAGGCCAACGCCATCCCTGATGTCAGTAAATTAGTAGATCCGACTGCCCAGTAATCAGGGGCAACAAGTCGAGCCTGACTGGACGGCACACAAACCTGGCGTGGAAGAGCATCCCGTCCACGCGTATGGGTGGATTCCTGCACATCGGAAGTCGTTGGCTGAGTCTCGAGTGCAGCTGAAGCCCGGATCGATGATGATATAGACGCAATGGTTGGGATTGTTGGTCGAACTGGTCGTGAGACCAGCATCTTCCAAAGAAGTGCCTAGGCCGCACTGTTGATCCTGTTTCCCATTGAAAGTCTGGGCCGCACAGGCCTTGCAATGGAAGACGCCGCCGCATCCATCGTCGACGCAATCGTTCCCACCGCATGCAGACCCGTCAGGAACGCAAGAGGAATCTGCAACCTCAGAATCCTTGACGTTGGAGTCTGTTCCTGCGTCGGTCAAGCTCGAGTCTACCTGATTGGCAGTATCCGAACCATTCGAACCATCCGCAATCCCGGAATCCTGATTGGCATCGGGCGGTGCAGAGTCGGTGCAGAGTCCATTGGGACACCCGTAAACGACATCTCCAACGCAACCCACCAACGGAAAGACCAAGAACAATGCTGCGAGACGATACATTTGAAAAACCTCCGTCCCTGTGTACGACGGGGTATTCAGAATTTACGGACCTAGTTGAAAGAGAAGTATATCCCCGTCATATTCGATAGGTAATCCGTAGCATTGAGTAAACCCTCGTATCTGACTACCAATTTCGATGCTATACCAAAATTGCGAGTGATATCAAGTCCTACACCGATTCCGGAGCTGAAGACTCCCGCATAGACGGCGACATTGAATATTTTGTAATGGAGGAAGTCAAGAGCGAGTCCTCCATCTAGCATATTCTGTTTAGTACCTAACAATGTCTGGATCGCTTGCGGCACCAAAATGCCGAATTCTGCACGAATTCGGAGTCGAAAGATTGGATCCGGTGGTTTGTCTCGATAGTTGACGACGATAGGCAGAGTCATTGCCAAATCTCGATCTACATGACTCCCGATCGTCACTTTTACGTTGATCGGTTTATTGGTCCCGCCGTTTATATATGTTCGACCTTGCCAGTCTTGGATAACTATGATTGGCTGCTTGATTTCGACCAAAGCAGGAGCTTTGTGAATATCATCGAGTTCTTGAACAGCTTGAGTGATCAAGTCAACTTGCTCTTTAGTCAAGCATTTGCCGCCCGGAGGAGGAATGCAAGCAGGAGCAGGGTCAGGATCAGCCATCGCCAGGCTGGGAGCCATGAGTAGAGCTACTAGAAGGAAAGCTCTCTTCATTTGCCCAAATCCTTGAGTATTTGACTCGTATCAACTCCCTTGTCATTATTGGCTATCTGATAGACATTGGGAGATACCTCAATGACTTGAGCCACGTCTGTGTTCTTGACTCCAGTAGGAAGGGGAAGGATGACATCCCCTTTGTCTGGATGTTGAATCACGATCGTATTTGGATCATCAAAGATCCCGGGGTCTTTGATCGGGATCACCGCATTAGTTTGTGTGAAACCTTGAGCATCAGGGGTCCCAGGAGGAATAGGTTTCCCGTCTGGCCCGACGCGATTTTCAGGTGGCAAAACCTTGATTCCAGGATTGGTGCTTGGCTTACGACCCCATATGGAACCAAGGAGCCCGCCAATTTGGAACTTTTGACCGAAGCACAGAAGAAAAATAGCGAGTGCAATCAGAAAAATCGTCGCCACAGTAGCCAACGGATATCTGATACAGAAATTCCCGATTCCATAAACAAATGACTTCAGCCAAGCGCCGAACGTCGGCTTGGTGGCCTCTACTTTAGTCTCCGGAGAAACTTCAACTGCCGGAGTAGAATCCTGATCTGCCATGTCGAAACCTACTGAACTTCGTGATACACCAGGATAAAGCGCCATTTACCGCCGTTATAGTTACCAGTATCGATGTTGAAATAAATATTCATTCCGTAATTTTCATCCCAAAGAGGGGAGAACTGGTTTACAGGAGGATAAAGTAGACCCTGATTGGTTGAATCATAATGAGACGCCCAGAGTCCGCTGTGGGTGGGACGGAACAACGATCCAGGATTTGGTTGAGCGGGACCAAATGAAAGCCAGGTGACGTCCGTAGCAGCACGGTCGTCGCCCACAGTGAATACGAATGAGACTCGACCAGTACCTGCACTGGTCGCCGAAGGCGTCCCAGCTTGAGGACCGAGCCAGATGCCCACGTATCGATAAACCAGAACAGGGAATTGTTCGGTTGGATTGAAATTGCTAACTATTGGGCTAGAATATGCAGACCCGAGGGATTCATAAATGAATGGGAGAAACGAATTCGTAGTTAACACTGCTCCAATATTTATTTCGAAGCATGTTTTATGGTAAGCGCCGAACTCATGTTGAGACCCATCGATAGGAACAACAGAAGCAGAGACGTTGCTAACATTCGTAAAGCCCTGTAGATAGAAATTATGGGCGAATACGAATTTGCGTCCAGTAACGAGCTTCATCTAGACCTCAGAAGGTGGGCACCCCAGAATAACGAACCACGGTAGCCATCAATCGACGAGTTCCAGTAGCGGATGTTCCTGCTGGATTGATGAAGGTGAATACATCAACATTCCCAACTACGTTACTTAGGAAAGCGTCGAGTGGAGTCTCAAAGAATGTGTTTGTTCCCCACGCTGCTGGATTATTGACTTGACCATTACCGGGACTGTGCTCAAATACAATGCGGAACGAATCCATATTATTCATTGGGATGGCAGTCATATCGATTGCCGCGATGGTCGTACCGGCCGAAAACTTAATCAAGTGGTCATTGAAACCACCGTTCAACGTAATGGTGATATTTAATCCGGTGACAGTTTGGATATCAGGGGTGTTAAGTCGATACGCATTAGCTACGACTGGAACAGCTACATTGACTGAGGTCGCCAAAATTCGAACGGGAGTAGAGTCCCATCCGCCAACTGGATTCCATTCACCTACGCTTGCTGAATTTCGAATGAGAACGCGAACATCGCTCTCTGTGATAGCTAATCCGAGAGCTGAGGTACCTAAAAGGTCCTTGGCGAGTAATCCTGTCGCCCCGTCAATACCAGCGTTCACAGTGAAAAGAATAGTAGATCCAGGGGCACTCGGCTGAATATAGGCTCGGACGTTGTGTCCAACTGTACCTACTCCAGTGAGGATATTTGTCCAAAAGGCTGAATTGGTCGGAAACCCGATGCGAGCAATAGCAGCAGTAGCTTGTGTCTCGTTAGACCCAACTCCCAGCGAGGCAAATGGGTTCACTCCTGATGGGTCGAGAACAATGCGATCATTTGTGGAATCAAAATTAAACGGATTGCCTGCAGCCGCGGCGCTGTAGTGCATATTGACGTGGCCCTGAGTGATGTGTAAGGCCGATGCATCCTGGGATGCGTCATCACGCGACCAATTGACTCCATTCCACGAAGAATTGGTAGTCAGGTATAGATCGCCATTATTTATATATAAGCGATTGCGTACGGGGGAAGATCCGCCCGTAGACGTTCCTTCCCAGATGAGCGTAAAATTTAGTGTGCTGTTGTATGGAGTAACGATTCTAGGCTTGGCCTGATCAGCCGCTGAACCCATAGATCCGCGGCCCAATACGAGTTGGTCAACATTGAACGTATCTACGATCTTTTGGAGTAAGTTCGAATTTACCTTGCCATCTTGACCAAGAAGAGGCGAGATGCCTAAATTCCCGACACCTTGAGGAGGTTGAGCAGGATTCGGCTCGTCCGTAGACAAGAACTGTTGAACCGTAGTGTCGTAATTAGTCGGGACTTCTCCGAACCGCATGATCTCAGGAATGAGAGCATGGACGAGCGGAGGAACTACGGGCTCCGCTCCTTGGATCGTGGTACCAGTGATAGTCGCAGCTGAGAAACCGAGCTTTGCCATGGTTGGCAAAGCGCCACTGATTTGAATTGTGGACCCTTGAATATGGGTCGGGCATTTAAAGAGAATTTCATCATTCCCGTATGGAAATGCGACGAAACTGCCCGTGTATATGCCAGGAGAAATGCCAAGCTTGTCGAGCGTCGTCATCAGACCGCCCGGGGTAAGCCCTCCTACGTTGCCCGCAGCAATTCCCACTGACGAGGCTGGACCGGTCAGTGCCTTGCTACGAATTATTACAGTCGGGACATTTCCAGTCGGAATGATATAGACGACAGCTTCACCCTGAGCTCCTTGGCCTGCCCCAACGATCGCGCCATTGATGAAAGCCGCCAAGTCAGTCGCAGTAACTTGAGCCTCAGTTGGCTGAATATTGATCGGAGCATTACCATTCAATATGATGAAGAATGAATCTTTACCGGTTTTGAAATTATATGGCGAAGGATTCGCAGGGAATACTGCACCGCGGAGGGCTTCCTGTCCTGCGATAGCTGATAGACATACGTTCCAAGCCGCATTGAAAGCATCGATGACATTCTGAACTGTGGTGGGGGCCACTCCGAACGAAACAGTCGATACAAACGGCGAACCTACAACACCAGGCAAAGTGATCGTAAGCGTGAAAGTGTCGACGTTCAGAATCGTAGAGAAATTCGAATTTTGAGTGAATACTTGATTCTGGAGAAGGCCCTGGCGATAATAAGAGATCTTGAAGTTCTCACCTAAAAGATGAGCGCCTGGGAAAGCTTGAATCCGGGCGTTGACCGGTTGGCCAGGTGGAACCGAAGGCGTAAAATTGAATCCGCCTAAATGGAGAACAACATTGCTCTGAGTGATAGCAGGTGTAGAATCTGCTCGTCGCAACTGAACAAAGCCACCAAGACCATCTTGGGACGTAGTGATAATTCCGCGCTGAGGAGCTGAGACGCCCGTAACAGTCTGAGGTGCCGCACCGAAGCCCAAAGCGAGAACCATTCCTGCTGTGATATCGGTGAGCGTCATGGAAGCCGTGGCACCGTAAACGACTCCGCCCGAAGTGGCTGCGGTCAATACGAGCTGGCCATTCACGTCTGCTGCAACAGGAGTAGTGACTCCAACTCCTGCCATTACTGTGTTGATACGCGTAGCCGCTCGAGACGTCGTCAAAACAGGAGAACCGCCCAGGATAACGATGTCTGAAGGCTGAATAGTTATGGTCGTGGCAGCTCCACCAACCACTCCCGGAATCGCTATAGCAAAAGCTTGACCCGCAGCAATACTGAAAGGGCCGAACCCGCCATATGCGATAGCGGGTGCATTAGTCTCGGCGCCACCAACGGTCTGTGTGATCGAAGATGCCAAGAACTCATCGTAAAAGTTCTCGCCCAACGTGTTCTGAATAATCTGAACCGATGACGGCGGGGCACCCGGACCAAGCGGCATAGTGCCCGCACTGTCCACTCGCGTGAACTTGGTCTTCGGGTCGTTGATTTGTTCTTTTCTAGGTTCAGTCATTTGCTAATTGCCTATCAGAACAGGAGGTACCAGAACTCCACGACATCCGTTGTGATGAGTGCCGGGTTCGAGAGGCTCGGAATGAAGGTGACGGTCTGATTGGACGAGCCAGTAACAGTGTAGTCCACTCCTGACCGGAGCTTTATGCCATTGAGGAACATCTGTACTGCTGTCGGATCCAGAGGCCTCTGTGAAAGCGTGAACAGAGTCTGATTATTCACCGTGACAGGCAGAGTCTCTTGCTTTTGAGCGTTGAGCGACACATCGCTCGAGCCGAAGAAAAGAGGGTTGTCGTAGATATTGTTGACGAAGACCGGCTTGGGTGAAGGGAGCACGGAGAGATCAACAAATCCACGACGCTTTTCGAGAGGACGTCCTAAGAGACGGAACCTATCCACAGCGGTAAAACCCTCGTTGGTTCCAGCAGCCGAGTGAAGAACGTTTGTGTCTCGGAAATAGGCTGGAGCGGCTTGGGTAACGATGATCATTTGGAGCTCGCTGCCCATGTGGATTTCGGAAACCCCTGAAGTTTCGGGTTGCGATCGAACCAAATAAGCATTACCCACGAGAACCGAACCTGCCTCGATGTTGGGACGAGCTTTTTGGAAGCCCGAAGCGATAACGCCACCTGGCCAAGGACCAGTTGCAGAATAACCCGCGCCGCCACGAGTCGTCTTGAAGACCGTCTGGTTAGAATAATTAGTGGATGTTCCGTCTACTCGAATAATAGACTCTTGGCCTACACCCGCAGTTCCAGAAGAATTCCCACATATGAATTCAGTACCTTCCCAAGTGGAAGTACCAGGAGCTGTGGGAGCTAGAGAAGCCTCATACTCCTGGAAGGAGAAAGCGCCGATTGAGTTCGCGCCAATCCCGCTTGAATTCTTCTGCAAGTACAAAGTCTTGCCGATGAAGTCCTTGTCACGGAAATAAATTCCGACCGGGAGTTGAGCCACGCATCCTGCAAATTCGGGTGGCGCGAAATTATCATAAACTTCAGAGAGAGCATTGAGTGCGATTGGAGGTCGCGCTGCGAATGCCGAGGCTTGAACGGGAAATTTAGGAGTTGCCCAGTCATCGTAACCGACCCGATTGGCCGAGAATCGACGAGCCAAGTCTACAAGAGTCCCGGCATAATCCGGAGGGTTATTTGGAGCTTCCGCTGTGTTGAGCAGGGGAAGTGGTTGCGAACCCGAGAGGCGACCTGTACCGAGCGAAGTTACGAACGAAGTCGCTGCAAGGACTTCATACCCATTCTTATTCGGGAATACGAGTGTGGAGACCGGTCCAAGTGGATTATTGAAAATGGCCGATGCTTCGCCCGTGGTCAGAGGTCCAAGTCGGTAGAAGTCATCCGAGTAAGCGTTCTGGGTTCCAAATGCGTCTCCTTGATACGGAGTCCTCGAGTAGTAGAACGTGATCTCATTATTCGACGCATCAGCCGACATCGGAGATGGCGTAATAATTCCGACCACGTTATCGGTGTTCGTTGAGAACACATCTTGGAGAACCGGAATGCTGCCACCACCGGAAGTCTTGGCAACACAGACTCGTCCGTTAGTTTGCAAGAACCCACGGTCATATCCGAAAAGCGTGCATTCGACCAGGAATTCGGAATTGTCGAAGGTTGTTCCCGGAGGCGCTTTAGTCAAATCTATGGCGTCTGCGTTGAGTATGAAATAGACATCTCCGTTAGAATCGACGTTGAGAAGGATGGTTGGACCATCGAAATTGTCGTGTAAGAGATTGGTGTCAGTTCCAATTCCTCCAACAAAAACACGGTTATTGTTGAACGGGCTCGATGCTGGGAGCACTGCAGGAGGGCTCCGCTTATAGACAGCAGTGATTCGAGCGGGAGCAAGGAACGGAGGGAATTGAATTCCTCGGAAAGGGCCACCGTTCGCCGCTTGGAGAGCGCTATTGGTGTATTTCTGACCGAAGATAGAGAGGCTTCCGCTCGCTTGACCGTAAGTCTCTCCTACGACTGGAGTGGCTATATAATAGCCAGGAGAGTTTGGATAACTGATTATGTTTTCGTTATAATTCGACGTGTTCGAGTTCGGTCCTTCGGACGACAGGAACATGAAGTTGATACCAGACGGGAAGACCGTCGTCGTCTGGGGCACAATCGGAATATGATGCAATCCTGGTCGTGGAAGATATTCGAATGGAATCTCGAAATAGACAGTCTGATTCCCGTGATAGAACAAATTAAGTGCGTCCACCGTAGAAGAAGGATGCACTAGAATCGTTCCGTCTTGGGACAGAGTGGGCATAGCGCCCTGAAACTGAAGTGCAGGATTGTAGTACCAATTTAGTTGCTGTCCATTGCGGGACAACATATTTGGAATCAAGACCGACCTGTAAGGGGCCACGTAGGCTGTCTTGGACCCCGGATCGATCATGACCTCAGAAGTACGAGCCAAGTTTCGATTATTACCGGTCTGTACGTAAGGCGAATCCCCAAGATACGTGGGGACCATTCGATTTTTGTCAGCAAGGCCGCCTCGAAGCAGAGCCTTCGCAGAATTTGTGGGGCTCCCTCGATACTGAACCGTATGGATATAATCGGGCTTGTGTGAAAGGCCGCGACCAGAACCATAAGCTACAGCAAAATCGATGTGCATCACTAGTTGCTGAGCATAGGCCGCAGCCGTATTACCCTGCAGAGCGTCGCGGAACTCTTGGAGTTCCGTATCTGTGGCTCCCGAGGCGAGCGTAATAACCAAGTTCCCATTGACGTCCGTTGTGACGTTGAGCCCTTGGCCGCTCTTCAAGATCTTTTGACCTAGAGGCGCCACAGTCAGATTAGGATGAGTGGCAGTGGGCGAAGTGACGTTCGGGGCTACGACGGGAACGGTGCCACCGTTCGGGTCTGTCGTCATTCCTTCGAAGCGGATAATGACAGCATCCGGGTCTTCGGATGGAAGAACAAATCGCACCTGATTAGCATCAGCGCCTGGCATTCCAGCCGCAAAAGGAGCAATTTGGATCGTAATTTTGTCGCCGTTCCACCAGCTCGGATATGTGCCTCCTGAGAGTCGGTTCCCGGGAATATGTACAGGAGGCGTCGCCTGCCATACAACGTTGATGTTGTATGGAGCTACAGTGAACTGCAACGGATTGGTGAGGACTGCCGAGTTTGAAGGCACCGTCACAGGGACGTTGAAGCGCTGGACTGTAATCGAGTCCGAGTACATACGCCGATTTCCATCCGGCGCATCAAGTCGGGTTAGTCCTCCAACGAACACCGAACCATCAGTGATTCGGTCACCGTAGAAGACTACAGGACCTGCTGAATTGGTCGATCCCCAGCGCTTCCATGTCGAACGAAGGTTACCCTTCAAAAGCTCGACGAAGTTTGTCTTAAGGATCGCGTCATAATCGAATTTATCCGCGATGGAGTGACGAAGATCGAGAATATCGGTGGCTGTGATCTGATCGGCATAGAGGCCATCAGGACGCACGGTATATTCGACGATCGGTGTCCCAGAGTTATGAGCTCTAACAACGGTCTGGAGTTGACCGCGATCGATGGTCATCACGAACTGCGTGGGAGTTACCTCTACCACGTTGTTTACTCGGATGATCTCGTCGTTGATCATGAAGTAAGCTTCACCGAATTGATTCATCGTTGAGAGCACAGTGTTTGTGATGCTCGTCAACGTGAATTGAGTATCGGTGATAGTCATCGGAGCTTGCAGAGCAAGCGTGGCCGTATAAATTGTGGCGTCAGTACGAACGAGCGCAATACTATTGCGATTGAATGCGCCAGCTAGATTACCGACATCCGAGAATCCAGCAGAATTACGACGGAACACCGCGCAAAGTGGGATGGCGTAGACATATCCGTCTACAGTTCCGAAAGTAGCGGAGTCGCCTGTTCCTGCACGCCATAGGCCTGGATCGCCCAATGTCTGGCGCATATTAGTAAATGGAATGCTTGAAGGAGTGGAGAGAGCGCCTTGAGCAAAGACCAAGGTCTGGTCGAATCCTTCAGGATATTGAGCCAGGTTGATGTCGGCAACCACTCGGAGCCGATACTGAATCTGAACCCGCTTGGTCGTTGGGAAATTAAGGTCTGGATCGATAAGTTCGTCAGGAAGGAACGAATATCCTCCTTCAACGTTTCCGTATCGGTAAAGGAATCCTCGAATTGGCTTGCCTGGAGCAACTCCGGGAGGAGCAGGATCTACATCGATTAATTGCTGCCATACCTCGAGAAACACGAACTCCGCTCGGTTTCCACCCGTCGAGGTCGACGGAGGATTAAGCAAAATCTTGTTCCAGGTATCGACGTCATCAGCAGCTAGAGGGGGAGCTCCCGTCTTCGTTCCTGTGACAGGGATTGCCCAACCATTCACGATGGCCCAGGATAGATTCCGGACTTCGCCGGACGTATTCCGACCAAAGAAGAACAGGTTTGAATAAGTCGGATTGGTGAAATAATCCGACTTAGGAGACGACTCGTTCATGAGCCATCCGGAAGCCATTTCCGCTCGGATGGCTTCAGCACGACTCTCGAACTCCATCAAAGAGATGAGATTGAGCTCCGAGTCAAGAGGGGGCCTGTTTGCCTGAAACACGACGACGGCAAGAGACTTGTCGCGATCGCCGATGAATCGGGAAACTCCGGGGCCGAGGGGATTAGTCGTCATGTCTGTCCAGTCCGCTCCGAGGGCACTCTTGCGGGTCTAATCCGCACCAACATAAGTGATTTAGCCACAGTACCCATCATGGGCCTACCAATAGAATCCAATCGGACATATATAGGGTATGAGGCGAATTATTAATGAAACGGAGCCTTACGGTGATTGGGGTGGCATTAACGAAAGCTGTTACTTTATCAGCCGTAATATTTGGAACGAGAACAATTGTGCCAGTCGAGTCCATAAGGTCGATAGTGAAAACAGATGGAACAAATTCCACGAATCCGGGAATAGTCGGGTCGAAATTGTAAAGCATAGGGCTCGGAGGCGGCTTAGTAACCGAACTCGGACCCGTATTTCGATATAGTAAAAATGCATAGCAATGGGCGACGATATTATTCAGAGTAATGGCCGGGATTGTGATCCCGGTGGTCATAAGGATTCCGCCAGGAAGTATGGCAGTGCGTTTCAGACCTCCAGCAATGATTCGGTTCGAGAGCGCAACATCGACCTTAGTGGTATCTAAAAATTCGTCATTACCCGTTCCAGGTGGCGTGATTTGGCTCATCCCGGGGAACAAGCCCGTATAAGCTGACAACTTCATATTCACAGCGTCCGCAACGATGTTATCGATTACATCAATATTAGTGTTCTGTGGAACGTCAATGACGAGATGCCCACTGATAGAAAAGTTCAGAGGAGGAAGATAAACTCCTCGAACTAAGTTCTGAGCTGAATCAACAAGAATCTTCATATCATTCTCACTTGGACGGTACTGACTGGAGATCCAATCAGATCATATATCTAAGTCATTATTTATTAACTGAGCCTGCACGACATTTGGGTCATTCATAGGGCCTCGGACTTCGCGCATTGGGCACAATCAAGTATATCGCCAATTTTCGGTTCAGGATTACCATATCCAGGAGTGCGACCCTGAGTATGCTTCATAGTATGGCCACACGAAAGCGTGACGTCACGAATCTTGTGCCGAAAAATACGATGACGTGGCTGAAGGACCTCTGAGACATTTACGATCGTTTCTTTGCTCATACTAGATCTCCAAGGCACGTAGCTGGGTACCGGGCGCTGATCATCCGTTGCCCGAATCCACCAGCCGCCACTGAGAGTGCGTAGTTGGCAAACGTGTAAGGACGATCTGCAGTCGGCCCGTACGGGTTCGTCTCTGCGTATGCAGGGCCGCTTGTCGCGTTATCGAGAACGATCTCTTGAGCGGCGCTCGTCGTGGCGAAGAAGATTTGGGTGTGGGCGTTGTTCGCGATCGCGCACTGAGCTCCGCCGTTCAGCGTAATAATCGGGCCGCTATTTCCCGACCCCATAACGCCAGCCTCGAGCAAGATGGTCGAACGCTGCTTGAACACAATTGCATTTGTGCAGTCAAAGACGTAGATGCCATATGCGCCGTGGTGACTCTCGAGAAACGTGTGTGGAGCAGCGGCTGACGAGAAGTCGATATTCAGTGGCGAATTTTGCATCACCAGGCCATAGAAGATCGCGCTTCCGCCAATCGTCCATGTGTTTGGCGCGTTCAGAACGTCCTGGAAGACTCCGCCAGTAGTATTGCCGCCGAAGCTGCTACTCACTCCATTCGCGCCGTTGATCAGGCAGCCCTGACCGGAGCCATTGTCGTGCATGGTGAGGTTTGTGGTCTCACACGAGTTGAAGACCATGAACCCATTACCGTCGTTGCCGCCAGACTGAGTGGGAAAGCCACATTGCGAGAAGTCGAAATATGAAATGCTGCCTGATGCAGCAGGCACCGGTCCGTTCGGACTAAAGCCTTGGATCAGATTGATGAGCGCGAAGCATTTCGGTCGTTGGATGATCGTGTATGGGTTCCCGACTGCCGTCAGGTTGCCTCCATCGACTCCAGTCCGAAGGTAATACCCCTGATTTCCAGGTGTCGAATCTGCATAAGCCAACCAGCCAAGACGCGCGTGCCCTAGCGATGGTGCCTTGAGGATGTTGCCATAAACGAGTGCTGGCGAACCCGTGTTGATCTGGATCATCTTCCCGACATAGACGCTGAAGTCAATGCCCGTGTCCTGAATCGTCTCGTCTACATTTGTCCCAGCCACCATGTGCGTGACCGCAGTCGTGAGCACACCAGTATGTAGGAGCTGCGCAACTGTTGGAACTGCCCATATGCGAAGACCACCCTCACCGGAACATATCCCAAGAATGAGCATCGTATCGGACGGACCCATGTCGCCATGGACGTAAACGTCGACTGGCTGGAGATACTGCGGATAATATCCGGTTCGAGCAACGTATCCATTCATCCATGTCTTGAGAGCAGTACCAGGCGTCAAGCCATCGTTTGCGTCGTTGCCCAAAGCGAAGTCAATGTGCCACACAAGCTGCTGAACGGTGGCAGGGCCTCCAGGAGCTGTGGCGCCGGGAGGTCCTTGAGGGCCGGGAGGTCCTACAGAAGAGCCTGACGTGGCTGCTACGGATAAAGGTACAAGCGGTTCAGGCATGTCTGCTCCAATCCGAAGGGTTATGAAGCCTCTAACCGGCTACGGAAGTGTCCTTCTTGGATTCAAGAGATTCCCGCGGACCCTGTAAACTGCTGCGCAAGAAGCGCCCAAAATAGATGTTAGTTGGACATTGTTTTGGTTCGAAAACTCAAACCAGGAACTAATCACAACCAGAAGGATAGTCCCTTTACGTCCTATCGTAGGGAAATCTTGCTTTAGCTCCATCAACACAGGATATGCAACCTTGTGTTTTTGACCAAAAGCTAGATTTTGCCCAAACGCGATCGGAGAATAGACTGGAACGGATCCGCTGTCCGATTTCGGCCAGAAATTCCGACCATCACCGTCTATTGTTACGTCAGGAGCACTCTTGTAGAGCGTGACATAATCAGGATCAGGGGCGTATGGGACGAATGCAGTGACTTTAATATATCCCGAATTAATTCCGAATCCAATAATGTTTACCACGTTCGGAGTATCCAAACGAGATTCTGGGTAACTATTGGATGGCAGCAAGCCTACGGGAATTTGAGCGCTCGGAGCAACGAACGGGAATGGCTCGTCTGGACTTCCAGAACCACTGGTGATGATGTGTATGAATTCGCTGGCCAGTCGAGGCGTCAAATTCAAAGTCTGAGTACCTGCAGGGACAGGAATAGACTGGATAGCTGCAGACGAATAGAACAATTGGTATGAATCGCCCGGAGGAGCCGAAGTGGGAGGAATGGCTCGAAGAGCCTTGAATGACGCCGTAACAAGAGTATTGATCGGGACTCCGATCGATAAGGTCACAGCAGTGTAGTTCGTATTATATGTATAAGCAGAAGTGGTGTAGACTGGATTAATCCCGTCGTTGATGGTAACCGTTCCAGTCAAGATCTCAGGAATGAAGATCGTGAATCCGTCAGGCGTGAAATAATTATTCGGACCCTGTGATAATGTCAGAAGACGAGCAGATAGCTCGCGATGAGACAAATCAGCCCACCATTGATTCGGGTTCAAATGCTCGCGGTTTACGTCCGACGTCGCAGTGAGTTGAGCTGGATCAACCCACGCAGCGATTTCAGGAGTGCCAAGATTAATATTCGCCGCTGGCGGAGTCCAGAAATCCCATATTCCAGTCGTGTTCCGGCTCGCACCAAGCCCTGCTGGATATTCAATATAGAGTTCAGCATAAACAGTAGCATTTGCCTTCGCTACATTGAAGTTAACCGTGCACCTGTCAATTTGAGGACCAATATTGACATCCAAAACAATAGACTGCGCGTGCACAGGGCTAACGCTCAAGAGCATGTCATGATCAGTGGTCGCATCCACGATACGAAGAGATCTGACTCCAACAATAGTCGGACGAGTATTGATTGGGAGCAGAGCAAATAAGTTCTCTGCTGCAGTCCTCCATTCGATCAAAATCGCATTGAGATTGAAGACTGCCTGAGTGACTGCGCCTCCACCAATTACTACTTTAGCGACGATCGTCTCTGTAACGCTCCGGTCGCTGAAATTCATACGAATGGCGTCTGGATTACCGATATGACCGTTTAGCCCGATATCATCTTTGTAAAAGAGTGACGTACCTGCGGTTCCACTGGCAAGATTGACTTCACCTTCGGTTGAAAGCGAATTATCAAGGACTTGATTGAAGCTCTTCTGAAGGACCTCTTCAAGATCCCAGGCAACACCCTTTCGTAGATCCAAAATATCTGAAGCTACGATTTGGTCAGCATAGATCGCATCGGGTCGAGTTGGCGTAGGAAGGCCCGCCATCGTGTTTCCGCCATTCAAGTTGCCGGTGCGACTGAATGCGGATGAATTACGACGGAACACCGCACAAATCGGGATGGCATACATATAACCATCGACCGACCCGATAGCCGTCGAAGCGCCAGCATCACCAGTACCTGCTAGCCAAAGGCCTGGATCAGTAGCGGAAGGAGCAAAAGCATAAACCGTGGGATTTCCGTCTACGCCAGAACCGCCGAGGTATGGAGTGGTATTCGCCACCAATCCCGGCTGAGTAAGTCCATCAGGGAAAGTAATGATGTCGACATTTTGGATTACACGGTAACGATATTGAATCTGGACGCGCTTTGCAGTTTCCTGTAGCAAAGTCGGATCTTCAATATCGTCTGCCAAGTTCTCGTTTGGCGCGGCGTCTGGAGACTTTGCATTTCCGTATCTAAGTATTTGACCTGCAGGGCTCTTGTTAACAATGCTAGGGATAGGAGACACAAGAGCTCGCCAAACTTCCAAAATCACAAGGTCAGTTCGTTGTCCTCCAACTGGAGGAACCGGCAAAACGATGCTGTTTAGACCAGGAGTAATCGGAATAGACGAGATCGCGGGGAGATCAGAAAGGTCGAATCTGAGATTCCAACCGTTAAAAATGAGATCAGCAGCTCGAAGTTGAAACGAATTCGCAGTAGTGGCCGCAGCATCTGGTGTAAGAAAAATATAATCGCCAGTGTGCCCTAGACTTGAAGTTCCGACATTCGTTTGTTCGAGGAATTTAGCAGTCAACCAGCAAGTAGGGAGATACTTCTGTGCTAGCCTTTGGAATCCAAAGGTTCCATGAATCTCTTGGAGAAGATTCATTTCCCAGTCGGTGACTGTCTTGCCCTGTTGAATAACCAAGGACTCGAACGAGTGGTCTTCAGCAGTGTACTGGCCGAGGCCCGCAGCGGGCTCAGGTATCTTCGTAGGAGAATGACTGACGCCAGGGCCTAAGTTCTTGAATGCCATGTTAGAACGTAAGCCTCCACGTCCAAGACAAAGTCGAGGTAGCAGGCTTATTGATTACTGGGAAGGTCAAATAATTGACCAACGTATCGAGGCCCACCAAGTTGACGGTCGGATTATAAGGACCGTTAGCGGGGAGAACAGGGTTCCTAATCGCCATGTTTGTATTAATGTCACCACCCAAAAGGCCCATTTCAGCCAGTGGACCTACTGCTTCAGATTCAGCAAACGTAGTAATGAAATCCACTACGTTGGTTGGAACACCGCTAACTGTCCCCGTGCTCGTAATAAATGATGTGGACGCAACAGCTTTACGTGCGATTTCGTTGAACAATGAACGTTGTGTGTTTGTTGCAACAGGCGGATTCTGGAGATTCCAGCCCACATCGCCTGTTCCGACTGCCAAAGCAAAAACGCCGAAACTAGGCTCGGACAAATGGGCGGTTGAAGTCCCCGTTCCCTTCATAAAGCGAGCGATCAAAATGCTCGCATCAAGAGTGACGATGTTCTTCAGCTTCCCTCGAGTAACCTGACCCGTCGTGGTATCACACATTTCCCAAAAGATTTCGCCTCGGATCTTATATCCAGAGTATTTGTCCTTTTGGAGCAAATTCAAGCCGAAGTTGGGTAAACCATCGGCTGCTCGTTGGAAGATTTCGCGGAGTCTCATGGATTTCCTTATGTCTCAGTAAAGGTAGATGATTTGGGTCATGGAGATCGTGTCGAACAAAGTCCCTGTAACTTCCGCTTTAGTCGTCCGAGCGATCGTAAAAAGAGGGCCTGGATCACCTCCGGTGAGATTCGGACCCCACTCGGGGAAATAATTAGCGTGGCTGTACGGAGGCGGGAACTGGTTAGATCCTGGAGGAGGAGGCACCAATGGTGGAGGACCCCAAACTGCTGGCCTCACTGTTTGGCCTGGATGAGCAGCATAAGTGTTCGCAAGTTTAGTTTGGTCTCCTGCATGAACGAGAATATCGATCTCGTTTATATCAATCTGAGTACCCGTATTAGCTTCCAAGAGAGCTGGCGAGAAGAAGATTTGACCATGGCCTCCCTGCAAAAGGCCTGTTTGGAGCTCACCCGTGAACTGACTCAGTTGGACTTGAGCCAGCGGCTTAGTAAAAGGCATCGGCGGATAATTAGCTGATGGAGATGCCAAGACAACAAAACTTTGGTTCGTAGAGCCGCCGTCCAAAGTGTTCGCAATTATGTCGAATGTGACTTGAGTGGTCGTATATGGTGTACCATTCTGGAAGTTGAAGGTGTATCCGTTATCGTTAGGACTAAACGAAAACGAAGAAGGACCACTGAAAGTTCCGACGAATCCTGGAATGGACCCGTCGAAAGCCAAAACTGCATTCACAGTAATTTGTACTGTAGTAATATCAATCAGCGCGCCTTTCACACCAACGGTGAAAGTCACTCCGCCCAAAGGAATCAAAGTATTTTCAGGCGGTGTCAGATTTGAGACATATATTAGCCCACCGCCACCAAAATTGTAGCCGTGATTGGCTCCGAAGCCAGTTGTGGCTCTAGGCATACAGAGAAGTCTCCGTCACCTGACCATACTAATTAGGCCCCTAGAGTCAACTATCCACTTCTAGGGAAAAAGAATCGGTCAAGACAGAACGGATAATCTTGTAGTTATGGAAAGCTCCATCTGCCCAATTGAAAGCCTTCCTAAAAAGGCATTTGTTGGCTTTCAAATCCTGAAGCTTGACATAGTTTATTCCACTTATTACTTCAAATCCGATAGCCGCCGAGAACCCAGGACCGGCGATTCCACTTATTCCGAAGTATATATTTGTGTCACCGCTAGAGTCAGGCGAAGTTGCATTGATTCGTACAGAAAATAGCACTTCGAAATCAAGCGAGGTCACATCTGGAAGACCAGATGCACTCTTATAGACGGTCTTAGTCCCGGTCCCGGTAGTCTGATAACGAAGGAAATCTGGAGGTCCAGGATTCACCACTACAGAAACATTGCTTGGAACATCAGAAGCAATAATCCATGGAGTAAATTGAGCCGTGTCGAGTCCAAGCTTAACAGCAGCGACCCCGGACACAGCAATGGCTGAAGATGGTCCAATAGTTGGGCTGACAAGGTGGACTTTGTCATCGAAGTCATCCCAAGCGAATCCGGGAGGAATCCCAGGAGTCCCGTTGATCCTAGCAATGACGTTGGCTAGAGTCGTATCAGTGGATTGGAAGACCACCTTTATTTGAGGGCCGTTATCGACACTCACAAACATAATGTCATTGTTGGCCAAGCTAAATGGCTGACGATTAGTGCCTTGGAAGGTTACTTGTTCCGGAGGGTAGTCACCTTGGTATGAAAGCTGATGATCTTTCTGGTAATAAATAGTATCGATGTGCCAGGTTTCGTCGTCCGAGAATGGCGACATATGACCTGGAATTCCAGTAGATACCTTGAAGAATTCCATGCTTTCGTAGACAACTCGATTCGGAGGGTCTAGTCGAATGAAGATGGAGCTCGCATGGACTCCTGCTTGAGTCCTGTGTAGATTATATGCAGAATTTAGCGCGTCGGCTAGTACAGCCATCGTCGACACATCGATGGCATTTGGAGTCGATACCACATTGACCGTGTCGTCCATCGTATGGGAATGAGTCCCTGAATCGTTAGTTATTGATACTCTATGAGCATTATACTTAGCTTTAATCGTATTGGCCAACACAATTGCAGAAGCAGCATCAAAAGCGTTAGGAAGAAGTATTGCATTTTGCATGTCATTAGCGACATGGACTCGATATTGAACGATGTGTTTATTGAAGGCTGCCTTCAAATTATTGAGGACTACAATGCTTTCGACAAGCAAATTCGGTAGGTTCGGATTCAGGGCATCGCCCTGAGCGTCCAAGATCAAATGAGAATCTTGGACGAGAATATGATTATTGAAATGAATCTTGAAAGAGTTAGCGAATGCAATAGCAGTGGGTAAATCTACCGGAATCGCCATAGAGAAGGAATTGAATCGGTCTATTCCTTTGTGAGGACCAGGAGATCCTGGGTGATTTACGAATATGATATGATTATTGAATTGAGCTTGCAAATCGATCAGAACGGTGATGGATGAAGCCAAATCAAACGCAGGAGGAGCTAAAGATGTGTTAATATTATCATTATTAACATGGATTCCACCTTGGCTTAAATGAGCATTATAAAGCCCCTGCATATCCAAAGTGATCGTAATAAGAGTGGGTAAATCAACACAGTCAGGCAGGAGTTCGAGATCAATGATATCGAATGCAAGATGTGGGTCTACTCGTTCAACATGACCATGGAATTGCGTGTCAAAGTTTTGGAGGAGTGTAACTAGAGAAGCGGCGTCCGTGGCTACAGGAGCCGTTATATTATACTGAGTGTCCGCAATAACATGAACGGGCAGCTTTACTCTATGGAGCTCGTAAGATGTGCTGATGCTATTCATTGTAGCAATAGCACTCGAAAGAGTGAAAGAACCAGGCATAGGAACTTGATCCGTAGGATCGTTAATGCTATGCACGCCCGGGTTCACCAAGTGTTCGTTATATACAGGGAGCACTTGCTGAATGATTATATTTATCAGTTCAGTGATAGGGGTTGAAAAAGGCGTCGCATTGGTGAGATCATTTTCGAGATCCGTAAGATAACCTGACGTATTGACGAATGTAAGAGGACTAACGCTTTCTTGAAGCGTAGCTGTCTTGAATAAACCGCCTCGGGAATTCAAATCCTGAGTCATAGGAACCGGCGCCGTACCTTCACCTAAAGTAGTGAAAGCGACGACGTTTGGATCCTGCATGAATTCGTCAATGGGGGTTCCACCAGAATAAACAGAGAACCCCGCATGAGTGTGCGGAACGTTGGACGTCAGATGTTCTGGGGAAACTATTGCATTCCCTTGGTTGAGAACCTGATGAGACGGTATGAGCCTGTTTGTCAGAGTCATTTTGCCGATCGAGTATTTGATCGGACCCCAAATAGAACGCGAGATTTCAATCGGTTCGAAACTCCCGAAAGCAACGCATTGGCGAGAGTTCGTTATGACTTTCAGAAAGCTAGAAGACACAGGAGGGAGTGTAAGGACGTCGTAATTGACGGATATGATAGGGACTTCTCCTCCGTCAATAAATACAGAGACGTTAGTCACGGGATCGCGCACGATTCGATATGTGTGAGGAACAGTCCAGTCCACCTGGCTGATATAATATGAACTGAGAAGAGAAGGATTCCCACCAGCATAAATTCCGACGTACCTTCGAGCAGCAGCAGACGGGTCTGCAACTTTCAAATCTCTGAATAGACAGACAGATTCCCAGTCTACGACAGATCGGGCAGACTCGAGATCCCCATTCAGGACCGGAGTACCCCCAGAACCAAACGTGATGGAAGGTCCCGAAATAGTCCCGTGGAGAACGCCATACGGGAATGTTCCAAGAACTATATTGTCTGCCAACACCATGCACAAATTGGCATTTTTGTTCGTATAAATATCAAATGTATGAACCTGGCCGTCGGCCCAATTAAACGGGAAAGCTGCCTGTTGGTCTAAGAACTGACTGATCGGATTGAAAGAAAGAATATTAAGATATGTTCCACCAAAATTGTCGACGGCAAGCTGGAGCTCGAGATTCTTCCCTCCAGGACCTTCATCGATATTTACAAGAGCCCCGGCAAATTTTAGGTTAGTGCCAGACAGAACTGGACTTCCAGCAATAAAAGAATCGACTCTTAGTCTAAAGTCACATTTCCAGTCCTTCGAGCTATTCAGAGCAGGAGTCACAACGAGTGGATTGGCTATGTTGTAGACTCGGAAGTCAGATGTGCTGCTATCAGTGATGCGAAGAGTACGACCTAGGAGTTCAACTGGTTGAGTCCCTAGAGCTGTCCATTGAGGGGTGTCCTGATCGGGAACGTTTTCTCCAAACCAAGATACTTTGGGCTCAGGATTGGAGTCTTTACCAAAATATGTTCCAAGAGCGAGCCCGAGCTTCTGAAATGCGAGTCCCCCAAACAATGTGATCTTGGAATTGGCTCCTGATATGTTGCTAGTAAGAACAACGTGACCGAATCCGTCGTCTGTTACAAGTGGGAATCCGACTGCTGAATTAAAGACTGTGGCCACCTGAGCCACGGTTGTCGCTGGTCCCGGGAAGGTGATAGTAATCGGTTGCTGGTTCTGCAATGAAAGAACCGCAGTGTCGCCTCCAGCTATCGGGAAGGGAGTGGCGCTAGTACCTGTCACGACCGCAGGCGAAGGAGTCGACTGCAAGAAAACGAAGTACGTAGAAAAAAGATTATCGTCTATGAAGAAACCAGCTGCCTTATTATCGAGGCTGAACGTATAAAATGAAATATTAGTTGTGAATTCTACGGTAACGACCGATTGATTAGAAATAATCGGCTCTAGCCTTAAGAATCCACGGTAAGCTCCGGTTGTTAGCCCGAGCTCTGCTACAGCACTAGGAGGAGCACTCGATGTTGAATCGAGTGTGAGCTTACTACTAGCTGCTCTTTCGAATCCGCCTTGACCGATCGTGACCCAGGGAGCTATCGGGTCGAGCTCCGGGACAGTGCTGACCGTGTAATTAACCGACTTGTTATCTCCGACTTGATCAGAATCAAGTGGTTGAATGTTTGCCCGAATAAATGCCCATTTGACAGTTGAAGTGGATTGGCGACCTACTGCCCCAAAGAGAATCTGCTGCATTGGATCGATGCGTATATCCAAGTCAGAGGCATCAGGCAATTCGGTTACGAGTGCTGATGCAATCGGGGTAACGCCACCGCTCAAATAGAGGGACACGTCTCCGGTGGAATCTCTAAAAACTCGATATGTAATATCGATGCTCCAATTAACCGCGGCGCTATTCCAGTTCTCTTGGAACTCAGGAAATCCTCGATTCGTCAAGAATCCGATCTGCTTGACGAATCCAACGACATTAGTGGTGTCGTTCACGTAGTGCACGTTGAGAAGAGATAAATGATTATTATAACTAACTTGAAGCTGGTTCACCAACTCAATTGCGGTAGTCAAGTCCGTAGCATCGGGCAAGACAATAGTATCAGTGGAGTCTACGTTCTGGTGAACGTCTGATGGCCCAAGAGTCAAGTGATGATTAAATAATGCCTTGATCTGATTGATCAAAATGATCAGGCTGATCTGATCTGTGGCGTCTACAATCTCAATGGCATCTATGACATCATTGGGCCTATGGACGCCCACTTGAGTAAGATGTACGTTGAAATTCGATTTGATCGAATTTGCTAAAACGATTGCTGATGATAAATTAGTCGCATTGGTCTCAAGGAATCCAGCAAGAGCTATTTTCGAACCGTCAGCGATTCCGAAGGCAACGCCAGTAAACGCGCCGTCAGGAGCCACGGCAGAAATACTGCATCTAAAGGCCGCAGAAACTGTGCTGGGAAATCCGAGGTCGATCGCGTGCGTGTAGAATGGAGGTTGGCTTCCCGGACCCGTAGATGAATCATTATCGATGATAATGAGACCTGCACCGCCCGGAAGCAGTGAAATCTGGCCTACACCCTCAGCGGTCCAAGGGTCTGTGGCTGTATCAGGGGTTGTAACGGGGTCATAACGAATGGTCTCTTCAAATACCGTCTCGTTTAGGACCGGGAAAAAGAGTCGGTTAGTCGGGACGTTCAGCAGAAGCGTGTTCGGATCATTTAAGCACGCTGTAGATGCTCGCTCGAGTGCTTTATACTTCCATCCGGTTTGAAGTGGTGTCCACGGAGCACGAACCAACTGCGGGTTTTTCGGATCTATAAGTGAAGCCCTGGATCGATAAGTGTGTCCAGGCCATCCGGCTACTCCGGTGTTCCCTGCTTGATTGAGTCCAAATTCCGGAGAATTGAGCCTCTCGATTTGAATGGGTGGGTTGTTGAGGAAACTATAGTCAATACTGACCGTATCAGAAGGTCCAGGCTTGGTTGTCAGGACTACAGCCCCAAGTAACCCGAACACTGCATCAACGCTCGCAGCAGAACCGTTAACTGTTACGCTCACATCATTCGGAGCGTCAGCGATCTCGCCAGTCCGAGGATCGGAAATCGTCCATGCGAACGGACCAACATAGGCTCCTGATCCCGTAATAGTGGTGACAAACGGGACTTTTATTCGGTTAACCGAATCTCGAAGTTGGTGGAAGACAGCATTATCTCGATGCGCTTCATATTTCTTCTGTAATTCATTGGCCAACAGAATGGCGCTCTCGAGATTAGTGGCAGCAGGCTGGTCCAAAGTGTCGAGCGTATCTGCAACTAAGTGAATAGTCGGAGGTGGACCGATGGAGATAATATGACTCAGGAAATTGATTCGTATTTGATTGAGTAGAATAATTGCCGAATCCAGATCGACAGCGATTTGAGTGTTTACTATGTTTACGTTATCTGGAGTTCCGTGGACATATGGAGAAGAACCACTGGCCAGTATGTGAGCGTTGAACTTCGACTTTAGATCATTGGCAAGGAGAGAAAGCTCGGCTACGGTGGCTACGTGATCAGCCCAGTCGAAGCTCGCATTTTCAAGCACCAAAGTAGTCGAGTTTAGGACCGACTTTATGTAGAATGTTCCATCGTTTCGTTTATTCGGGCTTCCTACAATAGTGACCGTTCCACCGATAAATTGGGAGTTAAAGGCTCCTGTAGAAATCGAGATTTGATTCGGACCAGTAATCATCAGATTGCTTCCCGTAAGGAAAGCAAGTGGCTTTTTTACGATAGGCCCGCGCCTCGTAAAGAGAGTTCGGTCTTTAACCGAATTGAGTCCTGAAAGGGGAACTGTCATACGCTAACTATTGGATTTCCAAAAACATCTTGAATGCCAGAAACGTCAATGGTGTACATGGCTGAAGTCATTCCGATTACACTAAGAGACACGACCTGAGGGTCTATCCATGAAGAAGCCAGGACTTGGAGTCCCGGAGGACCTGTTACCGTGAGGTTAGAAGGAGCTAAAGGAACTGTCTGAATAGGCTTCGAAAAGAAAAGCAGAACGGCGTCCTGCTCGAATTTCGGGCCCATGTCTGTCATAACCACACCACTCTTGGGAATCGCTGATGCAATATAAGGAGGTTGGGCATCTCCCTCGAAAGAAGCAGTGAGATTGAATCTCTTTAGTCTCTGTCCTTCCAGCACGTCAATGAAGGTATTCCTAACGGTAGCTGACATAGTATATGGCAGGAGCTCTTTCATTCCTGGCACATCAATCACGAGCGTATCTTCGATTTTAGCTGAATATATTTGAGCTCCAGCGAAGTTGTGAACTCCAACGTTCGCGTTGTGCTGGATGAAAGAATTTGTCAGAGCTAGAGCTAATCGTAGAGCCGATGGAATGTCTGTCGCGTACGGAAGCAAGACAGGATTCGAATCAGGAAAATTGTGATAGGTAGTAGATTGAGAGTGCAGATAGTAAACGTCTCGAACTCTGTTTATCGAATTCAACAGCGACTGGAAAGACCCATTCGGGAAATCGTTTGGGAGAAAAATATTTACTATATCGAGAATTTTATGACCAGCTCCATACTGATTCCCATTATGGAATTGATAAGAGTACATAAGATCAGTCGTGGCTAAAATTAGTGCCTGAATCGATGCACTGAGTTCCACGTTACTGATCTTTATCGGGGCATTGGGTCCATTCACTGAAAGAGAGGGGAGCTCAGGAATACTGATTCCATTGTTGGTTCTAAAGGACAATTGACCAGGAGCTATGGTAGTTCCTATGATCCGGGGAGAAGAATCCAAGCTCTGGATTATTATGTCACCTGTGAAATCTAGAGGGTTAGTAGTCCGAGACAAGTCTTCGCTTCGAGCCGTGACTTTGATCTCGTAGTAGGGGAGAGCGGTAACTGCTGGGACTTCGACTTGAGCCAGATAGGTACGTGCGTCGACAGGTTGAAAAGCTCGGCCTGTAGCTGTTGAGCTCCAATCTCGAACTGATAAAATAGGAATCGGGTACTCGGCTCTATAATGCTCATTAAGTATCGAACCCATCGCTACTGCCACTGTGATAGCTGTCGGCTGATCGATCACAAAATATGGAAGCGTGACAGTCTGAGAACCGATGGTGACAGGTGCATTTTTGTGAATTGTATCAGCGTAGAGATGGACGCGATCATTTAGATAATGAGAAGCAATCTTCTGCTGTGCTTCATTTAGGAGAGCTAAAGCGCCCGCCAAATCCGCAGCAAAAGGATATACGATTTGGGCATTCGAGTATGGAGCCGTAGGCACGTCAGCAAAGTCTGCTATCACGTGGAAGACAATGCTTACCACGTGCATCGATAGCTTGGCCGAGATTTCATCTGCTAAGATCGAAGCTGTTCGGATGTCCGTCGCATCAGCTGTAACGATGGAATACTCGAGATCGTTGGCGACATGAACACCAACTTGAGTCCGATGATTATTGAATTTTGTTTTCAGATTATTGATCAGAGCGATAGCAGAATTGTTATCGATAGCCTTAGGCAGGGTCTCTGTATTAACGATATCGTTTGTTACATGGACATTATGTGCAATGAGGTGCGCGTTGAAGACAGCCCTCAGATTATTGGCTAAAACGATAACATCGGCATCGAACGGAGGCGGAGCAGCGTTCTTGACGTGGACGTTAGCTGCCACCAAATGGTTATTAAACTGAGTCTTCAACTGGTTGCAGAATGCAATCAGAGATATCAGGTCGAACGGGACAATTACGACGTTGTCCGCAGTGTCCACGACAGGATGAGCGCCCTGCTGGAAAGCAGACCAGTTCCCTTTATTCGTGATGTCTGGCCCGTACATCGGGCAACTAAACCAAACATTGATCAAAGCTCGATTTAGTCCGTGGGGATCATTCGAGATGCTATCAACTGCTCCGTCTACGATTTGAACGTTAGTCAAAATCGTATAAGTATATGGTGATACTCGATTGGTCAAAGTAAGGGGAATCTGACCAGCTCCTGGATTGTTAGATATCGCAATAACTCCAGAATATGTGATGAAATAGCTTGTATCAGTAGGAGTCGCAGGATCTAACTGAAATCGAATATTCGTGGTCGGGATGGTTGAATCCCAAGGAAGCAAAATAAGAGGGGCAGAACCTCCACTTATTCCATGAAGAACAGCAGTAGCTGCGGGGGAAGTAGAACCGACTGGCCTATCGAACTGAATATCCAGATCGCCACGATGAGTCAAATACGCGGCAACTGGTTGTGGAGAATCGGGAACATTTGCCCTGAAATTGTAAGCGGCATGAGTTATGAAATTGCCACTTATGGCGAAAACTCCTGTTATTGTGACTGAGTATATGGCACTCCAAGTCATCGGATAATCGACGGTGATCGCTACGCTCGTCTGATCTGCATCATAGAATTCGACAGACACGGCATGAGGGACATATGTTGGAACAGGTCCTGAAACGCCCAGGAAGGTATATGCACTGGGATTAAGTGCACTATCATTTACGGGCTCATTAAACACGACTCGAACGGTCTGCGAATCCAACACATGAGCAAGATATCCGAATGCCGATGGGGAAAACCCTGTAGAGACGCCAAGGGCGAGATTCCCGAGCGCGCTTTCAATTGATCCTAGCTCGCCAGTAAACGGCATATTTGACCTTACTGGGGTTAGTATGTAATTGAGAGGTATCCGGAGCCGCCAATGCCTCCAGCGGCAGCCAAGCAGACGTTAGCATTGCCACCAGATCCGCCACCGCCGCCGCCAGCACCAGTATTGGCTCCAGCACTACCACCAGCAGTAGCATTGGTGTTAGGAGCTACGTGACCAGCAATACCTCCAACACCACCATCACCACGAGGACCAGCTGCACCACCACCGCCACCGCCACCAGGAGAAGTTCCTGTGGATGCACCACCATCGCCAGCTTTGTTGACAGCAACATTAGTTGTACTGCTTGTACCCGGAGATCCGGCGACCGTGGCACTTCCACCAGGTCCACCTGTTCCTGGTAAACCGGATCCAGCTGCATCAACGGCATTGGCGTGAGTGAGTGAAACGGTTGTGATGGTAAATGGCATGCCACCAAAACCACCAACATTAGAGGTACCAGCTCCACGGCTTCCACCGCCACCTGAAGCACCTAAGAATGTAGCTAGGACAGTGCCCCCGACATCAAACTTAGTATCGCCACCAGGGCTTCCTGCACTACCATCGGTGGGAACAGGTCCACTAGTCCCTGCTGTTCCAGCTAGTCCGGCTGCACCGATAGTGACGTTATAGGATTGGCCCGGAATAACAGAAATTATTATTGAGCCCCATGCAGCTGCACCGCCACCACCGCCACCGCCACCTAATTGAGCTAGATTATCAGAACCACCTCGACCGCCGCCACCACCGCCACCGCCACCACATCCAGAAACGAGTATGGATGTGACACCAGCAGGGGCTATCCAAGTTGTGGATGAAGTGAAGGAGGTTGTGTTTAAAAATTGAACGGGCCCCGTGGGTCCAGTAGCTCCAGTTGAGCCAGCAGCCCCTACAGGCCCAGTCGCACCAGCAGGACCTGTTTGACCAGCCGTTCCCGCTGGACCAGTTTGACCAGCTGCACCAACAGGACCGGTTGGACCTGCTGCTCCAGTGGGGCCTTGAGCTCCTGCAGGTCCAGTGAATCCTGAACCACCAGAACCTGTTGGACCCTGAGTCCCCGTAGCTCCGGCTAATCCGCCAGGCGTAGTAAGGGATCCAGACAAGATATTAGAAGCCGGTGCCGCATTTCCAGAGTAACCAAGATTCGTGATGGTTACTGAAGTCGTAGAGTTAACAGAGAATACTTGATAATACCCACCAGTTTGGATGAAGATTATTGAACCCTGAGCAATCCAGCCTGTCTGAGAGACTTGAATTGTGACGTTCGAACCAACGACGGGCTGACTATAATTTGCAGTCGTAACAGTATAGGCTGGATTACCTTGAATTCCAATAGAGCCAGTGGGACCTTTGGGTCCAGTTGGACCCAAAGGACCAGTTGAACCTTGAGGCCCCGTGTTTCCAATTATTCCGCTAGATGTAACCGGCGCACCGAACCCGATAACAGAAGCCGGAGGAGCATTCGTCGCATACCCAAGATTCTGAGCAGTTACTGAAGTCGTGGAATTAACTAAAACTACTTGATAGTATCCACCAGTCGGAATGAAGATTACAGAACCTTGGGCGATCCAAGATGTTTGAGTGACCTGAATTAAAACGTTTGACCCAGCAGCAGGCTGTGTGAAATTGGATGTAGTAATAGTGAAGGCGCCTTGTCCAGCAGGTCCGGTAGGACCTGTGGCTCCTGCTGGACCGGGAAACCCTGTAGCTCCTCTTATTCCTTGAGGGCCCGAAGGTCCAGGAGGTCCTGCAGGTCCAGTTTGACCTGCTGGTCCAGTAGGACCGCCCACTCCAGTGCTACCTTGAGCTCCAGTTGTTCCTTGAGGACCTGTAGATCCTTGAAGACCAGGTGCTCCAGCAGGCCCTTGGGATCCGGTAGGTCCCACAGATCCTATAGCTCCTGTTGGTCCTGCAGCTCCTTGAGGTCCAGTTTGACCTGCTGGTCCAGTAGGACCAGCTACTCCGGTGCTGCCTTGTGGACCAGGGGAACCTTGAAGACCAAGTGCTCCAGTAGGACCCATAGGCCCGATCCCACCAGCAGCTCCAGGAGAACCGCCAGGACCAGGGATTCCTTGAATCCCTTGAGGACCCGGAGGACCAACAGGACCTGTTCCTCCTCGAGGTCCCGTTCCACCCTGTGGTCCTGTCGGTCCTACAATTCCGCCGCCTGAAGCTCCAGCAACATCTGAAATGGCTTGAGCTAAAGACCCAGCTGTGAGAACGTGAGTCACCGTCGCGCCTGCGAGGTGATTATCTGGAACTGTTCCTTCAATTCCTCGAGTAACGCTAAAAATGCTGCCCGCAACGGCAGTAACGAGCATGAGCTCGCTGTCTATACGAATTCGGAATTGCGGGACAAGAGGAAATTCGTTGGCATTCGTTGTCTGCACAAATGCAGACGTCGTTGACAACGGCAGAGCCAACGTACCCTGAGCATTATTAGTAAATTTTTCTGTGGCCATCTGGTCTCAGGCACCTGTCTGCATTTCTAGGTGCAATAAGAATCCCAGACCGAAAGGTTAGAAATCCATGCTATGGTCTTCCCCTACCACATCGACAGAAACTTTGGACCCGAGAGGATCAATCCTTTTCACGCCCTCGACAAACTTTCGAAAGTCTTCGTATCCATAGTTCGAAAGATTGAAAGTGAAGCTGTCTGTCACTTTGGCCGGATGGACGCTCAATTGCGCAGGATTTTTCTGTTGTCCGATATAGGTATCCTGGAGTATATAACTGATCCGATAGAGAGTGTGAGAAGGACGAATTATGTTGAGCAGAATGCGTATACTCTTATCTGCTAAGAATGTATCCAAGCTACCTGGATTAGCGAGGAACACGTCAACAGTGAATCCGAATTCATCTGAGATATCGAGACCAGAACCGGGCTGACGAGCTTCGAGGTAATTCTCACGCACAATTACTGTGCTATGCGTGATTAGTTCAACGGCCTTCTTGATCGAATCAGGAATGGAACCTTTGAAGTAGATTGCAATTATTGCTTGTAGAAAATCACGGAATTGCGTGTCAGTCCCTTGAAGATCTGGAGGTCCGGCTTTCTGAGGAAAAACGACGGCTGTGATGACTTGATAAAGATACTCTTCTCGAGTAGCTACATAGTACGTGTCGTTTTGAATGTCTCCGAGATCAAGACGAATACGAGCGAGAGCAATAGCCATCGCCTTAAGCTCACGTGCGTAGTTCGGACCATCTATTGTAGATGTGAAATATGAAGACAACAGAAGGAGCAACGCACGAAATTCGCGCGTCGATTCAATGAGTAACCGGTTATCATATTCTTCACCGGACTCAAAAGTATTTTCATTGCGGCGAATAATAGCCATTACTTGGTCGCCGCTCTGAACGTAAGTGTTAGGTCTCCGGGCGTTAGATATTCGACAGAAGAAACCGTAATATCCTTTGTTCCCTTGTCGCCATTCACTATGTAAGTAGCGGAGAACGTGTGGTTAGCGGGGACATCTTGAGGAACAATCCCGGCGTTGAGAGAGACGACAACGTGGTTAGCAGTCAGCTTCAATCTCTCGGCTTGAATAGCTTCTGGAGTGATGTAAATGGGAGCGAGTGTGGCATCGTCTGAATAACCAGGAATGACTGCTCCGTTCTTCCCGATAATCCAAGCTAAATTGAGCCCACTACCGACGTGTGTTAAAGAGGTCGCTGGAGTCATGACGAGACTGTCCATGAATACGCCATGGAAGACCGTAGGGCCTCCGCCTCCGTCTAAAGTGTTGAATTCAAGAGCTTGAGTCAAAATATAGACAGCGTTAGCAGCCATGGAGAGCGACGCTAAGAAAACTCCATTCGATGGAACGGATTCGCGTAAGCGTACCGCACCATCTTGCAGCGTCATTTTTGTAAATGGCTGAACAACGAAATCAACGCCAGTCGTATCTTGCATCTTGGTAGAGACATTGCTCTGCTCGATTCCTTGCCCGACTCCCTTGGTATCCGTCAAGACAGTGAAAGCAGTTCGGATGTTACTATCGACCGTGACTTGGTCGGTGTTAGGGAGAAGTTGGACAGTTGCTTCAGTCGACATCGGATTTTCGACTGATTGCTTGACCAGGACGTCTGCAGTCGCGTGCTTGGATACGTTAATCCGAGCTTGGAGAGATTGGAGAACATCGTTGATGACGTACGTCACCTTAAAGTTCTCGTCATGATCATAATCGACAGAGACTGTCGAACCGTTCGGAATGGATGTACCGCTTGAACGAATGATCGAAATAGGAGTGGTCTGAGATCCAGGAAGAATGAGATAGTCAGGGTTAGCAGAAGTCGGACCGTTATAGAGAATAGTTCGGTCCGCAGAATAAACTGCAAGAGTGAAGGTGTTTATTCCAACCGAGTCTAAAGGCTCAGGGATTTCACCGATCAGAACGTGCGGCTCACCATTCACCAAGATAGCTTGTCCAGATGGGACCGTTCCCACTTGATTAATTTGAACATAATCAGTGGCTATCGTGCTCTCACCTTCAATCAACTGATCTTGTAGTTTGTAAAGAGCGTATCCAAGAACGGAATCAAGAGTTCCGGAGACTTGGCCGACCACGGATACAACACGCCGAACAGGCTGCAATGAAGCAGTGAAATGATTGTTGCTTCGGAAACGATAATCGCCTTCAACAAAGTCATCTAGGTGTGTAGGCGGCTGAGGAATGATAGTAGAGAGCTGGATTGTCTGATAATCCAGAATAACCACTCCAGTCAGGTCATAATTAGTCGTCGGAAGATTGGAGTGATTCCTTAATCCAAGATTTTGAGACGGATTGTAAAGCATTTCCTGGATCGGATTCGATGGCGTGAGTCGTGAATCTCGAGCTCGGAAAATTAGATTCGTCGCATCAATAACGTCAAATCGAACGTTGTTAGCGACGTTAAATTGGAAAGCGAAAGTTTCTACGACAGTCCGTTCGTTGGTGCCCTTGACATAGATGTCCACTTTCCCACCAATATGCTTCTTACGAACCGGGTCGTAATCACGCTCCATATAAGGATCGCCCGACAGGACGATTTTAACTTCGAATACGCCAGGCGAGCCTTGAGATATTCTCTGATATCCGCCTTCTGTCCCTGTGTCGAGAGACGAAAGCGAGTTCATAGCATTCTCGCTCAACGTCAAATTACTGTCTTGATTTTGTCCAAAGTCGGCAGCTACTTCATTTATAGTGCTGAATCCTTTGGCTCCCGAATTGACTGTATCCAAAGCATTAGCTGGGACGTTTCCCGCAGAACCGGGCGTATCCGCAACCATCTGAACAGTCACTTCATAGCGCTTAGTATTCGGGTTATAGAATGCTTGGGCGTTAGCCGCTTGGAGAGTAACTTGGCCTTTAGAAACGAAACTCGGAGCGAGCGAGTTCGTGGAAGATGAAACCACAGCTCCTTGAATAACGACCAGGTCTTGAGTCGGCTTTGTTGTTGTGTAGAATGTCTGGTTGACTTGAGCAGGTTTAGCCCCTCCACGTTGGACATTGAAGTTCTGAGCCAACGAGTCGAAAGCCGAGTCGATCATCGTTTGGACGGTGACGTCGTCGAAGACCGTAAGCGCTGTCTTGAGATTCTGCTTATACGTAGATTGGCTAACAGGGATACTGGTTCCAGTCATTCCCGGGTCGTCAATCGCTAGAAGAGCCGGGAATGACTTGGCCCTATGGACGAAATCAGAGAGGAAATAAGCCTTCTGAATCTCATTCGAGAACGGCTCTATATGGATTTCTCTAATCGTAGAACCGGGAATCAAGCTCAAAGTAGGTTGAGCTGCCTGAATCTCACCTATGTAGTCTTGAGCGACCTGTGATTGATCACGGATTCGAATGCCGCGGATCAGAGTGTTGAGAGCTAAAGGAGCTCCAGTCAATTCTGCTGAGTAACGGCTCTCTTGAAGAACGCCAGTGGCAGCGTTCTGATAGACTGCGGTGACTACATAATAAAGAGGGTTGGCAGCGTCGACCGCCGAAAATGTGTCACTGTTCAAGATTCCGGATCCCACGCTAGCAAATCGGTCGTGGTTGAATTTGAACCTTCCCACCGAAAGAAGCTGAGATACAGTAAATTCGAACCTGTAATCCGGAGCGGAAATCAGAGGGGTGAAGTTTTCAGACTTCACGCTAACAAGTTGTTGAGTAACAGGATCGACCGTATTGGCGATGACTTGAAGATTCGGGCTATTGAAATTAGGACTATCCGGGTTTTGGAAGTCGTAAGAGACTGTGGAAATAGGGATCGCTTGAATATCTATCTCTGCCGGGGTTTTAGCTGGAATCGGATCCATGTTCAGACGAAGATATCCAGAACCTGTTCCTCCTGAACCGGTAGAAGCATAGATATTATATCCTGCTGGAGTCATAACTGAAGTGTTCGTCCACAGGATGTCTACTGAGGTCGCGCGCCTTTGAAGCTGGACTCCAGTCGGAGGAGCCAAGACTTGTTGGAGATCTACATCCGATACGACCGTAACAGTAATGGTAGATGTTGGACTAACCGACCCGGATAGATCAATCGCTCGGAGTTGGATCGTATTGACCCCCTTCTCCAATTGCAATCCATTAGGGAAACTTGCAGGATTCGGAATAGTGAAATTCGGGAGGATAAGCAGAACTAGCGTCGGATCGGAAACGAAGCCTATCCCATTGATATTTATTTGGACGTCTACGGTGTTAGAGTCTACCGTCCCAGTGAAAGACAAAGCGAACAAATTGGTCGTAATGACCAGGTTCGTGGTCGTTCCCGAGCCGTCAAAATAGTTGATTTGGGGTGCGCTAGCCATGCCTTAACACCCTACTTGAATAAAAGTCCGGGAATTATCCCCTCAGAAGGAACCCAGGCTGAGAGGCTAGCTTGAGAACCTGATTGGGATCGGAGTTAAGAACCATGAACGGGTTCGGATTGCCGATCACTCTCTTGAGTTCAACAGGTTTGGTGCTTCTTGTAGTTACAGAAGCGGTAATAACTGCAATAGTCGGATCATTTTGAGGAGACTGGACAACTATATCATCGATGCTCCGAGGATACTCGGCGTCAGATACTTGTTGGAACGGAAACCGAGTATCCTGTTGATTCTTGATATTTTGGTAGGTCGAAAAAGCTTGCGACACATCCATCGTGAGCAGAGAATTAACGTTTCCGGTTCCTGTAGTGCCCTTGCCACCAATCCGATCCAGAAGCTTGGAACCAAGCCATGGCCACTTGAAGTGGGATCCGAGCCTGGTGAACATGAATTTGTCGAGCTCTTGAGCAAGCAAATCCGCATCCTGAACTGTTTCGTAAGTATGACTGACGATATTATAGTCAAATTCGATTCGGATTCCGAAGCAACGACGGCAATTTTGTGCCGCAGTAACATAATTGAGCTGGACTATTGGAGCAAAGTTTACCAGCGGGAAATCCAGCTGAATGACTCTGTCAGTATCTACAAATGAATTTGGATCTTTGACCAAGCTCCAGCTAGGGAACAGGAGCATGCCAGCGACCACTCGACCAGGAACTATTCCGAGAGATTTGTAGGCCCCGAGAATCCGAGCTGTGGTTGGAAGAGAGCTCGTTTTATCAGTCCAACGAGGATCGGGGAACAAGAATGCTCTCCCATTCATTGGTCCATTGGCGCTGAAGACTACATGCTTATTCTCTACCGTAATAGTGAGCTCAGGGATTTTATTGCTCAAATCTCGAGCCATATCATTTGCTGATATATTATCCCCCTTGATCAAAGGGACAATCCTCGGAATCTCAGAACCAATTCCGATGTAGATCAAGTCATTCACATTCCCGATTATGCGGTATGGCTCTGGCTGACTGAAGGGAAGTGAAGGAACCGAATAAAGACCCGTTTGAGGAACAACAACACCATTCACATATAAAGTCACTGCTTGATTCGCCGGAGGCCTTTGGAATCGAATAGTTTGCTGAGTCGTAGTCTCAAGAATTCCAGTCTCAAACAAGACTTCGTGAGGACACGGCTTCTCAAGAGCAAAATCATAACTCATCAGAACAACCTTTGGTCTTCGCCTTGGGCCACTTGTTCAGCATTCTGGTATGCGGTATCTCCTGGTCGACCAATCCCGAATCCGAATATGTCATTCAAATTATCGATGACGTTCATAGCTCCAGGCCGGTGGAACAGCGTCTCAATCTTCACTATTTGATCGTCCACTGTCGAAGTGGACGCGGGAGCTGTCATAATAGTTAGTAGATCTCGTTCAATCTGCAACTGATCTGAATAATCGAGAGCTCGTTTGATTTTGAACTCCAAATGCTCTCGCTTGCGCTTAATAGCCTCAAGTTGCCATTTTTTGAATCGTTCAATGATGAACCCGAGGTCACGGTCAAATCTTTGACTACCGCGGTACCTTTTCCCGTTCGTAAACTGATCTGTAAAGCCGCCCGTAACGGTCCCATCTCGCTGCACCACCATAGGAGATGCTTTCGTAAGGAAGACAGGCTGATCTGAGGTCCTCAAGATCATGTCTCGCTCAGGGTTACCACCAAGGATTCGATACGCTTGAAGCAGTTTGGACGCGTAGCTTGTTTGAGGTACGGCAGAAAATGAGATCGGGAGATTGGTAGCAGAATCATAAAGAGTAGTAAAAACTCCTACGGTGAGCAGTTCTCTGTTGAGCCAGAGGATTCTAGCTTGGATATCTGACGACTGAATCAGTGCGAATTTTCGAAATTCTTCCCACTGTCCAGTAGTTAGTGTTCCGTAGAAGTTGAACGCCATTGCTCTAATACTCTACTAGAGTCTCAAGTAGAAACGGCTGTCGGTATTTGTCCCGCTGACAAAATGAACCCAAGCGCGTTGAAAGCCGCGATAAATCCTTCACCAGGGCCACCGAAAGTCATCACCATTCCGGAATGAAGTCCGAATGGTGTCGTAGCAGGCTTATTTGTGGAAGTAACAAGGGATTGAGCCAAACTATCAGCTGAACCGTTAGTAGAAGAAACGCCAAGAACAGATAAGCTGATATTAATGTCGAGTAAATCGATTAAACTAATGATCGTTTGCAGGACTTGCTCGAATTGCTGAATTTTCTGGATCAGAGTTTCGATAATTGCTTCTATTTCCTTGATAACGCTCTGTACTGCCTTAAGGAGCGCGAGCATGAATTGCTCAAAGTCGTTCATGAACGGAATGAACGCTGGGAACATGTCGCCCAATGTTATGGAGTACCAAGACAGATAGGAGGTGTTTCCCGTTAGCGAGACGCAAGTACGGACGAAGTCCGCCAATTGAGATCGTTCAGTCACGCTAACTGAATAGTCAATATTCGGATCTGTTGTAGTGTATTGGGTGATAGGTAACGGACCAGTGATTGGACCAGTTAGTGGCAAGGTATAAGTAGCTTCCTTGTCCAAGTATGCGTTGATTCTAGCATTATTGGCGGGATTGATTCCTCCGATAATGGCTGGGAATTTCCAATTAATCGGAGGCCCAGGTCTATTGCTGGAGCCAAAAGGAATCGGGGCCGTTGCTTTTTGAAGAACAATGCCTCCTGTGGCTCCAGGCGCTCCGAGAACTTTTGTTACTATTTGATTGACTCCATTATTCCACTTTTGAGCTAAAGTAGAATTCAGAGAAGTGTTCGTTGAGAGAGTCCCTAAAACTTGGTTAGCCACTCGACGGCTAATGGTGATAAATATAACGTTCTTGAACAAATCTTGGGAATTCGGGAATCCAGCTTTAAGCGGCCCCATTTGTCCACCAATGGAGGATAAAGTTCCCCATCCCGTCTTTTGATCTTGTTCGAACGCAGAATCCGTTGGTTGAGCAGGAGGAAGCTCGAAATTGAGCAGTATAGCAGCCTGAATTGCATCGAATACTGACTGGTATGCATTGAAGCCAGTCGAACCGCCAGTCGAACGAGGGATAAATCCCTTCACAACGGGAGAAGGCTGTCCCATTATGACGCCATCGCCGTATCTAATGAACTTCTGCGAACCCGAGGTTTTGACTAATTTCGTGTTGTTTGAGATGTTCTTAACTGCAGCCGCTGCTTTTTGGGCGTCTCCAGCAGGGTCCGCCCCACTAGTGATGACGCTAGTGTTTAACCAGTCAGTCGGAGTCCCGAAATAGGCGCGAACTCGATAATAATACGTGTTACCAACTACCAAATGCGGATCGTTGTCGACATACCGATAGGTTCCAGTGGCGAAACCTTCTAACAGGCGGTTACCACTTACAGGAATTTTCGTAGCAAAATTCCTGTAGACATTATTGTTTTCTTCCTTAAGATCGACAGCTCCTACAGGGGGAGGGAAATTATATTTCGTCATCAGAGCCTGGATAGCCGTTCCGTTTAGGGGAGTGCTATCAAGATTAACTGGAACAGCTTCTCCTGTCGGAGAGACGCTTCTCTCTATGACAAAATTCGAAAATCTGAACGAATTATATAAAGAAGTAAAAGAATTTATGAACCCTGGTTGATTTGCGCCGCTTGGATTAGTTGGCATTCTCCATTCAAGAACAACCGCAGGCTCGTATCCTTGATCGGACCACAAATCTGAGAACTTATTTGCAATGAATTTGAATTGAGCAGCCGGATCATCGCTTTTGAGTACCGGACGAACTTTGAGTTCAACAGGGGCTGGTAAGCCGGTCAAAATCGACGGATGCTTTATGAAATTGAGCAGTGAGAAGAGCTGCGTGAGGAGATCTCCAGGAGATTCTTGACCTATGTAGAGAACGAGCATCGCCACGGACGAGCCAGGCGGATACATCGGGCGGAAAATGTCGCTCTGATCATAGAATTTATTGAATACTTTGCCTTCAAAGGCAGCATATGAACCCGAGACTGATTGGAAAATCGCGCCAATGTCCTGGCGAGAAAAATCAGGATGAACTAGGAGAACGCTAAATCCGGTCCCTTTGATCTGATTAATGATTGCACGGACTGCGGCGAGAAGCAGTGCTACTATGGCTTGGATCGGATTCGTCAGATCGAGCAGGAAAATGCGTACGAGGTCGAGAACCGCCTCGAGAATAGCTTCCACCGTTTCGAGTACCTCAAGTGCCGAGGTAAGCGGCGCCCTGAGCGCCTCGAAGGGCGCAAACTTGAAATTTAGTGTACTCCAGTCCGCTTCTGACATTTAGTCCTCTGCTACTTGAGCAGACTGTCTCGAGCTCCTACCATTTTCGCGAGCTCTCGTTTTTGTTGTGCAATCGTCTTCTCGAGACCTTCTTTAATGGTGTTCAAATAACCTTTCAAGTTACCGAAATTCAATTCCTTGTTGTGCATCCACGCAGCTCCTACGGGAGCAGGTTCGCCACAAACAGTTTCTGCTGGTTCGCTATTAACCGGGCCGTCGCCTGTTCGCGTTGCGTCTTGGCTTGCGTCTCCAGAATTAGAGTCCCGTTCGTCTTGTCCGTTCGTTGTTGAATCCATAGGTACCTCAAATTGTAGAGATTGTCATCGTTTCTCAAAAGCCCTTGAATGGTCTGAATGAAAGACTGAATAGCTGTAATTCGATTATTCAACGTAGTGATCCGAGCAGGGGAACCTGCTAGAGTAATCGAAGTGGACCACGTCAAAGTGGTGTTGTAGAATGCGAGGAGAGACTGCAGGAATTGGGTCGCAAATTGGAATTCCTTGGCAGAAAGGAATGACCATGGCTGGAATAGGATGTATGGCGAAGCAGCGTTCGCTGCGAATGCCGGATACGGGCTCGTGGGGTTGATAGTAAGCGTGTGATTCGTAACGGAGGCAATCTTATAGAGCCCTTGGTTGACTCCACTGGTTACATATAGAAGGCTGGAATTGTTTACAGGCGGAACAGCAGTCGAGTAATTAACTGTGAGATCAGTCAGTACGTTTCCAACAGTAGTACCAGTGCTGGTTTCTTGATACTGACCGTAGCTCCTGATCGCAGCATCGATGTTGATCAATTCTGAAGCCACTAGACCAATCAAAGCAGGAGGAATCGCGGTGGTGGCAACATTGTTGACCAGAATACCGAGTTCTTTCTGGATGATAGTATGAAGATCCCCATAACTCTGCGAGACTATGTAGTAATCATGACCAACAGGGTCATTGATCGGGAAGATAGTTGCCAAAGAGACTTTGAACGACGTAGGAGTAAGAATGGTCTGAACCACTCCTACGTGGCCTACATTAGGGCCATTCAAGAAAATGATTTCTTGGTTGATGGCAGGAAGGAAAGTCGCATTTTGGACCGTCAAAAAATCCAAAGCAACAGTGGCTGTTCCGACTGCAACAAGAGCTCCTAACTCGTCATTAATATAGTCTTGCTCCGAATATCGACTAAGAGGTGGATAAGAAGGACGGCCGTTATCCGTCAAAGTAGATCCATCTAATACAGGAATACGACGGGGAGTAGTATCGCCATTGACGAATGTGACTGGAGTATCGACCAATTCATTCCCACTCATTGTGGATTGGAAAAATGGGATCAGGAAATTGTTGTGAATAGTCCCGTCGTCATTATTAGTCGAGAAATTTCGACCAGGAGTATAGAAGTGATTGTTGGAGTCATTAGTATTCGACGTATCTTGGAGTAATCCACCGCGAGTGAGGCCTGTGTAAACTCCATATACAGATACGGCAAATGGTCCAGTTCCTGTTACAGCAGCTACTCGAGTCAAAAGACCATTGGGAGAGCCGTCAGGATTGTAAACCTGGACAACTTGACCAGCAACGAATGGAGGGACCAAATTTTTGGCATTCCCATTCGAAGGAATGGAAAAACTAGTGGCCGGTCCTACGACAGTCACAACGTCTACTGTGTCGTTCGTTCCATGTACATGGATCGAATTTAGTATCTGAGTCCGGTGATTATTATATGCGGTCTGAATCGCATTCAGCACGGCTTCCAAAGATGCCAAGTTCGTAGGGTCTGCGGTCGAAACTGTGTTGTTAGTATCGGCTTCAGAATGGTAAACAATCGAAGCAATGTGACGATTGAAGAAGGCCTTTAGTTGAATGGCCAAGTTTAAAGATGTTGGCAAGTCGATGGCATTAGGATCAGTAATAGTATTGACATTGTCTTGTATTATATGGTTTCCAGATGTTGGAGGAGCTTGTAAAAGATGCGCGTTGAATTGCGCTTTGAGATCATTAGCTAAAGTAATGGATGTCGGAAGATCAATTGCTTTTGCAGCATTAGAGCTATGTATGACATCATCATATCCATGAACGCCTTTCTGAGAAAGATGAGCCGAATATTTAGCACTAAGATCATTAGCGAGCTCGATAGCACTAAAAAGATCGAATGCACTCGGATAAGTCTCGCCATTTACTCCATCGTTCGTCTGATGAACTCCGCTTCGAGTGAGGTGACTATTGTAAACTGAGACAAGATTGTTCACCAGGTTTATGGCTGAAGTTAGGTCAAATGCCGCGGGCGATGTCGAAATATCAGAAGTATTTGGAGTAACATGATATATCGCAGATTGAACGTGCGTATTGTAGACGGTCTGAATATTATTGACCAAAGCAATAAGCTCGGCAAGAGCTGTCGCATCGTCCGGGTATGTAGCGAAATCGAATTCCGAAACTGCCCGAGACGTCGTCATGTTTCCAATGGACGTCAAGTTGTTGATGAACGTACTACCTACGGTTACACCAAAATCAATAATCGGTGCCGTGCGTCCGTTTAAAGCTACGGTGACAAGCGGGTTGGCTGTCGGATAAATTCGAGATAGATTATTTGGTTGATACATGAATCCGTAGACTGGTGTGTCTACGAACGTGAAGAAACCCGTCAGTGTGACGTTGTTATAGAGGACGACTTTATCGTCAATATCGTTAGTGATCTGATTATATGTCGTGACTATAATGCTGGTCCTATTGAATCGGAATTTACCGCTAGTCCCACCGACTACTCGGCCATCCAAATCGGACAGAATATCTTCATAATTATTAATGAGGTCGTTGTAGAACTTGAGCAATCGGCTCACGACATTATCGAGGTTGCCTAAATGCTGCTCGTTGAAGTAAAGACTCGGGACTCCCATGTCTTTAGTACGGAGCCCTGTGCGACTTGTGATGGCAGGCCCTGAGGTCCCACTAGTAGAGCTTGCCTTTAGCGAAGCGATGACCTCTGGAATGAAGGAAACAACAGTCTCTATTCGATAGAACCAAGTGTCGGGCGAATATAGGTTATAAGTTACCGCCAAATTCTGACCCAAAATACCATTGTTTTGATTAGGGGCTACGAAAAATGCATAATTGAACTTGAATTTCGTCCCCACGGGCTGAGTAACCCGAGCTACATACATGGCTTCAAGTATATCGCCAAATCCAACTGAAGCGATGAGTTGAACTAGACCACCTTCGGAGACGTTATAATCAATTCCAAGCCGCAGGACGGCTGGAGTTTTCCCGTCTCTCACTAGAGTAAATGGGAAATTCAGATCTGCAGGCTGAGCTGTATTGAAGTTGGATCCAGATTGAAGAATAGGTCGGATAGTTCGATATAGAGCAAATATAATATAGTTACGAAGAGCGTTCGATGCTAAGGTAACAGAAGTCACATTTTTGGTCGGATCATAAAGCGAGCTCGAGACCAGGTAAGGATCACCATCCAAAGTTACGATGGTCCCCTGTGAGTACCCACTAGCTTGTCCCGATATGACGATTAATGACGACCCTTTAGAAACAGTGTTATGTGCTGAAGTCTCCTTCAGCATGTAATCACCCGTGATGGATGCACTAACTTTGAATTGCGATGTCGTATTCGAATCCGTCTGAGGAGTGGTTGTGAAAGTGACGTTGGTCACGTCAATCGAAGAATCATAGACTACAGTCTGAACAATGAGAATGATGTTGTCATTGTAGAGGAGGGCGCTCCCTTGACTGAGCAAGACCGTCTGATTCCCATTAAATACAGCCGAATTTTGACCAGACGTGATCTTCGGATAGTCAACAGAAATAGGTGAATTCACCAGTGTGAAGCTACTGTTGCCTCCAGGAGACTCAGCAACATAATAATCGACCACGACATTGTTTGCACTAGTGAATATTTGATTCGTGGTTAGAGTTCCGGGAGCTTGGAAAGTAAATGAAGTCGGATTTTGTGAAACCCCATCGATATAAAGAGTAATGCCTTTAGAAACGTTGACGGTCTTGCCAGTCGGATTAAATGTCGCAATCCCGCTATTAACTTGAGTGGTGCAAGTTTCTTGGCGAATCTTGAACGCAGCGAGTTCGGTTACATTGGTCGGAGTGACTGTGACACCGTTATCCGGCGAATTTTGCCAGATGTAAGAAATCTGGAAAACGTCTCCCGGATTCGTGGGTGTAACGAGATTGATTTGACCTGTTGTTTGGAAAACAGTGAACTGGCTCTGATCGAGAGTAACGAAAGGGCCAGTAGTGCTTAGACCTTTCTGAATAGAGAAAGTCTTGAGCGGAGGAACAAATGGGGTAAAAAACCTATCAGCTATAATCTCTCGAGTCGCTCTGATATCAGCAGTATCATTTCGAACCGAAACAAACGGAGTCCCGACGACGATTTCTTTCGGACTTACGAATCCCGTAATTTGACGCAGCCCGACGTTTGGACCTAACGAGATGAAAAGGAACTTGCCGACATTTCCAGCTGTGAAAGTATCTTTCGACGTAACGAAATGAGTCGTATCGATTACTTGACCAGCAATATTCAAAATATTGGCCGGGTCGTCTTCTCCTACAGGAGTGGTGAACTCCATCAAACCGCCATTAGGATCGAACAGGAAGTCAACTCCAGGTTGGAGAGCGTTCCCATTCTTGGAAACTTGGATTCCAGCAGAACTAATGGCTGAATTATTGAGCTTGACCATCGACGTAGCTTTGTCGAGAGTCGTATTGATGGTTGTTCGATTAGTGAATTTAAGTTGCTTGTTATCTAAATCGAGAAAATAGCCAAGAGCTTGCTGAGTTGGATCAGTCGAGTCAACAAGGTCTCCAACGAAAGTGCCTCCACCAACAGCCGGTTGGACAGAGACAATCAGGCTGGAATTCACCAGAGGTTGAGTTGGTAATGAAACGAACGGCGACCCAGTTATTCCATTCTGGACGATCTGATTAATAACCAGATATTGTTCTGTGAAATCAGGAGTATTTTCATATCCTGCAGCGTTGGCTCCGCTCCGATAGAATTGAACTGCCACTCCGCGTTCGATATTGGCCACGGTGTCAACATAGAACATGGCCGCGCCGTTGAGATTCAATAAGTCGTCCGTACCAATATAAACGTTGCCGGTCGCTATATCAACTAAACATGTCCCTTGAGGTGGGGAACTAAGACTTGAGGTCGAAGAATTAACTATCTGGGTCGCGAAATAATAACGACCTCCCGGCGCAGCCTCAGCGTAAATGATATAGCGAGTCGGATCCAAGTTCGGATCCATAAATATAGCAACATGCCCCGATGGCGTCGGGAAGTCTTTAGATGTAGTTCCGAATTGGACTCGTGTAAGAGCAAAGGAGCTGAGAGTCACTCCATCGTAATAGACATTGCTGGATGGGAACGAACTAATATCAGCTGTAGCAAACAGCGTCTTTCCAGTATCCAAAGAGAATACAACACTTCCTGAAGGAGGAGCAAATAAGCTCGACTCATTTGGAACTGCAATAGCTTTCAGGTAAGTCCGGTAACCAATCCTGATGCGGGGTATCTGGCCTGGACCGGGGATGGGATTGATAAATAAATTGTAGCTCTCGCTTGAGGACGCAGGCAAAGTCCCGAAGATTCCTTTGGATTTGGTTCTATTGTCGAAGTTCTGCCTAACTAATTGAACTATCGAGCTCTGATAGGTGACATTCGCAAGGTCAACGCTTCCAAAATTTAGTTCTCCCTTATCTAGAGAGATTTGAACGGTGCCAGCTGGAGGGTCTGTGAAGTCGGCAGCCGTTTCCACTATCTGCATCGTGAATGTAACAAGTCGAGTTGGTGTACCAATATAGATTGCGTAAGGAGCCACCGAAAGCTGCGAGAGGTTAGGTACAGGAACTATCAGTCTTGGAGAATTGCCGAAAGCACCGACTTGATCCGGAGGGCCTCCGGGAAGTGAATTCCAGCGCCGAGAATAGGCATCAAAATCGAACCTGGTGATCGCGTCATTGCGAGACCAGAAGAATACGAGATTCGGATCAGCAATCTCAATTCCGGTCGCTCCGGGAGACTGACCAGACACGTAAATCATATATTCTGCGCGCCCAAGCGATTGAGAATTATTGAGAACGTTCTGATCGACTACAAGGGAACGCGGAGGATACGTAAGTGGATTTGCCCCGCTGCTGATGCGGATCCCCTCGAGGAACATCCCACTCGTGTCTAGAGACATACTAAATAATACCCTTCACTGGATTACTCCTGTTCCAAACCCTGTGGATGGAACAATGCTAGGAGTACCGACAATAACGATTACTCCCAACGTAAGGGCAATTAAAGCGTCCAAAGAAGTTCCCACGGCCGACGCTAAAGATTCTGATTTCGAACCTAGCATCCCAGCCGCCGAAAACGCTTCAACAAAAGTGGTGGCCCCAGTTCCTTCAGGAATGAGTTGGACTTTGCCAGATCCTATACCCACAGTCGGATTGGCAGTTTGAACGATGGCCGCTCCCAACGAGATGGAAATCCCAGCCGCGATTGCATTAGCCATGTCCGGAGTCTTCTGACCGAGTATACCAAAACCAGACAACATGGGCTCCAATACTTCGAGAATGGCGCTCTCAGGGAGCAGTAATCCGACCCCGATGCCTGTTCCGACTCCCAACGTCCCTACATCAATCGAGTGTACCCCAATAGAGGTGGTTAAATATTGGTAAAAACCAGTAGCGAGGCCAGTAGCAAATGCAGGTGTACCAGGACCAACTAGACCATTGGCGGCTAGCTGACTCAGAAAGAGAGGCTGAGTAGTCCCAGGGTCTATGGGCATATTATCCGATAGAAATCGTTGGGACACCCAAAATTGGAATACCCACAATATAATCAAAGTGAGGAGATTCCGGACCAGCAATTCCTGCCACTGCGAATCCAGCGGAAGAAGCGCCTATCTTAGTGATCGGAGTAGTCAAAGCGATCAAGACGCTACTCGTTATGACCGTGTTTAAAGATGAGGTAATAGCGACAGGCCCAGCCGAAGCCGTAAGCGCTAGGTTGCCCGAGCCTACGGTAGCAGAGAAATTACCTGTTCCGACTGAAATGCTGTAATTTCCTGTTCCGATAGATGATAGGAAATTTCCCGTCGCAGTCGTGTCAGAAATTCCCGACCCAGCCGCCACGTTCCTAGAGATGGAACCTACTAGGATAGTAGTGGTATCAGATCCGAGTTGAACAGTCTTGTTCCATCCTTGGGCATAGACTGCCTTGACTAGGTCTCCGTATTGCTGTTGAGTCTTGCCAAGCACTGTCTCGCCAGCATCACCTGCACAGACTTGGACCATGCCTCCTTGGCCTGCGTTTACTGTGACTTTTTGACCTTGGACTGCGTTCTCACCACCAGCATTGTGGACAATATTTCCACCGAACGCAACGAGAGATGATCCTGTGCCTGCTTCTTGTTTCGATCCGTTGTAATGATCGACGCTAGCAAGCCCCGTAGTTGGATCTCCGTTATGATTTTTAACGATTCCGCCGTGGAGATTTAAGACGACTGATGCACCAGGCTGAATTCCGCCAGAGAATCGTCCTATGTCTAGATTGATCCCGCCTGTAAACCGAGCATCGAGGCTCGTGTTATTATTGTTCTCATCGGCTCCGACGATCATTTTCAGAAGGCCGAGAATGTTCAAATCGAGAGATTTGCCTTTTTCGTTGGGCTCTCCAACTTGAGTCTTTGGAATATGGCAGAGGACTTTGCCTTCTTTGGTGATTCCTAAAACAAATTGATTTGAGCTGTCCTGATATGGGCACTGAATTCGAAACAGTCTAGCCAGTCCAAGTGCATCCATCAGCGACTGTCGAGTGACAGTATCTACGGGCTCAAAGATAGGCCCCGTAGCAGGAGTCGCCTGGTTCGGACTATCAAATAGTCGCATTCCGAGGACTCGCTTGTAAAGCGGTCGCCCGGCATCAGAATGGAAATCGTTCCCAACATAAGTACCTTTGACATCTTCGATGAAGACAGGAAATGGTGGATCGATCTGGAAACCGTCTCCTTCTTCAGTGACAGCCATTGTCCCATCGGACAAATGACGGAGCTCGATCCTGTCCTCCAGATATCCGAGAGTCGTTTGAGCAAAGCTATTTACATGCTCTCCATGAGTGATATATGAAATATGTTGTCCATCGGGGACAACTACGGGAGGATAAAACGGATTCGGATCCGTTGAGTTTTGCCCCGCAGGCAGAATCCCGTCTTCGAAATTCCGAGTACCATCGGCCTTGATCAAGCCGAATTGCAAAAGTATATCGTATGCTGGATTCCGATCCAGTGGTTCACCAGTAACAGGATCAATTCCATTGGCTGGATTGCCAGGAGAGATGATCGTTGCCGGAACGTTGCCAGCCCCGAGTGGATAAAGGTCAGGGAGAAATGCAAATGCATTTCGTTTAATCAGCCCGCGGCGATAATAACCTATAGCGTTACTAGTGAATTCATTTCGAGTTTGAAGGACTGCAGTCTGATCTGAGTCTCTAAGTCTAAATTCATTCCCAGCCCGATTCGTGAGCAACACGTCTCGATCAAGGATGAAATCCGCTCCTCCGCTCGAGGATGCAATATAATCACCAGGATAGCCTTTACGAGATTTAAGTCGAGTTACTCCTAAATTCAAATGCGGGTCATCTGCTAAATCGGGAGCGATCCCGAGCGCTGCTGCCGAATCGGCAGGATCCACAGATGAGAATGGTTCATAATCCCGAGACATGAATGTGCCGGGAGTGAGAAAGTCGAGAATATATGGGACGAAATTTCGACCTGAGCCATCGCCCTTCTTGAATCCGATAACTACTTTGCTACCAGGTTCAGCAATGTTTCCTGACCAGCTGCGTGGACCCGCACCTCCAGGAGCCGGAAGAGGAACGTCATGTCTTTCCGCTTGCATCGAGTCCAGTCGGACTGAGCAAACCATCGTCTCCGTGTCTACGTGTACTATGTGACCGGCATGCAAATAACCCATCGCCTCTTTCGAGGCGTTGGACATCTGCTTCGGACCACCCATATTGCGGTGGTCGCGCGTATGCATTCCGGGACCTTTGTGGACCTCAGGGAGGTCTTGGGGTCCTCTTCTGTCGCCGATTCCCATACTTAACCTGTACCGTGAATGGGAAGGTTAGATATGCCCAAACTTGTCATCCAAGCCACGACAATTTCCGGTAAGCTGATTGAAGCAGCTAAATGGGTTGTCGAGCCTCCTGCCGGACTGCAAGAAGGGCAAATAATGTCAATCAATCTCCCAATCAAAGATCCGGCCCTAATAAAGTATATTGGGAAACAACGTTCATTTGATTGCTTGATCGACAAAGACAAAGATGGATATAACATATCCATGGCCTGCACAGTTTCTAGGATACGCCATATGGCGTTTCCTGACGGAAATGTCGACTCTCTTGCGTTCCTAGTGCCTACGAATCGAATAGTCGAGCACACTATGCTGTACATATTGAACCCGTCCAAGTGCGATCCAAGATTCGTGCATGCTGTCCGGAGCGAGCTCGGAAAGCCACCAGTCTAGGTCTTGGTCGGAGGCGGAACAACAACGGTATTGGCCGTAGGAACAATTGTTGGCGAAGTCTGATTGACCAAATCTTGATTCAGGGTAGTGGTCGGATTTATGATGAGAGATTTGAAGCTCGGCTGCGGGATTTGGGGCTGAACTTGTATAGATGCCAAAGTGACTGTCTGTCCATTGTCGGTCGTAGTGGCCGCAAAGACTGGTCCCGAAGGAGCATCGGCAGCATGACGGAGAGACTGTTGTATATCTTGGACTCCAGTCTGATATGCAGTAGAGAAAGTATCTGTGGCCTGCTTCGTCATCCCGAAGTTGAAATTTGCTTGGCGCTGCAAAGCCTGTAAAGCTGTTGGATCCCCTTGCGCGGCGCGAGAAAATAAAGGATTCGATGGATCTCCAAGCACGTTATTTTGCTCTTCAGAGTTGTAGAGAGGGCTTACCACTCCGCGAGCGGCACCAGTAGCCATCTGCTCTCGTTTAGCGTTGGATTGATATTGTTGGGCGAATCTTTGTTGTAGATAAATGCTGAGCTGAGTAAAGAAGCTAGAAGGGCTAGCATTTCCAACTATAGCGTTTAGTTGACCAGTCTGACCTGTGACAGGATTCGTGCTTGTAATTCCTATTTGCTGAGATGCACCAGGCCCAGCAACAGCATCAATTAGCTCTGTAGTAGAGAAAGGCTGGTCTTCGAGTGGCTTAGTGTCTGCAGAAACTATCGAAGAAACCGGGATAGTTTTAGCATTAGAGGAAGTGTTTAAAACTGCATCAATGAATGGTTTGGGCAGAATAGATAGCCATTGAGCTCGATTGAGTCCACAATCGCATTGATCAGTGGCGTTATCCAACCCCGTTATTTGAACTGTAGGCCGGAGTTCTGCTAGAGTGGTTGCATTTCTTAGGTTATCGGCCTCCACGAAGAAGGTCTTACCTGTATTTCCATTCACAATATTAGTATAAGTCTGCTGACTCGTGAACAGAATATTGCTGACTTGAGGAGTGCTGGAAGTAGATCCAGTAAAGCTAGCTCCTGTAACATAGTCCTCAGGCTGCATCTGTTCAAATAGAGCGGTGAAGTTCTGCTGAGTGGGATCAGAATTCGTCGTGCTATTCGAATCTGTAATTAGACCCGCAGTGGCAGCAAACTGAATGTTCAATTGATTGAATGGTTGACCAGGAGACCCAGAAGCTACTTGTATTTGTCCCCTATCAATTACAGCGCTTCTCCCATATCTATAATGACCAATAACTTCGAAGCCGAATTCATCACTTACAGGCCGAACAATCATATTGAGCGCAGGGAGCTTTTTCGTAGCCGCTTGGTTGATTGAAATAGCCTGTTGCAAATCTAAAGCACTTTGATAGTCCTGAGCAGCTTTCTTAACATCAGCCTGTGCTACAGCTAATTGAGCATTGAGTTGATCGCTAGTAGAATCTGCTTGAACAGCGCCTCCATTTGAATTCTGTGGTGTTTTTCCCTTATTAGCAGCATCTAACTGCTTGGATAATGTAGTTACGGCGTCTTGCTTCGCTTTAAAATTCGCCTTGGCTTTGGTAACTACAGCAGCTTGTGCATCGGCGGCAGCTTTATTCTGAGCTACTGTTTGATCCAAAGAAGGCTGTACACCTTGAGTAGCTCCAATAATCTGTACAGACCCGACGTTTTTATTTGGATCGGTCGTCCCAGGTCCCCAAGAAATGGATGAAGTCGGGATAATCTGTAATTCTTTGAATTGGGAGTCAAAATCATGCGCGTAGTCATACGCGCCAGCATTAGACATAGCTGATTCGTATCTATGAGCTCGAAGCCTCTGAACCAAATCAGACCGACGGTCTGACAAAAGACCTTTCAAAACAGCTAGTTGTGTTTGATCTCGAGTAAAATCAGAACCTTCACGTTGAGTCTTGTTTTGAACAGCTGGCTTATTGGCTAATCGCTGACCTTGAGATTCCAATACTTTAGCTAGAACTTCACCTTTAGCAGTCGAACGATAAACCATCACGACGTTTGGGAAACCCAATAGTTTTCCCGTCTTCGGATCGCGAATAGATACAGGCTTTCCGTTCTGGATATCGTTAGTTAAACCAGTAGTGTTGCCGAGTCGGTCGGGGAAAGATATAGCGAATGCTTTTTCATCTCTTGTAGTCGTCGCATTCGGTTTATTCAAATCCAGGACTTTAGATGAAACGGTATTGCTGGTCTTCTTGATAATGCCAATGTTGTTAGGACCAATGAATTTCGACCTCTTGGCCATGAGCGTCAGAGTCGTGGTAGCTTGACCTCCGACCGAAAACTGATGGGAAATCCCGGCAATATAGAAAAAAGAGTCCCATTTCGGAATCCAAATAGGAAACCCCATGCGGAGCTCTGGACGCATTGGAATAGTGACAGTCCCGTTCTGACGTTTGGCGTTCTGTCTATCGAGCCAGTCTATTAGGTGATAAAAAAGTCTCCTCGGGTCTCCAGCCCATTCGGCTTGATAATCAAGGCGCCGCCATCCGTATCGACGAAGAAGGTGGAAGTCGAATGCTCCAGTTCGAGGAGTGGTGAACTCATCATTGAGCCCATAATCCATAACTCCGCCAAAGGCATTTCCGCTAGACGTGCAATGTGTATAAACTTCGCCTTCTGAGTCCGTAATGCTATCGTCGATGAGCTCAAAGTCTTGAATCCAAGAAATCGGCTTATTAGGCAATACATTCAGATTATAGAATGGCGGTTTGAAGACTATGTCTCCATTAGTATCTTGGAAGAATTCGAATCCGGCTTGATCTCGAGACTGGAGAGCAATGGTAAGCTTACTCTGCGTATCATTCTGGAAAAATTCCACACTTCCAGCTTTATCGAGCTCCTGTTTGAAAACAGCTACACCAGTGCTGGTCGGATCAACTTTAAATAAGCTTTGGGCTTGATTTTGATCCAGAGCTTTCTGCTCACTGACAAATATGGCCTTCGAGAATTCAATTGGAGATATGGTGGCGCCTTCAGTATTGAAGGTATAAGCTTGGCCTGATGATCCGTAAAGAACTAAACTGTTCCATATGTTAGCGAATTTCAATTGCCAGTATGTCATAATGTCTTTGACATAGGCTCCGATTACTCTGCCCTCAGGCCCTTTCTCTGGTATGTATGAGAGGAAAGAACCAGTAGTAAGGGAGAAGTCTCCCATTGATTCGCGAGCCAGCTGAATGATCGCAGTATACGGGTTCATTCCGGCGAATTGATTTTGCCAGAGCTGATATCCACCAGCGCTCGAACCATAAGATTCAAGAAATGCAGGATTGAGAGTAGTATTGGTGAGTTCCCACCATCGAAGCATATCTTTACAAGATATGCTGATAGTCGTGCTTCCACCGGACCAGTTCGTGGTTACGCTAGAAACGAGCCCCCAGAAAATCCTGTAATATTGAGGGAAACCTCCAACCAAAAAGTAACCCTTTGCATAAATCTCAATTTCCATCATCGGAACGATGATGAATTGACCATCAACGTAGAAGTCGTTGACGTCATTGTCCGGGACTGACATGTTTACTGTAGCAGACCCGGGAGGAGAATCGACAGACCCGTCAGTCGAGATGCCGGTTATATAATCATTGAAATTAGTTTCTCTTCGACATTCACCACAAGCAATAACAGTAGTCTCACCCTGAAGCGATACATAAGCGTCAGGGGAGACCGTCACATACGGACGCCTGTTAGGCTCCCAAGTTCCACGGAATCCTGAAACTCTAGGCATACTACGCTCTCAAACCACGCTGAATGTTGGCATCAGAAACTAAAGTCGTATCGACGTCGTATCTGACCGTGAATTTCGTATTATACTCGAGATTATAGGGCTTGTTCCCTGAATCAGTAATGGAAAAATCATCGAATGAACCGATATAAATATGACCATCGTAGTAAATATATGCACTCATTGATATTTGAATCGTACCCGCGTTCATTTGATCAGTAGCGTCAAAATTCTCGTTATATATGTGGCCGTTGTTTCGATAAATTCCTACGAGAGACATCAAATTCTTGTAGGAAATCGACCGGATACGATTAAAGTGAGTCAATCCTCCTTCTCGGTCTGCTCGGAAAGCATATTGAGCCGCTGTAACCCCTTTCATCGAAATGGTGACTGGTTTCTCAAGCCACATGTTAACTACATACCCACGACGAGCTTTAACTGCATCTACTTGATGCTCATAGCTCTTAGAGAAAGACTGCGGATTTACTAGCATCACCAACGATGGCAGATTTTGGACGTTCGCTATAGCTGCATTCAGTCTATCTACTTGAGCTTGGACGATCGCACTGCGCTTATCTGAAACTTGAATATTCCGACCCAACAGATTAAGCGGGTCCTGACCATTGGGATCCGTAATGTTGCCATTCGTCATAATGGCACCGGCATGTTGAGCCGATTGGGTATTTGGATTAGGGACTCCGGTACCAGATGCTTGATTTGCTAATGCTTGATTGAGAGCTGCAACATATTCTTTGAAAATGCTGCTAGACTTGACGTTATTAACTCTAGTAGTCAAATCGCCTACAGATATGTATCCCTTGTTCCCTATATCGTAGGGTGCGTTATCAGAATAGTTTCTCCCGTCTGTATCTTTAGAGAATATTGCTGAATTTGGATTGCCAGCCTGAGATAACTTTCCCGCTGCAAAATTAGCTAAATAAATAGATCCAGCATCAGGTAGGGTCCTGCCTTTGCTGACTGAATTAAAATAATTCCCAACATACGTCAGTTGGTCTTCGGCGGACAAGTTCGAGTATTGAGTCTTCCAGAAGTCGTTAGTTGTTCCAGCGGCTCCAACAGCTACTTGTGTGAGACCATTTAGGCCTCGAGCAGCTACCGTTCCATCAGGATTCATAGCCTTTGCGCCGGGATCCAGACCACTCTCCCCGTAAAGCACTGCCATCAAGTCTTCAGGACGTGCTCCTATGCTTTGAGCGATCGAATTTAGTTTCTGATAGAAAGAATCAGGGTAAGGAATCGCATGACCCGGAACAGCCTTAGGAACATTTTGTGATATAGCAGGAGCAAATGATTGTGATTGATTCGTCTTTTGAACAGGAACGAAATTAACTACGAAGTCAGGAGGAATGAAGCCAATAACTATTGGTTTCGTCGGAGCTCGAGCTGCAGATGTGGTCCCGTAAGAGTCTCCTGCGGCTGAAATCGCACTCCAGTTAACTTGCGTCTGAAGTTGAGAAAGCAGCTGAGAAATATCAGTTGCAGGATTATTAATCTTGGCAATTATATCCCATTTGTTGAACGATCCGGGAGGTAGTGCCATAATTAGAACCCCGGGCCAAGATCGGTTGATGGAGTAACGAGAGGATTTGGGAATAGAGAGATTTGTGGAGATTCAGACGGACCTTGCGAGGCTCCAGGAGCAAACCTATAAACAGTCTTCTCGACCTTGAATTCCCAAGTCAAATTGAACGACCAAGCGTGGTCGTCTGTTTCTTCCTCTTCGAACGTCGTGAAATATCCAAAGAAGATCCCGCGATCGTAGATCAACATAATCTTCCCACGAATAGCAGGAAGCCCATTTCCATCAAAAACCATTCCATTGTTATGGAAAAGATCTAGAAGGTCCTCTTTCCGCTCCCAGGCCATCGAATTCCTTCGGCCCGATGCAATTCCAGAATTGGACGCTTTATCTGTTCCTGATGTGAGTCCGGAATCAGGAGTCAGGAAAGCTCCTGTCGTATGATTAGCGGATAGAGTAGAAAGATCATCAGGCCAGTTGAATTCCACAAACCCACCATAAGTGGGAGTGACCGTTTTAACCTTGGTCATTTTTTCTTCAAGGTCTTCCGGATTCACATGGAGCGCCAACAACACTGGATACAAAGGCTCATTCGTTCCGGGCGCTACCACTTGAAACAGAAACGGTCTTCCCCGTCTTCCGCTGTAACTATCTAGATTGAAGTTCGCGGCATCGGGATTTGGGGTGATCGGGAGTGATACTTGGGCAGGCATTAGCTACTCCTGCTAATATTGGATATCGCATGCGCAATCGCGCTGGCGGGTACTCCTGTTGCCTGAATGTTCACAATCGTGGTTTTGTTGCCACCCCCGCCTGCGCCACCTTTCACTTCATTGGCAGTGAGGACTCGCTCTCCTCGGTGAAGCGATGCCATATAGTTGTCATATGGAACGCTAGAAATACCCGTTGCATGTGGTTTTAGTAGATCGGCTATTGCTCCGCTCGGATCATCTTTATTATGCTGAAGCATCAGTTGAAGAGGATCCAGTCCAGCAGCAGCAATGTTCCATCCCCAATCGCCAATCGCTTTCTCCATCTTAGGATCATTCTTTATCTGAGTCTGGAGTATAAGCTGTTCGAGGAGTGCCTTCTGCATGGATTTATATAAGACATTTTGATATTTAGATGTCATCCAGCTTTGTTCAAATCGAATACCTTTTTTGAGGAGTGAAAGAACATCGCTTGTAGCTTGATAACTATCTTCCGCTATTTTAGCCTGTGCTTCTTGAGAATTTGCTTGAGCATTTGTGTTAGCTGCGGTTTGTTGTTGAGCGTCTACCGCTTGAGCCTGAGTAGCTTGTAAACCTCCAGCAGGGCCACCAGTACCTCCGCCTGTTCCACCTGCTACTACTGGAGCACCAGTACCTCCCCCAGGACCAAGAACTTCAAGGTCTCCTGCCTCACCAGAAGTCATCTGCTCCTTTTTCTGTTGAGCAGTCAAAGCAGGACCAGCACCAGGACGAGTATATTGAGTTTTGCCTGCTGCCTTATCTCTATATCGCTGAGCGACGTATCCACGTTCAGCCATAAGCTGAGTAAGTTTCATTAAGTTATCATTCATGTCACCGGGCATGGCATCGATCGATTTCAACATGGCGGATACATCGCCCTTCTTCTGGGCCGCTTGGAAAGCGCCTAAAAGATCTTTACTAGAACCGCCAGTTCGTTGAGCAAAATCAATAAGGTCTTTGGTAGTCAAGCCTCCCAAAGAATCTACGTCAAAGGCACCGCTTGCAGCTACAGAATTAGCTAAATCTTTACCGGTCTTACCTGATCCGACTCCCTTGGCTACAGCTTTGCCGATAGTATCGACCATTTCATTGGCACCAGGAGTGTCTTTAGTCTGTTGCTTTATTTGATCTATCATATCAGTTGTGGCTTTGAGTTTTTTCTTATCACCACTGATAATCCACATCAGAATATCGTTAGCAATGTCGACGAGGGGATTCAGGAGCTTCAAGACTTGCTCGAGAAGATAAGATATGACGTTGTCTAGTTTGTCACCAATAGAAGAAGTGACGTTATATTGTTCGGACGCGAGATCGAAGACTTTTTCGTTGTCTTTCTTCATATTGTTGGACATCTCAGCTGCCGTAAACAATTCGTCATCAGTAGCGCTAGCCATTTCTTCGTCGGTTACATCTCCCTTCTTTCTATCCTTGCGCATCATGATCGTCTGTTTCAGAGCAGCATTCATCGACTTACTGTTAGTCTTTCCGTAAGTCTTGAGCATGTCTTTTTGGACTTTAAGCGTCTGAGCCGTGGTACGGAGAGCTTCGTATTGCTGCTCAGTAATCCCGAGCTGCTTCATAACGTGCTCGCTGAGGCCATCAAATCCGGTTGTAAGAGTCTGTCCATACTTAGACAGAATCTTATAAGTGGCCATTTGGCCACCACCAGCCATGGCCGTAGCCATGTTGAGAGGCCCACCTTTTTGCCGAGCAGCCTCGTAACCAGCCAATTTCATTGCATCGCTAACTTGAGTACCCTGAAGCTGCTTACCCTTTTGAGAAGCTCTGGCCTGCATAGTATTGAGAAATGTGGCCATAGTATCGGTGCCACCTCTCATAGCATCTTCAAACTGCTGAGTAAGATCCTCTCCTGGTTGGGCGTATTCGGCGAAATTTTGAGCCATAGATTTGGCTTTAGAGTCAAAGTCTGCTTTGAGAGCATCCGATACGTTAGCAGTTCCAGCAACGAGCACAGTCTTCAAACGCTGCTTAAAATCAGTCCCCTTGAAGCCTTTCGTGAAAGCATCGGAAAAGTTCTTGATGTCTTTGGCGCTCATTGTTTTAGACAAGAGCTTAATCGTGCCAGTGAGTTCTTCTAAACGGTTCTGATAAAGCTCAACGTCAGGGATTACTGAGTTGAATATAGACATGAACTTCGTCAAAGGCATGTTAGCAGTAGCTGCTGCTTGAACAATGCTCCCCATCTGGCTTACTACGTGGTCTGTACTATAACCCAGGTCCGAAGTGAACTTACCCATCATTGCAGCTGTTTCTTCAGAAGGCATAGCTAGAGCTTTGCCGTATGCCATTGCTGCTTTAGCGAATTCTTGAACTCCAGTCTGCAAGTCTCCACCTAGTAGACTGAGCTCATTTCGAGTCTTCGAGAGAGAGCCAGTAGACTCTTTGGTGAATGCGTTGATGATCTTGGCGGTTTGTTCAGAAGTCCCTCCGAACTTCAACAAAGTCCCCGTAGAATCCTGGATCGCATCACGAAGATCGTCGATTGTTCCTTTATAATCAGCCGCACTAGATACGAAGTCGTTTGCTGTTCCGGTTCCTTCGATCAGAGCTTTATTCAGCTTAGTCTGAGATTCGGATGCCATCATCAGAACCTTCACGAAAGCAGCGATGGCTACGGCTGCTATAGCCAAAGGACCAGCGATGGCCATTAGTCCGGCGCCAGCACCACCAGCAGCACCACCAGCAGCGGCCATTCCGCCTTCTGCAGCAACAGCGCCGCCGCCCATTTCAGCGACACCTATTCCAGCCTTGGCGGCTCCACCCATGCCGCCCATTCCTGGTATTCCGCCGCCTCCTTTCAGAGCCTTTCCCTTGGAGAGAGCGCCCTGAATAGTTTTGAACATGTCAGTAGTTCCGGACAGAGCATTTTTAAGCCCGCCCGAAAACATTTTTTCTACAGATGCTGACGATTTCGACCAACTATCTTTTGCAAAACTGGCCGTTTTCCCCAAAGATGCGGAAAATTTCTTGCTGCTTTGGGTTACTCGATTCAATTCGGCATTCAGCGATTTAGTATTATTTCGCTGATCAGAAATCATTTTGTTGAGACCCTTGATATAATTTGAGGTCTCGTCGAGTTGCTTACCTATATCTGCCTTATCTGCTCCTTTAGCAGAACGATATTCTTTTTTGAGGTCAGCTGCTTTCTTTTTTGCTTCTTCAAGCTCCCCCATCAAGCTGCCAAGCTCAGCAACTGACTCTTCCGCGGCTGAAGATAGATTCTTTGCTAAAGAAGCTGCTGCGCTAGATATACCTTTAAGGCCTTTAATATTCAGACTAGAAGTTTCCGCGATTTTCTTGAAAGAAATATCAATTTGACCAAGCTTCTTCTCAAGCTGATCAATAGCTCGTATGAGGTTAGAAACGCCTTGCTTGTCTAACTCAGGTACGACTGGTAACCGTATCTTAATATCTTCCTGAGCAGCCATTATTTACTCCTCTTCCCCTTCCGTATCAGAGTTCTCGTGTTTGGGGACTACGGATTTTCGGCTTCGTTCAAGCTGTTCATTTCGAAGATCTTGCATTCTCTTTAAGTATTCATCAGCCTCTTTCTTCCCGCCAATTACCCTAGAGCTTCCGCCACCTAATTCAGGATATGAAGGGGGAGCTCTGTAGTATTGCTTCTTTTCTTGTTCGATTAGTTCAGCACGATGACGAAGCTCACGATCCTTGGCATCAATAACCAAGTCGTGGTAGTCCTTCTCACCCGAAAGAGCCGCAGCCAATTGGTCTCGGAGTTCCTCCGCACTTTCCGCTCGAAACCGACCGACCACTTGGGCCTGTCTACCATCGGGAAGTTGGATAGGCACGGGCTCTTCAGAACCAACTTCTTTTCCGATTTTGCGGTTCAAATATTGATACAGAACTTTGAGCTTGAGCTCTTCCCTATCAACTCTCTCTTTTTCTCGACGCGAGCGATCCTTTTCGTCGATGGCGCGCATGCCTTTGCCTGCCATACAGGAACCGACGAATTTCGCATGATTCCAATCGGCTTCTATAAGATCTCGTTTGTCGATTATTTTATTGAGAGCCACCCATGTCTGTTGACATGAATTCATTCCGAGCTCGTCAGTCCCAGCGATTCCAGTAGATAAGGTCGAATGAATCGGTTGAGTGCTCATTTGGAGCCACCGATATCTGGACCGGTTTTCATAAGCGTATGGCTCCACTAAAGGAACCAAACGATGAGCCATTTCATTGAGCGTAGCTAATTGTTTGACTATTTCATCCTGGAGATTCGGAGCAATCTTGGCCACGACTTTAATTAGTCTAGTGATATGCCTTGGTCGATCGAACAACGCGTTGTTACCGTCGACCATGAAGATGCTGTAGGCAATAAATGCAGCCCGAAATCTAGCATGGACTTCAGGAGCAGAAGATGCAGCTGGCCGCATGAAGTCGATGTTTCGTAATTCGTAATGATTTAATGTTTTGAATATGAAGCTCTTTCCAGATACAATGGCTGGGCTTACTAAGAACCCTTGAAAGATATATTTCTCCAGCTCTTCCCAAACGCTCTCATCTACCTGTTTGTAGATCTCAGGAAGAGTGATCTCTACGCGTTTAGGCTTTTGCCCATTTTGTTGAGTCGCATTAGTCATTTACTCGGAGGATGAAATCTTGGGTTAATGTTTGTTGGTGGTTTATCAATAACAGGGCGCGGCACTCCCTTATTACGGCTGGCAGCAGATTCTTCAATGACTTCGTCTGTTGAGACAGACGGCTGAGCTTTGTGAAGAATCGGTCCATTCTTCTGTTGAACCACAGCAGCTTGTTGTTGAGATTCGAATTCAAGGTCTTCCGGAGAAGGTGGCCCTGGAGGGTTTGGCTGAGCTGACGGGACACCCTTTTGACGAATCACAGGGACGGGGATAGTCATAACTGGAGGCTGAGGAGGCGGTCGGGCAACCTCGATTTCAGGCTCAGGCTCAGGCTCAGGCGTCTGTGCTTGTTGAGGAACGGGTTGAAATGGACTAAACCCTTTGGGCGGAGCTTCCTCATTTTCCTCTCCATCGAGTCCGAGAGGTTCTTCATCCTCAGGAGATACGGCGCCAGGTTGTTCTTCCACGAGTTTCGGAAGACCCAAAGAGGCACGAAGAGTGTTTGCTCGCTGCTGGAGCTCGGCCAATTCCAGCCGAGGATCTTTGTTCTCGAATTTGACGTCTTTGAGATTCTCTCGAGCATGAGACTCAAGAAGGTCTCCATATACCATAAAGACATCGTCTAGGAATTGATCTCCCCAGAACCGCATTTTGTCATAGATATATTTATCAAGCGTTACTTTAACTTGCTTCTTCTCTCGGTCGAGAATCGGGAAGACCGCTTGCCCGTGTTTGTATTCGTGAAGATCAATGTTATTGATCCCTACGATGGCATAAGAGAGCGTGAGTCTTTTACTCTCTCCGACGACGTTAACGCCTGCATTAGATTTGTTGAGAACTTCGTTGACGGCTTCTCGACCAGTAACCGTAATAGGTGAGAACCAGATCTCTATCCCACCTACAGTGCGTTTCCAAATTTCTTCGGAACCCGCATTGGAAATGGTTTTGTCGAGCTCCGCAATAAAGTCGAAATCCGTCATATGTGCCTCTTGACCTGAATGGTCCAGAGTCACGGTACCGAACTGCAAATACAAATCGGCCCAGCTCAAGCATAGAAGCCTGGCTGGGCCGAATAGGATTAAATTCCGAGAGCTTGACCGCCCGTCGACGTGAAGAGACGCGAGCCCTGACCCTTGAGCGGATTGTTGCCCGAGTCGAGAAGATCGCCATATGTGTCGGCCGAAGTGCCGTAAAGCGAAGTGCCGTCTGTTACATCAGTGCATGTAGCCGCAGCATCTTCTACGACAATAGCTGAATCGCTCGGGAATGAAACAGAGATGCTATTGAGCCAGCATCCTTCGAAATACGTGATGAGCGCCAGAGTGCCTTGATCGGTACCGGGCGTCTTGATCAGAATCTGAGTCTGATCGAAATTCGTGACGAGCTCTGAGAAGACGAGCTCAGATCGGATGTCGAAAGGCCACTTATGTTGACGAAGGGACCTGACAAGGCCGTCCACTCCGCCTCGATAGCCAAGCTCCTGAACAATGCCCGCGGTGTAAAGCAAAGTACGGTTCAGGGTCAAAGCCATCGGCTCAGTCACGTTCGGGACGAGCTCTTGGATCTTATCACCAAAGCCGACGCCTCGCACCGGATCGATTCCTCGGCTTTCCGAGTAGTCGAAGGTAGAAAGGACACCAACTTGCTTTTGCTTGGGAGTAGTGGCAGAATACGGTGTCGAAAACACGCGGTTCTTCTGCGAAATGGCGACTCGCGTATTAGGCGAACTTCCACGTCGGTAGATATATGTATCTGTGTCACCACGAGCCATTGTGTGCTCCTCTAGTTACCTTCAACTTCTCATAAACGACCAAAGTTATACACAAGTGGAAATATATGACTGACCTCAAAGTTGAAAACGCCAAAAAAGCTGCCCGTCGTCGTTTTGAAGCGAGGGAACTCCTCGCTCGCCTCAAGAAAAAGCCGTGTACGGATTGCGGCGAAAAGTTCCACCCTTGTCAGATGGACTTTCTCCGAGGCGACGGGAAGCCAGGAAAACCTATTTCCAAGATGCTCCTCAAATCGAAGACCACAATTATTAAAGAGGTGGAGAAGTGCGTCTTGGTCTGTGCTAATTGCGCACGACTTCGCAACTTCCACAAGCAACGAGCGGAACGATCCGGAGCGACCTAGTCTTCTTCGCCCGTACCAGCTTCCACTTCATAACCGTGAAGGGCATAACCAAGGTCTTGGTTAATGCTCTCTTGGAGAGCGGTCAGCTTGGAGACGAAGTCATCCATGCGCTCAAGAAATTTGGTCACGTAGACGCTCTTGACCTTCGGATGCTTGTGATCGATCTTCGATCGAATGTCCATGACTTCATTGACAGCTTTGGACAGTGTCTTCTCGAGCGGAGGGAGAAGCTTGCGTGTATCTTCGACGAAGTCCATAATGGCTTTGTCGTACTTCTTATCATCACCATCGCGCTCGAGGGTCTTCTCGATTTGAGAGACCAAATCTCGGCTCTCAGCTTTGAGGAATCGTTGAGCCACCCGTGAAGCTACGGTAGGCTTGGGTTCTTCAAGGAGCTCTGGGGCTTTAGCTTTGATGCATTCCCCTAGAATTTGATCTAGATCTGTGTCAAGCCCTAGAAATTCTAGAGAAGCACTATCACCAGGATTTGCCCAGAGTTGATCTGAAACATCAACTCCATCAACAGTCATCTTCCCGGTTTGATCATTAGAGTCAAGTCGACCATCAAATACTACTGTTCGACCATCTGGAATGATGAAAGTGAATTTCCCATCGAAAGTATCGTACGGTGAGTTCACCTTCCAAGTAGGTTGGAATTCTCGAATTTGGACATCCGTGCACTGGATACCAGAATCAAGATCGTGAATATGAGCTTCCAAATATTGTTTGGCCACACGCGAAGCTATATTTGCAACAGCAACTTGCGGAGGCCGATTCATTTCCTCCCAACGATGAGCCACACGCGAGGCTACTGTAGGGAATCGGACCTGAGGACACGCCGGATGATGGACAATCTTCTCAGGTGTCCGCACTGGGTTCATATGGCTGTTCCATGCGAAGTTCTTGCATGTAGCGCATTTGATGGATGAGATGATTCGAGTTCGAGCATCCATTTGTGAAGCCACCATTCCATGCGGCACTGGCATTTTATATTTAGTTCGGAGTTTATCGGCCACTTCTGCGATGAATTCCGAATCTGCGAGATGCTGATACTCTTCGGATTCGCCCATGAATTTATTAAGTTCGCTCTCCAATTTGTTTGGATTTTTCTCACCAATGAATTCCTGAGCGAAGTCATAAGCGGCACGTCCGACCCAATCTCGAATGTCAGTGGTAGGGCCAGTGATATTCAATTTCATCCCAGGAGTCATCTCGCCGCCGAGACTCTTCCTGTAATTTTCGAGATCGTTCAAGATCTTTTGGACAGATTTCGGGTCCAAAGAAGACCTTGACTGGATTTTTGCTCCCTCTTCAGGAATAAGGTTGGCCTGGAGCTTCTCGAGCTCTGCTATCAAATTCTTGACAGCATCACGATCAAGCTCAGGTTTAACAGGAATTTTTGGATCAGCAGCTAATAGCTGTGCAATATAGAGCTTGGCTATGCGCGAAGCTACGGTTCCAGTGCTCTTCTGCGCCCATTGGTCTTTGTCGGGTGTCTCGAACACTGTCGACCTATATCCTTCGATCGTAAGATGCCCTGAAAATTTAGCTTCTTTCAAAACTTTTTCAGGAATCTTCTCGACCTCCCATTGACCATCAGGCTGCAGATGGAAGCCATAGCCGGACTGAAGCTTTGCTTCAGATTCGGCTTCAGGCTTCACTTATAGCCGTTAGGCTTGCGATCGTAGACTCCGGCTTCCTTCTCGTCATGGTGACCCTTGCCACGACGATCGAAGTAGTAGGTGCCGTTCTTGCTTTGGTCACCGTAGAGCCCATGGACTGCCTTCTCAATAGCCTCGAGCGGCTTGTCGAGTTCCTCGGTCGTATCGATCTTGGAGAAGATCCCGGCTACTTGGCGGACACACTCTGCCACGCGGGGACGGAGCTCGGCATTCTGGGGTCGCGAAGCTACCTGGACGGCTCGTCCTAGCCCTGCAAGGATAGCCACCATGCGCTGGTAGTTCCGAGCAGGGACTACAGCGGCGGAATGCAACTTCTTGACTTGCTCGCCGATGAAGCTGATATCGTTCTTGTAGGAATTTTCCCCAAACGAACCCTTAAAGCCACCCGGCTTCTCAATCTGGTTCATCCATTGGACTTGCTCCTGAAGCTCCTTGACGGTGCGAGCCACAGCCTCGTCCTGAGGATCCGACTCTGCCAGACGGCGCGAGAGGGCAACAATATTACGAGTAGCTGTCTTCAAATCCATGGTGAGTCCTCTGGGTAAATGCGCTAATGAAGGGCTATTAATTGGAGATTTCGGGAAATTGGAGGGTATCATCGCTAGATACATGGACTTCGGCCTCAAGCTTATGGTGCTTCTTAGCTCGTTGACCGATGGAGTAATTCTTCATGCACTGTTCGGCGGCTGCCGTCAGGTTGTCCGAGGAAAATGTGCACATTCGTCCATCCGGACTGCAGTGACCATCTGCTACTGCTCGGATGACCGTGGCGTTGGCGAGCTCCTTAATATATGCTCCCGTCAGCCCCTGGGTCATATTCATGACGGTCGTCCAGGTATCCTGTGAGACCGTCTTGTCCGGGAAGGCGTGGAAAGCCGTCAGGAAGCTCTTGAGCATGTCCGAACGGTCTTGAGCGTCTGGGAGAGGAATTTCAACTTTGACGTCGAAGCGGCCTGGTCGGTTGACGAGGGCTTCATCCATTGAATCAATGTCGTTGGTGGACGCCATTACGACAACTCCGGCATTAGCCTGAGCGCCATCAAGGCAAGCCAAGAATTCGTTCAGAATGCGGCTGTCGCCATAGCCTGAACGGTCCCCGCCGAACAAGTCCATATCCTCGATAAAGACGATGCAAGGCGACAATAATCTCGCCGCCTCGAAAAGCATTGTAACTTCTTGAGCTCGTTCGATGGACTTGCCCGTACACCAAATGATCGACATCTTGCCGATCACATCGCAAGAAATGGCGCGGAAAATTGTAGTCTTAGCCATTCCAGGCGGAGAAATCAGGATACAATTCCGATTGGGGCACATACCCAACTTCGCGAGCTTTTCCATATTATTGAGCACCGCGACGGTGTTCTGTTGGATAGTCTCTTTGAAGATGGGCTTCAAAATGATGTCGTTCCAAGCCGTGGGCTTCACCCCAAGGAAGTCCAACTTCCCTCGGACGAACGAGAGGCACTGCTTGTAGTAGATATCATTGGCCACTAACGAAGAAGCCATATCAGCAAAGAATTGCTCAGCCGCCGCTTGATTCCCCGGAGCGGCCATGACCGAAATCTGGCAGCCCATGCTCTCGAAGCAGAAATCGGCGCTCACGAACAAATGAGCGCCAGTTCCAATATGCTCAACGAAGAAATTACCGAATACAGGCAAAGTAACCACTTTGCCCGGAGCTATCGAGATTTGCTCGGATTGGAGCCGGTAAGCATAGTGGCTCTTGAGCATATCCTTGAATTCATATTGATCCAAAAACGGGACCGGCCTGTACTCGGCCTGATCGCCCGAAAAGAGCCTCGAAAACGCCCAAACATTGAGGTCTCGAAAGACCGCAGGATAAGACCTGTTCAGAGTGACTGCAGTATGTAGCTCGCATTGAAGCCAAAGCTCACGAATATGGGCGTGGGGGTCTCCAGGAATCCAGCGAACCAGCCGCTGATTCCGAGCAGCCCGTTCGTCTATTTTGGCAAAATATGAGTCCAGAAGATAATTAACCGCCCCCGAAATTTGAGGAGGTATTGCATATCCAGTTTCCGGGAGCATCCCGAGATATGCGGCGGTCTTGCGGATGAGTCCACCCATACATGAATGTTACCAATAATGGGTTATGATTCTTGGATATGCTGGACGACCGCTACGTCACATTCGGTTCTGGGTAAATCTTCGTTACAATGGAGGCTAATTTCCACATCGCACAACCGGCATTTATATGAAGACAAATCGACTTCGGGCAATGAACCAATAATTTCCCAATCATGTTGATTCGGGACTAGGACTCCTGCCATATCATCCTCTATTTCGGAACGATCCCACCACATCAGCTATCCATAATGTGCTTCGTGGTCTCGAGATCAACTATTTCTTGAATTCGTTCTTGATCAATCCTGTTCCGAAGGCAACGTTTCAAAGCTTGTCGAAGCTGAACCTCGGGCCTCGGGCCCTTTACATCTTCAGAACCGTCGAAAAAGATAGATGGATTGGATTCAATAATGGGCATCTCGGGAGCTCTAACTCTCTCCCGAAGAGAATCTTTCTCGGGGTCTTCTATGAGATACTCTATACCGAGTATTCTAATAGTCTCAAGCTTCTCCCCAGGGAGATACACCCGGCCAAATGGGATTTTTGCTCTAGGGAGCTCGCTCATATTGAATAATACAGTTAGTCCTCAGCAGGACTTCCTGCGCCGGACCAACCCGTCTCGAAGTCAGAACCGGCTCCACCGCCTGTGTTCTCTTTGTAAAACTCGTCATATATTCCAGACGTAAATCCGTAATCCAGAACTACGAGGTTTCCGGCCGCGGATTTTCCGAAATGTTCAACTATTCCAAGATCGGCCAAATCCATCCCACTATCATCGAGATCGTCAAGCATATCAGCGGTCTCTCGCGACAGATATCCGAATTTAGTACCTTGGTCTTCTGCCCACTTCATGAGCTCGTCAGCATCAGCGCCAGTTTCTCTCTTATACTTAATAGCTTCTCTCATAGCCCTGAAGTTGGATCCGGAAAGTTGCTTGAATTCTTCCGGACTCTCTAGTGGACGAACGAGTTCTGATATTAACCATCGATATTGAGGATCAAATTCATATACAGCAGCACACCAAGGCCTGGTCCTAGTATTGGACATAACCTGGACTTCGGCTTTGTTTTGAGCCACACCCGCGTCAGAAGTGCCCTCCCCATGCAAAGCCACAGCGATCTTGAGGACTTTGGTACTAGTCAGCGCATAGACTGCTCGAGAAGAGCCACGACCCAAGTTCTGGAGACGATAGAATGCATATTCGTGCATTTCATCGGCCGTGTCCAATTTCTTGAACTCAGACAAATCGAATTTCTTGAGTCCCTTATGCCGAATCTTGGACTCGGTCGGGACGGCAGCAATCCGAGCGGCAATACGGAGCAGGTCCACATTGTGACCCGCCACAAAAGGTCAAGATTTCATGACCTTGCTGACTACAAACTCTCTGCAAGAGAGTTCGGGATCTTTATAATCAATAGATTCTTGGCCGCATTTCTTGCATTTGCGAACAGAGCGCATACCTACCATCTGAAAATTCAGCTGGATTTTGAACTTAGTATGCGGTGAATTTGCCGTAGCAGGAACTTCAAACTTGCTCTTGGTGACAGGATGAAGAGAGTTCTCTTCCCAAATATGTTTATCAAGTTCCTTGAGCTGTTGCTTACGAGTCCGACGCAGCTGGCGCTTCCTCCAGTAAGGCATTAGACCTTGGTAGTTTTGCTGGGAGTGAAATTAAAGATTTTCTCGAGTGCCTCATCAGAGGGCATCTGTCCGAGGCGCATGAGCGTCTTGCAGGCCTGGATGAGCTCGTAGACATCATCGGTCACGCGAGGAGAGCGAGACTTTAGCCCTGCGATTTCTTCCTTCTGAGAATCGATGGTCGACTGCAACGCCGCGGCTTTAACGTTGGACCCAGCCACGTGAGTTTCCATAGCCGTGAGCTTGATGGTCAATGTCTCGACGCTTTTCTTCAGATCAGAAATTTGGGCATTTTTGACCTGGATTTCACGAGTCTGTTCATCGTGGTAATCCTTGTAGAGTTGAATCTCTTCCCTGAGATCCCGAATGACTGTCTGATCGTCAACCAGTTCGGGCTCGATGTTCGGGATAGATTCGGGTAACGGTGCAGGTATAGGCTCGGAAACGGGCTCAGGTTCGAGTGCAACAGGAGCCACGATAGATTCAGGAGGAACTACTCGTAGTTCGGTACTGAATTTCCGACGAGGATTTCCCTGTCGCTCAGACCACCAAGTGGTGAAATATTCTGGACATCGTCCAGACATTCGGAATCGCTGCATATAGGACATCATTTGTTCGACAGTGTTCAGAGGGCGACCCTTCCAGTATTTGCGAAGGGACACGACTACCTGGTCGAGAGGTGAGTCACTATCGACAAGTTTCATGAAATCCCGCAACATAGAGTCCAGGAGATCATCGGGGACAGATTTCGTGTTAGCCATTTCTTCTTCCTCAAGCCCGAAATCTCTACGCCAAGTAGCTCCCTGTCTGTTGAGCGGAACGTACTTCTTACCAGAGCGCTTCGCGAGCTGTTTGATCTTTTCCTTTTGCCCCGTTGACATGAGCTCGACCATCGCCACCACGAAATCGAAATCACGAATATCTGCGAAACCATCAGCCCGGTCGGGCTTGACGAGCTTGCCGACCTCGATCCCCAATGCCTCGAATTTCGGCCGGAGAGAGTTCTCAAACGTGTCCTTCGGGAAATTGCTGAACACAATGGCCCGCATGCGTTTATTCTGAGCGTTGGCAGGAGCAGTCGAATTCATATGATTTCCTTCTCGTAAGTTCCCATCGTTCGATGCGCCTTCCAAGCAGAGATAGTGTGCTTTGGAATGTTGAAAAGCATGTGAAGATATTCGTTGACATGCGGATTCCCCTCCACTGGATCCGTAGAAGAATCAGACATGCGAAGGATAAGAGCTCGGAGACGACCTTCGGTCATATCACACTGTCTCATGAGAGGAACGGGTTCCTTGGCCATATGAGCCAGGAATTTACGCTTGAACTTTTCTTCTGACGTACCGGGTAGCCCGCGCCAAACTTTCCCTAAATAAATGAACATTGGAACGCCTTTGGCGTAGCGTGTGTTGCTCATGTAGCTGATATGCGCTCGGGCATACGGCGCACATTTGAATGGTGCACCTATATTCATAAGCACCTCAGAAAGATACTGAGTCCGAAGCAAAAAAGCTACCTCAGTTGCTCGACTTTCAAGATGATTACGGACGTCATCTGCGTTCTCTTGAAGAAGCTTTAAGGGCATACGAGCTAAGGTTCTCAAAGTAATCGGGCCTGCATATTGGTCTAGTTTCCCGAAAATATTGTTGTAGGCCAGGATAACTTTATCATCTGGCATTTTATGCATATTTTTCAGGAGCTCGTCGAACTGAACTCGGCGCTCACTCAACCAATCAATGACTTTAACGTCCTTTTCTCGCCCGTTCAAGAAGGCGCAACCGATCACCGAATCGTTAGCCATACCGTGGTTACAAACCTCACCCACCTTCTTGATGATGCGCGAATCCATAGGAGCGCAGAAGTCCAAAAAAGCCGACACAAGCTCGCGCTTGTATTCTTTCGCAATATCGGCTACATCACCGACGATGACTTGGACTTCAGGGAATTTGTCTTGAGCCGCGAGCGCAGCCTTCGGATTCAGGTCGACAGGAATGATGTTTTTGGGTTGAACTCCCATACCCAAAAGAACGGATACATCTCCTCCTTCGCGTGAGGCAAGAACGAGATGCTTCCCATTATAGAAGCGAGTCTTCCCAAGCTCTGATGCTACGGCTGTCCAGAACGAAAAGCGAGCAAATTTCTTAGATGGGCTCTCGCCTTTGTAGGTATCTTCCATCATCACCTCTTACAATGCAATAGTCTCGATTTACGAGACTGCATCGCTCAGGTGAACCAATTTTACAGTCAAAAAGCATTGAGCCCGGTAGGTCTTTCTACCAGGCTCAATGCTTTCGACGTTGGCGGACGTCGCCGGATTACATACTGACGCGGATTTGCATCGTCGCGACGATGTACTCGAGCGGGAAGACCGGGACGTACACCGCTTCGAGGCGCATGATGGTCGGGTCATTCTGGTCAGTATTCACGTTAATGGCAGCAACGGACGCCACGATCGCTTGATCGATAAGTTGTCCGAATGTACCAACGGTCTGAGATTCGACAGCCTTGAGGACCGCGCCCGTGAACTTCTGACCGATGAACGGATCGAGAACGCGGCGGAGAGTCTGCTGTACGAATTGAATGGTGAGAGTGACGGACGGAGTACGAGTAATGACCGTGTCGATGCGGGTCGTGAGTCCGTGACGAACTCGCATTCCGCTCTCAACTTGTTCGATGACTGTAACTCCAGATACCGCAACCTGGTTTGCATCGGTCGGATCCAGGATTCTGCCGAGCGATTGGAATCCAAGGATCTGGCGTCGTGTGAATGGTGAGGCCACGTCAATGGACGGATTGCAGGTGGAGCCTGCAAGTGCTGCGGCGCAGAACGATCCGTCGACGAGCTGGACGACCGTATTACCATTCGCATCCGTGACCGAAATCACGAACGAGTCTGGGTAAACCACAACCATGAGCTCAGACGCCAAGCCCTTAGCAATGGCCGACACGCCGAGAGGAGTCGTGCCGACTGCCGTGCCAATGATTCCAGTTCGCTCACCCTCTTGCCGCGGTGCGCTCATGAAAACGCAATGCTGGTTGAGGTACGAGAAGATCTGAGGATCTGTCGCCAGTGGCGTGATCACGTCCTGCTTGATATTTCCCGAGATCGGCTTCCTCTGCTCGTCGATGGCGGCTGTGTAAGCGCCGACTGTCGCCTGCGAAGAATTGGGAGCTCGGAGCACTTGCTTCAAGCCGACAATGACCGCTCCATTGAGCAACGCGAGGTACGCGCCCAATGAGAGGGGGTTGTCGGGAGTGGGAGTGCCGTACGCCGCTTGGATCGTCTTCAGGTCTCGGAAGAGCTGGGTGGACAGGTCCGTCTTGGCGTAATTGTACGAGACGTAGTAGACATCTCCAACCTTAGGCTCTGCACCTTTGTGTTGATAGGTGTTGAGGAGTGCCGTAGTTCCCGGATTCATGTTCAAGGTGTTGAACACCAGGACTTCGACACCACCAACTGCCCGAATCGGGATAGCGGCATCGCAGGTGAACGTTGTCGACACGACTAGGGTGAAGGATCCACCATTGTCGTAGTCACCTGCTGAAGCTTTCAGAACGGTGAAACGAAGGCCAGTGGTGGCATCCGTGTACGTTTGGCCAGGGAATCCTGTTCCGTGTGAGCCAGCCGATCCCGCCGAAGACGAAACGGTATACCCAGCCTGGGCCGGATCTCCGATTGCGCCGCTTGTTCCTGGAACAATGCCGAGACCCGCATCCGGAATGAACGCCGAGTTGGCGATGTTCGTGAACGAGATCGTCGAAGTCGAACCCGCAGAACGCGAGTTGATTTCGAGGAACTTGCCCAATCCCGGGGCCGCGATCGAATAGGCAACAGCCAAAGCAGCAAACGGTGCGTTGTTATTGAGTGCCGTAGCAATCGCCGCAGCCGTAGGCTGAGTCCTGCTGGCCGAGATGCCAGGAACAAATCCGAGAACCGTCGTGGCCGTGCTGGCGGTCTTGACTGTCAAGCCCGACACCACTGTGTTCACACGCGAGGTGAGGACGAGCAGGTTGTTGTTGATTCCCTGGCCAACGTGCGCCACGAGCTGCGAGAGTGCCGCCGTAGAAGCATCCACCAAGTCATTAGTCCCATGGACGTTGAACGCGCCCTGAGCCTGCTTGCGGTGAACGTTGAACGAGCCAAACACGCTGTTATAGCCAAAGGCGACAGCAAGAGGCACTATCGTGCTGAATTGAGTGGTCGCGTTTGCCGTTGCAATCGTGTTGGTTGTGTCGTTAACGACGTGGATTCCGCCTTGAACAAAGTGGTTGTTGAGAGCCCCTTTGATCGCATTGGCGAGAGCCTGTTGAGTCGTAAACGGACCGGCCGAGGTACCATCACCGTTAGCGTTACCGAAGTTAGCTGTATCGTTAGCGTTTGCTACAACGATCGTGTTAACCGCGTCCGCCACAAGGTGGATGCCGGTTAGCGATCCGGAAGCAAAGTGCGCGTTGATCTGAGCTTTTTGGTTGTTCAAGAGATTCTGAATTGTCAGAGCATCTTGAACAATTCCGCCTGCACCGAAAGCAGCGCCAGTTGCGGCTGTGTTGTTGACAACGATTGTGGATCCAACGGTTCCAGCAATCGTGACGAATGCTTTCCCGGAGATGGTCGGGTCCAGTGTGGCCGTAGAGAAGAAGACCGTCGTACCAGCGGCCAAGCCGTGAGGCGCGGTCGTAGTGATAGTGGTCGAAGTGGCCAAGACCGAAGTCGTGCCGGTAATTCCGGTTCCGACCTGATCTGGAAGCGATTCCACGTTAGTGAAATCGTCGTGACCGTGAACGCCCATCTGAAGAAGGTGAGCGTTAAACTTCACCTGCAGATCGTGCGCGAGAGTAATCGCGGTCTGAAGATTGGTCGCGTTTGGAGCTGTCTCGACGTTGACCGTGTCGGCCAATGCATGGACTTCGAATGTTGTGGTTTGAGTACCACCAGGTGCCCAGGCATTCTGGAAGACTGAGTTGTTCAGGTCAAAGTGGTTGGCGTCGAAATTGGTGACTGTCCAAGTTCCATTAGCTTCCGTAGTCCCAAGGACTCCGGCGACAACGATGTTCTGTCCAGTCACATATCCGTGAGCAACAACATTGAGTCGAATTAAACCGGCACCGTTATTTGCTGCACCGACAACAACTCCCGGAGCAGTGGCATATGTGCGGTGAGCGTTGTAACGAACCTTGAGGTCGTTGAGGAGTGTAATGGCGGTTGGAAGGTCGACAGCCGGAATCAGAGGCTCGGTGTTGACCAGGTCTGCATTGAGGTGATAAGCAGCCACCGCAATGTGCGTGTTGTAACGAGTCCTGATGTCGTTCGCAAGAGCGATGACATCAGCCGTGTATTGGGCGATATCAGCCGGTGACGCTACTGAGAGGTAGGCGTCATTGATGGCCGTGACCACATCGATGAGAGTAACTGCGGGGCCGCTGGGAAGCGTAACACCGATGTCACTTCCATCCACGGTGAGCTGGAGATTATCGTTGACTCCAGGAGTGATGTTGTAAGCGGCTGGCTGTGTGCCAACCAAGATCGCGGGCTGATTGAGCGCGCTATACGAGCCGGTCGAGATATTGTTGGGGGCGAGACCAACAACACCCGAGCCATCAGTCTGACCACCAAGGACAGGCGTGACAACCGCGACGCTCGAAACAAGGCCATTGGTGAACGACACCAAGTTGCGTCCCTTGACCTGCAGAATGGTCTGCACGCCATAGGCAGTTGCCGATGCGAGATTGTTGGGTGCCGTCAAGAAGAATGTGGAAGACCCGTCAGCGTGGACTTGAGTATCCGCGTCGACTGCTGCATTGATGGCCGTGACCACTTGATTCATGGTCGTGAGACCTGACATACTGATGGGCGCAATTTGCACACCATCAATCTTCAAGATCAGCACGTCCGACGTCTGGAATACGAGTGGAGTATTAACCGGCTGGCCAATCAAGAAAGCCTTGTAAGCCAACGACAAGTCCACTTGAACTGGCGCATTGCCGTCGATCACCACACCGCCGAAGAGTCGGCTGAAGGTGTAGAGATCGTATGGCTCTTGGTTCGCGTTCGAGAACGACGCGTGGGTAGCTGGGTCGAGCGAATTGTTGAAAGTGACAGTAACAGTCTCAGGGACTGGATGACCTGAACCTGTAAGGATCGCGTCCGGAACGTTCTCAACGCCCGAGGGCCATTGAATCGTCTCAGACAGGCCAGACTTGGTCCCGAAGCGAGCTCCGTAGACCAAGGCTCCAGTGAGCTGAGATGAAATCTGGTACTGACCGACACCAGAAGGACCCGGAACCGTCACGTTGAACGTGAAGGTATCATCTTGGATTCGGTTGTACCAGAAGGTCGCGAAGGCTTGATAATCCGCAGGGACAGGGTTCTGCAACACAAAGGTGTTGGAGGCTGAATCGACCGAAAGAACCTGGACGGGCGGATGAGCCAAAGCGTCACGGAGATTCTTACCAACAAGCACGGTCACAAGGTCCGGCCTGTTGGTGGGCAGGTCAATACGACCATTAGTAATGGTCTGGTAGAGCGAAATACCGAGTGGCGTGTCGCGACCGTTACCCGTGGTGGGCGTGATCGGCATCACGAACTTGACGGTTGAGACTTGGTTAGTCGTCGGGTCCGTGAAGCGCGCACAAGGAACGTTGAAGATCCTGTTGTCAATGAGCAGACCAGTGATCTCCGTCGAATCGAACGGAATCAAGCCAGTTTGTTGACCGGCTGTAACCTGGAAAGCTGTGCCCCATTGGATGATGGATTGGTCGCCTTGATTGACGACGATGAAATCCGGCCCGTTGAGATAGTCGTTGCGGCCTGGCGCAATACCGACGTTTCCAACGCTCGTGATGTTGCTGTTGGGTAGATAGTCGAACGTGTCCTGCCACGTATTGAAGTAATACGTGATAGCAACGACTGATCCCGGGTTGGGAGCGAAAGGCAGTGTAACCGTCTGGTTCTGACCATTGACGGCTGACGCAAGAACCTGCGTTCCATTGACGATGACTACGACCTTAGAAGGATCGGTCGTCGTAATTCCGCCATCCGAACCGTCAACGATCGGGCCGTTGAAAACTCGGAAGCTTTTGTTTCGGCCCGTGGTGGCTCCAGGATTGAAGCCCAAGGTGCCGTTGGCAGTGCCCGTCCCGATCAGGATATTTCCCTGAGCAATGAGCTGGACGTGATTGAGGCCTTGGTTATCGACATGGACCGAAGCCGTCAGACCGGGAACCGCCGCAACGTTGATGTCGTTAGCGACATCCGAAGCCGCACGAACGGGACCGGGCGTGAGCTTGATATTCGTAATCGTCACATCATTGACGGTCAACGACAAAGTATCATTGATCCCGAGAATGATATTGTAGAACTCCGCCTTAGGAGCCACCAAGACAGCCGGGGTCACGGTAACTTGAGCCGAGACGTCGTCCGTGATGCGAGTATCTTTACGATGGAAGTAATAATTGCAGGAGACGTGATCAGTCGACTGCGGCGGGATGAGGAGCTGGATGATCCCGTTGGGACCGTCCACAGACGACACGACTGCCTGCGCACCGTTGACCGTAACTGATACGGCCTGGGGGTTGTACGTGACGCTGCCGGTTCCCGCACCGCTGACGATGGGATAGTTGCGGACCTTGAATTTGGTGATCACGCCATTGGCAGCACCCAACACAGGGTTGTTGTTGGGGCCGCTGACGACGAACCTTCCCGTCTCATCCTCATGGAAGATCGGGGTATCCGCCACGGAACTCGATCCGCGGATGATCTCGAAATTCGTCTGAGTGAGAGTTTCTTGCGCGACACCAATCAACACGGGGACTCGAAGCCCTCCAATGAGTTGATTGACAACCGCCTCAGAAATCGTCTGCGTGTAAACGCCGGGAGGCGCGTAGGTCGTAAAAGGTCCGATGCCCATCTTAGCTCCCTTCCTCGAGCAGAAGTCTAACTATGCGTTTGAATTTGGGTATCACTGAGAGCGAGTCCGGGTTTCAATATAGGTATGAGTCTGCACGAGGCCTTATACAGTCCTGTGCATAGAAAATTGATTATTGGTGAATCAGCTGCGAGGAGCGACCCAGGAAGCACGCTTAGAGAATGTCCAGTCGACCACGCCTCGATGGGCGTAATCACCCAGGAGACACCAGTAAGCCAGGATTTTGGGGGAAATGTCTCCCAGCTTCCAAGCGGGTCGACGAGTGACTCTATGAATTAGTTTGAGGAGGATCATTTACTGTCCGAATCTTTAACGTTCTTGAATGTCGTCAAAGCCTGCTCGCGCACTTTCAAATTTTCAGGATTGGCGGGCTTCACGACTCCACCTTCAACGGCCAAAGCACCGGCCCCGGTCTCTTTACGAATCTTTTCGCGCTCAGCTGCTCGTTGGTTATAGACCTGCCATTTCTTCTCGGCCGACCTTCCAACAGCTTTATCAAGCTGCGGATAATCCAAATCATGTACCCCGGATTGCCCGTGCACTCCACTAGTACCTCGGACTCCGCCTGCGAACTTGAAATTCGCTGCGGAAACAATTCGCGCCGCACGGCCATTGCAGTTCGGACACGGATGCCAATCTGAATACTTCTTGACGTCTTCGGATTGAGTCAGTATTTCTTCAAATTGCGCATTGCATGGTTCGCATTTGTATTCATACGCGGGCATGCTGAACTATACTCAGATGACCCGCTCGTACGTAAGAGTGCGGCCTATTGTAACTGGAACAGCGGTAACGCCCGTTTGTGAATAAATTTGGAGTAAATCGAGTGCATACGACCCGTCCAAATAGCCGTTCGACATTTCCATAACTTTGGACGTCATCTCGGCACGATTGACAACGACTGGTAGCGGAAGCTGGATTTCCCAATCAACACGAAGAGTGAGAGCAATTTGGCTCTCATAGTAATACTCATCTGTCTCGGCGTTATAGACTTCCTGATTCTCTCCACCAGGCGAAACATCAAGAAGTTCGAGGCCCTCGAATCCTATGGAATTCTGACGCTCAAGAATCTTCCCAATAATATAATCGCTCATTCTTTCACGATCCTCTGAATCGCGAGTAAAGGCGATAATGGAAAATGTGACCTCGAATTTCCCGCCGTAGATTTCAGCTACCTCGGTTCTATCTTGAGTGATAACGACCGCCATCTCATCGCAGTCCTGGACGCGGTCTCCGAATGCTAGAACAGCTCCGGGAATAGCTGTGACATCAGTAGATAAACTCTGAAATGGGAATGGACCCTGAGTAGGCATCACATATCGATAATCAGCATGGACCGGATCACCAGCAGGCGTGGTCCTCAAGAAAGTTATATGTCCGGAACTGTCATCGATATGATAATCGACGTCAGGGATCAAGACTCTCCGGCGATTAATCCATAAGCGGCAAGAGCCGGGATAAATTCCATCATGTGATAGCTGCGCATCAGTTACGGCCGAGCTACCGAAAATAATAACTGGTTCATTTGTGACAGTTAAAATCGGTTCGACCGTGAAACTACCTGGAATTTGCCGAGCATCATCGGGAATAGTCCCGATATTGACAATATAGACCCCTGCGGGGGTCGGAAAAACGCTTCGATCGGGCTTCACTTGCTCGAGAATGTTGAAATTCTCACGCACCCACTCGAGGGAGGTCCCTGGCTTACAGTCTACAGGCGCAAGCATGCAAAAAGACGACAGACGGCCAACATAATTGTCAGCTTGAAGCCGAATCCTGTCAGCCGTCGTGTTGTCTATAATGACGCCACGAGAAGGACGTTGTGTGAATGCGTATTGAGCTTGTACGTTGTTAGAATCGTTTCTGTAACGCGGATGATCATACAGGATCTTTTTGATCTCCTGAATGATACGCTTCTTAGTCGCGTTTGTCAGCCAATTCTTCACGTCAGACCTCCGTCAGAGGCCCATCACTCCGGGTTTTCGGAATGATCTTCCGCGAGAAGCGATTCTGCCGAAATACCGTCGGTCGGGTCAGTAACCTCGGGTGGAACCTCAGGTGGAACCTCAGGTTGAGTCTCAGGCATCAGCTCGGTCGTCTCGGGTACAAATGAAGCCTCTACTTTTGACTTGGTTCTTTTCGGCTTCGAATTCGAGATGGTTGCAACAGGAGCAACAGCAGGAGCTGGTACCGGATCGGCGACCTTCTTGGCGATCTGAGGGTAGCAGTGGTCGAGCACGTCTTGTTCGGTGCGGATTACTTTATCAAAATGGACGCCTCTAAAATTCATAACTTTCTCCTGTGTGGAGAGTCCATAAAGGACTCAGTCTTCCATCTGTGCTAGAAGCAACAGTCCGGACGCTACCGCAGTCATAGGGTCGCCAGCTGCCCTGATTTCGGAAATCTTGATCGGGAACTTCGAGCGGTGGAGCTCGAACCTTTCCTTGAATTTATCGAGGAAACCTGTCGCCAATGAAGTTCCGCCAGATACGATGATCGGAATCGGCTTCGGGATCAAAATCTCGCTCTTCGCCTTTACGAAATGCTTCGTGAAATTATCGATCGTGTAATCGATGAGAGTTTGCACGAAGAGTGCAATTGCCTCTTCCTCACGATTTTGGGGCTTGGTGATGTCGATGCTGCTCTCCTTGATGGAGCAGATCTTGGCTGCCGTGGTGTTGACAGCTCGAGCCGCCCCGTTGTCAATCCAATCGCCTCCTCGGCCCAAAGAGAAATCCAGAGCACTCATAGCGTTGTATGAGAGACAAACGTTGGTCATACCAGACCCATATGATATGCCAAGGCCCGAAAACTGATCCTTGGAGCATTCGGAAAAGACCACTGCCAATGCTTCATTAGCAGATTCAGGGGTATACCCTAGCTCTTGGATGATCTTACCTAAAATTGCTTTGTGATAAGTAATATCTGATCCCTGCACGTCGACAGCTGGAGCCGGGACAGAATAGCAGCATTTTTCCTTCTCCATGCGAGGATCGCCCAGAATCTTCTTCATCATTAGAGAGATGACTTGTTGGGCATCGATTTCACCGGATGATATGATCCCTCCCGACATTGGACGTCGGGCTTCCCGGTTAAAAATATTGGCCGTATCCATGGCCTTATCCCCTATGACCAGGAGCTTTCCGTCAAGCTCTACATAGTCTGTACCTGATAGGCGGAGCATCCTCTTGTGCTCTAAAGGCAAATCCAAGAAGGCATCCCGAATGCGGGCGTGGGATATTTTCTTGTTCGAACGCCTAGCGGCGACAAAATTCATTGTGCCACAGTCTAGTCCGACACCGGTATCCTCATTCTTGGCTTCGGGTTTAGTCATATCCATCTCCGTATTTGATATGACCGTACCAGATCAATACCAATCAGGGAGATCGTATGTTTCTAAAGTAGGTAATACTATAATAGTCTCTTCGAGTTCTTTCTTCTTGCGGTCTCGAAGATCATCGAACGTCTCGAGAAGCTTCTCGAGAATATCTATTTCCTGGCGCAATCGAATATTCACGAAATCGTCGAGCTTGACCAGAGCATCAGGATGATCGAGAACGTCGGTACCACCCTTACCATTATATAAATCATCCTCATGACAGTATTGCCTGAGGCGATTCATAGAGGTGGTGATTAAAGCAGTGACCCTTTCGGCTAAAGCATCGCCTTTATCCACCAGGTCTTGACGCCCGCAGGATTCCAAGAATTTCTTGGCTTCTTCGCTCCAAAAGGACTGTCTGGACACTTATTTTCTCTTCCGTGCTTGCTTTAGAGCATCTAAGCTCGAGTCGAAATCCTTACTCTCAGATTCAGTCTCCGTAACTTGGATTCGGACATCAGCTGTTTTAGGGACTATGCTACTTGGTAAGAACATGGGCTCATCAACAGTTTGTAAAGAATCGGGTATGTCTTGGACGGGAGCCCGATACGCTTGAATGGGTGCTTGGAAAATAGGCCCCTGTTGCAAGAGTTCATTGATTTTCCGAGTAAGTATATCTACAGATCCACGCAGAGCTCGGACTTCATCTGAAGCAGGTGAAGAGACCTGAACGGGGGAAGAAGGCGGAGGCGGAGGAGGAATCGGTGGAGGAGCCGCTGGAGGCTTAGAAAATGGCCAAATAGGCATTCTTGGGGCTTCCTGATTACAAACGGATATACGAACCCATTTTTTGTTTTGATATTCTATCAATAACCTTGATGAGGTATAGAGTCGATCGGGAATAATACGAATACTATCTTGCCCACCAATGGCCTGCAGAGTGACACCGATATCTTCGATGATCAAACTAGTGTGCAGCAGATTTTGAATCTGATAGTTCATTGAACGTTAGTGTGGCGCGCGATTATCTGTTCGAGCTCAGGAACGAAATTACTTGATACAACCTGCTTGAGCTTGTCCATAAATTGGCCGATGATTCCCTGGAAATCTCCTTTCGGGAATTTGACTCCGCCTCCACCAGTCGGCTCGGTCTGTAGGCCGAACGAAAGAGAAACTTTCCCGCCTCTAGTCATCTGCATTTTTCGAGGAGCTGATCTAGCCAATGCATGACCAATAGATCTGTCGCTGGATTTGGTGCGAGTTTCGTCTTTTCCTCCAGCTACTCGCTTCGGGGGTGTTCTAGCATCTCTAGCAGGGCGACGGGCGTCATGCTTATCAAACCGAATATCCTTCATTCGGTTCACTTTTTCTACTCCACGATTTGTCAAACGGAAGACTTTAGTGAGTGAGTCGCCTATAGCCTCTTGAGCCTCAGAAATATCATCCTTCAACGATTCAGGACTAGTTTCTACAGCTTCTAAATTCAAGACTATCTCGAAAGTGATTAAATCCTTCTCTACGTATGAAAAAACTTCATAATTTTTCAAATACGGGGAGTCACCGAATCCGGCATCATCCACGGTCTGTTTGAGCGCCTTAAGACCGTCTTTAGCAATGGATTCGGACACTGCAGCCACAGCTCGGTTAAGCAGTGACACAAGACTAGTTGTGTAATTCTCCATTATTTCCGGAGCTCGTTCTCGAATACTACAGTATTGCCACGAATTTGGCGCTCATCCGGAATACTGTCCCTCTGAGTCATCATCGGAGTCGCGTTTCCTTGACCCGGGATGGTGTATCGAGTCTGTGGGAATACTATATAATAAGGGTCAGGAATGGGGACCTTATATCGAATATCGGGCGGGTCGAGGTGACTGGCAGCGAAGAATTGCTGTAAAATCATCCCGCGGTTCGTCGGTCCTCGCACGGGACCGATTCCATATCTATCCCCATTTAGTTTGACGAAAAAATCTCGTTGTGAAAGGAGCGGGCTAGGCCCTGTCCATGTGTCATATGGATGAGCAATGGTTCGACCGCGATTGCTTTGAGATATTGCGCGCTCTCCATCCTCGGGAGAGATAACGATATCATATGGACCGTCATATCCACCTATGATACTAGTTCCATAGCAGTTGAGGCAGTCAGCTTCAGGTTGTTGGTTCGAATAATTGTAGCACCCGCATTTCGGACCGACACGCTTCTGAATGAAGACTTTGACTCGCTCGCCGCCTTGCTCCAGCATCCATTTGTTCCGGCGAACAGCTTCGCGCCAGATCCAGTCGAGTTTCTCGCCTTCACGATTATTGCACAGAGCTGCTCGCTCGATAGGAGTCTCGATCAAGTTACCTGTGGTTTGATCTCGAGCAACTGTAGTAATACGATAAAATGTTTTCTGGTCGAGGTCGGATGGGATCTCATCTTGTTGGAGATATTTGTATGTCACCAAGACTTGGCTCGGTCCACCGTTAGGACCACCAGTCGCTGTGGGCAATACCGCAGGCGTTTGAGTTTGAGATGCCACGTCGAAATTGGGGGATTTGTCTAAAACAACTTCGCCGGTATTAGCATTGATGCTTTGTACACAAGCTGGCCGCCCATCGATCATAACCTGGACGTTCAGGTTAGTGCAGTTCGGATGAGGAGCTGCTGTTAGATCAAATACAAGAGGCAATTTCTGAAGTTGAATAATCCAATCGCCATTGGGATCTGTGTTCCCATTGGCTGAATACTTAGCAACTTCATTTATTTGAACTCGAGCAAGCAGCTTGTCACGATAGAAGGTAGAGCCTATCGGGAGAGCATTGAGGCGAGTAAAAGGACCGAACTCAGAGTCGAAACTTCGGTATATGTTCACACCAATAATATTGAACTTGGTATTAGCGGACAATTCCGTCGGACTCGTCCAACGAATATCCGTCACGTGCAACATGAAGGTGTAGCACAGCGTATTGAGCGGCGGTAACGGATAAGCCGGATACTGCTGCTCAAGAATATCTATCGGTCTGTCAGGAGGGAAGGGAGGCATTAAACTCTCCTTTCCCAATTGGAATTAGAAATTCCGATTAATTGGAATTTATCGTACTTCCTTTGAAGAAAAGGACCGCTTCCTCCATATAGAAATCGAAGTATCTTTAAAACTTGCTGATTACCATTCCATGCTACGCTATATGAGGCATTTGGTTGATAAACTTTGGAATTATTTACTCCAAGGAGTGAAACCAATCGATTTTTAAACCAAGAAACAACGTTTTCATGCAAATCGTGAAATGATAATGCTGCATTGGTCGAGACAAAACGAGTTTTACGAAAAGATAAACCGCCATCTCCATCGAACAAACCACGAAGCAAATATCGTTCTAAGTCACGTGGAACATTTAGAATTCGAGTATCGCCCCTGCGCTTAAATTCTTGCCAGCCCATCGTTTCAAGCTGCCGAACTAACGGCCTGCAGCATATTACTGCAGAAGCATGATAATCAGAGAATCCAGTTTTAGGCACTATTTGGACGCAGTCATAATATCCAATATCGCGACATAAGTTCCTGAGATGATCAGCGTCGCTTACTTGTAGTCTTATTCTGATCCCATTTTTATTTTGTAAGATATTTCCATCAGCCAGGATAAATCCGAGCCAATATGCAGAAACAATATTCAAATCTGTGAAAAATTGAGGATTAGCAAAATAACGAGGCGAACGCGCGGGTTTTAGCCCATGCAGCCAACGATCCACGGTTGGACGACTTACGTTTAGCCTACGCGATATTTCACGGATAGAAACCCCGTGATTATATAAATCCACCGCAGCTGTAGAATTCACATTCTACAATATCATAAAGGGTGGAAAAGGCAATTAGGAATCTGTAGACTTAGTCTCCGGTGTAGGAGGAACGGGTGCCTCAGGAGGAGCTGGGTCAGTCGCAGATACTGCACCGTTAGCAGAAGCCTCTGCACCGTTAGCAGAAGCCTCTGCACCGTTAGCAGGGTCCCCTGCCGGAGGCGCGGGGTCGTCATTACAAATGACTTGAATAGTCCCGTCTTTGGAAATTCGGGATTGAACGACCGAACCTGGTTGGATACCAGCAGCTTGGTAAGCGTCAGCCAGAAGATTCTGGCGAGCCATATAGAGACCTTCGATATTCTCGAGCATACCCTTAATTTGGAGAGCCATCTTGGATTGCTCAAGAGACCAGTGCTGGATGGATTTTTCCAATTGGAGCATCTGGTCGAACTGCTCTGGGGTGAAATGGGCTTGCTTATTGATCATGCCAAACACTACCAGTCAATCTTTTTGGACTTTCACATCGAACTTGATAGGTTTGATGGTCACGCCATTGGATTGGACTCGGAGCTCTCGAGTGACTATATTCATGGCACCCTCAAGGGACGCCATGACTTCCGACTTGATCTTCTTAATTAAGGTAGGTTTCGATACATTTCCTTCAAATTCAGCCGAAATGGAAATGTTCACCTGAACCGAATATTTAGTATTCGATATTTGACGAGCTGCCACTCGTTCGGCAATGGCCAATAAATTAGCCATTAGATTCCCAGAAATCTTCGAGGAGTGAGAGCTCCTCGACCAACGCTTGGGCCGAAAGAGCTTCGAATGCCAATACCATATCTTGACTGTTTCAAGCCACGGATAACCTTCACAGTCTCTTTGGCTGCCACGACGAATTCGGTGAATCGAGCCTGGGCGTCAGAAGCCATGCTCTGATACTTGGCGCTCTTTTCTATATCAAGAGAAACTCCGCCAATCGTATAACTGAATTCATCTAAAATCCAGTTGGTGGCGATGCCCGATAATGCGTGAACCATTGCTCCAGTAAAAAGAAGAGTCCGCCAATCCCTGTGCTGAGAAATCAGCTGATCCAGCGTCTCGTAAAACGTCTGAGGAGCATACATATTGATGGAGTCATTGGAGACTCGGAGGAATTCGAGCAACTCGTTGTCTTCCCAAAGATACCCGAAGACTCGAGTAAATTGATTAACCGACTCTTCGCCAGCGGGAGGAGCGAAGTGATAGTTTCGAGCTGGATTATTATCACGAAGCATAATCCGGAGCCCGCGAATCAAGTCGAATTCAATAGGCGTCACGCCAGGGAGAGTAAGGATTTGCGTCGCGTTATCTACAATCGCAAATTCTTGAACGACTTGAGCTTGAGACGAATTTACATATTCTCGGAAATACCAACGGATTCGATATTTCCCGATGTTGGCATCCAAAGGAACAATAAACGACGCGTAGTATTCGCCTGTCGACGGATTGACCGGATTCCGATTTCCGGGAGGAAGCAGGACTTCCAATCCTGTAGTGAAGTCGAAGATGCTATATGAGATATTGGCAGCGTTCTTCGGACTCCCGTCCTTCGCTTTTAGGAATATGTTGAGCCCGTTGGTGCGAGAGAGCTCTTGGCCGCGACGGAAAGTGGTAGACATTTTTACTCGAAATTGCTGAACCCCGAACCGCCATGGGTCTTGTCACTTCCAGGTCCGTACCAACGATCGTGATCAGATGTTTTGAAACCCCGAGCCTTGCTCTCTTTCTCACGCTCAGCTAGTTTAAAACCGTACGCCTCGAGCTCCTTCTTGATTTCTGCGACTTGTTTACGGAGCCGATAATTGAGAGCAGCTAAATCTTCATGAGTGAATTCAGTTCGTTCATCATCGATCAAGAACTGCGCAAAGTCTTCGATCGATTTATACTCAGGAGCAGATTTGTAAGTTATATTGACTGCTACAGATTCTGGCTGATGCTTCGCCTCTTCTTCGCATTGTTGCGCAGTCTTAATGGAAACCCGAGCAGCTATTCGAAGAAGGTTCATTTGCTCTTCTTGTGAGGCTTGTCGCCCTTGTTCTTCATATACCAAGCGAGAGCAAATGGATTATCGATCTCCTCATGCTTCTTCATGTCCTCAACAGTCTTTTTCCAACCAGGAGGTGCTTTGGCTATTTCTTCTTGTTGAGCAAGACATTCTTCTGCTAACTCGGCCTCAGCAACCTGAATGGCACTCATAACGAACCGGATAGATGGACTCGACGGAGCCCTTAGAAATTCATCTGTAGCGGATATGATAGAGCTCAACGAACCCTTCATATGCTTGAACTTCTCAACTTGTTTGAGACGTTCTTTAGCTTCACCTTTAGATGGGTAACATCCGCCGCTCCAATCCGGATTCTTCTCGGATTTGACGCAGTAGCCCTTTCCGGGCGTCTTCTTGGTGTAACCTTGCTGTTCTTGTTGCGCCGTCTCTTCTTGAGAAACTATGACAGGGTCTTCCCCAGGAAGGCACTCCTCAGCGGTCCGAACGGACACACGAGCGGCAATTTCGAGCATGTCGACCATACCCGGATATCATATAAGAAGGCCAGCCGTAAGTTTTGGAAGGGTCTTCGTAATAATGAGCATGATGGCTCCTGCCTCCGTACAACCGTTCTGGTGGAAGTTTCCTATGAAGCCCGTCCGGGCTCCGGCTACCGTTCTCAAGACAGTAGACCCTAGCAAGTATCTCATGGAGAAGAAATATGATGGCTGGAGGGCTATCGTCATCGTTCACAAGACCGTGACGATGTGGACCCGAGACAAACGTCGAATTGACATGCCCAATAATCTCCGGGCACAACTCGAAACTCTAGGGCTTCCCGAAGGAACAATTCTGGATGGGGAGATTTGGAATTCGACCAAGAGGGGTTCTTGGCGATTCAACGCAGTCACTCCCTGCAACCTCACCCTCTGGGACGTAATGCGACTCGGGACCAAGGATTTGGCCACTATGCCGCTCGAAGAGCGGCGCATCCAGCTCGAATCGCTCTTTGCTGGTCGTGAAATGGGAGATATCGGACTGACCGAAATTCTGCCTGCAGACCCGGATTTGATCAAGCAGATCGATCAGGAGGCTCGTTCATTTCGCGAGAACACGCATGCCCGGTCCGGATTCATTCATGGAGTGGTTCTCAAGCGGAAGGGGTCGCCGCGACGAGACCACGTCGTCCGATGCACTGAGCATGCTGATTGGTTGAAGATCGTCTTCGAGGGGCTCGAGGGATACTTCTGATTTCGGTAAATTACGACGCCGACTAATGCTAATGTATGTGATACCTTTAGCGTCGAAGTCCGATTTATCCCAGACATTTCGACCGTCGAAGACGGCGATTTTTGACGACATCCGAAGGAGCTCATCCAAATCGGGCGATCGATACTGACGCCATTCAGTACATAGAACTAAAGCATCCGCGCCACGAGCGGCCTCATACATGTTGTCGCATGTTTTGACCTTAGACCCGTATTGGCGACGGATAGAATCCAAAGCCTGAGGGTCGTGCACTACGATCTCCACTCCGCTTTCGATCATTTTGTTAATGAAAGCCAAAGCAGGGGATTCACGAATATCATCAGTCTCGGCCTTGAACGCTGCTCCCCAAACGCAAATTCGTTTGCCTTCGAGTTGCTTGAAATGCTTGTAGACCATGAGACCCAAGCGCTGAAGCTGGATCTTGTTGGCTTGATCAGCTGCTTTTACAACCAAGAGCTCCTGGCCAGCATTATGAGCCATGCTCATAAGAGCTGACACATCTTTCGGAAAACAGGAACCGCCATATCCGGGGCCCGGATATAAATATTGGGGCCCGATGCGTGCATCAGCGCCCATTCCTTCTCGAATGCGGTCAATGTTTGCTCCGAGAGAAGAAGCTAAATTGGCGAGCTCATTCATGAATGAGATACGCGTTGCCAAGATAGCATTGGACGCATACTTCGTGAGCTCGGATGAGCTCGGATCCATGACGAAGATCTTGTGAGGGTTGGTAAACGGCTTGTAAAGCCGAACCAAAGTCTCTCGAGCGTTCTGACAGTTCGTACCGATTACCACTCGGTCGGGGCGCATAAAGTCTTCTACTGCTGTGCCTTCGCGCAGAAATTCAGGATTTGAAGCTACGCATGTGTAGCCATCGCAATAAGATGCAATGATTTGCCCAACAGTCCGGGTAGTCCCGACCGGAACAGTGCTCTTGAGCACTACGACTTTGCTAGGTTTCCCGATCTTCTTGAGAACCTCGCCTATTGTCCTAGCGGTAGCCATTACTGCAGACAAGTCAGCGGATCCATCATCTGCCTGAGGAGTCCCGACAGTGATGAAGATGACATCGGCGCCTTCAATAGCTGCACGAACATCAGTTGAGAAGGACAATCGCCCTTCTTTAATGTTGGTCATGAGCAAATCGTCAAGCCCAGGCTCGTAGATTGGGGATTCGCCTCGATTCAACTTATCAACTTTGTTGATGTCAAGGTCAGCGCAGACTACTTCATGTCCAAACTGAGAGAATCCAGCTCCTGTAACCAGCCCGACGTAACCCGCCCCAATCATCGCTAGTTTCATGTTGGCCTTCCATCACTCTTCCGCAGAACGAATCCCGGCAATTCGTTCACTCCCTGACCCATGGAGTGCTCATATCGCACTGCAGGAGCTCCAGGGTTAAACGGAATATTTAATTTTTCACGCACATCGCTTTCTACCCAGTCACGAAGTTTTACTATTTCTGATCCGCTCAGATGGTCCGTGAATACGTAGGAAGTGTAACCCCCAGCAGGATCGCCCTTGTAATAATCGGCGACGCTCGTGTAGTCGACGTCATGCGAATGGAGTTTATCTCCCGTGCGCTTGCACGTGTACGTCCACACATCCTTTAATTCAGGATGCGGCAAAGCTTCGTCGTAATATGGGGTGCCTGGATATGTAGTAATGACCGTGCAGTCGAAATCTTCCGGCTTCATTTCAAGCAGCCAGTCATGGACGGCCCGAATCGACTCTTCATTCTCGCCAGGATGACCGACACTCATGAGCGCCTTCACCTTGAGGCCGTGTTTACGAGCCGTCGTAACTACACGAGTATTATCCTCGAGTGTCGCGCGCTTATTGATATTATCGAGAATCCGAGGGGAAGCTGCTTCAAACCCGCATAGAATCCAGCGGAATCCAGCGCGATACATCGAAGCTGCTTGCTCGTCGGTAAAGAGCTCCGACTTTACGAAGCCGCGGAGCCGAAACTCGGTCTTATGACGAGCTTGAAGATCTGTGAGGGCTTCCATGAGCTCGACAATGTTTTTATTGACGTTGAGCTCATCGTCATAGAACATGAAGCCCGTGAAACCATAGTGAGTATGAAGATGTTCTATTTCTCGGATAACCGACTCGGTCGTACGAGTTCGGATCATGCGCAGCATCTTGGAATTGCGCCCGCCACAAAATCCGCAACCAAACGGGCACCCAAGCTGAGCTACTAAACTTGCTGCGCGATGGCCCTCGATCGTGTATCGATATGAATCTACGTCAATGAGATGTCGAGCAGGAAAAGGCGATGCGTCATAGGTGGCGTTGTTCATGAACAATCCGCCTTTGGGATCGTCCGCGTCGATTACCTTCGGAGGGTTATCGGTCAATGCTTCGAAAATAGCTGCCTCGCCATCGCCAGATACGAGAACATCAAATATTTTCTCCATCTTGGCAAGAGCCCCGTGAGCTCGCCCGACGCGACCAGCCTTTTGCTCCAATTTGAAAGCTGCATGGACTAGAGTCACATGTGGCCCGCCTACAATGATGCGGATATCAGGTCGCACCTGTCGGATTCGTTCAGCAATCTTGGTGGCTGCAGGGAGTTGTGGTGTGGTAGTCGTAATAGCTACGACCTTAGCAGCCGTACGTTTGACTTGATCTTCGACTGCATCAACGAAATTCGTGATTCCGGAAAGATCGAGGAATTCTACTGAAAATCCCTCGCTCTCAAGGCAAGCAGCGACCTTGAGGATCCCTAGGCTCATGAATACGCGTTCGTCGAGCAAAAAGATCGACGGAGGCGTAATCAATAGCACGGGAGCTTGAGAGGCTGCAATCCGAGCTCGAGCTTTACCAACCAGGCGGCCGGTGCTGACTACGGTATTACCAATTCCGGTAGAACTCATCCGATCACCTAGTGGACAAATAATCTAGGGTTATAGTCCCTGAGCACGGAACCAGGCGATAGTTTTAGCTATCCCATCAGGATAGTCAACCACAGGCTGCCATTTGAGGAGCTCTCGGGCACGAGTAATATCTGGACACCTTTGTTTAGGGTCATCTTCCGGAAGAGGAAGCATTTTTAGAGTACCTTCTCCACCGAAGGCTTGAATAACATCAAGCGCCACGCTCTTGATGGTGCGCTCATCTGGGTTTCCAATATTAACTACTGGAGGATCTCTAGTCGCATTAGACTGATGAATCCCCATCAGCTTAACAAGCCCGTCTACAGTGTCCGAAACGTAACAGAAGCTTCGAGTTTGGCTTCCATCCCCATAAACGGTCAGAGGCTCCTTTTTCATAGCCTGAATGATGAAGTTTGGGATGAGTCTTCCATCACCAAAAGCCATTCGAGGTCCATATGTATTGAAAAGCCTGGCGATACGAACGTCCGTCCTGTATTGCTTTGCCCACGCGACTGCGAGGCTCTCTCCGACGCGCTTTCCTTCATCATAGCATGCACGAGGCCCCAACGGATTCACATGGCCCCAATAATCTTCACGCTGCGGATGCTGCTCAGGATCCCCATAGACTTCTGAAGTAGAAGTGATGAGAAGTTTGGCTCCCGTATTGCGAGCGCATTCTAGAGCATTACGAGTCCCTATCGCTGCTGTCTCGATAGTGCGTACTGGATTCCGCTGATAGTGGACAGGACTCGCTGGGCAAGCGAGATGATAAATCTGGTCACATTCGATATGCCACGGGTCGCAGACGTCATGGCGAAGGAACTCAAAATTCTTACGGTCAAGGAGATGAGCAATATTGCTTCTATGAGATGTGAACATATTGTCCAAGCAGACAACTTCATGCTCTTCGTTGAGCAATCGTTCACATAAATGAGAACCGATGAAGCCCGCGCCTCCCGTTACAATGACCTTCATGAAAGGACATTACCGAGCGCGTCTGCGAGCGATAATTGTCTCGAGTTCTTCGGTCAGAACTGACCATCGAAATTTATCAGCAAAAGCTCGAGCCGTATCGGTCGCAGTCTTACGATAGGCTTCATCCTTTAATCCGCGGATGACTAAGTCTGAAAAATCCTTGAGATGCTCCCGAACAGGAGATTCAATCATTGGAACCGAACCACGATAGATTTGGCCAAGAGAATCGACTGAAGAAATGACAGGGTAAACTCCTGAAGCGCATGCTTCCATAGTAGTAACAGAGAAACCCTCAGTGAAGTTGATAGTATCGCATGGATAGGCGAGTACCATCGCTTGTGAGAATTCTTGAGCGATGCGACGTCGGCTAGAAGAGCCAATCTTCTCGACATCCATGCCGTTCATACGCTCAAGAGCATGACGTACGTATCTAGCTCGACAACTCAATTCTTTAAAATCGAGGTGTTGATGATTCTCAATAGGGGCCATTCGAGCCAGCCAGTCGTCAATATTATAAAAGATCCTAAGATGGGCTTCCGGGACGGCCTTTTTAATTAATGGCCATGTTTGAAGTAAGAGGTGGAGCCCTCGATCAGGAGAAGACGCGTAAATGATCCGACCTGGAACTCGAGGCCCATCTGTATACTGAGTGGGGTCGCATCCGTTGGAGAGGATTTCCCATTTAGATGGTGTAGTAGGATGAGTTGGAGACCCTGCACCTCGATAGAAATATTCTCGATGACTCTCGGAAGGGCTGGTATATACGTCTACAAATTGATCGAATCCATGTTGAGCGTAATTAAAGTCATTCAGTTGCTGATTGATCATTCGGAGCGTCGGAGGATGAACATGCCGGAGCAAATCAGGCTCATGCCACGCATAGGCAACATCGAACTGGCTCCCGATGTTCGGAAGCTGGCTGATGTCGCGGATCTCAATCCCTTCCCAAGAAGGAGGACCGCCCGCATTATGGATATAGAGGCAAACCTGATGGCCTCGTTTGGACATTTCTTTGGCGTAGCTCAGATAGGATAGTTCAGAGCCCGTTAAGCCTCGAGGCGAATCCCATACATTATTGAAGTCGATCCAGCGACCGCAAAGAATGGTATCGCCATATAAGAAAGCAATCTTCAAGTCCCACTCCATTCAACTTGAGGAAGCCCTTTGTCGCCTCGAGTCTTGAGGCATTGGTCCAGATTTTGGGCCAAGACAGACCACTCGAACTTCTTGGCGTAGTCGACGCATTTGTTGGCCACTGATTGCCTATAAGGCTCGTCCCTGAGGCAACGAATAACTTTCTCAGCCCATTCTTCTTTATGGGCCGAGTAAGGAGCAGGAACAGTCTCTGAGACTGGTCCCCAAAGCTCCCCGAAAGCATCTGCCGCACAGATAATCGGAACGGTTCCCGAAGCTATAGCTTCAAGAACCGTGACTCCGAAGGTCTCAGTGTAATAGACAGGATCGAGCGGATATGATAGTACGCTCGAGTTCCGCATCTCTTCTTCCATCCTATTCCGACTAATGGAACCATGAGGATGGACTCCACGACCTTGGAGACGTTCGATGGCTTCTAGAATGTATCGACTCCTGGCGCCAAGCTCGAAATTATCTTTAGTCAGATATGGATTAGTTGGGTTAGGAAAATAAGTCTCGGCCATATGCCGAATGGAGAAGAAGTCGTAGAAGATGTGAAGATTGGCTTCTGGAACCGCACGCTTGATTTGAGGGAAAGCCTCGAGGAGCCAATGATAACCACGATCGAGAGAGCTGGCCCAAATCATTTTTCCTGGGACTTTAGACGTGGGGTAGAACTTAGAACAATCGACCCCATTATTCAAGACTCGCCACTTCTCGCGCGGAAAATTAGTATCTGGAGCTAGAACTCGAGCGTGCGAACTCGAGAGGGGAGCCAACAGATCCACATAGTTCTCCCATCCAGGAGAACTAGAGCCAAATCCCTTGCACTGATGATGCAGGACTCTGAAAGAGCCTGGAGCGGCAAACTTCAAAGGATCAGCAATCGTGGAGGCTAAAACTACATCCCAATCTTGTTTAGAGTATACTATTTCCCAATCCTTATATGGGATACAGAAAGCTTTCCCAAAAGGGCCCGGATTGGTGAAGTTCGTAAAAATGCAAACACTGTGGCCTAGATCGGCCATGTGAGCCGCAAACATGAAGAACGCCATCTCGGAGCCTGTGAGCCCTCTTTGCGCGGTCCAAATGTTCACAGGGTCTACAGGATCGCGGACGCCTTTTTCATGGTAGCAGAAAGCTATTCTCATGGGTTCAGGGCTCTCGCTCTTAATTCGCTCAAATTAAAGTGCGGATTTACTTCGCCAGGATAGCCGCTCGCATGCCCAGCCAACCAAAGCTGTTCATTGGCTTGTTCGGGGCGAAACATTTTCCTGATTATCATGACGGCATGAACGTCAATAATGTGAATTAGGTTGGCAGGCTTTAGATACCACTGTACTCCAAGACGCATAAAGAGACGATCCGCGATCTCGGAATCCTGCCAACCATGACAACCATCGTAACGCTCATCGAACCCGTTGATGGAGAGCAAAGCATCAATCGGAATACTATCGTTCTTGAGATGACAAAACTGTGGCTGCACGATGCCTTCTGGCTTAGTTTTCTTCATCTCCTCGTGAATGATTTTCAAGCCGAGGGGATTTGAATCCAACGTGTAAGGCTCTTGAAAGAGGCTCCACATGACCGGGTCGAGTATCCCGCTGTCCAAATCTCTACAATAAGTGTCGCACCAAACTTTAGTCACTTCATGCCTAATGGATTCAGTATTCCATTTAGCATCGACTTCTTCCGAAGGAATTCCACGACCAGCTCCGAGCTCGCATAGTCCATATCTCTGTGGAAAAACCGGATTGAGAACCGGGAACTCCAATAGATGGCAGACACCTAGCATAGCATAATTATGATGAGTGTCATGGAAAGCTGCATGTTCCTCGAGCACCGATGGAGGAAGCCATGCGAAATCGCATGTGAAGTAAGCGACCTTCCCGCTCGAATGCACAATCCCTGTATTCACGCAGCGCTGATAACTGTTGACTGGAAATGGATTGTCGATTGGTTCTACATGCTTGATCGGAAACGAATATTCTTTGGCCTTCTCGGCCACGATGTCTTTCCGATATTTGTATAGACTATCGACCAGAACGAGTTCGAAATCACGAAACGTTTGTTTCTCAAGCCCAGAAAAAAGGACATCGAGACCGCCCACGCGCAAAGTGGGGACAATGACAGAAATCTGAGGCATTGATAGACTATACTGAATAAGCTATTTTGGATTACCGAAATTGAACCGGTCTTTGTGGTTCACGAATACAGAAGGCAATTCTTCGTCTGTGACGTGCACTAAATAGGCAGATTCCCATAGTGATTGCCAGTTGCTGTAATCTATTTGATAGCCTAAATTGTGTGGTCTACGTAAAATTGTTGTGTGGAACACATCAATAATGCCTTGTGCAGGTCCTTGCTCAGCGCACCCATCTCCATAAATGGACTGATTTCCACGATGCAATTTTTTCCATTGCAGATTTCCTTCACAAAAACGTGCGCCACCACTACCTGCATTGACAACTTGAGTATTCACATTTCCGAATAAGTTACGAATATTACAGTGATAAGCTGACGCAGCAGGATCGATTGAGGGTCGATCTCTTATAAATTCATCAACCTCCAACAAGAATTTCCATTCTGTTGTAAGGGATTGCATTGCGGCGTATTTTGGCCTACAACACCAGTCAATATTTGCATTATGAAAATCTCTTGGACCTTGATCCATACGAATTTCGATCAATTTATCCGATTTCGCTGGTAATTCGAAATCTTCATTTGGCATAGGATATTTCACTAATGATATTTGATCAAATAGAGGAATATGATGCATGAGCCACAAGTCTAATGGGTAATCGCGTTCTGCCCAATCGGGTGTTATGAAAGCATATGCCCCGATAGTCGTCACATTCCGCTCCGAATGCTTTGTCGGAATTGTCGTAAATCCCAATTATTGACTGGTGGATAGCCAGCGTTCCTTTTAGAATAAAAGATAGTTTCGTTGGTCTTAGAGATGCGCTCTACTCTACGCGCATTGAGGATAAAGTGAATTGCGGGTTTATAGATCAGGTTTTCGGGTTGCCCGTACCATTGAATCCCACAGTGCTGAGTTAAACGCTCGGCAATTTCGGAGTCCTGCCATCCATGGCTTCCGTCCAAGTCTTCATCAAGCCCATTAATAGATAGTAACGATTCGGTCGCCACACTATCATTCTTAAGGTCCATGTATTGAGGAGGAATAGGACCGCTGACAACCGATCCCTGATCGGTATACTTTTCACGAGGGTTGATCTCATCCGAGTCAAACTCTCGTGCGTAGATGCTCCACATGAAAGGATCGAGCTTCCCCGACTCGTAATCTCTCTGATAGTTATCCATCCAGAAGTTCCATTTATCGGCTACAGATTGGCCATGAAGATCGTTAGGATCCAAATCCCAAGGACCATTCGGACCATAATCATTTGGAGTCTGAGGAACTGCTAGATTGATCGGTGGAGAATCAATATTTCGATACATCCCCATGAGGCCCCTACCAGGACCGGACGTGTGAAACTCGGCGTGTTTTAGTAAACAAAGCGGATCAAGCCACATGTAATCGCAAGTAATGACGCAAATTTCTCCGCTTGCATGGGCGATCCCAGAATTAACAACGTGACTATAACAGTTTAAAGGGAATCGGTTATTGACTGGTTCTATATGTTTCACACGGAACGAATATGTAGCTGCCTTTTGCTCCACTATCGCTCTCCGACGGGGATGGAGCATATCTGAAATAATAAGCTCGAAATCTTGGTATGCTTGTCTCTTCAAACTATCGAAGAGGATATCAAGTCCACCTATTCGAACGGTGGGGACAATAACCGACAAATAAGGCATTTAATCCTCGTTCATTCAGCAAACAAGTGATCAACTATTTCATCATAGGGAATCGATTCGAAGTTATAACCAAACTGACTAAGATGATTTCGAAGTTTGGTTTCAGCATTCGCATCTATAAATTTATGGACTTCTAGCAATAACTTTGGGTGAAATGTTTGGAGACTGTTCTGAGCTCCCGCAAGAATGTCTAATTCGAGACCTTCAGTATCAATTTTTATCATATCGATCCGATCGATATGATAATTATTTACTACGTCGTCTAAAGTCTCTAAATTAATAACGCATTCTTCTTTATTATATCCAGGAACATACGTCATCTTGTTTGGAGAACGAGCTAATCCAAACGAAGCAATGATGCATAGTTTTTGTTCGATGGTCCCGCCCAAAGTTTCAAGCAACGAAAAAGGAACTTCGTTTAATTTGATATTTTCCACTAATGCCTGACGCATATTGATATCAGGCTCAAAACTCCACACTTTAGCACCTTGGACCAATGCCGGGAGACTATAATTACCGAATGCAGAACCGACATCAAACACCGTGTCGCCGGGGCGAAAATGCCAGAACTTATCTCTAAGGTTCCCCTCAGAGGAAAAGGTATCTAAGCTCGCGCGTTCAAGATCATGATATGGAGATGAAATCTTTTGAGCACGATATTTATGACCAGCAAATTCATACTCTGCGATCATGGAATCCACCAGTTACAATTAATATCAGGAGACATAGAATTATTGGGTCGATCAAGTGGAGTAGGGAATGGACCGTAATCCACTGCCACATCTTGAACTAGCCTGCGAGAAACAAATGTTGCTTCAACAGTGTTAGGACAGCTGCGACCTATATTAGTGTTTTCTCCACAATAATTGTTTCCATGTACATGGAAACAAACATAATGTTGATTTAGTATTTTTAGAGCAGATCTATTTATATGATTAGGATTAGACAAGTCATGTAATTCAATTACAATTATTTCAATATTTTCAAATGATTGAATGGATTCAATGACATCAAATTCATCACCCTCAATATCCATTTTGAGAGCGATGGGCTTGCCTTCTAACTCCATGCGCCTAATATGAGACATGACAGTGTCGCAATCATTTGTTTTTTGAGCAGCAACTCCCTCTTTAAAGTACGTTATCCCATCAGATATTGGAGGCGGTGCATTTATTGTGTGATCAAAGCAGTATGCAGGCTTATTAAATACTCTGACAAAGTCAGATTCAAACGATATATCACTGCCCACGCCGTAACTTAGAAGGGCTTCCACACGCATATCCTTAAGAAAAATATAACCTCCATCCATGGATTGATTCCCTAAACGAATCTTTTCCATTCCGATAGATTGCGGAATCAATAATGAATAATTCATTAAATGAAGGCCTCATACATCTTACGGAGATCATTAGCGTATGTCGATGACCAGTCAAGAAGCCGTGTGACTCCTTCTTCCACGCCAACAGCAGGTTCCCATCCTGTAACGAAGTGGAATTTAGAGAAGTCAGTCACAAAAATCTGATCTTCATTCTTTCGTCCCGGTCCTTTGCGAATACTCAAAGGAGAATTCCGAATTCGAGAAATCAATGAAGCAGCTTCTTGGATGCTGATTGAATTGTTGAGTCCTCCACCAATATTATAGACATTGCCTTTAACTTTATCGATATTATCAATGGCAGCAAGAGTAGCACTCGCTACATCATTGGAAAAGAGCATATCGCGAGTTTGGAAACCCGTTCCTTGTATCTCAATTTCAAGCCCGAGAGCGGCAGAAATGCAGAACCAAGTGAGCCATCCATGACGAGGCCCATGGCACGGAGCATCGCCGTAAAGGTTTGAACAACGAAGGACTGTTACAGGAATGTCATACGTGCGAGCATAAGCCATTACGAGACCTGTCTGAGCCAATTTTGAAGCCGCGTATGGCTCATCGGGTTCTAGAAGGCAAGTCTCATCTATCCCTAAGGCATATTTTCCTTCGAGGACTGTTCGTTCACCTTCAACATGGGATGGAAGGTCGTGCACCCGATAAGGCTTCACACTCGAAAGCATTACTGTAGGAGGAGGATGGAATCCTCCTGACTTGAGCTTTCGCATATGCTCGAGAATATTTCTCGAAGCTTCAACATTACTGACCCAGTCATCTGTGGGATCCTGTTCGCTATGAGGAATCCCGGTATGAGCTGCCGCATGAAGCACAGCACTGTGGGTCACGAGAAGCGGAGAGAAATTAACATCCTCCACTCGTTGCCTAATAATATGGACTCTTTCCCCATAGTCAGCTTCTAGACGAGCAGCAGTCCATTCGTTTCGAAGCTCTTCAGCAGAATCGATGACAGTTGCTTCATGTCCAGCCTGAATAACAACATCCACGAATCGACTGCCGATAACACCAAGTCCACCAGTAACAAGATATTTCATGGAAACCTTTTGCTCGCTCAATCATTCAATGAAAGCCAGGCGTAATGGAAACGCTTTTTATTTTGAACCAAAACTTCTGGTAATTCGTGATCATAAACACGAATTAATTGAGCATTTGGCCAAAATTCTCTCCATACTGAATAATCAAACCCACCATATTTAGCTATATTCCAACTTACTCTAGCTGCAACATGGAGTGGTCTTCTCAATAGTGTCGTATGGAATATTTCTATCGGGTCTCCTGAACACGGATTTTTAGGAGCTTGACCATCATCTACTACGGTGCAATTTCCTTTATGAAGTTTATTCCAAGGTAAAAGCCCGTCCGAAGCTACATTAGCTCCGATGAGTTGATGATTCACATTTCCAAAAAGATTCCTCACATTAACAGTATGAGCATTGGCAGTCTCGTTAGGAATCGGGCGATCCTTAATAAATTCATCTATATCAAGAAGGAATTTCCAATCAGTGGGTAATAACTCTTGAGCGAGTTGTTTACCTATGCAATTCCAACGATTAGATTCTGTTTGTCTTGAGCATGGTTCTGGAATAGATCGAACCAATAATCGAGGATCTTTAATTGGTAAGTCAAATTCACCATAAGTAACAATCGATATATAATCAAATAATTGGAGATGATATTCGAGCCATAAATCTAACGGATAATCTGAGTATTCCCATTCATGTGTAACAAATGCATATGCGCCGATGGTTGTCATGGCTTCTTCCAGCACCAACAGGCATGAGGGAAGGGTCCTCGAACAAAATCAGGTAATGATTCCTGAACTGCTTGCATCACTTCAGGGAAGTCAATATCATGTCCTGATAGCATTCCACCCGATTTGATTTTTGACTTCCATAGCATAATATCGGATTTGACAGCTCCGTAACTATGATCGCCATCAATCAGGACAAAATCTACACTATTATCTGCGAATATTTTTGATGCTTGTTCACTTGTAATCATCAATAGATTGATGACTTCAGCTTCTTGACGTGCATGAGTGTATAAATTATGGAGCAAAGCATTTTTCGGGCCGCCTAGAGCTCTCCATCGATCTGCATTTTGCGCGCCCCAGGACCCTTGATCGATAAGTGGGTCAACCCCATAGAAAGTAATCTGTTTGCCGCTATCTATGATTTTGCGACCCATATAAGCTGCACTTCGTCCAGCCGCCACTCCAACTTCAATAGCAATAGCACCATTGGCGGCAGAAGATATGAACATATCATAGACTTGAGTAATTCCTTCACTCCATCCATCAATCTGATCCCAGCTCATAGATAACCTTTGTACTTAGGAACAATGTTAATGGAAACTTCCTCGATTACTTCACGAAACATATCATTCCACTCAGTAGCTAAAGAAAACCAACTGAAGTTGTCTCGAGCATATGCCTTTAGGATTTCTCTGTCGGAATCATCCGTCTTTTGCATTGCCTGAACGACTGCATCGATGAATTTGGATTGATAATCCCAGCTAAGCCAATTACCAGGGATAAGAGTGCCTCGATCACCAACAGTCTCATTGAGAGCTGCTATTGGAGAAGTCACCATTCGAAGCCCCGCAGCATGAGCTTCCATAGCTGAGATACAAGAAGTTTCAGCAAACCAAGTGGGATAAGCCCAAACTCCACTCTTAAGATATTCCTCGGCGAGCATCTTCTGCGATACTCGACCATGGAAAGTAACGCCCGCCGTTTCATAATCTTTGATCAATTGTTTAAGACTTTTGATCAATTCAAGCTGTTCCGCGTCTGCGCAAGCTTCCCAAGTCTGGAACCCATAATAAATATGGAGCTCGGCACCTGGTACTCGCTCTCGGACTAAAGGCCAAATAGAACAAGCTACTTGAACACCGCGATCAGGGCTGGAGCTGAAAACTGCACGATGAGGGTTTCGCTCCACTTTCTTGTCGAAGCGAGTGAGATCGATTCCATTCCGAGTCTTGATCATCTGACTCGGATGAAGGAATGGGTACACGTTGAGTACATTGTTCCGGTGCCAATCGGATAAAACCAAAAATTTGTCGATCTTCAGAGATCGATCGTGGGTTAGAGCATTCCCACAGTGAACGTCGTGCACCCAGCAGAGTGTAGCCTTCCGGCGAATATTATATTGATTATCGACTGCCTGAGGACGCCTTGAAGTGATAAGCACATCACAATCCAAATTGATGTACCTGTCTACATCTAAATATTCGACTCCCTCAAAAGTCCCCTCAATGGAAGTTGAGTTGTTCCGAAGCTTGCAATCTCCATATACACGCACACGATTGCCTAGCTTGGCCAGGTTGCGAGCCATTTCTATGACTGCGGTCTCTGATCCTCCGATGCCATTGTTTTGAGCGGTGATCGGATTCCATGGTTCAACGCCTCGCCCAACATAGAACACCAAATCTAGAGATTTAGATGATTTAGGTTTTTTAGTGGATTTGAATTCAAGAACCTTCCCTACTTCAGGAACTCGACCACTGGCACAAATTGAAGCTTGTGTGAAAATCGGAACAGGTTGCTCTGATTGGTCAACGAAGAATTCTGACCCTGAGACATCAACAAGACCAGCGCTCTCCATATCAGCAATAACTTCCGACAGGATAGGAGCACGCACGTGTTCCCGAGGTTGGGGTGAATTCCAGGCTTCATGGAATGAAACGGGTTGTCCTTGGCACCAAGAACCCCGAGGCGTACTTAAAACTAAAATACCGCCAGGTTTCACTCGCTCAGCAGCTGTACGAATAAGAGCAACAGTATCTTGGACGTGTTCATATACTTCGAATATATTAACAACATCAAATTTTTCAGGGAAATGAGCAGGAAATGGATCCTGGCCAAACAGGCAGCAGACATGCTGAGCTCCTGTTTCAAATTCAACCGCCTTCGAATTGGCAATATTGGTTACATTCTCACTATAGTCAACACCGAAAGCCTTGTAACCCAAAAGACCGATTCGGTTAGTAACCCATCCATCTAAAGACCCGACATCAAGCACTGTGAGAGGCTCAGATTTCTCTGCCTTGAGCATCTCTAATTTTTCAAGCAGATAATTGAACCTAGAAAACTGACCGTCCTTAACTTTAATCGGTTCTGGAAGCGGAATAGCTTCTCGATCCATTTTGTAATTTCGGTATACAGTTTTGTAAGCTTCTGGATCGTCGATGTGAGTCAACATCGAATCTGTAATAGCTCGCATGCGAATAACAGTGGTATGGTCCCGAATGCCCCATGGAGCATTCTTCAAAAGGGAACGAGCTCCAAGGACTTCATCATGTAACAATAACTGCTTCCACAACACGATCAAATGATTGAGAAGCTCTTCTTTACTGAGATTTTTAGGTTCAGTATCGAGCGATTCTTGGACTGGAGTCGAAGCTTGAATTATTTTCTCCCCAATGCTTGGGACTCCATTCAAGATATCTTCAAGAAGTTGACGATTCGAAGCACCCATCTGGCCCAGATCGACCAGTTTCTTGGCTGCAGTTCGAATATCCTCTTTAGCTAGAAATTCGACATAGATACGTCGATTGAGCTCGAGCTCAGGGAATCCAGGTTTAGCCTGAAGGCCTTTCTCAACGCTCTCGAGAGCTTCGCGAGTCCGGCCAGTCTTGGAAAGCGCCAAGTTCAGGTAACGATGAATGTCGAAATCTTTCTCCATCGGGTTCACGAACAAGGTCGTGTTGACTGGAGGAAGATTCAGACCGATTTGAGCGAAATTGACGCACCTATCCCAATTGCGATACGCGTCTTTCCCTCGTTGGGCCAAGAAGTAACAGCATTTTGAGGCACGGAAATAGGCTCCTTGCCATTTCTCGTGAATGCCGATAGACTTTAGGCTCCAAAGCAGAGCGTTGTCATAGTCGGCGCGATTGATGTAATGATCGGCGATTTGAAGTGCAGCAAGATACTTCTCGTCGTCCCATCCGGAGAGCTCAATATATCGAGTAAGGAATTTAATAGCGTTGTCGATATCTCCATTATTTCCATATTCGATGCCGAGATAATAAAGATGCCGAGCGTCTCGTTCTCCGAATTTTTCGTACTGAGCTTTGAGAATTCGAAGGTTTCGCCCTGGCTCGATCACTTTCCGTGAGGCATCTCGCTTATGGATGATGCGAATCCGATCGGTTTGTTGACGAACATCTCCAGCATTTGGAACTAGGACCTCATGGACCATTCCAACCCAGTGAAATGATTCCTTGGGAGCAACAAGTCTCTCGCGATAATGAATGAGAATGCATCGCCCATTCTCGTCGTGCGCGTATTCATAAGGAAACATGGCCATGGAAGGCTGGCCATTCCGAGCCGCATCATATTCTTTGCACAAAGCTTCAAGATGTTCAGCACCGACAACTTCATCGTCGCCGTCTATCCACATCACCCAAGGCTGGGTGGCCAGACTAAAGCTCTTCTCTCGAGCATTCGAAAAGTCGACAATTCTATCTTGGTCGTCATTACAACCTCGATAGACTTCAAACTTGTCGGCGTACTTCCGAGCGATGTCTGGGGAAGAATCAGTCGAACCTGTGTCTACTATGCAAATCTCGGCCACATACGGCCGAATCGACTTGAGACAATTTTCGAGTTGTCCAGACTCTCCCCGGACAATCATGCATATGGATATAGGTGCAGTCACGAGCCCACTGTACCGTGGAGCGCCAGAAGCGCCGCATTTGCTCTATTAGTCTATCAGTATGGAGCCGCGACGAACCGCACGGGGAAAGAAGAGCCCCCCGTCGGCATAAATTGGATCCATGGGCTAGGAGTGGAAGCAGGATTGTACTCCCCTTCCACTCCACCTTGAGTGCTTAGGCTAATAGAACCTGTTGCAGGTGGAATCAGGAAGACCCCACCTGCAAGAAGGCCGGGGGCTGCATTTACGGCTCCACCCCAGGCACCACCGCGAGGGTTGATGAGGAACCCGAAATTATGTCCATCTGAGCTCGAGTTAGTCAAGTGGATGCGATAGCAAATGCCATAATTACCGCCGAGAACTTGTTGGCTTCCATCCGTAATATCTGTGCCTACGGCGTTCGAATCGTTGGTCGTGTTACCCGCAATTGGGAATTGCTGCATTCCTGCGGCCGTGTCGAAGGCTGCTGCCGAATTATAAATTTTGTCGGCGTTCGGGAACGTTCCACGTTGATGCGTATCGCGCGGAAGGATTGAAAGCCCTGGGCAAACGGTAAGCGGGTTGTCTGTGTCTTTGAGAGCGCAAATAGTTACTTTGTGGCTCTGGGTCATCGTGTAATCCCAAATGCCATTCAGAAGATAATTCGGCGCCATACTCGTCGTGTCGAAAGTCGTGTCAAGACGAATCGCCGCCCCAGCCGCCACTTGGACTGGCGAGAGAGCGGTCGAGGAAAGCCATCGTTGAACGGCAATTTTGCCAGCGTAGAGGTAGCTCGTGGAGGGCCCTGCCATCCCGTGCTGCTGAACAGTCAATGTTCCTGCCGAAGCACTTGTGTTCGTGATGAGAACTGTCATCCGCATATGGCCGGAGGACTCACCGTTCACGTGGTAAACAAAAATGCGATTATTGGTCCCATTTGGAGTTGCAGCGAGGGTACCATCTTCATAGAGCTTGCCGGAACTTTTGGGGCTCTCGGGCGAATCTGAAAAGACATAGGCACCGCCACCCCAAGTTTGAGTCATGCCGATCTCTGGACAAGTTGTGGGATCCGTACCTCCAAGATCGAGAATCGCGCCCGAGCTAGTTGATGCGAGAGCCGTCGCCAGGCTCGAAGGAGTAGGACATGTCGGTCCCCCATCAGGACCGAGGGCCATCTTGCCAGTAGAAGTCTCCTCTAACGTAGGGGATGTCGTGTGACATGCAATACCAAAAAGAAAAACCAAGATGAATAGAGACTTCATGTAACATCCTCCCAAATATCGAGCTGTGATCGCTCGATCGTGCTCGTGGCCTGACCTGGAACAACTGTGATTCGAATGTGTGTTTTGGCAGGCACCGGCAGCGGTGACTGAAATGTTCGATAGAACTCCGGCAAATTGGGAGACGAAATAAGAAGGTTCTCCAAATCGAGATTGTAGTCAACGAGATTGCTGACGTTGAAGTAATACTGGCCCTTGAGTTTGAAGTTGGCGTTATTAGACACCGTCGCACCCCACCCCAAAATCCAAGCTCGCTTGCCAGCAGGAACATAATGATGGCAAATAAACGCTTGCTCGGTGGAGGATGGAATTGAAATTATGGGAGAACCAGCACCTGCTAGGCCTGTCATTAGGCTGATAGTCCCAACCGCCGCGGATCCCTGAATAACCTGAAAGTTTTCAATGAATCGAATAGTTGTACCTACCGTATTAACAGCGGTTGTTCCGTTAAGGGTTATGTCTTCTGTATTAAGGACATAGTTTGAATCCAAATAAGTGATACGAACTGCCGCTGCGCCGGTCCCGGCTGGATTATCTTGAGCGTTCGTCGAAACGACAGATCTTTGGGCTTGGGATGCTTGCTCCGTATATGTTGACGCGCACATAAGAACTTCGGTCGTCGCAGCCGATGTCAAGTTACCAAACTTGTGGATAAGTCGCGGATCAAGCTCGTCGGCATTGATCTGCTTATTCGCATAAGGCTTGTAATTCGTCTCGAAATCCGATTTGTCCGAGTCGTTCTGTGTCTGCGAGTATGTGGATGCGACTGTCGTTGGGACAGTGCCCTTCCAGATGGTGCAAGTATAGACAATAGATGTCCCATCGAAGGTGAAGATCGTATAAACCGTCCCGTCATCGTCATATTGGATCGACATAACTTTGCTAAGAGCAATGGGCTTGAACGTCGTCCAAAACAGCGAGAGGGTGGATGGGGCGTTGAAAGTGACGTTAGGCATAATCCCTCACTGATCGAAATAGCCAAAGGCGCCGTAACTGATCATAGTTGAAGTAGACCCAGGTGCGGCGAACATTTGAATACGAGCTGGGCCAGTGACTTTAATTGGTGATGAGAACACTCTCGGAACTTGGAAGACTTGTGATCCAACAATCCAATCAGAAACTCGGATGCCAGGTTGATTTGCCGTAGGGATAGAAGTCGCCTGAATCGTAAATGATGTTTGATTCTGACTATTTGTGTTTCCAGTCATATCCGTGATATAACAGGTCTTACCAGTGACGACGTAGTGGTGACCAAGATTCGTTAATTCATCGCCAACGGCGATGATTGCAACAGCCGTCCCTGCTCCCGCAGCACCTGTGAAGAGTGTGATGGTACCGACGTTTGAACCAACCGAGCCAACCGTTAATACTTGAATTTTCTCGATGAAGCATTTGGTGGTGGTCACCAAGTTTACTGGTGTTGTCCCGTTGAGAGTCGCGGTCTCTGTACCAGCCGTAGCACCCGTGGCATCGACGTAAAAGATCTTAATGGTGCGTGCGCCAGTTCCTGCCGAAGTATCATTAGCACTCGACGATACGACAGAACCCGTGAAGTTAGCGGACTGCTCATTGTATACTGTAGCGTTGAGAGCTACGTTCGTCTTCGAGGCAGTTGTGACGTAACCAGGTGCAATACCAGGAGAGCTGGTTACCGGAGTAGACGTAACAGCAAGCTGTCCGAGTGCATTGATCGTTGCATTACGCCATGGGTAAGCACCATCAGCAATCTGGACCGCACTATTGGTTGAATCGGAAAGAGCAACTGCTCCAAATTGGAATGACGGAGCCGACCCAGGACCCACTGTCGGGTTATATAGCGCTTTTAGAACAGGAAGCTGAGTTGTTGATGGCCCGAGATTGGTTGCGGTACCAACCTGACTGACCGAAGCAACAGGAACTTCCATGGAGTCGATATACCAAATCGTTGTATCAGGACGAGTGAAGTACCCATAGCGGTGCCACGCGCCGTCTGTTGGTTTGGTAAGGACCTGAGAAAAAATCTTAGTTCCAGCATTGTAGATAACAGCGTTGAGATTTCCTGAAGTATCTACTTCGAATCCAATTCCGTCAAAGACGGGTGTACCTACAGCTGGAGACCCCGGAATGGTACCCTGACCCCAAAATCGATAGGTACCGGCAACTGTAGCTGCCTCCATCTTCATAGTAGAGGCGTGAATCAGAAAGCCTAGTCCGTCTTGGTAGAAAGTTGGACTAGTATTAATAGTGGCATATGCTGCACCCGTCGTACCGACTGCAAGAGTGAGGATGCCTCCAGACTGAGTGACAGTTCCACCTCCAGAAACAACAGGAGTGGCCCAGTTCGTCGTATCAATTATGGTGCCGTTAAAGTTATCGATGAAAACGGCCATCGGTTCCGGAGAAACTCGAAGTGTGCCGTATGCATTAGGGAAAGCGAACAGACCTGCTGATTGAGCGTTCGGGGAAGTAATGAATGAATTGATTTTCGGGCGGCCTGAGCTGTCTGTTGATATCGCTCGCAACGTATTAAATGAGTCTACGCCTCCAATCTGAGCGATGGTCGGAGGCGCCGCGCCGGTCGCGCCTGTTGGCCCCGAGAAAAGCACGGACGGATCATTAACTTGGCTCGCCCTGAGCGTGCAATTTGCTGTGCCGGAGGTATAGGCAGAGACTCGAATTCGAGCGAGCCCAGCACCACCAGCACCAATGATAGTGCTACCGGTCGCAGGATTTGCTGAACTGAAAGTTATGCTTGTAGTTTTGTTATTGGTCGATGGGTTGTCAAAGAATGTTGCATTCCAAGTAGCACCGCCATCGTAAGAAATCTCTGGCACGATAGTGCCTATGAGAGTTCCAGCTGCGAGTTGGAAACCAATCGATGAAGTACCAGCTAGAAGAACAGTAGCTGTCGCATTCAATGATCCGAGAGCATTGGTTTGAGTATTATCATTCGCAACAACAGAAATTTCCGTTGCACCAGTGACGCCTTGGACAGTGAGTATATTTCCAGCAGGGACGCCTATTGTTCCAAGTCCTTGAACTTGCGCCTGAAGATTTGGCCCAGTCGGTTGCGTAACTTGGATAGGACCTGTTACACCAAGCGGGACACCAGCAGCGTTCTGCACTGCAACTGGTCCCGTTACTCCAACTGGCTGATTAACTTGGACAGGACCAGTAATTCCAACAGGCTGGACAATCTGTTGAATAGGGCCAGTTAACCCGACAGGACCTACAGGCCCAGTAATTCCAGCAATCACACTAACTGGGTAAGTGCCTGTCTGACCTTGAACAGTCATAACTCCGCCCGTAGGCGACGGAGCTCCGGGTGTTCCTTGGCTCGGATCTACGAAAATAGGTGCGGGAGCTCCAATTATGACGACAGACATTAGATGTTCCTCACTAGGCTGTATGAAGTCAGCTTAGAGCCAGTGTAGGTATAGGTTATCGTCACTTGAGCTACCACTGTTATTCCCGTGGAATCAAAAACCTTGCGTATTTCAGTAGTGAGCTTACTTCCTGTATATGTATAATCAATTTCCTTGAGAAGAGAGTTATCGGATGCTCTCCTCCATAGCTCCTGAGTAATGGAAGCGCCTGAATATGTAGCGTTATAATTATTGCTCGGCGCAACTGGATCTGCAACCAACAGCAAATCGTTTGGATTCGGAGTACCAGTGGCGCCTTGAGGTCCTGTTGGACCCGGAACTCCGGTCGATCCTTGAAGACCTGTAGGACCTTGAGGACCTGTGACGCCTTGAGGTCCTATAGGTCCAGTTGCACCCGTAAGACCTGTGACACCTGGACTTCCTTGTGGACCTTGAGGGCCGGTCGCGCCCGTGAGCCCAGTAATTCCTGGCGACCCCTGCACGCCTTGCGGACCAGTTGCACCTGTGAGTCCGGTAGCACCGGGGCTTCCTTGTGGACCTTGAGGACCTGTAGAGCCAACTGGTCCTGTAGCGCCAGTAACTCCTGGATTTCCCTGTGGACCTTGCGGTCCAGTGGCTCCAGTAACACCCGTTACACCAGGTGATCCCTGGGGTCCTTGTGGGCCTGTCGCTCCTGTTATGCCAGGTGACCCTTGAGGACCTAATGGACCTGTCGCTCCGGTGACTCCTGGAGACCCCTGAGGACCTGTGAACCCTGTAACACCTGGAGAACCTTGTGGTCCGACAGGTCCAATTGATCCAGTCGGACCTTGTGGTCCTGTTGCTCCAGTTACACCAGTAACACCAGGAGACCCTTGAATTCCTTGAGAGCCCGTGGATCCGATGGGACCCGTAGCGCCAGTTACACCAGTAACGCCAGGAGATCCCTGAGATCCTTGAGGACCTGTAGCTCCGGTGAGTCCAGTGACTCCAGGCGATCCTTGTGGGCCAATTGATCCTGTAGGACCCGGGGGGCCTGTAAATCCAATTGAGCCAGTTGGTCCAATTGGACCAGTTATTCCTGGTGACCCTTGTGTGCCTTGCGGACCAGTCGCACCAGTTAATCCAGTGACTCCAGGTGATCCTTGGATGCCTTGCGGACCAGTGGATCCAATTGGTCCAGTTGGCCCGGTTGTGCCCGTAACTCCGGGAGATCCTTGGATTCCTTGAGGACCTGTAGCGCCCGTAACTCCTGGTGATCCTTGTGGACCTTGAGGCCCCGTAGCGCCAGTCAGACCTGTAACTCCGGGAGAGCCTTGAGTGCCTTGCGGACCAGTCGGTCCAGTCGCACCCGTAATTCCAGTTGCACCTCTAGGACCAGTTGGTCCTGTTACACCAGTAATACCAGTAACACCTTGAGGTCCAACAGGCCCAGTAGGGCCAGTTACACCTGTAATCCCGGGCGATCCTTGGGTACCCTGTGCTCCAGTAGGACCTTGAGGGCCTGTTGGACCGGTGGCTCCAGTTACACCAGTGACTCCAGGTGATCCTTGAATTCCTTGCGGGCCAGTGGATCCAATTGGTCCAGTGGGACCTGTAACTCCTGTTATACCTGAGCTTCCCGTTGGTCCTTGTGGTCCGGTGGCTCCAGTAACGCCTGGGGATCCTTGTGATCCAATTGGACCAGTCGGACCTTGTGGGCCTGTTGCTCCTGTAAGTCCAGTAACACCAGGAGATCCTTGTGCTCCTTGAGGTCCTGTAACTCCAGTAATACCAGTTGCACCCTGTGAACCAGTGGGACCAATTGAACCAGTTGGTCCTTGCGGGCCTGTTGGACCTGTGGATCCAGTAACTCCTGTGATCCCAGGACTACCTTGAGGTCCGATTGGACCTGTAGCGCCCGTAAGTCCTGTTACTCCTGGAGATCCCTGCGAACCTTGAGGTCCGGTGACTCCAGTTGCACCAGTAACACCTGGTGACCCTTGAGGTCCAGTAGGGCCTGTAGCTCCAGTGATCCCTGGAGGTCCCTGCGGGCCAGTTGCACCTGTTACTCCTGTAATTCCAGGAGATCCTTGAGGCCCGATTGTTCCAGTCGGACCTTGAGGACCCGTAGCTCCTGTGACACCCGTAATTCCAGGACTACCTTGAAGACCTTGCGGACCCGTTGGTCCTGTGGCTCCAGTAAGACCTGTTACTCCAGGAGACCCTTGCGGGCCTTGAGGGCCTGTGAATCCAGTAACGCCCGTAATGCCGGGTGATCCTTGAATGCCAATAGATCCAGTTGGACCTTGCGGACCAGTAACTCCAGTAACTCCAGTAACGCCCGGAGATCCTTGTTGACCTTGAGGCCCAATCGGACCCGTGACACCAGGTGAACCTTGAGGACCTTGAGGACCCGTAGCACCAGTAATTCCTGTTGCGCCCTGTGGTCCTGTAGATCCTATTGGTCCTTGTGGTCCAGTAGCTCCAGTTACACCAGTGACTCCTGGTGATCCCTGAGGGCCAGTCGCACCTGTAAATCCAGTAACACCTGGAGACCCTTGTCCACCTTGTGGTCCTGTGGGTCCAATGGGACCAGTCGGTCCTGTGAACCCTGTAATACCTGGCGATCCTTGTGGGCCGATCGATCCAGTTAGACCTTGTGGTCCAATTGGACCTGTAGCACCCGTAAGACCTGTGACGCCTGGGGAACCTTGAATTCCTTGGGGACCCGTAGCTCCAGTAATTCCCGTAATGCCAGGAGAACCTTGAATACCTTGAGCGCCTTGAGGACCTGTAGCTCCCGTGAGTCCGGTAACACCGGGGCTCCCTTGGTTGCCCTGTGGACCAGTCGGACCAACCGGCCCAACCGGCCCAGTCGGTCCGGTCACGCCTGTAATTCCAGGCGATCCTTGCGGTCCCTGTGATCCAGTAGATCCTGTGACACCAGGAGAACCTTGCGGCCCAATCGGGCCGGTTGCTCCTGTGACACCTGTAATCCCAGGAGATCCTTGTGGACCTTGAGCACCTGTTGGGCCTGCAGGACCTTGCGGACCAGTCGATCCAACCGGTCCTGTCATTCCTGATGGCGAAATTAAATTGATTGCCCCATTTTCGCCAACCTGAATCGACCAGAAGAAACCGCTTGGCGATTGAACAACAAGCTGCGGAGGCAAAGTTGGAGATGCAAGATAAAAATCGAATCCGAGCAATGACATCTGAATGTCAAGGTCGGGTTTGAAGTTATCGTTGCTGAGGGTAACATCAACAAAGACAGGCGGAGCATCTGAACCGATAACAGCATTCGGATCAACAGTCTCGTTAATGAGACTGAGACTCGGTCCGCGCCATCTGTATCGGAAAGTGCTCATACTAATTCAACTGTGACAGTGACTTGATTAACTGCAGGAGTGACACTAGCTGCTTTTGTGACTTGAAGGGTGAGCTGGTCTCCGGGGCTAACAGAAACAGTGTCGATCGTATCAGCACCTGTCTGAACATTGCCTGCGATAGTAACAGTGAGTGATGTTGAAGACCCGTTCACCAGAACAGTGTAGACGACGTTATTGGTAGAGGAGCTAGTGCTATTCTGCATGACATATAGATGCTTCAACGTTCCAGCTCGAGTAACGCGAATTCTGATATTGTCGCTCGTGCTAGCTAATCCAGTCACATAGCCTGGATGCATATAGCGAGTAGTTGTAGTTGTGCTAATACTATCGTTGCCCCAGAACAGAATAGTTCCTGCACCAGGACCAGTGGCACCTTGCGGACCAGTTGGACCAGTAACGCCTGTAGCTCCATAAGGACCAGTAACGCCTGTAGGACCTACTGGTCCAGTGGCACCTTGTGGACCAGTTGGACCAGTTACTCCTCTAGGTCCAGTAGGTCCAGTAGGTCCGATAGGTCCCGCAGGACCAGTGGGGCCCGTGGCACCAGTTGCTCCAGCGGGACCGGTTGGTCCTGTAGCGCCTGTAATTCCAGGTGACCCCTGCGGACCTTGTGGGCCAGTGACTCCAGGAGATCCTTGAGGTCCTGTAGCCCCAGTAACCCCTGTAATTCCAGGAGATCCTTGCGGTCCAATTGGGCCGGTGGCTCCCGTAACACCTGTTATACCGGGAGACCCTTGAATTCCTTGAGGACCTGTTGCTCCGGTCAGACCTGTAACGCCGGGTGATCCTTGGATCCCCTGAGGCCCTGTTGCGCCCGTAACTCCTGTTACTCCCGGAGATCCTTGAGGACCTTGCGGACCAGTAAAACCGGTAACACCAGTTACTCCAGGGGATCCTTGAATTCCTTGAGGACCTGTAGCACCAGTAACTCCCGGGCTTCCCTGCGGTCCTTGGGGTCCAGTAGCGCCCGTAACTCCTGTAATTCCAGGCGATCCTTGAAGTCCTTGCGGACCGGTGGCTCCAGTTACACCTTGAGAACCTGTTTGACCAATCGATCCAGTCGGACCCTGCGGTCCTGTGGGGCCAGTTGCACCCGTTACCCCAGGCGAACCCTGTGGACCTTGTGGCCCAGTAGCACCAGTAACTCCAGGTGAGCCTTGCGATCCAATTGGTCCAGTTGGACCTGTGGTGCCAGTTACTCCAGGAGATCCTTGTTGTCCCTGTGGACCTGTGGCTCCTGTAACGCCGGGAGAGCCCTGAGGACCAACAGGTCCAGTAAATCCGGTGGGTCCAATTGGACCAGTAGGTCCTTGAGCTCCAGTTACTCCAGGACTACCTTGAGGTCCTGTAGCTCCAGTAATTCCCGGGGAACCTTGGATCCCTTGAGCTCCTGTTGGTCCGACTGGTCCAGTCGGACCGGTGACACCTGTGGAACCTTGAGGACCTGTTGCGCCTGTAGCTCCAGGTGATCCTTGAGCCCCTTGAGGTCCTGTGGCTCCAGTTACACCAGTTATCCCTGGACTACCTTGCGGACCTTGTGGTCCAGTTGCACCAGTTACTCCTGTAACACCAGGTGATCCTTGTGGGCCAATTGATCCTGTTGGACCTTGTGGTCCAGTGGCTCCAGTAACTCCTGTGACACCAGGAGAGCCTTGCGGTCCTTGCGGACCTGTAGCACCCGTTACCCCTGTAATTCCCGGGCTCCCTTGAATTCCTTGGGGGCCTGTCGCACCAGTTGCACCCGTTACCCCAGGCGATCCCTGTAGACCTTGTGGTCCAGTAGCGCCTGTTGCGCCTGGACTTCCCTGAGAACCTTGTGGGCCGGTTGCACCTGTTACTCCAACAGGGCCTGTCGGGCCTGTAGCTCCTGTAACGCCAGTTACTCCTGGTGATCCCTGGATTCCTTGCGGGCCTGTGACACCAGGAGAACCTTGAGGTCCTGTAACGCCAGTTGGACCATTGGATCCAGTTGCGCCTTGTGGTCCTGTAAAACCAGTGACTCCAGGAGATCCTTGAGGACCTTGAGGCCCAGTCGGACCCGTGACTCCAGTTATTCCAGGAGAGCCTTGAATACCTTGAGCACCAGTAGGTCCTTGTGGACCGGTTGGACCCGTAACACCCGTTACACCAGGTGATCCCTGGGGTCCTTGTGGACCAGTTGCACCTGTTACGCCAGGTGACCCCTGACTTCCTTGAGGACCGGTAGCACCAGTTAATCCAGTTACACCTGGAGATCCTTGCTGTCCTTGTGGGCCAGTGGCTCCAGTGACGCCAGGGGATCCTTGGGGACCAATTGGTCCTGTAGTTCCCGTGACTCCAGTTACACCTGGAGATCCTTGTTGACCTTGAGGACCAGTTGCACCCGTGACACCTGGCGATCCTTGAGTGCCTGTAACTCCAGGAGAACCTTGAGTTCCCTGAGGCCCGGTCGGACCCGTGACTCCAGTTATTCCAGGAGAACCTTGAATACCTTGCGGTCCCGTAGCGCCTGTTGTGCCTGGACTTCCTTGAGATCCGACAGGTCCTGTAGCTCCTGTAGCTCCTGTAGCTCCAGGAGATCCTTGTGATCCTTGAGGACCAGTTGCACCTGTTACTCCTGTAATTCCAGGAGATCCTTGCGGTCCAGTTGCACCTGTGATACCCGGAGATCCTTGAGGGCCTTGTGGACCTGTGGGTCCTGTAGATCCTTGCGGACCAGTTGCACCTGCGACTCCAGTTATTCCTGGTGATCCTTGAGGACCTTGTAGGCCGGTTGCACCTGGAGATCCTTGCGGCCCGGTCGGACCCGTGACTCCAGTTATTCCAGGAGAACCTTGAATACCTTGCGGTCCCGTAGCGCCTGTTGTGCCTGGACTTCCTTGAGATCCGACAGGTCCTGTAGCTCCTGTAGCTCCTGTAGCTCCAGGAGATCCTTGTGATCCTTGAGGACCAGTTGCACCTGTTACTCCTGTAATTCCAGGAGATCCTTGCGGTCCAGTTGCACCTGTGATACCCGGAGATCCTTGAGGGCCTTGTGGACCTGTGGGTCCTGTAGATCCTTGCGGACCAGTTGCACCTGCGACTCCAGTTATTCCTGGTGATCCTTGAGGACCTTGTAGGCCGGTTGCACCTGGAGATCCTTGCGGCCCGGTCGGACCCGTGACTCCAGTTATTCCAGGAGAACCTTGAATACCTTGCGGGCCTGTCGCACCTGTAACACCCGCTACTCCAGTCGCACCAATAGGACCTGTTGGTCCGGTAACGCCAGTTAAGCCAGGAGAACCTTGCGGACCTTGTTGACCAGTCGCCCCTGTAATCCCAGGAGACCCTTGAATACCTTGAGGTCCGGTTGCACCTGTGACTCCTGTTACACCTTGTGGACCAGTAGCTCCCGTGACTCCAGTTACACCTGGAGATCCTTGTTGACCTTGAGGACCAGTTGCGCCAGTGACACCAGGCGATCCTTGAGATCCAATTGGACCTGTCGCACCCGTACTGCCAGTTACTCCGGGGCTACCCTGTGGACCCTGAGCTCCTGTTGGTCCTGTGGCTCCAGTAACTCCATTAGTCCCTGTAGCTCCCTGAGGGCCTGTCGCACCTGTGACTCCGGGAGAGCCCTGAGGGCCTGTCGCACCTGTAACACCCGTGACACCAGGTGATCCCTGTGGGCCTTGTGGTCCAGTTACTCCGGGAGAACCTTGGGGTCCCTGTGGACCTGTAGCTCCGGTTGCACCAGTAACACTTGGCCCTGTTGCACCAGTAACACCTTGAGGGCCAGTAGACCCTATAGGGCCTGTGGGTCCAGGAGACCCTTGAGGACCGGTTGCACCTGTGACTCCTGTTACACCAGGACTACCTTGAGAACCAGAACCCGTAGCTCCTTGTGAACCAGTTGCGCCTGTTGCGCCAACAGGACCGGTCACTCCAGTTATTCCCTGAGGTCCAGTCGGGCCTTGAGGGCCTGTAACACCGGGAGAACCTTGGGGTCCTGTTGTTCCAATTGATCCGGTTGGACCCTGAGCTCCTGTAGGACCAGTAGCTCCTTGCGGACCTATAGGACCAGTAGCTCCAGTAGGACCTGTTGATCCAGTTACACCTGGAGATCCTTGTGTCCCTTGTGGACCTGTGGGTCCAGTTGCGCCTTGTGGGCCAGTCGATCCAATCGGACCTGTAGGGCCTGTTGCACCGGTCGCTCCTTGTGGACCAGTTGCGCCAGTAACTCCCGGAGACCCTTGATTACCTTGAGGGCCAGTCGCGCCCGTGAGCCCAGTAACTCCGGGAGAACCCTGTCCGCCTTGAGGACCTGTAACACCAGTTGGACCGGGTGATCCTTGCGGGCCTGTAAATCCTTGCGGACCTGTAGGGCCTGTAGATCCAGTAAACCCAGGAGAACCCTGTGGACCCTGTGGACCTGTGGAGCCAGTGACACCTGGAGAACCTTGAGGACCGGTTGCACCTGTTGGGCCAGTCGCTCCAGTTACACCTTGAGGACCAGTTGATCCTTGAGGACCAGTCGCGCCTTGAGCACCAGTCGGTCCGGTAGGACCTTGAGAACCGGTCGCGCCTTGAGGACCAGTAGCTCCAGTTACACCTTGAGATCCCGTTGGGCCTTGCGGTCCAACTGGACCAGTAGCACCTGTTGCACCTGGAGGACCACCAAATGGACCGGTCGCTCCTTGCGGACCTGTAGGACCGGGTGAGCCGATCGGACCAATCGAACCTGTTGGACCTAAACCACCAGTCGTACCTTGAGGACCTGTTGGGCCAGTAGCACCAGTAGCGACACCACCAATCGAGAAAACTGCGAAATTTCCATCAATAAGAGTAAAAGTAACTGGAGCAAGAGAAGTGGTACTGACGCGAACATCAACTACGTCATTTGCACTGAAGACACGCAAACTTGTAGAAACAGTAACAGAATCGCTGGCGATCGTATCGCCGATAACTGAAACCGCATCAGTATCTTGAATACCATTGACGAATACTGCTAATTGCAGATTCGTAGATATTGATGTCTGAAAAGACATCGTGACCGTGATGGCATAAGCACCGCCAATTCCGATCGTTATATTCGAGGCTGCAACGCTTGGTGTGGTGTTGAAGAAAATATCTGCAACATTCCACTGAGTGACTTTATAGAACGTATTCGGAGCAGCAAGTGGGATCGGAGTAGACCCGTTATAAACTACGAGCTGGCCGTAAGCCGACAAGAAGCCCGCAGGTCCAGTTGGACCCTGAGCTCCTGTTGGACCTTGAGGACCTGTAATCCCGGGGCCTGTTGCACCTTGAGGACCAGTCGGCCCTGTTGCACCCGTAACGCCATCAACACCAGTAGGTCCTTGAGGACCAGTCGGCCCTGTTGCACCTTGAGGACCAGTCGGCCCTGTTGCACCAGTTACACCATTAACGCCAGTCGGACCCTGAGGACCAGTCGGCCCTGTTGCACCTTGTGGACCAGTTGGACCAGGAGAGCCGAATCCAGCAGGACCTGTGGCGCCTTGGGGTCCAGTAGGACCAGTAGGTCCTGGAGATCCTTGAGGACCTACAGGTCCTGTAGGTCCAGGAGATCCTTGAATTCCAGGAGATCCTTGGGATCCCGCAGGTCCAGTAGGCCCCGTCGCTCCGGCAGGACCAGTCGGTCCAGTCGGTCCAGGTTGCCCTGCAAACCCTTGAGGATTCTGAATGCCCATCGCTCAGTCAGTTGAAGCCGTTAGAGTAATACCGCACGTTCCGGGCGAGCCCGGTACACCTCCTTCAGCTGCTATAAGCCTAACGGTTGTTGAGCCTCCAGGGACAGAAGTTTCGAGTATAAATGTGATCGGATTATCATCAGGTGGAGTGGGCCCACTCAAAGTCTGCAGATACATATTCTGCCGACTACCGGGTTCATTGACTTGGATATTTGTGTCGATCAGAGTTTCGTTGGTCTCTTCAGTCCCATTGCCCCATTTCAGACGCAGATTGACGAATCCTCCTGGAGCTCCGCGTTTGTAAGTGATGTAGAACGCGACATTCCGAATAGATGGCGGAATGATATATGGACCTTGGTTTGTATAATTTCCAGCTGGAGGCAATGGAGACGTGAGTAGGTGAACGGCTCGAGCAATTTCAAAGTCACAGCATTGGTTGGTAGGGAACACGGGAACCGTTGGTGCAACAGTGGCTGGACATGGAGAGCCACCAGGAGTGATGACACACCGTTCGCGACGAGGTTCACAACACTCGCCAATTAGCACTTTGGCTAAAATCAACGGAGACCCGATAAGGCATTCGCCAATCCATGGCCTGCCGCATATCACGGGCTCCACGATTGCGAATGGATAAGCAGGCGTAATCACACTGAAGCTCATTTTGCGAGCCTCGAGCGGTGAAGTGGAATCCGCTTGCCACTCCCATTTAATAATATAATCGCCGCTGCAAACGCTTACGTACCAAGGAGCGTAATAAGCTCCAGTCCCAGACGACATAGCAGAAGTCCGAGGAGTAATGCAATTTCCGGCAATATCAAATATCTGCCAAATAACCGAAAATGCATTTTGCGAGAATCCAGAAGAATTTTTCAGATAGAGAGTTAGATCACCAGGACCGAGAGCCTGACCTGAAAGGAATGTGAACTGACCCGGGACTGGAATGGCTTCGCGATTAATAGGCCCACAAGGCAAATAGCTTGAAGGATCAACTACAAAGACATATTCGACCTTCTGAACAACAGAAAGGCTCCAATCTTCTAGGATCTCCCAGACTACTTTGTAATTTCCATTTTTGACATCAGTGAACCAAGGAGCATAATACTCTCCGCAAGTCTGTCGAATGGCAGGCAATGACTTACCTGATACTTGAGTACCATCGTGGAAATAGACTGTCCATTTGACCGAGACTGCATCCTGCGCGTAACCATTAGTGTTACTCAGTAGCAGACGCAGCTGGCCTCGGGACAGCTCGGTTCGTACGAGAAAAGCTGTCATGCTGCATTGAACTCACTGAGGGATGAAAGAAGCATTCAAACCATTTCCAGTGACGCCTGGTGTGAACACGCTAGAAGCCACGATGTCGTACTCCTTGATTATCTCCTGACCAAGTGCGGTGACACGGAAATCCAAACGCCAGAATCCAACTCGGTCAGGGAAGAATCTGACCGAATAGTAACCTGGTGACCCCGGGATCTCATTAAAATAGACCGTTCCGGATGCCACGGAAGAGTCAGGAATATTAGTTCCATCCGCAATCGGCCATGCGACGACTGCATTGTTGGCAAATATAACCAACGCAACCGTCATGAAGGTTTGGCCTGTCGCCCGATTAATACTATTAGGCGGGGTATATATGTCTAGCTGATCGTAGACCAGAACTCCTGCGGATACCAATCTGCCCATACTGGGACAGTGGGATTGGAGCTCTAGCTATGTTGTTCTATCGGAACTACTCGAAGCAAAGCTCCTTCATAGCTTTGACCTTCTGAGAAAAATCATATGCTTTAACAGTGCCTTCGTTGGCAAAGAAGGCTTCCCGAAGCTGCTTAATAGATCCAGCGGGATTAGTGAATACGAAAAAGACACGCTTCCCCTGGACGCGCTTGCGGACCATCACACAGCCGCAAATAGTGAAATAGGCAGCCAGGTATATATCCGGGGTTTCGTATTCAAGTTCAGTGGAATCCATGTCTAGCTCACTTTACTGATGAACATGGGTCCCAAATACAGATTAGCCTCCACATTTTTTGTGCAGAGGCTAATCTGTACCAGATCAGAGAGTGAAGATAGTGTGGCCGTCATTAGCCACAATCGCCACTGCAGCGCCCGGAGGATAGGGCAAGCGGGTCAAAGCACCTTCACCGAAGGGATAGGCTGAAGAAACGCCAGTCCCAGGCTGGTACGCCGGATTGAACAGCTTGCTCAGTTTGCCGAACGCGAACGAGAGAAGAACTGGTCCAGTTTCGACGAGTGAGGGAGCGATGAGGTTCGCAATCGCATTGTCGAGAGCTGTCTGTTGAGCTGCCGACAGGTTAGCGAAAGTAGACAGCGCATTGATCGTTGCTGCCGAGACGTCGATCGTGAGGTTCGCATACTCAGTCCAGGTAAGGGGACCAGCATCAACCACTGCATCCACGTTCGCAATTACGACCGACGTTGCCGAGAGAAATTGAGTAATACGGAACGTGCCGTTATTGGTCGGGTGAGTCGAGCCCGAGAAAGTGATGCAGCGACCGACGTCGCCCGACGTCATTCCGGTCAGTGTAGTCACTGTAGCATAACCGTTGAGGACGGATGTAATGACAGCCGCCGCGCCGGTCTGTCCCGGAATGGCGCTCGCGCCAATATAGACCGCCGTCTTGAGCTGAGCCACTGTGAGGCCCGAAGTGGCAGCGACTGCAAGACCAAGAACGGTCTGGAGAGCGGCGGCTGAAGGCGTAGCCGCCGAAATCTCGAGATATCCGTTGGGGCCGCCAACAGTAGTGTCAATCGCCACATGGTTAGCTGCAGTAGCTCGGGCCACAGCTCCGATGCCTGCCGCCAAGAAAGCCGCGTTCAACTGAGTTACGATAGACGCCGCAGTTTGACCTGCGGCAGACGAGATCGTAATCTGAGTGAATGAAGCCGTAGCTGAAGTTCGGATGTTCAGCTTGGCGCCATTGGCGACCGTCGTGTCGAATGGTTGAGCATTTGTGCCCAATGACGTCACGAAAGCAACGCCCGCTAGCATGCTGGTGATTTGAGCGTCCGTAGGGACTTCAAAATACCGGCTCTGCCCGGGAGGTTCAGCCGAGAAATCCCTTTGCGAGGTATTTTCGACGTCGTCGAGGTAAACCCTGCCGATGTCCGAACGAACGAGTGCAACGCGCATTGTGATCTCTCCTAAATTTACCCGCTCATCAAAGCGTGAAGATTGTCCATCAGGTCATTGTGAAGGTATTGCTCACCTTAGAATTGGCCTGGACCTTCACAAGCCAGCCAGCTGCAGGAACACCGATAGTAACTACAGCGTTAGGCACCACAATAGAAGTGGCGCCGATCGATCCGCCGCCACCCAAGATAGTGGTATCGGAGATAACCTGTGAAGAACCCGTGAGGTTTGTGAGGGTCACGTATGTGTGATCTGGAGTCAGCGACAAGAAAGTCGTGCCCGTGATCGTGCTACTACCGACAGGCACAGCGTGGACTGCCGCAGTCACCGTAGGAGCAATCGTAAGTGTACCCGAATGGAGGAAATAAGTTACGTATTTCGTAACCGCACCAACGGGTGCATTCGCCAACTGGAAGATCACTCCCTTGGGGAGATTGAGCTGCAGTAGCACTTCGTCAGTGGGTACCAAATCCACATAACCAGGCACAGTGGTGTCAAGTGGATTAACGTACGGGATATAGAGCTTCTGCTTCGCTCTCTGAGCGTAGGGCGTAAAATTTCCCTGGCTTCGGTCGATCTTGTCCAGAAGAATGGAGCGCACGATCTTCTGGCCGTTGATAACCCTAACGAGCATTGCAGTCATTCGAATCTCCTGCCTGAATTGGCGATAAAAAGAGGATTAACCAGCCAGGTTGTTCCTGAGGGCTCCAATGAAATTAAATGCAGTCACGCCACCAGCCCCACGGACAAAAAGTTGGGTGATGGAGGGATAGGTAGTAACAAGATTGGTTTGCAAGGTTGACAGGGGCGGAACTCTAAACTCTGCGCCAGTTGGCTCGAAAGCAACAAATAGGTCGTTGGCGCCATTATTTTGAAATTGCGAATTCAATACCTGCATCGGGAGCTGAATCTCGAGAGAGCCCGCTAAAGAAGCTGCATTGGGAGCATTTCCGCTCAAAATAACAGGCCTGTTGGGCTCTGGATTATATGGCAGAATAAGTTCCATAGACTCGGCAGGGTGGACCACCCCACTAACATCAGTTTGGATTATCCTGACGTAAAATGGCAAAGCATCGTTGACGGCTGGAACAGCCACAGTATAATCGCTGGGAGCAAACTTAAAACGAGTGAAACCGACAGGAGACGCCGCTCCCTGAGGGCCTCGAAACTGCTCACCATCGAACCCGGTGTCGGGGGTACTGACCGAACGAAATCCTGTCGCAGGCACTACTTGGAAAGTATTGAAGGCTGCATCAAAATTAGATGCAGCCTGGAATTGATAGCTAGCGGCACCTACTCGAGCCTGAAGATTCAGGTCAACTAGATTTGTTCGGCGCCTATAAATTGATAGGTATCTAGCCATCGCGTAGAGAGCTAGGGATTAAAAGTCGACTGGAAAGAATCCCGTTCAGACTAGATTTTGATTTTCTTGTCAGCTGCTTTTTCCTCTGAAACTTTAGGCACAAAGGTGGCAGCAGATTCCACGCCTTTATCCTTCATAGCCTGGAATTGAGCTTCTTGCCAAGTGCCAGTTTCTTTACCATTGTAGTTCGGAACTGCGCCTCGTGGTTTATCCCCGAACCGCTCTTTTTGACGCTTCTCGGCGGCTTCAGAAGCTTTAGCTCTGAATTGCTTGAATCTGTTACCTTTAGAAGGCCAAGACCCTGAGGCTCCATCCTTGAGTACAAATTGGGGAGCCACTGGAACCCAGTGGTAATCGCAAGTTTTACCGCATTCTGTGCACGCAGGATGTTGGTCCTGGAAGTCTTTCATAGAAGCTTGGTGTTCTATGATAGTCCCACAAGCTTCGTCCGTGCATTTATATGTATAGGTGAGCATGGAAGAACTTTACTCTTGAGGTTCTTGCTCCTCAGATTCTTCATAATCTTCGGACTCAGGCTCTTCCTCAGCCTCTTCCTCGGGCTCAGGTTCTGGCTCTTCCTCAGACTCAGATTCTGATTCTTCTGGTTCTTCTAGTTCGATTTCTTCTTCAATCTCTTCAGAAGGTATCTCAAAATCCTCGGCCTCCTCGGCCTCCTCGGCCTCCTCTTCAGGTTCGGGCTCAAGAAGATCGGCGAGCTCGTCTGTCTCTTCTTCGACTTCAGGCTCCGGCTCAGGAAGATCTTCTTCGAATTCATCTTCCCAATCGGTGTCTATTTCAACATCGGTGTCTTCAAGCTCTTCAGCAGGAATCTGGACTGCTCCCTCTAGCCTATCCCATTCTGCATCTACTTGCTTCAAGAGTTCTTGATCATTGAGTTCCCAATTTTCCTCTGTGATTTCTTCGACGAAATTATCGAGTCGGCGAAGCACAGCATAAGCATGCTTGCAGAGCCAATACTTTCTATCAGGGTCTCGGACATTGGGAGGAGAAGCTGTGCCGAACGGTTGGCCTAGTATGAACTGATTCTCTTTGGCGTGGAATTCGGGACCATTGTATCGCCAAAATTTGCAGTTGCAAGAAAGCGCTACTTGGTCAATCTCCGAGAGAGAAGCTTGTACTGTCTTCGCTCCGTTCCCACAATCCACACTAAATGTGAAGACACGAGATTGCTTATCATAGCTAATGAGAGAAACGGAGCAAGAAGATGCGTTATCCTGAATCTTCTTGGGAGTCCGTGGCTCAAGTTGTTCTGGTTTTAGGGCTGTACGAACGAGCGCGAGATTAGCCACAACAACAATAGGCATTCGCTCAGATGAATGGCGAACAGGCTGCTCTTTCGTTCTATATGGGTAATCCCAATACTGAGTAATATCTACATCCTCAATGTAAGTAGTATCGGTCGGGACCTGAATATTTTCGTCGAAGAAATACTCTTGATGGTGAGTTTGATTATCTGCCCCGTCAATATCGAAGATTGATCCAGGTTCCGAGCTTGGAATAGTCGGAGTATCGTCGTCATTAACGAAAGTCTTAGTTCCGAACCAGTCGGCTTCTTCCGTATCTCCATCCGGAAGCATGCCATCAGCATAGCGCTTACTGGCAATCTTGGCAGCCACAGCAGATGCTGCGATAGTCTCTACCTTGATTGGAATCAAGAATAGAGGTTTCAGATGATCAGGAATAGCTGCAGCGAAACTTACAATATCACCGAAAACATCTTGGCATTTGAAGGCATATAGAGCCGCTTCAGAAAGAATAAACCCGTGGGGAAAGTCATATTCGGTCATGATTCGTAGTCATATCCGTCAGAGTCTTCACGAATAGCGATCTCAAAGCCTGTACGCCGCGGAACTTTGAGTCGGACTTCCTCAAGCACGCGTTCGAGCTCATCGACCTTCTCTGGTCGAAGGATTTGTCGGAGCTCCTCATAATCATATTTATTGACAGCCAGAGCTGTCGCTTGAAGTGCACGCTCCAGCTTCAGAAGAGTCTCTGGCATAGCATGGATAATATCCCCTGCTATCGCATAGAGATGGTCCCTCTGATTAGAGGCATGGACCAAGTCAAGAGCTCGAACTATATAGTTCTTGAGCTCATCGCATCGGAGGCGAGCATCGCTCAATTCCTCTTGAATATAGATCGTAGCGCTGGCGGTCCTAACCATCGATGAGAACGTCTCATCAAAATTTTGATGGGCCGCCAGCGCTTATATCAAGCCGAAAACTGCTTCGGATAGGTCTTCTCGAGCAGCTTGCGCATCTGGTCGCCTTCTGCGGCGTAAAGCGCCTCAAGGAACGTCGGGGAAACCCCGTGCTCCTTCACACGCTCCATGCGCTGAGCCAACTTGCCTTCGAAAGACCAATCGGCTGGGAAGTTCGGATCGATGGCCCTAGCGACGCGGACCTTCGGAGATAACTTCATATCAATCTTCTTAGCCGGAGCAGGAGCCGGAGCAACGGGCTTATTACGAATACTGCTAGTATCTTGAACTTCAACACCCTCGGACGAACCCTTGGCAGTGTGGCGAACCTTTCCGACTACTGTCCCCTCATCCCCATCATCCGCGTGGACGCTGCGGTCCACATTCCCGACATTGGTCGTGATCGTGATACCTTCAGTCTCGATGACACGCTTCTGACCTGCGCGGTTGGGAATGAAGCCTGAACCCTTGATGTTGTCGAGCTGCTTCTTAGCCGCATGAGATTCATCCTTAGTCATATCGATTTTGAGCTTTGAGCTCGTTCGGATGCGGCCGACTTCGACTCCCTCTTGAGCTTCGAGATTGCCAGGATTCACGACCAAGCTAGGAGCTTGGCGCGTCGACTTAGTGATAGCCTTGGGCTGAGCTCGAGGATTCTCGTCGGCTCCTGGGCGACGCTCTTTAACGTCCATAACAGTGTCTTCGTCGGAATTATCCGCTGACATCTGTTGACCGTTCATGCGCTGAACGTGAGCCAAGTCCGTAGTCTTGGTTTGAGACTTTGCCACATTGCGAGGAGCTACTACGGGAGAAACTCCGCTATCATCATCAGGCTCGAGAGAATACCATCCCTCGTTGTAGGCACTACGCATTTGAGGCTGAGGCACCTCCATGCCAGAATACTTCAGGATGGAGCCGTCGTAGTCGAACTCGTCACCCTTCATGATAGCGAAGGGATTGGCACCCCCGACGCGGATCTTTATTTTGGCGTAAAACTTTTGAAATACGCCCCTCTTCCAAACGATCGGCTCCGACATGGTGGAAGCTCCTTTAGGATTCACACTACAGAGGAGCGAGAGCTATCGTTATTAAAAGATCAACGATCGTAGGTCTGAGTACTGGCTGTACGTCCAACAGCCTTCTTAAACTGAGCGTCATCACTCACGTCTACAGGGGCCGATTGAGCCGGAGTGATGCGACGCCCGCCAGGGCCGTTTCGAGCGGGCAAGGCGGCATCAAGGATTAGAGCTAGGACCGTCCGAATGTCGCCAGCCACTTTCATGAGGCTGGGATGCTCACTCCGGTCAATCCTGTCAGCAATTTCACGGAGACGAGCAGAAACTTTTTCAGGAGTCATAGAAAAGATGCCTTATCAACGATATATCAATTCATGAATTCCCAGGAGGAGTAACAGGTCCGGAACCGTATGCGGATAAATCGATTCCTGAATAGTGAGCTCCGGTAGCCAACTGGATGGCTGTTGCTCGAGCTGTTGCTGGATCCTGTCCGGCCTCGAGGCGGAGCCAAGAATATAAAACGAGCCATGCCCCGTCTCCGTGCGCGAAGTAATAGTGGGCATATACTCCCGGAGCTAAGTTTTTAGCTGGATCGTAAGGACCCATGGCCAAGGTATTACCGTGGAATCCCATATAGGTCAAAGGGATGGAGAGGTTCGATTGAGGTGAACACAACCAGAGCAGGAGTTGGCAAACAGCTTCTGACTGCTCTGGAGTGGGTACAAGATATTTACCACCCGCAGCCCAAGGAGCATTGTCGATTATATCAACCCAGGGGCCACCAGCAGGTGCTAACTTAGGATCAAATGGATTGACCGTTTCGATCCCGACTGAAACACCATTGTGCTGACTCGCATGCCAAAGCTCGTCAAGAGCCAAATCACCATGTTGATAGATAGTTCCATCGTGGTCCGCGATGAAATGAACCCCAAGATTACGTCCACCCGGGTTGGATGGGGAAGGAGGTTGAAGAACCGAAACAGTCGACTGCCAGCTTCGCGTTACCGTTTCATGGACAACAATCTCCGTCACAGGAGAAGTGCGTTTCTGATTATTGAATTTATAGACAGATTTATCTAAAAAATTCTTGATCGTAACACCATTAGGTGGCGGGAGCTTTGCGCCATTCACGATAATGCAGTTCGTGTCGTCCGCCATGATGACCTCTAGGAATAGTACCGACTAGAAAGTTATCTCAGTCCTTTGTGGTAAGATAATATATGGCATTCATAGCATTTACCGTTCCCGTAGAAGCAGGCACGGAGCTTTCAAAGCTCCCAGTTATTGGAGGGACGGAAAAGACGCCAATCGGGGAAATGCATGTGACTGCAGTCTTCTTAGGGAAGAACACACCTATAGCAGATGTTCTTAAGTCAATTTCAGTATGCTATGAAGTAGCCAGCAAAGCTAAGCCAATTAGTATGGCCGCGGCTATCCTGACGACTTTCCCACCCAATCCTGATTGGAGAGAGGGAGTCCCTGTCATCGCGCGTGTTGTATCGCAAGACCTTATGAATTTCAGAGCTCAACTAGCGGCGGGACTTGACGCGGCTGGTGTCGAATACTCCAAAAAATTCCCAGATTACAAGCCCCATGTGACTCTTGGATACGCGAACAAACAATTCCCTGCTCAAAAGATTACTCCAATTCACTGGGAATGCTCCCATATCATAGTGTGGGGAGGCGAAGAGCGCTACGAAAGCATCTTCGCGGGATGCCAGCTCGGAATGCCTGCGCCTAAACCAGCATAACTTGGGCGATTTTAAACCGATCGATTATTTCTTGCTCATTTTGAGCAAAGAAGTATAGGCGATAGTTTGAATATATTCTCTCAGAGAACCAAAGAATCCAAAAAGCATTATCGGATCCAGCTTTTTCTACTGCGGACTCATCGTACCCTGTCTGGAGAGAAATACTCTTGCTGTTGATCGTATAATAATCACATATTTCCAAAACTCTGTCTTCAGGAATCTTGAATTCCCGGAGAGTTTTAAGAATATGAGTCCCCGGGATGAGTCGCCCCATCCTCGAACACTACAATCAGAGCGGTGAAGACTGAATGACCCAGAAATCCGACGCTAAGTTCGGATTGGAGACATAATCGTAGGGCATCCAGAAATAACCAGCTTGACCCCAGCCTGTTCCCCAAGAGTTCTTAATAAGAACAGCGCCTGTACTGATAGAGCCATCACCATTTGTGATTTGCATAGCATCGTCATATCCGCAGATAGCCACCGCGTGGCCTCCTTGAATCGATGAGCTTGCTCCGGGCATTGGGAGAAGGCCCGATGAAGCGACAGCCGAACTCAGAAGTTCATCATAGCAAGTGAAGCCGAAATAAACGTCGTAGCCAGCGAAGATCATCGCCTTCATTGACTCGAGATCCCCATCAGCAATCGCATGATAGCTCGTGATTACATGCTTTAGACCTGCATCATAAGCTGCCTGAGGAGGCTTGACTGCAAATTGCGAGACGTCATACGGCCAGAGCGATTCGTCACATACTCCTGAATTCACGGACGCCTGGATTGTATCACGACAAGAGGCACCAGCATCTTGGTCGACGGTTCCCTCGATCAGGCGAGTGTTGTAGTATGTGAAGAGCCGTGAGCTCCGAATAAGAGTCGTCGGTGGCGTCGGTGGTTGCGGAGGCGGATCAGGCGGAGTAGGTGGTTGCGGAGGCGGATCAGGCGGAGTAGGTGGGGTCGGCGGTTGAGGAGGAGCCGCAGAAACCACCGAGACTTGAAACGTGATGGTTCCATCGCTGCCGACAGCTACATTTGATGTATTGACGATGGGGAGGCCCGAGTCACCAACAACCAGGCCACGCTTGCGGGATTGTCGACGGCCTTCATTTGCCTCTACGCAATCAGCAAGTCCATGAGCAGTACATGCTCCGAGCTCACCCTGATCTTCGACTGGGCTCTGAAGCGGGCGTTGATCACAAGAAGTAGGGAGACCTCCAAGCAACGCTCCGTGGAGCTTGATCGAATATTTATCATCTCTCGGATCAGGGCGTTGAGGATGCCACGCTCTGAGATGAACTTTCCGATCGCCATGCGGATGATGCAGAGTCTTGTGCATTTTGCCTCTTCTTCGGGGCAAAACATGAAAAACTTATGTTGGGTTATCGAATGATGACGGAGAAGTGTCAACCCTGAGTCGTTCGATACATCTCTTCCCAGATTTTGAAAGTCCCTGGATCTTGATAAGGATAGTATGGAACTGCTGTCTTACTCTTCTCAAAGAAGATATTTGGCAGGGGCTCGAGTTTGCCTTGCTCGAAGGGCGAATCCCATGAATATGGAACAAAACTATGATGAATTGAAGGAGGAGCTACAACGTAACCTTCATCAGCTCGCAAATCAACACCTTGAATAAATTGATTCTGAGAGAGCAAAGGTCTGTCTAGCTTATAATAGAGATGTTTTCCGTATCCTGTGGTAACCGAGATATTTGAGTGGAGATCACTCTTAGCGTACCCATTCTGAGGGTCTAAATCCAGAACAGCCAATCCCGACCCAGTCGCGATCGCAACATTTGCATCGGGCCATTCATTCCACCATTTCCTGATCGTTTCCGGGTCTGAAGAGGCAAGCTTAGTGTTGTTCTCAATTCGAGGATGCTTGCCTAATAGATGAAGGCAACGCTGGCCACAACTACAATAAAGACGTTGAGGTTCAAGTATTGGAGTATGAAGAGGCATCACTCGCAAGCCAGCAGCAGCGTAGGATAGAATAGTCTCGAGCAAAGATTGGCGATATTCAATACTGTGCCGTCGAGATTGGACGATAAGCTCACATTCTCGGCAAAGTCGAGCAGTAGACCAGCGCCGAAGAATATAACCATTTTGTTTATCTTTATCTACCCGGCAGCCCAGACATCGACGCGTATACATGGCTCACCGTACGCTTAGTCGTCATCATCCAAAAATCTCTCGAGCTCGAGACGAAGTTGTCCTGATTTTGTTCGGGCGCTTTGATCTTGGGAAGAAGACATTCTTCGAGCAAGCTGAGCGATATTGCGGAGCATGGAATGAAATGACTTCGGCATCTCATCTGAAGTAGCTGCCACTCGGAGTAACCACCTAGCGGCGGACACAGCAGCTAGACGCCAGGACTCAATGCCCCTGTATTCAGCTACAACGTCTGTCTCAAGAGCTATTTTAAGCAACGCATCTCGCAGTGCTTGCGGGATTGTATATTTGATCGGGCCTTCCATGCTTCTAAAAACTCACAACATTAATGTCTTCGAAGCCGAGTTAGGCGATGAGCAAATTCAGCCCATCCGTACAGGGGGCTTAGCTCTCGCCTCTCCTGAGTGTCAAAAATTCATTCAAAAGATGAAGAGCGATCTCAGCAGTGTGAAAATCTCTGGCTATTCCATGCATGGCTCATCTAAAGGAATCAGTTGCAAATTCGATTTCCTTTTCAGAGGGAACCTAATAGAAGAGAAGGTCCGTCTGATTGATGATGATGGTGAATGGTTTCCGCAGGTTCCTAAATCCAAGATCATCCAATTGGATGAAGACGAAGAATGGTTGGAAATAACCTTCGAGCTCTCAATGAATATGAGGCTGAGGGATCAATTCGATGCCAAGGGTAATCATATATCAGCCGAAGACATCCTATTCGAGAAAATTAAAGCGGCTTTCCAGGAGGAGCTCGATCAAGCTAACCAGAGACTAGCTTACGAGATCATACAAAGTTACAGTCTAGATTCTTTCAAATCGGAAGCTTTCCAAGCTTTCGAAGATAAAATCCGAGAGAAAATTCATAAAGCTCTTGGTCCGTTTGAGAAATGTGGACCTGAAATGCTTCATAGATTCGTTGATGAGATCTTCTGCAAGAAAATCCACGAATCCTAATCGCGAATCTGGAGTCTCACCGGGCGAGTCAGAAGCTGAGTCTTCTCTAACTTCTCAATCAAGCTGTTGGAAGACTTCTCGACTTCGTCGTGCCCAGACGTCACAATTTTGATAATAGCTTCCAAGCCGATGAATACTTTATTCAAGCGCTGCATCAACCGAGGCAAATTCTGGCGTCGGCCCGCTTGAGAAAGTAAATCAAGCTCGCGCTTTAGGTCTGTGACTATTTTGTCGACAGCCTCGGTATCTAGCTCATTCTCCGCGGCATCTGTTTCCTCAAATACAGGAGTAACCGCTATGCGGGCGGCCATACGGAGATGCCGAGACATACCTGGACTGAGCATCAAAATCGCAGAATCAAGTCTCCATTATCTTCTTGACATGAGCCATGTTATCGTAGTGGACATACATCGAAAGGACGTAAGCTCCGAATTTGCGCCACTTAGGTTTACGTCCCGAATTGGGCCTGGAACGAGCTTTCCCAGTCCGATGATTAGGATTATACCATCTTTTTAGAGGGCGTAGTTAGTTCTCCAGAAACTGCATTGAATTTGTATACTATTTAGTGAGACACCTATAGTAATTTGCCCCATTGAAGGCGACTCTTTGGGAGCCTCAGACTGGGGAGTTCGTTTGTCTTGGAATTCTCGAGTTACTTCATAATTAAGATTCATGGTCCAAGTAGGACGCTCAACAAGTGTCGTGGCATAAAATTGGCCTGACGAGTGGCTAAGATCATGCAACAGACGAAAAGCCACTTTCGATCGATATCTGTGAAAGCCTCGAAAGAAGCCTCGAATATCTGCATGAGCCCAATAAAGCGGCTGGGGCATCTCCGAGAGATGCCGGAGAGCATCGTTCAGAATAGGGTCAGAAAAACCGCGATTTTGGGGTTGATAAATGGGCTGATCATCCGATGCATCGGCGGATTCAGCGTGCCCGTCCTCTGTATGTCGCCGTCGCGGCTTCACGTGCATTGAGCTGGCAGGCATATTCAATCTTACAGTCAGTGTATTCTTTTGGTATGGAAGAAGTAGAAGACAGAATCGCGCTAATCGATCTCGACGGAACCGTAGCTGACTACGATTCATCTCTCAAAGAAGCGATGCGTTCGCTTCAATCACCAAACGAGCCCGTATATGGTGATCGATATACAGGAAACCAATTGAATCACGGCAAAGAGCCCTCATATGTTGAGGCTCGACGCAAGATGATTCAAAAACAGCCGGGATTCTGGCGAGGCTTGAAGAAGCTTGCACTGGGATTCGACATTGTCGCAGAATTGCGCGAGCTCGGATTCGGGCTCCATGTTCTGACCAAAGGACCGGCTACTACACCTGGAGCCTGGGGTGAAAAGCTCGAGTGGTGTTCGGAGAACCTCCCGGATGCCTTGGTTACTATTTCTCAAGATAAGAGCTTGGTATACGGCCGAGTCTTAGTCGACGATTTCCCTCCTTATTTCGAAGGATGGTTGAAAGTCCGGCCTCGGGGGTTAGTAGTTTGCGTAGCACATCCATGGAATGAGCGATTCAAAGACAGCCATCCAAATATTTTGCGCTACGACGGAACGAACCGAGCCGAACTCAAGCGCAGATTAGTCCAGGCATATGAACGCAAGGGTGGATCTCTGTGAACTACACGGAATTCTTGACTCGAATTATCAATGATGGTATTGAGGCTGCCAAGAATGATTATGTAGGCAAAGAGGATAAACTAAAGGGGTCCATCGCGGGCTTCGAAGCTTGTAGAGGCAAAAATCCTGACGAGCTCAAGGAGCTACTCTCCAAGGCTGCGAAAGATACCTTTCATGCCCACATGAAGCACATCCCGAATTATTGGGAAATTCGATGCTTCGAAGCAGAAGTCGAATGGGTATGCAACTGCGTCAGCGCCATGTTGATGAACGAAAAGCTCCCGACCATTATTCCGCCCACCGCTCGGGCTGTCATAAAGGTGGCTGAGGTAATTGGGGTGTCTCCTATTACTGCTTTAAATTAATGCCTCTTCCGCCATATGCGTTCGTAAATCCAGGCAATGGGGGTGTAGTAGGTGTTATGCGAATAGTGAAGGAGTATTCGAAAAAAGGTACCAAGGACAAGCTCTGCCTTGTCCACGTGGGTATGACTTATCAAATCGAGTATTGGACTCGAACCCGACGAAAGAAGAGCCCCTATACCCGCACTGTTATTGGGGAAGTCGTAGGATTCAACTTAGTTGATGGATTCTCCGCTGGAGACCCGATACAGAGAAAATGCAAATGGATGTATTCTATTAAAGAAGATTTAGTATCGACGGTCCAAGTGGACTTGGTCCACTCAACCTAATTGAGCTAGTATGGACTTAATACTGCTGGCAACAGTTGTGCGATCAATGGATCGAGTCATGATGGCGTCGGCAATCTCGTTCAAAGCCTGAACCAAGTCGTCCGGTGAGAGTTCAGCGGCTACCATCTTCTTGTACGGGTCCCACTTCAGGCCCTTGTCCCGAATCTCTGTGATCACATTGTTTCTTTGAAACGCGCGATCATTTGGACTCTTGTACATAGTGTTAAGGACCTTCTGCAGGTCTCCCGGTCCGAAAGAACTTTCATCAGAGTCGGCCATATATTGAACAAATGAATCTATAGAACCATGAGTCTCGGATTCTTGAGTCCGAATAGCCTCAGCTTTCTCACCTTGTTCTTTTTCGCGTTGGAATTCGCGAGCTTTATCGGCAAGCTCCTTCTCTCGTTCCCGTTCTTTGGGATCTCGAGTAAGTGATTTCGCGCCAGGGGGAGGTTCAGTAACTACTTGGGTAGTGACATCCTGAATAGCATCGACAATGCTATTCAACTGATTTGGATCGGCTAAACTAGGAATACCGTTCTTATCGAATTTGATATCGATGGACCCTGCTCCTTTAGGGAACATATATTTTCCACCGCCTGGGAGTCGAGGAGTTTTGTAGTAATACCCGACTTCAACAGCCCCGTTCACAGGCTTATTGGCTAGAGCAGGCCCAGTCTCAGTAATAGGAGAGTCATATGTGACACGAACTTGGACTGTCCCGTTCAAGTTCTCTTTATCGAAATCAGATGGGCGGACCGGGAAAGAGAACCCATCTTCAGATTGTTTCTGAACGCCTTCTTTAGTGGCGTCGTAGCCCACGTTGAGTTGGAGCTTACTAATAAGATACCCTTTGATGAGTCCGGCAATAGCCTTTGCAACTTCAGGATTGCTGACAGCTTCAAGGTATCGCGCGGCTACACGTTCCCATATTCTCATGCCTCCCCATAGACATAAGGAGGCTACTTTTCATAATTTGAGAGAAGGGTTACTCATCACTCGCAATAGCTATGAACCCCACCGAAGACTTGTAGATATTGTAGTCCTTGCTCCCGATGGTCTTGGACCCGACAGGGCTGCCGAGATCGGGGAGTAAGCCGTTGTTATTTTTCCATTTCGCATCACTGACGAGCTTCCAGTTGGCCCCTTTAAATACCAAAAATTTGCCTGTTGGAACTGCCTTTTTGGATCTAGGAGCTGGGTGGCTCTCTTCTACATAATCAATATAGACATCATACAGAACTTCCATGGCGTCTTCTGGGATTGGAAGCCTGCAGATATCCACTGGTTGGGCGAAATAGTCGTCATTGAGCATTCGAAAGACTGCATGCTCCACTCCTAAGAGCATCCGAGTGCCCATAAATTCCTCAATCCTGTGAGAATGAGGTACTATCTGAGGAGTCTTGACCCACTTGGAATCGCTAGCTAGCTTCCAATTTTCCCCATCGAAGCTGAGTCCGGAACCACGCTTCAAAGTCAACTTTTCGGACATGGAATGAATCCTACAGTCACGAATCTATAACCGATGAGGCCACTAAATATTCGGAGGCTTCCATCAAAGCCGAGCTGAACCAGATAGACTGGGTCATACTTAATTGGAAAATTTGCAATTTATCTTTAGTACGAATAGTCAAAACATTATGACCAGAAGAGTGTCGATGAGACGAATGAGGCTCCCAAAATACCACTTGGTTTCCGAAGTCCCCTCTGATCTCCAAAGAGCGCACTCCAGAACATACCAATGAAGCAAAGTCTCGAGCAACCGCAGCTTCGATTATTGCTGCCTCAGGGACATTGTTATAGTTATAGATATAGAAGAAGACCCTATCATAATCATGAGACCGAGTCCAGACTCGGATACCATCTCGATTCATGAAGTCTCTGGTCATCGACTCTATGTACGCCAACCATATTACAATTTCCAGTCTATTTCTGACAATCCGGCCTGCTTGAGTGCATAATTGGCTTTGGAAAAAGGCTTCGAGCCGAAGAATCCATTCGAGGCTGACATTGGACTAGGATGCGCTGCGGAGAGCACCGTGTGTTTTTCTTCGTCGATGAGAAGTCGTTTGGCTTGGGCATACTTGCCCCAAAGAATGAATACGATAGGTTTCTCTCGAACACCAAGTTGACGGATAACATTGTCCGTAAACGTTTCCCAGCCTTGGTTTTGATGTGAGCCTGGACTGTTTGCACGCACAGTAAGTGTGGCATTCAATAGAAACACACCTTGTTTCGTCCAAGCGCTGAGGCACCCATGATTGGGAGGAGCCAGCCCTAAATCGGTTCGCATCTCTTGGAAGATGTTTTTAAGGCTAGGTGGAGGGGCAACTCCCGGCTTGACTGAAAAACAAAGCCCGTGGGCCTGCCCTGAACCGTGATAAGGGTCTTGGCCGAGAATAACGACCTTTACTCCTTCATATGGAACCTCAAACGCATTGAATACATCCTCATGAGATGGATAAATAGTTTGAGTCTGCCGTTCTCGAAGAGTGAATTCCGATAGTTGTTTGAAGTATGGTTTAGCGAACTCAGTAGCCAAGAACGGCTTCCAAGATTCATCTATCATAAACAACAATACATTAGGATTGAGTCTTGACCGGTTCAGTTCATTGAGAGATCACGCGGTTCGTCGTCTAACGAAAAATCTGATAGTCGAACCGTTTCCCAACCATCTGAATCCAAGCCAGAGTCTTCATAAAATTCGTCGATCGTCATATCATACTGACCAGAACGCTTCCCTCGGCGTACATTTATCTCTCGAATGTTGCTTGCGTCCAAAGCAGGTTCAGTAGTGAAGTAGTGGACCTCATCGTGCGAGTCCTTCTGATGCATCACTCTATCGCCGCCTAGAATATCAACAAGGACTTTGAAATCTCCATTATGGTCATCCTCCTGGGTTTCCCCCATCCTGTTGATACGCACAATAATGGGGGCATCCGTAACTTTCATCTCTTCGGCTTCGAGCGATATAATCTTCTTTGAAGAACCATCCACTCGGGCAAGCCAACGGGCCTCATGTTCGGTTCCATGGTCGCGTATGAGGAGTACATGCACTTCTTTGGTAGGAAAACCGCGCGACCGCATAACTTGGATCAGGGCATCCTCAGGAGATTTGGCTTCTACGGGTGATGGCCAATCACCATGAGGCATCGCACCAGGCTTATATTCTCCCCAGTCCTCTCTTATAATGACCGGGATATATTTATAATGGGTCTGCAGTTTCCCCGGTTCGGAGCGTTTGATGTTGTACATTGCAAGTAGGTCATCGAGCGAAATCTCTTCGGCCTCGATGTCAGACGGAGCTTCAACACTCCACTCGTGAACGGCACTGTGACCATCGAAAACTTCGGCACCACGTTCTCCAAGCTCCTCTAGCAACTCGATATCATGATCATTTTCAGCCCATGTAGTAAAAGTGCGCCCTTTCGCTCTAACTAAAAAGGTGCCGTCGCCTGCCCATTTTGTATGATCAGTAATATGAGATGCTGCAATTCTTAAAGCAATATGGAGAAGGCGTAATCTCATACCCCATCAAGGCATAGAAAATATATTGAAATTCCTAATATTTGTGACCAAAAATTCTAATGATAGAGTAAATTGAGTATAAGAGGCAATCATGGACACAGTAGCATATGCATACTTCAATGATGCAAACGGTGTAGCACAAAATCAAGGGATAACGTGCGGAACATTGGCAGACGTTCAATCGTGGCTTGCCACAAACAATGCATCCAACACATTGCAAGCCAAATTATTTACCTTCCCTAATGGGACTCCCGATTCTGACGTATTACGATCGATATCAGATATGGCATTCCTGCAAACATTTGTTGGGATAGGTCCTTAAACTCCCTCATTCGGAACGCAAATACGACTGAGCCCCGGTTACCTTTGCAGGTCCGGGGCTCAGAAGCGCCGTTAGGCCGTCACACTCAGCGCGTGACGATCAGACGGACGAGGCCGCGGGGGTTGTACGCCCCGATGCCAAGGTTCTCGAACATCGAGAAGCCAATCGTGCGATCCTCGGGGTTATCCGCCGAGAGAACCGTGAGCTCCGTACGGACGGGAATACGTCCGAAGTGCTCCGGCTCGCAGCACACGTAGACCACGCCAGCGGGGACGAGGCGCGAGACGATGAACTGGGCGTTCCAGCCAGTCGCCATCATGCCAGTCTTCCACAGCGTTGCCTGGCTCTCGATATCGAGAACGTCACGGCCGAACTTGCGGATATCCGCGTAGTCCGTCGCGTTCATGTAAACGCGAGCGACGCGAAGGTCCTGGCGCTCGATTTCCGCGAACGCGTCCGCGAGGACGGCCGGGGAAATCGGAGCAACAACCGGGATGTCCGGGTTGGTGCCACCAGGGAGCTCGTCGAAGCCGTTGACGGCGATCGAGTCCAGAATCGAGAAGACGCGATCGTCTTCTGCGGCCTGAACTTGAGCCTTGCCGAGGTCCTGCATACGCTTGAGGAGGTCGTAACGACGCTCCTTGATCTGCGTAAGCGGTGCCTTGGGCAGGGCCGCAATCTCGAAGAGCGGGAAGATTACGCGTCGCGGCTTCATGATAGCCGTAATGCTCTCGCCCTCTTCACCGATCACGTACGCCGTTACGTCCGGGTCCTTGTCGTAGATCGGCAAGGCGCCGTCCGGAAGCTGCTCGACCAAGAAGGTCTTACGACCAACGGACGAGTAGTCCCGACGCTCGCGAAGGGGTTGAATCATCGACGCAGCAAGGCGCTTACGCCCAGCTGACGAGCCGATGTATTGGTCTACGATCTTCTCTTTGACCGTGTTGTCGACAACTTGCACGCCGAAGGGGTTGTTCATTTCTGCCTCCTCACATTCCCGCCGAGAGCTCGATGAACATCTCGGAGCTTGTGGCGTCAGGGGGTGAAAGAACAACGCCCAAGCGGATCACGTCCGGCTCGATGCAAGCGCCAGCAGCGCCTGAACCTGAAGTCGTCGCGTTGATCCACTGAGCCTCGTACGAGTCCTGCCAACGGTTCGTGATGTAACCATTGACGGAAGCATAGAGGAAGTTACCGATACCGTAGACTAGTGCAGTGCCAACGACACCACCACCGGTCGTCGTCTGGACCTGCGTCTCGTACAGCTTGACGCCGCACGCTCCGCCGCGGAGAAACGGACCCTTGCCCGATGCCGGACCAGGAGTGTTCTCATACGCGTTACCAGCCGAGTCGTTGATGAAAAGTCCCAGAGGCCTTGTCTGAGGCACAAAGGCTGCTGCGACGAGAACAGCGCCACCAACGGTATTTTGACCAATGTCCGGACGGACAAAGGCAACGGAAGCTCCAAGAACACCCTTCTTAACGTTAAGAGGAATGGTCGTGGACTTCGCGGAGGCCGTGGTGACGACGTTCGGGTTGCTTTGCGTAAATCCATCGGGAGCAAGAACAGGAATGCTGTCCTTGATCAACGAATAGAGGATACGCAGAGCGGAAGTGCTAAGGCGAAAATCGCCTGATGCTTGCCCGCCAATCGATCCCATTTGAAATTCTCCAGTCTTCCGTCAGCCCAAAGCTTCCTTCTATCTTGACGGTCTCGTCGAGCGTGGATTCAGTCCGGTTGCCCGCGAATCCGTCCACTAAATTTGACTTTCAAGGAGAACTGGCTTCAAACCTCCGTAGCTAGTGCCTGTCTGCGTATCCGTATTCAGTATTATCGTCGTTAAGTAGGCCCTTTCGGTACCCACTTAACGGACGAACATCTTCAGGGGCGATCCCAGAGAGCCTCAAGGGCTTGATCAGCCGGGGGAGCCTTGCCCTTTTGAACTTGACCGATCTTCTTGGCGCCCTTGGCCGAAGCCGTGCGACCAATTGCAAAGCCACCCTCACGAGCAGTTTGCTCTTGTTCAGCAGCTTTGATAGAACGCTGAGCCTGGACTTCAGCGTCGTCAGAGAAGAGTTGATCGAGCCCGTCGCCAGACGCGATAGCCGGGGTCCCGTCGTCTTCGTCATCGAACGACATATCGGGGGTCTCGGATGCCATGGCGGGCATGGCAGGAGCCGCTTGGACCGGAGGCTCGAAAATGGCGGTCAGACCGTCTCCAGCCGGTTCCGCGCACTCTTCCTGCAACATTTGGTTAAGGAGCGCATGCTCCTCAGGGGTCAGGCCGTGGCCTTGCTGCTCTTGCTGAGCCATCATGTCCTGCTGGCCTTGATGCTCTTGCTGCCCGTAGCCCTGCTGCTGGCCTTGCTGCTCTTGCTGACCCTGCTGCTCTTGCTGGCCCTGCTGTTGCTGTTGGGACTGTTGCTCTTGCTGTCCCTGCTGTTGCTGTTGGCCCTGGGCTGCCTTGGGCTTCTCTTCCTCTTCCTCTTGCTCTTGCGAGGTCTTGCTGCCCTTTTCCTCTTCCTCCTGCTCTTGCTGCTGCTGAGCAACATGAGAAGTGGCGACGATCTTAAGAATCGTCTTGAGGGTCGGGTCATCAATGCTCATGAAGGTTGTGGCGAGATGCTCCACAGACTCTTCTTTAGCAGTATCGCCAAGGAGGCGGGCAGCAAGCTTAACGCAAGCGTAAGCGCGCTTACGCTTGGCGTCGGGAGACAGGGCGTCAGGAGACACCGAGTCAATTGCCTTGAGAGCTGCGACAAGGTTACTGTCCGGAAGGGACATGAACTGGAGAGCGACGTTCTCGACAGCCGCCGTATTGGCCGTGCGAAGCAGAACGCGTGCGACACGCTCAGCCGCCTGAGCCTTACGCTCAGCCGAAACCTTGGCGTTGTCATATTTGCCTTTGCCATGCCAGTGGTCCGAGTCCTTGTGCTTCCACGTGTCATCGCGGAACTCACCAAAGTTGAGCTCGTTGCGCTTGACGTGGCCACCTTCATACTCGTCATTGACTGACATCTTGTCACCAGGGACAGGGGTTTCTGCCCAGGTGTCAGGATCGCCATTCTCATAATCAATCGGACTCGGCTGCACGTGGTCCTGATTCATCATGTAGATATCGGCCTGACGTTGCGTCGCCGCCTGACGCGGAGTCTCGCTCGCCGGATTTTGCCAGGTGGTTCGCTCGCGCATGGTGCAAAGTCTCCTATTGGATAACCTGTTATCAAGGTTTTAAAATTTGGCAATGGAAGCGATTCGCCCCTTCCACTCCATAAATTGCTGTTCTTGGGCTGTTAATTCGCGTCCGAGTTTCATTTTGCAAGCCGCAATGAAAGAAGTGCGGCTCGGGAATCTCTTGAGCGGCCCGACTTTCATTGCAGTTTTATAAAGGTCGTCCGAATATGTACGGCCCTTGCAGCGATCTTCTATCCATGAAAGGATTAACAAATCATTTGGAGTAAGACCAGCTGCGTGAATGCCGCGACGACCGCCTTCATGAACAATGCGATAAGTTTTGCTCGCCCATTTAACGAGAGAAGGAGTTTTAAAGAACTTCTTGCTCACAATTTGATCAAAATGTGCTGAGCTGATGAAGTTTTCGTTACTATCGATGCCACCGATCAAATCGACAGGTGGAGTCTTGATTGTGCCAACATCTTCGGCTTTCGGCTTTAGTTTCTCATCCAAGCCTTGAATCAACGTATCGAGAAGTTTCTCTTGAGCCTTCTCGAGCAACTTATCAATTGAAGCGGGTTCTGGCTTCGAGTCACCGGAGGGAGTTTGCGCTCCCTGATCAGCGGGCTCGTCGTCTCCACCTTGATCGCCTTGATCTTGACCACCTTGATCACCCCCAAGTAAATCTTCGTCTCCAGCCGGAGCTTGGTCTTGTTGAGCTCGACGGGTAGAGGCGGCTTTCTTAAGGCCGTCCATTTCAGGAATCTGCGCACGGATCTCATAAACCATCTTCGCTTCCGACATCTGCGAAGACAGTTTATTTGCATCCGCATTCAAGAAATTGCGTCGGACAGCTCCTCGGAAAGCAGGATTACGAACCCAGGAAGCTTCGATAAATTGATTGGATTGTGCAACTGAAACGTGACCAATCAACTCACAAAGGACCTGCTCTTGACCTTGCTCATCAATGAATTTCGATAGTTTTCCATCATAAGCGACGCACGGGCAAATCTGGGAGTCATCAGCCGCGACATTGCCGCACTTGGAGCAGATGGTGAAGAGCGAGATGCATCCCATGCTAAGGCCGGTGATAGCCCCGCTTAAGATGTCTGATACTAATTGGTTGTGCTTGCGGTCGGTAGCGACTAGAATATCAACATAGCAGCTCGAGCCTAAGTCTCGAGCGATTGCGTCCACGATGAAGCCTTTGGAAAGCTCGGGAAGCTGAATATGTTCGAGATAGTTGTGAGCGCCGATGAATGTGCGGTATGTGGATAGGAGCAACGAACGCTCCCATGCATCACCATTATTATTGATGATGCCGTGACATTCTGGCTTGACCCTAAAATTTGGCCATTTGACAGCAATTTGGCAGCCCCGATTCATGAGCATGCCAGTCTTGACGTTCTTGGGCTCAACTGTGTCAACCGAAGCTACAATTGTAGCATGGGACAGCAAGTATTGCTTAGGATCGCACTTGCGAAGGACCGTCTTGGCCGTTCGCATAATGACGTCCTTAGGAACTGCACCTTCATTTTGTGCACGCAGCTCTTCCATCCATTCATCAAATTGAATGTTCTTACGAGCTACAATGGCGCTTGCGTACCGCTTAGTAGACATGCAGAATCCCTATAGATTTCGGAGCATAGAAATTCTGGTACGCTTCTGAATATATCTAGGTTGTTGTAACACGTTTCAAATATGGGAGGAGGATTGACCGCGTCTTTGGTTGAGCGTGAGCTACTTGGACCAAGGTCGGAATCAACTTCGATTTCACAGAAGCTAAAGAGGCACGCTCTTCTTCAATCATTGGGCCTACTGCATTAAAGAGCTCTTTGAGATATTTGAGAGTTTTACCCTCATCTCCGAGAGAGTCCTTGAGCATATCAGTATAATGCTCAACGGTGTTCTCGAGCTTCTCAGGAGCGAGCTTGCCTTTTTTCTCGGGCGTCTTTTCTTGCTTACCCTCTTCAGTGATTTCCACTTTCGGAGCAGGCTCAAGAAGATGCTCACGAATGCCTTTGGCGAGATTTCGACCGTGGCGAATAAGCCTCTGGACGGATTTGAGAATAGCGCTAATGAGATCCTTGGAGGGCTTCTTTCGAGCCGTCTCCATATCCTTCAGAACTTTCTCCACTCCCGTGAAGAATTCAGCATTTTGCTTGGCTTCCTGCTCAATATAGTGACCAGGATCTGTCCATTCGCGCTTGCCTTCGATGAATTCATCCATCGTGGACTCATCCATATCATAAGACGGCTTCATGCCCTCAGATTCTTCTTCAGCAGGCTTTTTGGACTTAAAGATCTTCTTAAAGAAGTCCTTGAATCCAGCCGTTGAAGATACTTTCTTGAGCATGCGGCGGAGCTCTTCCTCTTCCGCTTGAGTGGCATCCTCAAAAAACTTGGCGAACTCTTTAGCGTCTTCGGTCTCAAGCTCTTTAAGAGCTGTTTTGAGTTCGACCTCTAAACTCTCGAGAACAGCGATGGTACTATCGAGGCTCTGTTCAAACCTTTTGGCGCCAGGATTAATAACGCTGACAGCCGAACGCTCAAGCTCATATCCGAGCAACGGATCTATCCTTTGGATAGACCGAGCCATTCGGACAATTCGCCAGGCCGCGTATATCATTTGCGGGTTAAATCTTTCGGATGGATGGAGAATCCGCACCCATCACATTGAAGGACTTTGCGGCCTTGACGGTAAACTCGAGGCTTCATGAGGCCTTTGCAGCGCGGGCAACAAATCTTGCCTGATGCCTGCTCTTTTTGAGTAACTTTGTAGCGACGTTTATTGTTTTTCCAATAAATCGCGAGCCTACGGCCCAAGCTATAAAGATTGGCGACGGTGATTCGAACTGCATCATCCCCGTATTGCGGACCAAATGCAGCCACCAGTCTCTTGTAAGCATCAATCTCTGGAATCTCGTAATGCCACGCCTTACACGCCGCTCGGTAAAGAGGCATAGTATGAGCTTCGTACATTGCTAGGATACGAGATGCCGAACTTGAGCTAGCGAGAGAATTACGCCATTTCTCGTCGGCCTTCACAACTTCAGGAGAGTTCACATTGCGCGAACTCTCCCAAGTCGAATAGCTCTGATCCATGCTTGGTGGAGCAAAGTATCCAGAAGTGTCGTGAATGAGCTCGGAAGCGACTTCTTCGATCACTCCCCAAGGCCATTGGACTTGGATTTTGCCCGTATCTGCATTTGAATAGATGACTCGGCCTACATAGGGAGTGAGAACCAAATCACGGATACCGCTCTTACGAACGACATCGCCCGAGTTGAACTCCCTAGCGAACAGCTTGTCATCTACAAATGCGGTCCTAAGCATTGGACTCCTGAGGTGGGGAAAACCCCGACGGCTTCAGGGCGCCCAGGTCTTAATAGACGCAGTGCGAGGAGCCGTCGCACCCTGCTTGGTGCTTTTGCCCGCAGGACCACGCGGCCACGAGGGCTGCTTCTTGGTACCTGGCGAGTATTCGTTCAGATCGCGGACCTGGTACTCGTCACGCTCAGAGACCGTCGAAGAACGGTCCATGTCGTACGTGTCCTGGGCCTTTCCATTGAAGGAAGCGTCCATCTTGTGCATGTAGCCTTCATCAGGGTCCGTCTCAAGAGGCTTGACGGTGTTCTGGAAGGTCTCCATGTATTTCTCATCGGGATCGTGTTCGATCACCTTCGCTTGGCGCATCTTGGCGCGGCGAGCATTGAAGCTCTCCTGGCCAAAAGCAGCGATCTCGAACTTGTCCGCGAAGGCATCGATGTCACGGACGATGGACGAAGCAAGACGCGCGTCCATCTTGCCTTCTTTAACAAGGGCTCCAATGCGAGTGGCCGTATCGTCCAGATTCGCAAGGACCTTGTTGACAATTTGCTTCTTTTCGGGCGTCATGTGGTTCTCCGGGCTTGTCACTAAAAGATTATAGAAGGGGTATCACCAATTGATATCAGAGAGATCGATTGACGCCTTCTTCTTCTTGCCGAAAGGAGGGGCCTTCTTGCCACCAAAAGGAGGGGCCTTCTTGCCATCCTCTTTCTTTTCGGACTTCTTCTCAGGTTCCTTCTTCTTCTCAGAAACCTTCTTGCTCTTTTTCTTATCCTTCTTCTTGGCTGCCACAATAATGGGCAGGAGGATAGCGCGAGAGCCCGGATTTTCGTGAGCCACGCGAACAAGAGTGGAGAGGCTCACGAAAGCACTGCCCGTCTTGACATGCTTGGCAGCCTCTTCTGTGTCCTTGAACAAATCTTCGAGCTTGTCCATGAATTTCTCCACGTCATTTTCATTGAAGAGATCTTTAGCTTTCGCTTTTTGCTCTTCGAGGAATTTTTTAGTCTGTTCTTCATCCATATCAGCAAGAGCTGACATCTCGGCCATTTCAGCTGCAATTTGCCCAGCAGCGGTCTTCTTGAGAAGCTGGTCGATATCTTTAAGGCCCTCGAGGAAGGCATCGATACTATCTGCATCGACAAGCTTCTTGACGTCACCCTTCAGGTCCTTGATATCTAGCTTACCCTCAACAAACTCATCCATCTCTTTTTCAGAGATTTGACTCTGTTGCTGTTGCTGACCCTGCTGTTGCTGTTGACCCTGCTGTTGCTGGCTGGTCATAGGAGGAGGCTGAAGGCCCTCGTCCTGTTGAGCTATAAGGCTCCGGAGATTTTGAACGATCTCGAAAGCAGCTCGAGGATTGGTGTGCCGAAGCTCACTGGCCATACGAAGGATGTTCTGGTAGTTCGGGCTCTGCTTGCTCATGACTGAGGCACTCCTCTTAACTTCGTCTGCATGGGTTGGCAGATAAGTATCCGAAAATTGATCGGTCTTATCGTTTACTAATCGGCCGAGGAGCATATTATATGTCTCAACGTCGATTTTGGACTGGTAAAGACAACTATCAGCAGTATAGATGGATAGGTCTAGGGCTGCTCGGAATCGGGCTTCCGGCGACCCTCCGTCCCATTCGTACTTCAGCCAATCCTCGTTCAAATAGGCTTTGGCGTGAGCGATAATAGAGTCGTATTGCTCTTTGCCGAAATATCGCTTGTCATATGTGTAATTAGGATAAGGCCCATCAGGATGACCCTGAAGCTTTACTCCGTGATATGTAGCTGTACGGGGAGCCATAGCCTTATCCCCTATCGTTTTATTAGAAGCTGCTCTACCTTCAGCCACCCGGACTGCAATAGACCAAAGACTGGCGTTCTTTAGGGAAGTATCTTTATCTGACCGGTCTAGGTCCGGATCTTTTTCCTTCATCCGGCGACGACGGTTATCGTGCTTTGGCCCGCGACGATCCTTATACTTGCGACTAGGAGCAGGCTTCTTATCAATCAAGCGTTCGGCTTGCTGATCTTCGAGCTCTGAGGGAGTCAAGTCGCTGGGCATTGGAATCCATTATCCAACCCATAACGAAAGCCTAAAGTTACTCTTCCTCTTTGCCAAATCGGTCGCCTTCTTTGGATTTCATATTCAGACCGGCGTTTTTAGCAATCTTTTCCATAATATCGGTCTTCTCAAGAGCATCTTCTCCGGCCTTCGTAAGAACCGCCCTTATGAACTCATTGAAATTGGCGTCATTGAACCCAAATGCATCACGCTTGAGTTGCGCCAAAGTCTCATCTGAATCAATGTTGAGGAGCTCGAGAATAAACGAGATGGGTAGCGATCCCTTAGTATAAAGATTAAACATGAAGTCTTGAAGCTCGGTGTTGTCACGGAGCGCAAGTCGCGTGAATTGGAGCTGAGGAAAGAGCAAGACTTTATTGCCGTACTCGTCGATTTCCCAGAACCCTTTCTTCTCGGCGACTGGAGCAAAAAGGTACTCCTGTACGAATTCTGCAAGGGTTTCGCGATAGAGCAAGTACATCGTATTCATAACATCTAAGTGAATACGCTCACCTGAATATGTCGATTCCCCCGTGAGCATCGATTCGGTGATTCGGAGGCCAATAAATAGAAGCTTGTTGGTAATTTCATATTCGGTCGAGAGGTCAAGAAGACGGTCTCGAGAGCCGATCTCATCCCAATGGACTTCAAAGTTCGTGATGATTGAGAAGTCTGGGTCGATAATAGCTTGATCGATTTGATCGCGGAGATCCTGCACATCTGGCTCGGACATTTTGTCCGCCCAGATAATGCGTTTTGGAGTCATCGCTCGCGATGCAATCGATGTTTGGGCCTGACGGAGTTTGTCTTGATAAAGAAGGGTTCGGAGGCAACGTTCGAGGATGGAAATACCTCGGTCGTCGTAGGATGACTTCTTGTGTGACAAATGATAACAGAAAGACGAACAAAGAAAGTCATCGTATGGAGTGGTGTTGAGCGGGATGGGTTGTCCTGATAGTAAATTGTCACGTATCTGCTCAGGAATATCGTCCGCGATCCTCGCTGATTCCTCATCATGTTGCTCTTGGGCCTTCATAACTACGATTCGATCTTTCTCGGACGGAATTAGTTCCATGCGAGCGCGATTCGTATATTGGAAGACTTCGAGCTTCACCTGTTCTGGAGGGAGAATTTGGAGACGCTCCCATCCTTTGTATTTATCGCTAACATGATCTCGAATAGCCTTGACGCGATCGGCGTCGGGCTTCGGAGTCATAGTCTTCTCTACTTTTTTCTGCGTCCTGCCAGCCCAGTCAATCTCCGCCACTTCCTCTTCACTGACATCGGAGAGCATCTCCTCAGTAATTTCAGAAGATAGGTCGTGGTCCTCGCAGAAAATGAAAACGTTGCCATGCAGCCAGTATTCGTGAGTTGCGTCATACAGCGTTTGGAAAAGATGAATACGTTTGCACATCTTTTCGTAGAAGTGCAAAATCTGTTTGTTCCGAACTGAATCTTTCCCCTTAGGCAAACTCAACCGGATCTTAGACATCGGGACATCGGTATGGAAATCGATGGCCGCACCAACAATCGGGTGAGTTGTATACCAGAATCGGAAAAGTTCGCGCTTTTCACGCTCGGACTGTGGGAGCTCGAGAAAGTCTGTAGATAGCTGAGGACTGTAGAAAGCCGAATCGGCATTCGCGATGGCTCCTCCTCCAGCATTACCGAAATCACCACCAAAGGCCGCAACACGAATGGACTGAGCTTGCTCACGACGAGCCAACTTCTCCAATTTGGAGAGCCGATTCTTCGGGCGTGCTTGTTCGTCGACATGGACGACCGGCATTTCCGACCGGGGGTTGACTCCTACTTTCTTCTTGGCCATGGATCCCTACTAGTACCCGGACGCAAAAGGTGTATCATTCATTTTCGGGGACTTCTGGCTTCTGAGTAGATACTGGTTCGGGATTCCCACTAGGGTCTTTCTTGCGTTCCTCCGCCCGCTTCCTAACCATCTTATTCATCTCTCGGAAATCTCGCTGAATGCCAGGAAGACCTGGATCCAGAGCTTCAGCTTCCAGGGTCCCGGACCTTCGCTCGACTTTTTCAGCTGCCTGAGCAATCTTATTAAGCTCAGTCCGAGAAAGCGCGACTACCTTTAAAAGCAGAGGGGATCGGAAAGTCCGAGACAAATGTACGGCTCGAAGTAAATAACTTGAGCTGCACGTATGTTCAAACTTGGCACAGTCTTGAATTATATCATCCAAGAGTGGGATCACCTTGGCGATTTTAGCCCGAATAGTGGAGTGAAGCTTTATAGCCGATTCGAGCTCCCCTAGACGATCACTTTTCTCCTTGTCAGAGAGCTCCGGGATTTCTATGACAGCGGGCGCTTGGCCTACTATAGGCATGCATAACCCTACTCATCGTAGATGGTTGAAGCTACTCGAGAGGCTATTTTCTCCATTTGTCGATTCTGCATGAATTGGTCGAGGACTTCCTCGATAATTTTCACGCAACCGATGTCACCTGACATGAGCTTTTCCCAAGACCCTCCGGCATTCCGATAGCTCTTGTAGAGATGGGCGAAATCCTCAGACGAGATTTTTTCGTCCGGACCGTAAATATGGTCGGTTATTTGGCGTACTATTTTGTACGCCGTAGTGTCTTTGAGGCCGACCTCTTTATCCATCAGTCAGACCTCAGATAAGGATTTCAGCGCCCGCGAGGGGCCGTCCGACGAACTGCACCACCGTGGATTCGGTTACGCATCCTATGATAGTGATTGTAACCGTAAGTAGGCATTTTAGGCCCGGGCATTGAATTGTGCATCACTCCGTGCGTAAGAGCATTAGGGTTCTCTTTAATATACTCAGTCGCGAGCATGATTGAACGGGCAAGAGCATCGCTTACGTCGTCATGTTTCCCGGCCACTTTAGGGGCTTCTACGATAGTAATATTTTTACCCCCAGAAGTCGCCTGAAGCTCCAAGAGTTCGGTTATCATCGGAGAATGACGAGCATGTTCCCCGAGTCCATCTCCATCGGGGAGAGGATAATCATAGAGAGCAATCTTATTCGTCAGCATATTCATTTTGAAATTCATATACATCTGTGACGAATCTGATTGGAAGAAGTTGCGCATCGTGAATTGAGGCAGATTCCTTTTGTGGAGTATTTGTTCAAAAATAGGTCCTGCCCATTGATCGAATACGCCTTGAATTATGTAAAAGCGCCGAGATAATGCAAAGAACCAATCGGCTACTTCATCAATATCAATACGCGACTTGTCCTGCAACAACATCGCGTAAGGAACCATTGGAACTTCGAGATGCGGATTTGAGTCCGCCCATTTCTTCTTTGGATACCAGACTTCGTGATATGCAAGCTCAATCTTTCCTTGATTGATACGAGTAAGAGCTATAGCCGTGCCGTCGCCCGAAAGACCGAAGTCGACTCCAGCCCAGTGAGCCTCTCGAGGAAGGCCGCGGACTTGAGGCTTGAGGCTTGGAACGATGCACTGAGCCAAGTCTCGGTAATCCTCAATCCAACCTCGGACACGATCTGAGAACTTGGCACCGTGCTCCGTCATGAAGCCACGGGGATCTTTAGCGTACTCAGTCTCGTAATAGCTCTCGGGAAGGTCAGGGCGAATCTCCCAGGTCGGTGCCTGGATCATTAGCATGTTCTTGGATGCTTTACTATCACTCATCGCCGTCTGGAATTGGCGATATAGGAACCCTTCCTTAGCATCAGGAGATGAGATTTGGATTATGCGTCCTTCGGTATCACCAATAGCTTCACGGGTCTTCTTGTTTTTCCTTGCGAATTGAGCAATTGAAGGGAAGATGGCTTTATAGACGCGCTCGGCTGAGCTCTTACCATCATCGACAAAGAATGCGATCTCATCGAGAATAGCGCATATAATACCACGACCACGGAGACCCTTAGCAATGGAACTCTTGAAGGTCGCTGATAAAGTCGACTTCTTCCCGTTTTCCCCAAACTTCTTCTTATCATTCTCTGTGCGAAACCGCATGAACGTCTGCGTCATGTTCGCGAGAGAGTTTTTGAAATAATCCACGGCCTCGATATGACCCTGCATATCACTGAAGACGATTCCGGCCTGTTCTTTATCGTTCGCGACACAAAGAACACGAATTTCAGAGCCAGAAGGCATTCCGTAGAAAGCCTGAGGATGACCGCGCTTAAGGAGCTTGTATAGCTCGTATGCGGCGAAGATAGCTGAGAGAGCACTCTTTCCGGAACGTCGGCCTAAGATCAGAATGAGCTCTCGACGCTCTTTCCCATCTTGAACTCGGACATTGCATCGTCCATTGTCGTAGAGGTATCTGAGATATTCAACTTCAGTAAATTGGTAGTGAGTTCCAGTCGAGAACCTATCTATGAATTCGATGCATTTATTAGTATCATCGAGAGGCATATTGTAGTACATCTTAATGATGAACTTCTGTGCCGGGAACAAACCCTGAGGAAAGAGTTTGAATCTCTCAATGAAGTCAATAATGGAGAGGAATTCTGTGTCCCCCTCATCACGCATATCGATGCCGCGCTTCTGCGCCTTCTTTTCTTCTAAGAAAGAAGAGACTTCAGAAGTGAGAGAGCTCTGAAACTTGGGTTCTCGTGAAGGCATGGACTAACCGATATTTTCCGAAGCTTGCTTCTCCCATTCAAGCATGTCGGCTTCAATCTGCTTAAACACTAGGTCAATTACGTTCTCGTCAACCTCCGCTTTCGTCATAGACTCGAAAACGAATCCTAGCCATGCACGAATAATCTTTTTAAATTCAGGGCTCCGAAGGTCGAGTCGCTCCTGGCGCATATTTTCTTGACGCTTAAGAAGCACGTCCGAAAGTTGACGAAGCGATGCAATTCGCGACACCGTGTAGTTGGCAGTGTTTTTCCCATCGCGAGTCGCCTTTCGCCTCTCGTATTTGAGGTGAGCAAGTTCCTCGGAGACCTCGATTAGAACGAGATCTATAACCTCAGCAGTATTGGCTTTGCGGTAAGCCGCTTGAACCAATTCCTGCTTTTTAACATATTCCTCACGCTCGCGGATCTCGAGCTCAAGTTCCTTCGGATCAATAATATCAGCGGTCGGGACTTGGCCGCCTTGGCCGACAATATAACCATCGGCACCAATCTCTGATGTATCGACTTTCTTACCACCAGGAAAGGTTAAAAGCTTGCCATTATTCTTATCTTTATCTTTGCCCCCGGTTGTATCATCCATACAATCACTTTACTCACTCGTCCAGTGAAGGCCCTGAAATTGTGACCTCCAACGGTCTGGACTTAGACCCATTGATATCTATCGCGAGCTCATTGCCGAGCTCATATTTTTCGATGGGATTCTCAACTGGTGTTACCTGGACAACAGGGAGTTGACGACGAGCAGCAACGGCTGCTTGACGGATGTTGGTCGGAACCTGTCGAATGAGTGTTTTAGCGTATTTAGAACACCATCCAGGAGCCGTCTGGAGCTGGCACCCTGTGCATCCAGAGGATGCTAGAACGTGTGGAGCTCCGCGCTTGCGGAACATTTTGGAACCTTGATCGCAAGTTTTGCCGTAGTCTTTATAGGCAGTCGGATCAATGAAGAATGTTCCCTGGACTCCTTCGTCGAGAGCAGCACGACGACCCACTTCCACCACTTGAGCCAAATCGCCGCGCTCGTATCGGAGGAGGATGGCTGCTTGAAGAGGTTTCCCTGACAGACCTGTGTTCATCAAGTGTGAAATGTTCCGGCGTACCTCTTCCGGATTCATTTGAGCTTGATGAAGCTCAGTTCCGTGCTCGCCGCGATAGCCAGTCATGTTAATGCCGCTATATTCGCGAGCTTCTTCTTGTTGAGCTATTCGAGGCTGATATAGATTAATATGGGCGATATAGGTTGGCCATGCCTTGACAGTGGCCATCTTGGAATGAGCAGCTTTGGCTTGTTCGGAACTCAAGCGACCTTGAATCACCGCGCGCTGCAGAGCCATCGTAAAAGCCTGATTCCCGAGCTCGGGCTTAGATGAAACCACCTGAGTTACATGGCAGATTTGAGAGCAAGCTCCATCAGCAGCACCCTTGCAGTTAGGGCAGCTAGCTGCTCGACGGAGCACAAAATCGAGATATAGGGATTTGCCTTCGTAAGAAGCTTCTCGCGAACGGATAAATTCAAGGGTCGGTTTGCAACCGCCAAGAGCATCCATGTCGAGATAGCTGTGACCAAGAATTCCAAATTCCTTGGAGAGAGCAATTAATGAAGGATCTCCGGATGCCGCCAAGATAGCTGTGTCGTTGGCCCCATGCATCATCTTCTTGGCGTACTTAAGGTACGCCGCGGAAGGCATCTGATCGGCAGTGGGTGCAGTAAATCGGCGCTGCCAAAACTGATCGATGTCTTTTTGAGTGACAGGCTGTGAAGCCACTTTATGTTGGGTTTGTATGGTTCGGACCCCATCCGGCTTGGATGCCAGAGGACGCTTCAAGAAAGAAGAGCGAAGAATCTCCTTAATCTCGGCCGGGTTCCCGATCGGGACCGAAGAAACGTGACGTTTTTCAGAAGCGAGCTGGACAGCATAATGCGCGAAAGTCTTAGCATCGTACGGGACTTCAGCGACGACTTTTTTGCCGCCAAAGGTCATGCACATACCAGTCTTTTTGCATTGGCATCCGTTTGAATTGTCGCACCCGCCAATGACATACATCGCATTTTTGCCAGCCGTGCGAGCAAATTTGCGCTCCTTCGGATCATGGCAAATACGTGGGAAGTGCTTGGCATCAACGTAGACGTTGCCTAGGACTCCGCGCTCGTAGAGCACTTCTCGGATCTCTTTCGAAGCCCGGCGAATATCGCCTGGAGCAAATTCAAGCTGAATGCGCTCGGTGATCTGAGGAATGCCCATACCCATCATCACCATTTTGGCGACACGGTTTCGAATGGGAGCCGTCATATTTACGGCCGAGGTCTGTCCGCTGTTTTCGAGCGGATTTCGATTAACGATCGTATGGGGCTTCAGAGGGATGACGTGCGGAACATCATCTTCCTCAATGAGCGCTTTCTGGAACTCGGGTATGATATCCAAGTTCTGCTTGGGAAGCGCTTCAGCCGCACGATAGTCCTTCTCATCAACAGCGAGCCAACTCAAGTCGGACACGCCTTGATTATGCATGAGCTTGGTGATATCACCAAGCCCTGCCTGTTGAAGATCCGGCAGTTTCTTAGCCATTGCGTCCCTCGAGCTTCTCCATATCTACAATTGCTCGCGTAAGATTGGCTGCGCAACGGCGCATAGTAGACGACAACTTCTCATCAAGGATATTGTCGCATTCGATCTGAATGAATCGTTCTCGGAGCGATGCAAGGGACGTTTTGCTTGCAGCGGAGGCCTTCCGAGCAACCGGAAACTCATCGAGGACGTCTTTCACATAAATCTCGTGGCTGATCTTCAGACACCGAATGATGTCAGAAGAGAAATATTGAGGACGACCCTGCTTCTGAAGATAGGCCAGGACATGGCGCTTCGTCAGATCTTTGCGACCGTACTCTTTCAGGAAGTCGGTAGTCATAGATTTAACGAGCTCGTGGTCGGTGGCTTGGCGATTCATCATAGTCCTCGTAGTGGCGAGAGTTCGAGAATCTCCCATAGGGAGCATCGTGCCGCCATCCTGTTGATCACTCTTATCAAAATCTACGTTCTCGGCAAAATCGGTGGCAGGGAAACCCTGTTCACCCGATACGTCTTCCACTTCATAACCGGACCAATAGTTGCCTAAGGCATTGGCCCAGTTATCCATCGACTCTTCGTTTTTGTTGACATTCGGGAGCGCTGAATCCGATACCTTCTCCTGGCTAACATAAGCACCGGAGTCCTCTTTAGGGAACTCCATACCCGACCAGGAAACTTTATTCTGCTGACCAGTCGTCATATGGTCATAGTAGTCAGATCGAGCGGAAGGATTATCTGAATCACTCGGAAGCTCCGCATGATGCTCAATAGGAAAGGCACCAGGATCTCGACCGTCCGCTCCTCCACCTGCGGGCAAAGTAGTTGAATCTTCTCCTGCGGATGTTTCAATGACAGCATCGTAGATTTCGGTCTTCGGATGCTGATGAGTGACTGTCCTATCGTCCTCACCTGGTACATCAGCTACAGCAAAGAATATCGTCCCGTTGATCACAGCACCAAGACGAGCATCAGCATCATCTGGGTAACTAAGGAGCCGATCAGGCTCGAAAGGGTCGGCTATTTGAGGTTCCTTGGTTGCATCGTCCGGAAGTGTTTTGCCTTCCGGCTCCTTCCTCTCAGAATTCTCCCCATGCTCCCCGTTTTGATCACGTTGGGAGTCATAAGTGCCGATACCAAAGGTGTCTACAGCCTTATCGATCGTGCTCTCTGTGGGGAGAGTGGAAGGCATCAGAAATTAGCCTCCCACAAGTCTGAAACATACGGTTTGGCTTTCTTCGGATAAAGGCCAGGAGGCGGATCAGGAGCGGCATGCTGCCTCATCCATTCAATATCATCCTCTTGGAGACCGAGAGCGTAGTAATCTAAATTCTTGCTATTGTCAGCACCTGGAAGCCAAGAATACGTCTGCGGGAGAGCAGCCACTTTGCTCGACATATGGAATGGAGAGTTGTCTCCATCTGTGACATTATCATATCCAGTAGTGCCGTCTGCACACCAATCTTCGTAAATCGGCTGAGTAATATTTACTCCACCGGCTAGATCTTTACCTGCAGGGTCGTCCGATGCCCATTCCTCGCCGTCATTGTAGTTCCCAGCTTCATTACCTTCAGCAGGTCCAATGTGGTCAATACGAGGCCCTGGAAGGGTGTCAGTTGGGATCGACGAATCGGCTGTACGAGAGGAAGCTGTTCGCTCTTTCAGACGCATTTCATGGCGTCGAAGAATACGATTGATCGAAGATGCGTAGCTCCCTTGAGGAGAAAGCGTGGTCTTCATCACTTGCTCAGGAATTGATATTCCTTCGCCTTGAGGACCAGTACCACCTGGAAGCTTGGAGCCCGTTTTTTCAGGGTCTTCTTGGGCTCCCTTCTGATGCTTCTTGATACGTTTCTCACGCTGAGCCGTTTCAGCATAGCTACCAGCGGTCTGGACTTGCTGCTCGTTCTCCTCAGACTCCTGTTCAGCATCCCAGTCAGATTCCGACTTAGGACTATTGAATTGAGGATTGAGCTCTTCCGGATTCGGATTCTCGATAGGATCGTCGAATGACTCGTCTTCTTCGCTATGAAATTCTGACTCGACAAAATTCTCTGGATTCTCTTTGACTTTTTCGGCATCTTGGACGATGCCAGTGACATCACCTTCTTGCTTCTGTCCGGACTGCCAATGGTCGCCATTGATCTCATCAAAGAGAGTATCGGTAAATGCTGAAAGTACCTCAGTGGCTTGCGACATCGTAGTGCGCATATCTTTAATAGACTGAATATATCCTCGACCTCCCAAAAGACCGTCCGGGCTGAATTGAGAGGATGGCATCTTAGAGAAAAGTCTGGTTGCCGCCAAGGCATAGCTATGGGCACGCTGAGAAGCCCAAAGAATCTTTGCTAAATTACGAAGCGCTGCTGGAGAAAAATCGAACCCTTGAACACGAATATCACGTCGTATAGGACCAGTGTCCTTGACGAACTCGATCTTTCCAGCAGTTCGAACTTTGCCAGAAGTACCGGATGCCACCCTATGGGCAATCTTCTCAAGGTCTAGGTCTGACATGATTAGCCTTTGATCGGTCCAGTCTCGTCATCTACAAGGCGCTCGATGAAAAACCCGCCGTCGTCTTTCCCGAGCTTCCAGAAGTCCTGTTGGGAAAGGCGAACCAAGGTATCCTCGGCCACTATTTGGAACCCAGCAAGTTGGTGCAGGCTCCCAACCCGAATTTTACCCTGTTGCATACTGGCGACTCGCTTGACGGGCTCAGGGCTCCCGAAGAAGTCGTCAATCGCACTGGATGAAAATCTCAGGTTTTCAATCTTAGGTCCGGACATGTGTCACCCTTGAACACAATGCCAATGAACAGCCTATACAGGGGGTTAGGCCGTAACGACCAGGGTGACCATCACGCTGATGGGATTATTGGAGGCACTGTAGGACGAGACCAGAAGGGTCTCATTATATGTGCCAGGAGATTGAGGAATGTTCAGCTGCACTAAAGAGCAGGTGATGATGGAAGAGACATTTTGAGCTAGAGGACCGCCCGACTGAGGCGAGAATGTCAGCCAAGGGCTGACATTCTGTACTTTGGCTACCGTAAAGGTGAGTTGAGAGCCTGCAGGGCCGTTATTGGACACAGTCAGCTGCTGGGAGCCATTTCCTACTTGTGCAGAAAGTGACCATGTCAAATTAATTTGGATAGGGGATACTAGAATATTAGATCGAGGCAAAACGGTCACGTTGACCGTTGCAGGGATAATCGTTGGTGGAGTCCGATTATCTTGAATGTTTACATGTCCGACGTATGGCGAGTTCGCGGCTAACATAGTAGCGGGGTTAATAGAAATATTGAATCGAGCTTGCTGATTCTTGTCTATTCCCGGAATTGTCGCTGGAGAAGCCGATAGCCAAGGGACATCTGGAGTGGCGGTCGCCGTCATAAATGAGCCGAAAGCTCCAATATTTTGAATAATGACAGACCCTACAGTAGAAGAAGAATCTCCTTCAGTCACCGTAAGAGAGAAAATAGCCGGATTAGGGCTAACCAAAGCGAGGAGAGGAGCCAACTGCTGTTGGAATTGCTGCAGACTGTTGTACATTGCTGCAATAATGTCGCCCGGAATAGGGATTATTGCATCAGTAATATTCCCGAAGGGTGTCACAATGTTCGTAACTTGGTACAGCTGATTGGCCCCTTGAATATTGGTAGAGGTGACCGTCCAAAACCAAGTTCCTCCTGTAGAGACTTGGCTGAACGTAAAGCCACCTGAAGCTACTTGAGGGGCGTTCATCACTGGGATCAGGAAAAAAGAAGCTAAACCCTGTAAGTTCTGGTCGCTCCCTTGTAAAGGATCATATGCCCGAATATCAGATCGAAATGCTGTGGCGGTGCCGGGTTTGTATGGAGCACCGAGTCAATAGGGGATTAGCAAAGCATTGCTCGAATTGTGGGCATCCGAAAGATGACCAAGATGAAGAGATGTTTCCTGAAGATATTTCGGAAGCCAATGCTCTCACAGGTGAGGATAAACGAAAGGCTTTGGCAGGCGAAGACTGGAAATGCAAGTTCTGTAGTTCGCTCCAAAGTGCACTCAATAAATGCTGCACCGAGTGTGGAGCAGATATGGAGACCGGTGCTCGAGTCTGGCTGACCAAGGAGTTATCCATAACACAAGATGTGGAGACCGGAAAAAAGTCGGCGGTCAAAGCTCGAAAAACCAAAGTCAATAAAAATGTTTCGACTCGAGCCCAAAAAGAAGATATCCTTTTTGGTGTTGATGGGGATGGTTCAACGGCCGAACAAGGGATTCCTGAAACTAAAATCCGTTTCAAAAGTCAGATTCCATGGCATAAGATTCTGATCGGTGCCGCCGCAGTATCACTAATCAGTTTATTGGTGTGGGTACTCTTCCGAACGAAGACCGTCGATGCCCATGTGACTCAGACTCATTGGGAACACAAGGTATTGATCGACAGATATCAAGTTTATAATCGTGAAGGATGGAGCCCCGAGCCTGGAGCCTTCAATATTGTCGACGAAGGAAGGCGGATCCATCACTACGATCATGTGAAAACCGGGTCCCATACAGAGAGATATACAGAGAAGGTAGCTTGCGGGCAAAACTGCACCACTCCAAGTTGTTATACCACCTCGAGAACTTGCACTTCGAACAAAAATGGGACAGCAAATTGCTCCGGAGGAGATAGAGTTTGCCCGCCGCCATCATGCACTACTAAGTATTGCGACGAGCCTCGCACTAGAACAGTGGATGATTATGAAGATCAGCCTAGATACCAGGATTGGTATGCATGGAGCGTATGGGATTGGGGTTACAACAGAACGGTCCGCCATTCAGGAGAGACTTTTGAAACTGATTGGCCTTCTGAAAAGGAAATTACTGTTCCTCTAGCGGTCGGGGAGAAAGAAAGATCGCATCAAGAGGAAGAGTATACGATCGTATTTACAGAGCCGGAAGGTGCTACGCACGAGATCAATCCGAAAACTGAGAGTGAATTTCGCCAGTACCCAATAGGGCGAGTAGTAAAACTCAAAGTCGGAATTGTCCACGGCGTGGAGGTATTACCGTGAATAATCGCTAACTATAGCTTAGCCTTATCACGCTCAGCTTGGATTTCTGCGGCGCGCTCCGGTGGAACCAGAACCGTAATGGTGACTCCGTGAGAGGTGGTGGTCATAGGGACGCATTTACAGACCATCATCATTGAGACACCCAACGGCTTAGTCGGATGCTGAATGTGCTCATATTCCGCCCCACAGCCTAAGCAGTGTGTAGGCGGAGCGTTCATTTTAATTTGATAGGGGATGTCGTCGGTCATGTGCTCATAGTTTCCCATAGAAGAAGTACATTGATTGCGTCGAGGAGGCCTTCGGGATCAAGCTCTTCAATTAGAGGAGCATCTACCAATCCTTTAGTAGAGATCTCTAGGTCCGGATGATGACGGTACCGGCGTCTCTCGCGGACAGGAGTAGGCTTGAAGAATGCGATTTGGCCAAAAGGCCAATATACATACTTGTCGCCCTTAAGCCAACAAGCTCCCGTTGAGTTGTATGAAAACACAAACGGAGCCTGAGTCCCAGTAACGACTTTATACTGGAGCTGGTCATAGACCCTATCCAAAAATGGGTCTTTGTTGGTTGCCGCTGCGTGTTTTTGCTTGATCTCACGAATGACCTGCGTAAGATACTCCTTGCGCGGGTCGATTTCATAGGTTGCCATATCGTCCTCTGTTGAACAGAGGAAGATTTATGGGGCGCGCGGCATCTCGTTCATTCTACATTCACTCAATAGGGAGAATCTGAGCATCTCCTCGGTCCCGGAACTGCGGGAGCGAGACTTCGTGCAGGATATTGAAATGCTTGTCAGATATTGCAAAGAATACGGTATAATATTTACCGAATTTCGAGTTGTCGATTGAATCCAACATTTCTTTTTCGGCAGCTTCGATATCAAGCATGCTCTTGTGCTGCTTTTTGAGCATCTGAACGTGGACTTGCTTTTCGCGCGCTTCCTCAGCGATCAGGTCCTTGATCTTCTGGAGAGCCCGGAAGAAACGATGACGAACCCGGCCTTGGGTTAAATTCATTTGTTTGGCGATTTCGGATTGACATGTAGTTTCATACATGCGCCAGAGAATCTCTCGATCCTGGTCTGAAAACTTCGGACCAAGCTCGAGCTCGAATTGCTCTTGATCGAGCTCGGGAATGGTGCGCAAGAATTGAATGCGCTTGATCCCACGATGCAAACGATAAGAAACCGCTGCCTGAGTTATGTGGAACAGCTTGGCTATCTGCTCCTGTTTCATCTTGTCGTGATGATAGAGCTTAATCAGGTCGGCTTCTCTGGGCGGAATCCGATGCAGGTATGGCTCTAAGGCTGAGAAATCAAGGTGATGACTTTCCGCCTGTAGCTCTTCCTCGGGATCCGGAGCGAGTTTCTGTTCGATGAGGTCATCGAGATCTTGCTCTGTGTCGGAATCGTAACCGAGTCGGTCTTTGTTGCTAAAACGCGAAGAAAGATTATTCGGATCCTGGATCAGAATATGAGACATATTTGGACTCCACCATGCGCAAAATGCGCGTGCCTGTCGATATGCGTCTAGGTATGGGTCTAGCGGCGCTTTGCCGAAGGGACAGGTATACGTATTGGTATGCGTTTAACGGTGGAGTCTGGGTGGGAGCCCAGGGCCGTAAAAACACTCTACCGACGAAATTTGCTAAATGTTCAGAAGCCAATCATCTACCGGGATAGAGAGGGCTTCAGTTGAAGGCTTCTCACCCAGGCGAAACGATTTCAAATCGAGCTTCATCATATGGAGATCCTCTCGACAGATATCACCTGCGAGAGTGTGGTTAGGAATAGCTGGTCGAATAGATTTAGATAAATCGAGATTATCGTAGAAGCCGACAAGCTGATAGTTCAGAGCGATTCGTTCCTTCATTTCGAGCGTCTTGGATTTCTCAGAGTCAGAGAACCCGGGGAATCCAGAGGAATACAAAGAATCAATATCTGGATGATGACATAGAGTAGCAGCTACGTTCTTTCGCAGCCTTTCCACGCCTATGATGCAGTCGGAAGCATCACCGCAAAGGCTCTTGAACATGCGAACATGTCCAACGGGAATCCTTGGGTGCTTGCCCTTGTTGAACTTAGTCCAATGTGCTTCAGCTGCTTCCGCATCGAAGAACCGGGTATCTTTGCTCCCAGGTCGGTATATAACAACCCTCGGATTGGTCAGAAGCTGGAAGAAATCTTTATCATCCGAAATGATAATGTTAACTGCGTCCTGATGTTGATTCACAAAGGATGCGATTAGATCGTCGGCTTCTTCATCCGGGTCGTGATAAACATCACACCCGAGGATTTGGAAGATTCGAGCCAGAACGTCGACTTCGCAAGTCGCATCATAACCATCTCGCATCAACAAAGGGAATCGTACTCCCGTTCCCGATGGATCCGTGAGTTTCAGACCCTTCTTCGAGGCATCGCGATCCTCTTTATAGTGAGAATCCAACTGAAGACGCCTTTTAGGGACCCCGTCGAAAAAGATCGAGATGCGAGTGGGATTGGTGATGTCATAAAGCCATGAGGCCAAGAAAGAAAGTGACCCATAAATCACTCCGGTCGGGTAGCCTTTAGGGCCTGACAAGAGCGGGCGACCTTCCTTGAGGCGCATGTCGATATAGACAGCTTGAGCTCGATGGACAAGGTTATTGCCATCAACAAGAACATGTCTTTGGACTTCAGCCCCGCCAACTCGCTTCATTCGATTTTCTGGAGATACGAAGAAGGAAAGTCCATGAACACTTTCTTGGACCTCAAATTAATATAAACTTGGACGTTCTCACTACCTTCATATACAGCCGAAATCTTGCCAGTCAGATTCTTGTAATGGCCTTTAACGATCTTGACCTCTTGCTCGGTATGAAACTCACCAATTTTGAGGTCTTTCATACCTTTTCGCATGATGTTCAAGTCGCAATCATCGAGGAGTGAGTAAACGATCTTCCGAACTCCATTCACCACCTGATTTTTGCAGAGAACCATGCTAAAATAAGTGGTTTCTTGAAGCTTGCTATAGTTTACACTCTCGACATAACGAGCGAATACGTATCCGTCTGAAAACCAAGTAGTCAAAGATTCGTCTCGAACCTTCTGACTAATAGCGGGTATGAAGACTTCTATATCTTGCCGATTCAAGATCTGGCGCACTGATTTAATTATGGCCTGAATATTCTTCTCGCGCTCACCTGTAGGTGTTAGCTGAAGAATAACCCATTTAGTAGAGACAAGCGAAGCGGGAGGAGGTACGGAAAGCTTCTTGGGTTTGACTTTCGACTTACCGCTTTGGCCCTTTGAATCTTTCGGCAAAACCACGCTGGAACTCCCTCTCGGACATTGGAATCCGGGTCTTATCCCACTCTACGTTCGGACCTGCAATCGTCGTAAGTGGTGCAGATACTCCGCGCGAGCTTTCGATTTTGGAATCCAGAGAGGTGAGGTTTTCAGTTTTAGAAAAGATGATTCCATCTACTTCAACTTCAGCCGGGGGCTTAGGAACATCTTTCTTTGGCGGAGGAGTGGACGGAGAGGCGCTTGGAACAGGAGGAGCTACCTGAGTAGCTGCTGGAGTAGCTTTAACTGGAATAGGGTCAGAGGCGGGAGCAGAAACCGCAGGGGATGGTGCAGCAGGAGCTACGTAAGTATACGTGACTGGTTGTACTGGAGTAGATTGAATAACCTGAAGCCCGGCCATCAAAGCAGCTTCAATATCTGCCACGTTAGGCCTATCGATTGAACCCAGTTGTCGAGCTAAGTCAGCCCAGGCAGCTCCCCGATTCTTAAAGAATTCCGTAGGTACTTGGTAAGTTGGCTTAGCCCCCACATTCTTGCGCATCTCACTGGCTATAGCAGCCACGATATTATCTCGGACCCAAACAGGCCCCTCTGTGGCAAACAGGCCGTCTAAAATGGAAAGAGCTTGAGGAGGATTGCCGTCTAAAATGGAGAGCGCGTGAACTAAATGCTCGCTGGCAGCGAACCTGAAATATGATTGGATCGACTCTTTCTCAAGACGTCCGGTTCCTGTAGTAAGGAGCTCGAGAGTAGTGAGGCATGTTCTTGGGCAATTATTCTCACCCTGAATCAGTGCCTTGAGCGCAGCTTCCGTATAAGAGATTTTCTCTTCCTTACATACTGTTTCCAGTAGTCCAAGCATTTGGTCGATAGTGGGAGGAACCACTGGGTATTCAGTAACGCGAGATCTAAGCGCTAATCCGAGCTTATGGGGCTCAGTAGTGCACATGATCACTATGAGTCGACGATCCTCTACACTCTTAAGTAGAGCATCTTGCGCTTGTTTAGTAAGCCGATGCGCCTCATCAAGGATAAAGACGAATGGTTTACTATTGAGCGAGCCATAATCAAGCTCACTCACTATATTACGCATTCTGTCAACAGTGCCTTGAGTAGCAGCGTCGAATTCATCGAAATTCTCGGCTGACTCAGTGATGACGGACTGACACGAAATACATTCGTTACATGGCTCACCGTCTTGAATAGAATCGCATACAATAGCGCGAGCAGCAATTCTTGCAAGAGAAGTTTTACCGCACCCTTTAGGGCCGCCAAACATCATGGACCGCGATCCAAGCTTGTGTTCGCGGCTAAGTGATAACAGAAGCTTTACAACCGCATCGTTTCCGATGACGTCGATGAACTTACGAGGTCTATATTTGAGATCAAGCTCCAACATTAGGACAGATTACATTAGTTCGGTCTATTGAAAGCGCCTGTAGTTGTGTGCCAGTAACCTTCAGCTTCGAGACGATCCTTTTCACACAGAATGTTCCATGCATCAAGGAGCTCGGCGTTGACTTGATCTTTTTCCGTCGACCCGACGGGAAGATTATGCAGTTTATCCACGAGAGATTTATATCTCTCAAGAGGGGAGCTCACTATTTGCCTTCGAGACTATCACCGAGTTTAACTAATCCGTCATTCCATTTACCATGACGCTCGGCCACCTCAGGAAACTCTTGGACCTGAGGAGGACGAAGACTATATTTCATATCACCCGTCTGATCATCTTCGATCCCAACGCATCGAGAAAGGAGGTGATCTACGAGCGCCGTTCGTTGAGTAGGCTCGAGCTCATTCCAAACATCGAGAGCCACTGTGACCACAAAGTCAGCGCCATCGTCGCCAGCTTTCTGGGCGAGATGCTTCTCTGTCGGATTGGCTTTGCGAACCTGACCTGCTACCGGATTACCGGCAGCCTTAGAAGCGCGATTCCGGCAAAGGTACAGGAATTTGGCTTGTATGAGGTGAGGATGATGCTTAGGAATGAGTTTCTTTGCGATCTCAAGCACAGCTTCGGAATCATCGATCAAGAGAGGGACAGGAGGCTCTTTCTTCTTCTTGTCGGTAGTAACGGGTTCTGAAACCGAACGCAAATGCGTTGTAGTCATTTGGTCATCTCCTGAGCAATCATTTGTTTGAAGTACCTCGAAAATTTATCGTCCCCCACACTCTTCCAATAGTCTCCAGGATCTTTATCCTTTTCCTTGATGCGCGGGTACTTTACGTTCACAATATCGAAGAGGTCGCTGTGTTGATCGATTATGGATCGGGTACCCTTTCGACCGGCTTCGTCGAGATCGAGGCACACCCAAAGGCGCTTCACGAAACGTTTCAAGAATCTAAGTTGGAGTTTGCTAAGCCCACTAGTGGTAAGGCCAAGAACGTTTGGGACAACCAAGCGTTCAATCAACTGATGGTCTCCAGGGCCTTCCACGATCCAAGCCTCTCGAGTAGCCCATATAGCTTCAATATTGGCACTGGACCCAAAGAAATAACCTTCGGGTCTGTAGCGCAATGAGAATGTGTCATATTCTTTATGCTTAAGATGCCGAACTTGCCAACCAACATGATGGCCAGAATATGAAGTTAGAGGAAAAACGATAGAGTCGCTAATGCGTCGACCTATTATTTGAATCCGAGGTCCTCCATCGATGAGCTCTTCCCAGGTAGAAGACCAATTCTTATAGTGACAGGAATCACACCATTTGTGTTTATATTCTCGGTCGAGGCAGATTTCAGAATGATTGGGGTCTTTAGAGCTATCGACGTCGAAATCTCCGCCTACGTACCCAATAGAATGTCGAGCCCATTGTTCCTTAGAGATTCCTCGACCTAGCAAATAGGCTTGAGCCTCCTCATTTTGGAGGAGACTTTGGTGGGCCCATTCAAGGAATCTATCGACGAACACTAGTCCCCGTTGGTCGGAGGGCAGAACGCGAGACCGTTCTTCACATTATGTAGCAACAAGCTCGAGCGTCCTCCAACAAACTGAGTGTACATGCCAACAAAGTCGGGACGACTGAACATTACGGGGAAAGGAACTTTGCTGGGCTGGATGCGACACACCTTCTTAAACACACCATCAACCAGGTCTTTGCCTGCTAATTTTTGGAAGTCCGTCTTACCCGCAGGGATGAGACAAATATGAGGTTGAGAAGCCACTCCAGTATTAGTTTGAATATAATCAAACGCCTGGTGGATAGGCTTCTTGCCAGTGAAGATATTTGGCCAGGCTTCATCTAGAGATAGATCGTAACAAGTCTGGATCATTGACTCAATGATCTCATCGAGCCTATCAGAGTCATATTTGAAGACTCCGGATCGGAGTTTACCGTCACGCGTGAGCTTGCGTGAAATCAAAAATTTGCCTTGACTCGAACTCACGACTGCTGGCAGAAAGCTGGGCCGGGCAGGAGTTTCCATCCATAGCGGCACAGCCTCTACGCCGTGACGAGTCCTGTGGAGGTCATGATCCAGGAGTTTGAGGAGGAGCATTCGATACTTTACTTGACTGATCCCAAATATCCGATGGGATTTCTGCAGCGGGAAGAGCCTCGATTCGCGGCTCTGGCTTGAATAGTTTGGCTTTCAACCAAAAAACGAATCGCTCCCAAGCTGTGAGAGGCACTTCATGCACTCGTTGCCCGATCACCCATTGAAGAGTGGCCATGTCGCGATAATTATTGAATACGTATTCATCGTCCGACAGTTTCTCCAAGAATTCTTCTCGAGCTTGCTCGATGGAAACTAATGGATTGAACATCTTGCATGACTTGGCGATATCATCATGATCACACATATTCCCAGGCCAAGTGGCTGGATTGTCGGACCCATACATGCACAAATGAACGCCCACGTCGTCTTGTAAGACGACCAGAGTCACTTGCTTGCGCGGAGCCACTTCATATTCAACATCTATAGTCTCAGAACGTCCGTTGGGCTTATGAAGATGATTGAAAGTGCAGTTAGTATGTCTCCGTTGCTGAGTGGCTTCGACATACTTGTGGGCATACCTGTTCCGTAATTTGGTCAGTCTGCGCTCAATTTCGTCTTTAGTTTTCACGGGTCACTTTGCCGAAGTTCGATACGGGCCAGCTGGGATCGCTGTAGTCTCTTCAGTCAGCACATAAACATCGGCCTCAGTTAATAATACTTTCCCTTCATGAGTCTGAGACCGGAAATTAACCGTACCTATTGATTTGGCATCAACACCGATCTTCTCTTCAACATGTTTCTTGAGGATAGATTCTACTTCTGACCGTGAAAATACCATTTGCACTGGACTCTCCTAATTCAAATGTCTGAGAGATCCATCGCAGTAACAGTCGCAGTCTCAGTAGGTTCCGAGACCTTAATCCGTCGCAGACGAAGACTCTTATCTTTATGGCCTTCATACGCTACGTGAGCGTGATTTAAGAATTCAGGGTTATGGGTGACCATAAGTATATTGATGCCGGTTTCCTCAGCTAATTGACGCATGAAGGCGGCGGCGTTGGGAACATATGCGTTGGCTAGAGCCACCATGGATTCGTCGAGTAACAGGAGGTTTGCCATCTGCATTCTTGCCATGACTGCAATGCGCAGCACGAGAGAAATAACAACAGCGGCGCCTCCTCCGTAAGAATGGATAGGATCTCCTTCAACGCCGTCCTCCTCGAGCACGAATCGCATGGCTAAGCGATTATGCTTTGGTTCTTGTTTGATCTTGAAGGTCAATTTCTGATCATGGATAATATGCTGAAGCCCGGTCGTGGCGAGCTCAGCCATGGAATCGACATTTTTCTTCATTGAGTCTTCGAGCCAACTCTTGAAGATCTCAGAACATTTCTGATTTAGTTCTGCATTGTAACGAGCTTTTTGTTCATCAGCCTCGGCCGATCGCAATTGCGACTCGAGAACATTCTTATATGCACGCAGGCTTTGGAGCTGGCCCTTGAACTGCGTGAGCTTATCTTGAGCACTCAGATTCATTGTCGTTCTTTCATGCTCTGGACGAAGTGACGCGCTAGTACAGCACCATCTTTAGATTCCTCGCAAATTTCGAGGATCGTCGGAGAGTCAGGGTGAGCGAATTTCAGAGAAGCTTGGCCTTCGCCGAGGTACCTGACGATAGAAGACAAGATTTTGACAGGAAAGTCTGCACGAAGCTCTTTGCCTCGACGGAATTGAATGGGAAGCTTTGAAATCTCTTGCTTCCCATTCAATAGTTCCATTGTTCCTATACCATCTGAACCATCGGATCGGGCAACAAGCCCTAATCGCTGGGTTCCTTCAATGACATTGGAGCACCAAGTAAGATTCTTGGCGAACTTATCACGGTCAATAGCTATAATAGTTTCCCATCCTTCTTCGGGAAGGATAGCTAGTGGTGGCCTCGTGGAAGCCACACGACTGAAAGTCACCACTGAGCAAGAAGATGGATCTTGCAAATAGAGCTTGGTTTTGTCCTGACCAATGATGACATCACCATCGCCCAATTTGGCGCAGAAATTTCGCATAGCGGGCAGATCAGCACTCACGATGGAGAGCTCGAGCGACATTCCCGGAAGATTGGCCACTGTAGCATAGAACCGGGCATTTGCGACTGCGCACGACTTTTCAGGGTAAAAATGGACCTGATTAATTCGCATGTCGTCGTCAGTTTTGGTTTCCTTGACGAGCGCAGAACACGAAACTTGTCGGACGAGCTCTTCGAAATCCTTGGCTTTGGTTTGTACTCCGCCTGAAACGGCGAACCGGCCTGGAAGTGGAGCACGTTTAGAAAGCTCCGCTCGTTTCTTGATGGAGGCTTGACGAGACTGTCCGTCTCCTTCAACCTTGACCATCATGCCTTTTTCAGTAATCGACATGCTGGTCGATGAAAGCTCAGAATCCAAAAAAGAAGATCTATCTGCTGCTAAGAAGTATTCATCCGATGAGTAGCCATCAGGAGCATCTGTACTAATAGGCTTGACTTCAGCTCGGGCGCTCCTGCGCTTATCATAAGAATAAATGCTAAGCAATCCGCCCGAAAACTTGAGCACATAATCGCCCGTCACGGGCTTGATTATCTTGGCAGTTCCCAAGGCGCGCTTCAAGTCTTCGGGTTGGAATTGGAATTTCGGCATCAGCCGGTCTCCTTGAGTGCCTTGAGCATGGGAGCAATTTGAGTCTCGCCTTCAGTGAGGTCTGCTGAGAAGTTATCCATCTTGAGTAGGAGGACTTCCTTAGCACGACGAATTTCTTCTTGAAGATTGTTTGGATCAAGACCTGCTTTCTTGGCCTCTTCCATTGCATCTTTGAGTTGCCGCTTGAGAACAGCATGCTCGGTTGAGACCTTGGTCACATTGGCTTGCAAAGTGTCTTTACGGGCGACCAAGTCTTTGTACTTGGCTTCAATGTCCTCAATGTCTTTATCTGCTTCCATGGAACCTCCGGGTTAGGGACTTTACACCCTCTCAATGTCGAAAATCGAACTCTCGATCCGGTTTTCGGCTTTCTTCTTGGCAAGAAAAATTTTGCCTTCGTCGCATTTGCCTCTATAGTCGCAATGATGACATTCTCCAGAAGGCTTCGCTTCAAATTGACGAAGAATTATTTTCTTGGATACTTCGATCGTCTTATCAAGCGACGCTCGAATCGCCTGATTGTCATATTCAATCCACTTCAGTGGGTCTTGAGGAAAGCACCAGAAAATAAACCCGAGCTTAACGGGAGCAACGTGATATTTCAAGTAATGCTGCGTAGCATACCAGATTAGTTGCTCAGCGTCTACGAATTTCTCGCGATGTTTACTCGCTTTTCCATCCAATATGGAGATGTCTTCCTTATTGGAACCATGAATGAAGTCGGCTCTCCCTCCCAGTTTGACTGTGAAATCATGCTTTTCGCTCCTGTGGACAACGGTGAGGTCCACTTCCGCTCGACTCGAGACAGTGAGGAATCCATTCTTTCGAATGATTTCGAGCCCCTCAGGAACATACAGGAAAAGCTCTTGTCGCAGTGAGTGGCTGAAAGCCGGGTCGGACCGAGGATCAAATTTTTCGTGTTGATACACGTTCTCCATCGCTGGATCGATAAGAGATGTTAGTTTTTGGAGAGGGTCGGAAGTTGCCCAGATCCTGTTATTATAGAACCACTCAAACACTTTCCCGATCATGGAGCCCAAGAAGGACCCACGACGATCTGCATCAGGGATTTGTTCTTTCCTGATGTATCGAAATTCATATTTGCGAGGACATACGTCATACGTACGACGACCCGAATAGCTCAAGTATTGATCGTAGGCCATCGCGAACGTTACTCTTGATTCGTACCAGCCGCAGCAGATTCAAGATATTCCAAAGCCAACTTCCGGAGATCTTCAGGCTGATTTTGGAGCTCTTTCTTCCGAGCTGCCATGGAATCGTCGGAAGCAAGTGCTGCATTCTCTCGTAACTGAGAAATGAACTCGTTCAAGGAACGCCTCTCTTTGTCGAGTCGTTTCTTCAGGTCTAAATCAAAAACTTGAGCTGCATCCATGTGAGGGACAACATGTTCTTCAATCGAGATCCCCTGGGAATTGCACTTGATGAGAGAAATTTTAGGTTTGCGCTCTAAATTCTCAAAAGTAAGTGCTCCGCGGGACACCGCACCCAAATTCACGAACTTAACCCCCAAATGATCAACAATCCCTTGGTCTTTATGATAGTGACCAAATACATACGCATCAGGGCATCCGTCGAACACCAGATCTCGATAGTCAAAGATGCGTTCGTGGAAAAATTCCTGAATTTTCTCTTCTGGAGCCATAGCAGCTAGAGCATGAACGAAGGCAACTGTGTATGTCTCGTCTTTCTTACGGACAAGGTCATGGAGTCCATCAACATCCAAATCGGTCGTGTATTCAACACCGACCACTCGCACCTTCATCGACCCGGATTCGAATGTCTGATCGCGAAGAAGGTTAAACACACCGCTCTCGAGCATAACGCCTAAAGGCTGCTGTTGGACGGTATCGGGATCGTTATTGCTCATGTCATGGTTGCCAGGCATAGCGAACACTGGACATGGATATTTGCGATGAATGCGAGCGGCCATTGCCATAGTACGCATGGTAGTCTTATTGGCAGCCTTCACGTGGAAGAAGTCTCCTCCCCGAAGGAATGCATTGGCTTCAAAGCGCCGAGCCATGTTGCCCTGCCATTCCATTTTCCCGAGGATAGCCGCGCGATAGTCATCCTTCCGGAAGCCCGGAGCTAAGTCAGCAAGATGTTCATCGGAGGACGTGATTAGGCGTATTTCGGACATACATAATGTTACAACGTCCGAGTTATGCCAGTGCTACACATGTCTCGGAAGCCGTCGGAATGGCCGGAGACGGTCTCCGAAGTTCTTCGACACACGTTCTGACTTTCTCTTTCAAAGCAGAGTTCCGAACAGTCTCCCTATTATTCGAGACCGAATAGGCAAATGCGTCTGGGTCTCCAAAAATGAAGACCTTCTTCTTGGCTCGCGTGATGGCCGTGTAGACGAGATTCTTATATAACATGATGCCATACTGCATAGTCATCGGCATGAGTACAAAGTCGAATTCTTGGCCTTGAACTTTGTGGGCTGTACAGGCATAGGCGACTCGTAGATTCTGACGAGCCTCTTCAACTTTGTACATAAAAACTTTGTCCGTGTAGGTCGGAACGGCAGCTTCTTGGTCGAACCAATCGAAGATTTTGACTTCGATTTCATCATGTTTGACCGAAATCCTTTGGATTTTCCCGACATCTCCATTGAAGATCATCCGGTCATAATCATTTTTGATGACCATGATTCGATCACCTTCGTAGAAATTCACTTCCCCATGCTTGATAAATGCAGCTTTCTTGGATGCAAATTCAGGGTTCAGAACTTCACGCAGCTTGAGGTTCAAATTGTCCACTCCCAAGTCACCGTCATACTTAGGAGCAATAACTTGGAAGTTGAGATTGTTGGCCTTGAGCCTCGAGGCCATATCACAGAGCTCGCTTAGAACCCGGTCTTGCCCTGGATATTCAAGGAAGACGAATTCGGAATCTTTGTTGAAAGTCGTATCCACCGGATCGCCGCGGAGGATCGAGTGAGCAGTGGAGATAATGTCGGACTTCTTCTCCTGGCGATAGATCCTCGTCAATGCAACATGAGGAACATCGTCACAATTCATTAGATTATTGAGTACATAGCCAGCTCCGACAGACGGGAGCTGGGCCACATCTCCAACAAGAATGACGATGGTGTTAGGAGAGAGCGCCGTGATTAGATGATAGAATGTAGCGCTGTCTACCATAGACATTTCGTCAACAATGACAGCATCAACAATAAATTTGTTCGAGTGATTGAATTCCCACTCGCCATCACGTCCATATCCAAGAGCGCGGTGAATGGTCGAAGCCATCTTCCCAGTCACTTGAGACAGACGTTTGGCAGCAATTCCAGTCGGCGACATGAGCACATAGTGCATGTTCGCTTTTTCGAACAAATGGACGAATGCACTAATCAACAACGTTTTGCCAGTACCTGGATATCCGGACACTACGCACGTGCGGGATTCCTGTAACATAAGGAACGCTTGTTTTTGCTCATCTGAGAGCTGAAGCTTATTCGTAGATTCGAAGTTATCAAGAACCCCTTGAAGGTCCTTGAATGGATAAGGAGGCTGAGCTACTATATTGGCAAATGATTCTGCCGACACGCTCTCATGCTCCCAATTCCTAGAGAGATAGAGCCGGGTGTCATCAGCCACTATCTTTCCGGCTTCAAGAAGTTCTTTCCTGGCCGAATAGAAGTGAGATTCACTCATATATTCGCCGTGCGAGAACGCTTCGATCGGATTGCGGCGGAAAATACGATTAGATATATAATCCAATAACTGTTGAGAAGTGCAGAACATATGTCCATCACTGACAGACATTTCGTTCATTGCGTAAAGGATGAACGCGCACACTCGACGAGGATCATCGATCCCGATCTTGAGCTTGCGGGCAGTAGTATCGGCAGTCGCAAACCCGATGCCGAAACAGCTGCATAATTGATAAGGGTCCTCCATTATTTTATCTCGAACTGGCTGACCTACACCCATCGTAGCAATTACGCTCTTGATCTGGTGAGTATTAAGTCCGAGATCCGAAAGGAAAATGGCGGTTGTCCTGTTTTCGGACGCCATAGCCCATTCTTGAATAATAGCATCAGCCTGGCGAGCTTGAAGAAATGCGGCAGTACGAATCTGCTCAGGATTGGAATTCAAGACTTCAATCAATTCGTCGCCGAACATATCATAAAGGCGAGCAGCGGTAATAGGTCCAATGGAAGGAACATTGGCCGACAAGTACGTGATTATACCAGCTCGGCCGGATTCAGGCATGAGCTCGCACACTTGTGCATTCAATCGTCTGCCAAATTTCGGGTCGTCTTCATATCGACCTACGAACTTGGCCTTCAGGCCGACTTGAATCATAATTCCAGGGAAGCTTCCCCGGACTACGATAGTTTCAGTCTTCCCTTCCGGGACAACACGAAGCACACAGAAACCAGTTTGTCGGTTCGAGAAAATCAGTCCTGTTATTTTGGCCGTGATTTCTTCCATGGCTCCACATTATTGAAAATTACACTAAAATCAGAAGTCACATCATACTATATAGGTCGTTCTCGGTGATTATAGTCACCCCATTCTTCTTAGCCTTCTGCATTTTGGAAGATCCTGTATCAGGATCATTAGTAATCAAGTAGCTTAGTCCGGACCCGACAGAACTCTTCACTATTCCACCAGCGTCCATGATCATCTTCTCCACAGCTTTACGGGGCTTAGAAGTAGCTCCCGTGATGCAGAAAGATTTACCAGACAGTGGTCCAGAGGTTGGGCGTTTGATCTCCAAAACCTCTGCTAATTCCATTATAGCATGTTTGCGCTCTTGGAGCCCATCCAGAACTTGCCGAGCAGTAATCTCTCCAATATTGGGGACTTTTAGGAGATTTTCGTAAGTAAGACTGAGGATTTTCTCAACATCATCAAATCCAGCTTGGACTATATCTGTGGCTGTAGCAACAGCCAAATTAGGAATATTCAGAGAAGCAATCATGAGCTCTAGAGTAATATTCTTGTTGGCGTGAAGAGTCTCATGACACTTCTTAGCGACCTTCAGTCCGGAACAGCATTCCGCGATCTCTTCGGGAGTAAGCCGATACAAATCCGCAATGGAATTGACCTTAGGGCTGTTGGGATTGGTGAGCATCTCCACAAGGGAATCTCCCCAGTGCAACAAGCCTAGGCGCTTGATCCATACTTTAATCGACCCAGTGAGTTGAACAGGACATGAGCGGTTCCTGCAGTATAAAAAGTCACCTTCCAAGGTGACCTGTCCGCCGCATGCAGGGCAGTGATCAGGAGCTTTGAAATAGTCGACGGCCGTCTGGGTCATCTACGAGAATACAAACAAGAAAGCTCAGTATACGTTATTGCTGAGATTCTTGTTCCTGACTCTCTTGACCGCCTTCTTGGCCTTGTTCTTGGCCTTGGCCTTCCCCGCCGCCTTCAACCTCTTCAGTCTCTTTAGTCTCAGTTACCTCAAGCTCGGGGGTCGGGAACTCGGGAGTAGGCGGAAGAGGAGTTTCTCCACCTCCACCTCCACCACCACCACCCTGCTCGCCATAAACTTCGGCCTGAGCCATTTGATATTTGCCTTCGTAGAAGGCTCGAGAGAACCCAGAAAGCTCCGAGCCCAATGTAAGGACCGCTTCGGAGATTCGCTCAAGCCGAGTGAGTTCCTCTCCAGCAAAGTCACCCTCAAGACGAGCGAGCTTGGCGTAGAGGACGTGAGTATCTTTGAGAACGTCAGCGATATAGGAGTGAACTCGCTGCCATTCCGCATCTCGGTCTACAGCCGCCAGGCGCTGACTGATGATTTGTTCGACTTCAGCCGCCACTCGAGCGACAATTGCTTTGGGAGCTTGGGGAGCTTGGGGAGCTTTAGGAGCTGATTCCAACGAACTGTGGACTTCGGAGGCAATCTGGGCAAGTGTCGACATGAGTATCCTCTGTTCTAGAGTGTGACAAAGGGCTTAAGCGCCTGGATGTACCATATTGAATGAGCCACGAGCGCATCCAAGAACTCAAGACCCGTATTTCTGAGGCCCGGGAAGCCTATTATAACTTAGATCCCCAGATATCTGATCAGGAATATGATGCTCTAGTCGATGAGCTCGGACGATTGGCTCCGGGAGCCGAAGAGGTGGTGGCCGTTGGAGCGCCTGCCCCTACAAATACTGTTTGGGAAAAGGTTCGACACGAGATTCCGATGGGGTCTCTCGGAAAGGCCAATACTCAAACCGAGTTCGAAGAATGGGCTTCCAAGCTGGAAGCTTCATCATGGTTCATTACACACAAGATAGATGGTAGCTCCATGGAGTTAGTCTATCAGGCTGGGAATCTAGTTAGATGCGTCACCCGCGGAGATGGAATGATCGGGGAAGACGTATTTATTAATGTATCTAGAATCCCGTCTGTGCCCAAAAAACTACCAGTCCCTGTAGACGTCATCGTCCGAGGAGAAGTAGTAATGACAAAGGCCATGTTCGCGGCCAAATATGCCAGCGAATATGCTAATCCTAGGAATACAGCCGCAGGAAAAGTCCGAGAGAAAAAGGGTGGGGGACAGGCTTGTGAGGATCTAGAATTCATGGCATACTGGATGAAGCAAGGGAATCCAGCAGATCAACCTCAGACGATGCATATTGCTTTCATCTGGCTGAAGAATCATGGATTCAAAACTCCAAATGCAGCAGCCTCATCGGAATTAGCAAACGTAAAAACTTTCTTCAACCAACTCGTGGCGACCAGAGACGAAGTCCCTTATGAGATCGACGGAGCCGTTATTTCGGTCAACAGTCTCAGGCTTATGGAGGAGCTTGGAGATCTAAATATGCGTCCACGTGGCCAGATCGCGTGGAAGTTCGATGCAGCGATGGGCGAGACTAGGATGAAGGATATTAAATGGCAAGTAGGTCCGTCAGGACGAATAACCCCAGTTGCTGTAGTAGAGCCAGTCGAAATTGGTGGTGTCACCATTACGAATATTTCGCTCCACAACATGTCGATGTTCAACGAATTGAAGCTATCGCATGGTTGTAGAATACTAGTATCACGTCGAAATGACGTGATCCCGTATATCGAACGAAATTTAGATCAGTGACCGGTCAGTAGTTGCGATATCTGAGCTTCTGTTCCTACAAAGAAAAGCTCCGTAGAATTAGCCGTATCTTGAATCCAGTGAATCGGTTTGCCCGGTTCAACGATAGCAATAGCTTCAAGTAGTTGGTCTAAATCGCGGAACACGTTATTTGCTGGGAATCCGATTAGCTTACTAGCCCCAGAATAAGAAACATGTAAAGTTCCTGTTTGTGCAGCTCTATCCCACACAGCTACGGCTGCAGCTTGGAGCTGCGGCCATCCAGCATGAGTACCTGGCTTCTTACGGACATCGGTAGCTTTATTCCTGCTCATGCTTTTTGGTTTTTACAAGGATTGTAAATATGAGACCCCATAACTGGCAACATACTTCCAGCCGGAAGAAGAAGGGTGTATTCCGATTCCAATGTAACGAGTGTGATACTCAGATCACCGTCGTTCGAGTAGGGACTGCACGTCGTTTGGTGTTCGGAGATTTCCCGATGGTTCAGGAAGTAACCGAAAAAGGTATATTGCTCGATTGCGACGAGCACCAAATAATGAAAGTGATGAAGAGCTAAGACATTGTACCTTGGGTATTTGCCTTGGCTATCATTTTCTCAATATTTTCTAGAGTCTCGAAAGTAGCGCAAGTAAATCGCACTTTCTTCCCGACGAGAGTTTTCATGAACTCTTGAGTCGAAAATGCAATCCCTTCATCATCCACCAAGACAAATTCCTTGGTGTCGGGATCTTGCTGAATTTCGCCCTCTACGACCTGTCCGGCATCGTAACCATAAGTAAATCGATTACGATCGTTGTCATATTTCATGATGAACGCTACCGAAACCGAAGTCCACTGTTTATTACCATGGGGACGCTGTTCCGATAAGCCTCAGCGTCTTTACGCCCTTGTTCAAGGGCGGCTTCCATCTCAGCTCTCCCTTCATCTGAGTTGAGATAGGCATCCAACTCTCGGATGTGATAAGGGCAAAGACCTCTAAAAAGGTCTTTCTTCGGATCGCCGCTCGGAAAACATTCAGGGCAACCCGCTTGATTTGATTCAAGCGGGAGCTCGAGCTGCTGATTCTTAGCGTATTTCTTCAAGAGCACCCAGTCGTAGTCCCGCAGTTGGTGCAGTAATAGCATGCACCGTTGCGTTGAGTAATAGAACCGCAGCGAGCACAAGGAGGTGCATCGAGGTTCTTACGAACAGCCTGAGTCTCCGCAGGCTCAGGCATCGGAATAGGAGCTACAGAGAAGTTATCAGAATCAGCATCTTTGGAAATGCCTTCTTGGATTTCTTTGGATCGCTGCGATTCACGAATCTCTTTGACACGTTCCTCGAGGCCAGAGTATTTACCATCAAAGTAACGCACGTCAAGAACCCGGAACAGATAATCAAATATGCTCTTCGCGAAACGAACTTCTTTATTCTTAGTAACCCCGCTGGGCTCGAAGCGGGTGTCAATGAAACTCATAATGAGTTTCGGGAGAGGGATGTTATATTGAAGAGCGATCGAGCAGAGTTGAGTGAACCCATCGATCAATCCAGAAACAGTGCTTCCCGGCTTCCCGAGTTTGAGGAAGATCTCACCAGGGCGGCCGTCAGGATATTCGTTGACGATCAAATAACCCTTGTAACCGTCGATTTCAAATTTATGACGCCAACCGTCGACATCGGACGGGAGCTTCTCGCGTTTGGTAACCGGGATCTCGCGGAGAACCTCTTTGAGGATCGTCTTGATTTCGAACTTCGTATCCGAGCTCTGTTCAGCGTCGCGCTCTTTGGTAGCTAGAGGTTGCGAGGCCTTGCAACCATCGCGATAGAGAGCAATGCACTTGAGTCCGAGTCGCCAGCTCTCTTCATAGATCTTGGCAATCTCATCAGGAGTGACAGTCTTCGAGAGGTTGACAGTCTTGCTCATGGCACATGTAATGAGTGGCTGGATAGCCGCCATCATTTTAATGTGAGCCATTGCCGATAAGTAACGACCTGAAGGACCTGAAGGCATCGCGCAATCGAAAACTGCAAGATGCTCTTCTTTGAAGCCAGGAGCTCCTTCAATACAATCGTTTTCTTCAATATATTTGCAGATGCCTTCTACTTGGTCTTCAGCATAACCAAGCCCAATAAGCGCATCACGAACACCGGAGTTGACGAGCTTCATGTGCCCGCCGCCAACGAGCGACTTGTAGCTCACGAGAGAGAACGCAGGCTCAATGCCTGTAGTATTCATTCCCATGAGGAAAGAAATCGTTCCGAGCGGAGCCTGAAGCGATGCCTGAGAGACGTTGTAACCGAATTTCTCTCCTAAGGCAATGGTTTCGCGCCAGATTTCCGCAGAAGTAGAAGCCACATCGTCACCGCACGGATGAGTATCGAGCTGCCAACGCTTGGTGATGTTGAGGTCAGCATCTTGATGCATGCGCATTACGCGCAACATATCCTCTTTATTCGCTTCGAATTCAGAGAACGGACCGATACGAGCCGCTAGTTTGGCGGCCGTATGATAGACGATGCCGGTCATGAGCGACGCCATTTGGGCAGCGATTGCTCTCCCCTCGTTGGAGTCGTAACCATAACCCATCTTCATCAAGAGAGCGCCCAAATCTCCGTAATTCGTCCCGATTGGGCGAAGCTTGAGAGAATTCTCCTCGATCGCCTTGGTCGGGTATTCCGCCTTTGCAATGATGCCCATCTGAGCAGTAGAAAACAAACGAGTAGCTTGCCGAAACCGCTCTGATACGAATTTCTTACCATCGAAGAATTTCGTAAGATTGACCGCACACAAATTGCACGCAGTGTTATCTACGTGTAGGAATTCTGAACAAGGGTTGCTTGCTCGGATCGGACCGCTCTTTGGAGTAGTGTGCCACTTGTTAATGGTGTCTGAGAATTGAACACCGGGGTCTCCGCAGGCCCAAGCTGCTTGGGCGATCTCCATCCAAAGCTCGCGAGCCTTGTAATCATGGATTTTCTTGCCAACCTTGCGATCTTTGGTATTCCATGTTCCATCATCGAGCATGGTCTGCATGAAGGAATCGGGAACGCTAACTGAGTGGTTAGCATTCTGGAACATAACGCGCTTGTAAGCACCATTCGGGTCGTCGTAGTTCGAAGTATAGCCGAGGCTCACGAGCTCGTGAGCCAATTTCTCTTCTACTGCTTTGCAGCGAATAAACCCAGGACGACCATCGCGCGTTTCAAGAATGTCCGGATGGTCCATATCGAGTACCACCATTTTAGCGGCATTACGAGTGGCACCACCAGATTTTGCTGCGCCCGCGTATTCGTTGAGTCCTCTCATCCATGAAATGGGACCTGATGTGAAAGAGCCAGCCGAAATTTTTTCGTAAGAGGAACGAAGCTTCGAAAGGTTCGCTCCTGATCCCGAGCCTCCGCGGAAAATTGTCATTTCTGCGTGCTGGAAATCCATGATAGCATCGAGCGTGTCTTCGACACCAGAGATGAAGCATGCAGAAGCCGCTTGACGGCGACCAGGGACTCCGAGATTGAACCAAACAGGCGAATTGAAAGCGCCATACTGGTGAATGAGAGCGAAGATGAGCTCTTCTTCGTAAACCTGAGCATCTTTTGGGGTATTAAAATAATTCTGATCTTCTGCCCATTTACGAATAGTAGAGACCACACGAGTGAACATTTGCTTAACGGAGTTCTCTTTAACTCCATTAATGACACGGAAATATTTATCCGCCACTACGTTCACAGTATTCTGATTCCACCAAGCAGGGACCTCTACGTCCTTCTGTTGATAAACGATGTCGCCTTTAGGGTTGCGAATCTCTGCATCTACGAGCTTCCATTCCACCTGGTCGAATGGATGAATGCCGTCAGTAGTGAAAACACGTGACCAGTGTCCTGCCTCGTGAGCAATGCGTTCACGATTGGATGATTTACCGATCGGGAACACCTGCGCTGTCGTGCTAATGGCGGACATTTCGAGCCTCCTCAGACAACCTAATGATTTCTAGTTCTAAACTGAAACGAGCAGACTCATCTCCACGCTTGTGCATGATATCGAGATCGCACAACGTGTCGAGGCTACTCAATAAAGACTGTTGAGTCCAAAGACCCCTGCGAGTAGAGAACATCTTCTTGAAGATAAACGGATGAATACCGAGGACAGCGGCGGCCCCGTTGTGGGAAGCTTTGCTTCCAATGAGTTTCTCAAACCGAAGCTGTAGCAATACATGACGCTGCATGTATGCGATAACCCACCCAGTTTCATCATTTCTTTCCTGAAGCTTGTCGTAGAAAGCGAGAGCTCTGGCTGTTGATCCGTCGCATATTGAGTCAATAATCTCTTTAGGAGTGAGTTCGGCAGAAAAACACATCAGGGGCCGTGCTACTTCTGGGGTAACGACAGTACCTGAAGGGACCGCCCAAGACAGCTTCTCGATCTCTGAAGCGAGCTTGCGTAGGTACGTTCCGCCATTCACAAAAAGAGCAGCCGCAATTCTGCTTAGATCTATGTTGAGACGATTGCCCTCTTTTAGAATCCAGCCGATCACTTCATTATTGTCGGCATAAGCTTTTAGTTTAGGGAAGTTGAGGCTACGCGTTGATCGCTTATCAGAAAGAGCTTTTTTCGTAATTACGACAAGAACATCATCTGGAGACTCAGGAAGCGGAGGCACTTCCTTAGCGCCCCATACTACGAAAACGCGCTTCCCACCCGAAAGAAGTGACATCCGGGACTCTTCGAGATAAGAGTCAAGACCGCTCGGGAAGTGGTATTCAAGTACATCTTCCGCTAGGATACTCGAAGCCTCTTCGTGAGCGGCTCGCTCAACAAGAAGTTCTTCTTCCCCACTAATAAGAACGAGAGTAGACACGAGCTGTCAAAGTACACTCAGGATCCGAGCTGAGAAGCCATTCGGAGCCAATGGATCTCTGCGTTCGTGTAAGGCGATGAAATTAATGTAGAAGCATATTTAAGAACGCGCGCCACTGTGGATACAGGGATATTATTAGTGCGTGCTAAATGACCGCATATATGTGCTACGCAATCTCTGTCGATGCCCGGTTCTTTGAGGTCGGAAACGGCCTCAGGTATAGGCTCGAGAAGCAAATTCTTCCTACCATCCACAGCTTTCTTGAGTTCGTTGTAAAACGACTTATATTTATCTTGACCAAGCATATGCTTATATAAGCCCGGGAATCCTCCGCAGATCCGGAGAAGCTCTTCATCCACTGCGCTTACAGACTCAGCAAATTGTCTCATTTCTTCCGGAGAGAGTGGGGTCCATCGCGTAAGTAATCGGATGCGCGATTGAAGAGGAGGCATTAGTCTACGAACATCGGAGCAAGTCACTAAAATGAAGCAACGTTCAGGTGGCTCTTCAAATAATTTGAGGTAAGCATCCTGTACATTCTCGAGCAAAGCATCTGCATCGTAGAATGCGATTACTCGGAAGTCTCCTTGTAGAGGCTCTGAACGACTAAACTCTATGGCCTCTCGAGCATTCTCTGCGGAAGGCCCTGCAAAGAGCAAATCAGAATCGCTCACAATTTCCGGAAGCAATTCCTGAAGAAAGCTAGCTTTCCCTAGATGACTCAGGCCTGTTAGCCCCACCATCCTCGGCCCCTTGGGGACCAGAGCCGCTTTCACTTGCTGTTGAGCTTGGGAGTTGCCGAAGATCATCTTCTGTAGGTACAGCGCCAGCTATCTGTTGCAGATGGATGCGCACCTCAAAGATACATTTGCACTTTGAGCATAAAAGCCGGTTTGCAGAGCCCGATGATGAGAGGGAACTTCCGCAATACGGACAGAAAAAGATCATACCCCTTGGAACTTACCGCCCAATGGAACAGTCCATATGTGGCCGCATTTCACGCACCTAAACTGTGCTTGAACGCCTCCAGGAGTGGAGAGCTGGTAGGCCATCCTGCTGCTGCATTCCTGGCCTTTGGTCACAATATCTTTGCCACGTCGGCAGGCCACCATTACAGTGGGCTTCTCTTCTTGGTCAGTCATTAGAATGCACTCCGTCCCTGAAACAGTACCTGTAACTGGGCACGAATGCGAGCAAGAATGTCCGAATAGGGTTCCTGAGGATATAAAGGAATAATCATCGTATCAGCAAGATTTTTTACGATAATGAAATCTGCTTCAAGTAAAGCGCATTTCTGTTCGATTTGGATACCGTTTTGCATCCAAACGATCACATGGCCAAGTGAATCTGCCATTCTAGAGACTTGCAGCTGATTCTTGTTCAGCCAGAAGACGAATGGAGGCAAAGTCTCTGAAGCAAACTGTTGTGTAACAGGCGCCATTCGACGCCCACCATCGACATAGAGACTGCTGAGAGAACCGTCGAGGCTCATGCCCAAGAAGGCATAACAGGAGACCCAAGAACGCGAGCCAAAAGGCTGGCTACTTGTGCCTCGGGCTCACCTTCTTCCTTACCCTTACCTGGATTTTGATCAGGAGCGATGGCGTCAACGTCGACGCCTTCTTTCTTGAGTTTAGCTTTCAAAGCTTCAAAGGATTTCTTGTCTTTATCAGGCAAAGGACCTTGTTGCTCTTGCCACTTGAATCGAGCAATCTTGCGTTCATCGATTCCGCGCTGATAATCCTTCTTATCCTGAATCTTCTTCTTCTCTTGTTCACGGACGCGGGATGGGTCCACGTCAGAAAAGAACATATCACGAAGCATTTCATACTCATCTTGAGTCATATGACTGTCGATATAACTCCAGAGTTGATCTAACAGCTTCTTACGAAGATCTCCTATGTATCCAGCCCAACGCTTTGCGTGGGTTTCATACATCTTTTTGGATTGTTCGTTAGGATACCCAGGAATTTGTCTTCCAGTCCCCGGAATGGCGTACTTTTTATATTTGATCCCTTTAGCCATATCAGGAGCAACTTTTTTGACCTCGGTTTCTGGAACATACCCAAGATCTTCATACATAGCTGCGAGCGGCGGGTGCGCCTCTAAAATAGTCTTGAACTTTGGGTCTTCAGGAGAAAGAGCATTGACTTCTTCTCGTTCTATTTCACCTTCAGTCAACAGGTCTTTGAGAGCCGATGCTTGACCCATGTTCTCTTTAATATCGGATCCGAAAGATCCAATATTTTCATCCATAATCAAATCGAATAGAATACGAGCGTCGGGAGCTAGAGTAGCGCGCAATTCAGGTAAATGCTCGTCGATCAAGTCGACGAATTGCTTGATCGCAGTTTTATCATCTAGGGCTTTACCCAAAGATGATGCTGGATCAGTCGGCATACGGGCTTCACCACCCTCGGGGGTGCCACCGCCTTCAGGGCGCTTACCGTAGGCTTCTTCGATGCCTTTGGTCTTCTTCTTACCTTTAGTATACTCCATAGATTTTGACATCGCACGGAGTCGAATATTACTGTAGATAGCACCCAAGGCATCTTCCCACTTAGGGAAGTCTTTGGCAAAGTTCCAATTCTTGCGGATCAGATATGTCAAGAAATCCTGGATAGCATCCATGGACCTATCGTCATTATATTGATTTTGCTTCCTGGCAATAGCAAGCATTTTATTGCCTACTGACGCCGGATCAACATCGATAGTTTGGTCCGGATACTGCTTCTTGAGCATATCCAAAACGGCTTTCCCGAAATCTCGGACCACGCTCTGACGCACTTCCGCGATGAGCTGGAACATAGCCAACATTAGCCTTACGGAATGGGCTATACGGGCGGACGGTAGCGATGTGGCCATCGCCTATCATGAGGCAACAAAGGCCTAACTCAGCTTGGAGAGCCCATTGCGAGCTCCTGAGCCACTTTATCTTCGGACCAGTCAGAATCACCCACCAATCCGATCACCAACTTCCCGTCTATGACGGCGACTGCGATGCAAGCGGGCTTTAAGCCAATGTGGGTAGTTTTGTAGACATCCCAATGATGACCAACCGCTTTCACGGTGAATAGGAAGTCTTCTTCTTTGAAGCGCTCAACAGCGGATATTATCGCAGCTTTCGCAACTTCATCTCGATATGATGTCATCGATTCAGGGTGTGCGTCCCTCTCGGAGGAAAGCTCGATTGATTGCGGCTACCACACGTTCTTGCGTGGTATTGAATCGCGAGGCAATCCGAGGGACTGTCATTCCGGTGTCATAGAGAGCGGAGAAAAATTCGGTACGAGCAACAACGCATGGACCGAAGAGCCCCGAGCCAAGCATCTCTTCGACTGTGCACCCATTGCGAGCAGCCGCATTTTTTGCCATCGCGTTGGTCACGGAATCGGGGAGTTCACCGCCACGAAGTTTCTTGAGAGCTGCCGTACGAATGCGGTGCACGCGTGGAACTGGTTTGCCGCTCTTATCAGAATATTGGCGAATAGTCATATCGCCAAGATCGAATGACACGAGAACATCCAATTCCTCGTCGGTCAGGTTCGCTGCCTCAATGAGACGCTTGAGGTCGTGCCATCCTTCTACTTCGTTGTAGCGAAGGTGCGCGGATGAGTCACGAATAATGCGCTCGAGCTTGTTGTCTTCCTTTTCATCGGTCTCCCAAGCCACGGTCTCCGAATCGCCAAATTCGGGCGACATGCCTTCGTTGAGAACCATAGTGGAAAGGTCATCGGCACGACTGATACGCTTGAAATCGTTGACGACCTCGTGATCGATAACCATCTCGGCATACTTGAGAAGCCCAGCATCGATGCCGTGCTTGGGGTCAGTACGCTTGATGTAAAGAGGCGTGGTGCTCACCATGTTTTGGCGGCGCCACTCGCGGAGAAATGGCTTCAATTGCTTGTCGTTCCAACGAAGCTTGGCCACTGCGTCGGCCACCTTGGAATCGCTCCAGCGATTGGTGAGTGAAATACCACGCTGCGCGAGAAGCTCTCGACCGTGCTCGCATTCACTGCATTTGTGAGAACGAGAGAGGCGATAGTGCGTGCTGCAATAGCCTAGGCTATAATGCTTGCGGACGCAGCCAGGCTGCGAACACCCGGACCCTTGGCGCTTGCCTTCGATAACCACCTCGGTACACGCATGCTCGGTGAGCTCGGCGGGCTTAATTCGCCCCTGACGATAGAGAGATTCGAGCACGCTGAACTCATGGCCTTTATAGCCAAGGAGGCGCAAAAACTTCGAGGAATCGATAGTGTGCCCTTGGATGGAGTAGTAGAAACGCTCGTAGTCGAAATGAGCGAACTCGAGCAAATCTTTGATACGCCAAATGGAATCTGGCGAGGAGCGACGTCCGCACACAGGCTGGATAGCTCCAACAAATGTAATAGGGACACCGCCGAGAATGCGCTCGGCTTGAACACGATCAACGAGTTCGTCAGTCAGATGTTTGAAGAACCAGCGCCCAATGAAGTCTTTGGAAAGGAGACGGAGACGCACGTTCTGCGCCGTATCGAGGATACGCTCCTTATCTCGCTTGAAATGCCTGGCAACCTTGCCATGCGTCCAAGGGTAATACTGTTGGAGGAAGGACTGGTTGGTCGGGATCGCGACAGAGACAAACGACCCAACATCGACTGGCTTATTTTTCATTTTCCACGCCTCCCTGCGGTGGTTGACCCACCGACTTATTGGAGTTACTGCGCATGAGCCGCGATTTACGAAGCAGCTCTACCATTACCCTAGCATAAAAAGAACAAGACTACAAGATATGGAGAACAGGCGACCTTCGATTCTACAACCAAGGACCCTGTGGAAGAATTGTGGACGGCTTTCGGAGAGCTTTGAAGAAAGCTTATGCCGTGAGACGCCACCCTGTGGATGAGTCTCACGGCATTCACGAACCTCGACCGCGTAAAGAGTTGCTAAACGCGGCAAATATCTATTGTGGAATCAATCCACGCTGGGGTTCGGATTAAGAGTATCGACCTCTGCTGGAGCCGTGAACGGGTGTTGGCGAAAATAGTTTTTAGCGCGATCATGACGCAGATCGGCCTTCGGATGGCAAGAAACTTCTTTGAGAGTCTCTTGGTTGATATGCGTGTCACAGCAAGGCTCGCCAGTATAACCGCAAAGGCTGTGATTATCCTGATACGTCTTGCGAATCAAACGTAGAGCAACACGCACGGCTGTGCGGCGATCTTCAATAAGCGATTTGCCGGTCAGAACTTCGTCCGGATGCTCGGCTGCGTATTGAGGCGCATACATCTTAGTAGTGATGTCGTCACCTTGAATAATATAACCATTGCCGAAGATGTGAATTTGCCACACGGTGAAGGCTGTGTGACCATCGCAGCCTCCGCGTCCATCTGCCTTATAATCTTTCTGATTACAAGTCCCATCATCAACAAATTTTTGGAATCCACCTTCAAATGAAGCAATAGATGCGATTTCGAGCGCGCTCTTCAATCTTCCATCATCGCCACCACGAAAAACCGTCGGCTCATTTTCATCAAGGACAATGTCCACGATGTTATCGGCCGTTGCTTGGTAACGAGCCCTGGCTTCGTCTTCGGTCTCGCCATGAACCGTTTGATTCAGGAGTGGGACCCAGCGGAGCATCGCCCCTAAGATGTACTCGGAGGCGGCCTTCTTGTAAATAGCAGAAGGCGTTGCTTGAGCGAAAGACGAGAAGAAAAAGACGCTGAAAGCGATCAATAAAACTACTTGCTTCTTCATTTGGAACTCCAACGTGGTTAGCGAAGCTTACCCTAAAAGGAATCAACTTCCTTCCTTTTATTCCCCTAAGCTTCGTTTATGATCTGCCGGAGTGCAGATCCTCATGATCTAAATAAGCAAAGATGCAGATTACATCGAGATTTGCGTTCGTAGCACATATCTTTGCGTTTGTCAAATGCCGTCAGAAATAAGCATTGGCATTAAAATTGGATGGCCAAATTGTAACCAATTTTATACAGTTAACCCAAGTCCCATTCTATATATTGAGTCATTCCTGAAAGGCTTGGTCGGCCATTCTCATATTTCAAAAGCCTCTTTTTTACGCGATAGAGGCCTTCAATCTTCCATCGACGACGCCGATCCTGCGGGTCTTCCAACGTCATATTGAAAGAAACCTGCGTTCCAACATCCATCAACGGAAGATCACCTGCACGAAATTCCACATGCTTCGGAACATCAAGAAACACAAAAACTGTCCGAACTCCTCCCATCTCCGGTCAAACCTCTCTCTAACGTTCCACTACTTGAAGCTCCTTCGGAGCGTGTCATACGAGAAATGAAAAAACAAGAGAACGGATCAAAGAAGAAGAAAAAGAAAGATCAGAAGATCTTTTAGAACTTGGGGGCTACAGAAACTTCCTGGCTACCAAGAACCGGATTTTCGTTCGAGAGCATTGAAACGAAGTCCACTTTTTCTTCTCGTTTTTCCTAGAACATGCTGCTGTCCGAATGGACCGGGGAATTGATCGACTAGTTTGCTCAGAAGATCTTCTTCCTCGTCAGCCTTAGTGATGTATAGTCATCTATGGCCACAGTCCGCACTCCTGCGAGAGGGACTCTACAACCGAGTAACATTTCTGTGTCTTCAGTAGGATAGAAGAATGCCTCGGAAGCCCAAAAAGAAGCCTCTGGGAAGCCTCAAAGACCCGAAGAACGTTCAACGGCTCATTGAAGAAGCCGCGCATCGAATAGCCGGTCCGAAGGACTTTGAATATTTTCGAACCCTCCTCGAGGGAGTAGTCCGGAATGGAATGATCCCTGTCGAACTACTCCATGAGATACCTGTAACGGCACAGGAGGGGGCAAAGACGCGCTTTGATCAGCTCTATGACGCCTGTATGGCGGCCGTGTTTCCTGGTTATCGGGAAGAAACACTCGAGCGTCTCCTAGGGCCTATTAAAGGAAAGGGTAAGAAAATTTGGAGGATTCTCCTTCCCGAGAAATTCCGAGTAGCGCATATACTTATTCGAGCTAACACATTCCAGGAAGCCTTTGCACTCGGATGCGATTATGCTTGCAGAGCTCATCTTAGGCTTTATAGAAGAATTCCTGCGGACCTTACGATCCGTGTGATGTTTATGGGAGAGCGAGCCGTTCGTCGAATGCTAGATATGAGATGGGCAACTAAGACTCATAAACGCATGCAGCTCAAGCTCCAAGGCCGTGAATTCACACCTAAGCAACTCAACGGAGTGCGGCTCGCTGCTTTAGGTCATTCAGCTCAACCGATTCATTCGATTGTCCGTTATGCAGAGCAGAAAGATCTTGAACGCGTACGCACGACTCATGGGAAAGTACGTGAATCCGCTGTTGAAGTTGAAACTTTCCGTAGTAAGAAACCTATTAAGTAGTACAGACTGTAAGGTGAGATATGCAAGAAGGCCGATTTAATGTCATTCTCGATGCTTTTTGGGGATCGAGCGGTAAAGGCAAGACCTCTACATGGCTCGCTGATAAGTATAATGTGACGAGAGTGTCGTCGGCCAACTTCCCGAATGCAGGCCACACAGCCGCATTTGAGGATGGGACGAAATTCGTTGCCAAAGTGATCCCAACTTCAGCTATTTTGAAGAAGGTCAAAGGCATCGGTATCGAATGCTATTTGTCACCAGGGTCAGGATTCGCATGGGAGCAGCTCATTAAAGAATGGGTCGCATCAGGGAAGCCTGACATCAACATTCATTCACGTGCTTCGGTCGTTACAGCTGATCATAAGCAACGTGAGCAAGCAGGGAACGAATCCACTAAGCATATAGCGAGCACAATGCAAGGATCGGCTGCAGCGATTGTTGATAAAGTGCTTCGCAAAGCAGACTGCCAACTCGCCAATACACAAGATTTCAAGAATCTTGTGTATTCCCTCTATGCATCCGATCCGGCCATCCACGACTTACTCCAGCCGAACGGGCTTTTACTTGAGATGCTCGAGAAAGTCAAAATCATTGATGGTTGGGACTTCCGAACGCTCACGCATCGTTCACTCGATGAAGGCCATACTTGGCTGCATGAAGGCTCGCAAGGGTATTCGCTCTCCATCGATCACGGATCGCACTATCCCTTCTGCACTTCGCGCAACTGTTCGGTTCAAGCAGCGTTGGATTATATGGCGGTGCCACCCAAGATGCTTGGCGACGTCTATTTGAACCTGCGCACGTTTCCGATTCGAGTCGGAAACGTCGTAGAAGATGGTGTGCAGAAAGGATATTCGGGCGATTTTTATCCCGACTGCAAAGAAATGACATGGGAAGAAGTCGCAGCGTACGGCGGAATGCCTGCTGAAGAAGCCAAGATTTTGGCTGAACGCGAGCGCACGACTGTCACTAAGCGAATTCGTCGCGTCTGCAACTTCACATTCCTTGGGCTCAAGGATGCAGTGAAAACGAATGGAGCCACTAAACTCTGCGTCAACTTCATCCAGTATATCAACTGGGAGGACCGCGGGCTCAAAGGCGGAAAAGAAGCATTCAATAAGCTCTCGAAGAAAAGTCGCACCTTCATCGACAAAGTCGAAATGGCGGCTGGAGTTCCGGTCGTACTCGTCGGCACTGGAGCTCTGCACGAGGAAATGATTTCTCTCTTGTAAAGATGTTACTTCATTATGAAATAATGAAGTTATGGCGTTATGGAATTATGAGTACTGAACTCACTATTCGAGATGGTTACGCTCTATTTTGGGGCCAGTGGCCTTCGAATTGGGAACGTTCATCTTTTACGCTCGATGGTAAGCGATATAATTGCGTCGAGCAGTATATGATGGCGGAAAAAGCGCGGTTGTTTAAAGACAACAGGATGCTCAAGAACATTATGAGCTCAACCGAACCGCGAGATCAAAAGCGGTATGGGCGTCTAATTAAGGGATTCGACGAACGGAAGTGGTCGTCGGTTCGTTATAACGTCGTACTTCGCGGAACGATTGAAAAATATCGACAAAATAAGCATCTTCTCGCCAAGCTGATGGAAACTGGGAATCTCACATTCGTTGAAGCTAGCCCGAATGATAAGATTTGGGGCATCGGAATGCGATCCGATGATCCGAATGCTACTCACCCTGGAAAATGGCTTGGCAAGAATTTGCTCGGGAAAGCGATTACTGAGGCTCGGGAGATTCTACGAAAAGAGCTCGGACTCCAGCCGAAATCTCATTTAATGTAAACGAGATTTTCGTGTGTAAACTCTTCCATGATTCGACCTTATCGTTCGATTGAATCCACCGAGCAAACCAAGCATAATGTTTGGTGGTACATCAAAACATGGATTATTGCTCAGTTGACCTTTATGCAATGGGCACGTCGCTATTGTGGTGGCCGCTGGCAACGAGTCTTGATTTCTGGTTATGACTCAGACTACTGGAGTGGTTGGTCTCAAGTCTCAAACGACAAAGATCATCCATTAAGTAACTTGGCTCTTGAAGAAAGTGAAATCCAGCGAGAAGACTGGGGTGAAGGCACCCATGGCTAATGGAGCTAATATAAAAATCGAGCCTTGCGACAAAGACATCTTCAAGAATGGACTCGGAGTTTGTGCTTTGGATGCGAGGCCCGAGGCCGCAGAGGAGTGGGTTCAAGCTGTAGCTAAGAAATCAGGCCAAAAAGTTGACTGGCACTATTCTGGCGGCCGAGCAAACGTGCTTTACCTCGGAGACTACGACAAAGTTCGTGAAGCGGTCGAAGAGCTCGAGAACAAGCTGAATGGCAGGATCTTGAGCATTTTTCCTAGAGAGAGTCGAGGACTCTATAGAATGGGCGATCTCGTCCCTAAAGGTACTATTGGTGTGGACACAGGAGCCCAAGACGGCTTTCGAGCTCCGAAATGAGCTCGAAAGATGGAGAGGCCAAAGTATTTGGTGATGGAGATGTTACAATAGCCATCAACCAAGTCTCAGGTAGCGCCAAGATATACATAGGCGCTCAACAGATCCAATATATCTCTGAAATCAAACTAGTGGTTGATTTTAAAAATCCCACGCAACTTGAATTGCGTTTTCCTACTTCCAACGAACCGAACGTGCAGCTCGCTATCGAAGAGAATATCCGGGCGGCAAAAGCCTTACCCTGGGTCCGTGTCGTTCGGTGAATCTTTCTTCTTGCGCTTCAGATGGATTCCGATCTGGTCCGGGTTTTCGATCATGTATTTGTGACATGATGCGAAATAACCATCAACAGGCCTTGCTGCATCTCGGCGCATGAGGGATTCGAGAATGGTGATTTTCGAGCCCGAGCCCGGGCCCGGGCTTGACCACAACCATTCCTCAGTGATCGGAACGTCAGGCGCTTGTTGACTCCACACGTTCCCAAATGGGAACATCATAAGGACAAATTCTTTCTTATCAAAGTGCGGATCAGGAGTCGGAACAAACTCCTCCTTGCGCTTGATAGATAAGAAAACGCCCGCAGGAAGAACAATCTTCCCGGGCGTAACGCTTACCCAACGCTTAATGCTCATCCATTTTGTTTCTGGAGTCTTCAATCGCATGCGTTTCCTGCAAGCGAGTGAGCAGTTATAGAGGGCTGACGGTGATAGACCACTTTCCCAAGGAAGGAAATCCTTAGGAACATCTTTGAAGACATGCAAAGATGGGATAAACGGCGTGCGAATCGCCGATATTGTTTGCTGTAAATTGTTCAAAGCCTCATCATTCATTAGGAGAAACTCCTGCGATGACTAATAAGACAGATGTGTTCTGCCTGACTGGTTCCGATGGTCGTCTACTACCACCAGCGGTACAAGCAACCGTACTGGCGAAATATTCCAGGTCCCCATTATCAGCTCGGGAGATAGTCCAGGAACTGACCGAGGAAGAAGCTGATAAGTTCCAGGACAAATGGGTAATTGGATACAACCATTCGAGTGTTGCGGAATTAGCAACAGTCCCCATTTGTTTTGAGGGAGTATCGATCGTTGCATCAAAGTTCCTAGAATCCTGGCAGCGTCCCGGGTACTCAGAAAAGAGTACACGGTACCAGGTATTCTCTCGAGATTCTTTCGTCACTCCTCCAGGAGCACCTTCGACTATGAAGGCATTTGCTGGAAGGTTTTATGATGCTTACGAGGACCTGAACAAAAAGCTCCTGCCTAGAGTAGCAGAACTTATGGGCAAGGACCCGAAAGACCCTAAGTCGCTTGAGGACCGCCTGGTCAAAGCCAGGACGTTCGACAACGTTCGATATCTTCTCCCTGCAGGTACAGGAACTAATCTGGCTTGGGTAGGCAACACACGCGACGCCCGTTATATGATTTCGGCGGCTCGCGGACATACAAATCCAGAGTTCCAAGCGCTAGGAGATGCCACAGCCACTGCTGTAGGAGAGCTCTGCCCGGTCTTCATGAAGGGAGCAGAAGCAGATTCATTCGAACCTATGATCAGATCACTCGGGAATTTGAGCCCAAAATTCAAACTATCTAGTCCGTCTTGGTATGTAGACCTTCATCGCAAGCACCTATTGGTGGATCCTGTGTTAGTACAGAAATCCTTCGAATCCGTGGTAGCTGATCGATACGGGATGAGCTGGACAGCCTTTTGTAAGCACATGGATGAGCGAGGAAAGCGCGGAGTCCCGAAGGTTTTCAGGACAATTCCAGTTTCCTTCGACGTAATGATGGATTATGGCGCCTATCGAGATCTCCAGCGCCATCGTCGTTGCGAGATCTCGGCGGAGCCGCTCACAATCAATTACGGGTACGTTGTTCCGGACGATATAGCTGGAACAGAACTCGAACCTCAATATCGAGCAGCGATGGACTCAATTCAGGCGTATGACGATGATGCTGTCGTTCACGATCCTGACTTAATGCAGTATATGGTCCCGCTCGGTTACCTGCATCGGTCCATCTTCGACATGGACCTCCAAGAGCTCTATTATATCACAGAGTTGAGGACTCAACCCCAAGGACACATATCGTATCGACGAATTGCGTACGAAATGTACAAGCTCGGGAAAGAGAGGTTCGGGCCTCTCATGAATTGGTGTAGGGCCATCGAGCCTGACTCGATCGGAGTACATACGTGAGTTTGCCCAAGGTCCGGGCTCATATGAAAGGTATGAGCCCGGACCAAAAGGTCCAGATTCGAATCCGAATCCAAGACCTGATTAAAGAAACTCAGCTCGAGAACTGTCGAGCAAAAGTTCGGGAAGCCGTATCGGAAGCTATTACACTTGGGCTAGGTGATATGGAAATCATCGCTATAGCTCACCAAGTTGTCGCACAGTCGAAACGTGCAAAGACGCGCAAGAATCGAAAAGCCTAGCGTTCTCCACCTGATTTCGGGTACAACATACCCATGTGGAATCCAACAGTCTCGCGCTCGTGAAGGATTGGCTTACTAAATACTTTAGTGAGCACATAACCGACTTCACCAGTTAGCTCGTCTATAACCGGAATTTCGACGAGAGTAAGACACGGCCCGTCTCTCTCCGCGAGCCTTTGGCTATCTGCTGAAAGCATATGCTTTGGAACAGGTGCACGTCCATATCCGCCGACCAATTGACAGTATATTCGTCTTTGGCCAGACCGTGGAATCGCCAATGGACTCGAACCTTTACGGGGACAAGTGCCTGCAACTCGGCATTTCGAGCATTCTATCTGAAGTCGATTCACAGCCATGATTAACCTTACCGCCGATGAGTTTCAACAGACCCTTTATTCTTTTGAGAAAAGTGATGTCAAGAACAATGATTAGTCCGGCCGACATTGAAGCTATGCGTTCAGTCGGCAAAAATCTGATCGATCGTGGATTTTGCGAGGCGAATCTTGCATCAGGTCAGCTTCTGTGGAAGAACGATTTCTCACTCTTGAAAATGGGTTATACATTAACTCAGATTCAAGCAATGACATTATATGATATCATTCCTCAAGAATTCCATGATCAGCTCTCAGGATCGATCGATGACGAGTCCAAAGGGCGTTCGCAAAAATTCTCTATCTGGCCTTGCAAAGCCGCAGACGGCAAATATGTCTGGTGGTATGTCACTAAGGTAAAGTCTGCTCATCCGATTCATTGGTACAAATCCGAATATCTAAATACCACGGAGAAGAGCGGCCCTGAATATGCCGCCATGTTCGCCGCCATGAATACTGCCAATAGCTATCATGATCTAGAAATCAAATTCTTAGATCATCAGAACTGGACTAAAGGTCAGATCGAAGAACTGACCAAGAATGTGGAAGAACTTTGGAAGAGTCATGGAGCTCTCTCCGAGCAAATGAAATCATGTTTAATGGCTGCCAATCGTACTGCTGACCTTTCCGTCGAAAACGGGCAGTCCATCATCGCTATTCGGACAGACGTAGCGAATCAGCTAGCCGAGCAGACCACGGAAATACTCAAGCTCATTAGCACCGATGTGGTTCATGATCAACGAATAGCCAAGTTCGAATCACATATTCAAAAAACTACAGATGAAGCCGTAAAGACTATCACCGAATCGGCCGATAAAGCCGGTCAGGCAATCACGACTACCGCCAGCAAAGCCGGGCAAGGTCTATCGAGGAAAGTCACTGTCCCCGTAAGCGTAATCGCTGTGGTGCTGGCGTTCGTGCAATGGCTAATTACGAACTGGCATCCATTCGGCGGACACTGATCGAAATCCTCTTTATTCGCCTATGACCTCATGGTCCAGTCGAGAGTCTTCATTAGTGTATCGGCCTCAATAATGTTGTCGACCGGAGTGTCGAGCAGGCCCCATCGAGTCTTATTCAGAATACCGAACAGCCATTCGGTATCGACTTCGATTTTTAGGTCATAAAGGACAGCGACGTCCCATTTATCCATAGACGTGATCTTCTTTTGAGTATGAAGTTCATAGCATATTCTCGAGGCCCTCATTACAACGAGCCAGTCGTTGGAGCTCCTCTTGTCGCATGCGATTTTAGTACGGATGAATACTCTCAGACGCTCGATCAGGTCACCAGCCAATTCCAGAGGGATTTGAGTGATGTTTAAAAGCTTTCCGGTGACTTCATATTCCACCGGTCCCCATCCGGACGCGTGTTGCTGGATCATACCCTATCTTACATAGATACGGGTCAAATTTACGGACTCTGTGGCTCTGAGGGAGGATTCTTTCTTCCAGGCTTCGCAGTTTCCTCTTCCCGAGCTTTCTCCTTTTCAGGAGACGAACGCATCTCTCTACGAGCAGATTGAACATCTTCGCTCTTATAGAAACCTCGGAATTGAACAATAGGATCGTCCGTTACTCCTTCTTCTCGAGTATCCGGATATCCGTTCACTTCAAAAGAATATGCCCAAACAATGCTTTCTACTTCGATTTTAGCCGTGTAGATCCCAGAGACGTCGACGATGAGCTTAGATGGACCATCATCAGATTTCTCTGATTTGACCTTCCAACCTTTGGCCTTCATCTGGACTTCCAGATTCGCAATTTCTTCTTCTGCTACATCAGCTTCAGCAGCTGTACGAATAGCTGCACTCATGACTCGACGAATAAGCGGCATATCTACCATTATTGCCGCGCGCCGAATCGCACGAGCGAGATCGCGAGGGCGAACTAGCCCTTGCTCTGTACGAGCTGCCCAGAACCTCAAAAACTTGGGCATACTGCTGGGAGACAAGCTCTCCATCATTCCGAAGGCTCCGGCCATCTTCTGGAGAGCCTCATCGCCAGCAGTCCCAGTCTTCAGAAAGTTGACAATAAAATCAAGAGGTTCGTCTGTTACTGAAAAATCAGAATCGGACGGGTCGTCCGTAGCCTCAATTTCAACCGCGAATTGAACGCTCTTTGGGTAAATTTCTATCTCGTAAGCATCCGACCTTGCGTAAACACCGTCGTTACGCTCGACGGCACGATACGTCTCGCCGCCGAAGTATTTGAGTAGGTCATTCTTGGTGACAACAGAGGCTATATGAAGGCCCATCACCCATATATTCAATAAGAGACTTACTCTTTCATCACATCAAGAATGGCAGTGGAGATGTTTCTATAAATATCAGACGGACTGACTTTATTTCCACGTTCAATACGGAATCCCGAAGCACGTTCGTGTCCTCCACCACCGCGCAGAGTTGCGATCTTTGAGGCAGAGATTTTTCCATTGGTGCGAACTGAAATAGATACTTTATCTTGACCATCTTCTTCGATCCAAAAATATCCGACCGCAATATCTGCACCTTGATTGATCAGTTCATTTGCGATGTCGGAAATCAGCTTCTCAGTGCAATTGAAAAAAGCAGCCTTATATTCAGTCCCTCGCGAGAGGAACGTCTCGTGATGAACAGTCTTGCAGACTTTTTCCACTCGACGTTCGTTCGCTTCAACGATCTTCATTCCTAGATCGATAAGTTCAGGGAGAACGAGCGAATTGGCTCCGTGCTCCAGAGTTTTTTCGATAAAACTCAAAGACCCATCGAATAATAGAGCGTATGCCAAAGCACATGCTTCTCTCCAATGAGGAGAGTCTTTCTTCCAAGTGTCACGAATCATCGCGAGATGAGCGAAAGTCCCCCAGTTGTTGATGACCAATGACTTATGAAGCTTGGATGGAGGCAAGTCTGATCCCTCAGGGGCTTCGTTACCGACAAGACTTGCTAACATGACTTCTTCGAAAGCAAGCATGGCCCCTGAGTGAGCATGGTTGGTGGCGTAGACTCCACCTAGTCCTTCAGTAATATGTTTGGCTGTCTCGTGATGATCAAGGACTATCGGATTGACTGCCTTCCACTCCTCCCATCGCTTTTTGGGAGGAGTTATATCGACGAAGAGTTGTCCCGGGCGCGGCTCTAACTTGTCCATGCGGTCGGTGTCATATTGAATGTTTTGAAATTTTGGCTTAATACCAAAAGAATGGAAGGCCGCAGCGCAAATCATCGCCGACGCGGTTCCGTCCGGACAAGATTCATGAAAGTATACTTCAGTGACTTGCTTCAGACGTTCGGGCGTAATTTGTGAAGTCACGGGGCGTAACCTTCTTCCGGCTTGCGAGTGGGGATGAGATACGAATCATCCCAGGTTTTAGGTTTGAAGTCTGATTGAAGAGAAACTGACATCACTTCGTCAGCTAGTCGATGAAGTTGGTCGACAGTTCCATTGTTTTCGATGATAAAATCGAAAGCAGCATCGCGGATTTGGACTTGTTCAGTCTCCGAACGATGCTTGAAAGGAGGCACCGGTACGCTCGGACGCTTAATCCGAACCAAGACAGGCCGGAAAGGGACTAAGCTGCTTACTCCTGAAGAAATCCTAGTGTATCGGACCTCGTGAATATGCCTGAAGTCCGCGAAGCAAGTTACGACATTCTTGAATTGAGGTGTCCAGTTCGTTCCTGCACGAACTAGCCCAAGCATTCGATCATATGTGTAATTGCCGGAAGCAATCAAAAGTTGGTCGTTGATACCTTTCCGGATCCAAGTATCAAGATAAAGGTTGTTCATTTTTTCGAGATACTGCTGGAGAGCTTCTCTAGGAGACAACCAAAACTGCGGATCAGCTTCGGGAACGAAGACGTGAGCATTCCCGAGTTTCAGTGGAATATAAGGTCGAGTCCAAGTATTCGAGTCAGAAAGATTCTTGCTCGGCCGAACGTCGTAGAACCAGTATTTTTTGTCCTTTTCGAGATCACCAATAAGGCCGTCTTCTTTGGAAGGAAGAGATCCTACCCACGGCTTCAACGAAAGATTATGAAATGCTTCCTTCGGATACCTGAGATCGCCTGCATTCCGGAAGGAGCTGGGTCCAAATAATTGCTGTTCTGTGAACCCGTAAACATCAGCCATATGGCGTTTGCCTGGATCAGCAAGCCCTGTTTGAACTGCGAAAACGCTTTCTTTTAGTCTACTAGCGAATTCGTCTTTTCCCGACCCGGAGAATCCACTAATGCAAACCATCAAATGCATGGTCTACATTACAATTCACCGCTGTCCGTCTTTCTTAATCCCTAGCGTCCCAAACGTTGATGCCGCATACCAAATAATCAGGTCCACAATTCCAAGAGGGAGAGCAGTCCCTTTTCCCATCTTCTTGCACATTTCAGTGCAATCTTTGAACTTGAAATGCTCGGCGAGCCTAATCAGATGCAAGTCAGGCTTCACGCAATCGAGTAGCCCGATGTTCCTTCCTAGATGGAAACATGTCACTTTCCCAATATACGGAAGAGTAGAGAGAAGATCAGGAGACGACAAAGTATCCTGCTTGAATTTATCCCAGCCATTCTTTTGAACACCAGCAAGCATGATCCCAGCCATTTTCTGAATGGCTTTGGCTTTCTGTGGATTATTACAGACTGGCTGGACGCGTTCGAAGAATTTGAAAGGAGTACTACCTTTCAGATCATCTCCAAGCTGAGGCCATGGTCCATAAGCCACCATCAGCTTCGGCATAAATTTCCCGACTGCTTTGGCAGAGAATCCAGTAGCGTGGACTACCCACACATATTCATTGAAGAAGAATTCGGGCGTCACATCGGAGAACTTCGTAGAGCCGATTCTCTTGAGCTCATCATTATAGTAGAGCTCTGCAAATTCACGCGCTTTCCGAAAATACGCCTTATAACCTTTATCTAAAGGCGGAGCTAATTTGCTAATTCCAGACTCTAGCTCTTTGTGCGGTTCCATCGTCTCCTTCGAATTCTAGGTGGAGATTGACTTCCGAGGTCCAATTCCTCGAAACGTAACCAATCCACGCACCACAGGAGACATTACATTCCTGGATGAAATCATCCCAGCAAGCCTTACAAAATTTTGTATGAGCATTTCCTGCAGTACAACGACGAACATAAATATGGTCTAAACCGCATTGAGTGCACTGTCCCTCTTCAGGACTCCATAAGATGTGAGTAAGCATTCCTATTAAATAAGCGAAATAGAATGCAACCGAACCTTTGCTTGGTTTTTTGATACGCCAGATGATTACCGCTCAGTGTATCTTTAGATATGTCTCTAGTGACCTATGAAGTGCCTTGGCGTGAGGGCTGTGTCAGGTCTGTTACTCCCTTGAATAAAGGGAAGGTCAGACTAACTGTCGAGTGCAATACACTAAAAACTGCCTTCACTATCGAGTATGAAGGAAAGCAGCGCATTTGGGAGAGAGACTGGATCAAATTTCGCGGCAATGTCAGAGTAAACCCAGGGCTCCGAAAGAATCCGCCTCGAATCGGTGAGCCGTACGAGGAAAACCTAGCATATTATCACGATCCAATGAACGGAGATCCCAAGAGCCATTGGTGGTTCTTTGCACTCCAAGACCATGAAGTGAAGGTCATTGGGCCGGTAGATATGATGGAGAAAATGACTGGCGCAATGAATATGATGCGTCGTCACATGGAGAGTTGGCAATACAATAATTCCCTGGATTCATTCGTAGAGACAGAGCAAGCCGTCACCGACGCCTTGCAACTTATTCATCATTGGCGATTGAATCTTCAAGCTCGAGAGGAAGAGCTCGGAGTCCCTGTTACGACTATAGATATCAACCTGTAGAGGCTTTGGTCATAGCCTCAAGGATGGCCTTCAGGCCTTTCTCAATGTTGTCCTTCCTGATTCGACTGGAAGGAGGACCTAGTATCGTATTACGATTCTTGATCTCTTCTGAGATCACATCAAGTAATGACAGAAGGTCCGCATCGGAGAGGTCTTTTAGCTTCTCCTTTATTTCATCGATCATAGTGTACTTTACGAGGACTACATGTTAGCCAAGTTGCTAGTTATTCTATACGGCCTGATATATCCACGATGTTGGGTGCATGTTGATTTGAAAGGAATAAGTGGAGCTGCTTGTCAGGCATGCGGGATGTCGGAAAAAGCAACTACGCCACATTGGCCGATTCATATGACGGATGCGGAGAGTGATTCTGCAGAAGAAGACCGATTATATAAAGAGCCATTCGTATTCATGGCCGCATGCAAGAAAGAAGGAGTGCGATGAATGGGAGTCAAATGTTCGCTCTCCTCAGTGTAACAATCCGAAATCACGCCACTCTAGCTCGTACCAAGACATTTAATATAACATATAAGAGTGGGAATACTCATTCGCCTCATGACCACTCTTATACCGCAGAGTTAGTGGGTGGTGAGACAGTAGAAAACATCTTTGATAAGATGAAGCACCCAGACAGGATAATTCGGTCTGCGACTCCTTTAGCAGTATGTAGGAAGCAAATTACTGAGATCATTCAGGATTTGATCCATTGCACTGGTGGAAATCCTGCTGGGAATTTCTATCATTCTAGTCCAAAAGCTTGGGATTCTCCAGATGCCCTAAATGAATTCCAGAAGCGTTGGACTGCGGTGGCGTTCAAAGAGGCGTTGCTTCAGCATAATGTGAAGAGCAAGCTCACATACGAATCTGCTTTGACTGTAGTGCAAGAGCAGTATATCGTCCAGCCGTTGATGGAATCATGACCACTAAGCCGATTCTTCAGTCCATTGTTTTGATTAACGGAGAATATGGACTCAAGTATCTGAAGCTGGTTAAAAGTCCGTCAGGCTCACATCATGTTATCGATGTGATGTTCATGAAAGGGCTTCGCCTCACCACCAATCTTGTGGATGGGGAATCTATCTCAGAAGTGAAGAAAGACTTCACTAGGCAAATTCTTCAGTATCGAGAACAAGAGAGTGGAACTCTTTTACCTATAGTAGACATTATCGCCGAATGCGCGGCTCGAGCTCTTTCAGATGAGAAAGGGCGTATCGCCAAGCAAATTCGAGACGAAATGGCGATGAAAGAAGCGTGGGAATCCACTCTGCTTGCTATTTTGATGCGGAGAATAGATCCGTCAACTTGCCTCAAGTATGAGGAGGTAGAGCAGATGTTGCAAGAAGTCTACGCTGAAGAGGACTGGCGAGACACGGCCGATACTGTCAGCATCCCAAAATTTTGAGCATAGCGTTACGCGTATTGGGACCGACAACGCCGTCTGCTTGGAGCCCGTTATCCATCTGGAACTTCCCAATAGCGGCTCGTGTGGCGTTCCCCTCGATGCCATCGGGTCCGCTAGGCCCGATGTCGTAACCATGGGACACGAGGAATTTTTGGACTCCAACCACTGTGGTGAGTGAGCTATCATCAACCACGCATTGATTTGGATCAGCACCTGGCACTGCTGAATGAAGCTCTTCGAGAGTTGGAAGCGTTACGCCGAAGAGTTTCTGGATTACTGGTTTGATAGCTTGATAGCGATGAGGCCAAATGGCGATTTGAGGACCGAAGACGACTTGTTTCATAGCCAAAGTGAATTTAGTCGCATCGTCAGCAGTTGACCACGCAGGATCTGCAACTGCTAGAGCCAAGTATTTATCGGCCACAGCTGGTAGATTAGCAGAATAAGAGATAATAGCCGCCTTTATAGCTCCTTTAAATCCCGTTTCATCAGGATCGGTAAAGAGCGTTGCTTTAGCTGCTGGACGTACGTACGTCATGAGATTCGGTTTAACGAATTCTCGTTGTCCCATTTGCATCCCGGGACTAGACCAAACTGATGCAAGAACCGCAGCTACTTGCTTAGCGAAAGCCTTCTGATCATCAGTCCATTGACCCTTCAGGCCTGTTGAACCACCCAAGAATAATGTCTGTTGTTTCGCTACATTATCGACAAATCCACGACCGTCGACGAAGAAAAATTTCCATTTACCGGTTGGGTCTTGCTTGAAATCCGCAGGAGTCGGCATTTTCAACAACGACTGCCTGAGCGTTCCTAAGTCGTAGTCGGTGCATTTTTGAAGCAAATTCGAGACACCAAACACGCGCTCACAAACCTGAATAATTCCAACAGACAATATGCAGGAGTCATACATATTTATAGCATCGTAATGGCCACCTTCGGTCGCTGTGACGACCGACATACATTTTTCAAGGAAGTCCGGATTATCTGGCAGGACGTATGGAACTACTCCGCCGAAATACGGGCCTTCCCATTGTTGATATGATCCCCATCCGATGTCTGAGGCTTGTACCATATCTAACTATACTAGTTAGTCTTTGGGCAGAATGCGTCGAGATTGTTCATATCAGTACATTGCTTGATATTCACTACGCAGCTTGGGACGAGTGCATGACCAGAATTTTGAGTGCTTTGGCAAAAACCCTCACACGTCGTTCCGTCTGGAAGAGGGCTCCCCTCTTCGCACTTGAGATCTCGCAGGTGTTGACAAGCCGTTCCGCAGCTCGCAGTATCCGTAGGATGATGAACGACTGGATTGTGAGGACATCCGACAAGGAGAATAGCGAATGCAACAAAAATGAGAGTCTTCATTGGCCAAACCTATTAGAAATATTAACCCATGGTTCCCAACCGCCTTGGAGAACTATGAAATCTGAGCACTCGGGGCTTGCAATCTTCTCAGGAGTGATTTCGTAGAATCCGCCTGTGCCGTCAGGGCCTTTTACTCCCCAATCTTCACCCCATGAATTCTCACCAAGAATGAGCTGTCGGGCATTATCCCAACCTTCGAGAAGAGTGCAGTGACCTCCAATGCTTGGACCGGTCATCGTTCCGAGAGGAGTCGTCCCATCATATGTCTGCCATTGAGCGTCGACCCGAGCTCCATAGGCCACAGGGTTCCCGGCCGCAAGGGCCAGAATGACATCCTGTACTCGTTGGTCGCCCGTCGAATCGATTCGATACCAAGCTGATATCTTGTGGATATAAGCCTCGCGCATATTCATCCACTTGGGTGACTCGAGGACTTGGCTCAGATCGAAGGGCCAATATGCGCGATCGTTCGGATTCCCGGGGTCTGGATCTTCACGACAGACACCGAAAGATTTGAGAGCCTCTGCGGCGCAAGAAACGAAAGTTCCGTTATCTTGATTCGTTTCTTGAGGATCCATGAGCTCGCGAGCCAAGAAATAAAGCGCGAGCCTGGAGAGCGCCACATGGCCGCTAAAGGCTTGAGTAATAGCTGCAGATTCACCTACTCCTGAGGCGATCGCAGCATTATAGAGCTTCATAATGCGTTTTATCTCGAGCCCGCGTGTCATCCCGTTAGCCACACAGGAGCTCGATCGAAGCTGATTATGCCTCTTTGGGGAGAACCTTCGGAGATCAGAGGATTGATATTCAGCTCCTGCGAATCCCTGAAGTCGATCGCGAATGAGCTCAAACTTTGGATGGCCGTAAGTGTGCTCGATAGGTTCTGGCCTGAAACCGTTGAGGACTAATCCTTGAAGATCCATGCTGGAACCTTACCGGTTATTTTTTGTCCATGAGAGTATCGAATTCCGGAAGCTTCCGAGAGCTTGAGGCCGTGTGTACCGATGGTAACGGCGGAGCAACAACAGTAAAAGGAACTAACCCTCCGTCAGATCCATGGAGTTTGGTCCGATCCAACGGGACTAGAAATGCAGTCGCAGTGCTAGATGAACTAGTCACAGCTGTTGGGGAAAGAGGAGGCAACGATATAGGAGTCCCTTCTCCTTTAAAATATCCGTCCAAGTAATTATGTAGAGCTACGATATCATCGTGATTCTGTTGATTTTCTTTCGTATTTTGCTCTACGGCTGTTCGAAGTTCATTGTAAGAATTTCGAGTGCTCGTAGTATCTTGAGGTTTGAAAATAGCGGCCATGGCTGTGATGAACGCCGCTGCAGCGACCAATATACTGGCTAGACCTTTGTAGCGCTGCGCCTTCGGATCAGAAGGTTGATCATCACTAGTGAAGGGAAGCTCTATTTTAATTTCCCCTTCGGACTTCTCGGGTGAATCTGAGTCTGACATATTTACCTCAAGTTATCAGAGATTTCTCAATAAGAGGAATTTCATTTACGTCTGGAAGAAGCGCATCCCACACGCATCTCCCATTGTAAGCTTTTGGGTTGACCACAACATGTGGATCAGCTTGTTTAATCCAATTTACGAATTCGATTCCATTAGAAATAATAGTAACTTGATATTTCCAGATCTTCAAATATCGGCAAGCGTCGACCATGTCTCCACGGTCCTTGAAAACGGGGACGTAAACGCCCGCGATGCCCGGTAGTTCTACTACTATAGGCTGGTGCTCATAGAACGGGCAGAAGTAACCAGTAATATCTATTTTTGAATCGCCGAGTTTAATTAGACCCACAATGCACACTACACGCCGAATCGGACCAGGGTGCAAAAGCATGCATTATAGAGGACTGTATTCCAGTCCATACTGCCGGGTTTTGAGGAATCCGGTCAAACAAACTGATGATGCAACGAAGGTGACATGCCTAAATTGCATATTTAGTATGAAAAGAAATGAAGTCCCGGGGACTCCAGATATAGAGCTCGAGCCTCGAGGACGAAAGCCTCAGTTACCGAAGACGAAGTAGCTTATCGTCTCTACGTTCCCGACTCCCGGAGACCCGTACGAAATAACCGTTGCTGAAGTGATGAATTCAGGAACAGGAACCGGAGGCGTTCCCACATTAGGAAGCCCTGTTGCTGCAGCCGGTGTAGCGAACATTAGCATTCCGTTTGAAGGGATGCGGAAATTATCAACTGTCTGGTTTAGTACCCAGACGATATGCCCATTGTTGGCATCCGTCGCGCCACCAAGGTTAGTAATCGTGACGGTTGTCGAATTGATGACCGACGCGATTGCGAAAGTTCCGTTGTTACCAGGTGTGGTGGCACTCCCGATCGTAATCGTATTGCCGACCGATGCCGATGTCATGCCAGTCAAGCCAGAGACAGTAACCACTCCAAGCACCAGGGTGATTGAAGCAGTGACTCCAGCTAAAACGCTTCCGCCATTGAGTCGGACTCCAATATCCGTGGCCTGATTATTCTTGATAATGAGCATCAAGCATTGGGAAACAGACCCGAATGGAATCTGGAAAGTCTGAGGCGCTACCTCAGACGATAAAATATCAAATTGGCCAACGTTCTGCGAATTGTACGGGGCCACCACCGTGTATGCCACGTTGCCCGAATTTTGAGCCGCGTTCGGGGGCGTGTATTGGATAGAGAGTTGGGCGGTGGCGTTATTCATCTTGACAACACATCCCAAAAGAGTCCTAGCAACCGTAAATCAAGAGCTTTCACATGTATATCCTATTGGAGAATCCATGGCTCTATTCACTATCGGACATTCCACTTTGACTCAAGAAGACTTCTTGAAGATGCTCGGAGGGCGTCCGATAACCATCGTAGACGTTCGAAGCCATCCTGGGAGCAAATGGCCGCAGTTCCAAAAAGAGAACCTCGAAAAATGGCTCCCGGAGTCTCGAGTAGGTTACGAGTGGTGGCCCGAGCTCGGCGGATGGGATAAGAGACATCTTCCTCTGGCTGCAGAAATGGCAAAACATGGGGTAGATATTCCTGTTTATGCCAAAGGAAAGTTTCCGAAGCAACGAATCGGCGTGGACCGGATTCATGATGACGCCCGCCAAGAGTTCCTTCCGGGCATCAAACCAATATGGACAAACCAAGGGCTCTATGACTACCAGTGGTTCATGTCACTCCCGGAATTCCTCGATGGATGTGACCGATTGATCGAACGCGGGAAAACTGAACACCTCGGATATATGTGTTGCGAATGTCTCTATTACAAGTGTCATCGAAGCATGATCGCTGACTACCTATCTTTCCGAGGAGTCGATTCGCACCACATTCAACCTATCTTGCGCCAAAAGAATAGGGTGAAATATGTCGCCGGATATAAGTTTCTGAAGCACTCTCAAGTTCTCGGGAACCGAATTGAAAGATATGAACCCGAAGTGAAGGAAATTTGGAACAGCTGGCGGGTTAAAACCCCGGAATATCAGTCACAGCAATCCAATCCATAGCTTCTTCCATCGATAAGTTGTCGAGGTTCAGAGCTTCGTCGCGCGAAAGCACGCGCGCCTTCATCGTGGCGACTATCTGGTTTCGTTTTTCCGATGGCTCAGACTTCGTCCGACCGATAACTATGGAGCCGACGACAGGCGGGCCGTTTGCAATATCGCTAAAAAACCATCCGAGCTTTTCAATCACTCGACCATCATTTCTTACAAAAGTCCCTCGGGCGAGTTCGCCTTCAATATGCGTTATGGCGCCTAGGAATTGGAAAGTTTCGCTTCGTGCGGTCATCCCGCACGTTACTAACTATTATGGATAGCGGAGATAGTCTTTTCTCGGAAGTCTGACTCAATTTGTTCAATCCGCTTCCGAATATGCTCAGCTTCTTTAATTAGTCTGCGTATTTGTATGAACTCTCCGAAGCATTTATGGAAAGCCCCATTCTCCTTGTGAACGGGTATTGAATCCAGTAATTCCTGAGCTCGAGTCAAATAATTGTATGCCAAATTGGCTCTTATGAGCATACCAGGAGCATACCAACAAGAGCTTTGACCAGGGATAATCATGTCTTGGTCATACTTACGGCATCGGTTTACTATTAACCGAATCTTCTCTTGTAGACCGCCTTCATAGGCAGTGATTTCTCGCCTAGTGTTATTACTCATCGTCCAGTCAACTGGTCTACATAAGATTGCTTATCACCCATTTGATCGATTTTCTCATTCCAAGGTCTCCATGGCGGCAAGGGACCGAAGAGTCCAGATAAGCGCTGAATCTCGAAAGCCGATGGCTTCTTGAAATTCACCAGAATATCATAAATCCGATTCTGAGGTATTCTGGTCTTAGAAGAGAGTGTATTGAGATGGATCCGAAGACGAGCGAACTTCATGAAGACAATATCCACCATTAGAGGAGTGCTTGTCGGCAGACTCCATTCATCCGGAATTCCAGGCAACAAGCCTTGGATGACCAGCATTTCATGGTAGCTTGGACATTGAATACCCGCTTCGAACGCCATAACATCTCTGTCAGGCAATCCAAGTCTTGCGGCTAAAAGAGGACGCGGAACTTGCTTGCTTTCACGATATTCAGCAAGCACTCGACCAGAGAGTTCCCATGATACTTGGATAGGAATCGTGATTGATGCTCGACGCGTGAAGAACTTCTCGAGCGCGGGAATATGCGATACTAGTGACTGCAATTCATGACGCGGAAGAATCGTTTCCCCACGCACAAACGGATGTAAAAGAGCGGCTTTATCATCCGGAATAACGATTTTGTCGATTTTGAGCTTCTTCGTTTCTTGAGAGAAGAGATCATAAAATGATCTCGAAGGCATTACTGGATTCACATTCCGAATGGCCGGATACTTATCCTTCGGAAGAGAAAGCACAGGAGGCGCGAAGGGGGATGGAAACTCTTGCGCCAGGGCCTCCACTCGGGGCTCCGGATAATCTAATTCAGCATCCACTGCATCCGACAAAGGTCGGATGACGGGTGCAAAATATGTGTGTTTTTCGTCCTCTTCAGGGAACCCGAAATGAGCAAGCTCATCGCTCGTCAATTGTCGGGATCGCTTATTCCAGAGCGGATTGGACGTAAGGAACAGAGCCCAAGCGTCCTGTTTGTTTTCTGAAACATCCAGGATTAGTGCTGTGTGGACACGTTGCCCATCGGAAAAATGAACAACTTGCCCGCGGCGAATGACGGGCTTGACCATGATTCACAGATTGTGAACTTTGTTTACATGAGAAAGATCCTGAGAAGGATGCCAGCCCAACTCGATCTCTTTCTCTTCAGCTCGATCTGCGGCTTCGAGAAGCATTCGAGCACAAAACCGTGCTGCTCGTGGATTCATTCCAACAAGGCTTCCTGTATCTCCTATTAACACCAAAGGAGCCCAAGACCCTCGATTTTGATTCGGCTCTCCGTCATTTAATCTATCCGGAGCATTAGGCATCTGGCCCACAAAGACGTCCCAAGCAGAAATGTGAGCCCAGTCCGGATGGACATTGAAAGCACGTGTCGTGATTTTGAGAATGTTGAGGCGAATATACTGACGATCGTCCATACGATCGTTTACAGCGAGAATATTAGCGTTTCCGCTAAAGCTTAGAGAGCTGACTTCTGAAGCTTCTTCAAAGCATCTTTGAAGCCGTCATCATCGCCGCTCTCAAGCGCTTTTCCGGCATCCTCAAGCATCTTCTTGAGCATACCCTTGCCCGTATCGGACTTCGGAAGGGCCTGTTGCTGTTGCTGACCCTGTTGTTGCTGTTGACCCTGCTGTTGCTGTTGCTGCTGCTCCTGCTCGGCTGTGCGCAGAGCAGCGAGAACGCGGGTCAAATCTCGCTTTACAAGCTCGATCGAAGGCTTTTGGGACTTCTCGATCTTGGAAGCAATAGTGTTTAGGGCGGATGCGATTTGGGAGGGCCTCATATTCGGGCAATCCAATAAATAGGTTATGGAATCTCTGCTTCTATCTTCCCGTCGTTCCGAATGGTAAGTTCAACTTCCCCTATATTATTGTCGAGGGCTATCGTAACTATTACGCCACCGTCCAAGAATGGACCGATCTCCATCTTTCGATGCGAGAGGCCTATTTGGAGTTTTTCGGCTGTATCGATGGCTTCTTTGCTGGGGGCTGGAGCCTTATAGGAATCCCAGCCGTCTTTGAGCTCCCGAAGCTGTGCGATGGTAGTCATGTTGTCATGATCCTATGGACTAATTGGTCGTCACAGTCTTCTAACACCCCATTGAGGTCTCTATTTTCAAGAATATGATCATAAAGCCTATCCTCAAAAGAGGCATCAGTATTCCCACCGACACTGAAGATATTGATTCGAACCTGCCTACCGCATCCTCGGCATCGGAATAGGATCTCCTCGGGATTAGAATCCTCTCCCGGGACTCTTTTCCAACGATGCTTAACCACCTTTGAATGTACACAGAAGCATGAAGACCAAACTCCGAGGGAAAATAGTTTCGATGAAACGCGCCAACGACGGCGTGACGCTCGAGTTCGAAACTACGGGTTCAGTCGTGGATGCAGCGAAAGACGCTAAACCAGCATCGGCATCCATCACACTCCGAATCAAACCGTTGGTAGCCGACAAGATGAATTTCGGGGGAGAGCTCTATGTCCTGATTTCAGATACTGAAATCCCTGAATAGGTTCAAATCCCACTCGCTTTAAACTGGCTCAATTTGAATATTGAAAGCATCGGGAACTTGATGCATGAGGTCCCCGAGTTTCTTCTGAGCCAATTGATCGACTTGCTGTTCATATTGAGGGAGCAGAGCGCCATCTGCATCGAACCACTCTTCCGGGACTCCTACCATCACTGTGACGGAGCCGTGGACAGAGAAGCTGACTTCAACTCCAGAATTCGCCACGTGTCGTACGGACGCAGTCTTCCGGCTTTCGATGTTGACTGTTCCCCAGCGACGAGTAGCGACCTTCATATCCGTGCACTATAACAAAGATTTATAGTGCACGAATCAGTCATGAATACATGACTCTAGCTATTTTAATAATAGTTCTCATGTCTGCAATTATTCCATCCAAATGCTTGCAGAAGTCTTCATCCTCGATATCTAGAGTAAAAACGACGCGGCCTCGTTCGTCCCAAAGATGAGCTCGAGGCAGACGTGAATATCGCCTGTTCCCTCCCAAACCCTCATCGCTTTTGAGTAGAGGAAGAATTCTCTTTTGGATTTCAGCGATTACTTCAGTGGCCGGTCTAGCGTCCTCGGTATCTACTTCGATAAAGACTCCGCCTTGCTCTTCGATGATCGAACGGACCTTGTCGATGGGGTCCTCATCCAAACCATCTAAATCCATAGCCGATACTATGGACAACTCAGTGCAGAGTTCGGAAATCCGATTCAAACGGTCTTGAATACCGCCGTCATGATCCCAACAATATTCGTTGATGAAGTCGTCGACCAAAGATACGGCATCTTTGGCCTTGAGAGACTCCCGAATACGGTCTTGTATAGAATCGTCCGACACTGGTTTATCTTACGTCAAAGTTAAAAGAATTTACGGAAATATGGGTAATCCCCCTCCAAATCTTGTGAATTACCGATATTAGCTGTACTTTCTATTATGAACCACCAGGTGCTCTCCGTAGAAGAAGCTCGGGCATTCTTCAATAAAATAACTCAAGAAGCATTTGCTCCGAATCTTGAGAAGTTTAAAGAAATCTGGAAGAATGGCGGAATCGCCATCGTTTCCTACGATATCTATGCGCAGGATCCCAACGTCGCGGGCGCCGCGAGGGCCTTCGGACTGGATCCTTTAAAGAGGGTGGATATTTCGAATCTTTCGCCAAAAAAGGCGGCAGGTTTTGCCAATAGCTTCCCTACTGACCCGATAACCAGTAAGTGGTTCCGGCGTACAAATGGAGAAAGGTTATTCTTGATGGTTGGAATGGGAACATTCCTGATTAATCATGAAAATGGAATATTCTCGATCGAACCCGGATCAAGCGACCACGAGTACATGTCCTAGGAGAAACCAATGAATCAAGAGCAAACAGCAAAGGCTATTCTCAAAGAAATAATGGAATTCTTCGAAGAGGTCGAAAGCGAGAAAGGTAAGTTCCATGGATGCGTGGAGCCTTCTATTGCATTCGAAGGAGCACATCGAGGAAGGTTCACCGAGCTGAAGAAGAGAGCACGTCATCTGCTCTCTGCCAAGTCCAACGGAGCCGGATGATTCAAAGGATATTTGGCTTCTTTGGTTGGGAAAAGATTTCAATCGATCGGGATTTAACCGACTATGAAGCTAGAGTGCTTCAATTTCTGCGTGTTCGTTTGAGCGGAGGGAATCAGATAAGCATTCTCCATGCGGACGAACTCAGTGATATAGAAGTCAACGAAGTAGGCCGATGTCTCATTCGACGAGGATTTGTTGAAGGTCAAGACATGGGATCTCATTACGAGATTTCTGAGGCAGGACTCAGGAAGTTGGAAGAGTACGAAAAGCGCGTAGATCGGTAAACTGGGCGTGTATATTCTGGCATGGCTAGAACACTCTCTGTTGTGACTGCGAGAACGGGCAAAATCGTGCAGAAGACGGGGTTCAAAAATTATGACCTCTGTCTTAACACATACGTCGGCTGCCAATTTGGCTGCCAATATTGCTACGTGCGATTCTTCGTCAAAGATCCCAAGTACGCTTGGGGCGAATTCGTGCGAGCTCGGAAACATGTAACGAATCAGCTTCCCAAGGAGCTACCTATGCTTGTGGGAAAACGAGTCGTTCTCGGGACGATGACTGATCCATACCAGCCTCAGGAGAGAACGCACCGGATTACGCGTGAGGCTCTCACCATCATTTCCCAAATGCAGACTCCACCTGATAAAGTCGGGATCTTCACGAGATCGCCGGTCGTTCTCGACGATGCGGCGCTAATCGCGAAGCTTCCAAAAGCAAGAGTGCATTTCAGCATCACGCCATTCACACGCGACATTATGACAAAAATCGAGGGAATCGCGGTCCAGACGCGAGCTCGATGGGAAACGATCCAGAAGCTGCGGGCTGCTGGGATCAGAATCCATGTCAACGTGGCGCCAGCGATTCCAATCATCTCGGACTCGCTCACGCGCGAATACGCCGAGAAACTCTCCGAAATTGGCGTCGAAGAGTTCTTTGTCGATCCAATGGAGACCTACAAAGATAGCTTTAAATCGCTCGAGAATGCGATGAACACGGACCCAGCTTGGCCATCAGTCAAGGCCATCATGACAAATGACGTCGATTTCCAGAAATGGAAGGGTCAGTACAAAAAGGACTGGGAAACTACATGGAAGCGAGTTGGTAATCCGAAAACGCTTGCGATTTGGTCAGATCACACCAACGACGTGTGGACTGACATGGCGACCGGAACGGCTCTCAATCACCGCTACTACGGGACTTAGGATCATCTAGGTCCTCGACGATTTCATAATCCACGAAATCAAGGCAATTACAATCCGGGTGATCGCACGGAGCCTCAGCGTCGTAATTCTCGGATTGCGGGTTGTGTTCGCGTTTCGAGTGTCCGCAATTCTTGCAGAGTTTCATTTAGGTGCCGTCAGATCCCGGAGTAAAGACATTTGGAACGCGTGGCGAGCCACTGGATCCGGAATCCGACGGATCAAGTCAATAATAATTTTCGCAGTACCGTGTGGCCCAACCAGGATTCGCAAACCCGTAGCAGGTCGGTTCAATCGTCGCTCTCGAGCAGCTAGAAGACGCCGATATCCGCCATGATACCACCAAAGGAATTTGCGGAACCAGGACGTGCGCTTCATACTTCACTCTACAACATTGGTTGTATGATAGACTATGCGCCACGACTTCACTCGTACAGGCAACACATTCTATCCGAAAGCAAGCGGGTTCGTCGGTAACGGCGATATGAAATGCAGCCGATGTTGGATGAACATACCAGCAATGGACGGCGAAGTAGTGGAAGGATGGCGCGAATATATCAAGAGTGATTGCGATGCAGAGATCATCGCAGAAATCATGGAATCATGAGCATTCCGCATCATTTCCAATTCCTGGAGAAGGGAAATAAGTCCCCGCACGGAGATGGGGAGTGGCACCAATGTGCTGGGTGCAAAAAGAAAGTCTTCTTCCCTAATGGATGGAGCGACTTCCAGAAGGAACTCACCATTACGTTGGCTTGGTCCCATGACGTCTCTGTCTTAGATCCCGAAGAATTTCGTCGACGAACCATTCAGAAAAAAGCTGGGGAGAGTTTCGATAAAGGATATCATGGAATCTTAGCAGAAGATTGCGAAGAAGCCCAAAAATTCGTCATCGAACATATCATGTTGACATGATGAAATGCGATTTAGATGGATGCAAAGGAACATCCATTCATTATTATAGGATGGAGTCGCAAAATCCTGTTAATCAGAGCGGATTGATTTCTATGATCAGGACTGAATTTTATCAAGCAAGATGCCATCAGCATACGCAATCTGCTTATTGGAGTTACCATTCCATGAATGGGGCGAGCAGTGTGGGCCAAGAGATAGCTGAAGATGAGTACATAGTCGCGCAAATTATGATGTGCTAGCTGTGAAGCTGAGATACTAAAGATAATTCTCAGACTGATGAATCAATATGCCAACTCATAATATTTAGCTGGTCGCATAATTGTCAGATATATTAGAGACATATTTGTCTCCCATCAATCAAAATCAGGATCATCGAATCTATCTTCGTGCTCTTGGCGAGCTCGCTCGAGATGATATTCTTCCATCTTCTTGGAAATCTGCTCAGGAATATCTGTTTTTCGATTTATTAAAGCAGCATCGGTAGGCGATAGTTGGTAGTTTCCAATATGCGTGACAGTTACGATGAGCTCGTATTCTTCTGGATCGTCTGGTTGATACCAGTTATATGACTTACGACCTCCGGAATAAGTTTCTTCAATATTGTAACCGATCGGAACATCGGATATTGGGCCAGCTTCGATTTCATTGACATCCACGCCAAATTCTTTGGCGAGAATTGGAGCAAACGCGCCGACGATTCCGAAGGGAAGATCAATTTCTGTGTCATATTCCGGATTAGAGACAGGAAATGGCCCCTGTAATTGGAGCGATGGAACTCCAGCCACACGAGCAGCAATCCGGAGCAAATTCATACCGACAAATAATTATCGGAAGTTCAGCGATTTAGATTCCGTTGCCTTTTGCCATTTTCGCTTCTACGATGGGCAAAATCCAACTATTTTCCGCCATCTTTTGATAGTTATATTCGAAACTGGCTTGACTATAGGCTTCCATGGCATTAATGTAGGGCATAGCGTGCGCATTCTTCCGCATGCCTTCACTGTCGCCTTCAAAACTAGCTTGATTATAGGCTTCCACGGATTCCAAAATATGATCGATCGTCATTTTTGGACTTTAGGATGAGATTTGCTCGAGAGCAAGTGTAACATACGCGAATGGTCTCGCTCATGCCTCCTCTACCGAGAACTATCGAGATAGACGGGCATACGTGGGAAATAGTGAAAGACAAAATCTTCCCAATGCCGGGAACGCGAGTTATGTATCATTGCGCGCGATGCGACACGTCAGGAGAGTACTGGCTCGTTCAAGATGGAAAATATGCGCATTGTGACGTGAAACTTGTAGAAAAGATAATGGGATCCTAGCGTATTTGACTGTAATTTAGTCATAGTTCGATGAATGATCCGTTCAGAAGCCCGGACCCGCAGCCCCTAACGCCGAAGAAAATCGTCCGAATAGTAGTAAGAAAGCGCGGGATTTACGGACTGGACGAAGATGGCGTGCTATGGTTTGCAGAAGCGCATGAAAAGTATCGGTCGCGCGGGCCAGAGCAGGTTAAAGGTAAAGACGTATATGGCACTTATACACCATCGCATCCGTGCGGCCCGTGGAAAATAGCGCAGCCGATTGTGGGTGAAGTGGAATGGACTTTTGAAAGAAATTAGGCGCGAAGCGCGAACGAATCTGTTTAGGTAGACTCTTGTGCCGTTGCGCTGGATGGTTAAGGCGCTCTCCACTCAGGCAGGATGCGACCGTTAGCATTGACGATATGTCCGCCAGCATTGATATGCTGAAGCACGCGATTAGCGTGCGCGGCCATGGTATCCCACTGCGAGCCGAACCAAAGTTTGCCGGAGTCGGCCAGTGTCCAATGAACCATATGGTCGACCATGCGGGCTTCGATGACTTCGGGAGCTAAAGCGGGTTCGATTCCGCAACTGACTAGAGAACAACCAGTATTCTCAGTCGTAATGTCAACGTCGCCTAACACTTGACCGCCGCGGACGCCGTAATAGCGTGGTTTCATGGAGAGGATTTGACCGTTCTGTCCAGAACAGTCGTTGACAGAGTCTCCGATAGTTAATTTGGCTAAAGGTCCGGCCTTCAGGAACCATTCATGCCGCCAGCGCCTAAGATACTTCTTGGCGACGCGAGGTTTGATGCGTCCCTTCCAGAGTGGGAAGCCTAAAATCGTGGGAATCATGTTTTTAGAACGTCGTTTCCCCACTTCTTCTTCTGGACTCTTCGATGAGATTGGATTCTCACGCCCGTCACAATAGCGCCGACAGGTCTTTCACGGCCTCGGTAGTCACAGGCTTCGGAGAAAATAGGGAAAACAAATTTCTTCTTGTCCGATATTACAGTGGTCATTTGAGTATTCCACGTATAATTATGGGAAATTTGAAGAAGACCGGAGAGTAAGTCGTAAAGAGACCTACGAGTCTTGACGTTGCGCTGTCGCCAAGATTCGAGTAATCCTGCCCATTCAGAGAGTGCGTGCGCAGCAATTGCTCGGACTGCAGGATCCTCCGCAGTTTTGCTGACTCGGTCTAACCAATCCGGAGCCTCTTCAAATCCTTTTCGAGCCATATCCTATAATACACTGCATATATTCGTGTCCGAAGTGCAACCAGTTTTTGGTCACGCTCCCTCGGAAAGGGAATCAGCTAACGAGGCTTAGAAGCCAGAACCCTTCCAGTCCTTAGGAGCTGTCGCGGGGTCATTCCAGAAATTTTCGACCTCTGCGTCCCATATGTCCTGGATGCAACTAATGAGCGCTTTACTGGTATATCCACCGCGCCGAGCCTCTCTACAGAGAGCGGTGAGGTCGTATTGGAAACCCCGGTCGTCAAAAGGCTTCCCATCAAGTCCTTCGCCATCAGGTGGTACAAGTCGGGGCTTCTTTACGGCTACGTCGGGCTCAAGATTAGCAACACGAGCAGCAATCCGTGCGAAGTCCATATCCTATATCTCCAGAAAAGACTTAATTGTATATTTAGTTAGTGAAGAAGCGTCAGACAACCTCTCATATATGGGAGCCAGACGGACAGAAACTCGTGGGTGACCCGCACAAGCGATATAGCACGAGGAGTGTGACGGAACGGCGCTATCGATGCATCCGATGTGGAGGCGTAGTCTCGAGGATTCGGGTCACGGCAGCCTACCGACCTTCACCCGTAGCCAAGATAGAACGGTATGGCCAAAGATTCGATTGCGACCAATACGTAGTCTTTGGCGTGACGTCGAGCTAACATGGCTTCGGGAAGAAGTACCAAAGCCTCCATGTCGATTGACGAAGCAATATCAGTCTTGCAACGGATAAATCCCGAGTCACATGAACGCTTCTCTGCCAATGAGAGAGAAGCTATTCAGACATTGGGCGCTGCCGGATGGAGCGGAGACATACAATTTGATGACTCTCGTCTTGAAAGCCTTCCCAATAAGATTAGGGACACGGTTAGGGATATTATCCGGGTCATGCAGGCCAAACGTGTTACTCAGTAGTGGACCTAGTCAGTTCGCGGCGCATTCCATCTATCGGTAATAGAACCGTCTAGAATGCCGCGTGTCCTAGCAATAACTTCATCCAGACTGGCCTCAGGAATAATTTCTGAAGCGTAGTCAGGGTCGATTACGGAATATTTCTCTCTGTTAGGAATGGATTTTTCGCCAGTTTCCTCATTTACGTATTCTTCATAAATTAATTCACCGGATTCATTTTCGGCAGAGAGTTCGCTATCGAACCACCAGCAGAGGACGAACGAATCGGATTTTTGAAGGTCGCGATGACCTTTGTAGACTTCCCAGACAGATGGATTTTTAGAAATGGCGATTGCAACGTATATGGAGCCCGCGATATCTAGAAGACCCTCAATTACTTTATATCCAGCATCTTGAGCGTGACTTAGAGCGATTGAGAGCTCTTCAGGTTTATCAAATCGGATTTCCGACTGAGACTCATCGACAGAATATCGCCGGGAGGCGACGCGAGCAGCAATCCGGACGGGGTTCATATTCGGGGGACCCGAGAAAAATTCTACGGGAGAATATGCATATCTCCTAAAAAAGGTTTCTACGCATATACTCCGTTCATTTACGAACAATCCCTGCTTCCATGAGTTCAAATTCGCATGCTTCCAGCACAATATCTAGCACGGGATTATCGCTCTCAGAAGCACCTTCTCCAATATCAAGACTTACATAATTATACCCGGAGGAGACACCGTTTTCTATGGAAATAGAAATTTGCCCGTTGACAGTTTGTCCGTAAATCGTGCCGTAGACCTCAAAGAACTTCTCAGTTGGAGATGACTTCTGTTTATCGAGAGTTACCGAAAAATCATATCCATCTGATTGCGGGTCTCCTGATTGATATTTGCCCGCAGACGACGGAGATTTCCCAGGTTTGTAACCAGATTTGTAACTAGATACTATTTTATCAAGTGGCATCGGTTTGCCATTTAGAAAGAATTGAGGCGGGGTTTTATCGATCGCCTTAAGAACCCATCCTTTATTGATTTCGCCTTCGTATTCATTGGGCGAGATTTCCTTCATTGAAGGAGGATAGATACCTTCTGCGTTGAATGCCTGGTCGATGGAAAGCAGTAGCTCTCTACGAGACCCAATTTTATAGACCCGAGATGCTACCCGGCTCGCAATCCTCAAAAAGTCCATGTCGGGACTTATGAGAAAAGATTTAGGGCTAATTCCAATGGTCAGGGACCCAAAAGACGTATGTATTGGAGCCCGCCCGTCAGAAGAAGGTTTCTTCGACAGTTCGAAGTACAATTCGAAGTATATAGATATCTCAAAACGGGGCCCGTCCCTGGACTTCGAAGTATATAGATATCTCAAAACGGGGCCCGTCCCCGCAAAAATTAGATAACTATCTTCGGAAGTCAGGGACCCCCGTTTGTACCATGCATTGGGTTTCCCCCTAGAGAAGGTTTCCTACAACCCCTCCCATCCCAGTACCGGGGGATAGGGGAGGGGGAGTATACCGGGGTGGGGTAAATTCCCATTCCCCCATGGTACTGGGGTAGGGGAATAGGAAGTATACTGGGATATGGAGTATCCCCAGTATAATAAATACCATAGGATAGGAGGGTATCCCTATCCCAGACCACCCGGGTTTCCGGAGGCCTTCGGCTGTCCGCGCGGGCCGCGGGGTTCGGCGAGCTCCTAACGAGCTTCCGAATACCACCGCGGCCCGCGACGCCCGGTCTAGACCGCCCGGTTCAGGGCGTCTCCCCGATTGCCCGCAGGGCGGCTTGGGCCAGGGGCGTCAGCTTGCCCAGGGCAGACCACCAGCCGTCTTCGCCTCGGAAGACCACCCACACCCGGTCCAGCTTGGGATTGAGCCCCAAACCGAACAAGCAAGCGGTGGTCTCCCCAGGCTTGTTGGCCACGATCCCAAGTCCGAGGTCTCGTTCGTTTTTCCAAGCGCAACTACAAGGCGCATCTGATCAGCCATGCCGTCACCTCCAATCAGGAGTACGAGTCCAGGAGTGCGGCTTACGCCGCAACTCCCCAGTCGGCCTTGATCTGCTCCTTGGAGATTTCTGCCTGGTCGCGGTGGTGGTCGTACCACCCGTAGTCGAAGGTGCTATTGGCCTCGTCCGCTTCGCGCTGGAGGTCATCCGCCAGTCTGTCCAGCGAAGTCCACACTTCTGCGATGAGGAACTCCGCAATCGTGATCTGTTGCATGCCGTCACCTCCATCCCCTAATACGAGGAATGCAGGCAGACTTGCGCCAGTTATGGCAGGAGTCTAGTTCACTCCTGCCACATCTCGCGCTCTCCTCTCCCTATCCGACGAGCTCGGACCGCCACTCGGCGGGAGGCCTGCTCCTCGTGGCCAGCTTGGCCGCGAGGGCGTACGGCGATCCCTCGGGTGCCCAGTCGCCGAGCGACCCGTACTCGCTGGGCTCGTTGCCGAAGCGACGGACGTACGACCCGTCGTTCGGGCAGTAGTAGAGATCCGCGCCGTCCAGGCGACCGAGGAACCTGCACGCGTCGCAGTCGTGCGTGAACGCGGGCTTGCTGCTGCGAGAGACCAGGATTGCTTTCTTCATTGCCGTCACCTCCGCTCCCTGTTACGGGAGCGGGGGCCTGGTTTACGGCCTACCAGAACGCGTGGTGCGGGATGTCGAGCTGCGCGAGCTCTGCGCGGCGAGCCTCCCGGTGCGCGACCTCGGCCTCGCACTCGGCATCGCCGAAGAGCGCAGCCTGGTCGATCAGGTCCTCTCCCTGCTGCCAGAGAGCGGCCTCGTGCTCCTGCGGCACCGCCGCAGTCAGGTCCCAGCAACGACGCGCGCGACGAACGAGAACCGTGCTCAAGTTCAGTTGATTCATGACCACCACCTCCACCAGCCAATACGCCAGTGGAGGTGTGATCTACGGCCGTCAGCAGGTGGCGTGGTCCTCGGTCTCGCCAGGAGGGAGCCTCTTGCCGCACACCGTGCAACAGGGCGCGTTGTCGATCGCACTCTTCGTCGGTGCGCCGAACAGGAACATCGCCTCGATTTGCGCCTGCAGAGACGCGCGCTCGTCCTCGACGGTGCGCAGCTCGTAGCTCAAGTGCCCGCTCGTGTGGCTCGGTCCCGAGCAAACACCCTCGGGAACGTGCGCCACCAGGCGCGTACGGGGCCGTGCCGTGCGATCCGCGTCCAGACGTGCTTTCTTGTTGTCCATGTCGTCACCTCCGTTCCAGGATACGCGAGAATCGCGCGAGTTTCCGGTCAGTCCGCGTACCCTCTGACCAGGTGGCGCAGTTGGGTCGGTGCGTCCTCGAGCAGGACCTTCTCGGCGCGACGACGCGCCCGCACGGTCTGCTTCTTGAGCGACTTCTTGCAGTCGGGTCCCAAACGCGCTCGCCCGATGTGTTCCACTCGGCTCTTCATGCTGTCACCTCCGTGCTTGGATACTCGAACGAGCAAGAAATCTACGAACGACCTGGAAGTCTGGATGCAGTATAGCCGCACGCAACCAGACTCAGTTTACCGAGATTTACCTCGGTACGGGATCTGCCACCCGTTGGCGCTGCTTATTCCCCGGCAAGGGACATCAGCAGAGGGCCAGCACCTTTACCCCTGTGCGAGGGTTCGTTCGCAGATTGCTTGCTCGCTTGGGTACGCGAGATTGAGTGGACTTTACGCCCACTCCTCGCGCTTGCGTCGGGCGTCCTTGGCGCGGCGCTCGGTCTTGTGCCGCATCCGCCCGTTGTTGTGTGCGAGGGCGCTCGCCAGGTGCGGGTTGCGGATGCCCTTGGTGCGCGGCATCCCGTTCGCCTGGATCTTGGTCTCTTGTCGCATCGTATCACCTCCGTCCCAGAATACGGACGGAGGCGGCCGATTTGCGCTGACGTCAGGTCCCGTCCGGGATCCACGCTTCTTCGTTGTCGGACGCTGCCCATCCTGAGATGGTCCCGCCGTGGACCCCGGTGATCTCGTTCGTGTACGCGGTGTCCTTCGGTCCTCCAATGCGCAGGATCACCTCCGCGTTCGGGTCGACTTTCTGCAACTCCGAAATCAGCTCGGCGACTTTCATGATCGCACCTCCGCTCCCTGGTACGAGAGCGGAGGTGCGATCTTCGCGCTACTCCGCCTCTCGGAAGAGAGACACCAGGTCCTTTGGCTTGCCGTTGTAGTAACCGCGCCTGGTGTCCTCCTCTGGCACCTCGTCCAGCAGAGCAGCCGCGAACTGGCCGCTGCCTGCTTCGCACCACTCGCGCTCGCGTGCGTACTCGCGCTCCAGCAACTCGTCCAGCGACACCATTCTGATCATCCGTCACCTCCGCTCCCTGGTACGAGAGCGGAGGTGCGATCTTCGCTTTCAGCCAGAGCGACCGTCGATGTTGGGCATGTCCGTCACGTCGGACGCGCTGTCGCAGGTTTCCACCTCCCTGAAGTACAGGACCCTCTCGTCCTCGTAGTCCGAGCCTTCGGCATCCAGGTCCTCTGGAAGCCTCGCGTTGAGCGACGCCGCCAGCTTGCGCTGTCCGGCTTCATCCACCTTGCCGTGGACGACGGCCACGTAATGTTCGACCATGCTGTCGTCGTAAAGCGTCACCACTGTCACCGGGATTCCCATCGCGGCACCTCCGCCCCAGGATACAGGGCGGAGGCCCGGACTTCCGCTCAGTCGCAGACTCGGACTTGCGACGTGTCGTAGGACCGTTGCCCCACGACGACCGTGCCTTGGCCCTGCTGCAGCGTCTCCCAGTGGCACCGGCTGCCACGACCGAACGGATCGCGGTACGTCGAGACTCGGCGAACTTGCGGACGGCTCTTCTCGCGCTCGGCCGAGCCGGTGTCGACGACGTGGCCGATCAGGGGCGCGTCGGTGTGGCGCGAAATGCGGACGCTTCGGTCGCGGTGTTGCTCGAGAAGCGGGCTCGCGTACGAGACGCTGGCGAAGGCCACCGTCGCGAGAACCATGCCCATGAGACCGAAGAAGCTTGCTTTCTTGCTCGTCATGTCGTCACCTCCGTTGGTTGATACGCGCTGCATTGGGGGACCTACGTCCGCCAGCGACCTTGCTCACTGGTCACACCGAAGACAGAACCGTCCTATTTTGGAAACCCGTGTCCGGACACGAGAATTGGTTTCGTAGGTCCCTCGATGCAGCGTGCACCGTCTCACCTTCGTATACGGCTGTGCCCGGTCGATCTACGTGATCGCCGGGTTGCCGTGTGCGTTGCCTGTCTCTCGGTCCCTTGGTCGGTTTGCGCGTCTTCTGGTCGCGCTTCCCTTTCTCGGTGTCGGCTGCTGGCCCTTAGGCTGCAGGCGCGACCCTCCGGTGTCTGCTTCCGCCGTACTGGCGGCATCGGGACGCAGGATCACACTTTTGTTTTATACCCTAGCGCGACTCACTCGCGCCCGGGCTCACCTCGTCGAACCATCATCACCTCGTGGATTGCGTCGCTGCATCACCGGGTACGGGCCACGTGGCCTGATCTACGCTTCGTCTCGGTCTCGCTTGCAGGCCTCCTTGCCCGCTCGTCGCTCCCGCGTTTCGATTGCCTTCTCCACTGGACGGCACGAGCCCGCTCGGGAGCGCGTCGTATGATGAGGAACGAACTGCTTCTCGCGGTGCGCGCCACGCGCCTTCAGCCCCAAACCTGCCATCGCTCACCTCCTGCATTCCCGGGTACGCGGGAGAGGAGCGGACTTCCGGCACTTCTGTAAATCGGCCTTTGAACAACGTAACCTGCTTCGCAGGTACGAGGGAGGGATACCCCGCGATCGACAACCTTGCGAGCGGCTCGCGAGCGGCTCGGAAGTCCGCGCGCTTGCGGCGTACCCGGTGGTGCAGCGACGACGACACCGGGTGGTCCGGGGCGGCGGGCGCGGCGCGGAGATCGGCCCCATCGGGCCGTACCCGGGAGTGCGGCGGGCAGCCGCGAGACACGACAACCAAGGAGCCACACCATGAGCAACTCAGCGAATCTCTACCCCTTCGTCACCAAGGCCCAGATCAAGGCGCAGCTCGACGCGAGCCCCGAATACCGCAAGAAGGCGATGTGCATCCTCCTCGCTCTCCAGACCGAGCACGAGCAGGCGACCGAGCAGACCGTCAACAAGAACCGCCAGGGCTTCATGAGCAGCCACGCCGTCCACGGCACGCGGATCGCGAAGAAGATCAAGGCAGGCGAGGAGCTCACCAGCGACGACTGGTCGAAGATCGACAGCATCGCCCCGCGCTACACCCGCCAGCTGGCCGTCTACTTCCGAGCCCAGGCGATCGTCGAGAACCCGGCCCTCAAGGCAGTCGCGGGCCTCTTCTCCGCCGCCCCCAAGGGCGCCCCGGCCCCCGTCGTCGAGCAGGACGGCCCCGAGACGGACGAGCCGACCGAGGCCTGAGCCGACACCACGCCAGCCCCCGATCCCCCAAGGATCGGGGGCTTCGGCGTATACGCAGTGTAAAAGGAGGAACGATGGACGACCAAGTCGTGCTGGAAATCGCTGATCTTCATCAGGAGAGGTATCGGCTTATCTCGAAGGCCAAGCTCATCGAGATCTCGAAAGAGCCGGACCTGAAGAAGCGCAATGCCCGAGTCTGGGAAGCGAGCATGGAGTGGAGAATCTCGAGCTCGAACGAGGTGGATTTCTGCCTCGTGCTCAACGGGACCGAGGACGAGGAGAGCTGGGCAGAACTCTTCGACGAATAGTGGCAAGGGTCTTCGCGATCCCTGCCATATATTTGTGTCAATAGTGCCGCCCCTTGTGGACGGAGGCTTGGGTGTCTCTCTGCCCAGAGTGCCTCCTTGTACCCGAGCCTCCGCCTTCAGCGGGCGACAACCGCAGTCGCATCAACCCCTGCCATATATTTCTCAAATGAGATACAGGAATGTCTAAGGAATTTCCCTCAGGGGGTCATCATTGGAAGCGTGTGGTATCCATATCCGATGACTTTCAAAGCACGAAAACTTATGTTAAAAACTATCTAGATCCATATGGCTTAAAAGCCTACAAACATCCCCCTACATATTTTTGCAAGATCTGCCATATATCTGTGCCGAAAGAAGGTCCTCGTCTCGAGGACATCTATTGTGTCGATGTGTGCGCCAGGCAGATCCACAACTCGTGAAATTTTAGGCTCAATTGGCCCGCACAACTCGTGAAATTTATGGCGCAATTATGCCATATATTTGTCGAATTACTGGCATAATTCGGGCGGCCAAGGCGCAAATTATTCGGTCACCGCCGTATCGTCGGTATGAGCAAACGCGGTCTCGCCGTAGTGCGACTAACCATCACCAAGACCAAGCAGCAGCTTCGCGCCTTGCAGCACCAGGAAGCCGAGCTCGTGAACGAGCTCGGAGCTTGCTCGCTCTGCGGAGCCAAGAAGGGGAGTCCTTGCACCAAGCCCAGTGGATTGGGCCGTTTCCCTCACGCCGAGCGAATGCGAGCTGCCACCGCTGTAAAATAGCTGGTGCCCGACGACCCGAAGCTTTCACTGCAAGACCACTCGCTCTTCCGGCAGTGGAATGCTGGACAGGTCAGCTTCATGTTGGCTCGAGCCTGCGACACGTGCAGGGGCTCAGGCATTACACAAGACGTATCCAAACGGTCGCTGCTGATCAGTGAATCGACGACGCTCGATGAGCTGCGTTGCCCTAAGTGTCTGGGTGCCAAGCACGCTATCGATTACATTGATGCTGATGCACTATTTACCCTAATGTGGCCAGTATTTATCCAGTCGCTCGAGCGCGCACTCCCTGACTTAGTCCAGAAGCTCAGGATCGAACTTGTGCGCGACATCATGGAGTGCTGACTCGAATATATGCCATATATTCGGTCAGATCCTGGCACCCTATGAAGAGTGAAGGTGCCTGGCTAGCTCGACATCACACTCCAATATTCCCCGGGTCTGCCACTCGATGGCCGTCACCTTCTTGGTCTTATCGCGCTTTTCTCTCGTAGCGGTGAATCGGGCTCCACAAGTTTTGCACTGGTACTCTATGGAGAGCTTACCTGGGCCGACCATGAACCCCTGCGCCGGTCTCACGTTGTCGAGTTGCCAACAATGCTTCATGGCTTCCTGGCAGGGAGTCGTCGCAAAAATCCAACGATACCCATCCCAACCGTCACAGCAGAGACGATCTGGAGCGGCATGGTCCAACTGCTGTCGATCCGCGCCTCACGGATCTTCTGGATGGACCCTTCCCTGCCGTTGATGTCGAACCAAATCCCCCAGAAGATGTGGTCGAAGAAGATGCCCGCCAGCAATCCGTAAAGATAGACGGCTCGCGGGGACGGAATCTCTTTGGTCTTCATGTTTGAGGGAGTCCTGAGAAGTCGGACTCCTCGAGCTTGGTGAGTCGGACCTCGACGATCTCGTGTCCAGCTTTCTTGGCCGCGATGATAGAGGCCAAGCTCTTGGGCGCGTGCGGCCACTTGCGCTTGTAGCGGCGGATTGCGTTTTTGCAGCGTTTGCAGGACGCGTCCCGACACTCCTCACACGATGCCAACTGTCCGATGATCATAGCGCCACCTCCACACCTCCACACCTCGGTACGTTGTGGACGCGACAACCTGCGGCTTACTTCAGCAGGCGATCCGCAAGTTCGTCGGGAGTCTCGGCTGCCGCCAGCAATTTGTCGAGCCATTCTTGCTCTTGCTTCTTGCTGTCGCCTCGGCCAAGACCTTCTGGGATGGCGACCTTCTCTTCTGGGCGCCCAGTCATCCGGACGCTAGACGGCACCGAAACGGGGCCCATAGTTGGAAGCCCACCGATTCCGCCCGTAGGAACTTGAGCGCCGCCACCTCCAATCATTGCAGGGCCTGCTCCAATGGGGACCGGCACGCCTGCTCGGCCGAGCGGCGAGCCGCAGGACGGGCAGAACGCCGCCCCGGCCAGCGCGGGCGCAGCGCCGCAACCGGGACACGTACCTGCTGCGCCCGCTGCCTGCGGGTGCGCGGGCACGGTCGACAGGTCGAAGCAGGCGTTGGCTTGGTCCCAAGCCGGATTTTCGTACCAACCAGTCCCCGCGTTCTGGTCGATGGCGAAGTGGGTCATGCGAGGGAGGTTCCTCGGTCTCGCCACGATCACATTCCCACCATGGGCCTGTGTGAAGTCGAAATCGTTGAAGGTGTACGAGTGCCCCAAGTCATCCAGCGTCTCGTCGAAGTCGCTGAAAAGGCCATCAATGGCGTGCTGGATGAGGGCGTGTTGTTGGATCGTGCCTTCGTTCGGGAATGTGTAATTAGCCATGGCTCCTCCAGCTTACAGCTACGTGTGTATGTGGACAATTTCCCGTTTGTACGGTGAGATTTTAAGGTTTGTTAAAGAAAGGAGGACATTATGGTTGCAAAGAAGAAAGCTGCTGCGAAGCCGAAGGCCAAGCCTGCGAAGAAGCCTGCCAAGAAGGCAAAGAAGTCGGCCAAGAAGTAAGTCGACTAAGCCCCGGGCGATCGTATCAAACGGGGCTTCTTCATGCACGCCGGGAGCGTCTTGGTGATTTGGATGCGAACGCCATCCTTGTTGAAGACCTGATAGGAGTACCGGCCTCGATACGAGCCCCACGTGAAGTTCGGCGCTTCGTGGATGTGCTCTCTGGTGACTCCGCAGTCCTTGCAGCGGTTCATGTTCCAAGAGTGACGCTTCTTCATCCGCCGCCTCCGACGAGCACGGACAGGAAGAGCTGACCCTTGAGCGTCTTGCCTCGGAGCTCGCACTCGGTCTCGGACGGGAGCAAGTGAGCCTCGACGTCCGGTTCTCCGCTGCCGAATACAGCGGTCTTCTTGCCCCCTTCGTGCAACTCCGCCACGATATCGTGGCGGTTGCAGGCGTTGAAGAAGCTCTTCGTCCCCATCGTGACGCGCCTCATGCGTCCTCCGAGGGATTCTCGTCGAGAACCTTTTGGATCCGAACGATCACGGACTCTTCGGTGCCGATCAAGAAGATCGTGGGGTGTCCTCCGTCGAGATCGAGCTCTTCGTGGAAGACGTCCTGGCTCCCTGCCTTCTGCGCGAGCTCGAAGCCGTTGACGAAGATTTCGTATCCCGTCGATCCGTCATTGTCGGACCCGCTCGTGCAAGTAGCGTCGACATCGTCGCAGAGCAGGGAGAGCTGTTCTTTGTTCAGCTTCTCGATCGCTCGCCTAATGCTGGCCGTAAAGAGCTTGAGCGCCATGGCACCACCTCCGCCGATCGGTACGGCGCGACCGCGACAATTTCCGTCTTGTCGCGGCCTGCGTCTTCCGGTTCTTTAGGCGGGGAATGATCCTGTGTTAAGGAATGTCGCCAAAACCCAGGCGTGCGACATGGGTCCGTTGCGGTCGATCCCTCGGCCGGTATCATGGTCTCTGAGGTAGACCGGTCCCTTGTGAGCTCGTGCTCGTTGGACCCAGTCTCGAACGATGTCGTCTTGGAGCCAGTGGCTCACCAAATGGGTGAATGCAGGGACATAAATCTTCCTGCGGGCGGCTCCGGGGCTTGTGATGAGAGGATTCCCTGGGCCCGCGTATGCTCCAACGGGCCTCTTTGCTTTGCCGCGTCGCCAATCGCCTCCAAGCGTGATCGGGTCGGCTTTGCCTCCGACTTGGAACACTTTGGTTCCCTGCCAGAGCGCTTCGACGGACACGGCCTGGATGTCTTCGTAGTGGTGCGTGATCGCTCGGTTGGTGGGATTGCTCCAAACCCAGCTTTCGAACGTCCCGCGTTCGGCCGTGTCGTTTGCGCCGCAGGTGTTGATAACCAATGCGTTCTCGGTCGGATCGACCTTGACTCGCATCCCGATCGCCGTGAAATGACCCATTCGCAAAATGGCCATGCCGCACCTCCGCAGATCGGTACGGCGCGATCGTAGCAATTTCCGGTCAGCTGGCCAAGTTGTCAGGCAACGTTGCGTTCAGCGACTTGCTTTTGTGCGGATGGAGGCAGAGATGCCACGAGCTTGCAACGGATGCAATCCGTGCCGAAGTGGCCCTTGATGTGATCACGGGCGCGGTCGTACTCTTGGATAGCCGCCACCACTTTGTCGACGAGTTCGTAGATCGGTTCTTTTGCCATGGGTGTTCACTTCCTTGATCGCTTGGGTTTCCTCATAGCGTCCATCGCAAGCACTTCCCGTTCGATGTGCTTGCCCGCGGCCACGAGATCCTCCGCAGTCGCCAAGAGTTTCTGCTTCAGAAACGGGTAGACCGTCGGGTCTAGACCTGGCGTCTTGAACTCGGCAAGAGCCTCGTAGAGCAAGGACGTGTCTGAAAGCGTGTACCGAGTGTCGATTTTCATGACTTCATCACCTTCTCGACTTCGACGAGCCGAAGCACCTCTTCCATCTCAGATACGTCGAGTGCGGCCAGATTTGCTTTGTGGCGTTTGCAGAACGTCTTGAGATCGTCGATGAAGTCGTGATCCAACGTGAACAGCTTCAAGGCGAATTGCGCGTCGAGCTGAGGCGGAGGCGTCTTATCCGCGCCCGATGGATGCTTGTCTGATGCCAGGAACTGGACAAAAGACTGGATGAACTTCTTCCGGTCGGCTCTATATTTGCCTTTGCTCCGGAATTCTTTGACCATTTGAGGCGCGGCCTTGGTGTACTTGTCCCAAATGGCCTGGACCTCGTTGATCTTGGTCTGCCAAATTTCGAGCACTTCAGGGTCAAGAGCTCGGAGGACTTGCTTATCGTCCACCGCAGCGCTTCTTGGCAAGTCCATGTGTTTGTGGGCTACAGGATTTACCAAAGGTATATTCCATATTGCGCGGCAGGCCGATTTTGTGTGGTTGATGATCCACAACGACGATCACATTCGGATTGACATGGAGTCCCAGGATGACGATTCCTTCGTCATCATCTATGTCAAATCCTGATGCCGGTTTCTTTGCGATCTTGAATCCTTTGTCGATTACGGCAGACCCGCGGATCAAATCCGAAACGATCTTGGAATATCGCTTAATGGCGGCCTTGTTCATGGGATGTACTTCCCGACGTGAGCGAGATGCATGTACGCTCCAACGGGAGCGGCGTCGAGGATCTTATGACAAATGTCCATCTGTCCCCAAACGGCCTTCGCGAGATCCGAGTCATCGGGCCGGGTGCGGAAGAGCTCGTAGGTCTGGACAACCAGCTCAAACTTGGGCGAGTCGTCGTTCTTGAGCTCGATGCGCCGCTTTACCTCGGGCGCCCAAAAGCGCATCCAGTCGCCGATGCGAGTTTTGAGTTCGGTGTGACTCACAGGAGCCCCACTTTGGTTTTGCTCCAATCGGGGCCAATCCACTCTTCGAGGAGCTCGATCGTAAAGTCGCCTGCATCAGCAGAGCTTTCCTGCTCGACGGCATCAGCGACCGAAGACCGGATCTTCTCGAGAAGTCGAACGGCCTCCCGACCGGTGAACTTCTTCACCTTATGGCGACGACAGGCGAAGCAATAGGATGGGAACCCATCCGTACCGTTGTGCGCCTTTGGGAACTGACGCAGCTCCTTAGGCTTGCCACACTCGTCGCAGACTACCTTGGAGTCCTTGTCCATGCGCCACCTCCACCATCGGTACAACCAGGCCTAGCCGACTTGCGTTCTAGCTCAGACCCAGGTCGCCTTGAGCTTCTTGACGTAATCGGACACGTTCTCGATGGGCCGTAGACTGAAGATGGTGAACGTTCCCCATCTGTTGTCGGGAACCATCTGCACGCAGAGAGTCAGGGTTCCACCGAGCGCCTTCGCCTTGTTTCGGATGTCCTCGAGCGTCTCGGCGATGTCGCTCCAGCTGTCCTGGTCGACAGTCAGGCCAAGGATTCCATGCCTCTCCCCAATGGCCTCGACCTCTCGGGTCCGTAGAGCGAGCCGGTCTTTCTTTGACAGGCCCATTATTCTCCCCTGTCGAAGTCGTAGGTCTCACCCAACATGGCGGCGAGCTTTCCCACGAGCTCCTTTGGCTGCATCAGAAGCTCCTTGGTGGGCCAGTCGTGGGCCATGTCGCGGATAACGGACATCGCGGTACGCACGAGGGCCTTCTCGTCCTCGGACATCTTGGATTTCTTTGCATCGACTCGCTGCTTGGGCTTCCTGGGCATCGCGCCACCTCCGCCGATCGATACAACCGAGGCTCACCGACTTCCGTTCGCCTCGGATTATTCGGTCCCACTCGGCAACCACCTTCGGGTCCGGAACGTATCGAGGCATTGGAGCAAAGAAAGCCGCGAGCATTGCCCAAACCCGAAGGATCATGGCTTCCACTTCGCCATCTCCTCGAGTTTCTCGAGGGAGCGCTTGTAGACCTCCGGGTCCATACGGGGTTTCATGTATTCGAGGTGATTGCGCTCGTGCTCCACGACAGCCCGGAGCTGACAGGGCATCAGCAACTTGATGAAGTTGGGGTTCCAAAAGAACCCCTTCTCCACGTCGATGCCGCAGGTCACCAAGCTCGGCTCGTCGGTCATGACCCCCTCTTCAGCGAGTCGTACACCGTCTGGCCGTACTTGGTCACGACGACCTGGCCGCGGGCGTACACCACGTACTCCTTGCGGAGCATTTCGCGGAGCTTCGCCGAGGGCACAGACTGACCACGCAGCACGTTGTCCAGAGACGCGAGAAGATCGTTCATGTCGTCACCTCCACGGATCGATACGCGGCGGGCATGCCAATCTCCGATTGGCGTGGGCCAGCTGGATTCGATTATGGGATCCAACCGAAGAGAGCTTCGGCGACGATAGATTCTACTTGACGAAGTCGAATGTCAAGAGCGCACTTGCATCGCGCGCATCGAGACCCATCGGGTTCGTGCCTGCCCTTCTCGCAGTCCCAAACCGAAACGCGTTCGACTGGAGGGTCGTGATCGGGCCTGAATCGAATAATGACAGGTTTCATATAAAAGTAGGCAGCCCCGGATTCGAACCGAGACGTGCTCCGTTATGAGCGGAGGGTTCTGACCAATTGAACTAGCTGCCCATGGTCCAGGAGATGGATTCATCTCCTGGACTCTTTTCGGTTGTAACTCAGTCGCCGTCGACCGTATAGCCCGGTGTGGACGTCTGAGGTTGTCGCGCGGGACGCTGGACCTTGAACTTCACATACACGGGGGCTCGAGTCTCGCCCTCGGGTGGGATGGTCACGATACAGACGAGCTCGATCAAGGCGAGAGGGATTGTGAAGACGATGAGGTCTGCCTTCTCTCCTGCTTTGAGCTCTCCTTGCACGATGATTTGAGGATCGTTGGTCTTGAACTTCCTACGAGGATGGTTCATGTTCGGCTGAGATGAGCCGTTTGCTTGGTTCATTGGTACTCCGTGTCGCGGTATATAAAATACGATATTTGCGACGCCAGGACAACTATACAGCGTCTAAGGTGCGCGCAAGAAGCAGCTCGCGGCGACTTGGAGGTGGCGGCAAGGCCTCATGCGCGCACCTTAGACGCTGTATAAAGGATAGGGCGGGCAGCTTATGCCTCTCGGGAGCCTCTGCTCAACTGCAGTTCGGCTGCCCGCCCTAAGTTAGAGAGTGACTATTCAGTGACCGTTCTGTTTCAGTTCGCCCTGCCCACTACAGCTCAGGGCTCTTGATTTACGAGGCCAACACGCCGAAAACGATTTCGTCTCGGACTCGGTTGGCCTCCTCTTCCGTCAGGCCGAAGTCCTCGCCCTTGGGCGCGTCATCCGACAAGCCCTCCAGGAACGCGTCCACGTGCAGACCAAAGAGAGCCTCTTGCGTCGACTTGTCCATCGTCCACCTCCGCTCCCTGGTACGCGCGCGGAGGCGCGACTTACACCGCGCCCCCGACGTAGTATCGCTTCAAACGTGCGTAGCGGGACAGGTCGTTAGGGACTTCTTCCCAGTCGGTGCAGTCGATTCCCAGCGGAAGACCGGTCTTCTTGACCAGGTCTTCGAGGTCGAGAGTGACTCCATCTTTTCCGAGGTCTGAGGCCATGTCGTCGAGAGAGCCCTCGACGTACGCGTACCACGCTGAACCGTCCGTGTTCGCGTGACACGGCTCCAGTTGGACTGCGATTATCTTTACGGCACGACCCATTGTCCACCTCCAGCACTTGGTACGGCGGAAGCGTGCAGACTTGCGGTTACGTTGACATCACCATCCATACCGTCAACTCTTCGATTGTCTGAATAGAGAGTGGGATGTAAGTGATGTTCTTGTTGCGACCCTTAGCCGCCTCAAGTATGCTCGCAGCGAGCCGAGGGTCGCGGAAATTGGCCCCCGAGACCATCTTGAAGCAGATCCCGCAAATGACTTTGGGGAGAGACCCGTTCTCTGGCTTGGTGTAGGCGATTCGCCCATTCTTTAAGGCAACCATCTCAGCATGAGAATGGGCTTGTTTGCCGCCGCTGCCGGAGATTGCTACGATCGCGCCGGAGCCATAGACCGACCGAAAACAGGGTGCGTTCCGAAGCTTGTTCAGCTCCTGGACGAATTCCTCATCGGTCACGTTTCCATGACCTCTGCTGCGATTTGGACGGAGCAGTCTGGATGAACATTGTGCTTCTGGAGCGCCTGCGCCAGCGTCTCGTCTCTCTGGACGTTGACCTGCCTGAAGCACCTTTGGCAGCGCCAAACGTCGTGGTCCGAGCCGAACATAGTGGCTCGAACGGACTTCCAGTCGTGCTCCTCGTAGGGTTTCTTGTACTCGTGGGCCTCAGGCGGTGCTTCGGCCTCGATGCCCTCCAAGAAGGCGTCGAAGGGGCTCTGTCCGACGAGTGGTGCGCCCGTCCCGATGTACTTGGACAGTGGGTCCATTTCCGTCAAGTCGACTTCGACCTCAGCGGGCGTCTCGGCTGCGGGCTCCTTGGAAGCCTCCGCGGCCTTCTGCTCCTCCATGAGCTCGAAGATCTTGTCCATTTCGCTCATTCGGGACCTCCCTTCGATTCATAGTACACCTCTTCGGTGTCCGTGTCCACAACGTGGTGGGTCTTGCCGGTCTCGGCGTGAAGGTACTCCGCTTCCTGCGCGGCTTCCGCGCACGATTCGAACGGGGGACGGTTGAGCTTCACCCCATCTGAGCTGATCACCTCGAAAGATTGCATGCCGCACCTCCACTCGCCGATACGCGAGAACCGGCTCGATCTACGCTTTATTAGGAGACCTTCAAAAGACATACAACCCCGACTGGGCCGCCGCAAGTTGTGCCCGGTGTGGCGTACCGCTGATTGGAGGTGACGACAATGACGACGCAAATCAGCTACCCGTTTCTCAGCAAGGCCCAGATCGCAGCCCGTCTCGCGGCGGATACCGCGTTCATGCTGGAATGTCTCCAGATCATGTACTCGCGGCAGACCTCTTTCGAGCAGGAGGCGAAGGAGACGCGCGAGCGCAACCGGAGGGGCTTCATGAGCTCCCATGCCGTGAACGGCAGCCTCCTGGCCGTCAAAGCCAAGGCGGAGGGGCTCTCCGAGGAGGAGACCGAGAAGGCGCGCGGGATCGTCTCGCGGTACACCAAGCAGCTCGCGAGCCACTTCCGCCAGGAGGCGGTCCGCGAGAACCCCGCCCTGCAGGCGGTGGCCACGCTCTTCAGCGCAGGCTGATCCCACGCAAAGCAGGCCCGGTCGGCGAAAGTCGGCCGGGCCTCTGCGTATCTGAAGCCGAAGCGGACGGTGATTCCAGCAGGGCGCTGGTTATCCGGACGGAGTAGGCGCGCTTCGGGGAGGAGTATCTGCCGTCAGCTTTAAAGGATATTATCTGCTTCAAAAGACAGATTTCAAAGAAGATCGTCAAAAGCCATATCCTTGAAGCTCATGGGCTTCAAAGGCTGGTTTCTAAGTATCCGTTGAAGTCCAATTTCGGATCTACGAAAGTCTGGCCCAGGAAGGGAGCGGGGATTCGAACCCCTTTACTGGAATCCACTTTTCTCCAGCCATCCCTGCCAGATACTTGATGGAATGGAAATGACCAGTAACAGCCTGACGCTCCCTTTCTGGGTCAGATTTTCACGCTAAGAATTGCCGGAGATGGGACGCAGGTTCCGCGGGCGACGGCGTACGGGCAGCACGCTTGGTCGAGGAGCCACTTATCTGCGTCCCATCTCCGGGCTTACCACCGCTACACGATCCGGTGTCGGATCTTCGCGGCAAGTCTGGGGTCACACGTCCGTGATGAGATTCCACTCTCCCCAGTTGAGCTTCTTGAGCGTCATCTTCCCCGCGGCCTGTCGGTCGGCATCCGTCCCGTACAGAGTGGGGTCGCTCGTGAGGACGAGGCCTGGCGTGTTCTCCACGCGGCAGCTTCGGCCTGGCGTATCTTCGCCGTCCTGGACGAGAACTCCGTAGATGGGCTCGTCCTCACCGAATTCGAGCTCGACGGGGAGCGCCGTCTTGCTCTTGCCGAAGAAAGTGCGGTGTGGCCTGACGAATTTGAAATCACCTTCGTCGTTGAACTCCACTCGAAACTTCAGTTTGTCCATCGCCGCCTCCACACCTCGGTACGCCGTCGCCGCCTCGATCTACACCGCGCGTACATATGCGCGCGTTATGCCATACATTCGCATCATATGGCATATATTAACGAGATCTATGTCAGGATCTTGGCGGCTGCTTCGAGTATTCCTCGCGACCCTTGTCGAGAGCGACTTCCTCGAATTCGCCTGCACCTGGAATCCCTTTCTTTGCTTCTGGCGACATCTGCGATTGAGCCTGCATGAACACCTTCTTGCACGGTCCACACAGGGGACACAGACGGCCCGAGTGCTTCACTCGGACGAATCCTGTGGCTTTCCCCTCGCACCGAGAAGCAACGTTCTTGCCTGCATTGGTCTGCGGGTCCCAGAAATGACAGTTTGTTCCTTCCTGGGCAGTCTCCATAGATTGTTCGACCATATTCTCCTCCGTTAAACGGTACAGAATATTTTACAAAGAACTGGTCGAAATCTACGAAACTATCTCAGACAGACCGCGATGACTGCTGAAGGGATGGGACTGACGAGAACTTCGAGGTCCTTCTTGTCCTGCCGGTTCTTCACACTGACGAGTGGAATTCCCGCGGAATTGGAGACCATCTTGAGCCGGACTTTGGCCGCCAGGACGTTCTCTTCATTGATAAAGTTGACGTTGATGGATCCATCTGGATTGGCCATCACCAGTTCCGTCTTCCCTGGGAAATCGTTGGCGACCTTTCTGAACAACTGCTCGATATCCATTCTATCCTCCGCGATCTGGTACGGCGCGAGCCGCCCTGTCTGCGTTTTACTCTAGGGGGTGAGCCGGAGGCTCAGCGTACCGGCGTTTGGCAGGGACGGATACGCAACGCATGAATTCTGGCTCGAGAATTAATGCAGTGAGCGACCCGCCGAAAACGCAGCCGGTGTCGATACCCATCAGATGATGTTTACCTGCCAGGTCGTGCCGTGGCTTGGTGTATGAATGGACTGCGTGGCCGTAGACGACGTTATATGGTAGTTCGAACATCGACTGCCAATCTGAGGCGCCTTCAGGGATGCGCACAGACCCGTCCGGGTTGTACGGATGCTCTTCTCCTTTTAGGCCCTTGTACTCACCCGTTTTAGCATCAACATGCCTGATGCGGATGATACGGTCGTTCTTTTGGTCCTCGAGCTTGACTTTTGGCTCGAATCCGGCGTGCACTGCCATCCAGGCGTCAGGACTTCGGAGATCGTCGCACGAGTCGACTCGGATGGTATATGGCAGGCTGCGGAGCCACGCAAGATCTTTCTCTGAGAAAGACCTCCACTCCTCCAGTCGCTTGGGGTGAGGCCTGCGCATTTTATTCGGAGCTCCACCTGACCGCTCGCGCTCTTCCTTCATTAGGAAGGAGAGCATCTTTTCCTCATGATTGCCGAGGGTGCACTGAGCTCCCGGGAGGTTTCTCACCCACTGGACCACGCCGAGCGGGTCTGGTCCCCGGTCGATGAGGTCGCCCAGAAAGATCAACCTATCTTTACCGGGCTCGTACTGAACGAGGTCGACGAGCGCGTACGCCTCTTCGATACAGCCGTGCACGTCGCCTATGAAGATCGTTCTCATGATTCCATCACCTCTGCCACTTCATTGTACCCATTTGCCCGGGAGCAAGCATCGATATACTCGAGCGGCTCCCAGTCCAATACTTTGTCTCCTTCTAGGAGACACATCCCGGGCAGACGCATGGCTCTATGATGGCCAGACACGTCGAGAACGACGACCCATTCTTTCATGACCCCATCACCTCTCTGAGGACGACGTCATGACAATCCACTGCGTTTGCTCGCTTGAGCTGATCACTGAGCAGGTCACAGCTGTGCCCAATCACCAGATTGATCAAACACTTCTTGCAATGGATCAGGGCATCGCCTCGCTTCTTAAGCAATGGAGTCATCTCATTTTCCACAACTTCCCAGTCGTGGTTCATGACTCCATGACTCGCTCGACGGTGAACTCCTGGAGGCACTCGTCGAAGAGCTTCTCCCAATCATCCAACGACAGTTTCTCGTGGTTCTTCTGGCCCATCATTCGCTTGATGGTGTGTTTGCAGTTAGCGGCGACCCGATCGAGCATATCTCGTTTGTGCATGGCCTCCAACTGACTGGGCAGGCTCTCCGTCACTACGGAGACTCGACCGACAGTCCCACGCAACCCATTGACGGTCCGCTGGTTCCGAGAACGCCAATCTTGGTTTGTACCAAGCCAAGCCTTGGGCTGGGAGAACTGCTGGGCATGCTTGGAGCATATCCCAACAATGTCCTCGTATTTGCCTTCACCGCTGCGATAGTACGAGAGCTCGGAATACTCGACCTTATAGAAGACCGAGCCGTCGAGACCTGTCACGTCGCAATTGCAGTTGCGAGTAGCCCCGTTGTTTTTGGTTCCCTTAGGGACTAGGACCGGGCACTTCGCCATCTGGCACCTCCGCGATCTGGTACGCGTCGCACCGCACAACTTCCGCCCGTCTGTGGTCGCGATCGTAAATTGTCCGAGTCGCGCTGTACCGGCGATCGGAGGTGTGACCCATGCGGACTTGCGCAGAATGTGGCGAAGAGTTCAGTCTCGCTTCTCCTGAGAAAAAGCGAGCTGGAGGTCTCTCCATTCATTGCCCGGACTGCTCGGAAGAGACAGTCGTGAAGCACGCTGGTGTCCAGTCGGGGGACGCCAAACAGGCATCGGTGCAAGTCCTGGCCTTCGAGAAACCCGAGGAGAGGGATTCCTTCCTCAAGTTCTGGGCGGCTTCCACCGGTCTCCATACAGGTAAAAATTGCCAAATCTCCAAGCTCCCTTCTCCTATCCGGCTTTCCTTTAAGAAAGTGACGGAGCACGGAACCGGAATGAATCACAAAGGGAGGTCCTGATGATCTCCAGAGCTGTTAGTGAATAGTAAGCAGCCGCTCTCCATCTGATTCTGCTTTCTGAATCATTCGAAGGCAGATAATAAATAGCTCGCCATTATTTGAAGCAGCGGAAAGCACTGCGGCTTCGGCCCAGAATGCAACTTCCTCTACTATCCCTGCCCATTCGGCGGGATTAGCGAGGTGAGCTTTCTCACCGATGTCACGCAAGAGCTCGCAAGCCATAGAAATGGAGTCGAGCTCTATGATCGGTTTGAGGTCTCGGAGTGCGTCAGCCTGCTCTGGGAGCCCAGCCGAAGACAGAACGCCCGGTATGTATTCCCGGAGAACCGAATCTACCTGCGGCAAGAATTCCATGGTCTTTACTGCCTCTCGTACCCCCGAACTTACATTCATTTTACCTCAATTAAGACAATGGCGCAAGCAACCGTAACCCGGCCGCGGCCCAGCGTATTATCCGATCGGAGGTGGACATGAATTGTGTAATCACGGTCAAAGGAGACGGAGCGGGTAGAAACGGACATCCCAAGACGGACAAGACAGGGCCTGTCTCGGACTTCTTGGTGGACAACACCGTATTTTATACGGCCATCTCCAAACACTTGAAGGATTGCACGGTTTGCGATCCCGTCGCCATCCTCGAGGAATACCTCAGCCGTCGCAAGCGAGAGCCAAAGTTCAAGAGGAGCACTTCTAAGAGTCTAGTGGAGCTCGCTCTTAAATACGAACGGCTCTTCATCAAGAAGAAACTCACGTTTAACCCGGAGCTCATTAACGAGATCATCTGGAGGTCTCCATTCCTTGCGGAATATCAAGGGAGGATCGGAATCTCAGGGATCGCCAAAGGGATGCTCCATCTTTTCCAGGACGATCGCCAGGCGTTCGACCGAACAATGGGATTCTCTAATGATCCTAAAGTTAAGATCATAGGTCAAATCGTTTCTCAATGCAGCACAGTTCCAACGGAGCTTGATGACCTCATTCAGGTCGCCGAAGTCCAACTGTGTTGAATAACCCGCCGACGGCGCGGAAATTGTCCGGTGCGCGCCGTATCGAGCTGTGGAGGTGACACCATGGGTGTTTCCAGCTATACGAAGATTGCGCAGCACCTGCTCAAAACCAAGGGCTTCGCGGACTACAAGAAGGAGCTGCGGGAGGCGCTGCCCAAAGCGGTCGTCCAGAAGTACACCTTCCAGGACCGCGGCGCTCAAGTCCCGACCATCACGCTCAAAGCCGAGGTCCCTGGCTTCATGGACGTCGATTTCACGGACCCGACCAAGTTCGAGATCTCGATGTACAAGTTGGCAACGTCCTCCACTCTTGGAGAGGTCATGAGGTCGCATTGGGGTAGGAAGGAATGCCCCACTTACAACTGCAAGTTCGACAAGGCCACCACCGACTGGGTGAACACTGCGCGAGACACTCTCTCGTTCGAGTTGAAGACCGAGATCGCAGAGGCTCAGGAACAGATTCGAGCTCAGGGTATCGCCCTCCTCGAAAAGGTCGACCTCGCTGCGGAGCGCAAGGAGTTCCACGACCGTATCATCGTCGAGCGGATCAAGCGGGTCCTTCTCGAGTTCAAGGACGTCGCGACGGCAGAGATCTACAAGCTGGCCCTCGACGAATTCGTCGCTCACGAGATCATGGAATCCTGAATGGGCTCCACTGTCGGCGTCCCTACGGCAATTATCGAGGCCATCCGAGCTTCAGTAACTGCCCAACTCGTAGACAAGATGGGGGTGCTTCGGAACGACGCGAAGCGCATCAAGGAGGAGGCCAAAAACTCGTCAGACATTATGATTCAGGCGGTTCATTTTTACTTGAACTGCAGGGTCGTGAAGTCTCAGATGATTCTCCGGAATCGTGACCCATGGGTCACTGTGACTCTCAAGTTCGAAAAGACCACGGTCACCGTAGATGATCGTGATAACAAAATCTTGAGTCAGCTCATGTCCGCCGAGAAACTGGTGAGAGGAATACACTATTACGTCGATAGGTATTCCATCTGTGACGATGTGATGAAAATGCTTCCGCCAGAGCGCGAAGCGCTATTCCAAGCGGATGTCGTCAACTCTCGAGCCCGTGCATTGGCGGATCCCAAGAGGAAAGCAATCCTCCAGGAGAGGCTCAATAAAGCTCGGGCTGCTGACCGCGAGCGATATGTCGCCGAGCTCCGAGGAGTGTTGAGGCGCCACGATGGCCTCATTGATGAGGAAGATTTGGTTCGAATTTGGCGCGAAAATCTAGTCGCCAACATCATGGAATCGTAGGTTCCATGAATGATCCTCTCCTCCTGAATCCGGTCACTTGCATCCAATGCAAACACAAGGTGTTCAGCAAATGGAGATGGCACGCCAAATGGTTAATGTGCTCCATTTGTTCCCGTGGCCGAGTGCAAGCTATGGAGAAGTTCCAAAACAGTGTGACTCGGAAACTCCGCAGTATGGAGAGAAAGCCGAGCTCGAAGAAGCTGGCAGAGTTCATCGCCACTGCTCAAGAGCTCGGCGTGTCTCTTTATCCCTGGCAAAAGCGGATTGACGCTCTCCAAAGACTCACCATCGTGTTCGAGGTACAAACCCAATGAACCACGAATTCCGAAACCTAGAAGATTTCCCGGGAGGATTCGTGGAGTTTGTTGCTAAAATGCAGCAATGCATCCATTGCGGGATTAAAGTCGCCGCTTATGAAGATGGGACCCGACCGCGTTGGGCAGAAATAGTCCTCGAAGAATGTCCTGACTGCGACCTGGTGCAGGTTGCTGGAGTCATGCTCACATGATTTCAACTGTAATGTTGGCTTGGCCTAAAGATAACTGCAAAAGCAAGCGGAAGTTGTCGGGTGCCCGCCGTATCGGGCAGCGAGGCGGACACGGCGTCTGCCCGGAGGTGGCAATCTCATGTTGACAGGTGTTTTCGAGATCGATCAATCGACGTACAAGCAGGCTCTCCACTTCAACATCCGGACGGGAAGCAACGTCCTGGTCTTGGGGATGGCGGGAACCGGCAAGACGGAGATGGCAATCCAGGCTTGCAAGGACGAGGGCTTCGAGTTCATCTACTTGAACCTCTCCGTCCTCGAGGCTCCCGACTTGGTGGGCCTCCCCATCATCACGGAGGACCGGCGCGTCGAGTACGCCACTCCGCAGTTCATGCCCCGTCTCGACGACAAGAAGCATCTCGACGCATCGGGCGATCCGAAGAAATACGTCCTCATCGTGGACGAGATCGACAAGACCAAGCCCGAGCTGCAGAATCCCCTTCTCGAGCTCTTCCAGTTCCACAGCATCAACGGCACGAAGCTCTCCATCCAGGCGATCGTCGCCACGGGCAACCTGCCCGAGGAAGGTGCCTTCAGCCAACCGATCTCGCACGCCCTCACCAACCGCTGCAAGGTGTACCGCGTGACGCACTCCTTCGAGTCGTGGCGCGAGTGGGCTCAAGAGAACACCGTCAACCCGCTCGTGATCGGGTTCCTCTCCAAGCAGCAGGAATACCTCTCGCAGCCGAGCGTCGAGGGAGACCCCACGGCCTATTGCCGCGCAAGCCCCCGCTCCTGGAGCATGGCCGCTCGAGACCTCGATGCGACCAACACCAAGGAGCACTCGGTCGATTTCCAGACCCTCCTCGTCGCGGGACGCGTCGGCAGCGCGGCTGCTATCAAGTTCCGGGTGTGGCTGGAATACTACCGTCACGTGGAGCCCATCATCGAGCGGCTCTGCAAGGACGGCACCCACCCGCCGCTGCACGACATGTCCATCGACAAGCAGCTGGTCTGCGCGATCTCGGCCGTCAACGCAGTCTCCAACGAGTGCAAGAAGACCGCCAAGGACGCCAAGGCCCGTGCAGAGCAGGAGGCGGAAGTGCACCGTCTCGCCAAGAACGTCTTCGGGTGGATGCAGAAGCTTCCTGGAGAATTCCAGATCGGCGCAGTGAAGAGCACCCTGAACATGAAGATGATTCAGGACTTCAAGCTGACGAAGATCCCCGAGGTCATGCAGACATACCTCAATGTCCGCAAGGCGATGAAGGACTGAGGAGCCACCCCTAGTCCTTCAGCGGGTGCCTGCCAGGGATCGTTCGGGTCCCTGGCAGGCATCGTACTTTGGGAGGTGTGTATGGCTCATAAGTGTGGAGCTTTCCGAGGCCTTACATCAGATACTTGCAATGAGAGGGCAGTATCCTTCTACATCATGTACCGGCCCAAAGGAATGTTCTTGAGGGCCAAATGCCAGAGGCATGATTTAGCTAATCCGGACCAAGAGAAAAAGATCTTTATCCACCCATGGGTAAAGCTCTCTGAATCAGAATATGAGGCCGCTCTCGTAATGGTTTCATAAGAGGTGCTATGCCTTTCGATAACGAGCGCGATTTTGTGCAGCCTACTTTAGAGGTCCTACGGCAAATCCGCCGAGAACGCGGGCAGCCAGACCCGGACCAGGTGCCGCCGACGTTCGGCGAGCACGTCGGAGGCTACAGGACGGCCGCTCTTCCAGTGCTCAAGGCGGCAATTCCAACCGCGTGGGAGCGTGGTGTAAAATGGTTCAAGAGATGGTTCTAGATAACTCTGCGCCCGGTCGTAAATTCGCCCGATCGCGCCGTATCGATCGGTGGAGGTGGTCCATATGACAACGACGATCGCAGGTGGTATCGCAAGGCTTCAGGACCCGTCGTCCTGCGCCAAAGACGCCAGGCAGCTGAAGGAGCTGCAAGACAAGATCTCTTCCGTCATGACCCGGCTCTTCAGGTTGCCGGAAAATGGCGGAAATCCATTCCTCTTCGCGCTGTCCGGCCCGAAGCCCCACTATCTTTGTGTGGAGCTCCACGGCCGTGGCATCGAAACCGCAGCCACGGACGGCAAGAACTTCTACTGGAACCCCGCGTTCTTGGAGAGCCTGGATTACGACCAGACTTCCACCGTCATGAGCCACGAGTCCTTCCACGTCCTCTTCTTCCACTGCGACCCGGTTCGGGCTGCAGGGAAGGATCCTCACGACTGGAATCTCGCGGTCGACTACATCGTCAACGGTGTCATCGAGCACGACCACGCCAAGAGCGGTCGTGACAAGAAATACAAGCTCTGGGGCGGTCCTCTCGGAGCACCCATCGAGCTGCAGACTCTTCTCGACTGGATCGACGGAAAAGGCAAGGATCTTCCGGAGCGTGGTTGCTTCGCGGACCCAGCCTGCCATGGGATGTCTCCCGAGTCGATCTACGAGCAGATCCAGCAGCACAAACACAACAGCCCTCGGCGCTGCAAGGAGCGCAATGGTGGTTGCGGAGCCATGAGCATCGACCCAAAGACCGGGCAGTCGAAGTTCGGGTCCCCTCCAAACCCGCCTCCCAATCCGCCCTTGGAACTGGGCCAGCCATGGGGTCCCAACAGCTGCCCCAAGTGCGGAGCTCCCCCGAACTACAGCCCCTTCGGCCCGATGGACTCGCACCTCCCGTCTTCGCAGACGAAGGAGGAGGTCATGGGAGACATGATGCGGGCAGCCGAAGCCGCCTCTCAGATGAGGGGAACGGTTCCAGGCGAGATCGAGGCCGCGCTGGGCGAGCTCCGCAAGCCCACCCTCTCCCCTCGCGACATCATCCGCCACTGCTTCCAGCGGAAGGCGATCGACGTCGGGAACAAGAACGACTGGAAGCGATTCCGTCGACGCGGGATGGCGATGAATCCTCCGGTATACCAGCCGAAGAAGCACGACTACAAGCCCAAGTGGGTAGCTCTCGTGGACTGCTCGGGAAGCATGTCCGACGAGGACATCGCCAACGGCGTCAAAGAGATGGCGCTCGTGGGGAACGACACCGAAGGATTCATGGTCCCCTGCGACGCGGTCCCCTATTGGGACCAGGTCCAGAAGATCACGAAGACCTCCGACCTCAAGCGCACCAAGGTCTGCGGTCGAGGAGGGACGGTTTTCGACCAGTTCTTCCAGGAGCTGCCGACCAAGCTGGGCAAGGATTTTGACCTGGTGGTCATCATCACGGACGGGGACTGCGGGCACATCCCGGCGAACCTCCGCCCCCTCTGCGACGTCCTCTGGATCATCACGAACCAGAGGGACTTCAAGCCCTCCTTCGGCCGAGTCTGCCAGCTGAAGCCGGTGCGGACCTAGAAGACTTGCCCTGCCGGGAGACCGGCTATAGCAAGGCAGATGATTGGAGCCCGGCCCTCACAAGGGGCCGGGCTTTAACATATCCGCCATATTTCCTCCAATACTGCCAGATAATTGTAAAATAGGAGCCAGATATGAAAGCCGAGCAAGCTATCACTGAGATAATCAAACTCAGGACCGACGATTTCAACACCAAAAAGCAGGAGCCGTCTACTGGGCGATCCAGACAGTATGAAATCGAGGAACACAACCGGCTTATCAAGACGCTCGAGGGAGCTCGAGCTGGAGTGCCTAGTTTCGTGAAATTTGTCGAAACTTGCACCATTCAAATCGAAAAGCCCCGGGTCTACAAATCCAAGCGTGGCGGGCACTACAACTTCATGCATCGGGGTCTCTATATTAAACCCATGATCACTCTCGTAACGGATGGTAGGAAGATCGAGGTCGAGAACAAAGAGTTCTTGTCAACGACCTCGATCGACCGGTATGCGGGTGGCAAGCAAGTACCTAGGGACCAGATCCCTTGGTTAGCATCTCGACATTTCAATATCTATGCGTCCAGCTACAGCTTCAATATGGACGACGTATTAATCCGAGCCTTGATGGAAGACTGCGGGGATTCCATCAAGAGAATCCATGAGGCCATCTGCAAGGAGTACGACGATGTCGAGTCGAAGCTCGACTCGATCGTGAACGAGCACCGAGACCGACACGGGGAGCGCGACCGCAAAAAGCTGCAGGAGAAGCTGGCCACGACGCTGCGCCGCACCCAGGGCCTGATCGAGGCCGACCCAGCGAGCGTGCTGGCTGTCTTTAAACTCGGATGGAAAGAGATCGAAATCCTCATGAAGTACGCCAAGAAGAACAAGCACGAGGTGGACTTGGCCGAGCTCGAGGACATCCAGGAGGCGCAGAACATCGCTAAAATCGGTGGGGTGATGGAATCGTGAAATGCGTACTCCAAAAACTCAATGCTGCAGGACTATGTAGTCCGGCCATGCGATTCATGCGCAATTCTAAAGGAAAGGTGATGCCTATCTGTAAGGAATGCGAGTGGAAGGTACAAGGGCCAATGCAAGACATTACGGCAGATATTTCGGACGAGTATGCCGTACAGCAGGTGATGTTAACCTGAAATTAAACGGAAGTGCGCGGATTCCCCGCGTACCGATCGGTGGAGGTGAGCCCATGGCTCGGAAGAACGAGAAGACGGATCTTTGGACGGTGGTCGAGGTGATGGAGGTTTCGCAGGCCCTCAAGGGCAAACGATTCTCCATCACGGGCCACCTCGGCGTCCCGCGTGACCGGGTCGTCAAAATCATCGAGACGGCTGGTGGTCAGTTCGAGGAGAGGCCCCGTTACGGAACGCACTACCTCATCACGAACAAAGACTGGAACGCCAACAGCACCGTCGCCAAAGGCAAGAGCTCGAAGCTGCTCGAAGCCGAGCGCAACGGCATCAAGATCATCTCGGAGGACCAGTTCTGCCAGATGGTTATCGACGGTGCAGAGACTGCTGCGACCGGCACTAACCTCATCTGACCATCATGATGGTCGGTTTCCCCGGGCAGCCAAGCCTTTATGATTGGCTGCTCCAGATCGACAGGATGAGAAAAATGTACGGAATGAGAGGAATGACCATGTACGGAAGTGTTCTCGACGCAGTCTTTCTACGCGCATCCGAAGAGCTCGCCAAGGATCCCGAGATCGTGACCCGATTCCAGGAATTGGCCCGCACTCACCTGGAGAAGTTCATTCCCGAGGCGGCCGAGAAGACCGCGAAGGACCTTACCCTTCGTTCGTCGGAGAACGCACTCAGCTACGGCTCCACGCTTCGGCAGGAACTCGAAACCCGCATCAAGGCGTACTTCGATACGCCCGATGGTGCAGCCCGTCTGGAGAAGTCCATGCAGGAAGCCGCCGACCGGATGCTCTCCAGCAAAGTGCTCGATGAGGTCCTCACCCAGTACGTCTCGAGAGAGATGGGCAACCTCGCCCGGAATGCCGTCGCCAAGGCACTCGTCAGCGAGAAGAAGAAGTCCGAGAAGAAGGCAAAGGCCAAGTGAGTTCAGGTTGGGAAGTCCGCATCGAGCGAAATCCTAAAACGCGCAAACAACGCGTTTCGGTGGGGACTTGGGGTGCCATGGAAGGTCAACACCTCATTTATCCCACAGAGTCACAACTCGTCGAATTTGCCATGACGCTGCTTAATGCAGCGTGGGCAATGAAACAAGACCGGCAGGGGAAGAAGCGAAAGAAGAAGCGATGAAGCCGTACGGACACAGACGAACCGACGCGCGCACCTGCCAGTACGGCTGCTGTGGCGGCACCAAGGCCAACGTGAGCAACCGCGACACGCCGAACCGCAAGCGTGTGGACAAGGCCGCGAGGCACCGGGCTCGTCAGCTCGGCAAGAAAGACTCATTCGCATGTAATTCCTAGGATTCCGTCTTAGGTCTGTAAGTCGAAGCAGTGAGACCACCACCCGATTCCTTTTTAAGGCGTCGGGTAGGTGCGTATCTAACGCAAGGTGTAAACTCGCGTGCGCGCGGCGTACCGATCGGTGGAGGTGGAGATGCCCACACTAATATTGCATCGAGGCTATGCCGACCTTGAAGAGAAGATCAAGGATCTTTGGAGGGGAGCTCCAAAGATAGAAGCCGTCGACAAAATGATCAATCGCGCGCGAACCAAGATCCGCTCGAAGGTCCGCAAGATGGCTGACCATAAAGAAGACTTCACCAGCACGCGCAACGGCGACCGCTCTTTCGAGGAATGGCAGTCGGGCTTCGAGTTCGCAGCCAAGCTTCCCTTGGAGACCGAGGTCTTCTACTACAAGTTCGAATCCTCAGGCGCAGTGTTCTTCTACAAGCCTGAAACGCTCGACGCACTTCGCTTGCTAGTCACCCAGTCTGACACAACCATTCAAGAAGTCCGCGATTTCTGCGCCGTGGCTTCAGTCCAACTCTCGTAGGAGACACAATGAAGAAATACGGATTTTCTGTCGATCATTTCTCCGACGACGTGACGTGCCGCAAGATCCTCCTCAAGCTGAAGCGCACGATCCGTTTGGGCAAGCTCGCCCAGGACGCTCTGCGAGAAATCGAGACCACCGGCTTTACCGAAAGGATGCTGCCGGTTTCCGGAGAACGGAACGATAGCAGCTGGGATAATCAGAGCAAAAAGTATTGCAAATCGCATAATGTGCAACTGGTCCGGTTCCGCAAGCGGGAGGATATCTCTCGTGCCGACTTGGGTCCGATGGACCAGATCCACATCGAGCTCGGGAAAATGGTCGAAGGCAAATACTCGGCCTTCGTAAACAAAGAGACCGACCTCACGATCCATGGACCGTTCAGACGCCAGATCGACGCACAGGGCACCCTCGAGACGCAGGAGCTGTCGGTAAAAATCGGCTTCGTCCGCATCAACAAGAGCCATCTATCGTTTGTGGAGAATGGCTATGGAGGAGCCACCCATCAAGTGTACAAGTCCCTCAAGGTGTCCCAACACGCAGCCGCTTCCTACAAGGCAATGGCCAATTGCATTGCCAAGGCTATCATTGGCGTGTCCAATGAGCGAGTGGTGGACCCTGTGACAGGCGTCATTTCTGGCAAGGAAATCGACATGTCAGCCAAGGTGCACGATCTTCAGGCAGCAGCGCCCCAATGGCTCGTCGACGACGGCCACATCGAGCGAATCTGCAACGAGATCCATCAGACCGTGAAGGTCCTCACCGTCATGGAGGCATAGTGTCCATCACCGTCCAAAACAAAGTTGGTGAAATCCAAAAGTGCCTACAATCGGCGAAGGTGAAGACAGCTTCACCTTCTCGAGGTGGGTTCAAGGTCCAAGTCCGGGTCACATGGAAGGATCTAGCAGGGAAGCCTGGATTGGGCTACTTTTCCATGCACACTGCAATGGTGTCCAAGGCGGCAAATCACACGAGCCAGAAGTGGACCCGGGACTTCGTCAATGCTGTGTTCCGAGTGGAAGATTGGGCAAAAGCTGAGGAATCCAAAGATGCCTCCAAAGATTCCCACTTGCTTCAGAAAAAAGTCCTCGACGAGTTGGAAAAACTCGGCGAATTCGCCGTTGGTTCTCCAGCCGAGAAGCTGACGGACAAGGCGTTCAAAGAAATTCGGGCCGTTGTTGCCTCAGGCAAGGACCAGAAAGTCAAGCGGATCCGAGGACGGCTCAAGGCCCGGGACTACCTGCATCAGGCCATCATGTACGCGCTGCGTGAGGGACTCCGAGACGACGAGGTCAGAGACCTCGTAAAGGAGTGCCTGGTCGAACACACGATGAAGTCTTAGTGTAAGATCCGAATGTCGTGCCGTCCTGGCAGGCCCTCCCCCCCCGGGCCGCCGTGGGCGGCACGACATTATTGGGTCAGGCAACTCGACGAGCTCGCGCGCAGTTGGCGCAGCGCTCGGCCCCGGACCGCGCGACCGGGCAGCAGCCGAGGTGCGCCCACAGCCCGCACGCGCGGCAGCGACGGCGCGGCGCGTGGTACGCGACCGGCGAGCGGCAGCCCGGACAGCGCGGCGTCGGCGTCGGGTATTGGTCGCCCTTCGAATTCTTCAAAAGACATCCTTCAAAGGATAATTTCCAAAACCTCTAGTGCAGGAAGCACTAGAGTACATCGGAGAATTCAAAGCTTCCATATTTCCTTAACACGGAAAAGCCCGGCCCCCTTTCGGAGACCGGGCTTTCCAACCCTGCGCCTAAGATACTTGGAGGTGGCTACGGCGAGGGAGGAGCCCCTGGAGGAGGCGGAACTGGCGTGGCGGGAGGAGCCGCCATGGTCTTCTGCTGGATCTTGACCGTCTTGGTACCGGTCCCGTCCGAGCCAGGGACTTTGGCGCAAAAGCCCGAGTAGTGCTTCAGCATGAGGTCCCAGAGAGCTCGCTTTTGGGTCTTAGGAACGATGGTCCCCTTGGCCTGTCGGCTGAAGTAGGTGCCGGGGACGGCGCGAAGAGCGTTGGTCCATCCCCAAGACCACTCGGACTTCTTGACCCACACGTGGAAGCTGTCCTTGTCGAAGTCCTTCACCTCGATGACGGCGATGCTCTCGCGGAGCAGGGAGGCCAGGGACTTGAAGCCAAGGCTCTCCACGGCGTCGCAGCAGGCCTGATGGACGGGGGAGCGGCGGTTGAGCGAGCAGATCTTGACGAGGCCGTTCATGAGGCCACGGACGCCAAGAGGCTTGTACTTGGCGGTAAGGAACTCGACGAGCTCCGGGTATTCTGCGAGGTCGATCATCGCCTGCATCTCGTCCGAGGCGACCGGGTCCTCCATGTAGCCCTTCTTGCTGCAGACCGGGCCGATCCCGCGCTCGATGGAGATCGAGTCGGAAAGGGGCTGGCCGCAATGGGCGCAGTGAGTGCAGACTCCCTGGAACATCAGCGTGTAGCGCTGACCTCCCTTGAGGTACTGCTTCGGCGGCATATTGAGGACCAGCTCGTTGGGGTCCGATTCGCGAACGGCTTCTTGAGCGATAGCTTCGTCTTGGGCCATCATGGTCTCGTAGGCCTTTCGCTCTTGTTCGTCTTCGTGTTTCCCGAATGCATTGCCTTCAGCCCGGTCGTCCGGCTGCAGCAAAGCCAGGATTTGGTCGATCTGATTCATGTGTTGCACCTCCAACCAGCGATACGGAGGACGCCGCGCGATCTCCGAGCGGCTTCATATGTACTTTCCCTTAAAGTACAACTCAATATAGGACAGGACGCAGATCGGCCGGTTCTCCGCGTATCGGAGCACGGAGGTGGAGCCGATGGCACTCACTGCAAAAGAAATGGCCGAAAAGTTGGAGCAGATCGCGGAAGGCGATACCGTCTTCGTGAGCTATATCGCGGGACGGAAGCCGACCGAAAGAGCCGTCCAGGAAGCCCAGAAGGCCGAGGACGAGGGGTATGTTCGCAGGTGGTTTGCGGGCAAGCTCCAGGGCAAGTGGACCACGAAGAAAGGCGACTCGGTCTTCTGCATATATTCTCACACGAGATACAACGCGAAGGACCCCAACGCTCAGGGCCACTACCGGACCTTCAACCCGAATCTTGGCAAGTTGCTGGCCGTCGTGAAGCTGGCACCTGAAGACAAGGATCCGTCATGAGCCGGGTTCATTCAAGCCCCGGTCTCGACCAGGCTGTGGCCGCCAAAGTCGATGGCTGTCGTAAAGAACTCAAGACCGTTGCCACGGAATATGTGGTCTGCAAAGACCAATATTCTTTCATCGAGGGGATGAACAAAGCCGCCCTTATCGCCTCTAAGCAAGGCCAGGATTTCCCCGAAATTCTGGTGGCAACCATCAACCAAGGGCTCCTCATTTTCCAAATGCCGGAGGCCGAGGCCATCGCAAAAGTATTGGCTTTGCAGCCCAGGGTCACTAAACCGGTTCCGGCGAAGGTCCTGGCGAAAATGGTCTCTCTTCGAATGACCAAGATCACCGACCACATCCAAGGAATGAACAAAGCCATCGGCGTGAATCCACAATATTATCCAGGGCAGTCTCCCATCGTGATCCCTGATGAGGTAAATTCTGTTGCAGAGCTTAATACCTTCTGTAACATGATCACCCAAGGGAAGCATGCCTATTCCATCGAGACCCGGCTCGTCAACGAGCTCAAAACGTTCTTCGAACGGCCGGATTGGCAAGACCCGAGACACAACCAGGATTCCATGGTAAAGGATGGTTGGAACATGATCATCACGAAAGCGGTGATGGAGTCATGACAATCCCTATCGAAGAGTCGATGGCGATCACCAAGAAGGCTTCGGTGGGGCCATGGGGTCCCAAAAACGATGCAATGCTGGAAAAGATATGTATGGCAGGAGCAAAAGTAGCCTCTGCCATACATTTGCAAGCATATTATGTGGCGGTTGGCACAGGAGAGATCACTCTCCGTTTCAAAGTGACGGCAAAAGGCTTTAAAGCAGTTTGCCATCTCCAAAAGGCTCGGACTCTGGCCGCCGTCATCATTGGTAGCACAATATCCAAGCTGAAATTGAAGACTTTCGACCTATACAATCCCAATTATATCGACGAGAACTTCGTGAATGAACGCGTTCACGAAGCAGCCATCTCGGCGTTGGAGATGTCATTCGATTTCCAAGCACTGTTGGATGAAGCAGCCAAGAACCCAGTGGGACGCGAGGCGGCTCTCGAGCAGCTCCAAAAGAATCGGGGACAAAGAGACCTGCTCAAACTCCAGCACGCTCTCCGTCATCTCTCCGAGGTCATGTCCACGTACGCCTATACAAAAGAGGACGTTCTCGAAGCTTGGGAAATGGCCCAAGTAGCAAAAGTCATGGAAGCATGATCTCCGACCGTATGCGAGAGGTCTTAAAGTCCGCTCCTTCTACCTTCACAGGCGCAGGATCTCCCTTAGTTTTGGGTCACCCGGCCAACTCTAGGTCTTACGCCGAATTCCGAGTAGAGGGTCCTTCGGGTGAACCTCTACTGACGGTCAAATGCTATTTGCCCAAATCGCAATACTCCATTAGTATATACGGGCAATTTAAAGACCCTCGCCAAGGACATATCAGGTCTTTTAACAAATCGACCATTATTAAGACTTGGGACAGCCATAAGGTCGCTGCGGCAATTTTAGTCGCATTTTACAAGACGACTGGACGTCACATTTCCACTAACGTCGAATCCCATCGGTTCGAGAAAGCGATTGCGAAAGAGATCGTCGGAATGGGTGGGGAATTCCAGGCGCATATCCCATTCATAGTCCGCAAACTTCACGACCATATTCGTGAACATCATGATATGGCTCGCGGAGAAGATATACGCAAGTCGATAGACAGGGTCAAGCGGGAATTCGAATTCCTTGTCCACCATGCGTCGGAAGATGAAGTGCTGTCTTGGTATCGCGAAACGCAGATCAAGAGGGTGATGGAATCATGACCGCTAGCAAACATGAATTCTGGTTGAAGCAGTTCGAAGCAGCTTTACCGGTCTTCATCGCCGAGAGATTTACCGTTGTGCACCGAAACTTCATCATGGAGACGGTGCAAAAAGCTGGAGTAGATTCAATACTCCAGTTCGTAGAAGGGTCGTACGCCAAAGAAAACTGGAGCTCGAGTCTTGCCTATCGAATGGAAACCACTCTAGGGGAGTTCATCACTACCACCCAGTGGTGGAAAGATCAACTGCCATATATTCGCAAAACGTGTGGCAGTTATTCCAAAGTCAAGAAGGTGATGGAGTCTTGAGGAACACGGTCGACGATAAAACTCTGCCCCTGGAGAAGCGGAGGGAACTTTTACTCAAGAAAGTCCCTCGAGACTTGAGGAAATGGGAAAGAGATGTCTCCTCGTGCTCTTTCCGTAAAATCAACAAGCTTCGTCGATTGATGGACGAGTTGTCTGTCCGGCAAGACCCGTTCGAAGAGTCTTTTATGGAGCTCGGCCAATTGCTTCGAGTCCGAATGGTGATGGAGTCATAAATGGGTAAGTCGTTTAAACAGTTAGGGGTGCCGCAGCCTGCATTCGTGGCCGAGACTCCTAGAGTTTTGCGAGTCATAGATCCAGAAGACGGGATTTCCATCGTGCTCCAACTGCGCAATCGTAGAAAGTCACAAGTGCTCACACCGGACCAAGCCAGAGCTCTTGCCAAGGAGCTCGTTGGAATGGCAGATTTGCTAGATGTGATGGAAGTTCACAACAAATGAAGCACATCTGGCAACAATTAAGGGCTCCCTGGAAAGATAAGACAGCCGACTCTATCCCTGGTCAACCTAGAATGGTGTTCCAGTGCAAGGGGTACGACTTAAATACGGAGAGGTATATTACTCGACCTGGAGTATTTCAATGCTCCAAGTGTGGGCACATTTTCCAGGGTAATTATCCTCCGCCCGAGTCCTGGGAAACCCTAAATATCATTCCGAACTGTCTGGCGGAAACCCTGCGTCAGGTTCATGAGTCGTGAGAAGGCCCCGTCTGGAATTCCGGAGGTATTTCCGGCTGTCTTGCCTTCCGGGGCAGCTACCCTAAGCGGACTTCTTTAAAAGGAAGCGCCGAAGACGGACACGTGTAGGAATAATATCTTTCAAAGCCGGACCGTTAAAACCATGACCCCTAAAACCGAATCCGAGCTCGTTAGAGAGGTGCGCCGCAAACTGGAAGAAGAGCGCCGTAAAGAGTATAGGCGTCAAAGAATCCAAACATCTTTTAAAGCCATACTCTCAAAGTATGAGGCCACTGAAGCCGAGCTCATGGAAATTTTGAAGGAGATGTTGGTTTCAAGAGTGATGAAATCTTGAAAGTCATCTTCAAAGGCCACTGATTCAAAGGCCACTGATTCAAAAGGCTGTGCTCGTAAGCTAGCTTTTAACGACTGTAAGGAGTATTTAGATGGAATACCTCGTTTACGAAGACCACCAGACGGACAATTATGACATCTTTACCCTTTTCGAAGGTGAGAGGGTACAGGAGCTGTCATGCTGCGCGATCGGAATCTTCCGCGGTCAGGATCAGGTACAGGAGCTCGTCGGTTCTATCGTTAAGACAACGACGGACAAGGCGGAAGCTCAGAAGATTCGTGCCCGTTTGAATACGTGTCTGTTCGTCCACCAATGCTAACCTGATGCTTGCAGGAGCTCCGATGACCAATCACGTTTGGAAGAAGACGACGGCGAACCCTATTCAAAAGAGGACCTATTTCCGATGCGGGGCCTGTGGAGCCCGCGCTGGGATAGAGAGCTACCGAGAATCTCCAAACAACCGCGACTTGGAAGCTCCAATGAACCAGATGACTTGTACAGAGGTCGCCATCTACAAAGTCATGGAAACGTGAGACTCCCGCAACCATTCGAACCCCATCGCCAATACTGCGAAGCGATGGACCCCACAAAACAAAATCCAGCAGACTTGTTTTGTAGGAAATTCGCCACAAGAGCACTTGAACATCAAAGCGGGACTTTGAGTTATTGGTGTGAAGAGCACTTGCCCGTCAGAGACCACTTCCATTATCAGTACACACTCGAGGAAGCACTCATTTTGAAGTGATGTGCACCTGAGAAAGCTCCAGATACATCAGCTGATATATCCCATATATTTCCGAAATATATGGCAGAAATTCGAAAAAACCCTGGCAAATAGCTGAAAAAGCCGCCAGGGGAATGAAACAAGATACCCGATCAGGGCGGGCCTATTCACACGAAGATCTAATTGTTTGAATATGTTTCAATAGTGTCTGTTTGAATAGTGTCCGGTGAGTTTTGGAATGTAAGAAATTCGAATGGACATCGCCGAATCTTTCATCTTTGCAGCTCAGCATTGGGACGACGAAGACGCAGAGAAGCTCGCCAAGCATTACGCACAGTGCACAGAAAAACTGGAGGCGCTCGTACCGAAATTGCGTTACGAGAAGTATGTCGTTTCAGTCGGGTCTAACAAAGACCGTGTCCGCGTTACGGGTCCCGGTTTGAAATTCACCGTGGAACCGAGCTGGCATAGTAAGCGCGGGGAGTCACTGATTTCGGCCGAAACTATCGTCGACGGGCTCATCGAGGCATACCCTGGATTCCAGGCCTCAGAGGACTCGGTGGGTAGTTCTTCCGACGAGGAAGGCCAGGAGCTCGCTAAGCGCTGGATTCTTCGCACGCAGGGTAAATCCATCCAAGCGACCTTGGACGCCACACCGCGCAACACCAAGAGTGCTCAGGATGCCAAATCGCGAGCGGAAGAACGAGAGCGGAAGGCAGAAGAGAGACGTCATCAGAAGGGATTGGACGAGCTCCGAAGCCTAATCCGCGAGCACGAGTTCTCCGAAGAGGAATTGCTTCAAGCCTGGAAAACCCATCAAGTCAGGGCTGTAACAGAGTCATAAGTTTCAGTCCAGGTATAAATGAGAACTTGTGACCGACAAATTCGCCGTGTGGTTGTCATTAAATCCTCATCTTGGTCTATAGACGAACGCTGCGACGAAGCCGCGGGGGTATTCTACTTATCGCAAAACAAAAACGGGAATTGGGCCGCTATAGCTACTTGCTCCGCGCATCAAATATTCACGAACGGAGCGATTACAATCACTCCGGAAGAGTATGAAGTCGCTAAGGTTATGCTGGTTTAGACTGGATGGAGTTTACCGGGTGATTTTACCAGGGCATTGCAAGCATGGCCTGCAAATCATTCACCGTCACCTGGCTCCCCGCCATATCCTTAACGGCCCAATTATCGCCGGGGTCCATCACTAAAGTGACGTTCTTTTCAGCAATCAGGTCTAGAATCTCCTGGGCCGATACTGCTGGAGCCGATTCCGCGTCTAAATGTTCCAGCACGTTCTCCTGATACGGAGTCATAATCCACTCTGCTGGACCAACGCGAATCACATAGTCCGTGATTTCCATGGCCAAAACTACGCGCCCTGAACTGGAATCTACTGGACGGGCAGCAATCTTGGCGGCTATGCGATGGAAGTCCATATTCTCGACTCCAATCAAAACCCTGACTATCGTTCGAGTTCTTCTAGTTCCTTGACCGCCTTGGCTCTCACCGCAGGACAGGATTCCGAGTGACTAGCGGGATTTCCACTCAGCGGACTTGCTGGAGCGTGACAATGGCAACAATGCGGACTGCTGAATGGAGTACGTCGGGCAGCTGACCTTAAGTGCTCCCGCGTCGGCTCTTTCGATTCGACGGTTCCCATTATGTCACTACTTCGAGCCAGGATGAATGAAACGTCGGAGGAATTGCCTTATATAGACCCGGCGTGTCGGCGTTAGGGCTCTCCCAGGCCGAGCGATGCGATACCCAAGCGAGTCCCTCGGCGTTCAGGAGGGATACCCACTGACCTTCCTCAGCGGCTTCAACCCCTAAAACCTTGAACGGGCCAATACCGAAATCTCTTGCGAGCGCAGTTTTATTCGGACCGTCCGCCCATTTTACTTGCTCTCCTGATTCCATACTTATTTTTACACCCACAAAATCCAAACTCTCCGTTCTGTATTCTTGGGAGTAAACCTAAGAACTTCCGAAGTAGAGATGTCCAATGACCGAATATACGTACGACGACCGAGACAGGCCTTTCTACGACCGCGCCTACACCATCCTCGTCGAGCGGGCTGGTGCTATTGAGGACAACCGAGAGTCCTTTATCCTAGCCTTTACTCAGCGTGAAAACCGAGCGACTGAATATCGCTGCTGCTTCGCCTTCGGTTTCGGCGGGAAGTTCTGGCGCAATAACGGTCGGTTCTACGTCTCCTGCTATCCCGAGTCCCGCACTCCCGACTTGGATGCTCAAATTCTCCAGGTCAACCAACTCCTCGAAGCACTGGTCTCGGAATTGAAGCCTACCTCATAGTCATCGGGGCTTCTTGCGGAATTTGTCGGCCTGCGCGCGGTCTCGAGCCACCAGTTCCATCAGTCGATCCGCTCGTGCCCTCAAAGCAGCAGCCTTCTTCTCGTTCGAATTGGCCCGATTAGTCCAGTAACAAGCCGAGCACTGGTAGTGCTCTGGATATTGGGATTTCCCCTCATATCCGCATTTGCATGTGACCTTCTCGAATGGGACACCTTTCAGGGCAACCGGATGATCCATCATCTGAACGTACATGCGTAAGTCGTCAGTTAGTTTAAGTATCCTGTTCAGATGGCCTTCTCCAATCGGAGTACTAACCCAGTCAAGCAGCAGCGGTCTATTGACCGCATGGTCGCTTGGATAGTCTCCCGCGCTCCCAGTTGTCCTGTCGTCTGGGATAAAGGCCCCGAACGGTTCCTGAAGACTGCCCGTGATTTACAGGGTGAGCGCGTTGCCCGCAGGCGAGCCAACTACCACTTCCACGATAAAGCAGAACAAGTATTCTGGAACGACCTTATCGAGCGTTCCGAACACTTCTCATGGGAATCCGTCTCCATCGATTTCGTTCTGGAAATCTTCGAACAAGCCGAAGTCGCCCTCATTATGGCCAGCTAACATGAAGTGCACGAGCCACCAATGGAATTATGTCGACGGTCGGGTCGCCCCTAACTCACGCGGCAATTCGGGTCACGGCCGAACCGTCTGCACCGAGCGCCGTTGCGCCCTATGCGGACGCCACGAGAAGAAGGAGTATGTGGAAACGGGCAAGCTTACCCAAAGAGGACTCGCATCGATGCGCGGACATTGGCATGTTGTCCCCTAAGAGTCGCCTGTAGATTAGAGCATCCCCGTTGTAAAGCTCTGGAAGATGGCTCTGCAACACATCTGGCTTCTAGACCGAACGCCTTCTATGGTCCGCGGCGTGCACTTCCGTTGCTCCGGTTGCAAACGCATCCTAACCCTTCACTCGCAGAAAGCTCGAGCTTTCGAGGCTAGTTTTAAATATTTTGTGCCGTACCGCGTCGAAAAGAACGTGCTCGTTGACTCCAATATCATCCCTGACTGCGCGATGGAACAAATTCGTGGAGTGCATGACTCATGAAGCATGATTGGGTCCGTCTCTCCGACGATGGTTGGTGGAGATGCCAAAATTGCTGTTGGACATGGCATTCTCCCTCAGAACCTTCCAATGACTTGCAAATGGGAAAATCTGGTCATAGCTTCAACTACGACCAAGTTTCATACAACTATTCCACATTCGTGCGTCGTAACGGACTCAACTGCGCCGATATTCTCGTCCGAAGATTGATGGAGTCATGAAACGCAAGCCATCTCACAAATATCGCGTGGGAGACCTAGTTGGAATCATCGTGGATTGCATGGCCAACTGCCGCATTATCAGGTGCATTCCCAAGCGCAAAGGCAAAGGATTGTCTTATATAGCAACGGCCGAGCGAATCCATTCTTCTAGACCCGAAGAGTCGTTCTTCGGTAAAAACAAAGAATTTGAAGTCTTGGAGCGCAATATTATGGTAAAGCTCCGGTGAAACTCGAAGTGTAAACTCTCATGAGGCTCTCATGATCGAGTTCATCCTTACAGCTCTAAAGAACATCCGGAAAAAGGGTGGAACTTCGTTCACTGTTGTGGCTGGAAGTGTAGAAAGTCCGCCCGAGATCTTTATCGATGGTCATGGCCTAAATGGTGTGTTGGGCTTAGACTTGGAAACGGATAAGGATGGCAAACTTGTCGGAATTATCGATATTCAAGTCGATCCCCTTCACGGATTTTGTTGTGGATCCGACAAGTTGGAACTCTTAAAGAAGTTCCCATGGCTCAAGATTAGAGTTGTTCCCGTGGGCTACGATCCACCACATGAATCATATATTATTGAAGAGCAATAATCGTGCATCCTTACCGGACTCTTGAGCCGCAACCTCTGATTCATCGTAATCGTCGGTCTTCGAACTGGCGGCGACTCCGTGTTTGGTGGTGTGGCTCTTTCCTGAAGCGCCATCCATATTTCTGCCCCGATTGCCAATTCGTTGGATTCATCGATCGTTACGATCGATACGACTACACTTCTTACCTGCAATGCATTCGCCCTGGTTGTCCTGGCGACAAACGCCACATAGAGCTCCGTCGCAAGGCTTTCGGTCTTGCCAACACTAAGCCGTACGAACATGGGCTTCCCCGACGAGTCCAATACCGACTTTCGGATAAAGGTCGTCGTTGGTTTCAAATCTCTGGAACGCTGCTAGGTTCCGGAGTCAGCCAGATCATTGTTGGGCTCATACCGCCCCGCACTCTTCCTCAAATAGTCTGCGGGCTATTGATTTGTCTCGCTTTCTTCGTGATCGCATTGGTCGTTTCCATGCGGAATCGGGAACGCATTCCCTAGGACTGTAAACTTTCCCGTGGAACAAGTTCGTTATAACTGCCTCGGTTATCCGTATTCCAAGTGTTCCGTTTGTGGAGCTCCTGAAGTCCGACTCACCAAGAGCGGCTCGCTTCATCGTTCCCATCTCAAAGGGCCTCGCCACCAGAGAGCGGTTCGGGAAGCTCAGGGAATCAAGGATGGATCAACGGATAAACCGTGGCGTGAGCCGAGCGTTATTCTAGACCGGCTCCCGACTGCCGAAGAATTGAAGAAGGCGGAGTCTGAAGAACGTTATATCTTGAACGTCTACACCGACGCGACGTTGAGGAGTATCGGGCTTCGCCAGGACTCTTCGCTAGAGAAGGCGCAGGCTGTCGTGAAACGAGCTGGTTTATGGCCGTCAAAGTATCACTCGATAGGCATTGCGAGCGCCGGGCAACAGTCTAAACATTTTGCAGAAAGATGGCTCGATAACCTAGACTGGCTCATGGATAATCTACTAGGTGATCCCCTCCCGTTTCGACGTGTTTGACCCAACATGGAGGAGAAGATTCAAATGGGACATGTTTGGGTCGATCTAGGAGCTATGAATAGCATTTACCATAAATGGCAATGTTCCAATTGCGGCTGGAGTGTCCCAAGCATACAAACTCCAAATAAAACTCCTGACCTCGCATTTCGTCGGAAACACATAGATGAGCGTGAATACATCCAGCTTACTTGTGACGAAGTGTTGGTCCTAAAGATCCATGAATCCTGAAGAAAGTTATGCACTCATGATTAGACCAATCCCCGAAAGCGACCGTGATATGCTCGGGCGTGAAGTCCGCGACGAATTCATGGAATGGGCCAAAACTCAACCTAATCCGAAGCCCAGTTGGCTCCTCCCTTGGGAAGAACTGACTGAACCTGAACGTGAGGTGGATAGAAGAATCGGAGTACGGCTTGCTGACATCGGTCGTACTCGCTACTCAGAGTGCGAGTAATCGTGAATCACGAAACGCTATGCGATTTTTCGGAGGGGCGCTATAACTCGACTGAGGTCTTCATTTGTAAAGAGGCAGCCACTCTATTTTATCGTGTTGCCATGTTGAATAAGAATGTGGATTCCACATTCCTTGAAGCTCGTTGCATGGCGCATCCGCACGAACGAGCACGAGCAGATGATATCTTCTATGCCGAAGAGATTCCATACGATCTTTTCTTAGTCTATCACGTGATGGAGTCATGAGTGACCTCGAGTTCCATTTAGGTCACGAGTTCTCTCACGTCTGGAGAGACCTTGAGACAGGGGGTCGCCAATGTATCGCCCTCCACTGCGAGAAATGCGGGCTTCGCGTCATAGAGCCTCGCTGGTATCGAGACCATTCAACGGGTCGAGACATTTGTGGGAATCTCGATTACGTTGTGAAGCTGACATGCGACGAACAGGTTGTCTTTGGAATCATGGAAACATGAATAAACTTGAAAGAGTTCTATACTGCGATTATCGAGAAACCGGAGCTCTCGGCTATGTTGTTATGTATGACTGTTCTAAACGTGCGGATTATGCTTTCATCAACACTCGTGAGTCACTAGTTTACCGCTGTCAATTTCACCCGATACCCAAAGAAGAAACCGGATTCTCATGGAATCAGCTCACTCTCGACGAAGCTCTAGTCTACGAGACCATGGAATCATGAAGCACGACTGGCGCGAAAGCTATAACGTTGATCTGACGACCGTGATTTTCACATGCCGGAAATGCCAGGCAATGGTCGGTTATCGCAAGATAGATTGCGACGTTCATTCTCCCGACGACGACCCCGAAAAGATGGAATCTCTTAATATCTCGCTCGACTGCCACGTTGAGCAAGTTCGAGGCGTCATGGAGTCCTAAATGGGAAATATGTTCGACCAAATGGAAGGGCATGATTTTGATGGATTTACATGCAGACGGTGCGGGGCTATCTGCGGATCAGGAGCTATGGGCCACGGATGGAAAGATGTTTGGGTATATAGAAACACTAATCCCAATGTTTCTGGATCTTTCGCACCCGTGACGTCATGCGATCATGAAGTCGTACGACAGATAATGGAATCCTAGTTGTAAGGTCTTTCTAATGGGGCTAAGCGCCATCCCGGCTCCACTGCGCCACTCGCAAGAACGGTTCGGAGTGTGGAAGACTTCGGTCGAAAATGGGAGAACCCCAACCACGCAGCGTAGGCGAAAATAGGGAATAGTCTGCGTAACAAACCGCGCCTCCACGGTGGACCTAAGCGGTTAAAGCGGTAAACCCGGATTAGCTAGCCGGAGGGATGGCATTGTTTACGTGCTCTTCTGATTGACTCTTCCATCTGCATTTGAGGGCTACATTCCTGTAGATTAGACGGTCTGCGCTGTAGTTTCCTTTATGACCGTAATGATCAAGACTAGCACAGGTGACATAAAGCTCTCCGATTACCAACAGCTTCGGAACGATTGGATTAGGCGGCACCCACGCATGACCGAAGCTAAGGGCGCTCTCGACGCCAAACACGAAGAGAACGTTCTTTGGGATTCCGACCCGCAGAAGTATCTAGCCAACTGTCAAAAGAAGGCCGACGAGATTGCGGGGCTGACAGCAACTATCGCTCGAGTCAACAAGGAACTGCTTGAAGAGTTCCGTGCGGCTCTCGGTGTTCCACCTGATAATACCTTCACATGAAGCTCTTTCGGGAAACTCCTAAAGGTCCGCGTTGTCGTTCTTGCGGTGGCCCTGTTGAGCCTGCACGCCACTGCTACGTCATACCCACTTGCTATATATGTTTGCCGCCTCCCCCTCCCATTCCCATTCTGAAACTGAAATGATTACTCATGTCGCCATAAAGTTCCATGGGAAGACTTTCTCTCTCCCTGCGCCCAACCGTCACCATGATGTGATCCGTCTGATTGTAGATGAGACGGGTGTTTCGCATGTAGATGAAATCAACGGGAATCCCGATGAGTGCGAGGCTCAGGGGTTCATCGATGAGACTGGTCGTTTCTATAATCGCAAGCAGGCACTCGCTCATGCTCTTTACCACGAGCAAGTCCGCGATCCGAGCAAAGTCCGGCTCGGTATGCTCTTTAGCGAGGACTTATGGTGACATTTCCATTCTGAAATGGCCGTTGTCCGGAATAGTCCTTACCCCTACATTTCCAACATGGAGTGAATCATGAAAACAACTCATCAATGGTGGGCAGAAGTGAAGTCGGACGAAACGAAGCTCCATAGTTGGCTTCGACGACAGTATGTCGGTGAGCTCGCCGCAGTCAATCTATTATCCAAGCTTCTCCTTCAATTCGGAAGCAAGATGAATCCGCATCAGTGGGAAACCATCCACAAGATCATGATGCAGGAAGCTGTGCACGGTCACTGGATGAAGCTCCTGCTCGATGCTCGAAGTATTCTGCCCGAAGAAAACGCATCGGCTGAGCGCCGTTATTGGGCGCAAGTTCTCCCGGCCGTCGATTCATTCGAGAAGGCTGTGGCTGCTGGCTATCACGCAGAGAACATGCGCCTCGTTCGCATCCGTGAAATCGCTGCAGATCAGAGCGCTCCTGCGGACATTCGCGAGACTTTCCAGAAGATCCTGCCCCATGAAGAGTGGCATGAAGAAGCATTCGCCGAAATGATGAACGGCGTGAAGCTCACCGAGTTCCATGAAAAAGGACTCGCGGCTCTCAATCTCGTGCTCGCATAGCCATGGTGCTCGTGATCTATAGTCCCACGAAGGGCTATTTCATCGGGTGCGAAAATGCAGGATTCGGCGGAGTAGAAGGTGCCGCTCAATTCAGTCATGATTTACGAGAGGCTCTCGACCTATCATGCTTGGATACTCCTGTCACGGTACTTTTGAACAGGCATTTAGGCTATGTTAGATCTGATGCTTCCGATGCTATCGGTTTACAAGGGAAAGACCGCGCAGACATCTATCATCAGGCCGTAGTCCTTACAGTTCATGAAACCTGATGCATTGCTGCGACCGTTCAGCTTGGGATCTCGTAGAAGACGGTGCAACTGTCGATGCTTTCGGCAGTCTTAAACCGTCCGAAGTGAAGACTTGTGGAGAGCCTGCCACAGCTTTTTTCATGGAGACGGTCCTTGGAGCTATTCGAAATGAGCCACGTATGCGCTTCTACGCACGATGTCCCAGGCATTTAGTCGATATTGGTCGTCGTCTGGGAAGGTGTGCTATTACGGAAGAGCTTTACGAAGTTGCTCTGGTGATGGAGTCATGAACCTCCAAAACGCCAATTATCCGCACTTGGATCATTTCTGCGATTGGAGTGAGAAAAATCAGATTTGTTCTCGATGGGCTGTCCGGTTCTGGATGATCCAGGTAGGGCCTTCTGGTTTTCAACGAACCGACCTACATGCTCGATGCAATGCACACGAACTCCCTGCCTTGATGGAATTCCAAGAAGTCAGAATTCTAGAGATCACGTTGGCTGAGTTTGAAGTTGCTCAGATCATGGAGTCTTGAATGCACAAATGTGATTCATACTTTGGCTCTCCGAATTCTTGTGATCGCCCAGCTACTGTGTTCTATATAGTCCGAGAATCAGGCACGCCGCCCATGTTAACGGCACGGTGTTCGCGCCATGCCGAAGTTTTAAAGTTTCCGAGTAGGGACGTCGTAATAGAGGATATTTACACAATCGCAACGATCATGGAATCCTGAATGGATCGTTATGTTGTCTTGACTCGTAAGTTCTAACCCCGACCTCGTACATAGAAATATGGTTTCCTATTCAATGCATTCCTCCGGATATACCACCGAAGAATGGAAGAAACTTCAAAAGGTTCAAAAGACCAAGCGCAACCTAGCGAAGCGTCAGGTTGAACTTGTGAGGCTTATGCGACGACTCGGCAAGAACGGTGAAACACCCAAGTTCAAAACCGAACTGCGGCGTGTCGCTGCTCTTTGCACCAAGCTCGGTGTACATTTGAATTCGCAATTGGAACGACGTCTTGTTGAGAGCGTCATGGAGTCCTGACTTGAAACTGTTCATTCCTGCATGTGGTGATCGCATCAAGCTCATCGAGCCCTGGACGTTCGACCTGTACCTCGAGTCTCGGAACATGAAGTTCGCCAAGGCTCGCAAACTCGTCGACGAGAGGATCAACAACTGGGGCTCATACGGTCGGAACCAGCAACTCAACAAAGTGTCTGCCACCTTGCCTGCGGGCACCGTGCTCGAATGTGACCGGGTCTACATTCGGATCTTCAGCAAGTCTGCGCTTCAAGTCGGAAACGATTTCGACAGCATCACCTGGAAAGTGATGAAGGGCGAAAAGCCCGAACCAAATCAGCGCTTTTGGGCCAAGCTCCCGGACTGTTACACCATCGAGTATGAGATTGAAGCTGACGGTCTTTATCGGGACCGGGTAAAGGCGATCAAGAGCATCCACGAATCCTGATACCGGCGTAAATCCGCTCCGTTCCTGTGTACCCTGGAATGGAGGTTGTGAATGCCTGCTCTAATCGAAGGGTCTCCAGTTTCGGTCCAGGGTTCCGGATCCAAGCCGTACATCCTCAAGAACGTTGGTGGAGTGTATTCCTGCTCTTGCCCCGCGTGGCGCAACCAATCGCTCTCGATCGATAAACGGACCTGTAAGCATTTGAAGGCTCACTGCGGCGCGGCTAACGAGGCCGCTCGGATTGCCGGTGGTGTGCAGCCTGCTCCTCCGCCAACGCTGGCTGCGATGACGAACATGCCTACGGCCCAAAATGGGGCCAAGCATGAGGAGACTGAGGAAGAGGTGATGGCTGCCATTTTTGGCAAGCAATTCATTTCGACCGGGGCCACCTCAGGCCGTCTTGATTCTTCTGCCCCAAACGTGAGTGCACCTCCATCGGAGGATAAGAAGCTGCGTCCGGACGAGAAAGCCAAGCTCTACGGTCCGCCCGTTTTGCTTGCGCATTCGTTCGAGGATTTTGATATCGATCCGGCTGGTTGGTGGATGAGCGAGAAGCTCGATGGTGTCCGTGGCTATTGGGATGGTAAGAACTTCATCTCACGTCAGGGCAACATCTTCCATGCCCCTGATTGGTTCAAGGCAGGGCTCCCTGATCATCCACTCGACGGAGAACTCTGGATGGCGCGCAAGGCTTTCCAGCGAACTATCTCAATTGTCAAGCGTCAAGACGGTGGAGACCAGTGGAAGCAAATCAGGTACGTCGTGTTCGATGCTCCTCATTTGACGATTCCGTTCGAGGATCGCATGGATTTCCTTCAGAAGCTCATGCCGAAGGGTTCGGCTCGTTTGCCGTGGGCCGAATACCATCCTCATTCGAAGGTTCAGTCCAAGATTCACTTGATGGATGAACTCAAAAAGATGGAGGCTGCTGGTGCTGAAGGCCTCATGATCCGCAAGCCTGGATCGCTCTATGTCAAGGGTCGATCCGACACGATTCTCAAAGTCAAACCATTCAAGGACGCCGAGGCCGAGGTCGTGGGCCACGAACCGGGGAAAGGCCGCCATAAAGGCCGTTTGGGTGCTATCCTCGTGAAGCTGCCGAACGGAAAAACCTTCAACATCGGAACTGGATTCACCGATGCTGAGCGCGATTCGCCGCCGAAAATCGGCGCCATTGTGACGTATCGCTTTACGGAACACACGGACGACGGCATACCGAAGTGCGCGTCCTTTGTGGCGATCCGAGATTACGAAGGTACGAATGAAGAAAGCTCCTAAACCAGCCCCGAAACCGGGGATTCCAGGCAAAGTCTGCCGGAATTGCGGGCAAGAGTACGTTCAACCAGATCCAGGCGATACCGCAACTTATCCTGGCTGGAAGGAGTACGCCGAAGTCCCGCATGAGAATCCTTTCGATTGCATTCGATTTTTGAGGAGCGAGCTCGAAGACACGAAATCGGGTCTCCGGGACGTAAAAAAGGAAATCAGTGAGATCGAAGCTCCTCGAAGGGAATCATTCTGATGGTCACGCTTAGAAAGAAGGACGCTCCTAAGAAAATCACCATTGCGCTCAAGGACCTTGACAAGGTTTGTCGAAAGTGTGGAACTGTCCAAGAGTCCACGAGGCAACGGACTTATAAGTCGAAGGACTATGTGGGTCCGTGCGGTGATAGCTTCTGCTTTTCGTCTTGTGATATGTCTGCGTGCCATCCTGTAACCGAGCAAATCTGCAACAAATGCGAAAAGAAGCTCGCGAAGAAGGAGTCAAAATGAAGTGCCGAGCATATACGTTCATATTCGTTCGAGTTGGTGCTGAGCGTTACAGGCTCCGTATCAATTGTTCTCTCCCAAAGCCACATGACAAACACCATGGTAAGTGTATGGAACGTTCGGCCACATGGAGCACCAAATGAAAGCAACGAAGAAAGAACTTCGCCAGGAAATCCAGCGTTTGCGACACGTTGGTCAGCAATTTTCTAACATGGCGTTCAATTGGTCTCAGGGATCCACTCCGACTCAGATCGACATGCGGGGAAAAGACAAGCTCCGGTCTCTTTACAAGGAGTGGGACTCCATCGGCCGCGCCGAAAGGCCATGAAATCTCTCCACGATTGGAAGAAAACGAAAAGTCAATCGCCAAAAGATCCGGTCTGGAAATGCACTAAGTGCGGTGCTACATCCAACCATAAAAGACGGCCTTCTATGGTCCAAAAGATCCGAGTACCAGGCGGATTCGGCGACGAAGCTAGATTCGTAAATTGCGACGAACTCCAGGTACTTCAGGTACACTCGTCATGAAATCGATCCACGCCTCCACTACTTCTGGACCCGAAGCCATAGCGATTTCCGTCATGGAGATCTGGCTAGTTGAGTTCGGTATCTTCCAAGAAGTCGAGAAGCTTGCAGATGAGGTTGGAGCCCACAACTTCACAAACTTCCACGACACTATCGTCGGTAAGACGCTCATTCACTCAGCAGACTTTTGGGGGCGATTCTCGAAGTTTTTAGTTTCCAACAAATACGTTGCAGCTATATGGACCAAGTCAGGCTGCGATCGCATCTTCTTCGAGAACAATCTTGCCACTTCGCTTGGGATAAGACTAAAGCAGACAAAGTGGTGGTCCGATCATCTCGACGAAATGGAAAAGGCCAAGCGCCAACTCAAGAAAGTCCGAAAAGTCATGGAATCGTGAGCCTATCAAATGGGTAGAAGGCTCATCAAGACTGATCCTGGCGGTCACACGTGGAAGTCTGTCATGATAGAGCGTCGTCGTAACAAAGATGGTCATATCATCGCTACCATTTGGGAAAGACGCTGTACTCGCTGTGGATGGAGGGCTCCTGTTGTCGGCAGGCCTGCCTGTGATGAAGTAATAGTGTCACAGGTCATGGAATCATGAATCTTCGCAATGAAGATAATCATTTAGTCACCTTGGTTCATGAAGTCTAGATGGCTGGCCACAAATGGGAGCCTGTCGGTACGTATTGGGATACTGGGCGAATGCGTGAATCCCGTCAGTGGCAATGTAAGCGATGTAAATTAGTGGTGTTCAAGCCGTGGTCTCCTGCCAAACACGAACCGGAATTGGAGTGCTGTGAATACGTGATTGCTCGGGCGGTCCACGATTCGTAAATCTATCGCACCACGTAGTACAGGGACACATGCCGACACAAGATGCCAAAAAGTTCGAGCACGAGTCCTATGCCGTGGTGAGTTTCTCCCGCGTTCAAGGCAATATTGGACGCCTCTTTGGCTCCGCGCTCGAGAATCACTACACTACGATCCGTCTGCGTATCGCGCGTGCTTCGCGTGAGCATTCACTCGGACGCGATTGGTACTCTAGCGCGGGACAGGATGAGCTCATTGAGGTCGAGCTTTCGGCTGCTCAATTTGCCGAGCTCTTGACTACCATGAACGTTGGAAACGGTGTGCCTTGTACATTGCGCCACCTTGGAGGGAAAAAGATCGCCGACGTTCCTGATGAGTTGCACGAGATCGAGGAGGTCCGTGAAGAGTTCCGCAATGACGCCGAGAAGCTCGGTAAACAGATGCGTGAAATGCTCAAGAAGGCGACCGGTCTTCTCAGTAGCAAGAGTCCTCCGAACAAGGCTCAGCGAGAGGAGATCCTCGAATCGCTTCGCATGATGGTTCAGCATGTCGAATCGAACATGCCCTTCATGGCCGAGCAGTTCCAAGAAGTCACCGACAAGATGGTTACTGCTGCAAAGTCTGAGGTCGATGCCTTCGTCACCCACAACGTCATGGCCGAGGGTTTGCGCTCGCTTACTGAGAAAGCGGATGTGAAGACAGCCCTGGAGCTGAAAGCCAAGTCTGAAGACCATGAAGACTCGTGAAGACAAGCGACCCGCAACGACGCGAAAGCTGAATAAGCTGCTCAACGAGATCCCGGAATCGATCCGTGGAGACATTTCGGCTTTTTGGGAATTCCTCAATCCGATTTGCTTTCGCCTCTGCGCCAGCAAGGACGTGAGCAAATCGTCCAAGTCCTTCAAACGAGACATGAACGACTTCGAGCAATGGGCGGATGGCTTTGCTGCCGGTTCGGGTCGAGAAATGACGATCATCTCGGGTTTGGCCTATTACGAAGGTGAGAAATACGGGACGAATATGAAGATGCGAGTCATGGCCATCATCATGACTCCCAACATCGACACTTTCTTCAAAGACCTGAACAACCTCATCACTGTCTCGAAAGTCCAGCTTTCATAACCGTGTAAATTGCACGCCCTTGATTGTAAAAACAATCAACGGCCGACAGTCGGTCTTTTCGCGAAGGATTCATCATGCCCGTCATCAATAAAATCACGGATCGTCAACGCCTCTCGCTCATGAAGGCGTACATGAATGAGCTCGAGCGCATCTGCCACGAGAAATACCAAGGAGATTGGGAAAAAATGCCCCAAAGCCACAAAGGTCTTCCTGTCGATTGGAAGAAGGTCATCCGTGTCTCCAAGGTTCCTACCACTCCCGCTGGCGCTTACCGCCTCGTGACTTCTACGGCGAACAACGACGACCTCATGAATCAACTGAGCTAGTAACGTTAGGCTGTGGGCCTCAAACACAGCCTAGTAGATCAATGGGTAGCAAATATGTCGGCCGAGATTCAGGCCGAAGAAGACAAAGCTATCTTTGATGCACTGGATGAGGCTTTCCGTATGTGCTGCGTGGAAGGCCACACTGCTTATGGTAAGCCTCTATCCGAATGTTTGGAGGACGAGTGCATCGCTAGGCACATTCACGACTCGTAGATCCGCACCATGTGCATGTATACTATCATATGGCGCTTGACAGATTCGTCTACTGGAAGAAACGTAAGCCAAAACGGAAAGAGATCAGGACCGTTTGCGAGGATTCGTTCCTCGAACCCAGGTTCCGGATCGGGCCTCTTAGAGGCCCCTTTGATCCGATTCAACGGATGGGAAACACGTCCTTTGACTAGGATCATGAATCTGTCGGAGGGATTATGCTCTACGACTGTAGCAAGGTCGCCGAAGTGGTTATTGAAGTATTCTTCGCCAGGAATTACCTGGACGTCATTACTCGACAACAGGATGAAGCCACGAGCGCCTTGGCAACTGGCCTGGCCAAGTTATTTGCCCGGTTCTGGGAGGGTAGTCTAGACAGGTCGTAAATTTTGACCCTTCGAATGTAGAATGATTTGTGAGCTGAGGAGCCGTTGCCCCTCACTCAATGGTCCGAAATCCGAAGCCTGAACCGTTCTTTTAGCGCCACCAGCCACTCATCCCATGAGGGTGGGCCTCGTGGAAATGCAAAGCTCCGGTTAGCCTTCATTGCAAGGAGCAGTCATCATGAGCAATACCCCGTCCAAGCCGTCCGCCCTCGATTCTCTCAAGGCCCTCTCCAAGAAGCAGCCCGCGCCTGCTGCGGCAATCTCGGTTCAGGTCAACGACCCGGCAATCCAGGGTGCGAAGAAGGACAAGAACACCGTCATTCTCGGACTCGATCCGAGCATTGCGGAGCGTGCGCAGTACGCCGCCAATCTGAAGGAAGCCCTCGAGCGAGCTCAGGCTGACTTCGAGGTCTCTCAGGCCGAGATGCGCGACTACGGTTCAGGCAAGCGCAGCCTGTACAACGACACGTTCAAGGCGAACGTGACGACCGTCAAGGTTCCGTACTCGGTGCAGACGCCGACCGGTCCCGAGACCAAGCACGTCCTCGTCATCTGCTCGAACAAGTACAGCGTCCAGAAGGACGTCGTGCTCAACAACAAGGCAGCGCTTGGCGATTCGTACAACCGCCTCTTCGTCGAGGAGAGCTCGAAGAAGCTCAAGGCAAATGCCGAGGAACTCATTCGCGGCGTCTTCACCGATCTTGGCATCACGGGCGAGGAGCTCGAGACCACGATGGGCAACCTCTTCGAGGAAGAGGTCAAGGTCAAGACGACCGAGCAGTACGAGGTGGAGTCGAAGAAGCTCCCCGACGACGTGCGCATGATCCTCGATCAGGCCGTCACGCGCGCTCAGCCTGGTCTCAAGTTCGACTGAGCATCTAAACCAGCCCTCTGGAGGAAGCGAGCAACGCCCCCACGCGAAAGCGTGTGAGGGCTTAGGATCAGAGGGAGCTGCTGGCAGAATCCAGGGCTCTATCCTGGGACCTATCAGCCGGACGCAGGAGGCTCGCACCCGAAAGGATGTGGGCCTCAAGCGTATTTTAGATCATGAAAACGCGTAAAAAGAAGAATCGCGCCAAACACAATCAACGGGTTCGTGCCGTTAGCAAGCAGTTGAATAAAGAACGCGAACAGGCTCGCAAGAAAGCGGAACGCGAACAGGCTTCTAAATCTTGATGTGACGTCATATGGATCATATATGGCTTCCCCACCATCAATTCATTGATGGTAAGCTATACAATGTGATCTGCAAGAACTGCTGTCAGGTTGGCATCAAACAGGTTCATAACTGGTGGCCCGCTCGGCGCAGTCAGTCATCTCCTGACCGAGTTTATGGAATCGGCTCGGCGGGTGAAATGACTGACTGCGCGGCGGCAATCATTCGTCATGTGATGGAGACATAATGGCTCATATATTCGGCAGCCACACGGTCGTTGATAAAAGCACTTTCAACGGTGCCAAGGACCCCGCGCATTGGAAATGCACTCGTTGCGGTAACTATTTCAAGACATGGCAAGGTCGGGATCCTAAAGAGGAGCTCGAGGCCGAAAATCAGATTTTTGGGTGGATCCCGCATGCGTTAGGCGGCATGTGGTCTAACGATGATACCATAGGTTTTTTGAAGGACTGTGATTTATCTATAATTCTTCAAGTCCAAGAATCGTGAATACTGCCATATATCGCGCTTTGGTATGGCATATATTTTAGACCGTGACCCAACTCAAATTGATCTCTACCGCCCTGCGCCGATATTGCTTTCGGGTCGGATTAGCTTTCCGAATCGAAGACGATGAGAAATGCGGCGAGTGTGGACGACGAGGGGAAAATCATCCTATAGTCACGCAGAATATATGTGCCAATTATGCTGGCGCGAATCAAGAATGTGTATTAGCCATTGGTCATGATGGGAAATGCATGTCCGCAAATGACATCACCAAGGCCGTAGAGTACGTGATGGAGTCATGAAATGAAGCCTCGTATTCTCCAAGTAAAATCAGGAGGTCGGCCGGGTGCAGTCAAGCATCAAGGGCATACTTTCATTATGCATTCTCCCGGAACCATGCAATGGAATATGAGGCACGCGTTCTTCTGCAAAGCCTGCGGTACGAAAGGTTCTGCGACTCTAAGTCAAAATGCGAACGGGCAGCGCCAATATAGAGATTGGAAAGTGGATAATCCTGACTTCTGCGGTGATATCGTAGCCCAGCAAGTCATGAATTCTTGAGCTCGGAAATCCGGGGCCGATGGCTGTACCTAGTGTAAATTCCTAGGAGCACCATGCAATCCATCGACGAAATTGTTCAAAAGCATATCATTATCGAGATGGTCTTCCGAATAATTGGAGGCTCCTTCGGAGTAGTTGGTATTGCGTGCGTCGTCTCTAAGAGATTCCGATCTTTCTTGCTTCGATTATTCTTTGATTTCAGCAAGGAGACTGTCCAGTTTCGACCATGGGCTTCAAAGACTGTCATCGGGTTCAACGTCCTGATGTTCATGTGGCTGATTTATCAGGCCGTGCGACCGTGAATGATCCGTACCGGAAGGCCGGTGAAGGATTCCCTCCTCTAGTTTCTGATGAGAAGCGCGATGCGTCCGACATTCGTATCATCGAGATCCAGGACCTGATTGATATTGATTCTTCCAATTTGGAAGGCGCTACGGTCGGGATTATCAAGGAACGAGCTGTTGGTAAGAGATATACAGATGGCAAATGGATTCATGATGCGCCTAGAGGTTTAGGCCAAATCAAATTCTGGATAATTCTCGACTTGGGCGATAAAGCCATGCGAACGAAGACTGCCATTGGCCAATCGCAACGTGATAAAATCTACCCCAGGCGCGATCAGTTCATTACGGCGGGCGTAGGCGAGGATCAAGAAATTGGAGACGTCGAGCTCCAAGAAGGAGGTCGTGCTTTACCTGGGACATTTGATGATATGATGATCGCCGCCGAAGTTTGCGCCAATCTCTGCGCTGTATCGAGGACTCATGAAGAATAAATACGTGAGTAGGAAAGTTCAGCATGCTCTAGCTTTGGCTGAAGACAGAGCAGCGATGCAAGTTCTGTACACCGTTGAACGCGTCGAACATTATAGAATGTTGCGTGCCAAGTTCGGGATTCGATCTAAGGATCTCCCACCAGGTACACAGCTTCCACTGTTCTGATGATCCAACGAGAAGTCTCTAAAGCGGACGAGTGTCCTAAGTGCAAGCAGCATAGTCCTCGTCGGGAGACTCCTGACTATCCTTCAGAAAGTCCAGAGGCTCTATTCGGGGACCCGATGGACGATCCGTTCTTTTTGGAGGGAATGCTACTTCGCGACTTTGACGCAGTCTACACATGCCCTACTCACGGCGTATTCGGAATCAGGCGTGACTCCAAAGAGGTCGTGTTCGTTGAGCCCGACGCTTGGGTTGAAGGTCCAAACGGCGAGAGGTTGTTTCGTCTGTAAATCTTGTAGCAATGACTGTATGTTCTCTTGTGGATAAGATGAGGTTACCTCCTTGTCCACAAGCGAGTGCGGGCGGTGCACGTGAAGCCGATACGGCGACATTCCAACGCATGAGCTCTAATTTTATAGAATTTCGGCTTCCTAATGCTTGATATAGCATCATATCTAACCGATATATCGACTACGTTCAATAGACAGTTTGAACGGCGCGGACTCACAATTGTCTCAACAGAGACCAAGATCCGAGAAAATTCCACCAAGACGCTATGCATCGGATCGTCGATGAAGTTCGACATATTTCTCAATGAGACTCACGTCGGAGTCATGGTATTAGCATGCAACCAAAGAAAGAAGCGTCCAGGTTTCGGTTCAAGCTATAGCTTTATTGCTCGCATTGTAGGCGTCATCTCTTACCCCGTGGATGAACATCTCCAACCATCGTATGGTATAAATCATCCCATAGCTGAGAAGGTATCAGGTTTCAAGCGCCTTCTGAATTCAGCCCCCATAATTAAAGGCCCTCCGATCTATGGTCGTCCAAAGATTCGGCGTTTCGCTGCTTGGGCAGCCAAGCAGTTTGCTGAGGCTTACATGCCGCAGTTCACGGCAGAGACTGCGGATTTCATTCACTCGGTTTGACGAGAAATCATGAGCCTGTGGAAAGCATTTGTTAACGGACTGGGTGTCCTGTTGGATCCATTCGGGGCTACACCCCCTACAAAGATTCGCTTCCCCAAGCGGAAGAAGTCTTCCGAACAGTCTTTCGAAGACGACTGGGAAGCCATACAACGAGATGGACAAATTGTAATGGGAGACTTTTCTCGAGCCGCCGAGAAAGTCACTCGTCTCTCACCTGAGAAGCTACGTATTCCTCGCAAGTCAGACTGAAGGCTTGACGAGGAAGACGCAGAATCCTCCTCGCTTTTGGAGGAATGGCCCTGCCTCTACCCACTCTTCGTCCGGTGTCTTCCGTGATGAGCAAGACATTAATATTTCGTGGCTTCCAGCTCCATTTTCCCAATGGAGTCTCGATCCGCACAGCATGACCCAATGATTGGTCCCGCCTGTGAACGGACCCTCGGCTTGAGCTTGGATCGCAGTGATAGCATAATATCCAGCCTCAAATGCCATAGTTACATATTTGAACCATTCGCCTGAACGCATCCAACTCGGATCTCCCCAGGCTCTCATGGATTCGCTCACAGGAGCCCATGTCGGAATATCAGTAATGAAACGATCTACTATCTTATACTTGTAATGCGCCTTTTTGATGGCGTCGATCATCGAATAATGGTTGAATGATTGAGGAGGTTTCCCATCTTCCCTCTTCTGGAGCTTCTCATATACGTCGAGAATGGGCATCCGTAACAGGCCGCCCAAAACGCATGCTCCACAGTCCCCTCCCTCGACGAGATTCGGGGTCTGAACCCTCTGTTGAATGACTCGTCGAGGAAGCTCTACTAAATCTTCGATCCCTGACTTCATTGAACCAGAGATACTCGAATCGCGGATTTTCCGCCACCCATCGTGTCTCCCTGATATTGACAGGGAACATCGGGCTTATACTGAGTTCCTGCTTTGCAGCCCGTGCCTCCAGCCGGGATACCGCACGGGGGATTCTGGCGTCCAGTGCAGATATCACAACCGTATGGATAGAGACCGAATACCTTCTCGTTCCCATCTTTGCCATTGGGTGGACCAATAGTCTTGGTGCCATCCGAAATCTGGATCTTATTGCTATATCCATCAACAAGAGAGATGTCCATCACGTCGTACCACTTGGGATTGTTGATGTTGAGCTCGGCCTTGGTCGAGTTACAACCGACTTGGCTATTGAATGCCAGAGTGGCATTCAAGTACCCCTTCAGTGGAAGAACTTGCTCACTATGGGCATGAATTGCGAAGCTGCAGTTCAAATTCCCTGTGGCCTTACAGAACGTCCAATCCGAAGGCAGCACAACTGAGTCCGCTCCGAATGAGAAATATACTACTGCGTCAGCGCCAGTGTCGTTGGCTATAACGACCGTTCGACCTGCGCCCGAGCTGGCGGGCTTGGACTGACAAGCGACAAGAAGAACCAGGGTCAAAAATAGATATCTCATTTGCATCCATACCCGCATTGGAGCGAGCCTCCAGGTTTCCCTGTAAGTTCCAATAGAGTCCGAGTATTATAACATATGAAGCTCCGTATCCTATCCGACCTCCATCTTGAGTGGCATGCCGATGGAGGAATGCAATTCGTCCGCGAGCTCGCTAACAGTGACGACGTTCTCGTACTTGCAGGGGATATTACTATCGGGAAACTGATCCCCCTGACTGCTCGTGCTTTTCTGGATCGCTTCCAGAAGGTCATCTATATTCACGGGAACCATGAATACTATGGTTCAGACGAAAAGGAAGTCGACAGCTGGAGCCGGAAGGTTGCAGCGGCCGTTCCCGACCGATGGCATTGTTTAGACAACGACATACTCCAGATCGGTGAGACTCGGATTCTTGGAACTTCTCTATGGTTTCCAGAGACCGATTTTGTTCGATATCATCGGTCTACATGGAGTGACTACCTAAGTATCGAAGGTTTCGGGACTTGGGTCCATGAACGAAATCATCGGGCCATCGAATTCTTGAAGCGAGAGCTCAAACAAGGCGACGTGGTTGTGACTCATTATCTTCCGAGCTGGAGATCTGTTCACCCGAAGTGGGCGAACAGCCATGTCAACTGCTTCTTCATTAGTGACCTCGAAGAGCTCATCCTCGAGCGCCAACCAAAGCTCTGGATTCATGGGCATACGCACGACTCAATGGATTATATGATTGGCGAAACCCGCGTGGTCTGCAATCCTTTCGGATATTTCATGCATGACGAGAATCCCAAGTTTGACCCAAACTTTTGTGTCGAAGTTCCATGATCAAGTCCTTCTCTAAAGAAGATGCTGTTGGTCAGATCGGCCAGTTCTTGGTGTTTAGAATCCAAGATAGGGTTTCTGTATCATCGGATGATCCCCTCACGTCATACGTCCAATACAGAACCTTATATCTAGCTACGGAGGTTTTCTACCGACGTCTCAGTGGCCTCACCCATCTCAAGCATCAGTCGGTTTGTACCGTCGACATCAACGGGTTCAAGCTGCTGAAGGGTTATCAGTGCGGATTGGCCAGTCAGTTGATTGACTTCGCCCAGAAACATTCGGTTGTCCATGCAGTGCATGAATCATAATTGGCTCTTCAATCAGACTTCACACGTAACATGGACATTCTCCCCAAACTCCGTTCTTTAGCCCTAGAAATGGGTGGGAAGATCATTGCTTCATCTGGGACTTCAGTAGGGTTCTCTCTTCCTGATGAAGATGAAGATAGCCAACGCCTCCTATTCAAGCTCTCAGTTCGAGGCGAACACATTATTTTGACTCAATTGTCCGGTCCTGCAAAAGGCAAATCGGACACTGTAGGGTCTCTTGAAACCATGGGGATTACCCAAGTACCAGAAGCAGGATGAATTGAAGAATGTTAATGCGGTTCCCGATGACCATTCTCGGGACACGAAATGGCTGGGCGAACAGATGGCAATCATCTTGAAAGTTCCGCCAACGGAAGTCTTGTGCGATTTCAGTGCAAAATATCCTGAATGCCTTGAAGTCATCGTACTTCGAGACGTGGGTCCTCATAAAATGCAAGAGGCTGTGCGAGCCGCAGGGGATGCTGGAGTCAAGAGGGTCTGTGCTAATGTCGTAGAAGAGAAGTTCAGCGGACATATCCGAATGTTTCTGACTGCTAGCGGGTTCCCGGAAGCGCTCAAGGAGTCATTCCGATACTGCATCGCCACAGTGCGATTCGAATAGCTAAACCTCCATCACCGCATCAATAATATTCAGGTCTTGGAGCATTTTGATTGATTCAGACCTGTCCGTAGACTTGAATTGGATATCCAGAAGCCGCTGATTCTGAATTTCCTTTTTGGTACAGACCAACGTCATTAGCGCATAGCGGGAGCCAGTCCCGATGCTCCCTTTCTGCATGCGTTTCTGGGCCTGGCAGTATACTACCCACCAAGTGCTCTTTTCAGACTTATGCTTTTGAACCATCTATTTCCGGTGAGATTGATGCGCTTCGGCAATATGGGCGCATCCCGGACATACGGGCCTTGTGATGACATTTCCGTTGAAGTAAGTTCCGATATCCATCAGCTTATATGGGCCTTTGGCTTCCCCGCAGAAGGTGCAGGGGTTATTGATATTCCTTCCCGAGTCGAAGGTTATTTTAGCCCCCGATGCATTGAGCAATTCAGCTAACTGCTCAATCGCATCCCCCGGTTCTACCATAACCGAAAATACAACAGTCAGGTGTACCTTAAAGTTATGACTGAGACTCTAGAGCTCCAAATCGCTCGAGCCTTCCAGGGTCTCATACCTGCGTTCCAGGAGTTCGCCAATACTCTTGCGACTACTTTTACCCAAGCATTCCAGCTTGTAGGGAAAGCAATAATGGATTCGTATCGAGTTAGCAAGGTTAAGGTTTATCACGTCTTCAAACCTCCTTGGATGAAAACCCGGGCCTTCCTTGGATGGGTTAAGACTTGGAGCCGAGACTTGAATCTTGGACACAACTTCCAGACTAGAGGGTCCCGAGTTATCTGCTCCCGGTGTTATCTAACCCCAGCGCGCACCCCAAGAACAGACGAGGGAGACCACTGGCCTCCTCCTCATTATCATTCCCCCAACAGTTGGCGCAAAGACCTCCGGAGAATCCTTATGCACTACGGCCAGTGCAACGATTTGACGGTCCAGAAAGTCATGGACACGTGAGGTGAGATTCTATCTCACATAATGAAACATGATGTATTTTGGACCTGAAACTTTTAGAAATACTCTGTAAAAGTTTTTAAAAGCGTTACGAAACGGGTTTTGAAAGTTGGCTCCAATTTGTTGTACAAATTGTTTAAATTGATCCCCGGAAGAACAAGATGCTTTTAGAAATACTAGTGGTCTCAGGGAGTGGAATAGCATCGTTTACTGCAGGCTGGTTCTATAATCGTTGGCGTAGGTCCAAGAAGATGGCCGAAATCGGACTTCGTCGAATGGATCCAACATATCGAGAGGATGTCCGGTGGGCAGTGACTTTCACCCCTCCGGGAGGTCAACCTCGAGTTTACCATGTCAAAGATATAAACGAGGTTCCAGAGGATATTCGTGAAATAGTCCGCCAGAGCTACATCGACTGGGCAAGCCGGTATCTTCAGTTCCTAGGAATGATGGGTGCTCGGGCGAATCTTGGATTTATTGATGCTTCTGCCAAGAGCGAGTCAGCTATTCCGTTCAAACCATTCGAACCGCAGTTAAAAGATGGTCAAGAGGTTTCGGCTCCGCTCCCCACTTCGAGAGATGAGAAATTCGCTAAGAAGTTCGAGTCCGAGAAAGTAGTCCTTGTTCCTCGAAAGGTCGGGCGCGCAGGCTAACCAACCGCCGCATCTTTAGGCATAGACATCGGGTCGGGCGTGGGAAGAGGTGGGCCGTTTTTGACTGCTGGTCGGAACAACGACCAGATAAGTATGCCCAAAACAATAGCGCCGAATATAGCGCCGAATATCTTTATGCCGAGCGCAAACTTATTGATCGTCGACTGGTCCATACTTATCTCTATGATAAAAGAGCGTAAACCCGGAATACACCAGTGTAAAACATGATATGTCCAAACCGGTTAAATCAAAGGTAGCAGTCAAAGAGTCGCTTCTTGGAAATGACGTGTGTATTTGCCTGCATACGGCCCTCAGGAAATGCTGCAACAGCAAGATTACGACCGCGGCTTACAACGTGATCGACATCGTCTGCGAGCTCGGGCTGAAGCCTCATAAATATGACCCATGGAGATTTTACGGGCAAATGATTGCCGACCGAGTGAATGCTGGTGAGAAGGGACTCGAGGCTTCTAGGCAATCCGCATCAGAATTGAATGATAAATTCACGGATATGCTTATTGAAACTCGTGCCGAGAAAGAAGAGCCTGATAACTGTCGTCAGGCGCTTTATGCGCTTACCAGCATCTTTGCTTGCTTCAATGACTCGGACTGGGAAGGATTCACAGCGTACCTCTGATGGGAACTCCTGGTTCAGTCGTCGCGCTCATCATCCGAAACGGAGAAGTATGCCGTGTTACTCGGAGATGGAAGCCCGGTAATTATTCTCTAGTGGGCGGCTCGATCAATCCGGGAGAGGATCCGTATGACGCCATAGTCCGCGAGACTATGGAAGAGGTTGGAGTCAAAATTCTCGAAGCCCATTATGTCTTCGAACGAGTGGACGAGACTGACGGGAAGATAGCATGGTGCTATCATGTTACTAAATGGGAGGGAGAACCTCACCAATGCGAAGACGGTATTCAGGTCTCTTGGGGTAAACCCGAAACTCTTCTGACTGAAGACTGCACGTTCCGCGAGTATAACCGTCGATTATTCAAAGTGATGGGCCTATAGAATCAGCGTTTCATTATCTTCGAATGACCTGGTCTCTTTTGCCAATTTTTGCTTAGCGATTTTCCACCAGTCTTAAAAGTGCGGTCTAAGTTTCTAAGCATAGGTTCATGGTCTATGTCTTCTTCTGGTTCCATTACTTCAACCACATGAGCATGGTCTATAGCCGCTTTGACCTCATCTTCGGTAAGAGTAACCCTATAATTCTTGAGTCTCTCCACTGCTGTCTGTAGGTCGCGCATCTCCTCCACATTCATACCGAGCAATGAGGTCAATGCCTCGATTGGCAAATGTTGGATGGTAGGGCAATCTGCTAATATTACCCCCGTATCTTGAATAGCTCTCTGCCTGTGCTTTTCAGAGAATAGTTTATGGAGTCCTGGATTTTTGGCTATTGTTTCGGCTAATGAAGCTCGAGCTTCGGGCACTCTCCCTATAGCTGCATAGACATCTTTGAAAGTCTCAAGCTCTAGCTCATCTAATTCAGAGACTGGCTTTGGACAGTCTTCTGAAACCTTTTCTTCGCCTTCATCCTGATACTTATTCCGTCTGAGCATGGAATATCATACAATGGATGTAATATGTTTGATTATGAAGTTAGATCTGAGCCGTAAATCAAGGATTAGGTACAGTAATTCAGACTGAAAGTGACCTCGAAACATCACAAATGGCTTCCAGTAGTCGAATCAACACCAAATCAGTCGCACTTCATCGTCGACGACCGCGAGCGGGGTCACCCAATCGGGGTGACCCGGTTCGAAAGGCCGAAGTGGAGGTGTTTGTATTGCGGCGCCGGGTGTTGCACTCAGAACAAGCCAAAAACGAAGAGAGACTACCAGAGAGCCAACCTAGGCCGGACGTGCTCCGAGGAGTTGATTCGGATGATACACATTGCCTGAATCCTCATGTTTGGGTTGAGTTTGACAAGGTCCTGACTCTTACGCGAGCTCTCCGGTGCGAAGGATGTGGGTGGTCCATTGATGTAGGTGACCGTGAGTATCCCGATTTAGTCCTTCGGAAAAAGAATATCCCAAAGGACTGCTATGAGGCTATGGTCCTGAGGATTCAGAATGGATGACCGTAGATTCGGGCCTCTTTATTGTAAAGATCAATAGGTTCCATACAAGATGAACAAATCCAGCCTCGAAAATATTCGTCGCCGGTTGTTCAAACAGATCAACAAGACGATTCAAGGCCAATTTCGAGCTGGATATCCTAATCTGTCTTGCACGTCGGCTGGCTGGCTCCGGATGAGATATTCATTTAGTCCGACCTGGAATTTCGTGCTCACCGTGCATGAGACTGTCGAACAATCCGACTATCTAGATATTTCCGTAGTTATGGATGATTCGGGGCAAAAGCTCGTATTTATGGACTCAGTGGAAGTAAGTAATCCTCGGGGAATCCATCAAATTGCCGATAGTTGTGCAAAGAAGATCAATGAATGTATACTTTCAAAGTCAGGAAGAAAAATGCAATAATGAATTCATGGAAAAGAAGTAGATAGTGTGATAGTAGTCTAGAACTGGACAGTCAGGCCCTCCGAAAGAGGATCTCAGGGATGCAGGGGTGCACGTGAAATAGAGACGGCGACACAACCTGGACCTGAGATAAGGTTAATATATAAAATGAAATTTCGAGTAGTGGAGATCAAAATGGATACGAGTTGAGAAAATGTTGGAGTCCTACCAATCAAGGACGGTGGATAGCACGGGGTGCACGTGATGCCGAGATGGCGACACTCCCGGCTTGAAATCCAGTAATAATATGAAACGTCGGACAGAGTATACCAGCCTCGTCAGTGTAGATTGACGAGGCTGTTTCGTATTGGGATTCAGAATGGGATTCAAGAAGTCTCACCACAAATACTTGATGCCAGGACTAGTGAGGTATGTCCTCCGAGAGTTCCGGTACGATGAGATCACCAAAGATGTCGAGCGCAGTTGGTCTTTGCCTCCTCCGTTTATGAACGGAAAGGAAGGAGAAGTATTCATTGGTTGGGGATTGCTCCGTTCCGTGAACTTCGATCAAATCCGGAAGATCATCGAGGTCAAGTGGCCTCAGGCAGGAGATTCTTCGGTCTGGTCGACCATCGATGAGCTCATCGCGCAAAAGTTTCTTACGAAGCTCGCGCTGGATAAGTGGAAGGTAAATCGCGCACCTATCGTTCCGAAGGTAGAAAAATTCACAGGGGCATATCGAACGGACCGGACCGTTCCTGTCGGGAAAGCAGGAGAATGTCCTCGATGCGGAAAGAAAGTCGCCAATAAGAATCGTCATAAGAACGACCAGCATACAGGCGAAGAGTGTCGACTCGAGCGCGTACGCCAAGTGATGGAAGAATGATCAGAAAGCCCGAAAAAGTAGCTATCAGGTCTCGCAACATACGTGACGAGATTCTGGAAGTCTTCCAGAGCGTATTGTCTCGCCCTGAATTTGGGTGTACAACTCGTTACACTTCAAATGAAGGCCTCTTCATTGAGCGTGGTGATCATAAGTATAAAGCTACAGTCAGTGTTGGTCCTGAATTCGCTCAATTGTTCGTATTTTCATTCGATAACGAACAATTGAATCCGTTCGGGGATTCATTCTTCTCGGAGCGATTCTTTCTTAGACGGATGGGTAAAGTCCGCAAATGCGCTCTCATTCTCGGCAAGAAGATTTCGCACAGGGAGGTTTACGAAGTCATGAATAGTTGAGGTTCAACCATGGATGACTTTCGGAAACTTCAGAAGTTGCAGTGCTCGGATGGAGCTCCGAAGCACGGCTATCGCCCCTATGGCTGCTCGTGCTGCCGTCTCTACGCGACCAAACGCCGATTCAAGAAATACACCCGCAAACTCGCCAAAGTCCGGTTTCGCCGCCAGACAAAAACCGAATTCTGCGCAGCATAAGGTATCTCATGGGCGCTCATCTTTGGAAAATGACCAAAGAACAGCCATCATTTGATAGATATAGGAGATATACTTGTGAACGGTGTGGCATAGGTCCCGTTCAGAAGGATATTCTAAGTGGGAAAGCCAGCATAACTGCTGAAGCTAAACGCCAAGGATTCTCAGCGGACTGCAACATAGAAGTCGCGAAGAAGATTCACGATTCTTGAATTGTCCGCTCAGAATTGCACTCTACAAGATACATAGAGATCATTTACTCATAACATCAGCTACTTTAACGAAATCTGTAGCGACCATCTCAAAGATTCCGTGTTCTTGAGATAATGCGATGACTCTCGGGAGGTCTGCTTTGCTCATCAGGGCTAGGCATTCAATGAGAGCTTCGTCCGGAACTGAAAAATCTTTCGCATGTTTCCAAACTAGGGCAAATGCCTCGGTGAAGTGCACTGGGTCACACGTTTTATCGAAAGACAATGAGATCCAATGAATCGTCTTCATCTCTATGAAATTCTTGATCATAGGCTGACCTTCTATGATCCATTGGCTCCTGAGTAAACAAGCAGCAAGAAGCAATCCGCGAGTGCATGCGTGCTCTTGTTTGGCTTTATTCTTTCGCTCTTGAGCCGCGCCTTCTTGGAGCCATTCCCAATAGCCTGGAAAGCTCTCAACTGCGTCGCTCACGAATTCATTATCCTGCGAGCGATATTAACATCACATTCGTCCGAGCTATGATAATGATTCCTCTCGGTGATCACACTATGTCCTTGGCACCGGTCACAAAGTAGCAGGACGGTGATCACTACCTCGTCTTTTTCAAGGCCGAAGTCTACACCCGTAACAGTATGTGGCTTGTTATTCGGGAACAACAGATTCACAGTCGTCAGATCCTATTTCAATAGTGCTTGATGAATCCCCGATCTTAGTCGTGAGCATTATTCTATTGATCGCGGCCGGAAGAGTCACATTCAAACGAATAACATCATCTGGTTCTTCGTGAATCTGACGAACGAGAAGTGTGTCAGCATCTTCTTGAACGAACTCTACTCGAGAGTAGGCTGGAAGATTCTCTTTGCACGCTGCCGCAAGTCGCTCTGTGATCACTCCAAGGCGCTGTTCGTTGGTCATGTTCAACAGATTTGGATCCACCAGACCCTGACTAATAATGTTTGACAAGGTCTGAATGATAAAATTCCGAGTCCCTTTCTTGTCCACAACATCGTGACTGTGTGCGGAACAAGAGGGGTTGTTGCAGTGCCCTTTCCGGTCGAGTGGGTATCCGCAGAAAGGACAAGCAGGCGGGGCAGGTTGGCTCATCGGTTTGAGTACGCTTTGCGGTTCATGAGAACACCTCTTGCTTATTTCTCTCGATGCCATCAAGCTCGTCTAGCAGCTCTAGACCAAAGTAGAACCCCAACTCGTGGCGAACACCCCGATAGATAGATGGTCCCTGATCGAGACAAACCAAAAGATTCTCGACGACTTCTTCGGATGGATGGAGCAATCCGTCGTTAAAGGTTACAGGGTACAGACTGCTTACCATCGGCTTGATGTCGTGATAATCCGCCCCCGTTTCAACACAATATCGATGCAGGATGCACCCACGCTGCTCTCGGTCAAGAAACACGCAGCGTCCATCAACGACCTTGGTGCGCGTGTGGCGGCCCCCAGGGAACTCGGGGTCCTCTCGCATCATCGATTCAAACCAATCGTTGCGAGGTACACCGACGAGCGGTTCAAGATCGTCAGCTCGGCTCAAGATCCTCTCAACGTTGTGCTCATCTACGTCCACACCGTAGCTGCAGCATGAGTCGTGGCAGAAATCGCACTTCAAACAATGCGTGAAGTAGCGTCGCACAAAAATCGCTTTGTCTACCCTTGAAATTTTGGGAGCGCCGTCACGACTGACGTACGACTTCGAGAGATTGTGGATCGTCATGACATTGGCAAGATTACACTTCGTGAATATACTTAATGGCTTCCTCGTCACATTTCTCTCTAGGATGCCATCCTCGACGAATTAATATGCGACAACGGTCGCAACGCCATACTAAATATGCTTCGTCTATTCTTTTACAAAAATCTGGATCTAAGTGGAGCTTCAATATTCCAGGCTCATAAGACACTTCACGGAAGTTTACCATCTCCATGGAGAGGCGAACTATATCAGAATCCCCACCGCGTTCTATGACTAAATTACTTAAAATTTGACATATCTCGGCGTGGATTGCTTTCCTCGTCTGTTCAGTGGATTTAGTTCCGAGAACATTATGTTGACAGATAAATTCAATCACTCTCTCTGTGGACATTCCTGAGAAGTCCACTTGAGGCCTTTGAATAACCTCTATTGAATTCAACATCGTACGATCTTCACGTTACCTATCGGCGATAGCTTTCAGTCGGACAGCTGTCCCGTCGAATCTTTCTGCGGCTTGTTCGTCTGTTTCGTCTGGACCTACTATTCCTAAAAATCCCTCCTTTTCCGTAAGGACGTGGCCTGCCATCGATAGTGGGACGAAAGACCCGGGGATCCCGGACATTCCGATCGGAATTCGAAGGTCAGGCATTACAAGTCCCCAAGCATGGATATAGGAAAATTGCAGGGTTAGCTTGTTCTCGGCGTCCAACGTTGCGTATGCTGCTCTCCAACCCTGCTCAGCCTTACATGTCGCTGCTATGCGTACTGCCACAGGTCACCTCAATAGGATAGTTCAGTAAAACTACAGGGGGACGGGGGACCTGCGCCGTTAATGAACGAATCACCATATGGGCATCTCTATCTCGGCATCCAGACAACTGTCGGCAAACCCCGACGTTATTCCGGGTCTCGTGATAATTACGTCGAATACTGCCCTTGTCGACCCAGCTTCATACCTATTCTCAAACTTCGCGACGGTTCTCTCCTCCCTCCACACGACCAACGACTTCGTTATCGTCCAGCTTATTCTTCAAAAGATCACGAATCCGGGACCAAATATTTTCTCGTATTCGTTCTTGATTACGCTAGCTCGACGTGGTTCTGCTGCGGCAATGCCCTTCTTCGGGCAACCTGGGCCGACTGGATCGATAGGTCCTAAGGGTATCCCTGGTCCAACAGGAGTAACTGGTCCAACGGGACCGATAGTGCCTGGACCGCCCGGTCCGACCGGGACCGCAGGACCTCCGGGAGTTCCTGGGGCTCCTGGTCCTCAGGGACCCACAGGCCCAGCAGGTCCAACTGGAACAATGGGTCTACCAGGGGCTCAAGGATCGCCCGGTCCTACTGGGCCTGCTGGAGCTCCTCAAGGTTCCCCGGGAGTTACAGGGCCACAAGGTGCAACAGGATCTCCAGGACCAACGGGATCTCAAGGATCGACGGGTCCAATAGGACCCACTGGTTCTCAAGGCCCTACGGGATCTCCTGGAATACAGGGGGCAACAGGACCTCAGGGTTCAACTGGACCACAAGGCGCTACCGGTTCCGCAGGACCTCAGGGTTCAACTGGACCACAGGGCGTTACAGGAAATATTGGTTCTACTGGCCCGCAAGGCAATCAAGGTTCACCTGGAGCTACTGGTGCGGTAGGAACGCAAGGAATACAAGGCTCTCCTGGTATTACTGGGGCTACAGGAACTGCAGGGCCTCAAGGACCGACTGGCCCTCAAGGATCGACTGGACTCCAAGGACCAACCGGATCACAGGGATCAACTGGACCGCAAGGTGCGACTGGTCCTCAAGGAAGTCAGGGGTCACCTGGCGTAACAGGTGCAACTGGTCCACAGGGATCACAGGGATCACAGGGATCACCTGGTATTACTGGCTTTACAGGTCCGACCGGTCCTCAAGGGTCGCAAGGAACTCAAGGATCTCCTGGAGTAACCGGTGCAATTGGGCCCACAGGCAGTATAGGTCCCACAGGATCGCAAGGAACTCAAGGCTCTCCAGGAGTTACAGGATTAACTGGTGCTACAGGACCGCAAGGGCCACAAGGCTCTCCTGGAATCACCGGAGTTACAGGTGCAACTGGACCGCAAGGTCTACAAGGCTCTCCTGGCATTACTGGCGTAACTGGACCTACTGGAAGTGTGGGTCCAACCGGGGCTCAAGGCTCAACAGGCCCCCAAGGCGCTCAAGGCTCTCCAGGTGTAACTGGACTTACAGGCACCACAGGACCTCAAGGTCCTCAAGGATCACCTGGCGTAACTGGCGCTACAGGTCCTACCGGAAGTGTTGGACCAACCGGAGCTCAAGGAATTCAAGGCTCTCCAGGGGTAACTGGATTAACCGGAGCTATGGGGCCGCAAGGACCGCAAGGTTCTCCCGGCATTACAGGCGCCACTGGACCTACTGGAAGCGTTGGGCCCACAGGAGCACAAGGGATTCAAGGTTCTCCCGGCGTTACAGGCCTTACGGGCGCAACAGGTCCACAAGGCGCTCAAGGATCTCCAGGAGTCACCGGATTAACTGGTGCTACAGGCCCGCAGGGAGCTCAAGGTTCTCCCGGAGTAACGGGTGTAACAGGGCCAACTGGTCCGCAAGGACCTACGGGTCCGACAGGACCTCGAGGATCAACCGGATCTGCAGGCGCAGTAGGAGCAACTGGTCCAACTGGACCACAAGGAGCTACAGGTCCGCAAGCTGGACTCATCGCACCCGTTCTTATCACCAAGCGTACTAATCTGAATCCTTCATATGCAGTCGGTTCTTCAGGTCCAGACTATTTAATCTTCCACGGTGTGAGCGCAGGTGCAACTTACATAATGCCTCCGCTCACCGCTTACGGAGTCATTGGATTCAAAGATATTACTGGTGCGCTTGGGATTTCAGGTCCAACTGGACCCGCAATGAGTTTCGTTCCTAACGCTAATGAATTAATAGAGGGAGCTACAGGCGTAGCGAATCGTTATATGACCCCGTATGGCGAGATTTGGTTTGCCCATGACGGAACCAATTGGTGGAAGGCGTTTAACTGATGGCTGGCCTCACTACTGTTTCTTTCTACAAAAACGAGACTTGGGTCTGCCCTATGGGTGTTACTCAAGTCGAACTCACAGGTTATGGAGGTGGCGGTGGTGGCGGTGGTGGAGGCCAAGGCGCCGCGGCTGCTAACGGTGGTGGTGGCGGAGCTGGCGGAGCTGGCGGAGCTGCGTTTGCCACCACATGTATAATCAATGTTGTTCCGGGGACTTCCTATAACATCACGATAGGAGCGGGAGGCTCGGCGGGATCTGGATCTCCAGTTAGTAATGGCGGTAATGGAGGCGATACAACTGTAGGTCCAGCAGGAAACTTACTTGCAGCATTTTATGGAGCAGAGGGCGGAGGTTCCGGATCCAACGGATTAGCAACTGGTACAGGTGGAGCTGCGGGTCGAGGAGGAGGATCTTCTGCTTATGGACGCTTAGGACAAGCTTCAGGAGCCTTTCCAGGAGGCGGTGGTGGAGCTGGCGGAACTGGTGGAGCTGCTTCAACGGCTGGAGCCAACGGGTTTAATCCTGGTGGAAATCCAGTTGCTGGAACTGCGAGTCCTCCTACAGTAACCCCTGGAACTGGCGGAACAACTGCTGCTAAC